GTTGCTGCGCAGTTTAAGTATTTTAATTCGTCGGTTAAGCTAGGATGTCTTTACGACCCGAGGTACAATTGGTTGTTTCGTGAAAATCAGATTGAATGTCTGTATCCATCAGATGAGTCGTTTTTTTCTATGCCTGTTAAAAGACGATTTTTAACCAGCGAAGGCATTCAGATAATTAGACATGATATTGAGCCACCGTTATACGGGACGACACAAAGTGATATTGAGAATGCGGTAAATCAAGTTATTAATAATATAAAAACTAAATGTAGTGCGTCTACGGTAATTGTGCTATCAGACTACTCAAAGGGATTTTTTTCTAAGCCTGATTTTAATTACATTGAGCCATTTAAAAATAATATTACGATAGTAGATCCAAAAGATGGAGATTTATCTAAATGGATTGGCTGTACTGTGTTTAAGCTTAATGCTATTGAGGCCGAAAGATTTACTGGCCTTAAAAACTGGAAAGAGCAATCTGTTTATTTACAGAACATACTTCAGTGTAAGTCTGTTGTAATTACGCACAGTGGCGGAATCGTTTCTGGAGTTTATAATAAAGATTATTTTTGTTATGAGCCTAAGCGTATGGTAAAAGCCAAAAGTTCAGTAGGTGCCGGCGATGCCTTTGTTGCGGTTATGTCCTTGTCTTTAGGACATGGGTTTGAAATACCGGATGCGATTGAAATTGCATGGAACGCCGGTGCATCTTATGTGCAAAAAGGTATGAACCAGCCAGTGAGTCCTGCCGATTTGTCCGGCAAAATAGTAAATCCGTTAGATTTAAAGCTGAGAGATTTTGGTTTAGTTTTTACGAATGGATGCTACGATTTGTTGCATGCGTCTCATATTAAGCAATTACAGTATGCTAAAAGTGAAGCGGATAAGAGACGATGCAAGCTAGTTGTAGGGGTTAACTCTGACAAGAGTGTTAAACAGCTCAAGGGCGATAGCAGGCCAGTCATTTCATTGAATGATAGGATGACAACATTATCTTTGCTTGATTGTATTGATTTTGTTGTTTCGTTTGACGAGGTTACTCCTGAGCAAATAATTAAAGTAATAGTCCCAAATTACATATGTAAAGGTGGCGACTATGTTTCTAAAAGTGAAATAGTAGGATGCTCTATAGTTGGAGAAGATAACGTAATCTTGACTCCTAAGTTTGATTTACCGTCTACTACAGATATAATTGATAAAATTCTTTATGACCACAGCCCTAGTAATTCCTTCTAATCGTGAAAGTAATTTAAAAAAGTTTCTTGGATCATGGGATCTTAAACAGTGGGATTATATTGTTGTTGTTGAAGATGGCCCAAAGAAAACATTTAATATAGATGTTGACTGTCATTATTCTTGGCAAGAGATACAAGATTCACTTAAAGATAATTCATGGATTATTAGCAAGAAAGATTCTGCCGTAAGAAATTTTGGATTTTATGCAGCAGTGAGGCGACTTGGCGCGGACTACGTTTTTACTTTAGACGATGATTGCATGCCGGTAGGTGACGATTTCGTAAAGAAGCATGTTAAGCAGTTGTCAGAACAGTCTAAGTGGATTGAATCAGTGCCTAATATTAAGACCAGGGGATTTCCATATCAAAATTTGGGTTTGATGAATAATGTTGTTTTGAATGCGGGCCTATGGATTAATAATCTTGATTATGATGCTCCACAAGAACTTAATCGGTTGAGAAATCCTGAGTGCGACTCTGTTCCGAATGGAACTATGATTGTCCCTAATGGTAAATATATGCCAGTTTGCGGAATGAATTTATGTTTTAAAAAAGAAATTCTCCCATTAATGTATTTTCCATTAATGGGAGAAGATCAGATGTTCTCAAGGTTTGATGATATCTGGTGCGGGGTAATTTTATTAAAGGTTTGCCATCATTTAAATTTATTGGTGGCCGTTGGCGAGCCTTTTGTGAATCACTCAAGAGCAAGTAATTGCTTTGTTAATTTGATTAAAGAAGCTGCTGGAATTCAGAGGAATGAAACTTTTTGGAAAGTTATAGATGATATTCCTATGGTGGGCAGTACGCCAAGCGAGTGCATGCTAGAGATTGCAGATGGATTGCAAAAAACTATGGACGAGTATTATGTGAAATTGGGCAAGGCTATTAGTATTTGGGTGAAACTAGTTGGCGGTTAAATAGTTTCATTATTAATTTTCTATCTGGCAAGGGTCGCCTGCAAACGCTTCGGTAATTACATCATGTTTATGCCAAAGCACGATTAGATCAGGCACCGCAGCCATTCCTAGAGGCAGTCCATCTTCCATGATGTAGACATCAAATCCTTCTGATAGACATATTTGCTGAGCAGTTTTTAACGACATGCCCTTCAGGCCATCTAGGAATGCTTTTTTCATCGTATGCTTGCGTCCAGTTCTTTCCTGGTGACGTATTGCACTTTCTTGTAATCATCGCTGTCGCATACATAGACCATTTCTTCGCCGCTTTTGTTTCTAGTAGCGAGGAATACGGGTCGCTTCCAAAGGAAGAAGAGAGACGGCAAGACTTCTCTTATCCATTTGTCTTTAAGAAGTCGTCCATCCCAGTTGTGTTGCAACAACAGGTAGTTCTTACCCTTGTAGTTAGGATCTTCAAGGTGGATATCTGGAAGTCCGCCATTCATGAATTTCCTGAGCAACTTCTTCTTAATTTCCTTCGCATTGCGAGAAACAATTTGATATTCGCCGTTAGGCAGTAACGCCCATTCAAACATCTCATTTTTCGCGACGAAGTCCTCGGTGACGAACTCATGAATCAGCATCATGTCGTTGTAGTATTCGCGGACTTCAAAAACTTTTTCTTTTCCAAGACCAAGTTTTTTGTCCCAGTTTCTCTTTTCATCGTAGCTGTCGCACTTTTCGTAGTCGTCGCCGAAGCGGCCCTTATTCCAACGCTCCTCAATGTCAAGCAGGATGTTAAATCCTAACTTGTATGGATTCATTGAGTATTTCCCACCAAGCACACCCGCTTTGTGGTGAGAGTAATCCATGATTCCAGAAGAGTCGGCCATGCCTAGTCTCGCCATAATATTAAAATCAACCCAAGAGGCGAATCCTTCATTGCTGACTTTGGTGGGGCGCTGAGGCGAGAAGTAAAGTCCTTCTCTGTAAATCATAGCCATGATATCTTGCTCCCAAGGTTTAAGGGGAGCATTCTTCATTAGGAAGCCGAAGATATCTCTGGTGGCTTGTCCGAAAATAGAAAGCTCAGCTTTTATTTCGTCCATTTTAATTCTGTGTTCTTCTTTTTTCATATGCTCTGGAGTATTAATCCAGTCATGCATATATTCATGCCCATCAGCAATCTTGTGCTTCCTTGGATATTTGTAGTCTCTTTTATCAGAAACAATAACATCCTTGCACTTAGGCTTATCCCACGCCGCAGCCGGATCAATGAGGGTTTCAATCATCAGCAGCTTATCAAGAAACTTACTGACTTGTTCACGCCCTCTACGACTTTGGTATTTGCGAATTCTGGTACCATGGCAGGCAAGTTCATTGACTGCATTCTGGCTCGTAGATTTAAAGAATATATTGTTCTTAAAAAAGTCAGCATGTCCCAGAGCGTGAGCAATTACCGTAACGTTATCCGTGTGAGTGTTGCTGTTGAGGCAGTACAGCTCAACTGGGTTTGAATTAATTACTATTTCATAAACTCGCATTCTTCCAGCGAGATAATTCTTTCGGAAATCTGCCCATTCCATACCCCACTTCCAGTGAGGGTATCGGCTGGGAAATCCGCCGTAAGAACAGATTTCGGCCATCGTATCCCAGTCAAGGAATTCAACGACTGTCGGCGGATAGTCTAATCCGAATTTTGCGCAAGCGTCAAAAATTTCGGGGATTCTTTTTTGAACATCGGGAGGAATGAGTTCTCCCGGAATTGTGTTGTCGCCAGAAAGCATCGGTGCAACGTGCATTTTATTTCTTTCTTGTGAAAGCTTGATTTTTACTGATAAAATTTAAAATTAAGCTTTGGCCGTAGTTTCTGTTGCCTTTGCTCCAAGCAAAGCCGATATAGCCTTTTTAACAGCCTGTCCTTTTTGTTCCGGAGTCATAGTTTGGTAGCTGCCGTATCCGTGATCTTTTTCATCGCCCACAGAAACAGTTCTCACAAACTTCTTATCCAGTTTACCAGATTCCAGAGCCAAGTCAATAGAATGTTTCAAAGTTCCTGTATAAGAATAACTGAGAATCTGGACAACACCAGTCAGGTTAATGGCCTGAGGCCCGAGTTTAGTTTTTAGCAATTCAACAAAGGCGTCGTTGTCTCTACCGAAAGTTTCACCGTCGCCGAAGTAGAATACGTAGATGTTCCACTTCTGGGGAGGTACTCTGTGATAAAGCTGTCTCTCAACGAATTCCATTGCAGATGTTGCGTATGTTCCGCCACCGTACCTGAGGTTATAGAACTTTTTCTCACTGAGTTCTTTCGCTTCAGTATCGTGCCAGACATAAATCTTCTTGGTGGTTTTGTAGAACCTTCTGATCCAAGCATCAATCCAGAAAGATACATCGCTTACTATTTCGCACTTATTATCGTCCATGGAGCCAGAGCCGTCTCTTACGAAGAAGATGGCGGCATTGGATGACGGTTTCTTAATTTCATTATACTGACGGTATCTGAAATCGTCCTTGATTGGATGGAAAACCGTGACGGGGCGATTACACCCAGGCACTATTTTCTTTTCTAATTTTCCACCAGTCTGGGCGATTTCGCGCTTCAGACATTCCTTGAATGTTCTTCTCGGATGCAGAAGCGATCTGGGGCCAAGTCGGGAAATGCCGTTATACTTAACTTCTATATCTTCCCACGTAGGTGTATCCTTCGGCTGCATATTAGGAAGCTTCAATTCTTCCTGAAGTTCCTTCCAGATTTCTTCCATGTCAACGTCAACCAACATTCCTTCGCCAGGATTTGTGCCGGGCTTGTGTCCACCCTTGCCGTCGCCCTTGCCTGGCTTTTTGCCGATGACATCGCCAGGTTTGCCGGGACCACTTCCTACACCGTCTTTTTCTTCACCGTGAGTTATATAAGGAAGTTCAATTCTTTTGATGGGAATACTGAGAGCACCGCGACCGTTTGGTCTTTGCCCAAAGATTTCTCCAGTTTGGATATGTCGCTTAAGTTCTTCTCGCTTCTTGCCACCGATGATTTGCTGGAAATCATCAAAGTCTTCTTGAATACCGTTAGGCATGATTGATTCCTTATTTTGATGTTTGTATTTAAAATAATTCGCCTAGTAGGTATCACAGTGAAGTTTTACCTACTAGGCGTTTATAAAATTCTCTACCAAGGACACAAGTCAGATTACTCTTCGGCGATGTCGCCTCGGGCAAAGAGTTGGCTGACGTAGTTCATCACATCGGTTGCCGACTGTTCGTTGTATCCGAAGCGCTCAATGAGTCGCCCACGGATAGTGTCAATCTTTTCCTGCTGATCGTGGCCGACAACTTGTCCACCATTGTTCAGCTTGGCAATGTTGATGGTATCCTTGCTGATTTCAAACATGTATTTCTCAAGACCCTTCTTGAGTTTGGGATTGCTATCCCACTCAAACTTCTTATCTTTCATCGCCAGTCCACCAGCGAAGCCAGCGAGAGAGCGTCGGAAGTCATCCGCAAGAGGTTCGGGAATGTCAATCTTTTCCTCAATCGCTCGCATCAACGGTTCGTCTGGGTCTTGCTCTTCGTTGGTATACGGGTCCGTTATCTTTGTCCCTTCAATGTGGGCGACAACGTTATTCATATACTTTTGGCAGAGCCGTTCCATCTGATTTCCGTCAAGAGAGATTGCTTCCTGCACTTCCTTCTTGAGAATGTTGTTTAATTCATTTCTCACATGGGTGATGCAGGTCAGATAGTATTCCAAGTCCTTCTTGTCATCAATCAGCGGAGTCTTGTCTAATCCATTCTGGATTTCGTTCAAGACAATGAATGGATTGATGTATTGTTTGTTATTAACAAGGGCGTTGGAAATCTTATTTTGGGTATATCGCACCGACATGCCCTTTTCAATTCCTTCGCCACCCGTCAACCGCAGTTCCTTCACTCTGTCTTCGGTCCATCCAGGCAGGATCTTCCCGTCGTAGAGTTTGGCCTTTTCAATCAGCGAGCAACTCTTGTCCTGAGGGTCTTTGAGGCGAGTGCAAACCGCCCAAAGTGCGGCTACTTCCAAAGTATGGGGAGCGATGTGCTGAGGCACCTTGCCGTTCCCGTAATCTTGCAGGAGGACCATCAGTTCCTTGCTTACTTCAAGCAGATAAGGAACGTCAATCTTGATGGTTCTATCCTTGATAGCTTCCATCGTTCGGTCTGCCTGAAGCTTTTGGAATTCAGGATTATTCGTATGCCCGATGATTGCCAAGTCAATAGAAGTTTGTGCAAACTTCTTAGGCTTAATCTGCTGTTCCTGAGCAGCACCGAGCAGGTCATACAGGAACGCCTTGTCAAGCTTCAGCACTTCGATAAATTCAATCACACCGCGATTGGCGATATTGAATTCACCGTCAAAGCTGAACGCTCTGGGGTCAGAATCCTTGCCGAGTTCGCCAAGCTTACGGAAGTTAATATCTCCAGTAAGTTCGGTTGAGTCCTGATTCTTTTCATCTTTCGGCTGGAAGGTGCCGATACCACAACGGTCAGCTTCAGAGAAGCAGATTCGGCGTACTTCAATGTACTTGTCTAGAACCGCTTTCAGGTCGCCCTTTTCTTGCTTGAGCAAGTGCTCCATGAAGAATCGGCACTGCGGATCAAGTTCACCGCGAATGCGGATGGGGTATGGGGTTTCGCCAGGGAAGCGAGCACGATACTGCTCCTGGTGAATTTCGTTGAGTTCCTTCTCCAAGTCGGCACGCATGAATTTAGGAATTAAATTCAGTGGGTCTTCGTGCATGGGGCAGTTGATACAGCTTTCCGATTCCAGATCGGGAGGAAGATCCTTCCAAGAAAAGCTATAAAGTGCTCCAGCGTCAGTCTTGGAGGACGCCTCAAGCTCTTTCTTAATCAGGCGGCAGATAGTTGACTTTGAACTACCCACAGGTCCGTGAAGAAGAATAATTCGTTTTTCGGTTCCGTAAAACCCGGCAGCCGAACGGAAGACCCGCACAAGTTCTTCAAGAGTGTTTTCCAGTCCGAAGATAGGAAACTGTGAATCATTGAAGAACTTGTAAATGGTCACCGTCTTGTTGCATCGCTTGATTGTTTCGGTGCCCTTGACCAAAATCATATCGTATATGCGTTGGTGCGAGGTTCTTGCCAAGGCAGGGTTCTTGTGAACCAGATCATAGTATTCACTAAACGTCATCGTTTCGTGAAGGGTGTCAAATTCCTTTTTGGGGAACTTTTCCGCCAGATTGTCAAACCGACTCTTGAGTGGACTGACTGTCATGCTATCTCCGTTTTGTCAGGGGATTTGTTTCTTAGATTTCGGTGCGAGGGAGTTTAGTTTCTTTGTAAACGCTTCCGCCCTTTGGGTCTAATTTTTGGGCGTGTCGTCTTTCCGCTTTCGCTTTTTCCATGTTGTGACCGGCACGATACCCGAACGAATCCATTTTACTTGTTCCGATAGGATTTGTAAAGGTAACGGCAAAACCTGAGATTAATTTTTCCGTTTCAGTACTTCCGCATAAACAAGTGATAACATCATCTAGTTTGCATAATTCTTCAAACTCTATTCCACATTTTTTACATCTTAGATCGTATATTGGCATGATTAATTAAAGGGTAATAAGGTGTTCGGGATTGGCTTTAGTTTCGGTGGCGTACAGAGCGGTGCCAGCTTTTAAATGCTTTAACGCTCTTGTTAGGTGGGATAATGCTTCTTCGCTTTGTTCCATTACTCGCAACGCATAGTTGTCAAGAACCTTGTCTAAAACTACTGACAAAAGATTGAGTTGTCCTAATGCGTAGCGATCTTCAGGACTGAGGGTAATTTTCGTCTTTACCTTTGTCTTATTAGAGCAGGTTTCGGTGCCAGTGTCAAGTCTCTTTTTTACGGCGTAAAACCAAGAACCGTCCTCTTCACCAGCAGAACGAACGAATCTCTTATCTTTATCTAGAAAAGACTCTAATTCTTTTGCGTCTACGCCAAGCTTTTTGGCAAGTCCTGTTGAACTTCTCCATTCGTGTTTGCCAGTGAACTCCAGCAGAAGAGCCGCTTCAAACTCCGCCGAGCCGATTTTACTAGGTAAAACTCTCTTATTTGTTTCCACGACAATTTCTTTAACGGGCGATTTGTCTATGGTTATCGTTTGAGCATTCATTGGCGAGATCGCATTGGTTTGTTCGTTTGTCATGGTTCATAAGATAGCACAAGTGGCCGAATCATTCAATATCACTTTTGTCAAAATTCACATGTGGAATAATATCGTAATAAAAACCGAGTATGATTTTGAGTTTATTGGTTTTAGTGCGAAAACGCCATAAGAGCGTGTCTTTGGCAAGCTTCACTGCTTCTTTCATTACTGCGACATTAGTTTCTTTGTGCAGACGATTATCTAAGTGGTCTAATTCCATCGTATAAAGGACTTCGTTTTTATTGATAAAATCCTTTGCGTCTTCGTCGTTGGCATCTTCATCGCCTTCATCGAAGTTTTCGTCGTATTCTTCTTCAGAAAAGAAATTACTATCGTCTCTATTGCTCATGTTGATTCTCCTCATACCTTATATTAGTATCATAACTCCACAAATCTCAGGTTTTCGTAAATATACTTCGCTCTTTTCCAAATGTGTAAAATTTTTGCTTCTTGCACCGTCATATTTTCGTGGAAAAACTTCCAGAAGATATTAAATGGTGGCGATGTTTTGTTTTTTGTCCAGTCTTTGGATGAGAACTTTTGGAGGGCATCGTGGTTTACGAATGTGTTATCTAGTTCACTGATTATTGTTGCGTCATTGGTCTGTTCATTTTTAAGAAACAAAATATCTCCATTTGGATTTCTGCCAGCATTGATTTCGTTTAATTGATTCGCGCATAGTTGAGACAATTCTTTTACAGCTAAATAAGAAGGTGGAATTGCCAAAATTGGTAGAGATATGACTTGATTTTTTATTGCAGTGCTGATACAATTCTCAAATCCACTGTTTTTATGTTGAAAACATTTAACTCCACACCTTGTGGTCCAGTTAAAAAGCGAGTGAGTGTTGCCTTTTACGCGAGAACAAGAAATGGCAACTTGGCTGGACGGCATAGCTTTATGAATTGAATACCAAGCTACAAATGACATCCAGTCGTTATGTGGAGCGTATTCAGTGCAGATAAGGATATTAAGATTATCACCAGTTGAAGAAATCATTGACTATAATATAGTCAAGAAAGGCATCAAATGAAAAACTGTGGCGAAGATTGCGGCGATCCGATTGTTTATGGACAGGATTATGGCGATGAACACATTATTAATAGCATTGATGGAGTAGTTCAGGCCGCCGGATTTAAAATAGGGGTAAGAGGCTGGCTTGATATGGGGTCAATGGAGTGGTCTGAATCTAATGAAATTGAGCGTTCTGGAGCATATCTGGCCGCGATGAAATCGGGATGGACAGAGAAGGCTTTAACTGCTATCATGTTGCGAAACTACAAACACCTTGACCAGCCCAGCATGGATTTGGTCTTTTCTCTTTACGGGAATAAATAATGACGATACGCAAGCTCATCGGTGTCTCTGGACCTTCCAGCTTTACGGCAGAAATGCTGGAAATGGTTGAGAAGTTTTTCAATGCTAACTTTGTGTTGCTTTATCACAACGACAAAGATAATTTGAAATATTGGCTCAAGCGATGTAGTGGTGTTATTCTTTCGGGCGGTGTTGACATTCACCCGTCTGCTTATGGTCATAATGTGACGAACCACAATAACTTTGGAAAGTTTGATATTGACCGAGATATTAGAGAATTGTTTTTGATTGAGAATTGTATTAAAGATAAGATTCCGATGCTTGGAGTTTGTAGAGGTATGCAACTCTTAGGCGTTTACCATGGAATGGAACTTTTCGCTGATATTACACATGGCCGAATTGCGCATACGCCTCATAGGCAAGACATTACTCTTAGAAATCATGAACCGTCTCATGCCGTGAGATTGTTGGAAAAATATAAAGATTATTTTAATCCAGATGTGCCGGAAGAGCGCAAGTTCTTTGTGCGCGAATCGTTCAAATATGATACAGATCTTATCTGGGTGAATTCTTACCACCACCAGGCGATTAAATATTATGGCGCAAAGGATCAGGGTAGAAAATGGGCTACCGATGCATTGTCTGTGATTGGCATTGCTGCTACCGGAGTTAAGGACTGTGAGCAGATCGTTGAACTAATGTGCGGCAAAACCGCGCCTTGGATTGGAGCGCAATTCCATCCTGAAATTGACTATAATACTAATACTCCTTCTAGAAAAGTTTTAGAGCGATTTGGTTCTTTTATGGATAAGTACATAGAGACAAAGGTTTCTGTTAAGAAGTAAGTTTAAAAACAAGAAAGGTAATTATTATGAAGATTGATACAAGTAGGAAGCTATTGTTGGGAGTTTGTAGCGGGATCGCGGCAGATCTAGGGTGGAATCCTTGGGTTGTACGCATTTTATTCGTGCTTTTAGCACATGCCGCAGGACTGGGTATTTTGGTATACCTGCTTTTATACCTAATTATGGACAAGTAGGCAATTTTTAACAGCCAAATGACTATAATATAGCGTCTGATAAGGACGTTATATGGCTGTTAAAAGTTTCGTATTCAATGAAGCGCTTCTCTGGTATGACCATGGAATTCATACCAGTACTAGAACGCTTTATATGGGTAATCCGTCTGATCCTGACGGAAATGAGCTAGAAATAAACTCTGATTTTGCAGCTAACGCTATAAAAGGGCTGCATTTCCTTGATAACCTCGCCCCTCCAGGCCCTATACGAATTGTATTAAGTGGCCTTGGAGGGGATTGGTATTATTGCGGTGCCATATACGATTTTATCGCCACATGTAAGCCAAAAGTTAATATTGATGTTTTTGGTCCAGCCTTTTCTGCTACTGGGGTGATATTACAAGGTGCCACTGGTGAGCGGAGGATTTCTGCCCATAGTCGTTTTATGATGCATTATGGGATATTTGAAATTTCTGATTATTCTAAGATTGCTAAAAATTGGACTAAAGAGATGGATAAAACAGACTTAGAGCTTGAAGAAATATACTTCAAGAGAATTATAGAAAAGCATCCAGATTTTGACCGTAAAGAGCTTCAAAAGATGCTGGAAACCGACACAATTCTTAATGCCAAAGAAACTGTTGATATAGGTTTGGCCGATAGCATAATTTAATTAAGGTTTCTTCTGCATTTCTCCGATATATTAATACCTAATCGGAGAAAATATCATGAATGAATTAGAATCACTTTTAACAGATGATTTCGTGCAGTTTAGTACTAAGATTTCGGAAATCCATAATCTTTTAAAAACTAAAAATGAAACTGTAAAGAAGGTTTTAGATACTTATAAAGAAGATAAGCTTAAGCTAGAGGCCGAAGCTAAGGCGCTGCTTCTTTCTTGGGAAACTCGCAAGAAAGAAATGATTAAGAAGTAATGAAACAGGAAATTACTGGATTTGAGCATCTTCATCTTCATAGTGCTGAAGCGAGTATTCTAGATGCTGTTGGTTTCTGCCATCAATACGCTGAGAAAGCAAAGAAAAATAATCATCAGTATCTTTGCTTGAGCGATCATGGATCAATGGCTGCTGTTCCATCACAGCTAAGAGCATGTGATAAATTTGGGACAAAGCCGGTAATTGCTTGTGAAATATACATACAGCGAGCGCATAACCCAGATACTTTTGCTGACCTACCCCCAGAAGAACGAGTTAAGATTAAGAAATCTTATCATCTTCTTTTAATTGCGGCTAGTAATGTAGGATACAGCAACCTAGTACAGATTACTAGTTTTGCCGAGATACATGGCTTTTATTACAAGCCTAGAGTTAACTGGGACGTTCTTAAGAAGTTTTCTGAAGGATTAATTGTTGGCTCTTGCTGTATTATGGGGGAAGTAGGACAGGCATTTGTTAATCATGGTGAAGATGCAGCCGAAGCAATGATTCTAGATTATCGTTCTGTGTTTGGTGATAATTATTATCTTGAAATGATGATGATTGATTATGCGCCACAACGAGCGTTCAACCAGTTTTTGGTAAAGATGCATTTAAAGCACAACATTCATATGGTATTAACTAATGATGTGCATTATGTGGACCAGCAAGATCACGAAGCGCAAACAAATTTACTGTTGGTTCAAAGTAAGAGAACTAGAGCTGAACTAGATAAGTTAGTTGCGGCTGGTAACGATATGTTTGAGGTACAAGATAAGCAAATTTATTTCAAGAATGAACAACAGTTAAATGAAAAGTGGGAGAACGATTTTAGTGATATTATTCCACTAGACATTTATCAAGAAGCAAAGCGTAATACTGTAAGAATTTGTCAGATGGCAGAAGGCGTTAGGATTGACCGATCTATTAAACTGCCGGAAATACCTGATGCTGACGAAAAGTTAAAAGAAGCAATTAAAGTTGGTTTTAAAAAACGAAATCTTCCTAACACAACTGAGTACAAGAAGAGAATTGCGGAAGAGTATGATTTGATTACCCGTAAAGGATTTTCATCGTATTTTCTTATACAACAACAAGTGATTGATGAAGCTCGCAGGTATTGTAGAGATGTTTTGGGAACTAGTGAAACCAATGCTATTAATCCAGGCAGAGGTAGTGCAGCGTCAAGCCTAGTGCTCTATACAATGGGCATTACAGATATTGATAGTGTGCACCACGGATTGCTATTTAGTAGGTTTTTGAGCGAGGCACGAGGCCGGGCTATTGACTATAAGTTTGATATTAATTTATTGGAGCCAGTAGCCGATAAATAATAGTGGAGACTAACTGTATGAATAAACATTTATTTGATAAATTAGTTAAGCGTGGAACTATAAGTCGTCAGAAGAGTTCTGACAAAAGTCACTTCTTAACTTGTCCGTCTTGTCAGAATCATTTATTAAAACATGACGCAACTAAGAATGGTCCTGTGTGCATTTGTTTTCAATGTGGTAATTTCTTTTACGCATCTACCGAAAAGCAGATTAAGCAACTAACTGGGAATGCTAACTTATGGTTAGACGAAGTGGCAGACGAGATTAATGTTATTGATAGTTATATGTCTCCATATAAAACTGAAACTTTAGAAGAGCGTAAAGAAGAGTTTGTAGAGTATCTTTCTAAAGAAATTCATCATGGCCATAGGCTTCCGGCAGAATTAGATGATCATAATTTATTTAATATATTCTCTACTTGCGACACTTGTGGGGAGAAATTTTATGCCGATAGTTTTTTAAACCAGGCTTTGTTGGAGTACGATTATCCAGAGCGAACGTCTGATATATTGCAGGAACAATTTTCAGAACATGAATTGATGCATTCGGAGGAAGTTAAGTATAAAGAAGTTATATTTAATGAATCTACTTGGTACGCAAAAAATAGAGATAAGTTTGATTTTCTAAAAGTTAGATGTTCTCTAAGAAAGAAAATTGCTCTTGTTATTTGTCAGATGTATTCCGAGTGGGTATTAGAAGGACCAACTTTTAATGTTAATTATGATAAAGATCCAGAGTGGGATTGTTCTGGCGAACTAGAGTTTGTTAATACTGGAAAATCAGATCGTCTTTTGAGTTTTGAGTTTTTGGGCGAGTGGCTTTATAGTTGTTATACTGGCGAGTCTTTTGATGTTCATGAACCAGGCCGCGAAGTGCGCCATATCACATATGATTTTGATGTTTTTGAATTAATCAGCGAAACGTTAGAAGAAGAATTTCTCAAAGGCATGAACTCTAAGCAGATAGAAGATTTTTTTGCTGGCGATGGCCCGGACGAAATGTATGAGCTAGAAGATCAGATGATGAAGTTTATTTGTACCATTCCTGCATTACAGGCATGGAACTGGACTAAATCTTTAGCGCAAGATTCTATTGATAAAGTTAATCAGATAAATGCCGAGTATAAAGAAAAGTATGAGGAGAATAAGCAAATTACTCAAAAGATATGGCAGGAGAATTTTAGTGGAATGAAGAAAATCACTAAAGCAAACTCTAGTGTCTTCTTTGATAAGTTGAAGGATGTTTTGGCTAAAAGTGACCAGAAGATTGTGGAAGCGATTAAACAGGTTTCATTGCCATGCGCCTTCACTAAAAAAACTAAAAATGTTTTTGATCAAACAGTTAATGAGTTTTTAACAAAATTCTCAAAACCCAAAAATTGATATTGCATTGTTGGGTTTTTTCTAGTAAAATTGGTAAAAGTATCCATAATCTAGGAACAAGTCATGAAAACAGAACAAGCGTTGGCGGGTTTGTTTGGCAATAACTGCACTTGGTTGCCGGGTAGCAATCAGTCTGTGAAACAAATGGAGTGCTTTACCGAATTGGTAAAGCAGGTTTTAAAACAAAGACTTACTTTTCAGCAAGTAAGTCATGCTGGTGGTGAATATGTGGATGTAGAAGTTCGTTTTGATAATGATGTTATTGCAAGCTTTACAGTTGATTAATTAGTTTTTTATTAAAGGTAGTTATTATGCCGTACGTTCCTATTGATATTCGATCAGTATTAAATCCTAAAATTGATGAGCTAATTACTTTATTGAAGTCTTATCCAGATAGCTTAGAGGGTAATTGTAATTATACGATTACTAGAATTGTTGCGGCTTCAATGAAGCCAGATGCCGGCTGGCGATACGCTAATCTTAGCCGAGCACAGGAAGTATTCAATGCTGCTGGCTTAGAGTTTAATCGTAGACTAGTGGCTCCGTATGAGGATAAGTGTATTGTTAAAAATGGCGATTTAGATGAGTACAAGCAATGAGTGACTATGATTATTTATTAAGCATTGGATTTGAAAAAATTGCGGTTAAGGCTAATCTTAACTCTCCGTTTTCGGTCAATAGCCATTCTGTTAGCTTATTTTCATTCCAAACACCTGCTGAAACATATGAAAACAGTAAAATAAAAATTACCAATACTGGTTATGGTAATTGGACTATTGCTGTTGGCGGAAAATTTGCCTTCTATGTTCCCCTGGGCCAGCTTGAGGAACAACTAGAAAATAGTTTAAGAAAATCAATTTTGGAATATTATGAAATTATTTGTGGCTTGAATGATTGGCGGGAGGAGTTAAAAAATGTTTGATTTAATACTTCAATTGTTTGTTATTTTGGCTTGCATCATTGGCTTTCCATTTGCTTACCGATGGGTTAAAAAGCACTGGAACTATTTTTTCTAATACAGGAGAAAGATCATGCGTATTTTTACGTTTGCGGTGTTGGTGTGGAGTTCTACTTTGGTTATGGCTGCGGATAAGATTCCTCATCCACCTCGCCCTGGCCTTTTTGAGAAAAGAAGCACTTCTGGATTCATTGTTGACGGAAAAAAGTTTAAGTCAATTCAAGAGTGGCGTAATTCTTCTGAGTATAGAATTATGGTAGACATGCGAAATATAGACTCTGGCCTTGAAGGCGTTGATGCGATTAGTGACAAGATGATGGCGTCTCACGATAATAAAGTGCTTAAGCAATTCAACGCAAATCGTACTTTATTTCAGTTAAATCATTTGACCAAAGAATATCGTGATGGCGCTAAAAGAACTATGGGATGGTGAAGTATGGAAGATGATATGGCTTATTTGATGGAAAAAGGTTTCGCAAGGAAGAGCCTGAATGGCTACCAGTTTTCACGCCGGGGATTATCCGTTGGAATATACGATATGGGCCTATGGAATATAGGTATTATTGATACTAATAATGGCGGTTATTTAGTTTATAACAGGTTTGAGGTTGGCACTTTGCGGAATAATTATGATAGCATTGTCAAAAGTCTTTGTCTGAAAGTACTGAAAAAAGCACAAGAGTACGTGATGCTTGTTGAAGATGTTCGTTCGGAAATATAAATATAATTGGAGAAAAAAATCATGAAAAAACTATTGATTGCTGTTGCTTTATTTTTGTGTGCTCCCGCCGTAAGTGATGCGGGATGGGGACTTGGAGTTGGTGTAGGTGGGCCGAATAACAATTATAATCGCCCATATGGTCGCCAGTATTATGGGAACCCATACTACAATCGCCCCTATTACAACCAGCCGTATTATTATAATAACCCTTATTACTATAATCAGCCATACTACCAGCCATATTTTGGCTTCGGGTTCCGATTCGGACGATAATCATGTTTCGCCAGTACTTTAAGTACTTTAAGAAAACTTGGTTTTCTTTTGACTACATTGGGGCTTGGCTTTTGCAAGCTATGTGCTGGTTGAATGTATTAGACGGTAGGGCAATATGGGTTTGTGCCGCAGCATCTTTGTATTTTTTTATAGCGTTTCCTATTATAATTTTTAGTCGTAGTGATTTTAAAAACTAGGACTACTATTCTAGATACAGATTATGTTGTGCGAAACCTGCGGTAAGAAGATTCCTAAAGAGCGCCTTGAAGCTCTTCCTAGTACCAAGACCTGCGTCAAGTGCTCTAACTTAGACAACGTAATTGGCATTACTGTTTGGCAAGATGGGGTTCCCGAGCTTATCATCATGGATGAAAATGATGCTAAGAATCTGCCAAGGCAGCATGATGCAGACATTAGCCATTTATAGGGATTGAAAATGTTCCAAAAAATCGTTATTATTCTTTTCTTATGTTGCGCGGTAAGTTGCCATCATCAGACGCCGTTTAATACTGCGGTGTCAGCCTATGATGAAAAAACAGATAAGCTGCTCCATTACGTTAATGCTTTTCGTTTTAATAATGGGAAAGCTGATTTAACTAAGGATGCTATTATTTGTTCTGTTGCTCAACGACATGCTGACTGGATGGCGCGTGCAGGCAAGCTTTCTCACAAAAATGATAATGGCGAAGAGCCATGGGACAGAGTAGAGAAAGTCGGAAAGTCTTTTAGTGCGATAGGTGAAAATATCGCCGACGAATCTTGGTATGACCCCGAAGCAGTAATTACTATGTGGGAAAATTCTTCTGGTCATAGAAAAAATATGCTAGGAGATTATTCTCATATTGGAATAGGTGTTGCCTGCGGCGATAATAGCATGTATTATTGGTGTGCTGTTTTTGTATCACAATAGGCGGCTTTACCACAAAAATTCTGCTTAGGAGAGATTGACCGGCTTGACAAAATGTGGTATATTTGGCCTTCCTTTCTAAAAGTACAATTATGAAAAAACTAGATGGCGTTAAAGAAGTCTTTCGTAGGTTTGAATTTACGAAGGGGCGGTCTAATAAGTTCTGGAGCGTTTTTTGTGAAGAAGACGTAGTATTTTTTAAGTATGGCAAGATAGGCGCTGCTGGCAGTTTTAGTATTAAGGAATTCTCAAGTAACGACGATGCCATTAAGCATGTGTCTAAGATGGTTAAAGAGAAAACGGCAAAAGGTTATAAAGAGGTCTAATATGTTTTGGCCATTTAAATCTAGTGTAAAGATACCCCCAACACATGCTAATTATGATTTCTCGTCGTATCCATTTTTAATAGCTGACTTTCTCAGCTTTACAGATAAAGCGTGGTATCTTTGCAGGGACGTATTTCAGAGCAGAATTTTGAAAATTAGCGAAGATAAAAGACACATTCTTTATTTGAGAGCACCAGAGGGTGCATCTAAAATGCATATTCAGCCGGTTCAAGATATTGAACAAGAATTAAATATTGATACTTTAGATCGCACTAATTTTTTTCCTACTGATGAGAAACGTATCACTTATATTGAAATGAGCAAATTTTGGCTTGCTAGTCCGATGAGGCTTTCTGTTTTTAGTTCTGTATTTAAGGCTCGGGGGTATGTTGGCCCATACTTTGATACTGATTTGAAAAAAGAATTTTTAGCAAAGTTTAAATCAGGCTGTGTGAACACGGCGATTCATTACAATCCTGATTTTGGTATTTTTGAAAATTTAAAATTACTTCCTGATGTTTCCAAGTTAATCTGTAGGTGACTTAATGAAAAGATTGATTAAAGCTCCATCTAACGATGATATTTATGGAGAATATAAAGATTCATTTTATTTAGTAAACGACAATTACCAGTATTGGGAGTATTGTCGTGAATCTGTGGATGATACGTTTCGCTATAATCCGTATCCGAGAAGATTGTTTTATCAGTGTAAGAGTGGCGCTCACTTAGGAAATATTATAAAATTTTTGAAAGATTTTCAGATTAAGTCTAAGGTACCCAAAAGATTTCGGTGTAATGGATATAGAACTGACGGAAAGAATATTGTTTGTATTAAGCTGACCGGTTTTTGGATGAAGAGAGTTAGGTTTTCTTTACTGACAGCTTTAATAAGAGCCGGTAGAAGCTATAGGGCCAACGTTGTTTCTACGATACGTAGGTCAGAGTATTTTTCATCGCGCAATACGAGGGTTGCCGTTAATAAGTTTTTAAACGGCAATCATTATGTACGCTATCAGACTTTTAGGCATAATAATGGTTATAGTTATTATGATGCGCCTAAATTTACTGGCTGGTGTGATCATTTTTATAATTTAACTCCGAAGCAAGTTGATAAATGCTTTGTGAATCGTAAAGAACTCAAGAAAATTATGGGAGATGCGATATGATTGATGTTGAAAAAATTAATGATCGTAAGGTTTTGACTAAGCTTAGAGAAAGTATTGATAATAAAATATCTAAGATTGATAGTCAGGATCGTGCTAAGAAGAATAAGCTTTCAAGCTTTTCATTGGTAAAAGAAATTCGTTTATTGGCACAGCAGATTAATGGAAGGTGTGAGTTTGATGTTACTGTGCCCTCTAAAAAAGCACTGGAATTTAGAGTTTCTCTAATCGTAGATTCATACGATCAAGGCAGCGAAATTGCAGTAGACTACGTGGAACTTAAAGGGGATTATTATCCTGCTGTAGAAGAGAATAAAATACAGGGTGGCAATCATCCTGTAATAAAACAAAGGATTAAGGATATTAGAATAATTCAAAAACAGATTAGAGAAAAAGTATTAAAGACTGCGAAAGAATTCGGCATATCAGAGGGCGATGTTTGGGACATAGTCAATTTATGAGGACAATGAGAGATGCCATGTTTTCTCGTAATTACATAGAAAGTTTGCCGGAACTTCCAGAAGGAGTTCCGTTTCCGGTAGACTCATCTTTTAGTTTTTATCTTCCTAGTGTTTATTCGGCCAATGGATGGAATCCTATGTCATGTCGGGATTCTTTTCAGGGTTACTTACATTACTTCCGAAGTGGAAAGTTTAAAGCATTTTTTATTACGACAAATAATCCAGGACGCATTAAGGTCGTGTCCGATATTGAAGCCAAGTTAAAGTTAAAAAACCCTGCTGTGATTTACTGTACTACCAACCAGCACACCTTTTGCATTGAGCCTGGCGAGTTTTGGCGCGGTAGTTCTATGCGATGGTCGGTATTAAGTTATTTGTTAAAATATAGAGTTTGGCCGTTTGGTAAAAAGCGTAAGTTTATTAATCGGTTTGCATCTGGTTGCGTGAATACAAGATACCATTATAATGATAGATGTGGCTTTGTATCAAATCTTAGAATGCATGATCTTGAACAATTAATAGGCGATTAAATGAAAAATATGAAAACTAAAGTTAAAGCTATTAAAACTAAAATCAAGGGCGCTAAAAAAGGCGTTGATATAGATAGCGTTAATGATTTAAAAGCTTTGCAGGCGTTGCAGAGCAAGATTAATCAGAAAATTTACCATATTCAGTATGATGAACAAAACAAACTAGCGGGACATCCTCTTATACGAGAAATAAAGTCTCTTATTTCGGTTACGGCTAGTACCGATATACAGGTCACAGTTCAACACCCGATTGTGTATAATGTATCTTTGGCTTGTGCTTATTTTAGCTCTGGTGAAATTGATGTTGCCGATGCATATGCTGATGTTTGGGACGCGGGAGAGGACGCTTTATATAATACCGATCACCCTCAGTTGAAAGAGCACGTAAAGCGAATGAAGGCTAATTATACCCTTCTTCATAAGAAGATTAAAAATGCTTCTAAAGTGTTAGGAATTAGTGTTGATGAAGTGCATGAAATAGTTGGCGGCTTTTAATTATTAAAGCGTAGTTGGTATATAATTTCTGTCAGGAGCCAAGTCTCCTTTTTGGATAGTGAGCGGCCTAGGAATTTCCTAGGCCGCTTTTGTTATATAATATATGAAAACGTTTCAAGAATGGCTAAAAGAAGGCGGGGCAATTATTGTAGGGACCGTGCCAAAAAGCAGGTTGCAGAAACTCGGTTTTAATATTGCTGGCTCGGCAGGTGTTGCCGGAGTTTCAATGGAAGGTTGGCCGATTGGTAGTGCTGGTGATAGGGCCGAACATCGTAAAAAGAAAAAGAAGAAATCCTAGTTCATAAATAATGTATGGACTTTAAAGAATGGATAGAGAAAAATCCTCAGCCGATTGCTAAAAAGCAGGATTTTCAAACTTATGATAAAGCAAAGAAAATGGCTTTAGAATTGAAGCCAAAATTTGCTACGCTACTCAAGCATTCTGCTGATGGACATAAGATTGTCATAGATATTAAAAGCGAGAAGTCGTTTAATAATAAAACCAAGAAAAGGAATAAGTCTCCATCTAAGGTATTTGACATATTAAGGGCCGCGATTCTTGTAGATACCAAAAATCAAATATCTAAAATTGTTGATAATATCAAGAAGCATTTCATTGTTAAGAAGGTCGCCCATAATGATAGTCCTAATGAGTATGAGTTTGGCTATTATGGAACTGTGCATGTAGATATTGTAATTGGTGGCATGATATGTGAAATACAGATTGCTACTGAGAAGTTTTGGAAGCATAAGTGCAAGGCGCAGCCATTATATCAGAAGTATCGTGGTAGCAAGCCGTCTAAGGAAGATTTATCCCAGATCAAGAAAATTTACAAAAAGGGTAATGGGGATTGATCGAATAAAAAAAGCCGCTTAAAGCGGCTTTTTTTAACTTATGACTAAGTTAGTATCCCATGCCGCAACATTCACGCATCGCATCGTGCATTTCCGGCTCCTTGCTCATTTCTGATACCAGGTTGTGGTACCCTTCGCCCTTGTGTGCTGACTCGGATGGAGCAGGCATCTGAACGGCCGGCGGCGCTTGGCTTGTACTCAGGTTCCCGCTTCCACCCATCCCACTCATTCCGGTCGTTGGTGAAAGCCCGGTAGGATCTGAATTAACTGGCATTGGCGCAACTCCCATTGGTGCTGGAGGAGCCGAAGGCATTCCGCCACCGAAATCGCCACCACGAGGACCATCAACGCTTTCTTTAATAGCATGTTTTGCAGTGTGATGCGCCATTAGGGCCTTGACCATCTTTTTTGAATGGCGGGGACCATGTTCGTCATGCCCGATGTGATTTGCTAGACACGCGAATGTTTCTGGGTGCTCAACGGCCTCAGCGATAAATCCCTCAAAACTGCCGTGCTTCTTTAGGTTTCTAACAAAGTGCTCTGCTGTATGAGGGTGCTTCTTAATTAACTTAGCCGTATATGAAGCAACTTCGCTAATTGATGGCGAAAATTTTCCGCCATCAATACTTGACATTGATAAATCATCGCTTTCGCCACGATGCTCAACTAGTTCAACGCCTTCTTTTTGAGTCTTTAGTTTTTCGCCATTCTTCGTATACTCTGGATCGGCCATGTCCTTTTTCTCAACCCGCGTTAGTGGGGGTTGTTCTTTGTCCATCATCTGAGGACTTCCAAGCAATCCCATGCCTTCTTCATCGCCTTCTGAATCAGCAGAAATTGACTTTGGTGGAATCTTTTCCGAAAACACGTAAGGAACTCCACCTTTATTTTTTACAAACTCTTCGAATGATTTTAGACTCATTTTTAGATTATCCTATTAAATTACTGTACGTATTATATATTGTGGAAAAGGTATATTTTAAGACTATCGGATATTTCTACGTTTTTGGTCGGCTTTAATTTGTCTAATTAATGCCTGTCTGTTTATAACTATCTTGTTTTGGCTAGGCTTATAGTAGCTAAAGACGAACATAGGCATAGACTGTACGCACTCAATGCCGTCAGGAAATCTTCCTAAGGACAGGGGGGGGTTTATTGGTGCATCTCCGGGAAAGGTGACTATCACTGTTATATTGTCTCCATCATGCACATCAACCGGCGGCGTTAAGTATGGTCCTCCGATATTGAGATATACTGTTACACCTTGTACGCTACAATTCGCCCATTCCGATGATACATTGCAGGGTAGATGTCCGTCACTACCATCACTACAGTAATATTTTTTTATGATATCATTTTCAGTTATTGTTTGATCGCCGATTGAGTAGAATTGATTTACGCAATGGAGGTCAAATGTATTTGGGCTTCCGGCCTCTAGTTTGATGTTACTTGTAAATCCTATTATTACATAACAGGACTTTTGATTGCCTGGCGTGTTACATCTTGTCATATTTTATATATTTGTAACTGTAACGGATATAGAAGATCCTTGAGCACATGGACAGCCACATGTATTTCTATTAAAAAAAGAATCAGGCTTCATCATAAATCCCTCAAAGGTGTAAGAAAAACTATCGCATGCTTGTCCGTCAATGCCTATTGGCTCTAGTGGTAACGGCATGGATGTATCGCAGCACACCCATGATGCATTTGCAGACATTTGGCATACCCAGGAGCCGCCTTCGCACATTCGGTTGTTCCCGCCGAAAGTTTGCGCCAGTAGCGAAAATCCACCACTGTCGCACCTGATCGTCATGCTGAATGTAGATTTATTGAATGTATCTGGAAGTCCTAGGCATCCGCCTTCCCGACAGTCGCACTGAGGGCTAGCGAGGTGATGGCCATCCTCTCCCCAAGATGTTACCTCACCCCCATTCCCCAGAGCTTGAAATGTGCCGGTAAGTCCATCTAGGCATGGACACGATGATTCTATAGAGTAATTCATAGTTCTTGCGCCATCTACAATGATTGCGCAGCAGCCGATGCCATATTGATTTTCTATTTGCGGGCACGCTGGAGGCGGACAGATTTTACCGCAGCATTGTAGCAATTTAGAATTACACAATGAAACGCCACAAGGCGAACACTTCCCTTTAGTGGGGTATGATCCGCGTACGTATTTTCTGCACGTCATATGTTATTTAGACGCTTCTTCTGTTTGTTTCTTGCCGCAGTTAACGCATGGAACGTTTTGCGGGAAGGGAGATCCAAGCGATTGCATTCTGCTAGTAAACGATTCAAATACATTGATAAAAGCTGCCGCAAAGATGCTAAGAAAACTTGCAGCGCAACCACAAGCAAATACGCTAAACAAATTACTGGAAATTAAAAAGAATCCAAATAGCATTCCGAGCCAGAAAGAGTTGCATTGATAGCAAGTAACCATAGAATATAGGTATTCATATTTTTCTAGCTTGCTTCTAATTGGAGCAAATAAAGTGCTGTCTACTAGAATAAACGAAGCTCCAATTGTTCCTAACACAAATAACATTACATTCATTTTACTTCTCCTGCTAAATTCACTATTCTAAAATCGTTAACTCCACGTACATATTTTTTAAATCGTTCCGATGTCATCGTATAAGTTGGAAAACCGCCATTTGGAGCCTTTAACTGTATTCTTATTAGCGCACCAACTACTAACAATTCCTTCCAGATATTATAGTCAGAGTTCCATATGTTTGCTTTCTTTTCCGCACCTAAAATATCCTGAACCGTTAATTGATAAAACTTAACTTTTCCCTGTTTTTCTTGTATGTTTGTAATTCTTACATTAATGGGCGCTACTTCTAATCCGTTAGCATCCATCCAGTCAAAGTGATGTTCTTCTGCCGATACGTATTTGGATAATGGGCTGTCCCAAGGAAATCCGTAAAATGCGATTTCCGCTGCATCTTTGTCTAGGAGTAGCTTTTCGTATTCAGGCTCAATTTTAACTTCATAATTCTCAAGTTTGGCTAGTTTCTTATTAAATGTCTCAATCGTTTTGCCGTTTTTTTCTTTAATTTTTAATAACTTCTTATAGATTTTAGCATCTATAATGTTTTCTAATTTGTCTATTTCACTTATTGAATTGATATCCATCAATTGTTCTGGAAGCAGAGACATTAATTCCGAAGCGTGCTTGTTTATTGTTTCAGCGTGCTTAGTGTTTAAATCTTCTATTTTCTGGTCAATGCCATCTTTAAATCTTTCATATTCCTTCCATAGAGAAACTGTGTCATCGCCGAATATTCTTAGTGCTATAAGCGGCTTTAGTGTATTAGAAAGAACTCCGAACTTATGTAGAAAATCCTTTAAATCAGCATAGGGTTGCAATGATGTAATTCTATCCGCAATATCATCACCGATTCCCTTAATCTTAGAGAAAGCATAGTAGATTGAGTTGTCTTCTGCGATAGCAAAATTACTCTTGGATTTGTTAATGTCAAGACGGTTAAAAACTATATCATGCTTAACACCATCGTAACGATACTCTTGTAGCTTAGAATCGGCTGTTTTTAAAGACGACATACAGGCCGCATACCATTCAAGTGGGTAGTGGCATTTTAACCATAACATTCTGGAAGAAACATAGGTATAGCTACAGGCGTGCGCGAGGTTGAAGGAGTACTTGGCGAACGCTTCAATTAATGCCCAAAGTTTTTCTAGTTCTTCTTTTGATTGGTTTAATACTTTTTGGCCATTTTCTACGAACATTTCTTTATATTTTGCGAACTTATCTACTTTTTTCTTAGATACTGCTTTTTGAACCTCCATGCATTGATGTTCTGGAATTTTGCCCACCACGTTAAGAATACGGAAGAGTTGCTCCTGATATAACATTAGCGCGTAAGTATCTCTTAGGATAGGCTCTAGAAGCGGGTGGACCTCATATGAAGCGCCCTTTTTGCGCTTGATGAATTCCACATCTGTACCCATTTCCAAGCATCCTGGGCGGTTTAATGACGTATAGGCTACCAAATCTTCAAATCTATCAACGCCACCATCTTTGCACATTTTACGCGCAACGTCGGAATCAAACTGGAAAATAGTTTTGAGATCGCCTTTACTAGCCATTTCTAGGCATTTTGGATCGTTAAGATAAGAAATGTCTGACCAGTTGTCTCCACCTGGTGCCGCACATACTTTTTCAATACCATGTCTTTCTTTTATAAGCTTAAGGCATTGCATGACTTTGTTTAAGGATTCGCTTCCTAGAAAGTCAAATTTAATTAATCCTACTGTACTTAAATCTAGGCTATGCTGTCCTTCGCCCCATGCGCTACATTGCATCCCATCTTTGCCGGAAATAAGTGGCACTAGGGTTTTTAAAGGTACGCTGGATATGATAACACCAGCCGCATGTTGCCCAAAGCTTCTAGTTTTACCGACCAGCTTTCCCGCTGCTTCTTTAATTTCTGGATTTTCGGCCAAATACTTCTTTAAGTCGGAATTAGAGTTAATCGCTTCTTCAAAGGAAATAGGCTTGCCTTCGTCATTCTTGTCTTGGAGTTTAGTTGTAATCTTAAGAATTTCGTCTCTATCTTTGCTATAAATTCTTACTGTGTCGATAAGCGCAGATTTTACGCCAAGCGTATTGTGGCTTCCTATATTGCAAACGTATTCTGCTCCGAACGCTTTGGGAACATAATCATTTTTGAGATATTGTTGTATTTCTGGGAGGTAGTCAACGTCAATATCTGGCATTTCTCCCATTAGGAATTCTGGAAGCTTGGTAATATCAAATTCATTACAGATATCAAGCAAATAGGGAACTAATACATTTTTATGGTTAGGTTGGTTTTTAACGCCTTTATCATGGATGTTCAGGAAATATCCGCAGTCATTTTTGACCTGTAATTCCTTGAGTTCCCACCTGAGGCGGTTATTGTGTATTGTGTCGTCTATGCCTTTTGTTTTTAGTGCTTCTTGGCACAGAAGTACTAGTCGCTTACAATCTTCCATGTTAGTTTATCGGTTTTTGTTGTGGGCGGCATAAATAATATGGAGGAAAATCTATATGGAATCTATGAGAGAATTGATTGAGGCTTATTCTGCGGCACTGTCTAAAGAAGAGCAGGAGGCAGAGCTAATGAATGGCACACAGAGAGCCAATGATGCTTTCGGCAATCAGTCTGTTGATTACTATGACAAAGATCAGTATAGTCCAGAAGAGAAGGTTCATAGGCTTTCTTTTAAGCCTAAAGGAATGGCCGATAATCCAGTTGATACATATACGCTTGGAAATGACGGCGATAATAAGGCGACTCCCGATTTTTCTTTTGGTCCAAAGTTAGATGCGTTGCATAATCTTAAGGTTTCTGTTGAGGTACTTGAAAGATTACATCACATCTCTACTAATGGAATATTTGCCTTAAATTCTAATTTAACTAAGGAAAGTGCAGCCGAAGTTAAAAAGCTCCTTGATGAAATGCGCGCCAAGATTGATTTCTTGAGTGATGATTTAATGGGCGATAGAGTTTAGGGTTAAACTCCTTTCTTTATTCTACCGATAACATATTATCTAAAACAATTAGGAGAGATATATGTTAATTTGGAAAGCCGGTCCAGTTGAAGCAGCTAAGCTTCAGGAAGTTAAATTAAAGAATCACCCAAATCTTGAGTTGGCCACGATTGCGCTGGCTTTTTGTGATGCTAAGCCGTTTATAAGAAATAAATTTAATTGGGGTAAGGTATCTAAGTTTTCGCCGCTATCCAAGATATGGATTGGCGAACAGTATGAAATGGCGATTGTTATTTCATCTGATGCCTGGCTTGATATATGCAATGACGCTCAGCGCGAAGCACTTTTAGATCTTAATTTATCAAGGATAAGTCCGAAGTATCTTCCCGAGACAATAGAGGAGAACGGTAAGCAGGTAAAAGTAAAGGATGAACGCGGTTGTACAAAATACTCTACAAACATTAAGTACAATGATGATGGAAGCGTATGCTGGGAAGTTGCGCAACTTGATATCTCTGTATTCTCCAAGTCAATTTCTCGGTACGGTCTTTGGTATGAAGACTTGCTTCAGATTAAGCAGGCTATTGATGAGCATGAGGAGAAGCAGGCATGAAAATTGAACTCATGGCATTAGCGGCGTTGCTTTTATTAGTGTTATGGCTTGGAAGAGAGAGAATTAAGAATTACTTTCATACGCCGACAGCTACAGTTATGTCTTCATTGGATGTTGGCAAAGAATACCCGCTGGAAAATCTTAATATTTTATCTGATAACGATTTGTCTGTTATGATTGATGGAAAGTCGTACTTTGTAAAGTTATATTTAAAGGTCAAAGAAGGTGGCCGTGACGCTATGGCAGATGTGCTTCAGAGTTGTAGCAGTGCTAATTTGTTTGTGCATTCTAAATCAAAAGATGGTATTTTGGTGGATGTTTATGGCAAGGTGGCAAGTAATGCACTTGAAGATAACAATCATTTTAGCATTGTTTCATTTTTAAAAGAAAAAAATTTGATTTATGAAAATTGAGAGTAATGTGCAGGTTATGCCTACAGAACAAGAGATTAAAGAATTTAATGAATACATGAATCGCCCCTTATCTCTTGAGGAGAAGCAGATCGTTTTAGACGCAGGTTATGTTTTTGCTAGCGATGATTATGTTTATATTCCAGATGATTATGATGGATGCATGGCTAGTGGGATTGCGCAGATAAGATATGGAATTGTTTGGAGTGACAAGTATTCCGATATTCGTAGGAATACTACTTTCGATGGGTTTAAAAGATATAACATGTACAAGCAGATTAAGGAAATGGAGAAGATTCAATGAGTTGTTTTGCTGTAGTTAGACCGAATTGTTCTTATTATCCCTCACCTGTGGCGGATGACTTTTCATATATTGAATATATTGATTTTGTAGCATCATTTGCATCGAAAGAAGATGCTACAAATTTTATAGATCAAGCAGGCAAGCATATTGCAAAGTGTGTAAAAGAAAAAATGGATTATACGGGAACATTTGTTGACAATATTAATATTCCAGATGCCCACTTTTATGATTGGCTCCATGAGAATGTAAAGTTCCGAAATGGCTGGCAATACGGAACAACGAACAAAAATAACTTTAAAGATAAAATTGGAAATTATTTACGAGAAGGCAGTGCTAAAATGGATGGATACGATCCTCCCGAAATTGAGCAAACGAAGGGTTTATTTGTAGTTGAAATAAAGGATTGCTGTTTAGATGGCTAGAAGTTCTGTGGACGAATTACTAGGTTAATTTGTGATGTTCCAGACCAAAATATATCCACATACGATAGTTGATGGCAAGATATACAATGTTGGTTCAAGATTGCCCACACCAGTAGAAAAAATGCTGGGCAGCATGAATTTCAAGATTATAAAGTGTAATAATCGCCCTAAACCAGGCAGGCGTAATTGTGTAATATTTAGTTTAATGGGCGAATTCGGATCTAACACAATCGCTGGAATAGCCTGTATCAGTTTTTTGATGCGGGACCGTTATGCTGGGAAATATTCTACTGTTTTGACTTGGCCAGGAACTTCTTATTTATACAAACATTTGGTAGATGAAATAATAGAGATTTTTCCAGAGCATGGATATTTAAAAGAATATACTCGTGCATTTCATCACAACAGCAAGAACTTAAAACGCTTAGAAGTTTTATTAGATTATCATGGAACGGTCATTGGTGCTAATGAACTAGGAAAGATTGCTCTTACGGAAATATATCCGAAGATACCCGATGTTAAATTAGATACAGTTTTTCCTCCGACACCTTCTCAAGATAAGATGGATTCTATTAGAAAGTACATCAAGTCAAATAGCGTGATTGTCACCGGTAGGAATCGTGCTTGTTATGGTAGAAACCTAAGTCCTGAGTTTTATGGAAATTTAATTAAATCTATAAAAGATAAAGGCTATAATGTGATATGGACCGGAGATGAAACGAGCTTGCCGTGTCCTCCTGGCGATGTAATTGATTTTACTAAAACACCTGAGTCTAAAGATATAGAATGTACTTTTGCCTTAACTAGTCAGGTTAAGGCAACTGTGCAATTTTTTACTGCATCGCATAGAATAGCTGCGATGTCGGGCACGCCACACATTATTACAGAATCAGATCAGCAAGTCCTGTCTAAAACGGCTAGTGGACAAGAAGGCTATAGAATGTTCTTGGCCGATAAAGATAACAAGCGTAAGATTATTATCTCGCATTTTTGGAATGCTTATTATGCACAGGATAAATGTATAGAGCTAGTCCTTCAAGCGCTCCAAGAGATTGAACAAAATAATTTTGCTCCGATTATAGGACAAGTAGAAAATCCGGACTATATTAAGTTTCTACTCAAGCAAAATGAATTCTTAATTCCAAAATGACATCTGAAATTTTTAATCCAGCCGAGTTTCTTTCTAGAGCAGCAGAGCGCACCGGGTTTACTAGAGTAAAATATGAAGAGTCGCAGATACCAACGAATCTTAGCGACATATTGGTAATATTCTTTTTCGGTGATTGCAAAGCGACCTTTATTTTGTCGTCGTTATTGCTAAAGAATTATATTAAGAAGATTCGTAGGCCAAGGTATGTTATACTTTGTTCACACCCAGGGAATTCTAGTTTATTTCCATATGCTGGCGTGAATGAATACTGGCAATTAACCGATTCTGTTTCAGCTTCTGAGATTTTCAAAAAGGCAGATGGGTTTAAGAATAACTCTTCATCACTTTCTGTGTATGAGTCTAATCTATTACGATATTTTCCTGGCGAAGTAATTAATGGATCTATGTTTGCGATTTATTACAATAATGGACTTACACAAAAATTCTTTGATGATTATAAGGAAATTAATTACTTTTTGCCTTCTATTCCTTCACCATCTTTGGAGTTGGCTAAAAAGATATCTAAGTTTAATTATAGTGTTTTTATTTGTCCATCTCCGCAGATTAAGATATGGCGTAATGGGCGTGAAGAAATCGCATCTGTAAGCATTCATCTTTGGCACACACTAATTAATTCTCTTATTGCCGAAGGAGTTTTTCCAGTAGTTTGGCTTAGTTCATCGGCATACGATGTGTCTAGTATTTTTACCGACAAGTGCGCTTATGTGACGGAGGCGAACTCTTTATCTGTGCTTTCGGCTATGCGCGCCAGCAGTTGCGTGCTAGACATCTGTTCAGGTCTATCAAAGTTTGCCATTATGGCTCGCGCTCCATATTTATGTGCGGATATACGCCAAAGGTATTTTGGTACAAAAGAGTATGAGTTAGATGACTTATGTGCCGTAGGAATCCAGAAAAAATATGCATTTTTATTCAATAATGCTATTGAAATTGATTGGAATTATGCTCTAATACAAGTTCTGATTAAGCTAAAGCAGTTTCTTCCGACTATTGACCGAAATAATCTCAAGTCTGCCGTTGAGACGGACGATATATTAGTGTACGACAATGTACGCAAGAGAAAGACCAGAAAGATTGGTCTAAATTTTATTAAGGTCAATAATGAAAAGGTGTGAAAATTATGAGTGTGGTTAACATTAAAATTACTAGTCGGTTAAGTCCGAACGCTTCTTATGAAGAACAGAAGCGTAACTTGGACAAGATGATGAAGATGTTTCGTACTCTCTATTCAGAGACAGGCGGCGTGAAGGATCAAATTGATAAGTATGAACGATACTGCAAGCCATCTGAAAAACGTCGGCAACGTGATAAGATCGAAAGAAACCGCGCACAGCACAAGCAAAAGGACCGATTATGAAAGAGTTAAGGTTTAAAGTAGAGGATTCAGTATTTGATGCTATTAAAGCACAGGCTGGCGAAGCAGTTCCTGCATCTGTGATGGCTAAAACCATTATGGAGAATTGGGCTGTTGGCAGTAGTGGAATGGACGGATTGCCCCCGGCTGTGAATAACGGATTGGTTTTAGCCGATGCAGTTATTCAGAAGTTGAAGGTTGCGGCTGAAAAAGAAGGTGTTGCTATTGAATTATTTTTGGCAAATCTACTTGACAAAGTTTTGCCAAATGATAAAATGCATACTGTGATCTTGAATATCCCAAAGGGAATGAATGTTGCTGCTTTAACCACTTGGTTTAAAGAGCGAGTAGACAAGATTGTTGGCAAGTTAGGAAGCAAAAATGTATAAGCTGGTTGCTCCTGATAAAATTCCGTTAGCTGAAGCTGTTGATGAAACCAAGTTGGTTGATGCTTTTAAGCTGGCTACAGCGCTAAGTGTTTTGTGCGTAAAAGAGCAGGGCGTTGGATTATCCGCAACACAAGTTGGCATTCCGCTTAATCTTTTTGTGATAAAAAACAGTCTTTCTTCAGAAAACTATTTACATGGCTTTTCGCATTGGGTAAACTGTAGGTACGAGCCAGTGGGCGAAGAAGTGTATGAATCTTATGAAGGATGTTTATCTTTGAAAGATGCCAGTGGTAACTTGAAGTTTTACGTCGTTTCTCGTCATAAAAGCATCCGAGTGATTGGTAAGCAAATTATTGCTAAAAATGAAATTGTGTTGAAAGATGTTGATATGGTAGTCTCAGATTTTGCGGCTGTTTATGCCCATGAGATTGATCATAGTTTTGGAATTACAATTGACAAAATTGGTTCCCCTGCAAAAGCAAGGAATTAAGCATGGCTCTTAGCGAAAAACAGCTTAAGAATGTCTGTCTCCGTTACGGCGGGGCGAAGACCTGTAGGTACTTGGACGAAATTAATTACACGACCTGCGTTTGTTTAAAACTAACAGGTCAAAAAGCATCTATTGATGCTAAGGTAAAAGATTTCACAGCCAAGAACAAGAAAAACGGCCAAGACATTTCAATGCTTGGTGTGCCTTGTGGCGACGGCGGAAACTGTCCCGGGTACCCATATCTCAAAACTGTTAAGCAGGGGTATGATCAAAATGTCAAGAAGCCGTAATTATTATCCCGATGAGGTATGGACATCATCAGTGATGCAGTACCGCGGAGATGTTGTTCTTAAAAAGGTTGATATTGGCAGTAAGTCCGAGCGCGATGCTGTTTTTTTGGCTAATATCAAAAATAGTAGATACCTTGACAACAGAGATATTGAGATGCGTCGTCCAGGCGGAAGTCCGTTTCATGATGATATATTGCGTCAGTTAGTTGGTCATAAAATTGAGTGCAGCGGTGATGTCTATGGCTACAATGGTAACTTCTTGTTTATCTCTAACTGGAACATACTTGGGTGATTTATGAAGCATCCTGATGGCAGTAAATGCCTTGAAGGTATTCCGCAGGCCCCTAAACGCGGCTGGATTGCTTGTTGTGAAAGATTCGCAAGAGCTACGAGCGCGTGTCAGTATGAGGTAAGGATTGAGTGGCATGGCAAGCATCGTTGGGGCATGCCTGTTTTAGATGGTGGAAGTAGTTTTATTAAAATTAAATATTGTCCATTTTGTGGAGCGATGTTGTAATGAATAAAAAGTTAAAAATCGGCGATACAATTAAGATTGTATCTTTGCCAGTTCTACATGGTACGCCAGGATATTGTATTCACAAAGATACTGTAAGAGTGTTCAATAAAATTATTGCTAGAGGCAAACCTGTTTTAATTGATGAAATTGATGAACATGGAACTCCTTGGTATAAGGTTAAATTTAAGAGAAAAAACGGAAAGTATGAAATTCATTATTTGTCCGTTTGCTCTGATGATAACAATTATGTTAAGGTGAAATAATGAGCGAAGGACATAAAGAGCCATGCTATTATTGCGGAGAGCCATGTAATAGTCTTCATGGAAACCCTAATTTGTGGCCCATTCCATTATGCCATTCAGATGAACCTGGGGTTGTTAAATATCATCATACTGGATGTGTGAGCGAAAGATTAGAGCGATTAGTTACATTAGAGGAAAGTCTTTGGGATGTATATGGGTTATCTTTAGATGATGTTGCAAGTGCAGTTAAGGATATGCAAAATTCTAGCGAGGATTGTCAGTAATGCCCGAAGAAACCAAACACGATAAATTGATTTATAAAATTGCAAAATCTAATGGCTGCAAGCCATTTTGGTATGACGGAATTATAGAAGGTTGGCATTGTGGTTGTCCTAATGAGAGGCATTGGTACGACGAAGAATGTTCTGCTATTACTATAAAATCAGCTAATAGGAAGTAAGCAAAATGGCCCAGTTCTTAGAAAAAAATGATTCTGGCCAGATGGTTATAAAAGTTGAATCCAATAATGGTATTCCGCATATTATTGAGGTTCCAGTATGGCATATTTGGTTTAATCATAGGGCTGGGATGAACGTTCAAGAATTATGTAGAGAACAATATACTGCTCGCCTTTCTAAAAATAAGGTAGAATTAGCGTTACAGTATGCAAAAGACCGCCAAGAAGAAATGAATTTGGATCTTAAAAAACACAGAGCCAAGTTTAATATGACTGGTTATTTCCCGATGTTTTCTGGAGATGAGATTATATGATTTGCCCTAATTGTGGTAAAAACTGTCAGATTACTGCCACTAGCAAGTATGATTATAATGGCGATGAATTATATTGGTGCACCTGTGGATGGTGCGAAGAAGATTCTTACGACGACTACGAAGATGAACGATACTAAGGAGATTGATAATGGAATCGCCAGACGATGATTGGAAGGGGGCTGCTTTTTTAGCAGTTTTGGTTTTTACAGCATTGGCTGTGGGTGTTTTAATTTTATATCGTATTAACTAGGAGTGGATTATGAAAAAAGATAAAATTTGGTTTTTCGCTCTTATTTCGTTGATTGTTGTAATTTGGCTTACCGGCGTATTTTCGCCTATGTTAAATGGTCTACTTATACAATAAATTATAAACATCTTTTTCAACCATTGTGTATGATGCTGCGCGAATCACCCCTTCGTGTAAAGATACATCGTTTCTGTTTTTGATTTCTGTAGCCAATATCTTAGTGATTTTCTTTTCCTTGTAGAAGTAGAAAAGAAGCATTCCTATCACTGCTATGGCAAATATGGATAAAAGAGCACCGTCACCGGACAGTATTTGTGTTCCGTTATTTTCATTCCCTCCTATTTTTACTTTTAGGTTTGCAATCCCCTCTTGGATTTCGCCTATTTTACTGGCGTGAATATCCAATTTTTGTTTCATCGTTCCAATTTCTGACATAATACCATTGGTATTGTTTTTTATTTCATCGATACTTCCCCCTTGATTTTGTACCTCTTGTTTGGTATTAGGAGAAAATGGGGACACATTGCAACCGGCAACGAATAGACACACAAATGCAGCAAGTAGGTATTTCATAAAATATTTATGGATTTTACTTCCTTTTTGAAATTTTTGGAGTATTGTTAAGTAAACGATTTGAACATCACGGAGAACAAAATGCCGATTTCCGAAAGCCCTGTTTTTAACGACGACGATTATGACGATTTTGATGATGAATGGACAGACGCTGAGCAAAACGTAATTGACTTAATGGCGGAAATTGATGAACATGCGAAGGAATGTATTTTGCACTTTTTTGAAGGGCGTAAATGGCATTGCGGCGGAGCTATTCCGCAGCGAGCGTTGATTTCCCAAGAAAAAATTGATATTATTGAACAGATTGAGTTTGTGACGGCCGTGGATTTGTTTTATGAGGCCATTAAGTTGATGGCTGATAAAAATCCTGATTTTAGGCTGTGTGGAGAGCTTTTTAGTGATGGGAAATACTATGATATGGTACTCCTTCGTAAATTGATGCTGGAATGTGAGGCAAAGCGGATTCCTCAAAATAGAATCGGCGGAATACTTTTGATTTATTTGGATGTTGTTGTTGGAATTCCGTTAGATTGGACTGCATTAATGGTTAAGGTTAAAGAAACAAAGAAAACACCAGAACTGGCCGATGCGTGTTAGTGAAAAAGACTTAGTATTTTTAAGAATTTACTCCAAAAACTCACTTCATTATGACTTCCTGCCCGAAGATAAAAAGTGGATGGAGATTTATTTAGGCGAGAAAGAATCGCGCATTTTGGTTTTTTTATGCCTATTGCAGCCATTTTACAGTGATTATAAAAATCAAAAGTACGAATTGCTGACTTGTTTTAGAGATTTTACTGGTGAAACAACGTACGCCACGTTTTTCTATAAAGCTATTGACAAAATTGAGTATTTAGATAGAATTATGAAGAGTGCTAAATTGAATTGTGACTTTGAAGTTCTTAGCGATTTACATTCAGCCAAAATTAGATTATTCAGTGAACAAAAGTTGTTCGCTTTTGACAAGCGTATTGATTATTGCGATGCGTTGGAGAAATATCCAGAACAGGTTAGTAGGATAAAAGAAAAAATTCAAGTATCAACAGGAAAGCACCGAAATTGTAGTCTTGAAGAATGTAGTTGGTTTATTTCTAATAAGAACCCGAACAGCATCAATCTTATTTGTAAAAAGGGCACCCACTATGCTTGGTCAGAGAAAGTAAAATGCCAGTAGCACTCCCGATGCGCCCGTTTCAGGTTTTTCATAAGCATAATATAGGGTTTTGGTCGCAAGAAATTATTGACGGCGTTAATGCTGAGAATTTTGGTGCTTTTGTTTATAGTTGGTGCAAAGGGTCTTGTTATAAAGTATTTTTTAATAAGATGGCGATTTTAGCCCCAGATTTTTATCAGGGTGATTCCGGCGCTGTAAAGTTGTTGAAGTATGCCGATGATAGCTATTATTGGGTAGAATTTGACAATTTGTGGCCTATTTCTCGGTATATCGGCAAAAGAAAAAAAATAAAGTATATTGCTATGGACGGTATAGTTTCACTCGCAAATTCCCCGCCTTCTTTTTTAAGGTCTAAATCACAATGACTGAATTTTATCCCACCGTTCATGAAGACAGAGGATTTCTTGCTAGCCCAGACCCGATTGAGCGATTGCCCAGTGGTTCTGGGTTTAGTTATTTGGATAAGGTGGCCTATGAATTACCTTCTCATGTTCAGTCCAGTAAGGTAAGAATTACCCTAGACACCTTGCCGATATACGATATCTCTTATTCGGCTCTTAAAGAGCATAAAGAGCGCGGTGTTTTAAACCGACTTAGGATGATTTATGCTTATTTTGCATCTGCTTATGTGCACGGCCAAGCTGGAGTTGTTAAGCATATCCCTAGTGCGATTGCTCGTCCTCTTTGTGCTTTGTCAGAGATTGTTGGTAGACCGCCGATTTTGTCGTATGCTGATTATGCATTGAACAACTGGAAGAGAATCGATAAGAATTCTGATATATCGCTTGGTAATATTCAGTTAATTCAAAAATTTAATAATATTTATGATGAAGATTGGTTTATTCTAGTTCATGTTGAAATTGAAGCTAGGGCAGGGAGATTGCTGAAAAGCATTTATAATTTAACGGAGTTTCTTGATAGCGGTAAAGCGCCAAATGATGATTTCTTTGCCGAGAATCTAGAGGTTATATGCAGTTCTTTTAAAGGGATTAATACGGTTTTAGAAAGGATGCCAGAAAAGTGTAGCCCAGATGTTTATTTCCGTAAGGTTAGACCTTATATTTTTGGTTTTGAAAATGTAGTGTATGAAAATGTTCCGAGCTGTTCGTTCTTTAGTGGTGCAAAAGAGCAGTCTTTTAGAGGCGAAACGGGTGCTCAAAGTTCTATTGTTCCTGCTGTATTGGCAGCTTTCGGAGTTAAGCATCAGCAGTCTATTTTGACTCATCATCTTGATGATATGAGAAAGTATATGCCCAGGAATCACCGTGGGTTTGTTTCGCACCTTGAAGGATCATCGGTTAATATCAGAGATGGAATTATTAATAATAAACTTGACAAGTATGTAAGAGCTACTTATAATAACATCATTCTTCAGTTATGCCGATTTCGGGAAATTCACTTTGGGTATGCTGTTGACTATATCCAGAAAAAGTGTGATAATCCTACCGGTACTGGTGGAACGCCCTATGTTAAGTGGCTTAAAGAGCTTACGGAAGAAACTAAGTCTTACCTGCTGAAGACGGAATAATGTTTCAGTTTCAGGAAAAGAATGCCAGGGATATTGTCGCATTAGATCATCGGATGATGATGCACGCTGTAATTGCGTCATGGGCATCGGTAGATCCTTATTGCCAGTCTGGAGCTGTTTTAGCGGATAAGGAAGAAATAAGAGCTATGGCTTTCACCTATCCGATAGGTGATGTCCCAACTTATGCTGCCAATCCGTTTAAATTGTCTTGGGACAATCCAAAAATTTATGATTTTATCGTTCCTGCTGAAATCAAGGTTTTAAGAGCGCTTTCTGATAAGGAAACTAATTTTTTTGCGTTTAGTTTGTATATTACTACTATTCCTCATCCTGACTCGGTGGTAAACATACTTGATCGTGGCATTCGGCGGATTGTATATGCACCTAAAAAGCCTTATGGTCTGCCTAAAGACTATAAAAAAACTTTTGAGTTTTTAAGCAAATCTTATCATAGCGTTAAAATAGAGAGATATGGCGGCAACCTTCATTGGGTTAAAGATAAGATAGGGATTATGGAGTTGCAAGTGCCAGAATTATTTTCTTGATTTAGTGCAAGATATATAATGGTATGACATGCTCTCAAAGTAATTCAAGTAATTTAAACAGTTTTGCTAGTTCAACTAATTGTAATGGCGGGTGTCCCGATGAGTTTAATTGTGATGGAAGTTGCCCAGATTTCCAGATCAAACAGCATGACACCAAGCCTCCGTTTAAAGTTGCTATTTCAGATTGTAATGGTCCGATAGATTTAACTGGACTTGTATTAGAAGCGAGTATGTGGGCGAATGCGAAGCTTAAATCAGCTATTACGTCTACAGACACTTATTTTGCTTTAGCAGACGGTATTGGTTTTCAGCAGGCGTTGGTTGGCGATATTATAGTTGTGAGTAGAGTTCGTAATCCAGAGCAGATGCTAATTACTGGGTTTGACGAAAATCTTAAGTTGGTGCAAGTTCTTAGAGGGTATAATGGTACACCAGTTGGCGATTATAAAAAGGGCACTTGTTTAAAAATATTTAGGGTTTTGAATTCTGTTGCTCAGACGGAGTTAACTTACGAAGATCAGCTTCAGGTTGATGGAACAGTTTCTACTAATGTTTTAACTAAAAGCCAACTTGTTTATGAATGGCTCTCTAATGATACTTGTGTTCCTGGGTGTTTTAATTTTGAGTTTAAGTTATTAAAGATGACGACATCTATGAGTATGGTAAATTCATTATCAATTTCAACACCAAGCTTTACTAGTTTTACTCCTAGTGAATATGGATGTTTTATTGGCGAAGGCGTGGAATGGGTTCGTAGGTTTCCTACAGATGGCAGTTTTGTCATCAAGGTTCAACAATCACCAACATCGGAATCTCTTACATAGGAGAGAGTATAATGCCAACAGTTGCACAATTTTTGATTTCTCGTCTTAAAGAGTGTGGTGTAAAGCATATTTTTGGAGTTCCTGGCGATTTCGTTCTTAATTTGTATAATCAGTTTTCTAAATCTCTTCCTGTAATCGGCACTACTGACGAACAGTGCGCTGGGTTCGCCGCTGACGCATATGCCAGAGTTAACGGTATTGGCTGTGTATGCACCACTTATTGCGTCGGTGGGTTTAAACTATTAAATTCTATCGGGGGCGCTTTCGCAGAAAAATCTCCGGTTGTTGTTATTAGCGGTTCTCCCGGGAAAAAGGAGAGAGCCGGCGGAATGACGCTGCATCATGCTGTTGGTTCTTATGATACTCAGTTTGAGATTTTTAAACATGTGACCTGCGCTTCTTGTGTATTAGATAATCCGGTAATGGCGGCTTATGAAATTGATCGGGTGCTTCTGGCCATGAAGCAGCATAAGCAACCTGTTTATATTGAAGTCCCCAGAGATATGGTGGACACAACTATTAGCTATGATGCATTTACGGTCGGCTCTCCTAAAGCTACAGAGAGTGATAAGATAAATTTAGCGGAAGCTTTGCAGGAATCTATTAATTGGATCAACTCAAGTAAAAACCCTGTAATTTTGGCGGGCATTGAATTAGCTAGATTTGGTATGGGCGAAGTCATTACCAAGTTTGCTAGAAAGTATAATATTCCCATTGCTACAACTATGTTGAGTAAGAGTTTGACAAATGAAAATCATCCGATATCTATAGGTGTTTATTGTGGGGATGCTAGTAGCCCAGAAGTTAAGCAAAAGGTTGAGGAATCAGATTGCTTAATTATGTTGGGCGTGATGATTACTGACATTAACTTTGGATTTAAGCCATCTGTTCTTCGTAAAGATAGAACGATATTTTGCACTACTGAAAAAATGGGAGTGCGAAATCATTACTATGAAAATGTTCTTTTCCAAGATTTTGTTAATGGGTTAATTAAGTCTAATATTTCTTCTGATCGAATTCCGATTGTTGGCGAAATGAAGACAAGAGCAGTTTTTTCTCCTAAGAATGAGAAAATTACGGTCAAGAGATTATTTGAAAAAATTAATGCTGTTTTAGACAAGAATATGGCAATAATTGCAGACATAGGCGACAGCTTATTCGGCTCTAATGAGCTAGTTGTTCATCACAGTAACAACTTTTTATCACAGGCATTTTATACATCCATGGGATTCTCTATTCCTGCTGCCCTGGGTGTTCAGATTGCTAAACCGGATGTTAGACCGATTGTATTGGTTGGCGATGGAGCATTTCAGATGACTGGAATGGAAATATCAACGATAGCTAGCAATAAGCTAAATCCTATTATTGTTGTGCTGAATAACGGCGGCTATACGGTAGAGCGATTTTTGATTGACGGTAGTTTTAACGATATTCCTAATTGGCAGTACCACTTGTTGCCTCAGATTATTGGTCGTGGTGTCGGGCGGCTTGTTAACACCGAAACAGAATTAGACTCTGCCTTCTCTGAAGCTTTATTGAGTAAAGATTTGTATATTATCAATGTTGTTCTTGACAAAAAAGATCGTTCTGCTACACTAGAGCGTATGACATCTAAGTTGCAAAAAATTATTTAAGAAAGTTAGGTCTTTATGAAGAGTGATGGTTTTTTCAGAAAAAGTGAAACGACTACTTGGAACGGTCGCGAGGTTAAGTTTAGACCAGGGAAGCTTTATGTCTGCACAAAGCTTGGAGTGGAGCAAGATTATGGATCGTACTTAGTAAAATCGTTTGCTCCAAATTGTACTATTAGAAGTTTTTTTCAGCCTGGTATTTTTGAAATTTACGTAGAATCCGCATTGACTCTTTCCATCGCTACTGATATGATGAATTCTGGTGAATTCAGGTTCGTGGAACTTGAGCGAGAAGGGTACTTCTAAGGAACAATCTTTGAGAAATTCAGATTTTTCTGCAAAAAACGCGACTAACAACATTAACCATTCTATTTACGCATTTAAGATCCGTGTTGTTAAAGACGGGGAGCAGATAGGCGTTATGTCAAAGCAAGATGCTTTGACATATGCAAAAGGTTTCGGATTGGACTTAATTGAAATTACGAAACAGGATAATGTATCAATATGCATTGTTGCAGATTATGGAAAGTTTAAATACGAACAGTGTCTTAAGGAAAAGCAGAAACGGAAAAGTCAAGTTTCTGTTTCGGAAAAAGAGTTATTGTTTTCGCCTAATATTGAACAACATGACTTAGATGTTCAGATTAATAAACTAAGAGAATTTCTTGCCAAAGGCTTTCATGTTCAGTTGAAGGTCAGAGCCAAGAAGAGAAAAATACAACCACATAAAGACAGGTGGTTTGAAATTATTAATTCTGTAATAGCTGCCGTTTCTGATGTATCTGAAGTTACGAGTAAGCCTGCGTTTAGTGAACGTTCTATTATAGCGAAACTTTCGCCTAAGAAGGCGATTACTCCCTCACCTAAATCCTTAACAAGCGAAAATAAGGTGCCTAATGGCGGTTAGAGAAGTTGATGAATTTCAGGAAGCAATTTTAGCCGACGCTGGCAAGATTGCTAAGAATAAACATGGCGACACTACCGTTATAGACCGCGAAATTAGCGGCAAGATGGAGTGGATTGCTAGGCAAGAGGAAGAAGATTGCCAGTTGGTTTTGGGCAAGTTTGGCAGAAGCATCAATTCATTCTGTCAGAGAGTGGATGTTGACCACCCACATTTAGCTACTTTTATTAGTCAGCATGGCATAACTCGCAAGAAGTTTTCCTTGATTTGCGAAGCCATTGGATCTGCGGCTTATATTAGGGACCACAATACCGCTGAATTATCAGAATTAATTCGTAGTCAGTTTACTAAGTTTAAAGAAGTTTCTAAGAACTTTTGTCACGAAATTTCTCGTCCCCCAGTTAGAATTTTAAAGAGCGATAAAGAGCGGATTAAAGCCAGGCAGATCAAAAAGCCAAATAGTATTCCGTTTGCCGGAGTTTTGGAAGCGACTCCATGCTCTGTACATCCTGATTCCTTTAAATCATATTATTGTGGATATGATTACGTAGATGAACTGGCCGCGCAAGAGAAAATGCTTAGTGCATTTGATGATGTGCAGGCAGCAGCCTTTAGTAGAGCGATTTCTACTAAAATGGATTACACAAAGAAAAGAGTATCCGAACAATATTATGGGTTCGTAAGATTAAAAATGGTAGACGCGGCAATGATCTTAGCTAAATCTATGGGCCTCAGATGGGAAAGTGGCGCTCGTTGCATACAGGTTTCTAGAGATTTGGTTCCTGCCAAATTGGCTTTCTGGAAAATTGCTGATACTTATGGTTTACCTAATTTAAAGTATCAGCCTAATAAGTATCCTCTTTATTCCTTTGATGCCCCTATGCCTCCTCGCGTTGAGAAGCTTCTTAAGTTAGTTGAGCATTACCCGGCGACCGGCGGCAAAGCAATTTTTGATCATTACTGGGTTGTTTGTCCGAGCTTTCATCTTGATGCTCGTGAGTTTTGTCATGATAAAAAATCTGAAAAATGGCTCTTGATGATTGACGGAAAAGAAGTAGCGGTAAATTGGCACCAGAGCAAGGAAAAGAGTGAAATTAACCCTGCCTCTGTTGCACTTGACCAGCATTTGACTAAATCAGAATTTATAACTCCTGTCGTTCTCGGTGAACGAAACGGTGAGTGCTTCTTCTTGTGCTACTGGTGCTGAAATTAATTAAGGTAAGGAAAAAAACATGCTAACGATTACAGATAAGGCGTCTACGGAAATTAAAAAGGCTATTGACTCTTCGCCAATTTGGGCAGATGCCAAAAAGGGTGGGGCTGATATTTTTGTTAGAATAGGCGTTATTTCTGACGATGATGATTTTCAGTATACGTTTCAAATTACATCGGAAAAGGATTCTGGTGATTTAGTTTGTGAGCACGGTGGATTAAAGTTTATATGCGACCAAGAGTCCAAAGAAAAGGTCAAGGGAACTACGATTGATTTCGTAGATGACGGCAATCTTGTTGGTATATCGTTTGATAAGAAGTAATAGCTTTCGCTATTATATTGTATGCCTAATTTAAATCCTTATGAAGTATTAGATGTTGATCCGAACGCATCGGCAGACGAAATAAAAAAAGCTTATAAAAAGCTTGCTAAAAAATATCATCCCGACTCCAATAAGGATACCGGTGCTTCCGATAATTTCAAGGATGTGAGTGAAGCATATGACATATTAGGCGATGCTGAATCTAAGCGTCAGTTTGATATGTATGGCCGCGTGGATAAGAGAGATGGTGTTTCTGGATACGGTAATCCATTCGGCGCAGATATGGCTGGAGGATTCTTTAATGGATTCTTTAACCATAATCATCGCCAACAAACTTATAATGTAGATCCCCATATCGCATATGATATGGAAATTAGTTTTTTGGAAGCTACTTTTGGTTGTGATAAGCATATCATAGTCAACAGACATAATGCTTGTCAAGATTGTAAGGGGAATGGTTCCCATTTAGGAAATTCATTTAATACATGTATTGTTTGTAATGGCACTGGTTCGTCTACTACCAGGCAAGGCCCGTTTGTAGTATCTACATCCTGCGCGGCTTGTGGCGGCGCGAGAAGAACAATTAAAGAGAAATGTCAGTCATGTTCGGGAAGTTGCCTGAAATCTAATACTGAAACTTTCCAGGTTAAAATACCGGCTGGAACCAATAATCATTCTCAGTTTGTCTTAGCTGGAGCTGGCAACTGTTGGTCGTATGGTCAGTATGGAGACATATATTGTACTATTAATGTTGCCAATCATCCGCTTTTTTATAGAGAAGAACAAAATGTTATTTGCGATTTGCCGATTTCATATCATTTGGCTGTGTTGGGCGGCAGCATAGACGTTCCTCATATTAACGGAAAATTACATAATTTGGCTATTCCTGCTTTTACTTCGCATGGAAAAGAGTTTGTGATATGTGATTGTAATGCAGGCCAATTCATCGTAAGGGTTAAATTATGCTTGCCAGATGAGATAAATGATAATTACAAGGATTTCTTAACGCAGAATAATAACTTATCGTGCAAAACAATAGATATATTCAGAGAAAGTGTTACTGAATTTACTATTGGAGCATGAAAAGTATGATTAAAAAAATAGCCGTTATCTTAGTTCTATCCGTAATCCTATATTGCGTTCGCTTTTCACAGTTTTCTTTGTCTGATTTTGTTGTTGCTAAGTTGGCAGACAAGCTCTCTAATCATGATGGATTAATTAAGGGAGTCTCTCATCATATGTCTGACGGGTATCGTTCTCCATACGGACCCGGACAAGATGCTTGGAAAAAATTTCTTAGCGAGAAGAAGTAATCTTTATTGATTTGATTACTTTATCTGGTCCCAGATGCATTTCTATATTTTTGCCCACTTCTGGGTTTTGCTTTCTGACCATATAGTCATATACAAATCTGTCTTTAAAGGATGCGGTAATACTTCCGCCGTCCTTTTTTTGCACCGTTAGTTGTATAGGATTAGTCTTATACGATATTCCGGTAATTTTGCCGATGATAATATCGGTTGGCAGAGCTAGGCTTACGCCCGATCCATGATGATATAAGAATTCCAAAAAGTTCATACTACTATATTTAGATAAATGTCAAGAATTGCCATAAATTATAATCAGCAAATAGATGCTCAAAATATAGGGGTAAGTAGGGATTGCTCTATATCTTATCTGAAATCATTGAATTTAGACGAAAAGACATATAATACTTTGTTTAAAGATATGGCCGCTTGTCCAGATAGTGCTTTGAGTGGTTTTATGCAAGGATTAAATAATAAAATTCAAAATATAAGGAGTAAAAATTCATGACGGCATGGGTAGTGATGACGGTAGCTCGCCAAGAGTATGGTGAAATGATTTTTATTAAGTCAGAAAAAGGCTTTTCGGATAAGGCTAAGGCAGAAGAATATGCCAAGGCTCTTGCAGTTAATCCGAGACAAAAGATAGATGTGCCTGGTGCCGGTTCTATTTCTTGTGCTTGTGAAGTGGGAGTATACAAAATAGAGATTGATTGACTATAATAGTTTTGAAGGAATGTTATAAAAATGGCAAATAAACCACATAACCCACTTGAAGGTGCTAGACCTGATTTAGTAATTGATTTAACTGGCGATGCAACCGACGAGCAAGTTTCTATTATCGTAGTTCATAATGATAAGCCTGAGTATCTTAGTGTGTGCCTACAAACGATTTCTATTTGTAGCGTGAATAATAATTATGAAATTATTGTCGTAGATAATGGGTCAACCAGCAAAGATTCTAAGGATTACCTTGATACATTAGATGATGGTAGAATTAAGATAATCAGAAATGAGAAGAACCTTTACTGGACCAAAGCTGCTAATCAAGGCGCAAAAGCAGCGGATAAGAATTCGGCGTATTTAGTTTTTATGCATGCCGATACTAGCGTTCTCAATCCTGCTTGGCTTGATTTATTGATTGGCGTATCTGATTCATCGGATTCTGGTATTGTAGGAACACAGATGCATCATTATGTAATGCAGGATCAGAAGATTGACTATTTGCAGGATTGGTGCCTGATGGTCACCAGGAAGTGCTGGGACGAGGTTGGGCCGTTCAATGAAGCGCTACCACACATTGGAGCATCTTTCTTATTCACTCTTTCTGCGACGGGTAAGGGGTATAAGCCGCGTGCCGTGAAAGCATCCATTGTTCATCATTATCATATTTCGGGACTAGATGTTTCTTTGTATGAAAGATTTGCTGAGCAAGCCGCACTAGAAATTCCTGCTCAGATGCGTAAAATGCCAGAGATATCGTCTTTGGTAAAGTCGTCTTGACATTATTGATTTTTCTGGTAAAATACACAATTAATAAGCGAGACCAATCGTTGTTGTTGGGAAGTTTGCTTACGTTAAAGAGCAAGATAGTTGCGGTAGGATTTTGATTAAATTGTTTTTAGCGTATGCTTTATTGCCTTTCGGAATGATCTAAAACTAGATTTGATTCATCACAGGTTAAATCTTCGCAAAGTTTTATTTCATTCTAGGAATCCAATATTATGTGATTCTTCTCTTCCGCAAGCCTAACGGCTTAAGTTTACGAAGTCTTTCGCTAAAAATAGCCGTCAAATGACGGCTATTTTTTTTTGATATTGATAACGATAAATATACTTGATGGCAAATCGCAAACGTGCAAAAGCGTCGTCGGGGAAAGGGAAACCTGAAAATCAGCCTTTGCCTCCTAGAAAATTAATTCCTAGGACTAAAAATCAAGCTTTATTAATTGATGCTATTAACGCTAATTTAATTACATTTGTTCTTGGTGGTGCTGGAACCGGCAAAACTTTTATTGCAGCCGCGACGGCCGCCGAGCATCTTCACAATAAGTTTGTTGATAAAATTATATTGACAAGGCCAGTTGTTGAAGCCGGCGGAAGTCTCGGATATCTTCCTGGGTCAGCCCTGGAAAAAATAGAGCCTTATATGCACCCATTATTTGATGAAATTAAAAACTCGTCAAGGCGTGATGTTTCTGAAATAGAGCAGATTGAAATATTGCCTCTTAATTATATGCGTGGTCGTACATTTAAAAATGCATTTATTATCGCGGATGAATGCCAGAATGCTACACTTGAACAGATTAAAATGTTGTTAACTCGGTTCGGCGAGGGTTCTAAGATGGTGATTACTGGAGACACGGTCCAGTCTGATCTTCCTAAATTTAAACAGGGCGCTTTAGAATCATTGGCATCTAAATTAGAGGGCCTAGATTTAATAAGCGTTATCAGACTTGGACCAGAAGATATTGTTCGTCATGAAATTATCAGTAGAATATTAACAAGATTAGAGATGTAGAATATACTAAAACATTCTACAATCCATCTTTTCCCCACTCTTTAATTCTAGCTCTCGCATCTTTCATGGCATCATTCATCCATGTTTGGCATATTTTATAGTATTCCGGCGCGTACAGCATGCCTGATGCAAAAGATCTACAATGGTCAAAATGATCTGTTATATTTCTCTTGAAGTTTTCTTCGTCGCCGATTAGTGTGGCTTTAACCCCACAGTCTTGGTATATTAAATTAGCAAAATATTCTGTGTCTGGTAAATTGGGCCGCGATTCATCTGGCTTGTGATTTGGGAAGCCATAAAAATTACAGAATTGTTTTAAATTCCACATTATTCTGTATTCTAAGTACTTGCTCATTTCAGTCATAGTCAGCGTATGGCCGAACATATCTTTCCAGTTGTCGTGTGCTCTAGGCGATAATCGGTAGCCGACAACCGGATTTTCTGTGTCGCATAATTCAAGTAATTCTTCTATTACATCTCTTCGTGTTAAGAAACAATCGGCATGTGTCCATAGCATATACTTTGTTCTACATACCGACCCGGCTAAATCACATGCCATCGCCACAAAGTCTGAGGGGTGCTCTACTGCATTTAGTTTTAAAGAATGGACTTCTATGTTTTCAGATCTTAGTTGTTCTATTTCCTTGTAGTTTTCTGGCGTACTCCCAGTATCTACTAAAATGATATAAGGCTTGATTGTTTGTAGTTGTAGTAACTGGACGGCGAGTTTTAGTGGCTCTACAGCGTCTAATACTGCTATCGTGGCGCTCACCTGATAATCCCATGGTTTCTTACTTATATTGCCTTCCCATGGTTTATCTTTTGCTGTTTTATTTCTTATTGGAGCTATATCTGGCGGCATGCCCATAATATAGTTGAGATTCTCTAAATAATATATGGCCCTAGTCCGTACTTTGCCCACATTTTCTACTATTAATCCTACTTTCACGGCCAGTACGGACGGTCAGCTAGTTTCTATCCAGTCGTTCTCTGGCTCAGTCCCCGATGTTCGTCCTTGTATTACAAACGTAGAGTGGGGAGGACGCTGGTGTCCTGGCATTAACGAAGGTAGTTCACAGTTCACGCCAACACTTGTGTTGGCCATGCCGTTGAACGATGGTTCTGGAGATTCCAACGGGACCAGCACTTCCGGCGGCTGGCCAGTTAGGGACGTAGGACCAAACCACTTTAACGGCTCGTTGACAGGTCATCTAACTGGTCAGTGGATATATGACACATATTTCGGTATGGTGTTTAATATGACCGCCGTCAGTAATTATATTACTGTACCTACCCAGTGCTCTATTCCGCAAATTGTAAATTCAGAATCAGTCGGCTGGACAATGTCAATTTGGTTTATGATACCGCCGGACCAAGCTTCTATTGGTTTTACCTATGTTATTGTTGGCAATCATGTTCCTCATGATAGTGGGCCAGCGACAATTCAAGGATGGTACCTCTGGTACGATCCTCATACTCGTGAATTACACTGGATCGATAACATTTATGCCGGTAATGACTTTGTTATTAGGATTGATGATAATCCTGGCGAATGGATACATGCTTGTGTTGTAAGTAAGTTTACAGGATTTCCATCACCACGACCTCAGTCTTTTTATATTAATGGACAATTAATTGCTACGAGTAACTCCAGCAGCGCAAACGCTGCTGGAGTATTATCTTGTGCTAATCAGGCTATTACCATCGGTGGGCAGGTTGCCACTAGCGGAGCTAGTGCAAGCCATGACTTCGTAGGACCGATACGTGACTTCCGTCTTTACGCCGAACCTTTTACGGCAGGACAGGTTTTTGAACTTTGGCGGTACCCTGACGAACTTTATTCTCAGCCTTCTCTTATACCTTACTTTGCATTACAAAACTTTGTTTTTGGTATTTGTGATGTTAAGTGTAGCTCTAGCATTACGACGCCTAATTGTAGAGTTACACATGTTGCGACTTGTGCAGTAAAATGTAATAGTAACATTGGGGCTAGCGCTAAAGTAGCCCACATTGATTCCGTCGCTGTTATTTGTAATTCCAGTATATCTACACCTAATTGTAGGGTGTCTCATTTTTCTGGACTTAGAATAGTTACGCAAAATGCTGGGTTTGTTCAAAAGTATAGAAAGAGTTTTCCGACTGATTCTAATAATATTAATTTTAGCTATCCGGTTAATAGCGGTAATTGTTTGTCTAAGGGATTAGTTTTGTGGTATATGGCTCTACCGCAGAAGAGTCGATCTACCATAGTATATGATTTGACTACGCGCAGTAATAATGGTGTGTTGACAAATATGTTTGCTGCCCAAGGCGATGGATTTAATGTCCTTAGTCACAGAGGTGGTTTTGGTAGTTTTCATTTTACGGGCAGCAGAACATCTTATATACTTGGCCCTAGAACTGCTTTAACTGGTACCGGTGCGTTCACGGTTAGTTTTTGGACGTATATTTCAATATCAACCGCCACAACTCTTTTGTATAAAACAGATAATGATGTTCAATCGGGATGGTTTATAGATTATAATAGCGGCGGACTTGCGCTGAATATTACTTTTCAAAACAATGATTGTATCAGGTCTTCTCCAGTACCTCCAGTTAATGCTTGGGTACATATAACTTTAACATGGAATGGGTCTAGTTTAGCTTCTGGCATTCACATTTATTATAATGGTGTAGAACAAGCATATCAAACTACATCTGATGGAAACGGAACGCGATTAACTGATGCTGGATCTCCGTTAGTTATAGGTTCGTATAACCAGTCAACTCAGAATTTAACTGGTTATATGGACGACATTAGGATCTATAACCGAGAACTATCTCGTGGCGAAACCAACTTACTTTACCAGAATAGCATTACATCATACCCTGGACTTATCAATAGGGCTAATAAATATATAAATTTTAATACTATAGTTGCCCCCGGTAATTGGACGATAGTTTGTAATTCATTCATTGGGGCTAGCGGACACGTAGCATCTAACAACAATACATCTATTATTTGTTCGTCAAGTATTGGCACTGCTGGATCTAAAGTGGCTCACGTAGCAACATGTGTAGTATTAAATAGCGTTAGCCTAAATCCCCGGGCCAAGAATACTATTAAGAGCGCCTGTGCCGTAATATGTAATTCCACAATTATAGCATTCAGTCCCGGTCAACGTGTTGGCACTGCTCACTTAACGGTTGTCTCTAATATCGCTACGCCCAACGCCAGAGTGGCCCATATAGCAACTACTCATATTGTATGCAGAGGCGATTGTGTAATAATTGAGGGCCAGATATGCAGAGTAGCCAATAGTTCATCTGCTATTTTAAATGCAAGAGTAGATCATGTAGAAGGCGGCAATACTCTACAAAGAGCCGGGTTTGCGCAAAACGCCAGTCGCACTTTTCCTATTACGATTAACAACACTAACTTTGCCAGACAAGTTAACTTTAAACATCCGTTAGCGCAGGGGCTGACTGCGTGGTATTTGGCATCGCCGGTAACCAGCCAAGGCTTATATTGGTATGATATAGTCGGCAAGCATCATGCATTATTTGCAAATCTGCAACAACGTTTTCTTGGGGGGTATCGCCCCACATCCCGCAAGGGTGGCTTTGGTAGCATTTTATTTTTCGGAGGAGCATCACAGGGGGCAGTTGGTCCACCCAATGAATTAATCGGTACTGGGCCATTTACTGTTAGTTTTTGGATAATGGGAGTTTCTAGTGGTACGGTTATTTATAAGACCGACAATAACGCTAGCGCTGGTCTATACATCCAAGTAAACATTCCGTCTCTACTTGTTGCTGTTGTATTTAATGGAACAGACTGCACCAGAAGTTGTGCACCTCCACCGTTTGGATCTTGGACTCATGTTGTGGTTACATGGCGCGGGGGAAGCGCAGCATCTAATATTCATGTTTATTATAATGGTGTGGAAGTATCTTATTCCGGGGCGACAGACGGGACTGGTACACATGGATCTGACTCCGGGCAACCTTTGGTTATCGGATCTTATAACCAGATCACATCATTTGTTACAGGGTACTTAGATGATGTTAGGATTTATAATCGTGCTTTACCAGCGAACACGGTACTTGCCAGCTATACAAATAGCTTGGCGTCATATCCTAATTTAATAAATAGAACTAGCAAACCGATAAATTTTAGTTTTGTTTATGGTCCTGCCGCAGCTCCATTACTTTGTGTAGCCAGTATTGGTGCGATGCCGATGGTAAATCACATTGCTACGTGTGCCATAAGAGCCAATTCATTTATAGGCGCAAACGGATTTGTTATTACGCCATTTTTTGGCAGTGGTGGTTTAAATTTTGGGGGCAGCGCTCATTCTTATCCCGTAATGAATTTTTATCCATCTGGCGGGATATTCTTTAACACGTTTCCGTCATTTGCTAATGCTATTACGTCAAGAAATCCGTTAGTGTGGTATAGGTTGGACGATCCATCTGGGACAACTGCGGTAAACTCAGGCTCGCTTGGTTCTGCGATGAATGGGACTTACCATGGTGACTTTACTTTAAATCAGACAAGTTTAATTTTGTCTGATCCTAGTAATGCTTCTGTTCTGTTTGGTGGAACTAGTAGTTATCTTTTATCGCCGGATAATGTCGCGATAAATAGCAGTACTCCATATACTCAGAGAACTATCGAACTTTGGTTTAGGACCGGCGCCGATGTTGTTACTCGCCGAACTCTTTATGAAGAAGGTGATATTACTCGCGGGTTTGGGATATATTTAGATTCTTATGTAATTGTCATGATTGTTTGGAACATGACGGCTGATTCCGGCAGTCCGGCTTGGGGATTCCACTATGTCTTTAGTTCCCCAATTTTACAATCACATCAAAGATATCATGCTGCATTATCGTTCCACGCTGCCGGACATGTTATCGCCGGGTATTTGAACGGCGTTTTATTTGGCATTCATGGCGGTCTTGCAGATAATGTTGGGTCGCACGATGCGATTAGTATTGGTGCTAAGAATAATGGCACAAGGTATATTGATGGTCCGTCAACAGGCAGCGGAAATCGGTTTAATAATTTAATTGATGAAGTCATAGTTTATAGTGATTATTCAGATCCCGATGAAATTGCATTTGATTATCATGCGTCTTTCCCATCAGGGTATTATATTCCTAACTTTGTTGTAGACGGCTCTGGCGGTCTTATGCTGGGCGGTACAGGAATAGTGAACCATATTCTTACGTGGATCAACACATCTGGCGGATTGATATTTAGTGGTAGTAGTGATGCCAGCTTCCAACTTTCTTACATCGGAACAGGCGGATTGATATTTAGTGGTAGCGCTGATGCTGATGTTGAGACAAGGATATATTTTGGTACTGGCGGTCTTATCTTCGGTGGACAAGCCGATTGTATTGTTTTATCACATTCATATACTGGAACCGGCGGCCTAATATTCGGTGGCGGATCTACCGGCGGACAAGTTACGTATGTTATCAGTCTTCCAATAAGCTGGAATGTGAACGCCAATCTTTCTACGACGCTTGTTTTGTCATGGAGCATTGGGCAAGGGTCAATGATGTTTTATACTGTGGAAACAAATTGTTCTACTCAAACATGCCCTCCGCTTAGTGACAGCACTGCATCCTGCTTGTCTCGTCAAGTCATGACAATTCCGGCGCGTTCTTTGGAAGAGGTCTGTTCAAAGTTGAAAAAAGCTGGTATAATAACGAACATCGCAAGCGTAAAAATGTACAGCAACCCTGTTTTTCTTAGTGATTTTACCAAAACGCAAAGCGTAAATTGCAATACCTTGACTGATGTTACGGCCCAATTTTTTGCGGTTTCTGACTGTTCTTGATTTTTTGCAGTAAAAAATCCGCTTGCGGTACTTTGAAATTGTGGTAGAATTGGCGTATGGACCTTAGGTGCTGAATGACCACTCCCAAAATTCGTTATGTCGGTTTTACGTCAAAAAAACATTTTGGCGTTGAAATTGAAATGAACTCTGCTATTAGCCAAGCAATCATTAAGAACGCGATCAAAAAGACTGATCCTGTTCGTGAGGTTGTGGTTAGTGGATGGGGCCACACAAGAAATAACAGTTATTGGCATGTTAAGACAGACTCTACTTGTGGAGATTTAGGATATAAAAAAGATACTGGTGGTTTTGAAGTCGCGTCATTTGTCGCCAGCGGGTATAAAGACTTATGTGCAGTGGGTCGCGCTGTAAATGCCTTGAGAGTAGCTGGCGCTCAGGTTAATAAAAATTGTGGACTTCATATTCATGCAGATATTCGTGATTATTCATTTAAAATGGCAACGCAACTTTTGGCTAATTGGCTGAGGATTGAGCCGATAGTTTATGAGGCAGTTCCTGAACATCGCAGAGAAAACATATATTGTGTGTCAATGCGTAAAAAAATTAAACTTGGCAAACTAGATTACTTATCAAGCACAGAATTACAAAGTAGATTGGGGACACACACAGCCGCCGAACATGATAGAAGGGTTTCGTTGAATTTCTGCAATTACGTTCAGGGTGGTGATATTAGGACTGTAGAATTGCGTTTGCCAGAGAGTACGCTTAACCATTATACGGTAAAGCACTGGATTCGTTTGTTTATTAACTTTGTTGCAATTTCTAAGCGGGCAGAGGTTAAGAATAATGAGAAAAAGAGACCGGACATTACGAAATATGGCTATGATTATGATGATACAGAATTATTAGCGGCATCTATGGAGCGATTTAAAAAGTATGCGCCTGAATACAAGGAGGTGGCAGACAAATTAGATGTGTCTCCGGCAAATTTGACTAAAACCCTTGAAATATTGGGGTTGCAAGGAAGTGATCAGTTTTATATACTAAGTAAACATCTTCGGGCTACGAAGATATGGTTTCTAAGAAGAATTTTGAAGTACTCAACTAATTTGTCATTAATTGACGAGGCAAAAAAGACTCTTGGAGATTTAATTTAATGATTTGAAAATTTATTATTATGAGAAGTATTGAAGAAAGAAACAAATTAGTTGTGGAGTACAAGCACCTTGCGGATAAAATTGCTAAAAAAAGAAAGTCTGGGTGTGTTAGAGGGATACAATTATCGGAATTAAAATCTGCTGCATATATGGGATTAATTGATGCAGCAACTAAGTTTGATGAAACCAAAGGCGTTTTCGCCATGTATGCTCGGTATAGAATACATGGCGAAATCAATGATTTTTTACGGAAGTATAGCGGAAGTAGAAAAAGACATAGAATAACATCTTGGTCGCTTGATGTCCCAACCTACAGCATTAATTTTCATCAGTCTTCACCCATAAGCGAGAATTTAATAGCAAAAGATGATGGAATTTCTAGAGTGGACAATGATGATTCATATAAGAAAATTATGAAGCATCTAACACCAATTCAACAGAAGATCATATACTCATATTATGTTTTGGGATTATCTATGAAGGAAATCGGGAGTAAAATTGGTGTTTGTGATTCACGTATTTCACAGATTGCATCTGAGGCTAGAGATATTATTAAAAATGTTTATGCTGATTCTCAGCATGATATTTTTGATGTATCTAGTCCAAGGTCAATTCACTTTTTTAGAACAAATCAATCTTTTTTTAAGGAGAGTAGCGTAAATGTATAACTTGCTTGCTTTCGCACTTTTGTTTGTTGCGGCAGATACTCATGTAGAAATTGGCGATCAGAAGGTTAAGCTTTATTCTAATGAGACGAATAATTTTGAAATCTTATCAAACCACGAAGGCAAATCTGAGTATTTGTCTCAGCACGTAGAGTTTATGAAAGAGTCTATATTTAAGCGATGGGGATTTGATGATATTAAATTCTCAAGAAAGTGTATGGTTATTTGTATTGACAATAAGGATCTATATAAGAAGTTTTTTAACCTTGACAAGTCAGTTTATCGCGCTTCGTTAATACATGATGGAAAAGATATTTCTGTTATTTGGACTTGCGTAGATGGCGATTGGAGAGACTCAGATTTATCAGAAAAATTGACGGAAGCATGTTTGCGTGAATATGAAATAGCGAATAAGATAAAGTTTCCTAAGTGGATGATTACTGGCATTTCTGTTTTGAATGGAAGCGAATCAGACATATATGAAACTCTTATGCAGGCAGAGGACATGTTGAAAGATGAGCATTGCACGGCGGATGAAATTCTTCAGCAAGATGTTAATTCTAAAAATATTGACAAATGGAATAGAGTGCAAAGCACAATGTTGTGTCTTTTTCTGAAAAAAGAATTTCCAGCGAAAGACATGGAGTCTTTTTGTGCGATGGGGCCACTACAAGTAGTGAAGGAATATTACGGTTTTTCTTCATACGAAGAGTTCAATCATCAGTTTGAGAAGTATGTATTTGATTTATCGCACGATATGAAGTCTGGCAAAACTCCAAAGAAATACTATCTTGACATTTACTCCCCTTTGTATTAAAATTGTAATCTGCGTAATCAATAACATCAGTCTCAAGGTGCTAAAACCATGAATCTGCAAGAAGAATATTTCAAAAGGCATTTGTTGAAATGTCCGGTTGTTAAGTATGTCAAAGAAGGATATTTGATTCTTCGTTCGGAAAAACGTGATGTTAAGCCGAAGTGGGCTATTCTTGGCATACAAGAACAGCCGCAGAACAACCATCCAAGCGATAGCTTGTTATTGGAATATACGCCTAATTACAATGGCTATAATAATCATAAGGGGGCGTATAATACGCAGCACACCCCTATGAATTTTGATAATTATCAGCCGACCATCAAGGCAAAAATTGATGCCTATCGGAAAAATCAATACTTGCCGGTATTTGGGTTAGCAGAGGCTCGGGTCGCTGCTGTAGAAATGTTTGTTTATATGTGGTGCTCTCATTTTATTGAGTCCCATAAAGATACTGTTTTGCCTACGTATTATGATGTGGTTAATCCGGCAACAGATATTGAGGATCGGGTTCACGCTGCTGATAAATTTGAGAAAACATTTTTGCAGATGGGCGATAGGACAGCACTAAACGAATCATGGAAGCAGGTTAAAAAATATGTTTCGCCAGACAACTATTGTAGTTGGATTAAGACTTGGTTTTAGTAACCACGGACTAACTGAAAGTGTTGATTCATGTGGTCAGGAACATGTGATTATGGTCCGAAGCTTTCGTGCGTCGTTTCTCTTACAAAAATTAGAGAACCGCTACCTAATGGCGTAGAATGTACGACTTTATCGGAAATTAAAAAGTCCAGTGAATCTTCATCATACTTTGTTTACGATGAAGATTCATCAGGATATATGGGTATTGATTGTCCGAATGATCAGTCTTTTATTATTATAAATGGCCGAAAGTGCCTTGAAATATTTTTGAAATCCACTTCTCATGTTCCGATAGATCGCTCTGATTGGTGGGATTCTTTGACCTGGTCGGAAGGTATTTTTATTAAGAATCAGGCGACGAGAGCCTACTTTAAAAGAGGCAATCAATCTTATTCAGAACAAAGATTTTTGATATTTTTTCAGGATAGTTTTTTGAGTGGCCACTTGCATATTATATCACCATTTGATGCCCCGATTCATTATGAAGGTCGTACTTATAAAAAGAATGACATTATTACATTTAATATAGCCCGAGACGAGCATGGCGCTAAAGGTTTGTTAAATAATGCCGTAGTGTTTATTAACGATAACCCCAAAAGAATTTTTATTCCGAGTAGTCATATGCAGAAGCTTCATCTGATTACTACGTTGGAGCATTCTGTGAATGACAAGTCTTTTTCATTTTTTAAATCAGAATCTCATTCTCATTTAACAAAGGCCGACGTACAGCTTAGACATTCACTTTACAAGTGCCTGAACGAATCCAGCGCTCCTGGGTCGGCAGTATTTGTGGACGGAAATTTGGATGATCGTCCAGGGTCAACTATACTTACCTTTCCGGTTGATGATGGAACAGGTTATTTAAAATGCTCTTATCATAAAGGCGCTTCACATACTTACGTATATACAGCCAGCTTAGATCGTTTGGTTCTAGAATTACGCGGCAAGTCCTTATCTCATTTTAAAATTACATCCGCAGATGGTATTATCACTACTTTATCAGACGGTGCTTTAAACTTAAACTTGCATAAAAGAAAAATGTGGGTTTATATTTCTTTTGAAGATGACCATATAATGGTAAGCGGTAGAAAACATTGCCGATGAAAACCGTAGCCTTACCAGGTAAAAAATGGCCGAGAGTGAACCGGCACATGAACCCAGTTAGAGTCAAAGATCCATCGGTAGGTGACGGCTACTCTATTGTTCTTCATCCGAGACAAGATTTTTATTTTAGTTTGTCAGAGATTAAAGGTATTGCTGAAGAAGATAGGGTAATTATTGATAGTGATTTTTTATATTTAGATAGAATAGAGCATTCCAAGGCCAAAGTTGTTAATGGCAAAGAGGAGGTTAGCGTACAGTATCATGTAAATCAAAAGTATGATTTGTCTTCTTGGGCGCTGCATTCGTCTTTATTTTTGGGAGAAATATGGGTTAATACCGCAGGCACTTATGTTCGCAGTCAGATATATTTGTTGTCGTCTAACGAGAAGAGTCGTCATATAACCACGGTGATCAACCCAAAAAACTCTATTGTCAAAGTGCCAATTAATAGTATTTTACACGTAGTATTGTTTGATTCTGCTATTGACAGTGCCGAATATTGCTATAATATTAATAAAGAGTCTGAGAACTTTGACTTGCAGGATGCCGGAAGAATTGTGATTTCACATTCAAATGGCAGCACGGAAGCTGGCCCTACTGTGTTGATCAATTATTTGACAAACAATTTACCTTTATTAAAAGGAAGAATGCTTTCTCTAGATGGTTCAGATAAGTCTGTACCTAAAAATGAGTGTCAGTATTTCTTTCAGGTAAAGCCGAAACATGGATTTAAAATTGACAAAATTTGCGATGATGTTTACCATGGCGGAACAATTGAGTTCACCGGTAATGAAAAACGTTGTCTTGATGGGCAAGACATCATGATTAAAGATTCCGGGTTTCTCCAACTGATGGTTCCGCTGAAATTCTCAAAAAGCAGCGTTGAGCAGAATAAGATATGCATCAAGGACTTTACTAAGAATGCTTTGACTACCAAATATTGGGATAGTGAAACTAGAGTTCTGGTAAATCCGAATAGTCGTGATTCTATTGAGATTTATGAGCCATATTTAGATTTTACTATTGAAATTTCTGATCCGAGCCTTTGGTTTCCTGAGGTTAAGGAAATTGGGTTAAAATGGACTGCTAGCTCTCAGTTAACGTCTATTCATTCCGTTGGATTTCCTAGTAGTTTTACCATATCTTCTTTGCCAGATAATTTTTGCGACCTTTCAGTTGACAACACAAATAAATATAAAATTAGTAGATTCCGAGTATATGTTAATACTCACGGCAAAGTGACATATCGGTCAATTTTCGGTAAAGTAATTTTAAGTTGTGAATTTAATGGGACTACTTTTCAACGTGAGATTGAAGTTTCTATAAATGCTTTTAAAAGAAGCTCTTATAAAAATAGGGCGCCTCGTACAAGCGGGTATTATAATTCAGATCAAACTGGTAGCAGCTCATATGGTAATCATGTTCATACCGATTATCTTGCTGATGTTAAGATTAATAAAATAAGCAAAGATGATAAGTTCTTAATTAAGAAGTTGTCCGATATTAGGGCAGAATATACCACTACGTCTGCGAAGACCGCTGTGTCTACTCCGGCTATTTATAATCATCCGGTTCCCATAGACGTAAAAAAAAACACGAAGAGCACTACCTGCTCCGCAACATCCTCAACTTCATCTGCCAGAACAGGTAATGTCATTCATGTGAATCCTGTTGCTGTCGTTACTCCGGTTAGGATGACGCGGGATGAGAAAATCCGTTTGGTGATGGATGATGCTGTAAGTGAAGGCCCTAGTATGTGGGTCTGCAATGTTGTACAGGATAAAACATTTATTCTTCAGACTAGCTTGATCGCATATAAGAGCGATTCTAGGTTTGTGCAAGAATTTGAGTTTAGTTTAAATCCAAGCTATCTACCTATTAGTAATGAATGGCCTATATTCCTTGGTGGAATTAAATTTAATAAGGGATTGAAGACTAAGTACGTTGCCGTTCATTTGATTAACAACAGTGCGATTGACGAAACGGTGTCATTTAATAAAAATGGGTTAGTGTCTAATTATCTAGATGTAGCCGATGGTGCAAATGCGGCTAAATTCCCTCAGATAGGCATTTGTAAAACCATAGAAAACAAGGACGTTATAGCATCTAATTTAAAACATGAGGCTGGCATATCTCTTGATTGGGATTCATCTTTGACTATTAATTTGCCTACCATAAAAGAAGATAGTTTGGATTTAAGTTTTGCAAATGGTAAATGGAACATTAGTCTTAAGCAGTATCCTATTCCCGATGAAGTTTGGGATAAATTAAAGGATGCATCTGGTGTTGACAGATTAAATCCATGGTGGCCAGAAGACTTACTTCCTTCGTCAGCCGTTCGTAGCTTTACATTAGCATCGCCTAAAAAGTACCAGCCGCTGTTTAATGAAATGACAGAGCTATACCATGATTATTATGGTGTTTTGAATCTTCCTATCGGTGAAATAATTTTTAGAAGCGATATAGTGCCACAAGAAAGAGTGGTGGGAGGAACATTAGTTAAAACAAGACAGAGATATGTTAAAAAGTTATATTTATATGCGGAATATTTTGCCGATCAGTTAGAAGTAAATATGCCTGAGTCTAGTGACTTAGAAGTGGTGGAGTTGAATAATTATACGGATATTTCTAATGTTACTCTGTGTAGTAATCAGGAATATCGTATGTCTTTTGATGATCAGATGAATTTACACCCTATAGTAATGCCGTATTGGCTTAATTTACTGGGTGTATATTTTACAGAAACCAAGAGGACTTTTGTGTTTAGAGTTAACACATCCTTAGCGCCTGCTACAGCAGACGATTGGTTAATTTTTATGTCTAGCACTGGTAAGATCGTCCGAATAAAAGCGTTCTTAGAAAATTAACAATGTCTAGAAGACGCAAAGCCCAAAAACTGAGTGAAGATACGGTATTTGAATTCATAGATTGCGGCTATAATATGCCGGCTAATATAGATCTTTATGATTTGAGTTATTTAGTTTGCTATAGGGGGGATATTAAGAAGTACTATGAATACAGCACGCTAGACGATGTGAATTGGCGGTCATGCATAAAAGATTTTGTCCTTGATTATGGTGAAGAAGATTGTATTTTGTGGCGCGGCGGGAAGTGGCTAAATGGAAAGTCTGATAATTACAGAAGTAAGATTGTAGGAAGCCATTATTACGGTGATGATAACGGTGGCCCAGAGACACTGCGTCATTTTAAATATAATTGTTGTGAGGACCATGATAGTCCAGTTGATTATCTTGAAGAATACATGGATGGTCGTTATTGCAGTAAGATTCCTATATCAGATATCCCTCATACCGTAAGCGTAATTGAGATAGAAAAAATTGCACATAGCAGCCTTGCTTCCTGTGCGTCGGTTGTTCTCATAGATAAGAACAAAAAACATATCCCTGCGCCCGATTGGGTGCCAGCTAAAATGGGTGCGCTTGATAAAGATAAAGAAGTCCACAAGATAAAATCGTCATATCATTTGATCCGTGTGGATAAGCTGAACGGAAGAAGGAATTTTCCGTTTATTCCAGATTTTTATCAATGCTTGATGTTTGCTGGAAAGAAAATGTTTGGTGATATTTTGCCATTAGGCGGATTTACTAGACTTGATGTTGCTACCAAATCGCTTAAATACTATAGAATATATGGCTTTGATCAAGTTAACACTATTCAGCAGATTAAAACAGCAGACGTTGAATGGGCGCGAATTCCCTGTAGAGGTGAGTTTAGTTTATTCTATAACTACGGTGTATGGTATAGTTTTCGGAATGAATGATAAATAGTGTGTGAGAATATCAGAACTTAATAACACTTGGCCGTTGCTGTCGTCCTTAGATCCAGACATAATACTGGATGACAATATAAAAATAAGCGACATATCTTCGTTTTTACGAGAAATTGAATATCAAAGTCTTGTAAAAATGCTCCATAGTGATGCTTGGCCAGCAGCGGTTGATCCGTCTTTTATATGTGACTCTAATTCCGAAGATGATAAATTTAGTAGAGCCGATGCTATTTTGGCCGAGGCATCTATCGAATTAAAAGATAAGGTATTCCTTGACTTCGGGTGCGGAGAGGCGCATATTTGTGAAAGAGCGCTAGACTGGGGAGTTAAGGCGTCTTATGGATATGATATTTCTTCTTCTGGATGGGATAAGCGGGCTAAAAATGATAATTTGTTTTTGACCGGTGATTTCCAAAGTATATCAAGTCGCAAGTATGATGTTATTTTTTTATATGATGTTATAGATCACTCTCTTTCGCCGTATAGTATGATGCAAAGCATTAAATCTATCTTAGCCGATTCTGGTAAGATTTACGTAGTATGTCATCCGTGGTGCTCTAAGCATGGCTCTCATTTGTATCAACAAATTAATAAGGCGTATATTCATCTTGTTTTTACTGACGATGAAATAGAAAAAATGGGATATAAGCTTACTTATACCAGAAAAATCATACATCCTCTTGGTGAATATTATAAAATGTTTGATATGGCTGGGTTGCGGAGAGTGAATGAAAAGATAGTGAAAGACCACGTAGAGCCATTTTTTCAAACCCCTATTATTGCCAATAGAATTAAGCAAAGGTGGTTATTATCCCCAGATGACGACTTAAGCTCTGGCCGCAGATTGCCGATATTTCAGATAGAGCAAAGGTTTTGCGAGTTTGTTTTAAGGCATTAAATGAAAATTGCCGTATTATTAAATTGTCATGATTATCCCAACCTTGTTTTGGATACACTAGAGTCTATTCGGACATGGGTTTCGGACGATGTTGCTATAATGATAGATGATGCTGGATGGAATAAGTTTTCCTTCATACACTGGGGTAATACAAAGGTTATTAGGGGTCTTTTTCATAATTTTCATAAATCTCCTTATCGTAGTGTTTCTTTTGGACTTCAGAAGATATACGAATTATTTCCAGATTATGATTGGTACATTTATGTTGAATATGATTGTCTTTTTACTTCTAGTAGTTTTTTAGATGATTTAAAAAATAAGACCGGCATATCTTGTCTGGCTTGTGATATTAGGCATCATAGTGGAGACTTGCCGGTATTAGATAAAATTATAGGTGAAAAAATAGAGAAATACTCTACGATGCTTGGGTGTTGTGTTTTTTATTCTGGAAAGTTTATTAAAAAGTTAATTGACACTAATTTTTTTAATAGATTTTTGGAAGCTACATCTACATTTGAGAAAGGTAAATTTCCAGATTATAGAGGATATGCTTTTGAGGAAACTCTTTACCCCACTCTTGTTAAGCATTTTGGCGGAAACGTATTTGAGATTGGTGCATGGCGGAAGGATGTTTGGTCTAACACAAGATACCTAATGAGGTTTCGTCCGAACATTGAAATAACAGACCTTGCGACCAATGCATCTGTTGTTCATCCGCTTAAGGTTATTTCTGATTGTTCAGTGAGAATTAAATACAAGAAGATGAGAGAGAAGTATTTGTCTTGGTCGGATAAGGTGATTGAAGGCGTTGAAATTAATCCTCCAGATAAGAAGCTACAGTACATTGTATGCGGAACTGGCAGGAGCGGAACTGCATATTTTACCGGCTTGCTTAATAGTGTTGGCGTTTCTTGTGGTCATGAAAGAATATTCATTAATAAAGGATGCACTTATAAAAATTATGGATATAACAGCGGATCATCAGAATGGGCTGGTATAAAGCAGATTAAAGATCCTACTATTCCATTAGATGCCGAAGCTAGTTATATGGCAGCGCCATATTTGCGTGATGAATTTCTCGGTGAAGCAAGAGTAGTGCATTTAGTGAGGCATCCGATAAATGTGATTAATTCTTTTGTGAATGGTATCGGGTACTTTAAGGATTTTGAGAGTGATTACGAAAAATACATTTTAAAATATCTGCCTGAATTACGGGATATTTCTGACCCATTGCTTCGTGCAGCATATTATTATGTGCATTGGAATCAGATGATAGAGTCCGTAAAAGAAGAAAAGCCGTATATTAGGTTTTGTGTAGAAAACAACGTAGTAAGCTTTATTAAGCTGATAGGGAAGAATAGTTTAAATTATTATAAGAATACCAAGTGTAATTCTGTTGTAGATATGTGCAGCTTATCTTGGTCGGATATTCCCGAAGGCCAGATTAAAAATGACTTGGTTAGCATGTATAAGAAATATTATAAAAAGAGTGACATTATTTGACGATATATGTGATATAAGGCGGCTGTTTTGACGTTTTAAAATTTACCTAGATAAAGTGAATATATATTGATGTCAGCTCAGGAGACTTAAAATGATTAATTGTAAACACGGTGATGCTTCACAAACACAGGTAAATTGGAAGATTTTCTACGCAAATTGCCCTAAAAACAACTTGTTTTGCAGCACTTTTTCGTTCGCTTATCTCCCTGCTATCAATGTATGCCAGCAGAGTCTATAAAAAAATAGGTTATTGAGTGGAATGAGCAGATGCAAAACACAGTTTCATTTGTTATTTACTTTCATTCTTCTCGGTTAGATAATTTGTGCCAATCTATCAGGTTCCTGGAAAATCGGGAACCTGATCTTTTAGGTAGTGAGCTTTTTTTGCTGTGCCACGATAATTGCGAGAAAATTGACACTAAATTTGCCGTAAATAGTGTTTACAATTTTGGCGATTTAACGTATAATAAGGCCAAGTTCTGTAATTATGGAGTACAAAATGCCTCCGGTAGCGTCATTGTATTACTAGACTCTGATCGCATTCTTCCTCATGGTTATTTCCATAAATGCGTGAACGGGCTTCGTCCTAAGCAGTTTATAACAACTAAGTATTTGTATGATTTGGCCAAGCCTTATTCTGATTATGAAATTGAATCTAATCATATTGACAAAGTGCAGGATTATCGCTCTATTGCAAACGTAGGTAGAAGTAAAAATTTGTTTTCTGGGAATACAGTTTTTTATAAGAACGATTACCTGGCGACCGATGGAATGGATGAAACCTTTTCTGGGTATGGATTTACAGATAATTATCAAACTCATAATATAATAAGCAAGGGATATGAGCAAGTATATTTGGACGACGACGAACTTCATTTATATCATCATAAGAATGTTTATTGGAAAGGGCAGAAAGTTGACAATTTTAAAATTATGACCGCTATTAATGCTGTCAAATATTTTAAGAAATGTAAGCTGCCGATTGACAGAGAAAGTAGTATTTTGCTGCATGAAGTAAGAAATAGCTTGCATTTATTCCCGCAAGACCTGGTAGATATTTTTAGAGAACTAGACACAAGGAAATTTCTATGACGGAAACAATGAAGCCTTTGGTTCGTTGGACTATAGGACAGGTTCACGCGCTTGGTTTTAGGACACTTAAAGAAGCGGTTAATTCATTTACTAATATTTATACTGATACCTTTGACTATGTAATTGCTCATAATAGCTTAGATGAATCTCAGGTAAATGAGATAGCATCTTTGGGGGTGCCACTTCATAATGTTTCTTATAATAATGAGATTAAATACCCTCCTTCTGACAGTAAGTGGAAGTTATATCCACCACGAATGCGAATGGATACACATGAGATAATTTTAGATAATGATATTTTATGGTTTAAGAAATTACCCGAAATTGATGAGTTTCTTGCCGACAGTAAGTTTTTAGTTTGTGATGGTAGAAAAAGAAATCTTGGCAAATTTGATCAGTATGTCCCGAAAGGGATGAGATTAAACTCAGGCATTGTAGGATACCCGCCTGGATTTGATTTGCAACAGGCTATTAGTGATGTTTTGAGTAGAGAGTCAGGTAATTTTTGGCGGCATTGGAATGACGATCAAGGAGTTTTGGCTACCATTATTTTAAATACTAATAATTATATACAAATATCACAAGCTTCGGTTTCTATTTCGTACCCCGAATACAACCCATCTCAGTTTGCCACTCATTTTTGTGGGATTAATAAGGGTCATGATAAAGCTTATAATCAGTATACGAATTATGGTTGTTTGATGTTATGATAGAGCCGTGCTATACTCCTAAAGATCCTGGGCTGGGAGATTTTATTAGTACAATTCAGTATTGTCAGTCCACAGACAAACGCTTTATGACTCATTGGCTTCCAGAATATAGGTGCACCATTTCTATGATATTGTCGTTGTTTGAGAATGACATTACCTTAGTGGAGAGTTGTGATAAGCCTATCTCCGTTCGCTCTCATTGGTGGCACACAGATTATTTGCCATATGTCAAGTCAAATTTACTTGATAACTTTAAGAAAAAGGATTATATCACAGTATCGTTAATTAGCACAGGTGAGACTATATTTGAGCATAATCTTTCTAGAAGATTGCATAAAAGTGTTTTGCGTGATATTTTTCAAATGTTGTCTGGTGAAAAACTGATTAATCTTTCGTCTTATGAAATAAGTCAGGTTGATAATTTACACAATAAATGTAGCGATAGTATTTGTGAAAAGTTTAAATGGTTGGCATCCGCCAAATTGAATATAAGCACTGATACCGGAACCGCTCATCTAGCGGCTATGACTGATACACCAACTATAGTTATTGGGCCACCGGTTACTTGGAACCGTTATAACGGTAATGATAATATTCATTTCGTGACAAAGCTTGAAGATTTGAAAAAGGTATACTACTCACTCATTAACAAAGTTAATCGTGAAGTTCGTTAGTTGTTCTAATATTTTTTGTTGATTATTAGCGCTTATTGGTTGATGTGATATAATTGTAATATTTCGGTCGTCACATCTCACTTGTCTAATGCCATGTATTTTTAGTGCTTGTATTCTATTTTTGATTTCTGTACTTGTTATTCCGTGAACTGACCAATCCCTGCATCTTGATAGTTCAAAGTTTCTATACCATCTTCCGCAAGCGCATAATTGATAATTATCGTCCAGACTACAGTAATCTCCATTCCAGTAGTCTATAAACGGTGATGCTAGGTTGAAGTAATCAGTAGATATTAGTTTTTCATCTTTTGAGGAAACGTAAGATAAATTCTCTAACAAATGGCGCGTGTAAAAAGGACAAGTCATAAATGCCGCGCCGCCATCCCAGCATCTCATGTGGTCGCACCAGTAATTGATATTTCCGTTAGATAAAAGAAAGTTGGCATCTTCTGAATTTAACTTTTCGTTTGTGCTGGATAAAAGTGTGCATATTTTATTTTTTAGATTGTGTTTCTTAATATACCTGGCTAGAACATTTACTACAGATCCGTCCGTTAGCACGACATCAATTTTATTGTCATCAAGATATTTTGTGATGATATCCATATCATCTACTAGGTTATTTGACCATTCTAGGTAATGAGTATATGTTCCTGTTGTTCCATGAGAGTTTAGGGATGGAGCGTTGTTTTTATTTTTTATGTTTTGTTTTTTGCCTGTTTGTGTTTTTAGTAAGAACAGGATGTTTTGGCAATTAACCTTGAATTCGTCTATTATTTTTTGATAGCGGCAATTAAACTCTACGAATTGATAAAATTGTGAGTCAATCAAGTAGTTGAATGATTGGCCGGATGTTGTTCCAGATGTCTTGGCCGGAAAGTGCGGCCTGCTCTTATTAAGCCAATCGTTCTTTATAGATAAGTCGTCTTTTGTGTGGATTTTACCGGTGTAGCCAAAATGCCTACTTATACTTTGTTGGAGATGGCTGGTCGTTTTTTGTATTTGCTCTGGTGAAGTATAAAGTAGAGTATCGCATATTTTTGTGTAGTCATTAATTAACTCTGATATATTTTTATTTTGTTTTAACATCTTAGGAACAGATACATCCGACGCTACCCTCTTGGCCCACGTTATTATTAGTGCAGTTGTCTAATACGCTGATATTTTGTTGCCCGCAACTTTTACCTACTTGTATACATGTGCCCGAGCAACTACCTGAAATTTGTTGCCAATTAGTGCTACCGTCCACTTGGCTTAAGGTACATTTATAAAGAACAGACCCGCCGCAATTTCCTTTAGCCTGCGCAATAACAAAATCAAATTCGCTCATCGTATTTTTCCTATTTTTCTAATAATGGTTTTTCGCTTGTTCCCGCAGTTGCATTTTTCTGGCAGTTGATCTTTTATGTATTGCAGTAAGTCATTTGCTCTTTGCACTTCATCTGGTGGTTCATTTCTTTTGATGATTTGACCAGCCGCCACTTGGAGTACTCTTGCTACTATTGTATTTATTTTTTTTTCGTTAGGAATTTCATTTGTCTCATAGCATGCTTGGCATACAGTGTCGTTTATGACGCAAAGGGAGTTATCAGAGCTTTTGATAATTGAAGCCGCCAGATTACAGACAATATCGCCATTTTGGCCTTGACTTCTATATGGACATGTTGTAAAATCGCTCATACAGTGTAAATTATGGTGATTTTCACAAAATTTCCATTTTTTACTTCCTTTTGTCGCATTTTGGCCTATTGTTCTTCACAGGAAACGAACGAAATATGCAAGCAATTTTTTGTCCTAACTGTCAAACGCACCGTAAAGATGTTACCGGATATAAAATTAATCTTGATGTTGGGGTTGTTTGTTCTGGTTGTGGCAAAGTTATTTTTCCGACTGATCCGAAGCATCAGCCGACTCTTCCGAAAAAAGAAGTTGCTACAGTGCCTACTCCTAAGTATCCGTTGCAGGGGACGCATGGCGCAGTTGGAGGAGTTGGGATTACTGGTATTCATCCAGGCAGTCATTCAGGCAGTCATTCTAGCCACATGAATTCTGGACAGGCTACGGGTGGATTTGGTTATTCTGCTTATGATTTAGACCATTAATGAATCGTTCAGATTGAAATTTCTGGCCCATGGAAAGGAACAAAGATGGAAAGCAGCGTTAAACATCTGAAGTTGTCGGTTGGCGAAATCAAGATTATTAATAGAGGTAGTTTGCAGAATGCGAGAACTGTTTTTAATAGCGAAAGGATGAAGTCGTTAAGAACTAGTATTTGCGCACAAGGGTTGCTTTATCCTCTCATCGTTAGAAAATTAAACAACGAATACCTGCTTCTTGGTGGGGAACGTCGCTTACGATCTATTTATAAGCTTCTAGAAGATGGAGAGTCGTGTTATTCTCAGCAGCATCAGAAGAAGTTGCCCGCGAAAGAGGTTTTTGCGAACGTAGACGTTAAGTGTTTTGAGTGCGATGATATGACCGCACTTGGAATTGCTTACTCCGATAATTTGGAGAGAGTAGACTTAACAGAGATAGAACGTATTGAAGCTTGTATGCGATTGGATAATGAGACAAATGAAAAAGGCGAAAAGGCATTTACTCGGGACCAGATCGCTGGAATATTTGACACATCGCCCAGTTGGGTTTCTCAAACAATCAGCATCGGTAATTTACCGAGGTATGCATTGGAGGCTCTTAATTCTGGAATAATTAACCGTAGTTCTGCCTTGCAGTTGTTGAAGACAAATTCTTCTAAGATTAAATCAGTAATAGACTTTGCTCGAAATTTGGTGGAGAAGGATTATGCCAACAGGCTTCAAAGCGCCATAGATCAAGTGGAGACTCTGAAGGAAAAGGTTGAGCAGGCTCAAACTGATGTTGAAGTAGCAGAGGTGATGGTTAAACGTGCTCCGCTTTCCCGAAAAGCAGAGGCAAGCGGTATCCTCAAGAAGTCTACGGAGGTTCTGAAAAGCACATCGTCAGACTTAAGCACTGCCAAAGAGAGAATGGCGGCGTTAAATAAGGCCAGTGGCAACAAGACGATTACGGCAGATGTAATCGGTGAAGTAAATGAAACACTTGGCGCAAGAACTGGAAAGGGTCGTCCTCTTTCCACCAAGCAGATCAGAGATATTCGTTCTGACCTTGAAACGAAAATTAAGGGTGTGAAACAAAAGACTTTGAAGCGCGACTATTTTGTTATGCTTAGCCTTCTTCAGCTTGTTCTGAGAGAATCTGACTTAGAAGACCATGAAGCGATTCCGTCAGTTGCCGACAAAAAATTCCGATAATAATCCAAGGAAAGGGAAAAGCCATGTTGGTTTTGACGAGGAAAGCCGGAGAAGAGATCAAGTTGTCTACAGGCGCTAATATTGCGGACGTTACGTTGATTTGTTTTTCCGCTAGGAATGGCCAAGCTCATTTGGGTATTAGCGCTCACCCTCAAGTTATCTTCCCTGATTTCGAAATATCAGAAGGTGGATGGCATGAATTTACGCTGAATCCTAAAGATAGCGTACAGCTAAAGCTTGATGATGGTGGTGCTGATATAGATGTTGGCATTACATGTGTCAGAGTTTCTCGGGATTCAACGCGAATTGGGATTGATGCTCCGACAAGCGTCAAAATCATGCGAAAAGAAGTTTTGCAAAAATTATCGCTCCTTAAGAGTGACGGTACTTTACCTGCTTAATTACTTAATCATAAAAGCCAGTTTCGCTTACCCATTGTAAGCCAGAGCTTTCTTTTCCTAAGTCGTAGACACTTTGTCAGCTTCCGTGGAACTCACGGTACTTTGTTTATTATATTTGTGTGCGTGTTTTTCAGGATAGACTTCTAGGTTTTTTGCTGCGGCTGAATCTCTTAGGTTCAGGGTATTACAGTTGGCACAATTCCATTCTCTTTGATCAAGTGTTAAGTCCTTATAAATATCGTTGCAACACGGACAAGTTTTACTAGATGGAAAAAATCTATCGGCCAGTATAATTTCACAATTATACCATCTTCCTTTATACTCAAGCTGTCTGCGAAATTCATAGAAGCCTAAATCTGAGATTGCTCTTGACAACTTATGATTTTTCATCATTCCCGAAACGTTTAAATCTTCAATTACTATTCTTGACTTGGTTTTCGTTAAGTGTGTAGTAATTTTATGCAATGTATCCTTGCGAATACATGTTACGCGATAATGGCATTTTGCCAGTTTTTTTCTTGCTTTTTCTCTGTTTTTGACTCCTTTACATCTAGCGTGTTTTCGTTGTAGTTTTTTGAGTTTTTTAGTGTGCTTTTTAAGTGGCTTAGGACTCTGAAATTCTTGTCCGTCACTAATTACAGCAAGTGTTTTAATTCCTAGATCAACGCCTACTTGCGAGTATTTGTCTTTGGCACCTTGAAAATTTGGCTCTGGTTCATTTATTAGCATTGATATGAACCATCGTCCCGCATGTTCAGTTATTGTTGCATTGACGACTTTAGAGTTAGCTGGAATGTAACCATGTTCCTTGAGTCGTATTTTACCTATCCTTGGTAGCTTAACGTGTTTTGGGCCGTAGAACACATCGCTCACGGTAAAGTTATTTAAGGCTTTGCCTTTTTGTTTAAACTTAGGGAAGCCTTTTTTGCCCTTTTTATTTTGCTTGCAATTTCGGAAAAAATTTTTGAATGCCGAATTAAGATTTTGCAAGGCATAAATCGGTACCCAAGAAGAAATTTCTTTTAACCAAATATATTCTTTTGTTTTTTTGAGTTGAGTTAGTTGATTACTTAATTCAAATGTCGTTATTTTTGTTTTATCTTTGCTGTAAGCGGATGAAATCTTAAATAATCCCCAGTTAAATATGAATCTAGCTGTACCGGCACATTGATAGAATCGTGTCTTTTGCTTGTTGTTTGGGGCTAGCTCTATCTTGTATGATTTGTACACAAGATAATATAGCGTGCGATATTTTGCTATTTTTTCATTATTTTAGAAGATTTTACTTCCCTTTTATAATTTTTGTCGTATAGTTAAGACAGAGACGCAGCAAGTAGGATAGAGAAAAAGAAAAAGCATGTCCCAGCTTTTTTACTTACTCTATGCCTTTCCTAAGAGTGGACAGGGACTTAACAGGAAACACAGAACCATGGCTAAGAAGACCGCGAAGAAGTCCGTCAAGAAGGTTGTCAAAACCCCCGCCAAGAAGGTCAGCAAGCCTGCCAAGAGTCCCAAGGGCCTCTTGTCGTTGAGTCAGCTTGTCGCTGAATCGGCTTCGCTCACGAAGCGACAGCAGTTGCTTGAGACTGCCATTGCGGCTGTTGAAGCACTGAACGGCGCGACCACCAAGGTGGCTCGCACAAGTAAGAAGACCGCGACTGGTCGCGCCGGAAGCCGTCCTGAACGCAACGGCAAGCCGACCCTTGAAGTTGTCTTCAAGAAGGTGCTCGCCAAGAATCCGAAGGGCCTGACCCTTGAGGATGCTTGTGATAAGGTCGCGGCTGCTGGCTACAAGTCGAAGTCTGACAGTTTTGCCCCCGTTCTCGGCCAGCTCATTCACAAGCTGCGCACGAACAAGGAAATCGTCTCGGTTCCGAGCGGTGAAGGTCGCAAGAAGCTCTACAAAGCGGCCTAGTCAACCCGAAGTTTTCCAGAAAAAGCGGCAGGAAATCCTGCCGCTTTTTCTATTGATTATTATCTGTTTTGTGGTATAATGTCATTTGAAAATCAATTTGACAGGGAAATAAAATGAATAAACCCGTTATTGTGGTCGGTGCTGGTGGTGAAATGGGTCGGGCCATTGTTTATGGCTTGTCTAAATTGAATCACCCTATTTATATGGTAGAACCTAATAGTAGCTCTTTGCTAGACGCCATTGCATTCTTTGATTGCAACCAAATTGGTATTGATGGGGTTGCTGAAGATTTAGAAGATTTATCTGAGGTCAAAGATGCTACGGTAATATCGGCTGCGCCATATTGGGCTAATCAGGATATTGCTAAAAATTGTATTGAATTAAAACGTAGCTATACAGATTTAGGCGGCAATCCAGTGGTAGACCAGGAGATTGAGGGTTATTTTAATGAAGGTGGATTTTATAACAGCGAGCAATCTTGCTTTGTTTCATTGGGATTGGCACCTGGATTAGTTGGTTTAATATTAGAAAATGGTATACAAACTGTATCAGACTTAAGTAATGCGGTAATAAAGTTAAGAGTAGGCGGATTGCCGATTAATCCGAACAATTTATTGCAGTATAATCAAGTCTTTAGTTTGGATGGTCTTTATAATGAATATGTCGGTCAATGCGATGCGATTAAAGATTCAAAAATTACCAAGGTTACAGCGTTAGAGGATATAGAACAAATAGAATTTTTATGTGACGTAAGCACTAAAAATTTTTGTACCGTAGAATATCTTGAGGCATTTAATACTAAAGGTGGAGTCGGTGGCTTGTTGCCATCTCTAATGACTCGCGGGGTTAAAGAGTGTGATTATAAAACAATAAGATATGGTGGCCATTGTAAGCTGATTAAATTTTTGTTGGGCGATTGTAAAATGGATGAAGATACGTTTCGTAGAGCGGTTAAAAACGCATGCCCGAAGACGAGAAAAGATAAAGTTTTAATTAGCGCAAGTATCGTGAATAAAAATGGACATTGGGTTCGTCGTGTTTGCGTTGAGCACGATGACATTTTTACTGCTATGCAGAAAACAACTGGCTTTACGGCAGCATCAGTCACAAGCCTGATAGCCAATAAGAGTCTCTCAAGTAAGAAAGCTGTTTTGGGATGTGGTGATATTCCCATGAAGCTATTTTTTGATAATTTAGATAAAATTGGAGGAATGAACACTAAATTGATGCAATGATACGAAATTATGTTTTGTTTATCTTTCTCAGTTGTATTGATTTATATCTAACTAAACTACTAGTGGTTGATTGCCCTAACAATTTTTACGAATTGAACGTATTTGCTGAGTTTTTTCTGGTAAAATTTGGGTTTTTGGGGTTGTGTTTCTTCAAGTTTTTGCTTACAATGTTTGTAGTCGGCATTAGCGTTTATGTGCTTTATTCAAAGCACAGGCCAAGTTGGATTATTTCTTTTGGCCGCGCTTGGCTTATTCCAACAGCCAACGTTTTGTTGTCGGCAGTTTGTTTGTATGAATTATTTCTTTATTCTTTTTATTTTTAGAAGATTATCAAATGGCGAAAAGCACACGAAGACGAAAAATGCCCAGCAAAAAATGTTCATTCTGTGGAGTTGGTAATGCGACAAAGCAGTTAGTACATGGGCAAGATGAAAGCACCCATATTTGTTTGGATTGCGTATCAGATTGCACAAGGATATTTAAAGAAAACTCAATAGTAAATCTAAATCAGGAAACGATGGAAAGTATTCCATCACCATTAGAGATTATTAAAAGACTAGACGATTATATCATCGGCCAGAGTCATGCTAAAAAAGTTTTATCGGTTGCTGTTAGTAATCACTATAAAAGAATTTTCTCTACATCTACAGATGTAGAGATTGAAAAATCAAATGTTTTAATGATCGGACCCAGCGGCGTCGGTAAGACAGCCTTAGTTAAGAACTTAGCAAAAATATTGTCGGTGCCGTTGGCGATTGGCGATGCTACTACGCTGACGCAAGCAGGGTATGTCGGAGAGGACGTTGAAAATTTAATTCTTAAATTGTTGCATAATTGCAGCTTTAATGTAGAAGTGGCACAAAGAGGAATTATCTTTATTGATGAAATAGATAAAATTAGTAAAACTAGTAGTAATGTTTCAATTACGAGGGATGTTTCTGGAGAAGGAGTTCAACAGTCTTTACTAAAGATGCTGGAAGGCACTATTGCTAATGTGCCTCCGGCAGGTGGCAGAAAGCATCCTGAGCAAGCATATATTCCAGTTGATACTACAAATATTCTTTTTATCTGTGGCGGCGCTTTTACTCACCTTGATAAGATTGTTGCTAAAAGAACTAATAGAAAACGAATCGGTTTTGGTAGCGATGGATTTAATGAACATATATTAGCCGACGTTATTAATGAAGACTTAATTGAATATGGTCTTATTCCAGAGTTTGTCGGTAGACTTCCAGTGAAAACGGTTTTATCCAGCTTAGACGTTTCTGCTCTTGTGAGTATTTTGCGAGATACCAAGAATTCTCTTTGCAAGCAGTATGACGCGATATTTAAGCTATCTGGTGCCAGCTTAGACTTTACAGAAGAATCGCTTATAGCTATCGCCGAAAAAGCGCATGCAGAAAAAACTGGAGCAAGAGCGCTAAAAACTATTATTGAAAACTTATTGTTGGATACAATGGTTGACATTTTGCCGATGGATTATGTAGTTACCAAGGAATCTGTTTGCGGTAGTGCAAAATTGCACTGTATGCCTAAAAAAGTTGCTTGAGAATTTGAGGCTGTGATTTCTATGAGCCAGCGCGACATTGAAAAACTCATTAGAGATAGAAAATTACATGGTTTAAAATATCCTACTGAAAGACATAAATCGGAAAAGCCAGAGAATTTAAATCAATTATTTTTAGAAGACATTAAAAAAATTCCTTTAGGCGTTGATTTGACGGTGATGGTATCCGGGACATGCAGCCTTGGCTCATATCATCCATTAAAGTCTGGCCTTAATAAGAAAACAGGACAAATATTTGCATTTACTGGCATTGAGGAAGGATCTGGAGTGTGGTATTTTAAGAATCCAAAAGCGCCTTATGGACGAGAGCTATACGCATACGGATGTATTATCGGACCATCTAATAAGTGGCAAAAAGATATATGGCTTGTTTTTACAGATGAAAATTTGAGAGAATGGTACGAAAAAAACCGAAGAGACTAATAAGGAGAATAAAATGAGCAGCAGCCAATCAATAAAAGGGGCTAGTGTTTTACTAGGCAGAAGACTTGTAGAGATTCCTTTAGAGGAAAACGATATTACGCGAGAAGGAATTAAAACCGTAATTAAAGAAGCTACTAAAGTGCGGGTGCTTAAGCCAGGATCAGTTTATACATGTGACTTTGTGTCAAGTAGATTAAATGTTGGTCTTGACGAAGACAATATAATTACCACTCTTACCTTTGGATAAAAACTATGAAAAAAGAATTAACTTCTATTGTTCCGTCCGGCCCGAGAGTATTGGTGCTTAAAGAGGCCGATTCAGGTATGACAAAAGGTGGAATTGCATTACCCGATACCGCTAAAATTCCTACTAGAAATTGTAGAATTCTTGCTGTTTCGCCTCAGGTAGAACATGATTTTGATTACGTAAACATTAGAAAGTATTCAAAGGCTATTTGTAGTTTAGCTAGATCTATGCCTGCATCGTATGAAGACGGCGAGAATCGGTTCCTTATTCCAGTTGAAGACGTGATTGCTGTTTACGAATCATCCGACGACGACAATGAAGAAAAGGGAGCGTTGGTTGTCGCCTAAACTCAAAGGTCTTTGGAAGTTGTATGATCGCTTTCTGGCTGCGCCTGTAAGCCAGAGATACGCCTTCCCATTTCCTATGGCAGTGTTTGGGACTTTAAGGAATCTCCCGAGACGGCATGTTAATTCTTATCTAATGGGAGTTCACAAAGATTGCCCGTCTAGAGGACATGAGCATCATTGTTATTATGGTCACAGCAAGGCATTTATCCCACACGTTGTTCCTCGTGGACTTGGATTGACTTTTGACAAAAATTCATCTGGCGCGCTAGAAGTTTTTTTCTATAACCAGGCGAATTGGGATTTGATGATTGACCGCGTAGATCGCCTTGAGGGTTTTTGTATAGAATATCCTTGGGAATATGGTTATGTACGAACGCTCGTAGCGGTCAATCTTTTGCCCAAAAATTTCCAATCAATTTTTTATGAGCAAAATCGGTTAGATGGTGAAAGAAATTTAGATATTGACCCAGATACGTTTTTGGAGTATCCTATTATTCCAGCTTGGATATATTCCAACTATGAAACAAATGTCGGCTTAAAACAAATTCAAAAAACTATTTTATGGGATCGTTCATGAAAATTGGACTTTTAGCGAACATCAATTTGCACGTTGCTTCTTCTGAAAATTTAGAGGCATTTTTGGACCATTTGTCTACTGAGACAAAGAAACTAGATGTTTTATGTATTGCCGGTAATATTGCGGCACATGATTCTGTTGAGTATTATCTGCGTGTCATACACGGCGTTTCAGCTTGCCATATTTATTTTATACTCGGGGCTAATGATTTTGCTTTTTACACGCTTAACCATATGCGTCAAAGTATAATCAAGGTTTGTGCTAAATACCCGAAGTTGCATTATGTTTCTAATTCTGGGGCCATATTTAATAATGGCGAAAAACTGATGATACTGGGATGTGAAATTTTCCCCCATAATATTCCTGCTGGTAATTATACTCACAATAATATTGATGATTTATCCTTAGCCATGCTTCGTGATAATCCCCCGGTTTACGCAAAGAATGCATATTACAATACAGTTGTCAGTGTTAAGGAGTATTTTGATAATTATTACACATCTGATTGCAAGGTTGTATCTTTGTCATCTTACCCTCCATGTAGCAAGATAGCGTTAGATGAAAACAAGGCTCTCTTCTCAAAAGAACTAGATGACGTTTTAAGAGAAGTATCTAAAGGTAGAACCGAAGTGCTCAGTTTATGCGCCGGTCGTGAAGATGCTTATATTAATAAAGTTATTCAGGTTAAAACTAACGTTGGTCGTACTGTTCGTATCCTTGATGTCTAAGGGATAATCATGAGATTACTTGGAAGTTGCGAATTAAAATCTGATAATTGTTCCGGCAAAGTTACGATGCATTTCGTAAAGCCTGGACGGGTGTTTTTAACAACGCGAAAGTTAACTGTAGTTGCTGCCAAGAAACCTTTGTCTACAGACACCGCAGTTTACTTAGTTTTGAATCAAAAGGGCGACAAGTGGGAGCCTATCTATACGAAGTTTGATAGAATTGATGCTAAAAGAAGCAACTACCAAAATATTATAGATGAATGTTGCGAGTTTGCAAAAACTACGTTGGAAAATGAAGAAATTAAAAAGACATATGATAGTTTGTCGGCGAAGTATATTATTCCAATGGTTCGCCCAATGCGGGCATGTTGCTTTTCTATCTACGAGCCGCAAGGTCAGCACTTAGGGGTGTTTGATAACGAGAAAAACAGTACGGTTAAGTGGTTTCATTGTAGAGAAGAGTTTGCTAAGTCATTCCATGCAAAAACGGAAAAGATGTTCTTTTGTACGGTAAGTATTAGCAAAGGAACTGCTAAGAATTATAATGATTACCGTCTTAGATCTCGTCGGGTTGCTAGGTTCATCCATAGACTTGAAGTAAAGCTTGGATTAAAAGAGTTCACCAAGTTTTACGAAACCAATCAGTACAATATTATTGAAATTGATCCATCTGGTTTTTGGAGGGCCGATACCCTGAAGAGATCTTTGTTTACCATATTGGTAAGAGCTGGTCTTTTGTATGATCAGAAGAAAGATAATTATAAAGACGCATTGAGGTCATATACTTATTCCGCTCAGACAAACAAGTATATTACCAGATTTTTAGATGGATATACAAAGTTTGTTGGCAAGGAAGAAACCGGTTGGGTGAACACATTCGTATACTGTGACAAAAGTGCCGAGAAGGTGTTGGTGAAGCCGTGAAACCCGTATTTATAATAACCACTAATAAAGAGAGCGATGATGTTGGGTACTTATCCAATGATTTGTCGTTTTGGAATATTCCTCATCAAATTTTTCGCATACCCAACATTGGTCCGGCGTTAGACACTGTTTTAGCAAGGGCAGAAAGTATTTTTTCTCCTTGTATTCTTGCGTCTTGCGCTGTAGATAATGATTTGCCTGACATTATTTGTCAGAAAACTTGTCTTCCTGTTATTGCATTAAATAATGAGTATGGCAATAAACGTGTTGTTCTTTGCCCATCAGTGCATCGTACGGATGCCGCTAAGTTTATTGTTAGAATGTCGCATCCTTATAATTTTTCTGTTAAGAAGCGGCTTATGCATGACGGAGATACTTCTTCAGAATCAGTTGAAAAAAAAGATACAGGCGGAGGAGTAGGCTATGGTTATTATCGTAAGGAAGTGGCGACAGGGGTTGATTTTCCCATTTGTGCTTTTGCTCCGTTTACTTTGAATAATGGCGAAATTTTTGCTTATAGTAATGAGAATAAGATTAATTTTGTAAAAATTTATCCAGACCGAGTTCAGAAAATGGAAGAGCACTCCATTGATGTGGCAAACTTACCATCGTATTTTTCCTTTTTAGATTATTCGTTAATGGGGGTATATGACTTAGGATATAATGTTAGCTGCTTTAGTCTTGCTAATCGCATGCAGTATGGTTGTCATAGAATAGATGATTATACATCTGCTTATTTATTGGGCGATGTATCTCAGTCTTATATTTTATTGCATAAGCCTAAACCGAACACAGGCGAGAGTATTATAGAAATGAAGTCGTTTAATGTAGAAGATTTTAAAGGACATGGATGGGCAAGTACCATCAAAGATAGTAATATTTTCCGATCTATTGGGCCAGCCGTTAAGACCCTAATTCCGTCATGGAAGAATAGATTGGTGGCTTTGATTTCTCCAGATAACGATATATCAATTTTAGATATTGACAAGGGGGAGGAGATTGCATCAACACTGACGAAAAATAAATCTGTACGAAGAATGTTAGGAGTTGCCTTTGGTAAAGATGTTTTAGGAGTTTTAATTGATGATAAAGGCAAATATCGTATTGAAATTTTAAATCCTAGAAATTTGGATACGATTTATGTGTATAATTTTAATATACCGGTTAAATGCTTTGATCTTAATCCAGTAGACAAAGAGATAATTGTTGCAAATCAAGATGGAACATTGGGTAGTGCCAGTTGGTCAAATGGTGGCTACGAATCGATTGATGACGACTTAGGTTTAGTTTCTAAAATTGCATATGCTCCATCCGGCAATTGTTTTGCTGTAGTTCAGAACGACACTGATGTTAGCCTGTATATAAATAAACATTGGCATGACTATGCTTAATTTTTGCTTAGTTGTTGTGGCTGTATTACATGTAATTTCAATTTTTATTACTCATGATATGTATCAAGAGTGTAAAGACAAACATCTTGGATTTTTTAAGACTTCTGGCACAGTACTTCTTTTTCTTTTGTTTCCTGTTATTTATATCCCTGGAGGAATTGTTTTCATACTAGGCGTTTTCATTCACGCGCAATTTTTGAAGGCGTGTAGTGCGATATCTCACAACAGACGCAAAAAAAAGTTGATGAAAAGAGTCACGCTCACTAGAATTTAAGGAAAAAATCATGGCCAAAGAAATTAAGTCATATCCGTTTCCAAGTGTATTTGGGAGTCATAAGTCTATGGTGAATGAAGCAAAAACTGCTGAATTGACCGACGACACCAAGGTGGTTTTGACTGATGAATATGGCGATTATTTGACTGAAAAATATAAGCTGGATCGCGGCGAAGCTGATCCTAACCGATACCCTACGTCTAGGTTGACCAAACTTTTTGACAAAAAATCTAAGGACGACGATAAGTGATGGTCTTGACACCCGAAGACATTCCTGCTATCGTACATGCGTTGGATTACAGCTACTTTAACTGTCATATAGACAGAGAAGAGCACCGGCGACTTGTGGCTGTGGTCAAGAATTTGGCAACTGAAACTCTTTCAGAGGAAGAACAATGAACTGGCGAATGTTGATACATGTGGCATGGGCGACTTTGTTGGTTGCTATGCTTACGGTCATTCTCAAGAAGGCTGTTATTGAAGTTTTGATTCCCATGTTTGCCATTGGCGTTGTTGGGTATCTTCTGTATGCCCTTCTTTTATGCTTTCAGAAGAAGGAACCAGAAAAGGTTGAGGATGACAAGTAATGGAGTTTTTAAAAAATAAGTATTTTGTTGCGATGATTGGTTCTACTAAGAGCATTCATCGCTTGGCGAATGAAGGCAAAGATAATACACCTGAATTTCAGGCCGAACAGGATAGGTCAGATGATTATTATGAGCATGTAAATACAAGAGAAGCTAGTTTTTTACAGTGGTTTTCTGAGGACTTGTATAATCTACAGGATGTCAAGGCTACTCCCTATCCGCTTACTGGTCATATTCTTACTGTTAAGGAAGAATTACAAGCCGCATGGTTGGGACTTGATTGGATTAAAGTATTAGAGAAGTTAAGAGAGGTTGCGGTACACGTTCCGTTCGCCAAGCTAATGTTTGCTAAAGGACTAGCTTGGTCAAATATGGGCGATTATGAGACGGCAGAATTATTTTTTAACAAAGCATCAGAGCTAGGGCTTAAGACAGCAGTAAGTTTAGACGAACTGCTTGCGGAAATAAAGTAAAATAATGCCGAAAAATTTCTCTAAGAAAAAGGAAGCAAAGATGTTGTCAAAGACTCAGATCAAGTTAATCGTGGCCGCAGTTTGCGGTTTCCTCGCCATGGTGGCGATGGTCGCTATGTTCGATATCGTACCTATCAAGGGTAACGAAATCGGCGTGAAGGAAACGTGGTTTGGTGGCGTGGAAAAAGATCCTCTGCCGCCGAAGACCTACTTCGTTTTGCCGTGGGAACGAATTCAGGTTTACTCTACGTCGGTCAATGTGTTTGTTATGAACAACAAGGAAGACGGCGAAGTCAACAAGGGCCGTAAGCAGGATAGCTATCTTGTGCAGAGTCAGGACAGCCAGGACATGCATCTTTCGTTGCAGGTTCAGTGGCGAATTGACCCGTTGCACGTAGTTGACATTCACAAGACGGTCGGCCCGCCTCGTGATGAAGACGATCATCGCATTGAAGAGCGAGTTCTTCGTCCGATTCTTCTGTTGGTAACGAAGAATCATGCGACGGTCATGGACGCAATTACGGCGTATTCTGGCGAAGGTCTTGTTAAACTTCAACAGGATATTGAGAAGGACTTGAATCGTGCGGACGGCGAGCTGCGTCAGCGTGGTATTTTTGTTGACAACTTTGTTATCGAGCATATTAAGCTTGATAATGCGTATGTCTCAGAAATTACTGCACGGCAGGTTGCTATTCAGCGTGAGAAGCGAGCTGTTCAGGAAGAGAAGGCTGCGCTCGCCGACGCGAAGAAGGCAAAGGCGGTTGCTGGTGCCGACTATGAGAAGGCCGTTGTGGAAGCAGAGCGAGATAAGGCGGTTAAGGTTCTTGCTGCCGAAGCAAGCAACGAACAGTCTATTCTTGCTGCTAAGGCTGAAGCGCAGAAGACAATTCTTGCTGCTGAAGCTGAAGCGAAGAGAACGGTTCTTGCTGCTCAGGCCGAAAAGGATTCGGGCGAGTTGAAGGGGCAGGCTATTCTCGCCGTTGGTAAGGCTCAGGCCGAATCTGAAAAGCTGAAGTTTTCAGCGTTCAGTGCGTCTGGTGCTGAAACCTACGCCAGAATTGAAGTTGCGAAGTCAATGGCTCAGGCATTCGGAAACATCAAGGGATATCTGCCTGAGAATATGCAGGTGATTACTCTTGGAGACAGCTTCCTCAAGGCTGTTGAAAATGTGGTGGCTCCGGTTGCCAAGGCGAAGGAAGTTAAGTAAGGAACTCCTGGTAGCCGTTCGGCTACATGATGTTGTAAATCATGTAGCCGAACGTATTTTTTAGTTATCTATACAGAAATCTAAATTAGGAGCATACTATGAGTAAAAACAAAATGTGCTCTTACTCTAGTATGATGGGGATGAATGCGGGTGATCCGTGGGTGTGGGATCAAGAGTGGATTTCTGAGAAAAGTCCCCGTAATCCTAATGGCGGTAAAGCGGTAAGAGTTACGTGTCCGGAATGTGGCCGTAGGATGATGTCTTGCGTGCGAACAGATAGCGACGGCACTGAGCGATTTGATTGTATCCCGCCGCACAAAGTTAAAAAATGGTGGAAGAAAAGTAAGCGACGATTAAAGAAAGACAGGATGTATAATGATTGAAAAGCCTAAGCCTCCTTTGCTTCTCGTAACAAGAGAAGGCCATTCTGGAGATTGTCCGAAGTGCAAAAGCTCTCTTCATTTAGTCGCATGGATGAGAACTAACAAATGCTTGAACCCGCAGTGCGAAAACTACGTAGATAATTTGCTGACGAAAGAAAAAGAAGCAATAAATCCTAATGATTTGTTTTGGTTTCATATAGCTGCTAGTATTTTTATTGTAATCGGCGGGATTGGTATGTTTTACGGTCGTGTTTATGATGATCTTGCTGTTATGGCAATGTCATTGGCGACTATTATCAGTACAGCGTATGTGGTGTGGCTTGTAAGAGACTAAATTTTACACTAAAATACTTGGAGAAAAAATTATGGCTAATTCAGACAGTAAGCAACCATCAAGTTGGCCAGATGCGATGGTATTTCTTGGATTCTTTTTCTTGTGCGGCTGGTGTTGTACCCATATATGCAGTTGTTTAGCACGATAAGCAAAAACTTCCCATTGACAAAGAACCAAGAATTGGTATAATACACTCATGAACGACAACAAGAATCCGCTGAATGTTGTAGAAAATACACCTTATAGCGAAGTGAAGAATTATTCTCCATTGACTTGTTGCAAGTTAGTATTTCCTTTCGGAGCGATTACGGCGGAAAGACTGCCGCTTCTCCTGAAGGAATATACTGAACATTTTCATATCGCCAATTTTGTGGCTGATACGAAGATCGGTAAGAATCGCGTGACCTTTGCGGTTGTGGACTTGCCCAAGGACGTTGCGATAACTCTTAACAGAGTTGGAATAGTGTCTGAAGTTGATTTGATGGGAGAGGCGGGTAACCACTACGCGAAGAGTGAAGGAAGCTGCTGCTCCAAAGGCAAGTGTAAGTGTTGAACTAAGAAACAAGCTGCTGGCAAAAGTGGAACAGTCTCGCAAGAGGCATAGGGGAACCAAGCCTAGCCGTAGGGAATAACCAGTGCTCAAGCACAAAGGTACGGCCAGTTTTAAAACAAACTAAGGATAGAAAACTCTAGAACTAAGGATTGAAAAATGAAAAATTGGATTCTTGTGACCTTGATTGCTTTGATGTCGTCTTGTGTCGCTTGTTGTTCGGGTTGTCGTTGCACTAAGTCAGTTTCCTTTTCGGAAAGCTGGGAAATTCGGTGCGAGTGTGATAAGGCGGGAAATTGTGCCTGTGGGCCGTCTTTTCCGATTTGTAAGTAATTTTGTTAAAGTATATCGGTGGTATGCCGATATATTAGTACCGCTGATGTAAAGGTGGTATTAATGGCTGGCGAAACAGCCTATTACGGAATGTAGTTTATCTACTAAGTACGCAATAAAGCTATTTGGTATTTCGCAAAAGTTTTTTTCTATATAGGAAAACTAAAAATGAGTAAGTCAAAGAAGAGTTCGTGGTGTGTAGATGCAATTCGTAACCAGCCAGTTGCCAAGTTTATGTACAAGGGTAGCCATTCTAAGCCAGTTCGCCGAACTGTGGTTATCACTGAACTAGGCCGCAACACAATCGGCGGCTATGAAGTCCGAGAAGGTCGTACGACTCGTGTTCTCGCCAACGCTGGATATAAGACATTCAGCCGCGACGAAATTGTTAACATGAGCCGACACCCAATCACCGTCAGCTTCTAATTCATGGCAGCAGTCGCCGTCCCAGCAATCCCGGGTAACCGGCAAAGTACTGGTAAGTGATGTGAGTCTGCCTGAATTTTGAATCTTAAAACCCCAAGGAATCAACCCCTTGGGGTTTTTTGTTCGATCTACTAAATATTGTATGTATAAGCCAGTAAAAGAGTCAGTGTTTTTGCACCAAAATCTTGAGCGTGCCCATGAGTTTATTGCCATAATTAATTCTAGGTTAGGATGCAATGTTTTATTGAAAGATTCTTATCATGATAGCTCTAATGACACTATTCATGTAGAGTTAAGCGTCAATGGTAAATTATTTAATTTTAATATTCCTACAAAGTCAAGTTTGTCTGAAGATTCACTGAAGGTTATTTTGCCTCTTATAAAGACGCTCTTATGATTCCTCCATTCACCAGTTTATTTTCCAACTACATTACGGACCCTGCTCGTGATAAGAAGAGGGCGACATTATATTTTGCACAAGATAATCCATATGCAACTAAAGAGTCTGGCCTTGATTGGTTAAAGTCCAATCCAACGAGAATTACCGCTGGATATAGAAACGCTTATGTTCCAGTAGCAGAACTTTTAAAAATTCCAGGCGAAAACGGAGAGCATAAAAGGTTCAATACACCTGAATCTAAGGAAAAATTGGATAACATTTATGCGTGGCTAAAACATAAGGGACATGCTGCATTAGATCTCGCGCAGCCTCTTATTGTCGTTGATGCTCGCGGCAAGGCAACAGTTAGAGAAGGCAACCATAGAATTTTGGCCGCGTCTCAACTTGGCTACAAAGCCATGCCTATTTGGGTTAATTACCTTGGCGGCAGCGAAATGTTGCCCGCTAATCAGATTTTTGATCCAGTAAATTTTATCTAAAAATACTTGACATATTTGGGTTTTGTGCTATAATATGAAATCCATGAAATTTCTTAATCTAGACTTGGTTCGTTCTCTCAGTTATTCCCAAGGCGGGTATATAAAAACTAAACAGTATACAGAAAATTCGGTAACTTCGGATTGGAAAAAGTTTGCATTACTTTTGACTAGAAGTAATTTGGGACTGTCGGTTGTTCTTGTTTCTGATTTCCATGAAGAATATGCCGCTAAGGTTTTTAGTATTGCCAACAGCAAGATAATTATTAGCGCAAGAGGCTACACACTAGATTGTAGATTGGGGCCGTTAGCAGATTTAGTAAAAGCTAGATGCGATAATCCAGATAAACTACGCATTTCATTAAGAGTTATTGGTCAGTATTCGTCAAATTGCAGTTATTATTTTGAAACAGTTAGTATCACAGAAGATTTAAGCTATATGATACTTAAAGACAAAAATGGGGTCCATGCTTATTTTCATCATTAAAGGTATTTATTATGATTATCAATCAAACCGAAGACTGTTATTTGGTAAAATGTGTATGTGGAGCCGTCTACGATTCCGCGATTGGTTCTAATTGTGCAATAATTAATGGTGCATCATATCCAGAATGTCCGTCATGTTCCCGTACAGAGGGATTAGCTCATTCGGACAATACCGTTAATTTAGTAAAAATTCGTTGTAGTATTTGCGATAAAAATAAGGCTAAGATTTGGGCAGCTAATGCCGAAGTAGAGTATGCAGTATGTTTAGACTGTCAGAACAGATTGGAGAATATTCCAGATGAAATTTAAAGTCCAAGACCTTGAGTACACGAAGATAATGTATGGAAACGTAATGTCCATGCGTTCACTTATAGTAGACGAAGACGGAAATTGCGTTGCGACTTCTCCATTCGGATCTATGAATGTTGATTTTAAAGATCAATTAGATAAGTGTGAAACAAAGCAGGATGTTCTTGCTCTTACGGATCAGTATTTTTACGGTAGACTATTTGATGGCGTTTGTAAAAGCATGGGGGTCAAATGAGCAACACGACAATTTTACTGTGCGACGACTTCAATCATGTAGTGATTGAAGATGCAGAAAAATATTTTTCTGAAGATGGGCTAGTCTGCTACGTTCACGAGCCAAAAGAGTTTACTATTTTCGGTATTGATCCGATTACTGAATTGCCTTTTGAAAGTCAAATTTGTGGCAAGGAATTGCATCACCAAGAATTCTATCATCCTGAGACGGATGAAGTTGGCACTATCGTTTCTTACGAGGAAGACTAAATGTATAAAAATTACATTAATGGCGAATTTACTTCATCGGGTACAAGTGGTTATTTTCATAAGATAGATCCATCTACCGAAGAAGTCCTTGAAGTTGTCAATAATACAGTAATAGATGGAGTTGATTTATCGGTAGCCGCCGCTAGAAATGCATTCCATAAATGGAGTAAAATTAGTCGTCCAGCCAGAGGCGAGTATTTTCTTAAACTTGCTGCCCGAATTGAGCGAAGAAAAGATGATATCATAAAAGTGATATGTGCGGAGACAGGCAAGAATAAGAATGAAGCATTGGCTGAAGTAAATGAAGCCAAGCACATGTGCGAGATTACTGCCGGTAGAGGAAGACTGCCGGCAGGCGAATTGATTCCTTCAGAAGTTGCTGAAAAATCAATTTCTATAATTCGCAAGCCTCGTGGGGTTGTAGCTTGTGTTACACCATGGAATTTTCCGTATGCCATCACACATTGGACCTCTGCTCCAGCGATATTAGAAGGAAATTGCGTAGTTCATAAGCCAAGTCAGCTATCGCCTTTGTCAGCTAATTTAACAGCAGAACTGTATCATGAAGCTGGTTTCCCGGCGGGCGTTTACAACATGATACAAGGACAAGATGAAGCCGGAAAACTATTGGTTGAGAATAGTGATGTAAATTATGTTTTATTTACTGGAAGCGCCGAAGTTGGAATGAAAATTAAACAGCATTGTGCAACCCAATGGAATAAAGATTGTTCTTGTGAGATGGGAAGTAAGTCAGCCGTTATTGTAATGGATGATGGAAACCTAGACCTTGCTCTTGATGCTTGTGTTAATTCATCATTTAAATTGGCTGGCCAGCGATGTGTTTCTGCTGGCCGAATTTTGGTACATAGGCAACTATTGAATAGTTTTGTTCTTCATTTTATTGCCAGAGTGAAGGAATTGGTTATTGGCGCACCAAGTAATGAAAAAAGTTTTTTCGGACCTGTAATTAGTAAAGAATCATTGGAAAGAGTTGTTTCTTATAATGAAATGGTTCTAAAAGATCGTTCTTGTAGAGTTTTGATACAAGGCGACAAATTGGTGGGTAATGGTTATTTCTTATCCCCATTTGTTTATCTTTGCGAATGGGCAAACAAGCGATTTCTTAAAGAGGAAGTATTTGGCCCTCACGTAGCGATTATTCCTTTTGATGATGCGGATGATGCGATTAGAATTTATAATGATACAGATTTTGGGTTAAGCTGTGCCGTTATAACCGATAATTTTAGGACGATGAAAAAGTTCCAGGATGAGATTGATTCTGGAATGATTTATTTTAATGCAGGAAGTATTGGTGCAGAAAGTTCTGTGCCGTTCGGCGGTATTAAGAAAAGTGGAATTGGGCATCCTTCAGCATCAGGAAATTTTGATGCTACCTGCCATAAAATTGCTGTCACTACGAATTATGACGATAAGATTACATGGGCGCAAGGGTTATCGTCTAATGTTTAAAATTATACATGGAGAATTATGGGCTATAAATTTTGATGAACTAGATGGTTTGATTATAGATTTTCAATCATGTGTTCGTTTTTCATATTGTAAGTTTTTAAAAACTAAGATGATGCCCTATTCGGTTCAGAAATTGGCCAAGGGTATTTATAATAATTTAAATTCTAGACAATTGGCAGACGCCGTAAATGAAGGGCAAACTTATTATTTGAAAGTTTTATCAGAAATAGAAGGATTTTGCGAAAAAAGACAAATTATAGAGCAAAAAATAAAAACGAAGATTTCTTTAAAACAAAAAAACAAATTAAAAAAAAGACTTGGGCGAATTGATAAATTAATTAGTAATTATAAGCTTGTCTTTGGTGGTAGAAAGGCATGGAAAGATTACAAGTTAGGCAAAATCACAAAAGCGGAGTGGACAGATAATAGAAATAAGCAAATTTATTGCCGCGGAAGGGCTTCTCGGCAGGGAAATCTTAATGCCAGAATTGTCGGCGATAGGCTCAGAATTACGATAGGTTTTAAAAAATGGGTTTATTACCATCTTTTCATACCACAAAAGTTTCAGGAAAGATTGCAAGAATTACTTCAAAGCGGTAGAGCATATAATGTTCGGTTAATTAGAAAAGATGCCACTCATTTTTATGTTAAGATTGATTATCAAATTACTGCTCCAGAACCAACAACTAAATTAGGCAACGGCTGTATAGGGGTAGACACAAACCCTGACAGAATCGCCTTGGCTGAAGTAAGCAAAGATGGAAACCTCGTAGAATCCAAGTCATTAATTAATAATCGTTTATTATATGGTTCTACCCATAAAAGAGATTACGATATCGGATGTTTAGTAAAACAAGTAATTAATTATGCCAAAGAAAAGAATAAGGGTATCGTGTTTGAGAACTTGTTCTTTAAAAAAGAGATTTGTCTTAGCGGAAGAAAAATAAATCGCGGAAGAGCACCATTTGTATGGCGTAAATTCATAGAATTATTAGAACGAAAATGTATTGAGCATGGAGTTGAGTATATAAAAGTTAATCCGGCGTTTACTAGTATTATCGGAAAGTACAAGTATCGCTGGATGCACAAGGTTACTATCCATGAATCTGCGGCCTACGTGATAGGACGTAGAGGACTTGGATTTAATGAAAAATTGTCATTCTATAAACAAGCTAAAAAACGAGTGAAGGATTTTGTTTTGGGAACCCTTGCAGGAAAGTACCAAGATAAACGAATTCATTCATGGGTTTTATGGCGGAAATTGAATGACAACGTTGAGGAAGCCGTCCTTACAGGACTACGGGTTAGTCTGGCAGATCTAAAAGAATTTGTTGGCAGTATCCGAAATAAGAGCGCGAAACTCTCGGGTGAAATCTTCCTACAAGAACTGGTCGTAGGGAGTGAAGTTAAAACTTTGAAGGTAGCGGAAGGGCTACAATTACAATGAAAGTTGGAATACCAGGAGGGTCTTAAATGATTAATTGGTTAAAGCAGTTATTTGGTTTTGGTAGAAAGCCTATTACGATTGATCCGAACGATCAGTTAAAGAGAATTATGAATCTCGGTCCTGATTGGCACTCTGAAGGTTGCGCCCCGCCTAATCAAGTTGCGTTTGATAGTGCGGTTAAGGTTTTGGCTTTATTATCAGGATATGATTTGATGCCAAGTCATATTGATCCGTCTACTGACGAAGGGATTGCTATTGCATTTACTAAAGGTGATTTATATGCCGATATTGAATGTTATAATAGTGGAGAAGTTTTATCCGTTACATCTAATGGTTCAAATAAACCAGAGGTATGGGAAGTTCAGGATTTACAGGAAACTATTTTAAAAATTAAAAACTTTATTGGTGTAAAATGATTAAATGTAAAAAGCATCCAAAGTATCGAGTTTTGAGGAAGCCTACGTCTAATTGCCGAATGTGCAAAAAGATGTGGAAAAATAATCGGGTTGTATTTAATAATGGCGCAACTGACTTAATGAAAAGTCAGTTGCTTATGTCGGACAGGCATATAAATACGATTAAAAAACTTTTAACTAAGCTTTCTTTACAGCATGATGTTCAATTTGTTATTAGAAAGAATTGCGAAATAGAGGCGTCCACAGCTTCATGCGGAAGCATTTATTTAAATTTTTCTGTTTTTTATAATATTAATGAATTGTTTACATTTGTATTTCATGAGTTGGGACACGTACACTGCTATAGGAATAAAATTTGGAAGTCTTATCACAGTAGGGACAGAGATAATGTTCAAGCAGCAATCGCAACTGCATGGAAGGCCGAAAAGTGGGTTGAGGCATGGGGAAAGAAAAAGATGAACGAGTATCTTTCTGTTCTAAAATATACCGGTGAATATAGCAGATTAAGATCCAAGAAAAGAATAATGGAATATAAAGAGTTTTACCGTAGTAATGTAATTGACTGTCATTATAATAGGAAATAATTATGAAGTTTAAATGTCCGGCTAAATTTGAAGAATATCTTACGACCAGAGTATTTCCTTTGCGGGACGCTCTTAAGAGAATTATTGTTGCCCAAACTGAAGCGATTGACACGGTGGTCATGGGACTATTCTCTGTTGGCCAGAGAGATTTCAATGTTGAAACAAAAGAACGAGTTTTAGGTTGCGGCCACGTTTTGCTTGAGGGAAGTACTGGGACTGGTAAGACAGTATTGGTTAAAGCTGTTTCGTCTATTCTGGCAGGAACTAATAAGAGAATTTCTGGTATTCCAGACGCCCAACCAGGCGATCTAGTCGGTTCCGAAATGTATTTACTGGATTCAACCAAGCACGTTGTTCATGGTGCCGCATATCAAGCTAATATTCTATTAGCAGATGAAGTAAATCGGTTTAGCCCAAAGGCGCAATCTGCATTCTTGGAAATGTTGGCCGAGCAACAGGTGACGATTGGGGATAATACATATAAATTAAAAAATCCATTTATTTGTATTGCTACGCTTAACCCATCAGAGCAGCACAAGGGAACGTCCAAGCTCTCAGAAGCTTTAAGCGATAGGTTTGTTTATAAAGTATTGATGAAGCCGACTACAGCAGATGAAAAAGTTGAAGTAGCAAAGAGAACTCATCATTTTAATTTTGACGAGCTAAAGCAGGTTATGACGCTTGATGACGTAAATGAGGCAAGAGAGTATTTCTTTGATCATGTTTATGTTGATGACAAGATTCGTTATTACTGTGCCAGAATTTTAAATGCTATTAATAATCCCGCTGAAAGCGGTTTGTTTGTTGCTGAAAGAAAAGTTTTAGAGAATATTCAGATATTTAAGCAGCATCCCGCAGCGAATGATCGTGTTATGATTCACCTTGAATCAGGCGGGATGGCGCACGCTATGCTAAATGGTAGAGATTATGTTGTCCCGTTTGATATTGCATCGGTTGCCACGAGAATTCTTAGAGGGCGATTGCTTCTTAACCCCGCTGCAATTCCTTCTTTGCTTGATGTTTCACCACATTTGCAAACTGAATCACATGTAATTGATGATTTAATTGCTAAAACACTTGGAAATGTTAAAGTACACGGTGATTGATGCGCAAGATTAAAGTAGGCGATATAGTTCGGGTGCTTGGGAATACGGCAAGCGGAATTTATTCCGCTGATGGCACCTATAAGACTATGCGTCGTTTGAGGGTTAATGATAAAATCAAGGTTATTCAAGGTCCACTTCTTCTAGATGGGAAGGAATACATTGTCTATCATTGTCCGGGTCAGTCAACGTATATTGGGGATTTGAAGCCGCTTAAAAACGCTCAGATAACTTTATTGAGTGAGGTTGCTTTATTAGCGGTAGATGTTAAGTTTATTTCATTTAATGCCGTTCAATCGTTGGTCCAATCAGGGACCAACTCATTCGTAAGGAGTAAAAAAACATGCATTTAAAAGAATTTAATGATGAAATTAAGAGCGGAATTGTCTTAGTAGATTTTCATACTAGTTGGTGCCGTCCGTGCAAAATGATGGAGCCAGTTCTTGACAAATTAAAAGAGGTGGTCAAGATTATTAAGGTTGATGCGGAGCATTCTGCTGATACCGCGAACCATTATAAAATTCGTGCTGTACCAACGATCATCTTTTTTAAAGATGGTAAGGAAGAATCAAGGCTAGAAGGACTTCAGAAAGAAGATATTATTTTAGGCAGACTGGCTGAGTTGAAATGAGCTATAGTTTCTGGTATCATTATAACAAACCTGCCTCACGTAAATTTGGTTCACCGAAATTAACTGTGCATTATCGTGGGCAATGCCTATTAGTAGATGATTTAGATTGTAGCGTGCGGACATTCAGCAGGAAGCGTAAAACACAGCCGCATGTAGTTATTGCCGGAGTTGCGGACAGTCTAGTTGTTAAAAACGGAACAGCTTACATTTCTTGAGGCTAAGATGAAGTTACCGCCAACAGGTAATCCCGCACCAAGTACAATGTACTTGAGTATGAACAATAGGGCGAAATTTCGCACAAGTTATTGGACTGAGTGCAGGGATATTTTTCATAGTTATATTGTGAGTCATAGCACGAATGAATTTTATTTTTACCATAAGACTTGGGAATCTGGCGTTAAAAGAGTCCGCGATGTTGAAAAAATGATGGGATTAAAAGAGCCTGCTGAATTTTATCAAACTAAGACATTGAATTGTATTTACGTTAAAATGGGAAGTTTCTGGTCTGCGAATTCTTTGAGACAGTCTGTTTTTTCGGCCATTCTTAAAAGTAGAAAGAAGTATTTTGCTGGTGATAAGCCGCAAAAATTGCTTAAGTTATTTATTGATGGGTATCATGTGCCGTCTATAAAATACACAGAGTCAGATGGATTTTTAGAGAACTTAAAAACAAAAGAGCCTAAAGAATTAGTTAAGAAAGGTTAGTATGAAACTACCTAAGAGTACGCTTCATGTGCCTAACGCTATTTACGGATATGGTAGAGGAAGAATGCGATTCGCGCGAAGTAACGGCAACTGGGTCGGTTGTAGAGATAATCTCCAACAATACCTAGTAGGTCATAGAGATTTTTACTTTCGTAGTCGGAACTGGGAGAATGCAGTTTCCAGAATTATAGAATTTGAAAAAGATGCTAAGGTTAAAAATAAAGCGAAATTTTATGTTACCGATACAGAATTTGTTATTTATGTTGATTTAGGCAGGTGGTGGTCGGCTAACTCCTTCAGGAAGTCAATTTTTTCGGCAGTACTCAAAAGTCCAGGTCATTATTTTAGGTCGGCTAAATCTAAAGAATTGCTTAATCTATTCAAGAATGGATATACTAAGCCGAAGTATGCGTATAACAATCATATAGGATTTTTAAGTAATCTGTATTGGCTTCCACGAGCCGAAGATTTGGTGAAGAGATAATTAAGGAAAAAGGATACAGATGCCGAAGCAGGTGCATAGGATTATCTTGATTACCCACCAGACCGCGACAATCGTCCACCAAAGGATTACGCCCAAAATACCGTAGCTTAAAATTTGAAGTTTTTTGGCTTTAATCCAGCTAGAGCAGGAAGCGAAGAAATTAGTGAATTTTTCCATCATATATTATTTAGTATTCACTACTTTATTTAGTGAAGTGCAATTTCAGACACCTTGAATTAAAGGCTAAAAACCTACTATCCGCCTATCCAAGCGGCAATCACCTATCATCTTTACTGGATAACTATGAGGACATTAATTCAGCCAAGAAGTTTCAGCCGTCTGATAAGAGAATAGATACAAAAAATAGCATTAAATGCCATGAAATAATGGCAAAGACATATGATCCAGAAAAACAACTAGATGTCTATATTGTTTTAGATACGTCTGGTTCTGGAGAATGCGGCGATAAATCTGATGTAAGTTTGCTGGCAGCGTTGTACCTATTGTTTTTAACTGAGTTTTCTGGAGATAGAATATCGTTACTAACGTTTAGCGATAAGGCACAAGAGATGTCTATCACTAATGACTACGGCAGAGTGCAGGATGCGATTGCCGGGGTAGTTTTTAGTGGGAAGTCTAATGTAGAAAGCGCTTTGGCTGCGCTGTCTAACTGCTTAACTGAAAATTCATTAGTGTTTATTATTTCAGATTTTTATTTTGAATTAACGGAGAAGGCGAAAAGAGCTATTCGGTTTATATCTGCTAATAATAAAATTTATTCATTAATAATGAATGAAAATCAAAATAATTATGGAACATGCGTTTGTTTTGACGGTGAAACCGGATGCTATGTGAACGCCAATTTGTCAAAGACCAAGTATGCCGCATGGCAAGATAAAATTCATACAGATTTATTAAGATTGAATTGTACGCCGATTAGTATAGATGTTATTTCGCAGAATCCGCTTTTGCCGCTGGTAAGGAAACTATTATGAGAATTATTTGTTTTGTGTTAACTCTATTGCTCGCTAATGTGAGTTTTGCTAGAACATATACTGATACCGACTTTTCTTATAAGAACAAAAATGGAAATTTGGTTGTTTGGGAACTACAGCCGAAAATGCTTTTATACAAAGGTAATACAGGCTACGGAGTGTTGAGCACTGAAATTGTGCAGGATATTGTAAAAGAATACAGTGGTTCCATAAAAGAAATTTCTGACTACGCCGCTGCATCTAGGCCGCAGGATAGGCTTGGGATTTGGGCGAGTAATAACGCAAATGCCTACATGATAGAGTTTGATAACATTAGGGATACCATTAAGGTATTGGGTAAGTATGAGCAAATGATACCAGTTATTAAGGACGAAAACGGTAATCTTTATTTTTTGTCTGATGGCGTTCGGATTAGTGTCAAACAACCATCTGCCATAGAAGCTGTTAATAAGTATTTAGAATCTATTTTACACACGCCTGAATTTAAGCTAACTCCGCTTATTTCCCCAGGAGAATATATTCTTCATATGGATGATTACGGAGTATACAGAAACTCTATATATCTATCAACCACTTTATCTGGATATGCCTTCTTTAGCAGCGTGCATCCTCTTATGTCGCCGGTAGAACAGGTTAGCGTTAAGGTATGGCTGGAAAATAATGGTGCTGGAACGCTTGGAGAAGAACGGTTCTTGCACTGCGAAATCACTCTTCCGAATAGCTACAAGGTTTCCGAAGAAGAGGAAATTGCACATCTAACATTTGAATCGGTGTTTGATATTAACCCTACCGTCACTGCCGCAACATTTTCATCTAATTTATCAATGCAGCAGATAGACGAAAACTTAATTGCTTTTAAAGATCCACAGGTAAAAAAGGCATATCATAAAGATTATTGGACATATAGTATTGTTTACCCTTTTCATGTTTATACTCCAGGTCTTTTTCAATTTAGCGCCTATCACTATGTTTCTACAACACACAATAATACGGTTGGTTCAACCCTAATAAAAATAAATCCTGTCTTTCATGTATCTAGCTTACTGACTCCAATGATTACAGATATTCAGAGCATACCAGATAACTATAATTACCCATGTGTTCTTGCAAGTATTTCTGGGAAGAGTTTTGCGTACGTTGCGCTAATATGTGGTGTTCTTATAGTTCTTATTGGGGTAGGCTTTAATTACTTTTTCTTTTCATCTAAAGAGCCTGCTATAGTGGAATATATTCCTAGTTTTAAGGATATTTTAAATGGTCTATTAAACGGTTGCGACCAGAATAACTGGCGCGATGTTTATGCTAAGATTATGTCCGAATATTTAAAATTGAATCCAAATTATGATACGAGATATTTCCCCGCACATGAAATTTTTGATGAGTTGGAAAAGACGTATGCTAGGGATACCGCTCCAGATATCGTTAGACTAAAGCAGTTAGTTAATCTTGACTGTTGCTCAGGAGCCTAATCTTGACGTTAGAGCATTCTTATTGGTTGTTTTTAGTTGTATTGGTTCCTTTGTTTTTTATTCTAAGGAAGCCAAAATACTATGTAAAGATTTCATCTATAGTTTATTCTGGCGTTAAGTCAAAGTTTAACTATGGAAAAGCCTTCAATTATATTGCTTGTGCATCACTTTTCTGTGCAGCGGTAGGAATATGCTTTTCTGGTTATTATACTGAATATGCATCACCAAAAAGAAGCTATACTCTTATAAATGACGGATCAATGTCAATGGTTTTCGGGAGTTTAGTTGAGCCATTGATGGATGCAAATGAAAAGTTTCTAGATTTACTGAAAGAAAAGAAGCGAGAGGACTTGGTGGGCTTTGTTGTTTTTTCAGATAATGCTTTTGTTGTATCTTATTTAATTGATGATACTGATTTCATTGTAGAAAAAATGAACGACATTAATTGGGAAAAGCCTCCGCTTGCTGGCGGAACTCAAGTAGAAAAGGCTTTATGGACCGGCGTTAAGGTTGCCTTTAAGAATACTGGACTACTTGATGCAGATTTAGAAATCATGCATAAAGGATGTTTGGGAGCCGGTGTTACGGCTGATATAAGTAAACTTAAAAACAAAGTATCTTCTATATCTGAAATGGCTCGGGGAAATTGTCTGGTTCTTTTTACCGATGGTTATTTCAATCCAACGGCAATGAATAGGTCTGATCTTTCTGCTGTTAAGGTCGTTGATTTATGTAAAAATTTCGGAATTACTGTTTATATCATTGACTTAATGCCGATTAGTGGTATAATGGGTTCTTCTGGTTTCTTAAAAGCGGTTAAGGACACTGGGGGAGATTTTCTAGTTGTTAAGCCTAAAAATTTAGCAGAGGCATACAAGAAGATTTTTGAGATTGAGTCCGCTTATAAAAACACTAAGGTCTGGCATAAGAAGTCGTTTTCTCAGCATTTTGCATTGCTGGCCTTAGTAATGATTTGCGCCGCTTTTTTAGTTAATAAAAACATAACATCTGTTTAGGAGTATCTTATGAGTAAGTTGTGGAATGGGTTGGTTTGGCTTAGTATTAATGCGTTTATTATTGTGGTAATATATGTGGTATATTCTGCATATAAGAATCGCTCTGATACAGAGCACAATAACATATCTTCTGTACAGCGAGCGATGGATGATGCTAATTCAGCTCCCGCGCAGCCAGATGACATTAAAAATATTGAGTATAAAATATCCTTACTAGAAGTTGATAACAAAAACGAAATTGAGTCTGTTCTGAAGCTTAAGATGGCGCTGTCATTGCTTCGTAGAGCAGAGCGAGATTTCGTTAAGGCTAAAAACCTGCATAAGGTTTTTTATGATAACAGAGATACGTCTAAACCAGAAGCTAATTTTTATTTGACTCCTGAGCAGCATTCGCTCATATCAACTCTTTCCCGTAGTATTATATCGGATTATAATGAGGCAAAGGTTTACGTTGAAACTATTTCTTATAATGGCTCTAGTGAATACAACTATATGTTGTGGTACACAAAAGGATGCATTTACTTCCGTCATTTGCAGCTATTGTCTACTCCCGATAATGCGGAAGAAACTTTTCTTAATTCACTGAACGCATTTAAGAATTCTTTGAAGTATAAGGATAAGGATTTGAACAGTCAGATTAATATTGAACTTCTTCTTCAGCAAAAAGAAAAAATGATGGCGCAGGCAAAGAAGCCTCGTGAAGAAAGAGTCCAACAGCTTACTAGCCCGCTAGTAGGAGCCAGTCCGAATAAAGGACAGTTTTAATGACTGGCCCCCACATTGCATCGGATGCAGTTAGGAAACAACTGAAGAAGGTTTTAGATCGTAATGGTAATCGTGAAAAAGCGGAACGTGTTCGGCAGAATTTAAAAACTTATAAGAATAAAAAATGAAAGCTGAAGTAAGGATAAGTTTGTTAGATTTCAGGCAACCGTTTAAAAATATTGATGTCGGTAAGTGGGATACAATACAGTATGTTTATGTTCCGCCAGATTTAGTTGATCTTTTTACATCATGTGCTAAAGATCGTGGAGTAAAATACTTCATACAGAAAGGAACGCCATTAATGTCCTGTACTGTATTTCGCATCCCCGCTTTTCATAATGTTAGATTATGGAATGTGCGAGAATGATTTATCACATTATATCTGAATCACTGAGACTTCAGCGCAAGAGAATTGCAAGAATTAAGAATGAAAAAGAAGAGTTGCGACGGAAATTGCTAAGTCCGGCATTTATGATTGCTATCAGTAAGGAAACTAGGCATAAATTATTTGAGCGATGGAGAGAATTGGGCGGTTCAGGATGAAAGCAGAAGTTAGTGTAAGTATTTTTAATTTCAATCAATTATCTCTATGGAAAGATATTTTGGTTAAGAAGACTGTTCTTGATAAGTTCCTGGAAATAGCGGAAAGTAAAGGTGTGCCGTGTTTTAAAAATCAAACTGGTCACATGTACAGTTATTATAGCTATAAGGTGCCAGGCTCTGTAGATCCTACTAAGTGGAATATTCAAGAATGAAAGCAGAAGTAAAGATAGAATTGCTAAAAACCACTTTTGGTCATAGAGGGGTAAAATCTGGTCCTTCTGAGATTTCCGGTGCTCAAATGGTATATGTTCCACCAGATGTTGTTGACGTTTTTACGAAAAGATTAATGGGATCAAAAATTTATTATTTAGCCTGTGCATCTGATGGCGTCAATTATGTTTTCAGAATGAATAAGATGTATGATGTAGAGAATTGGGCAGTTTAATATGAAAGCAGAAGTAAAGATAGTAGTTGACCATAAAAAGCCGGTAATAACAATTACCTATATTAATAATGCTATTAGGTTTATTAAAGGCGCAAGTTTTGCTGATCGCGTACATCTTGCGCAGTTTATTAAAAAGTATAAAATACCTTGTGTCGCCAAGTATAGTGGATTTGAAGTTAATCGAAGTTATCTGTACCGGTTTTACGAGGAGTTTAAAACATGAAAGCTGAAGTTAAGATAACTACTGCGTATGAAAGTACATCTACAATATTCAGTGTTTATTCTGGTAATTCACATAGCCTGGGATGGGCTGTGCCGAAGCATTTGGTGATGAAGTTTAAATCATATGCTAAACATCATGGGATTAAATTTTTATCTTTTGGGGAAAGTTCATATTATGTTGGCTATTGGTTTATAACTACCCAAAATGGGTGTGATGCGAATTTATGGAATTTAAATTACGAAGAAAATTAATTTTTAAAAAGGAAGAATTATGAAAGATATGAAAGATGAATTATGTAAGCTTACTAGCTCTGATTATGGTTACGATATTATGTGGTCGGAAGAACGCAAGGTTTTTCCGATATACTTGCAAGACCAACAGATAGCAGAAGTTAAGATGTACGAGGAGCCTGATGCTCATTCTGTTATTTTTAAAGACTCTGATACTTTTGCATATGTTAATCTTAAGGCAGATGAGTATCCGTCAGTCCAGAGTACACTAAAATTTATCCATGATTCTCGTGTGAATTTGGGGCTAGAATAATTGACGTTGACAAAGTAATTTTTAATGATAAAATAGAGTAATAATTTTCAAAAAGGACAAGATCATGTTAAGAAGAGAATTTTTGAGTGCGGGTGCGTTACTACCATTAGTTGGTATCCAGAATTTAAGCGCCAGTGTGCAGAAGCAAGAAGCGGTTGATTTGAGTAAAGTTGAATTTAAGACCGGATACGGTGATCGTTGGGAATTATCCGACAGCGATTTGAGATGTTGCAAGTATGGGTATAAGATGAAGGCTCTTCCTGAAGCGGACAGCTTTGCCGTTTTCTTTAAAGATGAATACATTGCATCTATTAAAATGTTTGATAATGATGTATTTGACGAGTATTGTCGCCAAGGACACTTTGTTCAGTTATTCATCAACGGCGATCCAGGCGATCAGTTGGTTTTATCGTATAAAAAACATCAGACTATTAATAGTATATTGGACGCTATACATGCGCATCGCGTAGGTGCCGGACTAGAATTGGAAGATGTGGCGACCGACAATAGGGATATCTGGGAGAAGGCCGGAGCGTCTGCTAATATTTACAAAAAGTGGAATGATAGAGGAATGCTTAAAGGTCTAGAAGGCGAAACGGCTTATCGTATCGCTAATTGTCTAGAAGCACAAGAAACATTTAGTTCTGCTTTTCGTGTATTTGACTCTCATCAAGAGACTGACTTTTATAGAGTATCTATTTCATTAGTAAGAAGAATTATTCCATATGTTGAGCATAAGTTTGATAACAGAAATCCAAATTCGTTATCTAATTTTGATGGCATGACTTCTGTATTGTTGATTCCATATGTAAGTCCGAAGCCGTTTAGCGCTAATGATAGTGAATATAGTTTAGACAAGGAATTGATCTGGTTAGAAGATATTTCTAAGAAGGCGGTTGAGTATATTAACGCTAGCGTAATTAAATATCCGACCTGGCGGTCGTCGCGTGGAACAAGGATTGATTTTAGTAAAAATGTTGTTTTCCAAGGATTCTCTACAAAGATACTTGGTGGTAAAAAATATCTGGCTATGACTGTTAGCGAAAAGAAGTAAATCATGAAAGCAGAAGTAAAAGTAGATGTCATAGGGTCTAATAAAACGCCTGTTTTTAAGAGCATGCAACTTATGAGTGATTACGATATCTATGTTGAGATTTTTAAGATGGACCCAGAAAAAGCAAAGGAAATAATCATGAAGAAAAACAAAAATCGCTTGTGCTGATTTTAAGGCTCAAATGAGCAAAGCGGTAGATCATTTGGTAGAGCAACTACAGGGGGTTAGAGACTCTGTTTCTCCGGGTATGCTGGATTCGGTCAAGATAGAGTGTTACGGAAGCACTTCCGAATTGAAGCACATTGCGATGGTGTACAGTGACGGGAAAAGAATACAAATCACGCCTTATGACCCTGCTTTACTAGGAACTATAAATACGGCACTTCAGAAATCTGGATTTAGTTCTTATGTCTTTTCAAAGAACAGTGTGGTTGTAAGCGTGCCAAAAAGGTGTGGAGAGGAGAAAGAAAAGATTATTAAATTCGTGAGGGCATTAGGAGAGCAAGCGAAAATATCAATTAGAAATATTAGGCATAAGGCCCGCAAAGAGTTGGACGACAAAGAAGTGCAGAAGATGACGGATGCGGCTAACAAAGAAATTGTGGACTTAGTTGAAATGAAGGTGGATGAGATAAATGGGTAAAAAAACTTTTTGGACGGATTTAGATACTGGACCACTAATTGTCGCTATAATTTGGCTGTCGATAGCATTTGCTGGCTTCTATTACATTGAAGCGCATCCAGTCCCGGCAGCAATTAGGGTAGAAGCTGATTAAGAAGAAGGTTGGGGAACTATAATAGGTTATGAATAAATTTGAATTGTTAGAAATGTTTCCCGAAGCATCGGATATAACGTATACTGTTAAAGAGAGTGATTTTTATTCGTCATTTTTAATACGGGATATCCACTGTGGATATCGAGAAGATACTGCTTGTTGCAGCAATAAGCACGGTTGTAAGCAAGGCGGATACAGCATAGATGTTCTTAGTGCGATTAAGACTGCGGTAGCCAAAAAATTAACCGAATATGATGGTACCCCCATTAATTGTAAGGGATATACTGGATATAATGCTAATAAAAATAAAATACCTTGTAATTATCGTGTTGATGTAAAAATTAATGTTAAGTATAAAGATTCTTAATTATCTATGCACCTTCTATCACCTAATTACCTGTACTTCCTCTTCGTGCTAATCCCAGTAATCTTCATCGCCGCAAAGCGAATCCGTAGATTCGGCGAGATTAGTCTGCTGGGCAATACGCCTAGTTTTAAAAACAGAATGACTGCCGTTATACTTTTGGTAGCTGCAATCGGCAGCGCTATCATTGGCCTAGCTGGGCCTTATAGGGAAGTCGTCAAGTATGCCTATAAGGATATCCGATTTTTCTTCCTCTTGGACGTTAGCAAAAGTATGCAGATGTGTGAGGATATTCGGCCTAACCGATTGGTTGCCGCAAAGCAGGAAATAGAAAAATCTTATATCGAATTACCCGGTGTTGCTGCCACAAGTTTGATTCCATTCTCGGGCGCGGCAAACATTGGATACTGCCCTTTAACAACTAAAAAAAGTACTTTTTTAACTCTTCTTCGTGAAGTGGATTATAAGGTAGTAGATATCCCAGGAACTTCGGTTGAGAGTGCGTTCTCTGCATTACATCAAATTGCTAATAATCGTAAAATCACTAGCGGTAAGAACATTGTTGTTGTATTGTCTGATGGTGGCCTTGAGGAAGGATTGACTATTGACCGAGATGAAATTAAAAGACATATTAGTGAATTGAAGAAGTTTGGTTTTGTGTTCAGCAGCATCGGACTAGGGTCAGATAATTGCAAGCTTACAAAGCGTATAGATAATGTTTTTGAGGGCTACTACGTTGATGGCAAAGGAAACATGCTTCGCTCTAGCCTAGATGAGAGCGTACTCAAATTTATCGCCGCAATAGGAAATGGATCTTATGTGCGATATTCATCGTCGGGGGACATGTCTCGTCAGATAACTAACATAGCAAATCAATTTTTAGAATTAGATCTAACGAAGCCTTACAATGAAGTGGTATCATTAGATCATTGGTTTTATGGTGCTTCTTGTTTATTATTAGTTGGCTATGTATTAATGCAAGTCAAGAAATAAGACGATATATTATGTATGGCAAAAACAAATTGGAAGAATTGGAATAAGGTGAAGCTGGAGGAAGACCCTGATTATTTCAAGAAATATCGGAGGGAACGAAAATTAGCTGATCCTATGCTATTGGTTAAGGCGAGAGAGTATCAAGTAAATTTTAGAGCCAAGCAAGGGGCAACTATCAACGCAATTAGATTGCATTATGGCTGCGTCAATCCATCGTGTGCATGGAGTGATGAGTTGCATACGTATCAATTAGCTTTTCATCATATAAATCCAGCAGAGAAACAGTTTACTATTGGCGGTGGTAACAGAAATCCGTTAGATGATGTCATTGCCGAAATAAATAAATGCATCGTGCTATGCCATAATTGCCATAGGGAGCACCATTTCGGCAAGCTAGACATCTCTGGCTTTCGCCGCTGCAATATAGATAAGAATGGCCAGCCAGTAAATTATTTACCCTTAGGGGACAACAATGAACCAAGAACTTTTTGATGAACTAGTGGCAATGCTCAGAGATTGTGATCAATTAAAAAATCACACTGTTGAGCTAATTCCCACCATGCGCCCCAATCACGGCACCTGTTGCACTTGTCAAGATTGTGGGCATTCTAACGATGCCGATTGTGTATGCAGTCATAATCGTTGGGCTAAGTTTCTGGCGAAAATTAGATAAGGTGCTGGACGGAATTCAGCGTAATAAGATTCTTATCTTTCCAGTAAAAATTTATGCTACAGTTAGACATTGGCAATTCGCGGGCATGCCAAAGGGGAATTTGAAGTAATTTTGCCATGTATGCTTTGACCACTACGCTATGAGATACAACCAGATTTGTTTCGCCATTGGCATTGATTGTTTCTAAGAATGGAGTAATTCGCTCCAGCACTTGATTGTATGACTCTCCGGTACGGCCCGGTTTTCGCCATCCGGTATCGTATGAAAACCAAGCAAAATCTGTAGCGTATTTTTGTTTTACCTGTTCGATTGTCATGTTTTCCCAAACCGACAAATCCGCTTCTATGAGGTCATCTGCGATTTCTATTGACAGGTTCAGCGGTTTTGCTATGATGGTCGCTGTCTCAATGGCACGCCTAAGAGGCGACGAATAAATTTTAGTTATCCCTTTTTCAACAAAATACGCCGCCGTCTTTTCGGCCTGCTGTATTCCAAGCGTGCTTAAAGGTGAATCCACGCTGCGGCCCTGAAGGACGGGTGGATTCATTTCATTTAAATTTGTACTACCGTGTCTGATGATGTAGAGCATTCCGACATTTTACAGTAAAATTTTTTAAAGTCAAGGAGCCATTATGAGAGAGCAGTGTATTGCATTTACGGCACACAAAATTTACGAAAACGGAAATCAGCATAAAAGCAACGAAGAAATTTGGCAGATGGCTGAAAATAAGTTATCCATTTTTCCTGATGAAGTTAAACAGATTGCTCCGTCAGTCTACGGCCTAATGTCAACAAGTGATGGTTGCTTCGGCCTCCGCTCAGTTGCCGAGCCTGAGACTACTTCTTGGGAGAAATGTAGGGAGTTATTTGAAACATCTATGCAAACTGGCAAAAATAGTATGCAGAATTGTGGAGCACTATTTACAAAAGGATTTTATTTTAGTGTTTACCGTGAAACGGGTGGTTTCGGGGAAAAGATAGCTCACTATATTAGAATGATTGAAGAAGTTTTAAATCTTACGAATTTAAGTACGTTCAAGAAGACTTCATTGGACGGCGTTGATAAGCCTAATTGTATTTGGATTGAACCATCAGATTTTTGGACGCAGTACAGTATGCGTATGTCTGCTCTTACGATGTTTTTACGCTGCGGAGTGATTCATAAAGATTTCCATCATTACCACGAAGCACTCGAAACCTACACGTATGCCAGAGATACAATATTAGCTGTTGATAGATTTTTGGCTGGATATACTGTGTATACTGCGCATCATGACTGGATGAACCGAAGAAACTGGTATTACGCTTTTCAAAGCAAAACTGCATCACAGATTGCTGAATTACTCGTTAAACCTTAGTTATCCATTAGAAAGATAAACATGCCATTTTCATTGGACGATATGAAGCAAGGCTCTTTTGAAGATAAGCTGCCTGCCACAACCGGCATTCTTGGACTTTTGAATCGGAACAGTTGGGCGGTTGTTTTAATTAGTCTGACATTTTGGGCATCGGCTATTTTCCTATTTTTCTTTTCTTGCCGATCCTAAGTTACTTCCAGCCCCACGGCTCTCCAAAGAAAGTGTCGTGGATAAGCGCAAAGACGAATAGTGCAGTAACGCCAGTCATGAAAATATAGCTAGACACACTTATTACCACTGGTTCCGCCATTACTTCTTTTCGTCTTTCTTCAAGTTGTCTTCATGAATGTCGCCGCTCTTAAAGCGTTTTGCTAAAGCCTTGCGTCTTGGCGTGCAGGTATCTTTTGTCATAGGAGTACAAAAACCGGCGTGCTTGGGATCGATAGCTTTTTGCAGCCACTTCTTGACTTCTTCTAGACTCTCACCTTTATCGTTCAAAAATTCTTCAAATGCTTTCACTTGACTTATCTCCATTACGTGGTTATAGTTTATATATTCGGGGAATCACCAACTTTGGAGGCACAAAATGAACTCAAACGACCTCGTAGCCAAAATTGAGACGATACTTGAAGACTGCCTCCAGTCTCATGTTACGGAATGGCAAAAAATTTATTCTTATCTTGACGAACTCTTGGTTGCTCTCAAGGAAGAGAATGATGATTTACTGGCAAATCCAAAGGATTATGGGACTGGCCACGTTCGTCTTGCGAGAGAATGTGGAGCAATTTATTACCATTTGGCGAATCTTGTTTTTAATTTCAAGCCCCGAACGCCGAAGGATTTTGGCCCGCTTCAGGATTGGGTGTTCGGATACCACTCTTACCGATACACTCATACCAAGTGCCTGCTGAATGTGTTTTTGACTGATATCGGCGGTGAAGGTTGAAAATAGTTATCCATAAGGACCACTTCCCAAACCGAAAAGGAACAAATGTCGCATACCATTCTGCTTAATAAGGTCAGCAAACGTCGTTTGAATGAAGATATTATTAGACAGAATATTAACGGTATCATTGGCCGCGCTACTGCGGGCGACAGAGGGAAGCAAGGCTGGTCCTGCATTAGCTGGATGACCCCTAAGCCGCTTGCCCATGGCGATAATTACATCTACAGGACTCGTTTAGATTTTAAAAAGAGAAAGTCAAACGGGGCGGAAGTTGATGATATCCAGTTTGAGCGATTGGTAGGCATGGCTGTAGGCGCATGTTCTAATAATGGCCGATGGGAGATTCTCAGCGAAGATGGCACGCCGATGACCGTTGTTGAGCCGGTTGATTCTGGTGCCACCGTAGAGCCTTTGACGGTGGCTGACGGAGCAAGTATAGGGAAGATAGAAATTGGGAAATTAAATCTTGATTTAGGGAATCACTTCGATCATATCTATGATAGGGATGCTCAGATACAGATACTCCACTCCGCGCTCGTAGCGTTTGAAGAATCCGGAGGACTGAATAAGTTTAACGTTTTGTATGCAGGCCCTCCCGGCTGCGGAAAAACTGAGATACTACATGCTCTTGTACAAATGGTAGGCGAAGATGCGGTTTTAAAAATGGACGCATCGTCAACCACTAAGGCTGGGGCTGAAAAAACATTATTAAATTCTAAATATAAGCCAAAGCTCTTGGTCATTGAAGAGCTAGAAAAGGCTCCGGAATCCAGCCTACAATACCTGCTGGGTCTTTTGGATCATCGTTCTGAAATACGAAAAATTAATTACAGAGAAAATTCGCATAGGAATATAAAACTCTTATGCTTTGCTACGGTAAATGACATGCCGTTGTTTAAAAGTTTGATGTCCGGCGCTCTGGCCAGCAGATTCCCGAATCAAGTTTATTGTCCTCGTCCATCTGCGGAGATTATGAGAAAAATTCTGTTGAGAGAAGTGATTAGATTTAAGGGGAAAGAAGAATGGATTGATCCGACTCTTCAGTATTGTCAGGAAAATCATATTGACGATCCGAGAGAGGCAATCACTGTTTGTTTATGCGGAAGAGAGAAGTTAATGGACGGTAGCTACCAGGGGTACTTGCACGCAACTAGAATGCCTGCATAGTTTTTAGTTATCCATAGAGATACATGATGATTGGACATACTTCCGCTGCCTGTATTCTTTTAATTAACGAAGGGAAGATTTTAGCTGTATGTTCGCCGAAGAACCAAATGTTATGCAGTTTGCCCGGAGGAAAATTAACCGGATTTGAATCTACTAAAACTGCTGCTATTAGAGAAGCTTACGAAGAAACCAATATAAAAGTTGAAGCGTGTGATTGGATTCATGCCTCTCAAAACGGAGATTACTGGACAACTACGTATTTAGTTTCTAAATGGTCTGGAAGAATAGCATCAAGTTCCGAAGGCGTAGCATTGTGGGTGAGCGTAGATGAACTGTTAGCTGGCGCATGGCCAGAATACAACACATTGGTTCTCAAAAAAGCAGGAATGTTAAAGCAATGAAATCACCATGGTCGGTGCCTGAATCAACAGAAGTTCAATCAGAAGTCATTTCCAAAATCGTCAAGGCCAACTTATTGTTGGCTAATCATGCCAGACGATTAGGGATGGATTTATCAGTCTTACGAAACACTATTTTTAACAATCAACAGGTTGACTTGCCTGAGCAAGATGTTGCCATTATCAAAGAAAATCAAAATGATATTCATGTTTTTCTTAAGAATCATTATGGCGGCTTAGAGACTATTACCAGATCTAAAAGGATGGATTTTGGGGCGACTTATCTGGAGGCGTATGATGTGCTGTGGTATTATACAAATTTATCTGTTCCTGTATTTTCTTTTATGTACACAAGTGTTAAGAGAAGGGTGTGCGGACCCGCATTGAAGGATAGCCCAATTAGAATTAAAAGTTCATTAATTGCACAGGCTATTCGTAATTTTCATAAAATTAAGAATGTGTTAGACAACGAACTTGGGCGAAGAGCTACGTTAGACGAAGTATTCGCTAAGCTTGGGTGGAATAATCGGAAAATCAAAAAGTTTTTGCTGCTCCCGCTAAATCGGGTGATGATGGGAGAAGTTGGCCATAAGTCTATTAAGCTGGTAGAGCCTCAGGCAGATGTTGATTATGAAGTATTGAATCAGCTTAAGCCTGCTGAACAGGATATCATAAAATCCCTATTGCAAAAGAAGTCTGTTATTGATATAAGTGTTCAACGTGGATGTACCCCAAGGTACGTTCGCATGGTTCTGAAACAAGCGAAATCTAAGCTTCAGTCGCTCCACCAGCGTGTGGCCTAGAAATTTAGCAAATAAATGACACAAGCCAAACGCATCTTTGATGCCTTGTCGCCGGACGAAATCCGACTGTTACTTGACAGAGATAATCCGTCATGTTCTTTCTCTAACTTCATCGGCAATGATAATGCCATTGACGCATTGTCTGATCTTGCCTTTGCCGGATTGCTCAAAGAAGATAGAGCCGCATCTGGCGTGAATATTTTACTCGCTGGCCCAAGATCCGTTGGCAAGACCACCGTCGCCAAGCTTTTTGCCGATGTGCTGGAACTGCCATTTCTAGAGCTTCAAGCAGGAGAAGTATTGACTGCTGAATACTTATTTGATAGAATAGACAAGAAGTTAGAAGAAGAATATCTTGGACTGACGCCTCTTAGCAAAGTGAACGGTAAGGATTATTACGAAATTCCTCCGATGGTGATTTTTATGGATGAAATTCACTCATTGCCGGCTCATGCGAGGGAAGTATTATTGGCGGCTTTAGAGCAAAAAACTTCTCGCCTGGTGACGGCCCGAGAGGAATTAGACTGTAAAAACGTTTATTGGGTAGTGGCTACAACGGAACGAGGACAACTGCCTTTGCCGTTTGAGTCCAGATTTATATCTGTTAGATTAGAATCCTACACGTTGTCTGAAGTTGCGGAAATTGTTGCGATGAATACTGGTTGGGTAGCGGCAGCTTGTATGAAAGTGGCACAGCTTACGAAAATTCCAAGACAAGCTATTGCCTTTAGTCAGCAGGCATTATTTGCGTCTAAAAGAATGAATGTCGGTATTCTTGATGCGGTAGAAATTGTCGCCAAAAGAAAAGGTATTGATGAAGACGGTATTGACAAAAAGCAGATAGATGTTATGATAGCACTTGCTATGAACAAGGAACATGGAAAATCTTTGAAGTCGCTTTGTAGTGCCGTAGGCGTGAGCACAGAGGAAATGGAAGTTCATATTATGCCCTTATTACTACTGTCAAGTTTAGATACTAAACCATTGGTTCAGGTATCAAACAGGTATCACATTACCGATAGTGGTCTAAAGGTTTTATCAAAGAAAGGGCTGGTATGATTGAAGTTGGCGATTTAGTCAGAATCAGAAACTCCTATCTCCGATGGTTGCGACGTAAGTATCCGCATCAGTTGGTTTATAGCGGAATTTATAAAGTTGTAAATGTACGAAGAGAAGGTAGGCCAGAAGCGGTTCCAGTTTTAGCAGTTAAAAAGAAGAAGGCTGTTGCATCTATTGCTTCTATTAAACCGAAAAAACTAAAGCCAGTTATTAAAAAAGTCGCTAGTAAGGTATCTGTATTTGCCTTCTTGGACAAAGATGTTTTGACCCCAAGGCGATGTTCCCCTTCTGTTAAGATTGAGAAAATATCTGTCGGTAAACTCTCCTTACACCGTAAAGCGAAACGCGCTGAAAAGATGGATGAAATTTCATCCTTGATTGATTTGTTAAGTCGTAAAATTGACGAAGAAAAAGCGAATTTGTAAGCGTTATTTAATTAGTTCCGTTAAGTCGGACTGGTTAGTTGTTAGCCAGAAAACGCTGGGAGCGATCAGAAGACCATCTGTCCCAGAACAACCGTTGTAAGAGAGGGTTAAATCTCTTGAGCAACGTAAGAGACGACCGGTTGTCGGTACAAACTGGTGGAGAATGATGCGTGGCCTCCGGCTGCTACAAGGCAGGACAACATCTTCGGATGGAAGTGTCGGCTAGTAGTAGTTGCAAATTAACCGCATTACTTTATTTTTTGAGCTAATATGGCATATAAAATTAAATTCGACGATCATGTGTTTATTGTTAAGACCGAAGATAAAATTTTTGATTTTATCTTTCAGTACTGTAAAAATAGCACGCATTTACTTTCTGATAAAGTACAAAGAGTTCACCGCTATACTTGTTGGGATACCTTAGTTAAGCAATATATAAATTGTAAGAAAAACAACTGGGCAAAGTCCCATGAGATATGGAATTATGGACATCTTTTGTCAATGTGCGGCCGTTCCGGGCCGCTGAATTTATTTACTAACTTATATTTCCATATTAATGGGGTTAAAATCAAAACGAATGTAGATTTTTATCTCGGGAGAGCATATTGCCTTAGCTCTTCTATGATGGATAGGGATAAGTATTTTCGCTTAGCCTTGTCTGATTTGTATTCCTGTGCTATAATTGGAATGAATGAGTTAAGTTTTCTACAATTAGCAAGTGCAACCTTTTCAAAACCCAATAAGTTTAAATATCTTGATATGAACTTAATTAAGTCTCTTGTATCTGAAGATGCTAGAAGTGCGGTTTGTTCATCGTGGATAAGAACTTCAAACAGGAGATGAGAATGACAACCTTATTTATCTATGGAACTTTGAAAAAAGGCTGCTGCCGTAATCATATTTTGAAGAATGCGAAGTTTCTACGATCCGCGATGACGACTCCATTTTATCGTTTATATAATACTGGATCGTTTCCTGCACTTGTAAATGATGGAAATGGAACCAGTATTATTGGCGAATTATGGGAAGTTGACGACGATTTAATGAATTATCTTGACCGCATTGAGGGCGTTCACTTTGGAATGTATGCCAGAGAAGAAGTAGAGATAATGTCAGATGGCGTAGTTCCGCCTATTCCAAAACCCATTATTGCCTACGTTTTCCAGATGGACACGGAAGGTATGGATGATTGTGGGTCATCATGGAAGGAATAAGGTTTTCGTGGAAGGATAATACGTTATGGCAAGTAGATACCAAGTCTACTTCTACGCTTAACGCTAAATTTGTATGGAACAAGGACGTTAGCGATGTAGAGAACATGAATACATTGCTTTCTTTGCCACACCCTGTCGTCACTTGTATCATTAATATTGTTCCCCCTCCTAAAGATGTTGTTTTGCATATAAGGAAAAAAGTATTTGGTTTAGTTTTGGATAAACTTGCGGATGATATGGGCGACTTGAGGTTTTTGAGAGAGCAAATTGTGGATGATGATGCGACTATTGATGCCATACAGTATTGTCCAGGCGAAATTAAGTCCGCTATTCAGGTTATGGTAAAATTATTAAAATTTGCAGCGAGATTAAACAATGTAGCTGATAATAAGGAATAAAATGCCCGACATTATGAATAAAAATGTGGGCTACTTATTCAGATTAAACGACTGTATCTGTAGCTTTGTTGATAACAAGCAGCAAAAGGCTTATATATTCTGGAATTTCTATAATACTGTTGCCAGCAACGTAAATTTGCTATCTTTGCCAGAGATTACCGAAGTTAGCAGTGATGCGTGGGTTGAGTCTATTCCTAAATATAGAATAAAGGAAATAGACATCTTGCTTAAGCCTCTTGTAGAAAGCCTGCCTATAAAGGCGCTTGGTCTTTTTCGTTGTATTTCAGATGGTAGAATGAAAGACACTAAGTCGTGGCCTCCATATATTAGAAGAATATGTAGTATTATCCGAAATACGGAGCATATTGTGAGATTTATGCAGTTGTTGCGGAGGTGCCCTCAATATGATGATTGAATTTACGGCTGTTAAAAAAAACTTAAAGGCTGCATCCACAGAAGTTTTTTTATTAGAAAAAATTGATCAGGGAAATGATGGATGTATGTTATACACGCTTATTCCCTTATGGAATTCTGATGGAACGCCATTACCAAGGCTGATTGAAAAATTTTTAGATGAATTTCCTGTTGACGAATTAATTTCAGGCCGCAAAGGAAAGTTATTTTTTAGTCGTAAGACTTATTGCGAAAGCGTTATTAAAGTGAGTGATTTAGATCGCAGGCAACTAAGAAGATTTATAGTTCGTCATTGTCGTTATTTGTTAACGAAGATACATAAGAAGAAGCACATGTTTATTGCTTCACCTGCCGCGCCAAGTAGGAATGCATCTTTTTATCGCTTGCATGGCGGCGATATTGCTATAGCCTTATCTCAACTTAAAAAGCTAATATGGTTGCTAAAGAGGTTCATGTGAGCAACCACAGGCTATTTTGTCATAATGCCGAGCCTAAAGTAATTTTTGTTGCGCATAATTTGTCAGACAGCGTAAGGTTGGTGAGCGGTACAGTCGTATGGGTTTATGGAGATATTAGAAATGACAATTTGTTAAATAAGAATATTTCTCTTAAGTCTTTTGACACACATCACATTGAGCCATTAAGTAAGATGGAAGCACGGCGCATTGGACAGATTATTATAAGTGCTGCTCTTAAAATGATCAATATGAACACCAACTTAATGCGCAACAATTCGGCCTGCCGGACTAGCACTAGCGCATATGCATTAATGAAGCACAATTTTAGAAACGCCAAACAATTTTTAATTAAGTATAAGATGTTTTTACCTGCAATGTGATTATGGTAGATGTAAGTAATATAACAAATTATGAACGAACTTATTATGAATTAGAAGAGTTAATGCTTTTTTGGGTTTTGGCTGCTGGTAAAAATGGTAGAGTAGCAGCGGCTAACTTAGAAAAGATGCTTGCTTTTTTACGTCATGAATATGGGTATCTTTCGCCTTTTTGTTTGATAAAAAGTTTTGGGTTTTATGACCTGCCGGATTTACTCAAAAGTTTTGGGATAGGTTGCTACAGGTTAAAATCTAAAACCTTGTGGGGTTTAGTGAATCTTGATATTGATCTACGAAGCTGTTCTTGTTATGATTTAGAACAGGTAAAGGGGATAGGTAAGAAATCTAGTAGAGGATTTATTCTGCATACTAGAAGAAACGCAAGGTATGCAGTTATTGACAGACATTTACTGCGGTATCTATCAGATTTAGGTTATAAAGTCCCTCGTTCTACTCCGTCAAATGATGCAGTATATCATGCGGTTGAGCAGTTGTTTTTAACACTTGTGCCATTCGGCATGAATATTAGCGAGTTTGATTTGTTGATATGGCGAACCTATTCAGGTAATTAAGATGGAAGATGACGTAAAATACTTGGAAGAGATGGGTTTTACAAAACATCATATGTTTTATTATTATAATCTAAAGGGGTTTAACGTATTTCAATCTCCGATAGACTATACTGGGAAAAAAATAACACAGGGTTGGATATTGCGCAAATGGCTAGTACATTCTTCCGAAGAGGTTGCTCAGTTTAAAATTGGTACATTACGTTTGGATTTCAAGGCTAAAGTTGATGAGTATAAATTGGGCAAATTAAAAGAAGCAGCAGATATCATTGAAACAATCAAGAACATGCCATTCTAGGAAAAATCATGCTAACTAGCGAACTTAATACTAGACTTAAATCCAGCTTGCTTTCCGCCGTTAAGAAACAACAGGAAGGCCGCAAGGATATTTTGCGTGTTGCTATTTCTGAAATTGAGTTAGTGGAATCTCGTAGCCCATTGACTGAGGAAGGTAGACAGAATATCCTAAGAAAGATTATTAGCAATAACGAAGAAACCATGAAAGCAAGTCAATCTAACTTGACTAAGGTAAAGTTAATTCAGGAGAATGAAATTCTTTCTGAATTTTTGCCAGCTACCATGAGCAAAGATGATGTTATCATCTTCTTAAATGCTTTCTATGAGCAGATTAAAAATCAATCCAATGATGGGTTGGCCATTAAGCTCTCAATGGCAGAGCTTAGAAAGATGAATTGCGTATTTAACGGCAAAGATGTTTCAGAAATTGTTAAAGGAATTAGATCATGAAGAAGATTTTGGCCCTTATAGCAAATATATTAATCAGATGGCGAGATCCGTATCCGAAAACTGTTGCGGAAGTGCTTGATGACGATATCAAGTATAAAAAGGAAGTGCTTGAAGCCGTAATGGCTTTTAAGAAAACAAGACCATGGCGCGGTAGTCCGAAGGTTCAATATGTTAAGTTTCAAAAGCTAAATGTGGCCTTGTCTGCGATTTACAATATTCCAGTGCCTACGTTAATTTTTAAACCAGGTGTTCCGAGCTGTTATTTCCCGATGGCCAAGACCATATTTATGGAACCAGAATCTGACGGCAAATATTCAGTGGTAGTGTTCTTACATGAATACGGACATGCCTTAGGAAAGAACGAAGTAAAAACATGTACTTGGTCCATCAATTTATTTAGATTGTGCTTTCCTAAGAGTTACGCCAAGCTAGAGCCAAAAGGCCACTTGCTGTATAAGAAAAAAGAAGAAGAAGCTACACAAGTAGCGCCTCAAGAAGAGGAAGTGAAAATTGGAGAGTGATAAAGTTGATTTTAATCATACGACATTGTATCCTGCCCTAAGAAAATTAGGGATCGGCTTACAAACGCTTGACGTTTATGAAAAGTATTTTTTCAGCAACAGAAAGAATACGAATCGTGTTTTGTCGGCGGCGTATAAAGAAAAAACCTTAAGAGATATTCATAGAGTGATGGTAGAAGAAGCAGAGAAAATATTGCTGGAGAATATTTCTGTTTATTCAGATTCTGATTTGGCCGATCAATTCTATGAGATTTATAAGACGAATGCTGCTTTTGGCATGGGCACGCTAGTACAATGGCTACATAAGAATTTTCCGTATAAGTTGCCGATGGCAGAAGTTATATGGTCTTTGGTAATTTTCCGTTTGCATGGTACTGGGTACTAATGTGCAAAACATCAGAGCCGGAAAAATTGTTAAAGTGAAGGTTTTAAGAAATTATTCTCATGCAAACCATCCAACAGAGAATAGGCTTTTGAAAATCGGAGAGTTAGCTGATTTGTTTGTTGTGGCGGTTGAACGTAATATCTTTCATTATAAGTTATCAGGCGAAAATAGTTGTAAAAGTCATCAAATTGGCTATGACGAAGTGAGGTTTATGGGTAATCAAAAGGTAAAATTTGCATCTTTGAATGCGATAGTTAGCTTGTGCAGATGCCCATCGCCTTCATTTGTAAGAACCAGAAATGCCGAAATCTAAAATAAAAGTACCTGGAACTTATAAGTTTAAAATATTAAGCAATAAATCCAAGGGCAGATATCCTCATAATACTGACCTGATGCACGCTGGCGACGTAGTTGAATTTCAAGTTATTCAGGATGATGGTATTTACTTTTCGTATAAGCACGCAACAGCCGATTATAATACAATGCAGTGGAAAGAAGTTTTATTAATAGATAAAATTAAGTTCATTCATCTTGGCAGTTTGAAAAGCATGGTAAATACAAGTAAAAATTCTTTCATAAGAAGCCGATCATCTTGATTAAAACAGATAGCGAAATCGCCGGTATTAGAAAAAGCAGCAAGCTATCTGCTGATGTTTTAGTTTTTATTAAGCCGTTCGTTAAAGCAGGCGTAACTACACTAGAGCTGAACAATCTAATAGAAGATTTTATAAGAAAAAATGGCGGTATACCTGCGCCTTTGAACTATAAAAGTTTTCCTGCTGCGACATGTATATCCGTTAATAATTTTGTTTGTCATGGTATACCAGACGGCACTGTAATTAAAAACGGTGACATAGTTGGCATTGATGTTGCGACTATAGTTGACGGATATTATGGAGATACCTGTTTTACCTATCCAGTAGGCGAAGTAAGCCATAATGCGGCAAAGCTGTTACAGGTAGCAAAAAACTCTTTGTATATCGGAATAAAGCAAGTAAAGAATGGCAATTACTTAGGCAACATTGGGTATGAAATAAGTCGGTATGTTAACCGATGTGGTTTTTCTGTTTGTAGCTCTTTTACAGGGCATGGAGTTGGCCTAGAGTTTCATGAATCCCCGACCATTTATCATGAAGCAGAAAAGGACAGCGGTCAGATTATTGATGAGGGTATGACTTTTACCATTGAACCGATTATCAACACAGGTAGTTCAGAGATTATTATGGAAGGATGGCCTGCGCGAACAAAGGATGGTGGAATGTCTGCGCAATTTGAGCATACAATTTTAGTATGTAAAAACCATGCAGAAATCTTGACAGACAGTGAGATTTGGCTATAATGTTAGTTATCCATGACAAATCATTGATGGTTCATTAAACAGGAACGCAATCATGCTGAACGACAAAGAAGAAATTGAAGACGAAGATGGATGGGGCAACGGAACCGATTCAGAGTTAGACGACTTTGACGACGATGAAGAAGTTGAAGACGACGATTTTGATGAAGACGAATTTGACGAAGAGTTTGATGAACTTGACATTGACGACGAAGACGAGTTTGAGGTTGATACCTTAGACGAGGAAGATGACGACGAGTAACAAATAATTGGAAATGTGGTGCGATGATGTTTGGTACTGAAGATTCAGATGGTCTTAGAAACAAGCGAACTGCTGATTCTATTACTGTAGCCGGGCCTGCCGGACTCAGTAGAGGCGACCTGATGTACAAGTGGGAGCACCTTCCCACCATGAAATCTAAAGGGGACACTGCTGAGTGCCTCCTGTGCCATACACACATTCGTCGCACGCATCGCTTCAAGCGGTATCGTGAGAAGAGTCGGGTGTATTGTACTCACGAATCCTGCTTTCACACCTACTACGACATTATTAACCAAAAGGTGGCGTAATAATGTCGTTGGATGTGATTTACCGAATTAGCAGAAAGACTGGAGAAATAGTTGCAGTTTTTCCTGAAGTGCCTACGGATATTTCTGGGAAATTTTGCAAGTGTTATTCCAGTCTTTCTCGGTTTGGTTCTGTAGATTATACTGATCTATCTCATAAAACTAAAATTGCTGTGAGCAAAGATTATAATCGCGTTCATGATACCCTTCTTGGACTTGGATACTGTTTGAATATTGTTTCTAAGTGTACCGCTACCCATACGAAAACTAGGAAAGAACGAGTTAAGGACGAACTTCTAGGGATTGAATAGCCATGGGCGGTCGTGCAATTCGTGCTTTCGGCATTGAGCCTAGACGTATATCCGCCGAAGAATATAGGCAGATTACTTCTGAAATTGAGTATGGTTTACAACTACGGTATCATAAAGACGATTATATTGTAATTCCATCATATCGCAGCAAGCCAGATTTTGGCGATGCCGATATTTTAATTAAATCTTATGATGATGTTAATCCTAGAGAAGTTATACAAAAACTTTTCAATGTAGACCCAATCCATAATGGGGAATGCTACTCTTTCCCATATAAAGACTTCCAGATAGATTTTATTTACGTTCGTCCAGATGATTTTGATATTGCTTTGGCGTATTACTCTTGGAACGATGCTGGAAATCTTTGCGGCAGGTCTTTCCACTCTATCGGCCTGAAATATGGTCACATGGGGCTATTTTTTACCATTAGGCCAGAGCATATTGAAGATGGCGCTAATAATACGCATATCTTGCGGGATGTTTGCCTGAGTAAAAACCCAGAAGAGATATTGAATTTTTGCGGGTTTGACTATAAGCATTTCCAGAATGGTTTTGATACCTTGGAAGAAATGTTTGATTGGGTTTGTCGTGGCAGGCATTTTAACGCGGACAAGTTCAAGTATGAAAATCTGAACACGGCCAACAGAACCAGAAATAAAAAGAGAAATACGTACAAGTATTTCTTGGAATGGCTGGAAGTTAATAAACATAAGTATTCTCAGTATCAGTTTGATGATAAGAAAAATTCTTATCTGCCGATGATCATAGTTGCTTTTCCTCACCTTAAAGGCGAATTGGAGTTAGCCAAGATAGGTTATGAAAGAAGCAAATTGATTAAATCTAAGTTTAATGGCGAGCTAGCTTCACAATGGAGTGGAAAGAACGGTAAAGATTTAGGCGATGCCATAGAGAAGTTTATTAAGTCCTTTAGCAATAAGAACGAATATTTGGATTTTGTTTTTGATAATTCTATCGATGATGTCAAACAGCAATTTCTCGCAAGGTGCTAAAATGGGAAGACATGCCACTTCAGACGTTGTTCCATTTAAAATAACGCCATTGGTTGATGGAGATACGAATCATCCGCCGGATACCGCAAACGTTAACCTTAAGGTATTTTTGGATTTGATATGCGAGGATGAGTATGTAGGGGCGATAAAAGAGTGGAAGTTTGATTATAATAAATTTCCTATGCTTGGGAAAAATAAAAGATTACATGGCACACCTTTCGTAAAGGGAGATAAAACTGTTTATTATGTTAATGAGCATGAGTATTCTAATGTGGGTGGAGAAACTAGTACTTTTTGCTCTAATAACGAAGAGTCGTTAATAGAGTTTTGTAATGATTGGGGTTTTGATGACATTATTGAGCGTAATAAAAAAGTTCACATGACCGATTAAGGAGCAGAACATGAGTGCAGACGTAGTTCCATTTAAAGCAACTGTTTTTGCGGGCGGCGATAGGGATCGTCTTCCGCCGAATTTGAATGTTAATCTACGTGAATTCCTTGACGATCAGTTTTATGGTACATCGCATACCATTCACGGATGGGTCTATGATCTTGAGAATGGTTGCGCTGATATAGGGAAGAAAAAGAAGCTAGGCGGAATCCCTTTAATTAAAGGCAAAAAAAGGGTTGTTTATATTAACGAAGATGAGTATGTCGCGGGCAACGGAGAAACTACTACGTTTTGCGCAGATAAGAAACAAGACCTGCAAGATTTTTTGGATGATTGGGGATTTACCGACGCGATTGAAGATGATGAAGTTGTGCAAACTTTTGATTATTAGTTATCCATAACAATCATTGCCCCGAAGGAAAAATGCATGACAAAGCCGGTAATCATTTATGTGGAAGGTGCTCCGTGCGCTATTACTTTATATCCTACAGAGAATTTCTTTCATGCTATCGGCAGTTCTTCGGCAATTGAAATTGGCAATTTCTTTTTGCGCTTTTTGATTGATGGGTTTCCGACCTTCCGTAAGGGAGAGCCTCGTTGGACGACTGCAAAGCTGCTTGGTTTACTTGATAAGACATTTGGCGGGATTAACACTATCGCCGTAACTCCAAGTCCCACTAAGTATGACTACCTGAAGCATTTTAAGAGTTATCATCCGAATTGTTTAGGGATATTGATCTATCAATGCGGTGTAGGCAAGGCTAAGTTCTTTTCTGGTGAATTAGAGAAGCATTTTCCTGGCGTTAACGATATAGTTCGCGGTAGAGTATTCCCCCATGATTTTCCTGAGGAAGAGCGAACGAACAATAGTATTGATTTTGAGTATGAGGACGACTGGGAATAGTTAGTTATCCATAAAGATTTATGAACCTTTATGATGAAGAGAACCTATTTTGGTGCGAGCAAGAAGAAAACATTAGCATTAATGTTGTCCCGCTAAATACAACATTAGAAGATTTTGAAATAAATCATGTTCCACCAGAAGTTTTAGAGTGGCGAGTTTTTTGCTATGAACAAGGTATTGACATTTGGACACCAAGACCTAGCAGCAAGCATTCTACAAACAAGGAGAAATCATGAAGTCAATCGCAGAACATGTGAGGAAGCGCACCGGCACGCCTCTCAGAGTTGGTACGATGGTCGCCATTGGTGACGAAGGGGACAATAAGGTCCGAATCGGCTGGACCAAGTGCAAGTACAAGATGGATAAGTTTGATCCGATTGAAGGTGCGAAGCGTGCTGCTGGCCGTGCAAACGGACTGAAGACTCGCGGTCGTCGATTGAATCATGATCTGGATATTCATCATCAGGAGCATGAACTGCCGCAGTCCATGGAAGAAGTGATGGCTAAGTTCATCGTTCGCTCAGCTCTCTACTTCAAGACGGATCATGTTGAAGTTTACGGGTTTGCTCCTCATCGCGTTTCCCAGATCCTTCAGGTTTGGAACATGGCAAAGGCCGAAAAGACGAAGCAGGAAAGCAAGGTTTCTGCCGTGGAATCCATCCTTCTCTAAGGAACAAGAATATGGTTCATTGGAACACAGATGGAATTAAGAAGTGGTTGCAGGATGCCCTGCCTCATCTTGTAATAACTTCTGATGAAGCTGGCGGTGATTACGATACATCGTTGGTGATTCTGAAAGTTCCAGGGGTTGATGATTCAATCCACCTTTGCGGCTTCAATTCAGCGAATCCGTTGCGGGACAAGGATGATGCGTTATGTGAAGCTTTTGAGTTAAGGAATCAGCATAGTGATTCCGGCGGCGGATGCTGTAGCGATAATGAAGATGTTCACGATGCTTATAACGCGGTTAAAAAACTATTGCGACTTAATGGATACCTTCCTATTGTTGACAATCTACGAGATTACTTTTAATCATGCAAAAGATTGAAAAAGTCCTGCATTATTATTCGCCACATAAAGAAGGCGCTAAGTTTTGCGTTCTTTGTGGATCGCCACTAGTTGAAGTTTTTGACGGCAGAACAACTTTTGATCATATAACTGGCGAATGAATTAATCATTATGTTTTGATGTGCGATAGGAAGGTATTTTTTAATCTCATTCCTTGGTCCTGTTGCTGAAAATAAAACCATGAAGCTTTCAGACATTCCTGAAGAAGTCCTAGACGCTCTACATGAGCGCAGTCATTCTGATGAAGATATTCTTCAGATGGATATTAGAAAAATGTTTTCAGAATATTGCCAATGGGAGGGACTTATTAATTATGGCCCCAAGCTATGGAACATAGTGGAAGAACTCAAGAGAATCTAATGACGGCTACTAATCAGGCTGTTTTAAAAAGGCTGAAGTCCCGGCTCAATGATATTGGGCAGGATAGAGTCTATCTTAATGATAGACTAATAAGGGCCTATACACAGATAAATGAATTGACCGAAGAGGCAGAAATCACAGAAGTAGTTCACCTTAATTATCTTCAGTTAATAACTAAGTTGATTAATATTCTTCAGAATGATGGCGTTATAACCGCCAGCCTTTTGATTACGCTTTTAAGCGAACATGGTATATTAACAGATGATACGTGAAACAGAAGAAAGTATTATGAATGAGATTGACAATCTCATAGAAATAAGATATCTTAGGCGCACGCTAACAAGCCATGCGCGTTTATTAAATAAAATTCATGAAGTATGCGAGGTTAAGGGAAGCATAGATTTAGCCACTTTGATCATTTTAAACCAGGAGTATTTAACGTGAAAAATCAATCTTTTTATATTAATAACAATAAACTACATTATTCCAGTGATAGAGATTATGAATCTTTGATTGTTGGTTGTTATTTTTTACAAAAAAGATATCCGACGAATAAGGCGGTTACATTAGTGCATCAGATAGTAAGTTGGAGTGCTCAAGAAATAGGATATGATCCTGGGTGTAGCATTTTTGATAATTTTAATTCTATTGAGAGTGATCTTAAATTGATTAATGGTACTCATATCGATGAAGAGCAATTTGCTTTAGATATTCTTAATGATTATATCGATATCGGCAAGTACTGTAAGGAGATAGTAAACCAGCTTCATTTACCTGATTATATTAAGCTAGGATCAAAAGTTTGGCAAATTACACGTAGGATAAAACCTAGACCTTTTATTATATCTGATATGCAGATATTTGAACTGCCTGGTAGGCTATATGTATCCGGTTATGGTGAACGGAGGAAGCATATAAGTATTGTGGTTCCATCTGCCGATTTGATAAATGATCATATATTTAAAACTATGGAAGATGCAGAATCGTACATTGAGAAATGGAAAAAATGATTAGAATTGCATTTATATCTGATATTCATGGATACCTTATTAATATTCCAGAATGCGATGTTTTGGTAATCGCAGGTGATATAGTGCCGCGCGGGATGCATGATATACACAAGCAAATGGCGTGGCTGAATAGCGACTTTAGGGATTGGCTGGATGCTCAGCCAGTTAAACGAGCAGTCGCCTGCTGGGGAAATCACGACTTCATTGGTGAGATTGCGCCTCATCTAGTTCCAACGGACATTAAGTGTAAATTTTACACTGATAACTGGTGCGAAATTGACGGGATCGTATTTTACTTCTCGCCATGGCAGAGAAGATTCTACGATTGGGCGTTTAATCTTGATGAGCCTGATTTAGATAAAAAATATAATCAGATTCCAGATTGCCATATTCTGGTCACGCATGGCCCTCCTTACGGTTATGGCGATACGACTATTGCACATGACGAGGGTTCGGTTCCCGAGCAAGTAGGCAGTAAGTCTTTGCTGAAAAAAATTGATGAGATACAGCCATTAGTGGCCGTGAACGGTCATATCCACTCTGGAAGGGGACTTAGGCTGCGCGGCAAAACCATTGTCGTTAATGCGTCTCTTGTAAATGAGAGATATACGCCTATGAATAAGCCGTTTGTTTTTGATATCTCCGAGGATTTATCAATAAAATTGATTGACGGCTGATTCTATTTATGGTATAATCAGCGGTCGGATTCTTTAGGAACCTAGTTATCCATTTGGAAACCATCGATGCTTTTTCTATTGTTTTTCATAATAGTGCTTTTATTCCTCATTTCAGCAGCATTGGCGATAGAAGAAAATCCCATAGATGAGTGGGGTTCTGTTGCATTTGTTGCATTTATTTTTTCTATTTGGGTTGGTTGTTGGATGTCTTGTAAGCGTGAGATAAGCAACGTTGATGTTGTTAATATTGCAAAAGTTCGAAATACTCAGTCATTGAATATTGATTACCGGGCAGTTTTTCAAGATGAAGCAATAGATGTTTATGAAATGGAAATTCCCTATGCGGATGGCGGGGGAGTTAAGCAGAGTAAGTCTTTTGTCAGCGTAGAACATTTATTACTAGAGCGTATTACGTATAAGCAATGGTATTGCGGAATTTATTCTTGGCCATTCTCAAGTCCATACTATCGGTTAGTTCATAAAAAAGACACAAGAGAATTTGTTCCAGATTCAGTAGATTTACCACAGGATATTTTAGGACCATGACAATTGACCAATTTTTTTCAGGAAATGGTTTTAATAAAGTTGATAATTATTATAAAAGAAAGAATCTTTTTGTTCGTCCTGTTACATCAGTTCCTGCTACTTATGAGATGCAGCTTTATAGTCCATCCCCGAATTCTCGTATAATGGCCGTGTGTACTTTTAACCTAATACAGAATGCTCCTTATGGTGCAAATTTACCCTCATTAAGTAATGCCATTAAAGAGGTTAAATTATCTGGTTTGCAGTACATTGAGAGCTTGATCCAACATGTTAAGGACCAATGAAATGAAAAGAAGCACCGTAAACTACTTGGCAGAGTTTATTGGCGGGAAAATCGTTGTCTCCGCGTTTGAAGATTATTTGCTCCGTATTGGAGCAGTTAAGAAGGTATCAAAAAAGCTAAGAGCGGAAATTCAAGAGATTCTTACTTATAATGCAGAGTCTCTTGATGAACAGGCACAGGATTATCCCGAATAACAATTTTACTTAGGAGACGTAGATGCAAACACTAGATGATCAAACGAGAATTGAAAAACAAATTGACGACATTTATTGCCGGATTGGTACGCCAGCCCCGCACTCAGGGTATACGTCTATTATGATTAGCGATACCAAGAGTTGCAATTCTATTGAGGGTGCTTTGCGGCTTCCATCAGATCTTAATAATGAAGAAGTGCATAAGTTATTGAGATATATGGAAATGGTTTTCATTTCTTATTTACGTAGAGTAAAGGGTGGTGGATAATGGTATTGCCTATTATTATACTGTCATCTGTTTTCTGGCCAGCTATTGTTTTAATTGCGTACTTGTTCATTGCAGACCAACATTCTGCGGAAAAAATATGGCTGGACAAGTTCAAAGAAATTCCCGATGGATTTTGCTTGAGGTATCGTGGCGGGAAGTGTCGGCTGGTTCACAATTTGAAAACTAGTTTTTCGTTGGAGGAATGGTTACGGCTCCCGGCCCACATCCTCGATCAAATTGACCTAACTTAATGTGAAATGCTTCCTGAACCGATCTATACAGGAGTATATGATTCGGAATATCATCCAGTAATGGAAATGGATGATATAGCTGCTTTATTTGAGAAGATCGCGGATAAGAAAAAGAAAAATCAAGAAAAGCGTAGAGCACAAAAACATAAGGCAGATCGGTTCAAGAGACGAGTTTATAAAAATCAAAATGGGTTATGCTATTACTGCCTGAAAAAATTTGGGATTAATCAACTTACAAAAGATCATGTTGTTCCGTTAAGCAAGGGCGGGACTAATGCCGTTAAGAACATTGTGCTGGCTTGTAAAAAGTGTAATAACACAAAAAGTGATATGAGCCTTGAAGAGTTCATGGCCACTTTATATAAAGGAAGTTAATTATGATGATTCCCGAATGCCGCAATAAATTTACAGACGTTATAGCCGCCAATGGTTTAGATTGGCCGATTACACGCTTCATCCGTAATTACTTTGACGAAGTTCCGCTATACTCGCAGTATAGTGAAATTGAGTTCTTGGAGGAATATGGCGATGTTAATGAATTATTGATTTATGGTTCTTTAAAATATTTGCATTATGTTCAAGAAGTGATATGCCACGATAAACCCAATCGTTTTGCTGCGATAACTATCAGTGATGATGATGGCGATTATATTGTTCCATATATCTTTGTTTGTAATGGATATTTTTCCAGTAGGCTTTGCAAGATTAATCTTTCGCTTCCGCAGAGCGATTTAGGAACTAAAATATGGAAAATTGTCAACGATTATCCTGAACTGGGCAATTGTTGCGCTAATGAGTATGATGTGGATGGAGAATCTAAGATTATGCTTACTCGCGGGGCTGTTCCGGGATTTCTTCTGAATCATATTTAAAGGAAGTTAAATGGCAGCAGGACTATCATCTACTAGCTTAGGGAAATACCTGTGCCTTATTCTTAGGCATAATCCAGGTAAAGTTGGCCTTACACTAGATGAAAATGGATGGGCGTTTGTCGAAGAGTTAGTTAAAAAAACTAGCATATCTCAAAGTTTATTGATGCATATCGTTGAGAAGGATACTAAAAATCGCTATGAATTAAATGCAAGTAGAACAAAAATTAGGGCGCGGCAAGGCCATTCTTTGCCTGTTGATTTACAGTTAACTGCTATTCAGCCGCCGGAAGTTTTGTATCATGGCACAAGTGATCTATCTGTTGGCTCTATTTTTAGACTTGGATTATTAAAGCAATCAAGACAATATGTTCATTTATCTGAAACTATCGAAACCGCTACTGCTGTAGGCAAAAGACACGGCGGCGCTGTATTTATCTTTGAAGTACAAGCAGAGCGAATGTTTGATGATGGTTTTAAGTTTTATTTATCTACTAACAATGTTTGGCTTACGGATGCTGTTCCTGCCGCATATTTGATACCTATGGTGTAATTATGTTGCCTCATGTTAATAATGAAATGAATGGACAAGTTTTTACTACCGTGAAAATGTACGATTTATGGGTTGAGCAACAAACGTTAGATGGTGTTGAAGCGTATTGGAATGAGTTGGAATTAAAAGATAATCCTTATAAATTTCATCCGTATAACAATATTCAGAACGCTCCGTTAACAAATATGCAGCATGTATTATGGAGAACGGGGTACGAAAACGCAAGGAAAGAAGTAGAAGGAAGCTAAAAATGATTACGGCAGAAATAGCGTGGCGATTACGAAGAAGGGGATTGCGCTTGCCCCCTTTGGGTGATTACGAGTCTTTAGAGTTAAGGCATATTGCCATACAGCAAGATAAATTAATGGATGAATTTGATAAGCTGGATAGAGAAATTCAGGTGATGATACCGCCACAAACGGGCAACAAGGTAATTTAAGGAAAAGATCATGAAGCAATGTGAGTACATTGTCAAATGTAGCGATGATGACACATATCAAGCTGCGATGAAGATTGCGCTTGAGCATACTGATCTTTACAGAACGATTGAAGAAACGTCTGTTTGCTATCCTGGTGGAGTCCGACAAGAAAAGGCCGAATCGTTCTGTGTTGGCGACTATTTTCATTGGATCAACATTGAAATTGCTCAAGAAGATTATAAATTTAAAGTTATTTTTGAGATTGACTATGAACATGGTACCGGAAGGAACTATTATAAAGACATAATGGTTCGTCTGATGGGGGCGCTAGAAGCAATCGGGGTTAAAGTAGAAGTTCTGTAAAATTAAACAAAAAGGAGATATAATATGAGCGTGAAGATACTGCATTTAGTAAGTGGTAATGAATGGCTTGCAGATGTCGAAGAAGATTTGTTGGATTCTAATGCATGGGTTTTAAAGAACCCTATTAGGCCGTTGATCGCCGAAGCGCCCGGGGGTATGGGAATCAGCTTTGTTCCGGTTTGCTTGCTTGCTGGCGAAGATCCAACTGAGTTAAAGATTAGTAAAAGTCACGTAATAGCGATTTTTGAGCCAGATGAAAGTCTTAAGAATGGGTATTGCCAAAAATTTGGCAAAATAATTACTGGTGTAGGCCATATTAAATTGAGCTAATCTCCTTTTAAAATCCGATATGAGTCTGAGTCCTGGTGGAATGTAGAGCATTCGATAATTACCGCATTATTAATTAATGATTTTGCCGTATGTCTTAGTCCGATAGGTATCAGGATACTATCCCATTGTTTCATTGTAATAATTTTTGGTTTTTCATATTGACTTGGAAGATTTGGCAGGCCGTTATAGAGAGTTTCCCAGTTTAAAAGATACTTATCGATATCTTCGTTTTCATATATTATTAGCTCTACTTCGCTATCGGACACCAATAAAAAATGCTCCGTTTTCAATCGATGGAAGTGGGTTGATATTTTTTTGTCTTGATTAATAGTTAATATTTTTTGACAATAGAGATTTGTGTTAGTGACTATTTGTTCACTGCCCCATCCTTTTGGTATAAATTCTAAATTTGAAATATTGTTTAAAGATGTCATGTATTTTATCCGATATACTATTATAGTTTAAGGAGATTATTTTAATGAGCAGAGTTAAATCATATCATCAAGTTCAAGTAGAAAAGTTTATGGCTTTAGCTGGACAGGATGTGCCACTCAGTCCTAGTATACCAAATTCTGAAACAGTTTTATTAAGGGCAAATTTATTACTTGAAGAATTGCTCGAAACTGTCCGGCGCGGTCTTGGTGTAGTCGTATTTGACAGAGGTAATAAAGTAGAATTGCGTATTGAAAACCTCGGGTTTGAGATTGCATCAGAGCCAGACATAGAGCAAGTGGCCGATGGTTTTGCAGACATCGGGGTTGTGAATACAGGTATGTTATCTAGCTTTGGGTTGGCTGATCAGAGTATTGTTGACGAAGTGGATTCTAATAATTTATCGAAATTCAGCGAAGGCAGTTCTCGTCGTAGCGACGGGAAATTGATTAAACCGCCTGGATTTGTCGGTCCAAGGATTAAAGAAATTATTGATGGACAGAGTAATTAGAATGTGTATTTTATATGGATAAATCATTATCTGCCGAAATCAGTGACGAAATATTTGCAAGTTATTACTTAAATCATACAAGGCAGCAATCTGCCGATTATTTTGGCATTACTTTTGCTAACCTACTAGGTAGAATTAACAAAATTAGAGATAGTGAAAATAGTGTAATATTACCGCTTAAGTGTGCCAGATGGAAGAATGTTGATATTCCTAATAAGTTTTCAGAATTGCAAGCAGATATTCTTACTGGCTCTATGTTAGGAGACGGAACATGTGCTAAGTTACAGCATACAAGCTGTAATTCTCATTTTTGCGAAAGGCATGGATTACTACAACAACACTATTTAAAGTGGAAATTTGATGCTTTAATGCCATTTTCATCAAAATTTACGATGGTAAGTTTAGCTGCAAAGCCACATTTCATAAATGGCAGAGCAATTTATGATAATGGAACGTGTACGATACATACAATAAATCATCCATTATTTTCAGCCATAGAACGAGCATGGTACCAAAGAGATGGCCATGACTCCTATGTTTTTAACGCTATTGGGAGAAGAATTAAAATAGTTCCCGACAATTTAGTGCTTAATCCTAGAATTGTTGCCGTATGGTTTTGTGATGATGGCGAAAACAATTCAGAGCAACGATATGCCAAACTTCATACAGATGGTTTTAGTTTTACGGAAGTTGAAATACTTGTCAATAAATTAAAAAAGATGGGTATTACAAATTGTAATGTTTATCATAAAAAAGGTGCATTTAAAACAAAAGAATGTCCTGCTATTCGCATTGGCTCTTCTTCTTATCTTTATTTTTTAGACATGATTCGTGAGTTTATACCAACGCAAGATGTATTATACAAAGTAGATATTAGTCATTATATTCATCCTATTAAAATGTTTGGAGAAACCCATCCATTATCATTGTTGAACGAGAGCCAAGTTCTTGAAATTGCCAAACATTTGACTAACAAAAGGCCGATTGCAGAAATAGCGTCTGAATATAATGTTTCGCCTACAACAATTGGAGATATTTATAATGGCAAGAATTGGGGATGTCTTAATTTAAATCTTAAAAAGGATCAAGATATACCTTATAATAATAATTCTGGATTTAGCGGAGTATCTGAGTATAAGAATGGTTTATGGCGTTCTAGAATTCAAGTATATTATACCAATATTAATCTTGGCCATTACAAAAACAAACAAGACGCCATAACAATCCGTAAGTTAGCTGAACAATTGCGAGATTCCGGCGAAACCAATCCAGAAAAATTTAAGCAACTCAAGAGAGATTTTCAAGAAAAACTGGCTGGACAAAAGAATGGTGGTTCGGTATAATGACCATCCCTAATCACTATACCGAACGAGAAGCTTTCTTAAAATTAATGGATGAAAAGCCGGGAATTTGTTTATTTCTCGTTCGTAGGTTAGAGAATCCAGCGTGGACCATTCTTTGCCATGAAGCTGCAAGACAACTAGGAATTTCAGATAACAGAAAAGAGTCAATCCGGAACCAGCATTCTGAAGAAACTTGGCTTAGAATTCACGCTGCTGCTTGGGGGACTATGGTCTATATGCGAGATAAAGGAGTTCCTCCAGAATGGACAGATATTCAGAAACTTCTGCCGAATCCAGATTTCATTAAGCAGCACGAAGAGTTTTTTAAAAAACAACATGCAAAAAACGAAGAGTTTGTCAAAAATGAAAACGATAAAAAAGCCAAAACTCATTGAAGCGCTTGAGCAGTTTGAAAAGGGTCCAGCCGTTCTTTTTTATATTCGTCGTTCTGATGATAAATGTCCAAAGACCATAACATGTGGTGGCAAGAGGCATCGGGTCATCGGGTTACGACCGAAGGCCAATCTGCGGGCTACAGCAGATCCTGATCCGCTTGTTGTTCCGGATAAAATTTATTCGAATGTTGGCGAGTTTGCTAACTATGTGCAGACCTACAGATTGACATGTTTCGGTAAGGCTTTTTTAGAAAAATATAGATCAACATTATAAGCGATTACCATGCGAGTAGGCAAAGTCAAGTTTATTGTTACTAACCATAATGCAGCAGTTTGCCAGTATTGTGGTAAGACGATCAGATATAAAGATACAATGTTTGTATTTACATTCGCAAACGGTGAAAAATCTCATTATCAATGTCATGATATGTTTCAGTATGAATGGTCGTGGCCAAGACGCCTTTGGTTTAAAATTAAAAAAATGGTGCTTGAGAACAAAGTATAGTTATCCATAGGAGTAAAATGATGAATCTCGGTAAACATGAAATGTTATGTGTCCTTTTAGGTGCAGCATTTTTTATTACAGCAGGTCTTTCCGGCGTTTATGTTTGTCTTAGTATCCAGTTGCAAAGACGGGAACAGGTGCAGATTGAGGCTACTAAGGAATTAACTCAGTATATCGCTCTTTCATTTAATGGCAAGAATGAAAGCGTTCTTATGGATTTAAAACAGCATGATCCTTGGGGTACTTTTTTCAAAATTAAACTTGATGGTTCTGCTCTAAGACATTGCGAAGTCATATCGGCTGGTCCTGATAAGATTTTTGGAACAGATGATGATATTTATGCTGGTTGTGCGGTGTGGATAGGACAATAATGCTACAAGAAGAATTTAAACTTGCTTTTGAAGCACACGAAGGAGAATTTCGCTCAGGAAGCGAAATTCCTTATGTCAGTCATTGTTATGAAGTCGCAGCTTTGCTTCGCCGGTGGGGAGTTACAGATACAATTACGTTGAGCGTATCGCCTCTACATGACGTTGAAGAAAGCAAGCCTGGGATTTATACGGCTAGATTAAAGACCATATTAGGGGATACTGGAATGTTAGTTTTAAATGAAATTACATTCATTCCAGATTTGAGCAGTGATAAGTCGGTTCCACAACAAAAAGCAGAATATATCGCTAGTTTTGCAACCAAGTCTGTCCGGGCGATTGTTATTAAAATGGCGGATCGTATTCGGAACACCTATGATTTTCGATATGTTAAAGAAACATCAAATTATGCTCTAAAGTATTGGTATAAGGCCGATTCTTTATTTGTTGCGTTTAAGAATAGAAGAGAAGAAATTATAGAGATGTTTGGTAGCTGGACATATGAGCGTATAGAGTATGACCGCCGCGAATGTGAAGAGGCCCTGATAGCATAAGGTGAGCAATGAAAGTCTTTACATCACCCGATAACGATCAAGAATACTTGAATCATCGTTGCCTTTTCTTAGGTGGCGGAATTACTGGATGTGGTGATTGGCAAAGCGAATTCATTTCAAAGCTTAGTCCTTCATGTGATGAAAAACATAAGAGTAATCCTCACTTTAAATTATCTTTAATTAACCCGCGCAGGCCGGATTGGAATATTCACGATCCAGAGATTTCGCGTAAACAGATTGAATGGGAGTATGAGAGAATCGGTACTTCTTTTGCTAGATTATTTTGGTTCTGCGGCGAAACATTATGTCCGATTACCTTATTTGAGTTAGGGAAATGCTGTACTGACAGAAGCCGTTATTTATTTGTAGGTTGTCATCCTGATTATAAAAGAAAATTTGATGTATTCCATCAGATGAGATTAGAGCGACCAGATGTGACGGTTGCGAATAGCTTTGATGAGTTATTTGTCCGTGTCAGCAACTTCCTACTGAGATAAAATCATGGATCAATGGATTAAAGCATTCCTTGTTTCTTACGCTAAGTCTTTAGGATGGCGTAATAGAAAATCAGAATCCATTATGCGAAGGCTATGCGAAGATTATTTTTATTCATCATCTCCGACAAAAAAAGACCCTTTCATCTTTATTGCATATGGATGGTTTTGGGGTGCTTTTTTTATGGATGATTTAGAGCAATATCCGAATATCGCCGCTAACGCTAAAGCAGCATTATTAATGATTGAAATGGATAAAATGTACGCTATCGTTGCTAAAGAAAACAACTGGTGATATATGGGAACCATTGAAGATGCCCGTAAGTGGCGCAAGAAGTATAAGAGGATATTAGACAACGCAAGATGGAATGCCACGTTACGTAAATTCCCAGATGCTGGCCATGCTTACATCCAGAAGATTAATGAATATTATCAAGGACTAAAGGATATGGGATATCGTCAAACTGACGAGTATGAACCCGGCAGAACGGGTCGCTTAGTTCCGATAACAAAAGAATGGGTGACTGCACAACGCGCTAAAATGAGTGAAGTAGATAGGTTAATGGAAGCTGCTAGACATGCTGGACCGAATGCTGATGGAGCAGAATTAATTAATAAAGCACTTCGTAAGTTGAACGGTGAATAATCATGCAGCGTTATGAATTTACTCTTAAATACAACGAGCATATTGTAGGATGGCTTACTCCTTTTGATGGCGCTTGGTTTTTTGATTACGATCAAGGTTTTTATAAACTTGGCCTTACCGCAATCGGTCCCGAGTTTTCAGATTTCCACAAAGCTTATTTCTCAAAAACTTTGTGGGCATTTTTCTCTACACGCATTCCAAGTACAAAGCGGCAAGAAATTAAGGATATTGTAGAAAAAGAAGGTGTTGACCCAGAAGATCAAATAGCTATGTTGAAATTGTTTGGCCGAAAAGTTATTCAGAATCCATATGAATTAATTTATAGGGAGTACGTCTGGTGAACCCTGAAACACATGATTTGCTCTCGCAAAACGGTTATAAGCACGTAATAAACATCAACCCAGATGAAGCCTACCGGAAAGGCTATGTGTTTATTAGATTCCCTTGGTCTGGTAAAGGAAATCTGGCGACATTAAAAATTAAATCAGGGGATATAGCTGTAAAAGTAAATCATCACTTTGAGAAGAATGAATTGTCGCAAGACGATCTAAACGAAATTATCAACGCATTGAAAAAAGGTGCTTTAAATCAAATTGAAGATATATTGAAAGTCCTCCCAAAGGCTTAGTTATCCATATGCCATACATTCAAAAATCAACCGCCGAATTACTCATTCAAAACGGATTTGAGTTTAACGAGCTTTACGGTTTCTTTTGTAGGAGTGGTATTGCCATTCACTTTAATGGAACTTTCGGCAACGTGTCTAGATTTGAATTTGATGATAGAGGCATTAGGATATCGGCAACCGTTGATGTGCCAAATGATTTGACTCAAGAAATTTTAGATGAAATTATTAAAAGTACTAAGCTGATTGCTTTAAGAAAAATTCAAGAAATGATAGATGTCATTTCTAAAAGTTAGTTATCCATAGGACCAACATGAATAATCCAAATGGCGAATTTAATAGATAAAACAGAAAAGACTTCGCTCCTTAAGAGTAGTGCTTGCAAATATTGCGCTCGTCGTCTAGATTCAAAAGATTATCGTGCGGAGAGATGCCAAACATGCGGAGCACCAGTAGCTAGAAGAACTCCACCACCTTGCGATTGGATATACGCATGAACAATCCAATTTTTGATGGTTTGCATAAGCGAAAGAATATGCTTGTTAACTTTTCTGATGATTTTTCTATAATTACTATTACGAAGCCAGGTCCAGGCGGACTAATTGTTTTAACTGGAAATGAGTTGGCTGATATTATGGGTGTTATGAGAGATAATATTGACGCTGACGGTGAGGAAATGGCGTTACTTCGTTTAGCAAATACTTGTAGGACTACTGCTGCTTTGCCCGAAGCAGGATGGCAATGAAGATTAGACCTTACTACGAACCGAAAAATCCATACTTTGCCAAAAGTAAATTTGGCAAGGACGTTGTTCATTATTGGTCCCAAGACAGCGGTGAAGTTAATGATTATTATTATGAGTGCTATGTGTTGGTAGACAAAACCCCAGCCGCAGTCGTTATTACGGACCACGGAGTTAGCATTGATTATGCGTACAGGGGGAAAAAGAAAAGTAAATGTATTAGAACTAATCTTACGCCAAAATTTATGTTCGGTGATCAAAAACATTTAATGTGGAAGCATATTAGTAAAATTCTTGAAACGCTTGAGTTAATAGGATGCGAAGGTAAGTCTCAAACTAGAAAACAAATGGATGACTTGTATAAAAAATGGGTCAGCCTTGGTAGGCCGTAATAGGAATAAATAATGCCAAAAGAAATTAATCTTGCTCATCAAACGAGCAATGATAATAATGTTGATTACAAAGTTATCAAGTTTCCCGATGGGCAGCAGGACGTTGTTGTCCTCCCTCAAAATCATGGAAGCAAAGAAGGTTTTCCTTACCCTACAAAAAGTTCTTGGAGGATATCTTCAAGGTTTACATCATTTAGAGATTTAGAGCTAATTCTTTGTGCCACGGCAGCTATTAAGAATTTAGAAACTGAATTCGCTCCTAATGATCATGCGGGTTCTGATATTTCTTTGTATCTCCCATATTTGCTTGGAGCGAGATCTGATCGTCAGTTTGTTTCAGGTGGAACCAGTTATTTTAAAGATATAATTGCTCCTATTATCAATGCACAAGGATATAATTCAGTTGAATTACTTGAGCAACACTCAGATGTATCCCCGGCGTTAATCAATCGTTCTCTTATTCGTAAAATGAAGTTTATTGGAATGCATGCTGTTGAACAATATAATTTAAAGAAAGTCGTAGTTATTGCTCCTGACGGCGGTGCGCTGAAGCGAGCGTATTCTGCAACCGAACAGCTTGGATCTGTCTGTGTGGACCTGGTGAGTTGTAATAAGCATCGTGACGTTGCTACTGGTAAGATTACCCATACTTCAATTTCATGTGATGATTTTAAGCAAGTGGATGTATTCCTTGTAGACGACATCTGTGATGGCGGTCGCACGTTCACAGAAATCGGCAAGCTTCTTAAGGCGCGGAACTGCGGAAAAGTATTTCTCTGTATCCCTCATGGCATTTTCAGCAAGGGACTGGACGAACTCAAGCTTTACTTTGATAAGATTTATACCACTAATTCATTCTGTGACATTACTGATCCATTCGTTCATCAAACTAAGGTCATATGATGACGCCTAAACTAGAATTACAATTTGCGATTGAGGCATTATCAATTGACGGCCATCTATACGGCTATAGACCATGCCCGACATGCACCCGCATGACAAAGGCATTGGGGTGGGAGTTTGGATGCGATGATTATCGTAAGAGAAGGCAAAAGGTTCTTAGTAGCGCACTTGAATTAGGCAAAAAGGATAAGCCAAATGTTTAATGAAATTCAAGGCGATTTGTTTGAGCATTTGCCAAAGCATACCGAAAAGGGGCATGTTGTAATCCCTCATGTGGTTAACGATAAAGGCAAGTGGGCAAGTGGATTTGTTTTACCATTGGCTAAGTCGTTTCCACAAGCGAAGCAAGATTATCTTGGGTGGTCAAGTAGCGGTTGTCTTGAGATGGGTCAGTTATGGAGAACTCAAGTTGATAAAAATATAGCGATTGCCCATATGGTTGGCCAAACGTTAAGCGGAAAAAGACCACATGTACGAGACTTGTATTATAACCATTTGGTTTATTGCATGACTGGAGTTGCCAGGCTTCCGTGGAAATTTGAAATCGTTTGCCCGAGATTTGGTGCTGGACTAGCTGGCGGCAACTGGGAGTTTATCAAAGAACTAATTAATGATTGTTGGGTCAAGGCGGGAATTCCGGTAACTGTTTATTATCTGTGAGCCGATCATGAAATTTGATTTAAAAGTAAAGAGAAAGTATGAAATTAATAAAGAATATGACTTCAATGGTAATTTCGTGAAGCTGACTCGCATTGAAGGCGATGAAGCTGTTGTAGAGTCCCGATTTGGCGATTACATGACGGTAGCTCTTTGCGATCTGGAAGAAAAGAAACCGAGGGTCAAGAAAAATGTTCCGTAGAAGCTTCCTGAAATCAATCTCTGCTGTTTTTGCTTTGCCGTTCATCCGAGCGGATGAAGCGAAGGCGGAAGTTGCGCAGCCTGTTGTTTTGCCTAATAAAGATTCTTATGCTTTAGGTGATGAAGCATGGAAAAAGATTGAGAGTATAGGCGCAGAAGTTTGTAAAAAAGTTGAGCAAAGGCTTGAAAATGGAGTTGATACATCAATTTACGATTATGTTTATGCAGGAGACGAAGAATGGGGGCAATACAAGAAGCAATTAGCTCTACCGTTACAAAACCCTATTTACCATACAAAGGCTAATGGCGATCTTCACTGCGAAAGTGGGCCAGCTATTATTTACACCAATGGAGATAAGTATTGGTTTCAGAATAACATGCTGCATCGGTTAGACGGTCCAGCTATTGAAATCTCCAACGGCACTAAGATATGGGGAGTAAGAGGGCAGAGGTATACCGAGGAAGAGTTTAATAAAATAGTTTCTCCTCATGTTGATTCTGACGGAGTTCAAACTTGGTCTAATAACAAGATGCAGTTGCATCGGGAAAATGGACCTGCTATTATTTATCCGAATAGCGATATGGAGTGGTGGGTTGATGGCCGCCGACACAGGCTTGCTGGCCCTGCTGTTCTTAAGGGAAAAATTAGTCAGTGGTATCGGAATGGAGTATTACATCGTTTGGACGGTCCTGCTTTTATAAATCAGATGAACGGGTATTGTGAATATTATATTAATGGAAAATATTATAGCAAAGAAGAGTATTATAAGAAGCAGTGGCCGTATAATGCTGAATCACTAACCTAAAAAGGAAAAATCATGGAACTACTTGAAGAGAACATTCTCCGAAGAACTGACATCTATAAGACAGGTCATCTAGAGCAATATTGCCCAGGAACATCATACGTTTATTCTTATCTAACTGCCAGAAACAATGATCGTCTGTGGGATAGGACATTGTTTTTTGGTCTTCAGTATTACCTTAAAAAGTATCTTGTGAAACCTATTACTCCAGAAATGGGAGAAGAGTTTCTTTTTATTAGAAAACATATTCTTGGAAGCAACAGTAGAACTGTTGAAAATAAAATTAGAGATTTGTGTAAGTTAGGTTACTGGCCTTTGGAAATTAAAGCGCCTGTAGAAGGCTCTGTGATAAGTATTAGAAATGCCTTAATGACTGTCGCTAATACAAAAGATGATTTCCATTGGGCAGTAGGATTTGTGGAAAGCTTGCTGCTTAAGATTTGGTTTTTAACTACTGTAGCGACTCATAGTTTTAAGTATAGAACTTTAATTGAGCAATACTTTAACGAGACGGTTGATGAGGACATGTATTTTCTTAAGGATTTAACCGCAGTAGACTTTGGATATCGTGGTTGCGATACCGAAGAAAGCGCATATGTTTCTGGTGGAGCACATTTGATTAATCACCTTGGAAGTGATACGATGTTATCGTTTGATTTTTTAAACAGGTATTATAATGCTGATTTAAATAGTCCAATTATGTTAAGCGCTAATGCATCTGAACATTCTGTAATGTGTAGTTTCGGAAGAGAAGATGAATTGGCTGCATTTAATCACATGCTTGATCTTTATCCGACTGGAATCTGTTCCGTGGTTTCAGACACCTACAACGTCTGGACTGTATTAACCGATTTCGCCGAAAAACTTAAATCACGCATCCTCTCCAGAGACGGTAAAGTTGTATTCCGTCCCGATAGTGGAAATCCAGAATATATTATCTGTGGCGATCCGTCAGCCAAGTTCGGCACACCTGAATTCCTTGGAGCTATCCGTCTTCTTGACATGAAATTTGGCAGCACTATTAATAAGAAGGGATACCGAATTCTCAATCCTAAAATTGGATTGATTTACGGTGATGGAATGTACTATGAGCGATATGAGCGAACGCTGTCTCGTCTCAAGAACATGGGTTATGCCGCATCTAACCTCACTATCGGCGTCGGCGGTATCCTCCGCAATCACTCCAGAGACACTTTCGGATTTGCCATCAAGGCAACCAATGTTGTTGTTAATGGTGAATCTAGAGATATTGAAAAAGACCCAATTACAGACCACAAGAAAAAATCGCATAAGGGATTGATGCGACTTGACAAGGATGAGAATGGTCAATTCTTTACTAAGGATAACGCCACTAAGGAAGAAGCGGCTGGCGGATATCTGGAAACCGTGTTCCGCGATGGTAAGATAACTAAAGAATATACTCTCTCTGAAATCAGAGAAAGAGTTAAGAGCTATCTTTAATAGTTATCCATAGGACCAACATGATTGCATCACCTGAAATTGATCGTGAAGTTGCCAAAGCCATTGGATGGCGGTTGGAATGTGTTGAATATAATCCTGCACGTTCAATGTGGCCACAAGATTATCCTTATTGGGCTTGGAAGGATAATAAGCCTATCAAAAGTACTAGCTGGGATAATCTTCCGTTAGGAGGCAAATTCTTCCGATCAGAGCAAGCCGCACTTGATGCTTTGCCTAAGTTTTCGTCGGATGCAAATGCTGCACAGAAGATTATTGTTGATTGGATTGCGGCTACAAAAAGAGCGGCATATCTTGCTGTTAGTTCCAAATTTGATGGATGGAGAGTAATAAATAATTATGATGATGGTGGTACTGAAGTTTTATCAGAAGAAGAAACAATGCCATTGGCGATCTGTGCAGCCATAATCAAATTTCCACGATGAAAAAGGGATATGATGACTGGCGTAGTTCGTTACTGGTGGTATCGTTTTACATGGCCCTCGGAAGAATGGGTTATCGTTCGAGAATACGAAGGCATGATCCGATTCTTCAATGGCCACGAAGAGCCTAAATCTACGCTCAAAGGGGATTTGGTTTCTGTTGAGGATTTGGATCGAAAGGCTCATCGCCGGTAGACTTCCTAGGATAATTTGATCGTGAAACCTTTCCCGCCGATAATCTGCGCCTTGCTGTTCCCATTATTCTGGTGGGGGACAGTATGCATATTAGGAATGCCTTTTGTCGCTTGCTTTATTGCTGAAGCAAGTTATGAAAATTGGATTACATTCGGTAAAATTTTTGCTTGCAGTTACCCGGTTTTAGCTGTAATGACTTATCCTGGACACAAAGTCGCTTATAAAGAAGATATGAAAACGCAATATAAGATTGCTAAGAAACAAGAAAAAGAACTGATCGCTTGGGCCGAATCTTTGCAACCGATAACTCATTCTGAAGAGCATCATGAAACAACTCAAGATAGTTCCAACCTACTCTTGACTTTTACTGTAAAAAACTGATACAATAACCGTTGCAAGTTTGTTTTTCCACTAGCAACGGGGATCAATCATGAGCAAGCAGTTGAAAAGAGAATTTTTTATTCGCGTTTTTCTTCTTCTTATCATGGTAGGATGTGGCCTTATTTCCGTTTTGCTTCTAGGGCATGGGTGAAAAATGATGAAGGTTAATGAAAGGATTTTGACCGATCAAGAGCAGCAGGTATTATCGGACTTCGGCTTTAATCGCATTGAGCGTCCCATCGGATGGTTAAGCGATGAATCCAGGCACAAGAGTCTTGATGGTCTTTTAATTAGGCATACATCTGCAACTGGCTGGTCAGTTTGGCTTTCCATAGCTGGCGGTATTAAGCTTGGGCCAGACGGCTGGCCCGATCATTTTCATGAACTGACTAAAGAGAATGTGGAAAAAGGATTTTCATTAATTAAAAAGCAAGCGAAAGAGTATCTGGATGAAATGATTCCAAAGCAAACTCTTGTTTTGTCTGATGCTATTGACTTTTTCGGATTCTTTGTCGCTTAAGGAAACAAAAATGTCTGATTCAAATAAGGCTTGTTATATAATTTCGGCATTTTTAATTTTGTGCTTTCTTGCTTTTTTAGCAGCAATCAAGTTAAATGATTCAGGTGAGATAACAGAGCAAGAGTATGAAGAAGTTGTTGATTTATTAAATGACACCCGTCTTGATATAGCGGATAGAACCGTGCTACGAGATTGTTATGTTCATCGTTTTATGAAAAGCGATGATCTGATTACCAGAGAAGAATATCGTCGTATCCGCAAAAGACGATTAGAAATGATTCAGTGGAATTTGTGGCTCCGTAACGGGGTAGAGATACAGTGAAGAAGCTTACCAGCAGACAAATTGCTATTCTGCATAAGTTTGGATTTGGTGATCCAATTTATCTTTATAAGAATGATGAGGTCGGCCTGCCTGATGCTGACATTAAGGTTATAAACATCAGACATAAAACTATTAAAGGCATGCATTTTGCGTGCCAGCATTGGGAAGAAGAATACTTTTGTCTTGATTATTATTCACCAGAATTTCCCAAAGTAAATACTTTTATAAGAAAAATTACCAGTCGCACCGTAGCTTGGGCAATCAGGCAAATCATGAAATCCTGCCTTTATGATACTAATGAAATTCTTCTACATCATAAAAGAGCCGTCGAAGAATTAGCCTGCATTGAAAATTCTTTGTGGAATGCGAAATCATGAATCTACCAGAAGGCATTTCACAAGCAGATCATGATTTCTTAACTAAGTGGGGGTTTACTCCTGATAAGCATCAAAAAGGCTTGTATCACCATAACAGTATTGCTGAGTTTAAATTTTGCAGAACGTATTATGGGCATGAGTTTGGCTATACGATAGATGACGAGTATGGCTGGGTGACTTATGACGCAATCACAGAAGAGAATATGGCGAAGGCCATTCAGTGGGTTACGGAATGGGTAAACAGTGAAAGAAATTCGGCTACGTATGAATATGATCAAATTTTAACATCCTTTCGAAACTTAGTTATCCATAAGGAACCATCATGAAAACCTTTCTACGACTTTCGCATGCCTTTTTCCGCACTTTACTTTTAGTTTTTTTAGGCATCTCGTTTACGAGATGTATGATTATGGTTAGCAGTGGAAATACCGAATGTCTTATCCCGGCTATTTCCTGCATTATTGCTGCACTTTATATTTCCTTTGAGGAACTCAGGCACTAATAATGAAGTTCAATAGAAAAGAAGTTTCCCTTGCCTTAGTTGCATTGGAATTTCTTGAAAGAAACTGCCATAACACTGCGGCCGTCAACCAGATTTCTCACTTGATGAAGAAGTATCATCTTGAGCATGTGGAAGAGGTTGATGCCTTGAAGTGCAAGGTAGAATCATTGCTCCTGAGGAGAGAATAATGTCAAGTCCGTTCATCACTCGCGCCGACGATTTAGACGTTGGCATGTTTATTACTGCTACCAACAACGATACTGGATTATATGGATCTGTAATGGAAATTAAGGCGATTGAACTGCCTTTCATTGCAGTGCGATTGCATGTTAATGGTGGAGGGCAATACTACAATGAGCCTTGGGTGTTTTCGGTTGACACTCGCGTAATTGACGTTAAGAAGTTATCAACAGAGTATGTAAATGTCATGATTAATGGGAATACACCAAAGAAGACCGACCAACGTAGATCAGCTCCAGCACAGCAAGCTTCCGATTTTGAGCGGGGCATGCAAGCAGCAGAAGAGCGCGAGTCTGGCGAAGGAGGAGTACAGCAGGCTGAGGCTCCCCGTCAGTCAGAAGGAATAACGTATATGACTTATAATGATTTATTTAATATGTTTCATGGTGGGTCTAGAAGGCCGGCAGCCCCTAGAAAGCCGCCCGTTAAAAAACCAATTAAAGGTAAGAAAAATAATGACAAAAGAAATAAGGGTCGGTAATCTATTAATCCGTCTTGATAAGCACGGTGATTTAGACGAAATTGTTGTATCTGATTCTGCTTCTAGATGTTCGTTTCACATGGAGCGAATGGGCAAGGATAGATTTTGGATGAGGTTTTATAACACTAAAAAAAATCCACAAGATAACAAAGATGTGGTAGTATGGTTGTCATCAAGAGGCAAGGCGTTGAAGGCTGACTTTGACATAGAAGATTTTACGGATGAAAGCATTGATATACCGGAACCAGCAGAATGCACCAAAGTCGCCGACTCCGCAGGCGTTTAGAGCGCTTACACCGACTAGATCCGCGTTGTCATTGGTGTGAAAAGCCAACCACATTAAGGCCAAGTCTCGCAAAAGAAATTAATAGACAAGAGCAGGACGCTACTATTGACCACTTGAATTCAAGATTAAACTTTGCCAAGCGCTTAAAGCCAAATCCGACATGGGAGCCTAGAACAGTATTATCTTGTAGAAAGTGTAACTCACGTAGGGCGGAAGAGGAAGACGAGAAGTTAAGCTACTATATTAAAAATTTACGATCATTCGGCGGGCAATTATTGGAGTGTATAGGAAAAGACTTATCTCTTATAGAAAAGATAAGAATTATAATACAAGACGCAATGATGCATAGGGCGAGTTGTCTTGGATTACTTAGGTTGATATTATCGGATTGCCAGCAACAAAATATACATCCAATTACAGATGAAGTCGTTATTGAAGTTGTGAAAAAGCATATAGGCTTAAATAGAGAAGCATCATTAGTGCCGAGAAAATATTTGGGTAGATATAATCTGATAAGATTAAAGAACGAAAGAACTTTTTTAGAGCAGTTTATTCCGAAAACAAGTATAGCAAAAGAGCAAATTAAAGAACAGATTAAGTCTTCAATTTTAGACAAGATATTAATTGACCGCGTAGGGCCAGCGATTGGTGCAGCAGTTGAGTTTTTCAGAAAGCAATTAATTATTATCAATGGTCAAGAAGTCAAAGATGTAGTTCTAGAATTGCGTAGGGAATTCATATGCACTTCAATAAGTTAAGTAAAAAAGATAAGAAATGCTTTGATTCTATTGCTAGGTATTGGGGGATGACAGTATATCAGCTTAGGAACTTAATTAGAGAACGCTCAATTCAATGTGTAGAAAAAAACTTTAACACAAATGTAAGTCCAGATTTTTTATTAGGATATGTTGGAGATTATGCAGTTAATGGCGAGATATATTATTTAGTTAGAGCGTGCGAATATGATGCGAATCTAACGCCTTGCGGTCATTGCGGGAAGATTAATCTTCAGTTTGATGATTGCGGTTATTTTGGCGGGAACAATAAAAATGGCGTTTATTGCGCCGGTTGCAATGATTGTGTTCATCCATCACCTTGGAGCGAAAGGTAAAAAATGCCATCAGTAGTAAAAAAAAGATTGTCTTATGCCTTTAATAAAACATCAAACGGGGGGGAACAGTTAATTTTAACTACCGATATTCACGAGACTCTTCCGCTGATAGACGGTGACCGTGATGTTTTTATTACGCAAGAATTAACCTTGTGTTCCTACACTAATTCGGCAACATTCCAGTTGTCTGGGGCCATAATGTCATCGGATCATTTAAGGAAGCTTGCGGATTTGCTTGACTTGGAAATCAGCAAGGTCAAAGATACTCCGGTAAAGGAAAGGTAAAAGTTATGAGTTTTATTTTAGCAGAAGAGATGGGATGGTTTTGTCTGGAGGGTATTATAGCCATGATTTGGTTTGCTGGTTTTTGTATTTGCTTATATAAATTCATCCAAACAATCATAGACCAATCAATCAGAAAGTGAAACCATGAAAGACTTCACAGAAGGCGAAATTCTTTTCACTTGTGTTATATGCCTTGTATTGTTTTTTGCCTGTATAATAGGCGGTGTGGAACAGATTAATTTTACGGGCGAACAAGCCGCTATTGAACAGCTTCGCTCTGATTTAAGTAAAGTTGATCCAACTTCTCCTGCCGCGTCCAGTATTCTTGGAAAGGTGGCTGAGAAAAATCAGGAAATCGCAACATATCACATCAACAACAAGCGATTTTTCATTTCTTGGTTTGTTCCTGATTCGTGGGACAGCGTTCGGCTGATTGAAATTCCTACTGCTAAGAAATAATTAGTTATCCATAGGAATCCATGCCAACCTTCACCACATTTACGAAATCCAAGCTTCCCAATGGTTGGTTGGGGAATATGTCTGGCTTCCCGATTGTTCATGAAGGCATCACTTTCAGAACGAATGAGCATTTGTTTCAGTGGCTTCGTTTCGCTGACGAAAATATTAAAAAAGAGATAGTTGCACAGCGTTCGCCAATGGCCGTTAAGTTTGTAGCCAAACGCAATGCGGACAAAATGGTTGTTGAGCCGATGGGCGCTGTAGATTTATGGAATATGAAATTAGGGATGAGATTAAAATTAAGTCAACACCATCACTTAAATGAATGGCTGGAAGCAACCGGCGATTCCATAATTATCGAAGATTGTACAAATAGAGTAAAGAATATTCAAAAATGTGGAAGAGGCTTGTTTTGGGGAGCTGCATTTATTAATGGTGAATGGTTCGGCAAAAATGTTGTAGGTTGTATGTGGATGGATTTGCGAAACGAGGGAAGAAAAAATTTAATTGCGCAGCAAATTCATTTCGGAGAAGGGATATGAAAATCGCAGTTGTTGCTCATGATGGAATGAAAGAGGCATTGTTGCAATTTGTTATGTTTCACAGTCCATTTTTTGCAAAGCATCAACTTATTGCAACTAGGAGCACCGGCGATGTTTTAGTCCGATATGGTATTAGCTGTGAAAAAGTGGAGCATGGTCCATTGGGAGGGGATATTGTTTTGGCTGCAATGGCTAGTCGTAAAGAGCTAGATGCTGTATTTTTTTTCCGGGACCATATGTCGCCTCAGCCTCACGAACATGACGTAAGCGCTTTTTTAAGAATCGTGGATATCTCTAATTTGCCATGCGCCACTAATCAAGCAACAGCAAAATGCCTTGTAGAAGCCTTGAGAGATAAGGAGTAAATCATGATGCCGAAAATTGAGGTCTACTGCGATCCATACTACTTTGTTATTTCTTACATTGTATGCGGCTTAATTTGGCTTTCGGCCTACAGAAGTGGCTGTGCCAAAAATGAAGATCAATGGGCTAGATTTTTTATTCTTTCGCCTGTTACGTTTCCGTTTATCCTGCCGTATGCCATTTTTAGAATGGCTAGTTGGATTCATTTTCGGGCATGGCGACAAGCATGAAATTCTCCATCACAGAAAAACATATCGCTAAAGGCAGCAGAAGAGGGACCAGTACTTGTCCTACTGCCTTGGCAATTAAGGACGTAGTTCCGAAAGGGACTAAGATTTTCGCTGGTGGATTTTATATTCAGATAGACGAAAAGCAATTCGTGACACCCAGAGTTCTTAGAAGGTTTATGGCTGATTTTGAAAATAGAATCGAAGTTCAGCCGATAGAAGTTGAGCTAATCTAAAACAACGTAAGCTAGTCTAAAAACTGGACGGCTTTTAAAAATTAAGCAAAGAATGCGAACATCAAGATGAATGTAGCCTATCATGCGAAGAATCAGACTGGAAAATCTCAACGAGATTCATTTCGATCAATTAAATGAAAATACAAATCTACCTTACGTTTTTCATTGCTTTGAATCACACGATAAGCATTTTGAGCATTCCAAGCAATAATAGTTATCCATAAAGCATCACCCTAAAGGAACAATCATGTACATTAGTGCCGATTTTGTGATGAAATACGTCATCATTTCCTATCTGTTGTTAGGAATGCTGTATTTCTATAATTACTTTATAGACAAGAATGAAGAATGCCTTAAGCGTCGGGGGATGTTGATTTTTCTTTGGATTATTTCTCCTATTACTTTCATTCCTTCTGCTTGTTTGTGGATAATTGTTCTAACGGCATTGGCCTATATGTCGTGTGCAAAAGTGATTACTAAATTATGCAAGTTTAGAAATACCTATGGTCCCGATGACAAAGATGATTCTGAGTTTGGCAATGCCTGAAACATTAGAGGCGCTCAATCCTCCTCCTAATAATCCTGTCATTGGAACGTCTTTTGACGGCGATGATATTCAAAAATTAGGGGATGAAATTGCCGGTATGAGTATCTGGCAACGAAAACAATTAGCTCATTATCTCATCAGCAAAGTTGGCGATGCATTTTTTACTCTTAGTGAAATGCAATGAAAAAAGAACATCATAAATCCGCTGTTGAATTGGAGGAAGGATATGTCGCCTTCCTCAAGAAGCGGCTTGATTCAGTTAATTATAAAGCTAATGTTTCTGCCGAAGAGTATGCCGGGACAAAGGCAAAGTATGATAAGGCTAAATTTAAACTAAAAATGCTGAAAGAAAAAGTATGAATCTTATTAAGCCATCTGAAATGGGCACTCAGCCGTATGAGTGGGGAACCAAGTATATGGGCGATAATGCTCATCGTGAATGGCTTATTAGAAGGCTTGTGAGCGAGATAGATGCACGGCTGCGGTCGTTTCCTGCATCGCAGCAGCCGCCATATATTATGCGTACACGTAATTATGATTATGATACTGTTAGATTAGCCCTAGAACAATTCAAGAATGTAGGGTGGAAAACTTGTATGCCAGCAGATCGGTATCTCACACATTTTCAAATTACTTTTAATAAGGTATAACAATGGGTAGAACTACATTAAAGCCAGTAACCTTCACGAAAAAAGCCATTCTTTGCCCATATTGCAGACAGCAATTACGAACGATGGATTTTTTAAATCTTAGATGCAAAAATTGCGGTGCGCCATTACAAAGGATCAAATCATGAGCGATAAGCCTAAAATTCATTTCGGATTGATTGACGCCAGAGACGATGAAGTAGTTGGCATTGATCGTGGCTATTGTCGTGGCCAGACTGAACATAACTGCCGTCTTCTTTTGCAGGCTGAGCTTGAGTATTTGCTTGGTCTTGAGAAGCTTCAGCAGGAAATTAAACAAAAATATGAAGCTCTCTTAGAAAATGAAGATGAAGACGAAACAGAAGATGGTGTGTATGAGGATGAAGATTCTATTCATGATGAAGTATATCAAGAAAAAGAAGTATATGACAGACTGAACGAACTTTACTATACTTGAGAGAATAATCCATGGGGTTCATGCATATTTCTAACCTTTATAAGGACACAACCGTCCTTATGTTTAAGGAATTATTTTCACTCGAAAAAATTCACGGGACTTCGAGTCATTTATCTTGGAAATTCGCTGAAAAGAAAATTCATTTTTCTTCTGGTGGTGCGAATCATGTTAATTTCTTAAAATTATTTGACCAGCCAACCTTGCTCGCTAAGTTTTTGGAAATGTTTCCCGACCGAGACTGTACTGTTTTTGGGGAAGCATATGGCGGAAAGCTGATGGGCATGTCTGCTTGGTATGGGCCGCATCTTAGGTTTGCTGGATTTGACGTTAAGGTTTCCTTCACTGCCGATGGCCAACACGATGAAGTTTGGCTGTCTGTTGTTAACGCTCATGATGTTTGTAGCAAACTAGGATTAGATTTTGTTGATTATGCGAAGATTCCGGCTACTCTTGAAGCTATAGACGCGGAACGCGATAGGCCGTCTACTCAGGCTATTAAAAATGGCATGGGAGACAATCATATCAGAGAGGGAGTTGTCTTACGACCCATCGTGGAATGCACTCTTAATAATGGCGGTAGAATTATTTGTAAGCATAAGCGCAAAGAGTTTATGGAAACTAAAACTCCTCGTGAAGTAAATGATGCCGATGTTCAAGTTCTTGATGACGCAAGAGCTATAGCGGAAGAATGGGTAGTAGAGGAAAGATTGCGTCATGTGCTTGATAAGCTGCCCCAGGATATAGGGGTTTCTGGAACAGCAGATGTAGTCAAAGCTATGTTGGAAGATGTATCCAGGGAGGCCGAAGGCGAAATTGTTATGAGCAAGGAAGCAAGAAAGTCTATTAGTAATAGGACGGCTTTTTTGTTTCATGCTTTGTTAAAAAGAAAAACCAGCGAAGTCCCCGCATGAGCATCATACTTTTTGGCGAACCGATTACTGGTGCAGACTGCACATTGATCGTGCGCGATTGGGATAATCCATTTGCTCGTCCGGACAATCCAGATTGTCAACCTGCTAACAATGATTTTTATGTTGTGGTTATGAATCTAATGCTTGCGGGATTCTAGACAAAGGCTAATCATGCTACGAAGAAGTTTCCTCTCACTGTTGCCGACCGGCTTTCTTTCATTCCTTTCTACAGGAGTGGATAAGGAATCTTTCACGAAGAAGGATAAGCTTTATATTTCTTATATTAAGAATGTTTATGCTTTTACTCAAAAACAGGAGTGCGATGAAGAGTTTATGAAATCTGCCGAAGAACAGTTTGATATTAAGGATTCGGCTTTCTTTAGAAATAAACTTATAAATTTCATCTATACTTGCGGCATTAATGTAGAGAAGCTTGGATTGCCTGAACAAAAAGAATATATGGAGTATGTAGAATATTCTGATTCAAGTCGTCAAGATATTAAAATCGGTTTTATAAATGGAAAGAAAAGGTATTTTAAGTTAAGCGGACATTATGATGAAGAGTCTTGGTTTGATGAAGATGGCAGATACCATCGGGAAGATGGGCCTGCTCGTATCAATCCATCTTCTACTACTTGGATGAATCATGGGCAGTGTCATCGGATAGGAGGTCCAGCCATAATATATGCATCCGGACAAAAAAGGTGGATGCAGCTCGGAATGCTTCATCGTGAGGATGGTCCGGCGATTGAGGAAGAAAACGGAACTAATATTTGGTATTTTAATAATAAACCACATAGAGCAGCCGGTCCGGCTTGCGAATACACCAATGGAACGAAAGAATGGTATTTTCATGGTAATTTACACCGAGAAGACGGCCCTGCCGTAATTATGAGGGGCGGATATAAGGCATGGCATAAACATGGATTGCAGCATAGAGTGGGTGGTCCGGCAGTAGAGTGGAGTAATGGTGTTAAGGAATATTGGGAGAACGATAAGCTTTTATATACACAATGCAAAGGCATTGTATATAATCCTAAAGTGAAAATAGTTGGTCCATGCACATCCTTAATGAGCATGGATTTAAAAACTAACAAAATAGTTATCCATAAAAACAAATGCTGAATCTTGAAGGTTGCTCATTGGCTGGCTATGCTACGTGGCTTTTTCATCAGCCAAGCCGTATCCTCTTTGATTGCGGCGAAGGGTGCGCATTTAATCTTAAAGAACGCATTTTCGCTGTTGAAACGATTCTGCTGTCTCATGGTCACTTAGATCATATATCTGGTCTTCCAAGTTTCTTTCACGCAAGAGAATTTGGTAAGGGCCACAACAATAAGCCTCTTAGAATTATTTATCCCAAGGGCAGTTTGGGTGTTATTAAGATGAAGGTTTATCTTGAGCAGGAAATCAATAATACGCAATTCCAGATTGAGTGGATTGCCGTAGATGCACATCAGGTTGTTGAAGTAGGAAGAAACCTATATGTATATTGTTTCCCAGGCAGGCATATTGAAGGCGCGCTTACGCTTGGATTTCAGTTATTCGAGGTTCGCAGAAAGTTAAAGGAAGAATATAGCTGTGCTCCTGTAGACGAAATCATTAGACTTAAGCAGTCTGGAACGCCGATTACGAATGATTACAAGCATGGATTGCTTACGTATTCAGGCGATACGGTTCCGTTGGACAAGTACGGTGAGTATGACGGTGGTATTTTCTGCCATGAATGTACGTTTTTAAACAAAAACGATATCAAATACGATGTTCATTCGTCTTTTGATGGTGTAATGGAAGTTATTAAAAATAAAAGGATTGATGCTTTGTTCCTGTACCATATTTCAATCAGGTATGCTTTGGACGAAATTCATCAATTTCTGTCTAGACAGAAGTTCCCAGTTCCTGTATACTACCTATACGAAAATAAAGTGCATAAGGTTTGACTCATGGAAGACGACATTTTATATTTAAAAGAAATTGGGATGGTTGATAATTCCGAGGGAATATTTGAGTCTTTTCAGAGTGGAGCATGTAAAAATATAAACATCCATACTTGGAAGTTGGATGACGGCAGCTATCATAGATGGGTTTTGCGGTTTAAACATGCAGCACTTATGAGAGATTTCAAGCGTGAGTTGCCGATTGCCAGTTTAAGAAATGAATTTTCCCCAATCGTTAAACAAATAATTATTGATTTGTTAGAATTTACTGATGATTTAATCGGTCTGATTACTCTAATCCCAAGATAAAGGAACCCAAAATGGCCAAGCTCATCAGATACGATGCCTGTAATTTGAGCAGACTTTTTGAAGAAGTTTATGGAGTAGATTTTAATATTCCATATATGATTATGCAAGACGATAACATGATAGAGGAGTCTGTTTCGTCAGAGAAATTAGACGATGCTATTGTGGCTGAGCTTCAGGCAAAGGGCGAAGAAATGGATAATGTTCGTGATATTTTTGAGGACTTGTTGAACGACCTGTGTTTCAGAGGTAAGCTGAAGGCCGGCGATTACCTTATTAAGTTTGACGATTGAAGGGTTTTATGGAAAATGAAATTGAATTTTTAAAAAGCGTTGGGTTTGAGGTAGACGAAACTGCAAAGATTTCGTCTACCGCATGCGCAATGTATTCTAGCGTGTGCAAAAGTTTTAAAATATACAAGCCTACTTCTGCAATGTATTGGTATTTATATTTTGTTAATAATGGAAATACGCTACATGGACAGAAAGTTAATGTAGCTCAACAGTTTAATAAAAGTGATTTTCTTCAAATTGTTAAGGTATTCAAAAAACATCTACTAGCAGATATTGAGAATAGGCTAGCAAGTATTTCTACTATCCCTACGGATTTCTAAAATGAGCAACGACGACAAATTAATTGTAAATTTAGCAGTTTTACTGGGATGTGTTTCTATGTTTAGTGTATTTGGCGATTTATTTGGAATGGCATATTGGGGCGCTGGACTTGGAGTGTTCATAGCACTAGCATTGGCAATAACACGGAAATAAATAGATGATTTCTTGGATTAAAAACAAACTTGACGAACGCAAGACTAAGCGTTTTTTGGCAAATGTTGAGAGCGACTGCCGGATTTTGTACAGTTATGGCTTTAGTATCGATCAGATAACAGATATCATCGGAGCAAACATACAAAAAGCCGGCGGCTCCCAGCCCGACATAGATCGTATTTTAAGAAACTTAAGACGACTGGTTACTTCATATCATCCGATTAACCCCACTTACTTTGAAAGTGTTCCATGATTGTTCTTATGGCCCAATATGGTCAGATTCATGATGGTCCAATGGATACAGGGTTGTTTGAAGATTTGCAGGATGCTTTGGATTTTATAAATCAAAATACAGATGTTGATATTTCATCGTATGATATAAATTCAAGTAGTTCTGAGCTAAAGTCTTGGAGCACTAATAGTCAGATGTATTGGGCCGAAGTACAGGCAAAAGAAGTAAAGGCGAAATCACCATGAATATTTATGGCGCATTGTATTCACCACGGACGATCAACGGGGTTGAAGGTCATGCCATTAGATTCTTTATTAAATTAAAAGATGCTTTTGCATTTATTAAAGAGAATACTGGCGTAGAGTTATCAGACGAACATTTAATGGAAGCTGAAAGTCCAGACCATAATATCTGGTACACTCAAAATGTTAATTATTATATCGCAGTACATACGGTTCAGGTAAAAGACGGCATGGAAATACCTGATTTATATGATGTTGCCGAACTCCTTAAAAAGGAATTACAATAATGCTGTTAGTTGATACGCATATAGCCGCATCCAAAATTCATGGACTTGGATTGTTTGCGGTTCATGATATTCCTAAGGATACAGTTGTATCTAAATTAGATACTAAGTTTGATAATATGATTCCTAAAATTGAGTTGGATACGGAGTTTGTCCCGCCTGCGGCTTCGGATCATGTAAGAGCATATGCATTTTTACATGATGACGTTTATTATCTTCCGGGAGATAATGATAAGTTCTGCAATCATTCAGATGATCCTAATATTCTTTATTCGTTTGATTCCATACTAGGAATTGCTGCAAGAGATATCAAGGCAGGAGAAGAATTAACTTGTAATTATTATTCATTTGATCAAGCGGCAGCAGAAAAACTGAAGGAGATGAAATGAGCGCTGATTACTTTTCATACGTTGGTCCATATATTAAGCTTAAACAGGTGGTGCGTCCATCACTAAGGCAAATTAATGCTTGTAATAATGCAGTGTGCGATAAGTATAAAAAACAACCATCTCTTCATCATTGGGGAGAAGATGTTGGTAAATTTTGTCGGAGTTGCGGTAGTTTAATTATTGCTATTGCCGTTGAAGAAATGGTGCTTATTAATTTTAATGAATTGCTAGGAGTAGATAAATTCTATTTTGTAGAAGATAATCGCAATAAGGTATCTTTTGCTCTTTACAATAAAAAGAATGCATGGAGTGCTCGTAATGTTGGAAATTATGATATCAAATACAAGTCTTTGACAGACATTAATATGACAGATGAAATTGAAATTTTTAGAGCTACATTTGCGGACGATATTAAAAAACTACAAGAAGCTGGAGCCGATCCAGTAGTTGATTTCGGACATTTGACCTGGCTTTGGTGCTAAAATGAAGCGTAGAAATTTCCTTGGATTAATTCCTGCTGGCCTGTTTGCCGGTTTCTTCTCTGTGAAAGAAACTAAAGCAACTGAAGTTGCGCCGGAATCAATTACTAAGGCGGATAATTTCGTTATTAAATTAACTCATTCTGAAATACCACCTGGATGGGGGAGTGGTTGTCGCACTGACCGTTACGGTACAAAGCGTTACTATAATTCTTCCGGAGAACTTCACAGAAATGATGGTCCGGCGGTAGAGGGTTGGCAAGGTAGCAAAGAATGGTTTATTAACGGAATACGACACAGGGAAGATGGTCCGGCTATTGAATTTGGATGGGGCGAGTTTGTGTGGTATAAAAATGGCGAGAGGCATCGTGATGGTGGACCCGCTCATTATTATAGCTGTGGCGATGAATTTTGGTATCAGAACGGCGAGCGTCATCGTGAAGATGGCCCGGCCATTACAAGCCCAACAACCGGCTGGCGGGCATGGTATCTTTATGGATATGGAATAAATGAAGAACAGTATGATTTTAGAATTCCTGCTCATAAATGGTTATGGGATCATAAAGATAATACTCCAAGACAAGGAAGAATTGATGCTGAAACTCAGCGTTATTTGCAAGATGTTAAGTAACATGAAGCAATTGTCGCATCTATGATGCATCAATTTTCTTAGTTATCCATAGTGCTTATATAACCCATCTTAACATAACTTCACGCAAACTTCATAAGGCAACTAGAGGATAGAAAATGAGAACTCCTGCATTTAACGTAAGCGTTGGCTTTGACATTACCTGTGTAATGAATTCTGAACAAGCAGAATTACTTACAAATTTAATTCTTGATTTGGCCGATCATCCAGAAGCGCTGGAATTAATGAGCATAGCCTTTGACGGCTATGACGATCCGAATAGTACGGTAGGCGGCAAGTTGCCTCCGTCTGTATTTGCTTTTGCCAAGCAACTTGAAAAACAGTTGAAGGCGTCCAAGAGTTTCAAGCAGTCTGGTCGCAAGAACAAGATCGTCAAAAAATCTGCCGAAGTGGCATAAGGAGCAAAATCATGAAGAGAAGAACTCTACTTTCCTTTATACCCTCGGCGTTGATTGGCATGCTGTCTTTTAAGGTTAAGGCAGAAGATGCTCACGTTGAATTTGGCGAAATGAATGTTGCGCTTGATGCTGTTTCTGCTATTCCAGATTCAGTTATGCTTGGCGATTTAATTTTATGTGCGGTAGATGGAGTGGTTTATAAGACCATAGAAAGCACCGTTAGGGGCGAAATTACTTTTTATAATAAAAAAGGACAAATTCACAGAGACGGTGATTTGCCTGCAATAATGAGGCGTGACGGTTATTGTTCATGGTTTAAAAATGGAGTGTGCCACCGAGATAATGGCCCGGCCGTTATTCATTCTGACGGCAGGAAAGAGTGGCTCAAAAATGGCATATGTCATCGTGAAGATGGGCCAGCGATTGTTGACCCATGTGGAGTAAGAGAATGGTATTTCAATGGCAACAGACATCGTGAAGATGGGCCTGCAATAGAAGACGATAAGTTTCCGGCGTTTACACAGTGGTTTTATAAAGGTCATAGGTTTTTTGTGTGTGATCTTGAATCATTTCGCGAATTGATTGCACCGTGCAAGGCGCGAGGTTTTGTTTAAAATTTAGTTATCCATAAGCGAGTTAGAAAACCATCTTTCCTCAAAGGAAAACGCCATGCCAGCCGTTAATGTTCAAGGGACGCAAGAAGGCACATCTTATATTGAACAGGTTTACCGCGACAGCGTTTTGATCGGTAGCATTGAGCATGAATCGCTCAAAGCAGATGTCAACCCGTTTAATGCCTATGTAATTCAAAAGAATTCCCCCGGGAAACTTTTCATCGGAATGTTTTGGGAAAAAGATTTTAGTAGTAAAAAAGATATGATTAATGCTGCTGTCAAAGCCATCATAAAATGGCACGATTCAAGTCCTGCCAAGAAATCTGCCTAGACTTATTGACAGCCGATTACTTTTTTGTTATAAAAACGGTCGTAAATTTTACCCACTTCACAAGGAGAATTGAGATGATGAACAAAATGGCTGGAGTTTTGGCAACGTTAGTCTTGGCGTTGGGAATGTGTAGTTATGTAGTAGCGGATGACCAGTACGATGCTGGTGTTGCAAAAACTACCGCTGAAATTTTGAAGGGACAAGCCGAAACGGCCGAGGCTGATTCCGCCGCCGAAGCCACAGCAGCTACCGAATTTAAGGCTGGTCTTCCGGGAATTAAAAGTGGTTGGCAGCAGTGGCAAATTGATGCCTATAACGGGTATATCGCTACGGGAGATTCTCTGGTTGTAGACGGCGTTTTTAATGATGTAGATGCAGGAACGGAGTACGATTCAGGTCTTACTTGGTACAACCAAGCCGTTAGCGAGTATAACTTCCAGCTTTGGGCGGCGTGTAAAGCGGACGCTAATTTGGCCAGTGGGTATTTCGTTAATAATACCAATAATGCTAAAAGCTACTGGCAAGCAGCTAAAGGCAATTATACCAGCGCATATATGGCATACTGGTACGCTTGGTACTTTTATAGCTATAACTAATCGCCGTAGATTTGAAATGATTTTCTAAAAAACAAAAGATGCTTACAGCAATCCAAAATTCCATTGGCGAAGAGGATGCGTCTTTTGTTTTTTATTTTAAATTCTAACCTGAGAAGGAAAATGATGAAAACAAAACTGATGGCGTTTGTTGTTTTGATGTTGGCTCAGACAAGCGCATTTGCTCAGTATGGCGGCGGTCCTCCGGGTGGCGGGCAACCGAATCAACCGACCACAGCCCAAACTCAGGCATTGTCTGCTGCAAATAATGCATCAATGGCAGTTGCAGCAGCGAGAGGCGAGGCTGGTTATGCCTGGCAAGACGCCTTGAATGATAAGGCAGCATTGCCATCGGCCCCGACTAGATGGTCGGATGATATGAAGGCTACTTATAATAACTTAATCGCTAGTGGCAACGGATATTTTCAAACCGGAGATACTTTTTGGGATCTCGGAGAGTATTATAAATTACGTGGCGATGGAAATTATATTGCCGGTAATGGACTGTGGTTTCCGCAGTATCCGAATACTCCTCAGTATGCTGATGCAGTAATTTACTTTAACAATGCCACCGACCTATGGACCGTCACCGCTGTACCAGATTATGATACGGCTCAGGCCCGCTATCAAGATGCGAGCACTACTTACCAAGCGGCTTTGAGTTACTATTACGCTAATTCTGGACCGCCGATTTAGTCTTGACTTTTTTCTACTTTTTTGCTATATATGTGTTCACAAAGGTGCTTGCAGCAATCCAAAATTCCATTGGTGAAGAAGATGCATCTTGATTTTTCTTACTTTTTAGAAAAAAAGTAAGCATGCCGCTGTGTGGGGGAGCCTGGAGTCCCCGCGAGGCCCATAACCTTGAGATCGTCAGTTCAAATCTGACCACAGCCATTTGAGATTCTAACAGCAACAAAGCTTTACGCAAAAATGAATCTCGTTAATTTTCAGGAACAATCAAATGCTGCGACGTAATTTCCTTGCATTCATTCCTGCTGGATTGCTTTCTTTCTTGCCATTTGCAAAGGCGGAAAGTAAGCCAGAGATTCTTGCCAAGAAATCTAAGTTTATTAAGTTTAAAAGAGGGGAAATGACTTATTGCGTTCGTGATGGAATTGTAGTTTGGCAAAAATGCTCGGTGGAAAAGACTTATTTTAACAAAGAAGGCCAAATTCATTGTGATGATGATTTGCCTGCTATTTATTCTTCTGCGTGTGGCGGTGTTCAACGATGGTATTATAATGGCATAGGGTATAAATCTTACTACCAAAATTTTCTTGGGCAACCACTTTACGTAAACGCCTATCCAGTTACAAGGCACATTACCGAAGAAGAATTTAACAACCTTCATCATTCTTAGTTACCCATATTACAAAATCTCAAAACATAGAAAGGGCATACGATGGACGAAAATACATTCGTAAATAACCTTGAGGATAGCCTCAATACCACTGAAACTGCGAACGGAGCCAAGACGCTCAAGTCTACGAAGTCTGATTTGCTAGACTTCTATGCGATGGGTGCGGCTTGTCGTTCTTCCCTAAAAGGTAATTGGGAAAGTGTTGAACATCTGTTCGGTAGAGCATTTTCAGAGGACAATACTCTAGCATTGCGATGTCTGCTTCACTTCCGCGATATTCGTGGTGGGCAAGGCGAACGCGATGTAGTTCGTCGTCTTTTGACGTTCCTTGCTAATAATCATAAGGAAGCTGTTCTTAAAAACATCAAGCACATTCCTCATTTCGGACGATGGGATGACTTGTTTTGTTTGATTGGTACGCCATGTGAACAGGCGGTACTTGAATTTATTTCTAAGCAGTTGAATGCCGACCTTTCCAGCAGCGGAGAAGTTTCGTTGCTTGGTAAGTGGATGCCGTCCAACAACACCAGCAGCAAAAAGACGGTTCAACTGGCGAATTTCCTGTCAAATCGCCTTGGATATTCTGCGAAGGAATACCGCAAGATGCTGGTTGGTCTGCGAACCCGCATTAATATTGTTGAGAAGAATATGTGTGCAGGAAAATGGGACGCCATTAACTATGAGCGTGTTCCTAGTCGTGCAAGCATGATTTACCGAACGGCATTTCATAAGCATGACGGTGAGAGATATACCGAATACTTGGAAAAAGTGGAAAAGGGCGAAGCTGAAATTAAGGCAGGAACTCTTTATCCTTATGATATTATAAAGGCCATTAGATATTCCGATGAGCAACAGGCTCGGTCCTTAGAGTTGCAGTGGAAGGCGCTTCCTGATTATCTTAAGGATAATCCGCATAATGGTCTTGTTATCGCTGACGTTAGCGGTAGCATGAACGGAAATCCTTTGGATGTTTGCACTTCACTGGCAATCTACTTTGCGGAGCGCAATCAGGGTGCATTCAAGGATGCTTTCATTACTTTTTCTAACCGACCGTCTTTGCAGAAGTTGAAGGGCAAGACGTTGAAGGAAAAGGACGCTAACTTGCGTCGTGCTGACTGGAATCAGAACACTAACCTGCAAGCGGTGTTTGATGTGGTTCTCTCTACTGCGGTGGAGAATAATGTTCCTTTGCATCAAATGCCGAATGTGCTTTACATTATTTCCGACATGCAGTTTGATGTTGCATGCAGAGATAATGATAAAACTAATTTTGAAGTTATTAAGCAGAAGTACGAGCAAAGCGGTTATGAAATGCCGAAGCTTGTTTTCTGGAACGTGAATGCAACTCCGGAGAAGGGCGTTCCGGTGAAGAAGGACGAGCGTGGAACTTATCTTGTGAGCGGCTGTTCGCCAGTCATTTTGAAGTATTTGCTTGGCGGAATTTCCGTGACTCCGTATGAGTCTATGCTGGAAGTTCTTAACAATGAAAGGTACGCCGAAATTTCGGCGTAAAGGAAAAGAATCATGCCATTAGTCAATTGGACATTTAGAATGCGTGAAATTGGTGGTTCTGCATACATCAGGTCAGATGATGTAATAGAATTACTAAGAGATATGGGAAATGATTGTTCTTGTGCCGAAGATAGAGATTTAGCTAATCTTAGGGCAAAAGAATTAAGAGAAGCCATCATTCAGATGGCTAACTAACGAAACAATAGATGCTTACAGCAATCCAAACCTCCTTTCTGAGCAGATGCATCTAGGTCTTAAATTTTAGAAAGATTAAAAATGAGTTCTATCAAAATGACAAATGTCAAGGTTTCTCATGAGCATATCAGCAATGGTGAGCAAAAAAAGTGTGATAAGTGTCCTATCGCATTAGCGCTTAATAGTATTCTAAAACCAAACTTGCATGTTTTGGTTGCTGTAGCCACTATCTTAGTTGACGATGTTGATGGTCGTACTTTAGCTTGTCTTTCTCTACCAGGTACAGCAGCCCGATTTGCGCTAGCATTTGACAAAGGACTGCTAGTGGAACAATTTAGTTTTGATATGGAAATTCCTCAAAACTTATTGAAATAGATTTTCTCATTAAGAAAGATAAAGATGAGCGCTAACTTAAGTCATGCCGAACAATTATTCGGGGAATTGTGCAGGGTTCATAATATTCATGTTACGCAAGTTGCCAGATATGCTGATAGCGTAGTTTTTTACTTTGATGATCCTACCAATAGAGCAAGGGATTTTAAATTAAATATTATTAATGCGATAGGTCAGCTTAGCTCACAGCAACTTTTTGACAAACCAAATTTACAAAATGATTTTACGTGGCGATTACACTATAATCCAAATGGTCAATCTCCTACAGACCTTAACCTTTCGTTTACCGGCAATCAGGTCACGATCAAGGAATAAATGGTATAATTAAATGATTTCAGTATACACATACAATCACCACAATTCCGACCCAATTGAGGTCGGTCGTTATAATATGCCCTTACAAGATGCCTTGAATGAATTTGTGAAGCTATGCGCAAAACATGGATGTAAGACTGAGTTGATCAAGAAAAACGACATTAAATTTGATGTTAAAATCTCTGGCGGTGATACATCGTCTCTTTTATGGGATGCGGCCAAAGTAGGGGAATTTCAAGGTAATCCACCGACGATGTATACTTTGGTTGATTCTAATATTCCGACTCACACGTATCTAAAAACAGGCATGTATAAAGACTAATGTATTCTGTAACAGCCGAATATCTAGGATGGGCACCAATAAAAGGAAGCACCCAGATACTTTATAGTTCTAATTTTAAAGTTTTGTGTTTGCTTTATTTTTGTTATCTTAAATTTGCATCTGAGCCAATGTGGCTGAGTTCTTTTAAACTGGAAGTAAAAAATTCAAATGAAACTTATTAAATCTATCCTGTCTGATTTGTCTTGCTGCCTTTTCCCGGCAGTTTTAATTGTTATTGCGATAGTGATTTTATTTGCTGTCGCTAAGAATTACTTTCCATCCTCTGAACTTTACCTGGGACAATGAAATGGTATTTTTAATCATTCTTAGTGTTTATTTTATTCTTCACCGATTTTGGATGGCTAGTGGATATATTCTTAATCTGATGGAAAAAGATAACACCACGAATTATCTTAATTATGCATTATTAGGATACGCCAAGTTAAACATTATGGTTATGGCCGCTCAGTTCTGGAAATACAACTGGGATGATGTTATCGGGGAATATGATCCGCATAAAAACTATATTTATCAAAGAAAAGAATGAAAAAGATCAAGATTGATGATCTGATCGTACTAATAACATTTATTTGCGTACTGATATTAGCGCTGAATAAATGGACAAAGTCATGGGAAATTACTAGTGCCATTACGTTTATCTTAACTATTTCCTTTTTAATTATTAGAGGCTTTGTACAGTGTGTAAGTCTTATACGCATTAAAAAAGCAGTTAGTCCTAAAACGAGCAAGATTATTAATTTTGTTGCCGGTTTTATAAAAAGCAATGACATGGAATCTTTAGACCATTTCATATCAGACATTGATATATCAAGAACCGATACCGATGAACTTGTCGGCTACCTATCCGCCATATACCCAATCAAATCTAAAATCCCATCCAGAGTTAAATTTCGCAACGGGGTAAGACAAGAATTAATGGAGCGCGGCGAAGACGCCAGCCTGTTAATGAAGGGGATTTAGTTATCCGTAGGGTTTATTATGCAATGTAAAGATATTCCTGATCTTCCTATCTTACAATTCTTGGCCAAGAACCCTACTAAATGGCACAATTGGTTTGGCATGCAGTTTCCCGATTCTGTTTCGCATGCAATGCCGGTTGACGCCTCTGGAAAACTTGTCTTAGCCAAAATGAAATCTATGATAAAAAGAGGGCTAGTTGATGGATGCCCTTGTGGTTGTCGCGGGGATTTTGTCATTACCGAAAAAGGATTATTAAAATTAAAAAATAATGCCTAACTGGACGCCAGAAGAAATAGAAGCCGCTAGAGAATATTTCAAGCCGGCTTTTATCGATCAGTATAATAGATGCATAGAGTTATTGGAGCAAGCGAAAGATGACGATCTAAATATGGATTATAAAACTATCCATAAATGGCTTAAGTCCAGCCAAGATTATCATAGATGGGCGGCAATGGTGCTTCAAGTTTATAAGAATGGTATGCCAAGTCAGTTTTGTCATTTCCAAGTACCAGAAGACGAAGAAGTAGGATGGTTTTAGTTATCCATAAGAGAGCATCATGCGTCCAGCACAAGAATTTGTTGACACCCCATATCATTGGATAATTTTTTATAGTCGGCGATCAGAACGATTGTGGGATTGGGAGTGCCATCGTGAAGGTACTGATCCGTCAAAAAACATAATGGGTAAATCTGTGCATTATGATTACGTTCGTCCTGATGCTGTAAAAGCATGTCTGAAAGCTAGGCCAAAATCATGAAATTTCTCATAACCTCCGGTGGCACCAAAGCGCCCATTGATGATGTGCGTCATATCGGCAACAATTCTACTGGCCGATTTGGCTCTATCCTTGCTCTGGCCGCTATGAAAGCTGGCCATGAAGTTGTTTTCATTTATGCCAAAGGCTCCGATACTCCATTCTCTAAACGCATTGATGCTACAAAAGGAATTGAAGCAGAAGATAATGTATATGAAATGCTTGAGAATTATAACAGCTATTCTAAGCAATACGATGGTGTTGAGTACGTAGACTACAACGATTACTTTGATAAGGTTAAAGGATATTCTTGTGGCGAATACGAACCAGATGTAATCATACTGGCTGCGGCAGTCAGTGATTATGCGCCCGTTCCATCCAATGGGAAGATTAGCTCCAATGAAGAGGAGTTAATTATAAGTCTTAAGAAGACAACCAAGATTATTAAGCTGGTTAAAAAATGGTGTCCGTTTGCATTGCTTGTCGGATTTAAACTTCTGACGGATGTTTCGCAGAAGTATCTGATTGAAGCTTGTGAAAAACAGATCCAATCTACTAATGCCGATATGTGTGTTGGTAATCTCCTTAATGAAATAAAAAGTGGAAATCATAATTTGACGGTTGTTAGGCCGAATAAAGAGCCGTTTTTTCTGAAGCACTCTTTACCCATTTATAATGCAGCAGGCTTAATTGATATCATTGAAGGATACTACTAATCATGAATATCCTCCTTGGCATAACTGGCAGTGTGGCAGCAACTCTTGGTCCAAAAATCAAGAGAGAACTTTCAGAAATTGGCCATGTTGACGTTGTCTTCACAGAATCCGCGAAGCGGTTTACTCTGCCTGAATATTTCGGCACGATTTTTGATGATGCTTCTGAATGGGATTGTTGGAATTCTCATCAAAGCGTACTCCATATAGATCTTAGAAGAAAAGCGGATGTGCTGGTTATAGCTCCGCTTAGCATGAATACCTTGGCTAAATTTGCTAATGGTATCTGCGATAATCTTCTGACCAGTATCTATAGGGCATGGGACCGCACTAAGCCTATCGTACTTGCTCCTGCGGCTAATACCGCAATGTGGGAACATCCTATTACCATGGAGCATATCAGCATCGTACAGCGCCACGTTCCTCATTTGACCATTTGGCAACCAGTTCTTAAAGAATTGGTTTGTGGCGATGTTGGCGTGGGAGGAATGACAGAAATTTCTGACATTGTTGATTCTGTTAAGCGATTCTTTGTATGGAGATATCCAGTATATCATTACTCTATACTTAAAAGTAAATTTATCCCGACAGGCAAACATCCAGGCGCATTCGGTGTAGCTCGTAAATATGACCATCATACTGGAGTTGATCTTTATTGCAGTAAGGATGCGCACGTTTTTGCTATGGAGAGAGGCGTTGTGGTTGCCGTTGAAGATTTCACAGGCGAGAAAGCGGGGTCGCCATGGTGGAATAATACCCGATCTGTGTTGGTTGCTGGCGCAACTGGTGTTATCAATTATGGTGAAATAACAGAAAACCCAGGTATTACGGTCGGACGAGTAGTTCAGAAGAACGAAATGATTGGCTTTGTTAAACCAGTACTTAAAGATAGTAAAAAAAGAAGCGATATTCCGTATCATTCTACATCAATGCTTCATATAGAACTGTATGCTCACGGAACCACTAAGAGCATTAGTTGGGGATTAGATGAAGATCAGCCAGATAATCTTTTGGACCCTACTCCATTTTTGATTGAAGCAGTTAAGAGTAGTGTCCCATCTAACTGGAGTAACTAAGGAAAATCATCATGAAAAAACTATTCATTGCCGTTTTTATTCTTACGTTTATTTTTTGGAGATTCCACCATGATGCTCCAGGGAAAGTATATGTAAACACCAGGGGAGAAAACATCTTAATAGACGACGGACATTATGAACTTCAATCTATTGAATTAAAACATTCAACTATGTATGGTTATTGGTTTCATATACGGCTTGTCATTCCGGCAGATGAAAAGAAAATTAATAAAGCCAAGTTAACTAATGATACCATTGTTGATGCTGACGTTGCTTATGGTACGCAGATTACTCAGTTAACTCATGATGAAGTTGGCTATGTTTATATTATGGGCGGGTATCCATTCATAAGCGTTGGAACCAAACAGGCGATAAGGTAATGGATAAGACAACGGCTAATTTTAAAGTAGGCGATCATGTTCATGTGGATCATAATTATGCAATGACGTTTGGTCATTACATCCGCGCAAGAATTACTGGCATTAATAATTATGGATACTTATTAACAGCATTTAAGAAAGATTTACCAGGAATTTATATGGGCAATATCTGGGATAAAGATTTAGTTATCCGTAAAGGAAAAGCTAGAATGTACTTAAATAATAATAAACAGGAGCTATCATAATGTCAATAATTGACCTTTGGAAATTTCACCTGGAAGATATGCTGTATATCTTCAATGGTGGATTTGCTTTAATTATGCTACTCCACTTTATCGGAGATTTTGTGTGTCAAGGACGGTATCTGGCAGAGAATAAAAGCAAGGGGCTGGCGACTTTGTGCGCTCATGTTTCTATTTATACGTGTATCTTAGGCGTAGGACTTTTTATTATAAGACAGTTTTCCTATGCGGAGGAGCTTGATTCGCGTATGTTACTGGCTTTTTGTATAGCAAACTGGATATTACACTTTATCACTGATGCTATTACCAGTAGGCTAACTGCCAAGTTGTGGCAAAGCGATAATAAATATTGGTTCTTTACCACGGTTGGGTTTGATCAATTTATTCACTTCCTTTGTCTCTACTACACCGCTATCTTTTATTTTGATTTCAGGATGCGATAATGGGGATGTCATTGATAGACACTTGGCAATCTAATCAAACCTTTGGCGAATTTGCCATTGATGCTGTTTTGCCGTACGTTTCGGATACGGATAAAGAGTATAAAGTAGGAGAGCAAACGTTTAAAGTTAAAATGTTCTCAATGAGATATCGAACCTTTATTAAAAGCCTATCTTGCGTGCGATGCGGAGTAGTTGGTAATATTTTTATTCTTCAGCGCCCATATGAATCAACTGGCCGAGCACATTTTAACTTATATCATAAAACACCGAAGGATAAATATATTTTAATAACGAAAGATCATATACTTCCAGCCAGTTGCGGCGGAAAAGACGATCTTTCTAACATGCAGACAATGTGTGCTCTGTGCAATCATGCAAAAGATGATTTAGACGAAGATACGGCGAAGATTATGTATGATGCTTGTAAAAAGTATAACGACGACATAGAAAAAGCAATTGCCTACATCATGCTATGCAGTGATGTAGGCATGGATCATATAAAAGTCCGTAAACATATGACCAGATTTTTTGCTTCTGAAGTGCAAAGAGCGTTAGCCTTCAACTAGAACAGCCTTGATGTGCTGAAACTCGGTTAATCCCATGGCCCGGTGGCCGTTCCCTACCTTGGGCACTGGAATAAAAGTTCCCTGCACAATAACTCTATCGCCCTTCTGAACGCCCCACTTTGCTCCGTCAAACTGTGGACCAAAGTCTAGGACAACTCCCTGTGGAGCCGAACCAGCGCCCTGGGAGCCTTCTGGAACGAATAGAGTGGTATTCATTAGTTCGTTTTCAGTTAGAAGTTCGATCAAAATTTGGTTTCCGCACGGCTTGATTGCTGTAATTGCCATTGTATTTCCTTATTATATAAACTAGGTTAAACATAAGATAGTGTCGTTTTTAGTTATCCATAGAAAAAAATGTCAAAAATAAAACAAAGTATAGTTATCCGTAATGATCTGAAGGTACGTAAAGGAAAAGAATTTGCACAATTGTCCCATGCAGTAATGGCGTTTATCCGAGCGCATTCTGATTTTAAAAATAATACGTCCAGTTATACCGATGTTCAGAAGTTTTGGCTGGAGAACCATTTCCCCAAAATTGTTTTACAGATAGATTCCGAACAAGAGATGTTAGAGTTGTATCAGAAAGTAAAGGATGCCGGAATTGAAGTTTATCTTATTACTGACAGCGGGTTGACTGAATTTCATGGAGTTCCTACAAAAACTTGTTTGGCTATCGGGCCAGACTATGCAGAGAAAATTGACCCGTTCACAAAGCATTTAAAACTCTACTAGGGATGTGAAAATGAACTGGTTTCTTATGGCATCTATTTGTTTATGGGTGATTGGCGGATTGGTTGCATTATACCAATATCGTCGTTGTCCAGAATCGTTTGACGGAGAGTTTTTCTTAGAGGTTTTCTGTAGCTTGGGAGCAATTCCTGTCGCTCTTGGTGGCCTAATATGGCTTTTCCAGCATATAACAATTTTGGTTAATTGGTAAAATCATGTCAGAACAAATAAAATTTGACCGTGCCGCTGCGACGGCAGATCCATTGACAGAATGGGCTTTGTGTGCTATACTTGCACAAAGAACATCAGATGGCTTGAATAAAAGCCTGAACCATGTTCCTGGCGAACCGTTGGAAGTCAGTTTAAAAATCAATGGACTGGAATTTTCTTTTAAAGAATTATTGCATCGTATTCATAGTGATTTTGATCGGCAAGTTGAAGATCGTGCGGCGGAAATTGCGGAGGAAAAAACTGGTAACTTGGTGTACAAACTGACTGTTGCTGTCAATGATTATGAAAAGGCTATTAATGAACATTTGGACTCGTGTTTTCCTAACTCTAAAATAGCTAGAGATAGAAGAAATGACTGAAATCAAGAAAAGCATCTTTGATAGCATCGTAATATTCGCTATGCTGGCGTCTTTGATGACATTGATTTTATGGGCTGATGCTAAGAAGGAACGAGATTTTGCTGAAAAACAACAGCAAATCCAGATGCAGACCGAAGGAATTCAGCAGCTTTCTAAGAAATAATATGGAAGACAATATTGCGTATTTGAAGGAATTAGGATTTAAATTGGTGCCCGGATCTAGTGGTACTTACCAACTAGATAATTTATCTGTTACTTTGCATTGGGGAGAATATACTGGATGTATGTATCTTTACACTGAAGATAATCGGCGAATGGGAATGATAACATTTTCATCAGAAGATAGTTTGCGGGCATATTTTGCCGTGTGGTACAAACAGGTAAAGTTGCGATGTCTTGGTGAATCTGCAAAAATTGTGGAAATGGTCCGAAGGTCACCGGTATTTTAACAGGGAAATAATCATGGCTAAATGCATTGACTACAGTGGCACATCTAATTTAATCGGAAAATTGGTTTATACGGCATTTAGAGCACAATGTCCTGGTAAAATTATAAAAGAACTTTCCATTAGCGAATCGCGTTATCCTACCAGAAATGTTCTTGTGAAGTTTATAGATGGAACAGAATCGGAAATGTCATGTATCTATCTCAAGGACTTTGACGCACTTATAGCCGATCACGAAAAAAAGTTAAGCACTCATAAATCTAAACTTGCGGCACTTAATGCGATTGTCTAATTATGATATTTAAATATTCTCTTGAAAGGGAGTTAATCACAAAAGTAAACGTAGGTGATATTATATGGGTGGATGATAAGCGCAATACATCTTGTCTTGGTTTACGTCCTTTTAAGGTCTTAAACAAAACTTTGTATGCTGCTGATTGTCCTAGATTTTTTGCTGAGTGCGAAGGAACAGATGAAAAAGCGATATACGGCAAGTTTATAAATGGTAAATGGCAAATTTTTGATTCTTATGTGAGGTAATTGTGGAAGATAACATCCAATATTTAATTGAAGTGGGTTTTACTAAAACGGGCACCTATTCGTTCCAAAAAGGAAGCATGCTTGTTAACCTCGGGTGGGGTAAAGATGAAGGAATGATTTATTTAAAAGATGGCGTTGGAGTGATCACGGCTTCAAGAGTAATTAACTGCAAAAGCGTATTTCGTGAAATGCTTCCGGAGTTTATTAAAAAAATAAAATTAGAAACGTTAAACTCTGTTGCTAAAACTATAGAGACTATTCAGAACTCTCCGTCGTTTTGAGGTTATAATGAAAGAAATTAATGATTATTTAGTAGGGCTTGGGTTTTTGCCTGCTTGGAAGTCCTATCATCGTAATCATATTAATGTGCATGTCAGTGAATTTGGCACAGTAGTTGATGCTATTAGTGAGGCAAAATTGTAATGGAAGAAATAGTAAAGCAGTTAATAGACTTAGGGTTTAAAAAAACAGGGACTCTTTGTTATACTAAGAATAGTGTTCGGTTTGATCTGGCAACTCATACATTAAACTTCGGGTATGTTTATCTATTTGCGGGGGATAAACCAGTTCAAAGTGGCGCTTTTTCTACTAAGGAACCAATTAGTCCGACATTTGTTAAAGATACTGTTAAAAATTTACGCATTAGAATTTTGGCTAGCATAGATGATTTAGTTAGTGCCATTAGTCAAATACCGAAAGTGTAGTTATGGAAAAGCATAATAAAAATTATCTTATTTCAATCGGGTTCAAAAATATTGGCGAATATACTTACATGCTTGGCAAATTATACATTAATTTAAGATACAGCAGTCAATTTATTTCTATAGGATTAGATTGCCAGCGTTCATCATTAAGCGGGTTCATTGATCGTACGGCCTCTTTAAAATATTGTTTAAAGGAAGAGATTAAGAAATTAAAAATATCCTGGATCAATGAATCAGAAACATTGCTACTTGCCGTTAAAGAAGCGAACATAGAATGACCCCTGAAAGCAAACCCCGCCGTCCTCGGTTATCTAGATTTCAGTATATCTATAATATCGAAAAGAACATTATTAAAAGGGCGCTGAAAGATATGCTGATGTATAACGAACATTTTTATACTAAGGATGAAAAGACAATCGCCAAACAATTGCTGCGTGATTTAAAGCGCGCCAAATACATTTGGAAGAATAAAGAAAGCCATGAAGCCAGAACATCGCCCGATGCAAATTCGGATGTGAAGCCGTGAAAGAGTACCCGTCTATCGCTGGTTCGTCTAAGGCCGAGCATGCTTTTTGCTACGCGACGATTAAAATGGACGGTAGTTCAACCAGATATGAATGGTCGCCAAGAAATGGTTTTTATAAATTTGGTTTAAGACATCGTCTTATGGATGAAAATGAACCGATTTATGGTCCAGCGATTCCCTTATTTCTTAATAAACATGCAGATGAATTACACCGTATTTTTAAGAAAGAAAAACTATTTCGTGGAGCACAAAGTATAACCGTTTATGGAGAGTTTTTTGGTGATGGTTCTTTTGCCGGTAGTCATCTGCCTGATAAGAAGTATGATGTGGTTATGTTTGATGTTAATGTTCACAAAAAGGGTTTTGTTTCCCCGAAAGAGTTTCACGATGTATTCGGAGGAATGCCTGTAGCGGAATTGGTTTATGTCGGCAATCTAAATCAAGAATTTATTAAATCAGTTCAAGATGGAACGTTCAGTATTGAGTCAAAGTATCCGGTTAAAACAAGAATTCCCGAAGGCATTGTAGCCAAGATTGGTTCTGGCCATCATCTTAAGATGTTTAAAATTAAAACTCAAGCTTATAGAGAAGAATTAAAACGAGTTTATACGGATCAATGGACTCAATTTTGGGAACGAAATCATGCTAAAAAAACTTTCAATCATCGCAATGTGGATTGCACAAAGATTCTCTCCCGAATTTATGTTTTATTGTATCATTGTTTTTGGATTAGCCGTTTGGTTTTTGTTTAGGAGTTTTTAGTGTATTTAATAACATGCTTGGTATTGCCGTGCATTCTTGTGGGACTATTGCCGGTGCATTTGTTTTTCACTTTGTTCCGAATTCAGACCGTGGAAAATAATGATGTTATTGCATCTGGGTTTGTGGGATTCTTGATACTGTTTCTAACACTCACATACATGATAAGGATGTAGAAAATGTCTTGGATAATGGTTGACATTGAATCAGACGGCCCGGCACCTGGATTATACTCCATGGTGCAACTTGGTGCGGTTTTAGTTGATTCAAAGTTGGACAAAACTTTTTATGCTGAGTTTTGTCCAATTTCAGATAAGTTTGTTCCAGAAGCATTGGCCGTTAGTGGCTTAACCAGAGAGAAAACGCTGACTTTCCCTGGTGCGGTTTTTGGTATGAAGGCATTTGCAGAATGGATCAAGGCCCACAATAAAGAGCATCCGAGATTTATTTCTGATAACAACGGATTTGACTGGCAGTTTGTTAATTATTATTTTCATGATATTCTTGGAAGCAATCCATTCGGCCATTCGTCAACCAACCTTAATTCTCTTTATAAGGGAATGGCCAAGAGCATGTTTGTTAACTGCAAGCATTTACGAAAAACCAAACATACGCATCATCCCGTTGATGATGCAATGGGTAATGCGGAGGCGTTGCTTAAAATGCAATCAATGGGGCTAACAATCAACTTGGAGTAAATCATGGGATTCATCGCTAATTTTATCTTGACACCGTTGTGGTATTTTTTCCTAGCCGTTGGTTTTCTACCAACAATGTTGATAAGCGTATTTGTTCCGATTGAGAGTCGGGATGGATGCGGACTGGCTACCTGTGCATTGATTGGACTGATTACAACTATTTTAGTTGTCTGTGGTGCTTGCTGGTATTGGATGTAATAATAGTTATCCATATCACGGCATAATCTTCCAATAAAGGAACAATCATGAGCCGAGCCGTAATCCCTGTTGATCGAAAGAAATTTGAAGCTGCCATTACTTCTGCTGAAGCAAATGGTGGTCTTGCGAATAACAGTATTTTGGCCACAAAGGTGGCCGACATTTATAATAAAATGTCGCCTCCTAAGCCGATTACTTTTTCGGTTGTGTTGCTGCGAATCCGTGATTGGAAGATTGTGGTAAAGACGGTTCCCGGTAAGCGTGGTCGTGCTGCTGGCGTGAAAATGTCGCCAGAGCATAAGCAGGCGATGCTTGACGGAAGGAAAGACCGTAAAAGTAGAGGCGAAAAGTTTAAGAAAAATCCGAAATACAATGCCGCCGTCAGTGCAATGAAGCAGGTTTGTGTTTCGCATAACAAGCAACAGTACTTGCCTCTTGTTGATCTTGTTGTTAAAGGCAGCACAAATGCTTCTAAGAAACTGAATTGTCTTATGTGTACAAGTTTTCAGACTCAAGAAGTTAGAAAATGCAGCGATTTGAGTTGTGCTTGGTGGTTGTCTAGACCATACCAAAACGTCAAGACCGACGAAGACGTTGTAGCGGAAGACGAAAAATTCATGGAAAAAGCAACTGCCGAGGAAGAACTTGCTTCAGTTGAAGGAGATGAATGATGGGACCAATAGCTATGCAAATTTTGTTGGCTCTTTCTATGATTGGATTACTCCCTACTGCCTTTTTGGGAGTTTTTTACCCTTCGCTTATGAAGGGCGGTTTGGAGCCGGGGTGTAATCCGTCAGGATTCTTTATTTCTATTATTTTAGGATTATTTGTTGTTGGTGATTTCGCTGCGGCGTTCTTCTTTCATCCATGGAAGGACGTTTTGCTGGCTATATTCATCTATGCATTTTTTTCTTATACCTATATCGGCAGAAAATCCTCATAAAGGACCATCATGGCAATCACTTTTTTCATTTGCTGTTTGATTTTAGTGGTGGGAACACTGGCGTTTGTGTCCCTGGACGTTCATGGACACAAAAAGCATCCTATTGACCATAATACAGATGTTTACAAAAGGGCTGTTGCCGAAATACAGAATAGCAAACGAGGCTGACCATGAAGATGGCAGACTATTTAAAAAAATTGAGTCATCTTCACGAAGATGAAAAGGATATTCAAGTGTTCAATAAAATTGCTGGCGTGCTTATTCAGTATTCTGCAAATGGCATGCTTGCTACAGATATGTATATCGCATCCCGTAAAGTATATGATATGTTAGTTGACGAAGGAGTTAGAATTTCCCCGCCGGTATTTGATGAAAATAAACAGTCATACACTCTTTCTTGGGATTGACAGAACCATTTATTCTGCTATAATTGCCGAACTATGAATTTGGCCGATTTACTCCGAAAAATAAGCAAAGAATCAAAGGACAACCCGGACTTGAAGTCCTTGCTTGGCACAGTGTCTATTTTGTTTTCTTGTGCATCTACTGGACAGAATTTCACTGAGCTAGAGCAAAAAATTGGAGACAAAGAAACAAACTCTCTCCAGTTTGAGGGTCTTGTTATTAATGTTAAAAAATACGGCACAATGGTTAAGTGGTCATGAATTTAGCTGATTTACTTACAAATATCTCTGTTCTTCCAGAAGATGATGATACCAAACTGTGTATTGGAATTATTTCTAATCTTATAGATTATGCCATAACACAAGAGAATTCTGTGAGTGGTTTTTATCTTTATAATGATGCTGTAGTGAAGATGCTTAAAGACAATGGTTTGCATGTATATAAAACGCCTGATGACGAAAGCCAGACGCAAGTTTACTCAATCTCTTGGTGAAAAATGAATGGCACCGCTATAGCTAGATTCGGCTTAACATATGCTGTTAAGCATGGTCAAAGAATTTATTTGATTGACGAATCATTTATTTGGAAAGATGCCGACGATTCTTTTTCTGAGGTTAAAGTCGGTGATAAATGTTATATCGAACCGGATGATAACGATTCATATATCACTGTTTCCCAGCTTAAAAAGCTTGCTGCTCTTCTTTAAAGTAAAACATGACGCCGATTGAAAAAGTACATAAGGCAGTCCTTGAATTACTGCCTACTATTTTTAAGGAAACTCTCCATCTATCCACTATTGGATATGGTAAGTTTGCTCTTAATCATTTGATTATTGAAGCCGTTGAAAAGATGCAGTCTAAGAGAGTTTTTCCTGGCGTTAATATAGGCGAAGAGAGCTTCGTGTTCTATCGTTTAATTGACGGTGATAAAATTTTGATATTAACATCTGAAAAAGAATTATTAAGGTCAATCGCAGACAATCTTTCTAACAAGAAAATTGAGGAGTACTATGAACGAGGAAATTAAGGTTCGGCTTGTTAAGTATCTGGACTATCTTGAAGTTATCGGCAAGAAAGGAGCGGAGTTCGCTGAGGATAAAATCCCAGAAACCGTCCAACAGTTTATTACTTGGGAAATATGGTCAAATTGTTTGCAGGCAAGTTTTTGTTTATTCTTTTTTACCGCTGCTGTTGTAGCGATTTATTTTATTGTTAAAAAAGCATGGTTGTCCGAATGGGTAAGCGATACTGGATTTGCAAAGGGTATTATTTCTGTTGTAATTCTTGTTATTAGTTTTGCCGCAGTATTCCCCATCTGCATAACCAATGGCCTTTCTTCGTCTAAGGCAGCGCTTAAAGCTTACGTAGCTCCAAACGTCTTCTTGATTGAGAAGGCGGCTGAACTCGTTAAGGATGTCAAGAAATCATGAAACGCAGAAATTTTCTATCATCGCTTCCGTTGGCTGGTCTGCTTCCATTTATTGGGGGCTGCAAGGCTAATAATGCCGATACTCCTAAAGTAAAAGTGGATATTCCAGAAATTAGCAATGATGACTGGATTTATTGCAAGGATGAATTGCCAGACAATAAAGAAGAGTGCTTTATAGTTGTTAAACACAATACGGAAAATGTAGACTTACCATATGTTCGTAAAGGACGTTATGAAAATATGCACTGGCGTTCGTCGTCATGGGGTTCGTTTCCAGATGGATCGGTTATTTGCTGGCAACCAATTAAGTTTCCAGAACTTCCTGAACATCTTAGCGTGAAAATAGAGTCGCCAGTTAAAGAAATAGAGGAAGATGATTCCGCGCAACCTTTTCGTGTTGTAGATGGATTTTACGTAGATGAAAATGGGTTTAAATTGTGGGGAACCTACGGAAAGAGCGGCAAAGAGCACTTCCGATGGAAGCGATTGGTGGACTGTGATATAGATCATTTACAGGCCATTCTTGATACGCAGCATCAATTAACTGAACTACAGCGAGCACATATTAAGGCCGCGATATATGTTAAAAAATATCACTCTTAGGCAACTGCGGGACGCGGCCAATGCGATTCCAGATGCTAATCTGGATGGTCCGGCGATTCTCTACGTGCTTCCTAGCGCGTTTGCCGATCATGGATTACTCGTTAACATTTCCGGCATAACATCGCCAAGCAAAGATACGGCAGAAGAATTTAATCTGCCTAAAGACTTCTCTATTCTAACTGGAAGTGCCGAATGAGCACCAATAATTTATTTCCTGAAAAAGAGCAGGACATGATACGAGGTTGGCTTAAGTCTCATAAATGCCCGCATAATGGTGGGACATTAAATAAGATATCAATTTATGAAAACAATGTATCTGTTTTGTATACTTGCGAATGTTGTTTTTGTAACGAAAAAATAGAAATTATGGATGGTGAAATTCTCTGTGAGGACGAATAGCCATAGAGTGGGTTAGAGAACCAGACCCCAAATTAGTTATCCATAAAGACCCATCATGAAACCAATTAAACTTACCGAATTGCATATCCGAGAAGGAGCGAAAAGAAAGCTTCCTTTCGGTGGTTGGGCAAAATACACAACTATTGAACTCAATGGTATTGAGCTTGGGTTCATGAAGGATTTTTGGGATTACGACAATAAGTTAACGGTTAAAACCTATGCAGCGGAGCAGTCGGTTGATTCGTATGATCTGAAATGGCTTCTTGAAAAAAATGGCTACAAACTGACGAGCTAAAAAATGCAATACGTAAGAAAAGCACTAGCTCTTCCATTTTATATTCTCATGATTTTATTTCTATTCACTGGTGGGATTTTCGTTGGTTCTGGTGGATGGTTAGTCAATTATCCGAAAGATACACAATGGATGCTTAAGTGCATCAGGTCTATTTTTGGCTGGCCTCTTGCAGGAGTTGGGTATTTGTGCCAGTGTCTTATTATGTGGATGTCAGTAATCGCGGAGAAAATTGAGGGGCGTTAGTTATCCCTTATCACTCACCATGACCGAATATAGAATACTAATTCCGATAAACGGTAGCAAAAATTCGCTGGACGATGAAAGCGATTTTGATCGGTTTCGCGGTAAGCTTAGGGATATAGCTGGAGGCGAAACCTACGCCGGCAAAGTTCGGGGAACCTGGAAATCTGACGCGGGGTCTGTGATATGGGATGTCAGTAGAGTGTTGTATGTGAGTATCGTGAAATCAAAACTTAAGGCATTTAAAAGTTTGTTGACGGATGCTTGTAAGGTTTTTAATCAGCAAAAGATTTATGTCTGTGAAAGCGGAAAATCCTTTTTTGTAGATAGGCCAACAGATGAGTAGCACATTTCAGCAAATGTTTGCCGTTATTGCGTATTGCTTTATTGCTTGTATGTCATTAACCTTTGACGAACAGGCTAAAAAAATGCCTCGTTTATTCTTGATGTGCGCTTGTGTCGGCGTATGTGGTGCGATATGGATTTATGATACATACATGAGTACATGGCCCGAGATAATTGTCAATTTTTTGTGGCGCTAGTCGGCAACCATGTCTAAAAAACAAGAAGAAGTCATTGATAAAACTCGCGCCTTTTACTGGAAGGGTGCGCATGAACTTGCAATTATTGATGCTAATCTGCATACCTTAATACACTATTTGCCTGGCAAGGAGGACTTTCAGTTAGTCGTTTTCGCAGCCGTCGAACAAAAGAATCGCTTGTCTAATTTATTGATTAATTTAGAGGTAGATGCCGCGATGAACCATCCGATCTGGCCGATCAAGGCAAGATGCGGCACTTATTTAACGCAAATCCAAGAAACAGAACATCTTATTCACTCTTATTATGACAAGAAGAAAAGACTGCAATGGATGCCTAAACAGTCTTTGATAATCATGTATGAGAGATTTGTTCTTTTCAGAAATGCCTTGCGTGAATACCAAGAGAGTCTTTAGTTATCCATAGGGTTATATGGCAAAGTGTGCATCATGTGGCGAAAGAGTTTTAGCGAAAAATGCAGCAGTTGCGTTTAAACGCGACAATAGACCAGACAAGCGTAGTAGACCATTATTCGGTTGTGTTTCTTGTGTGAAAAACGGAGAGTTTCAAAAGGTCGTTAATGCTCTTCCGCAACATCCGTTTATGATAGGCAAAGGGGTTAAGGTAAAAGTAGCACTTCAGTACCCATCACTATGGGGAATGAACGGTGTGGTTATGAGGCAGGAATGGAGAAAAGGTATTTCTTGGAGTCTTGTAGAATTTAGAAAAAAAGCAAAATTTGTCTCGATACGAGTTCCATCTGACCACCTGAAAGCATACAATGCCCCGAAAAGCAAAAAAGTCTGACGTTGTTACTACTGCTGAACCCGTTACCGAAGTGGTGAAGGAAGCGCCGAAGGCCAAGTCTACTGGCTTTCGTTCTGCTGTGCGACTTGGCGAGATTACAGCTAAGGATGCATTGAAGCAGTTGCGGAAGAAGGTTGAGTGGGTTGATCCTCGCGTCGTTTCGTGGTACGAAAAAAGATCTAAGAACGAAAGCAAATGATGGGCTGGGATAAATCTACTTGGATTACGCCAAATCCAGAAAAGAAACTTGTCGTCATCGTAGACGCCAAGGGGAATAAGATTAATTCCTCTGATCTGAAGTTGGTTTCTGGCAAAATGGAATTGCCGAAGTACAGGCAGATTAAGTTGGCAAGGACAGTAGGAAAAAACATTCAGGCTGTTGTAAGCACTACCATCTACACGGATGGAATTGGTTACCAGTCCTGTTTGTTCTTACTTTTTTCTGATGGAACCTGCCATGGTATTATCTGCGAAGATGAAGAATCCTCCGAAGAGCCTGTAGCCGTTTAAGGAATAAAAATGCTGATCTTAATGGGTATTCAAGGAATTTGTTTTATAGGACTAACGATGTTCGCAATTTCTTTTGTGAGCGGTTTTGACCGCCATATGATGACGCACCATAATCGCCATGTTCGCTGGAAGGATTTGTTCTAATGCCACAAATAAAAAGACTAATAATTGTTGCCGACGCCGGGCACAGTCAAGAAAATGTTGTGTGGACTTCTAGTGGATGGCAACCCCTTCACTGCGTTAATAATCCGATAACTTACGGATTAGACGAAAAAGAAGATGCCGATGATTTGTTGCTTGATCCCTTACTGGCAACAACCGCGACTGAAGACATCCGGCTTGAGACGGTTCAAGTTAAAGAAATTTCCCTAAAGTGGTGAAAAATGAGTACTGAACAAAAGCTTGAAATTGTGAATCGTCTTCTCGCGCAGCACAATGCTTTTATTAATCAAGCACTTACCAACTATCATACACAAGACCACCAGACAGATTGCCTTCTTGCAGGTATTCCTGAGGATATTACTAGGTATACCGAAACTTTTATGGATGGACTTGCAAAATTGTTTGTCGCTATGCCAAACAACTAAAGGAATTTGCTATGTCATTTCTAGTTCTTATTAAATGCTTATTCGGTGCAGCGTATTCATTTTATAAATCAGCAGCGTATAGAACAAGAGATTTAGACTTCTGTTTTGTTGTCGGTACGGTCTTGGTGATTTTTGGATTGATTTTTGTAGCCATTTAGTTATCCATAAGGCGCTGACATGAAAATATTCATTCATACCTCCGGCGATTCCTCCGTTGGCCTTTCTGGCTGCACCGGAACGATTGATTTTCCATCAATCCCCGATAACATTGAAGCACATTTTTGCCAAGAGCGAGAAGAAACCCGCAAGGTAATTGCGGAATGTTTTGAGAAATTGCTTGAAGAGAAATGCGGGATTTTGTTTGATGATGAGTGTCCCGATTGCGGCAGTAAGGAATATAAGAACAATGAGTGTAAGTACAAAAGTTGTCCCCAGAATATACCGGAGGAAGATTATGGCGAGTAAGAATCAATATGTAATTTATGATGGCGGTTCCCATGAATACTTGATGAAGTATACAAGTCCCAAAAAATTTAAATTTAAATTTTTAGATACTGATATGTTCGATGATGATATTCCGCTTTTGTTCCAGAATAAAAAAGATGCAGAAAAAGTTGCCGAAGCATTGTTTAATGCAAACCAAGATGACTTTCTTAGTGAGCCTTATGTTTTTGCTGTTCGCCCCAAAAATTACTATGTGCTGGTGTAATCATGGAATCCCTTTCAACAAGAATAATTATCAACACTAAATTTGGTGGATTCTCTATTAACCAAGAGATGGCCGAATGGCTTAAGGCTAATAGATGCTGGAAGGTGGGAACGCACAAAGATTGGCCTAAAAATAAAAACGACCATCAATTTCAAGTATATGGTAGCGGCGACCATTATTCATTTCCAGATAATGATAGTATCGCACTTCGCTCTGACCATGATTTAATCGCTTGCCTTACCCATTTTCAGCATAAATACAGGAATGCCACTGATTCTGAAAAGAGAGGCAAATATCATCGTATATTTTCTTTAGAGATTAAAGATGTTTCTATCAAAATTTATATTGAAGATTATCATGACGGCAAAGAGAAAATTGTATCAGAAATTTATTATGATTAGTTAATTAAATATGGATGGAACGATTGAGCATTAAGGAGAAATGCCATGAAGTACGGGAATTGTTTAATTGGTTTAATTGTTATCATGTTTCGCCACCGTTTTTGCGGCAGGCTTAAGCTGTTATTTCCTAAAAATTCATGGATGCCTCATCTGTGCTGGTATACACCGAAGGACAATCTACTTCACGATTATCATGTTGTTAAGGATTTGCTGCCATATCATTTAACATGGCTATTCTTCCAAGGTGAGTTCCGAACTAGAAAATTCAAAAACCGAACTAGAAATAAATGACCAAGCTTTTCAAGACAATCTGGAGAGTTATTTCGGCTATTACATGGATGCCGATCTGGTGTCATATATCACACAATTCAACAACGATTATCAAACATAGACAAGAATCAAAGGCGGGAACATTCGGAGATATACAAATCTATTATAGTTTGCATATGTGTGATGTTTGCGGCCATAAATTCTGGAACTAGACCAATAAAGGCGAAATCATGGGTAAAGAAATTTTTCTTACAGGTCTTTTAACGAGCGTGTTATTGGTTTACTTCACTATCAATAAAGATGCCAAGGAAAACCCAAGAGTTCATATTTTTTATATGTGTGTAGCTTGGATGACTGGTAGGATTTTGAGCCAACTATGATTGACGCCGTAGCCATAGAATGGCTCTTAAAATTTTTACTTATGACAGGAGTTTATGCCTGTTATGTATTCTTATTTGGAATGTTGATAACTATGTTTTTATCATCGATAGGTATGATAGAGTGGGACGAACAGCATATCGCAAGGATGGCGAAGTTCTCCTTAAAAATAACACCACTGGCCCATCTTGCGTATTGGTTGCTTTAATGATAATTGAATGCATGGCAACTGTTTTAGAGGCAATGCAATGTATTGTAACATGGTTCTTTTCTTTTGTTTTATTGGGCGGAATGTATGGATGCGCTTTTGATTGGTTATTGCTTCGCTTTGTTCCTTCTGTAAGCGATCAGCAGCGTTTCTCTAGAACTATTAGCTTCGCCTGGAAGATGAGCGCTCTAACAATTGGCGGAATACTCATTTGGTCACTATGATATCTTAGTTATCCATAAAATCCTATCATGGACCGAAAAAAGTTAATTCAGGAAATGAAGCGGCTTGCCAAAATGTATGGGGCATGTCGGGTAAATTTTAATAAGAGTATTGATTTTTCTGCTGAAGCAAATGGACATACTCGCCATATAACAATCAATTCCAAGCTTGTTGACAATATCTTCTTTGATCCGAAGAATCGCCGTAAACATCTATCTATTTTAATATCCACTCTTTTCCATGAACTTGGACATTTGCATTGCATTTTTAATGATTTGTGGTATAATTACCACCGAGACGAAAGTTATTACCTTGTCAAGAAAGTAGCGTTAAAAGCAGAGCGATGGGTTGATAAATGGGGTATGAAGGAAATGCGTAAGTTTTACCCTAAGCTGCCTTTTGATAAGGCGTATGAGACTAAGGAAGATATTCAGTATCTTTACGAAGACCTTGCTCGTAGATTTGGTAAGTGAAATGACAAAAGAATGGCGATATACCTCTTGTCGTGATGGCAGTGATTTATGGGAGATTGTTTTACATAGTCGTCCATCACCGGCAGTCAGTTTGAGTATAGAGAAAGATCCTATGGCTTTGGGCCATAGGATAGTTGTTAGAGATTATGCCTTAAGAGTAGTTGGAGCTACGATGTTATCTGAAATTTTCAATGGCGGATTAGGACAGATGGTATTCTCACATCTTAAAAAATGTAAAATTGATTCTGTGGCTGGAATTGTTGACATGTTTGACGATATTAAAGCGAAGGCGGCGGCCATGATTGCACCCGTAAAGACTATGGCCAAGGTTGCGAGAACAAAAACTAAGGTTAAAAGTAAACCAGTTCAAGCCAATGCAGCGAAAAGCAATCCTTCTGCTGTTGAACTTGCGCATACAATCAACACTCATAAGCAGGAAGAAAACACTAAACGGTATAATTGGGTTCATCATATCGATGATGCAGGATCTTCTCATTGGCAGGTAAGGGATGTAGTATACACGCCGGCTGTATCTATCGCTATAGATGGCGGGAAAAGCGATAATGCCAACTGGCACCCTTCACTAATTTCTATAGTCTTTTCATTTTTACAAAATATAAATGTTATAGATATGAAAAAAATAAGGTTCGGAGCAGCTTTGCACGAAAATATATGTGATGCTCTTGCATCTAAAGGATATGATTTTCATAATGTTGAGAGCCTCGATGGGCTACTTCTTAGTATTGAAAATATGGTAGGAGAAATCGTTAACGGATTCCTTGGCGCACCACAAAAAGTTAGGGTAGAAGATGGGGCGGATGCAATCACTGTAATAACAGAGAGTTGTAATAAGAGATTTGTTGAGAACCAGAAGATGCAAAACGAAAAAACCATTACAAGTGCTCACAAATATACTTGGCAGTATTGTCCTAAAACCAGAGAAGACAATGATTACTGGAAAATATTGTCTAAGGATACTCCCATATTATCTTTATCAATCTATAATAACGAAGCGATTGAAATCGCCCATTGGGGCGGAAAACAAATATCGTTAATAACATTTAACGATGATTTAATAAACGATATTTACATGTCAATTAGACATACTGGCGTTTGTCCTCCTATGGACATCAATAATTTTGACAGTTTGACAAAGGACATTGAGAAAAAAGCATCTGAAATTTTTAAAGCCAATGCTAAAAAGAAACATAAGTATTATTGGGAATATTATAATGTACCTGCGCCTGAAGTTAGTTATTGGCGAATTTACAATGAGGATAACCACGATGGATTAGTGGATATATCTCTAGATGAAAAGTTAAAATGTATATCTATTAAATTTATAAGAAGTAAAATGGTTCGTACTGTAAATTTTGATCAAGATATTGCGTATTACATACGTCACATTATTGATGGTCAGATAGGAATTAATTTTTCTGATATCCAGATGTCAAAAGCCTTGTTGACACAGATCACATCTTTTGTGCAGATAGTTGCTCCTGAAATGACTAACGCCAAAAAAACCACGGATAACTTTGCTGAAGTAATTCGTGATAAGATGGAGAAAGATCCTGTTTTAAAAGCGGGTGTGTTGGCGGAACAGAGTGAAGCAGACAAAGAAACTGCAATTTATAATGAGACAGAGAAAATTATTGGCCGTGTTTTGGACGCCGTAGGCATGCGAATTTTCTTGGATGCTCTAAATAACTCTTGCAGAATTAGACTTGAAAAGTTTCAAGAAGCAGGATACGATGTTGGTGGTTATTATAAAAGAGGCGAGGCTATTGTTAGTTTAATCGGCGAAGTTTCTGATGAAATAGATGATTTTGAGTTTCCGAAACTTAACAAGAATTCCCCACCGGCCGTTGTTTTGGCTGTGGTCCCTCCTGAGATTACTCAAGAAAACAAATATCTTTATGAGTGGAATCGTATTGCCAAGCCTAATGGAATTCCTCATTGGAGAGTGTCAGATAAAAAAATGCGTTGGACTCGTTTTCTCATAACACTAGAGAAGGATTGTGTTGTGGTACAAAGTAGCGACTACGAAGTCTCTGCATTTGCTTATTTTAATAAGGGCTGCCCTAAGCCTAGTATCTGCGATAGTATCGATCATACCAAGATTTGCAAGTCTTCAGAGATTGAGAACCTGCAAGAATTATTGGGGGATATTCATAAAGAGGTTGCGTTGATAATTGGTAAGAAAAAAATGTCTGAATCAAAAATACCTGAGGAGAAACCTAATGGCGTGGCTTAAGAATGTAATCCAAAATATCAGTGATAAATTTAAATCATCTGATGATATCGCTAAGCGAAATGCTGTACCTAAGAGCGATTTTGGAACGTGGCCTCCCGCTATTAATCCAGATCATGACGGCCATTCTAAATGGCCATATCAAGACAAATCACCTAATCCTGTTGTTGGAAATTGTTCGGCCTGTGGACTTTGCTTGTATAAAAATATGATGTATTATTGTTCAAGAGGCGGGGAATGTCCTAGCGGACTTGGCGGTAGCAGAGCAACTCTTTAAGGAGATAATCATGTTCGGCGAATTGTTTGAATTTTTCGGTTCATTCGTCAGCACACAAAAGGGCAAGAATATCACCTTTTTCGTACTACTTGGGCCATTTATTTCATTAATGATTTACTTGACAATTTGGTATGGCAAATTTTTAGATTGGCTGTACGTTGGGGCACTTAAGGCTGCTGGTTGCGGCGAATGGCTAGGAGCGGCACTCTGCGGCGTAACCGTGTCTATCGTGGTGCCGTGGGCTATCCTGGTTTATTTTTTGGTGGGGCATATGTCTCGGATAGATCCTTTTAATCATAGGGATTATTAGTTATCCATAAACATAAAATGATTTGGGGGTGAATGTGAATCGACAGCGGTGAACCCCAATTATCCCATCGTGGTAGATGGAAAGAAGAAAAACGCCTTAAAAACGACTTCTGATAATTGATAGCACTTGACTGGACCTGAGGTCACTCCTCAGCACCTCCACTGATTTTTAGTTATCCATAAAGGAACATCATGGCAAACCTAATCCGAAAACCTGCTGGTACTCTGGCGTTGCCCGATAATGGGCAATGGACGAATCGTATGGAGATTCGTTCAGAAACATCTAACAGGGTTTACATTGTTTCTCAAAATATTCAGAAGCGACATTTCGCTTGCTCCTGCCCCGGTTGGAAAATTCACCGACATTGCAAGCACTTGAAGGCGCTTGGTCTTCCAGGTTTTGAAAAGCCATACGAGGCGAAAATAGCGTAATGGCTAAAAAGCGCGGCATCCTTGATGGGTATAAAACCTATAGTCCTGAAATTGAGGGATATGGTGATGCCGCACAATGGCGAGCATGCTTCCACGATAGGATGGGTGTTGATGTTGCCCGAGAAGTCGTCGGCGAGCTAAACCCGATTGAAGTCTTGGGATTGCGTGGCAAGCCTACATGGGATGAAATTAAGAAGGCTTATAAAAAGCTTGTGGGCAAGTACCATCCTGACCGCAACGGTAATTCCAAAGAATCCAACGACAGATTCGTAGAGGTCTGTGCAGCATTTGAAGTTCTGGAAATCGCCTACGGAAAATGAGCACCCATCCAACCTTCTTATTGTTTAAAAGAAATTTTAGATTCTTTATAAATGATGCTCCTATCGGGGAGGCAGAAATAGTTGGGTCTGATGAAAAAATAAATCCTGTAATTTATAGTGGTGCCGATAAAGTTGATGCTAGAATTCAATTAACTGGCAAACGTTTTATTCTTTTTACAGATAAAGATAATTTCGGGGATGGATCATTAGCATACTGGCCAGATGGTGTAGTTAAGCTACACGGACTTTATATTAAAGAACAATATAGAAATAAAGGATATGGCAATCTATTACTTGGTTCTTTAATTAAAGTAGCAAAAGAAGATGGCTGTAAGTCAATACATTTAGATGTTCGTAAAACCAATCAGGTCGCCATTCATTTATATGAGAAGTTTGGATTTACTCAAAGTATAATCCAAAAATGGGGGGATGCCGGCTGGAATTACGAATTAGTTCTATATAAGGATCAATCATGAAAAGCAATGTAACGCGATGCCCTCAGCTCCCTGCCGAAGAAATTAAACGTATTAATGCTCACATTCCTGACAGCGAAAATAAGTGCCTTGACGGAACTCCAGTGAAAAGAACACAGGTTCAACTTGCTCATATTAACTATTTCCGGCGGCAATATGGCTTGCCGAGTGTCAGCGAATAGTTATCCATAAGACATCATCATGAAAATTTCAAATGAATACGGTAATATCGTTCATCAGCCTACGAATGATTTCGCCCACGAAATCTCAAATTTAGTTGAGCAGCATTTAAGGCAACTGCTTGATTATGGCTTTGATTTGTCCGATGTTCGTCTTGCGACTCACCTTATTCATGGGAATATTTCCGCCGCTAGTTCTGACGTAGTTTTGTCACATCAATTTGAAATTAGTAACAAAAAACGATTTGAATTCAAGAAAAAGCGTCGTGGGATGGTCAATAATCCCTTGACGATTCCTCCGCCAGGCACTTGCATTGCCGAAAAGTCGTGTCCATAATGAAAAACTTTAAAGCTAAATTAATCGCTGTGCTTTCGGCTATCTGCCTGTGTTCATCGTTATATAAGCATGATTATGTGGGAGTTATACTTTTCGGAATCGTGCTCGCAATCACTGCATCAGACCTTTACGGAGACTAATCATGGAAGAAGCCGATTTCAATAAGAGAGTTTTGCTCCCGATGACAATCGCTGGAGCAATTTTAATCGTGCTGGCGCTTCTGACAAGGAATGACGTAAGCAATGAGCAAATAGCCTACTTATGTTCGCCTTTCGCCGTTTCATTTTGTATTCATTATTTGATTGCTGCAAAGCATAGAATTTATAATGCATATAGTAAATGGGCAAATTGGGAAAATAAACTAGTTATCCATAAGCGACCATGAGCATTAAACCAAGAATTCCGCCGAGTAAGCCAATGGGATATGACGGTTCGGGCCGTTGGGAATTAAGAAATCCCGATGGTAGGCTTATGTGTCGCGGAACTTACGGATTCTGTATGGCAAATCTTCCAAAGAAGAATGCTGACGAATATACGATTAACTATTACGCGATCCTTGCAGAATTGCCGGAATAAGACATGGATCTCCGATACTTCTCATTTCAGAAAGCCAAAGTAAACGCTATGTTTAAAGTTGGAAATCAAGTTGCCTGCTATCTTTTCCTTAACGGGGCGAGTACGCCGACCTTCATTGAAGGAAACATCTCTACTCTGTATGAAAATGATTGCGTTATTAAAGACAATGAAACCGGAGTGGAGTTCAAGGTGGAATTTGAAAAACTTGTGCTGACTGGATATTAAAGGATGGGCCTTCGCAAGTGTGACAGAGGGGATTGTCAAAAAATCCTATGCGAGAAGACTATCTTTGGTCAATCTCGTTTTATTTGTGACGGCTGTTTAACCGAATTGCTGTTTCTTAAGAGAACATGGCCTAGGAGAATGACTCTGGTTCATTTAGAGCAATTAATTAGTGGATTTTTAATTTCTAGCAAAGATTCATCTTTGGATGTTTTATTAAGCGAAGTTGAGACTCAAATAGAATTTAATCGTATGACAGATAAGGCGACCAATCATGAATAAAGAACAAGTTATAGTTTCGCTTGCGGAAATCCAGCCCAAAGGATTTTTTCGCCGCAATGATATTCTTTATCGTAGGCTTGTTCCTGCGGCACCTCGCCGTAATCCGGCCAGTATGCCAGTTCTTGGTCCCGAGTATACTTTAACTTATATGACCCCGAACACGGTTGTTCGCGCTTGTGATGATGAAGGGCATGCTCTTCACACTAAAAAAGAGCAAAAAGAACATGAAAAAATAGCAACGCAATCTAGGGATGCGTATGTAGATATTAGGAAAAGAGTTCATGATATTGTTTCATCACAAGTTGGCGGCCTCGTGCATGTATTTTATTCTGCGTATAAGAGCGATGCAAACGATGTTCCTATAGATAATCTGGATGACGTTCCTGTTGTCGGTAAGGTTCAGTTTGTCCAAAAATCAGATGAAGGAAATTATAAAAGCGAAGTAGCCTTTAGTCCTACGTGGCTACAAATTTGTGTGTTTGCAGAAGAAATGATTAGGGCTACGGGTGATTATCATCATGTATTTTTAGAGAACGTCAGGCTTGATGGTCATTGGGAAGATGTGTGGGTCTACAAATTCAGCATGGGGAGTTAGTTATGAAACAACTCTACGACCTGATTGAGCATCGTAAGGGTAAGCAGAGAGTCCTAATGACAGATTCTTATGCTAATGTCAGAGCCAGGCTGAAGCAGCTCAAAACCAGTCATCGTGGCGGCATGGGAATGATTACTAAGACAAGAGTTAATTATACGATTGTTGAGTCCGGCGATCAAACTAAGTTTTACCAGAAGCCACATAACCCAAACTTGGGCGGATGACATGAAATTTAACTGGAAGTCAAGATTAAAATCTATCGGAGAAATGCTGAAGATATTCGTAGCTTATGTGGTCTTTATTTTGTTCTTAAAGGCTAAAAAGATGTGTAGCCTTAATCCGACGTTTGATGATGTCGCCACCCTTTTAGTTTTCGCTCTATTGATTTATTGGGTTTTTAAAATTATGTGGGAAGACATTAAGCGAGTTTGGAATGAACATGAGTAAAAATAACTTGACATCAGTTATTTGCATTTTGCTAATTATGTGTATCGGTGATGCTACAATCCTTGCGCTTGCTTACCTTGGCCAAAGCTGGCTAACTCCTTTCGTCGCGTTGGCGGCTATTTGCTGCATGGCAAAGATAGGGTGCAAATGAACACCAGAAGTCCAGAAGCAGATCAGAACTTACTCATATTTGCGGATTATCTTGACACTAAAGTAATTCAAGCAAGGTTTAATTTACATAACTTGGTTTTTGGTATCCCTCGTGAGCTGGACGAACCTATCGTCAATGAATGCGGCACACAAGCTTGTGCTGTTGGTCATTTGCCGTTAGTTTTTCCGAAAGTTTTTGAGTATGAGTGCAAAAACCCACTCAAGAATCATCAGCGCGACAAGGGCGTTTATTTTGTTAAGTTTATCGGCGAAGACATAAAAGACGTAGATGTTTCTGATCTATATTTTAGATGGAAACATTCCCGCAAAGTTGCTGCTAAATTCTTTGAAATTACAGAAGAAGATGCTCAATATCTGTTTGTGGAAAGTCATTATCCTAGTGGCAACGCTAGAAATCCTCATATTGTAGCAGACAGGATTCGTGATTTTGTTGCCGGTAAGATGGCTCCCATGTATTATAAGTTTACCAAAGGGGAGTTTTTTCCTGACTCACTCAATCGGCCAGAACGGCACTAATATATGACAATAATCATAACTGCTCTTGTTGCATTTATCGGCGGCTGTATTTTGACGGCTATCGTAATGAATCATTACGCTGACGCAACAGTCAGAACATCAGAGAATTATAGAAACAATAATAACAATTTTGGAAATGGTCGGCATGGTTTTGCCGGTGGGTTTGGTCGCATTGAAGGCGATGAATGGAAGCCGCCCGGATGGACTCTTGACGGCGATGATGAATAAGGCCGACAATCATATCATATGGCCCCATGCTGGTTTCGGTGTGGGGTTTTTAGTTATCCATATGGGAGCATCATGAAACGTGTAAAGTGCAAATCTGGGATTACTGGCTGGCGTTGCCGCCTTCAGAAAAATTATGATTCGTTTGAGCAGTTTAAGTATTATGCGGAAATGTATGCTTTGCACACTAGGCTTGGTTATAAAACAATCAAAGGCGCATGGCTTTCAGATCCTATGATTGAAGGTTCTGTGATTCCTGAAGATTTCCGAAAGGTGAGCGTATAATGGCATACAAAGTAATCAAATTACAAAACTGTAGTGAATTCGGTGGAGAAACTCCAACGATAATTATTACAAATAAGTCCCCTGATTGGGATGCGGCTTATAATAATTGGATTTATGGTAAGTTTCCTACAGACAATGTGGCATGGAAAGATGGGGTTTTTGCTATAACGGAGCAATCCTAATAATGCATAATTGGGCTAAAGAGCAAAAGCACACCAAGGACTTGAAGAAAGCTGTTCTGCATTCGGGCAGTAAGCTTCATAAAGGAACGCTCATATTCAAACGCATCAATGCGAAGGAATTTTGGGAGATATTTGCTGCCGATGGACATACCCGAACAATCTTTGAAGAGTGCAAGTGCAAGCACGAATAAAGCTTTATGGTTTTTAATTATTCGCTTCGCTGTTAAATGGCTTATAGCTAATATTCTTGCAGCAGGATGCATAGGCCATTATGTGGAGAAACGGTTTGGTTTAGAAAATTGGCTTGGTGCAATTATGTTTGTAGGCGCGTATTGGTACGCCAATAGGCAGATTAGCAAATGTTATTTAGATTGGCTTTTACCCGAGATAGATAAACTACAATCGTCCGGTGGTGCGTCACGCACATCTCTCTGCATGGATTCACGCCCTCACAAGGGGTATGCAGAAGGAAACGAGAGCTGATCCTGCTAGCCGGAAATATTGCTCCAACAGTTAAAGTGGCCCGAACGATTTTTAGTTATCCATAAGACTTCGGAAAGTTAGGCAATAAGCCTTAACTAATTGAAAAAAACTTTTTTTACTTAAGGAGATGCGACAATGGTGCAGTTCAATGGTCAGCCGATTGAGCGTGAGCCGGTTGACGAAACGGAAGTGGCTCAGACCGAATACCAGCCGACCGGGACATTCAACGCGAAGCCGTTCCAAGGGACGGTTTCGGTTTGTCTGAATGCTCCTCAGGCCGAAATGCTTGCCGATCTGATTCTTCAGAACGACAAGCGTAACGTGAAGCCTACGGTTTGGGCGTTCGGTTGTGCGATGCGCAACGCTGCGAAAGAAGTGCGGGAGTTCCTTGCCGGTGCCAGGACCATCAAGAAGGACTAATTGCTGTTGATTGGCAACTTTGAAAAATAGCGGTAGGAATTCCTACCGCTATTTTTAGTTATCCATAAATAATCATGGAAAATCCTCCCGCCTACTGCACGAAAGTTAAAGTATCTGGCGTAGACGAAATGGGACATAAAGAATTATTTAACGATTTTATCGGGGAGTTTATAGCAGTAAGTAAAAATCCAAGGTGGGGTAGAAATGCTGAGTGGTTGATTTCTAATACTGAAGGGCATAGTATTTATGGAGTACATCCTTCACAAGTTTCATTGATTTAGTTATCCATAAGGAGCAATCATGGAAAATTCAAACAGGGATTCGTTTTATGCGATGATGGCAGTAATAACCAAATGCCAGCAGAAAAATGTTCGTATTTCACAGATTATTGTGCGAGATAATTGGTTTCTTATATTTACAGAAATTAGAGGTATGACTTTAGCTTCTCCGCATGCCTATAGTATAGATGGCATCCCTATTCAAACGTGTCTACAAATGCCCAATAAATGGGAATTGAGGATTCAAGGCCAATGAAACTCCGCGAATGTAAAGCTATGGATGTTGTGGAAGATATCCATGGAGAACGATTTCTTATTCTCCGAGACAAAGGGCAAGATGTATGTGATGACTTCTGCTCTGGACAAAATTATAATTCATTTAGTATGACATATCAAATTGTGTGGCCGCTTTCGCATAGACAAAGGCTTACTCTGGTTAGCCATTTAGTTCCAGTTGGTGGACAGCAAGATGTCCGCTGATTTCTGCGGAGAACAATCATGAAGTGGGAGTACATGGTAAAGAATGATTGTTGTGGGGCCGATGCTAGGTTGCTAAAGGAGTATCTAAACAAGTATGGCAATGATGGATGGGAGCTAGTTAGTATTGAAAGAGTTGAACATAGTTCTTCGTTAGTAACATCTTCTAATATTAAAACCTTCATCTTCAAAAGAGCAATTAAGGAATAAACCATGAAGCGACGTAATTTCTTTGCTGCAATCCCCGCAATGTTCGCCAGCGTTGGCTTAATTAAGCCTATCGTTGCGGCTGTCTCAGAATCGCCTGATGATTCTTATACTGAGGAGCCAATCCCAACATATCCAAACGACGACATGGCAGACAGTCCATCTTACTTCCATGATGGAATTTTTTACTCTGTCGGGGAAAAAGAAACTATCGGCATTAAGGATGGGATTGTTCGTTATAAAAAGGGAGCGCTTATAGAATGCTGGTATGATGAAAATGGACTTATTCATAGAGACAACAATCCGGCCATGATAATTAAATGTGTTGATGGCACTCATAGCCATCACTACTATCAGCATGGGGCTAGACACAGAGAAGATGGACCGGCCGTTATTCAGAAGAGCGGTAAAACTTGCTATTATGCTTTAAATGGTCAATGTATGGATCGGGAAGAATGGTGGAATGCCGTTCATAATCTTCCTGCTGTTCCAGTATCAGAGCATTCTGTTAATCCTTGCATTGCATATGCTGAGAGTATTCCGCAGATTAGGTGTGATAGTGGTGATATTATTTTTTATAATGATAAAGATGGAAAAATAAAAATTCACCACAGAATCCCATTGGCAACTGGAACTAGAGATCCGCTTGCATATGCGGTAAAGCTCAGGCGATATAATGAACAACTGCTCTTGGATTACGGTCCAGGCGGGCATATGTTCAGCCCTCACGACTTTGGTCCGAGAACTTAGTTATCCATATCCTTTTCGGAGGATAACATGCAAACGAGCATTTTCTCTTTGTTGCTTGCTGTTCGGATATTTACTTTTGAGCATCCGGTTGAGGATAGCGAACATCAAGTAAAAAATAAAATCGTTCATTCAGTAGACGAGGACGGAGTTCAACGCTGGTTTGACGAAGACGGAGAGTTGCACAGAGAAGATGGGCCAGCAATAATTTTCTCTGACGGCTTGCAAGCATGGTATAAGCATGGTAAGCCTCACCGTAAAGGCGGTCCTGCCGTAATTCAAGCAAACGGTACAAAAGAATGGTATTTAAACGGTCATTTTCAGAGACGCGAAAAACCATGAACCTCAAACAATTTATCGCCGCCCTGAAGGCCACTAATAAAAAGTGGCAATTATCATTAATTGAAAACAAAATTAGAACTTGCGACTACGAGTATTGTTGCCCAATTTCATCGTTAGAAAACAAACCTTTTAGTGATTGGTATATCATTAGTATAAAACTTGGAATACCGGAAGAGTTACGACAGGCAATCGTCGTAGCGGCCGATAATCACTGCCAACACGATCCGAACATTAGAGAACTTCGCAATCTTCTTTTAGACGCCTGTGGTCTTAAGGGAATCAAAAATGCAGCGTAGAAATTTCCTTAGCATTTTTCCCGTTGGCTTGCTTTCATTCTTCGGCAAGAATGAAGTTAAAGCGGTAGTTATCCCTGAACCAGAAGTTAAAAAGGAAGAAATTGTGTATGGGAAATTAAATGGCAATGTTTACGGGGTCTGTGATGGGCTAGTTGTTTATAAAAAAACTAGATTTAAAGAAGCTTGGTTTTATTCAAATGGTGAGCCGAAGCGAGTAATAAGAAATTCCTGTGATTTTATTCATGAAACACATTACGACGATACGGGAAGCGTGCATTGTGCAGGCGCTCCTGCCTTTATAGAGAGTCTTGACGGAGAAATCCTCCAAAAAAAATGGTACCAGCATGGAAGACCTCACCGTATAGGTGGTCCTGCCGTAGAAACAAAAAGCCTTACGGCATGGTGGCAGAATGGGAAACTTCATCGCCTTAACGGACCTGCAAAAATATATCTCCCTGATTCCAGGACTCGTACAGAAGAATATTGGATTAATGGAGTTCAAGTAAGTAATGATGAATTCGTTAAAGCTTCGCTGGTTGAGTTCTTTAAGTCATGACAGCTATCTTCCCCACCACTGATTCAAAGGGATTCGGCCAAACTGGCCGTTATGAGTTGCGAGATAGCTTCGGCAAACTGCGCCGTCGCGGGAACTTTGATTTCTGTGTAGCTGGTAAGCCAGCAAGCACAGAAGGATTTAAACTTAAGTTTGTTCCTGTAACCGCCGGGCCAAATGATCTTGTAACTCATATTCTAACGGCAATCTACTCTCGCTGCCATCTCAAAAGCCGAGATTAAATGCGAACCGATATAACAATTCGCTCTACTTGTAGAGAATACGAATGCGTACCTACTGCAATTTATAATGCTGCGGCATGTATGGAGAAATCGATAGATATAGACCGCATCCAAAATGCAATGGGCGGTCAAGTTGAAAGCCGTGAGTTTCGCCAGCTTTATAGCGCTGTTAATGCAATGTTTATTGAACATGATGTAATTGTGATTGATGGCTTAAAAACAATCGCCAGCTTAAAAAAGTATTTGCTTAAGAATTATACTTGTATTATTTTAGGTGCGGAACAAAGTGATGTGGCCAAGCGCAATAAGTGTGGCAAACTAAGTATACACGCAATGAATCTTGTAGGAGTTGACCATGATCTTTATCATGTGATAAATTCTTATATGGGAAATGATATAAACACTTTTGTCAGCGAACAGCAATTTAATGAGAAATGGATTGATGGTTTATTAGGCGAGGAAATTAAACTTGATATCGGTAAAAAAAGATTTACTTTACCGATTGCGTTTATGATTTCTGGTTCAAAACTTTAGTTATCCATAATACATTACAAAACCCGCGTTCAATCACTCAATAAAGAAAGAGAGATGCAATCATTTTCGGAATTTCTTACATGGAAATCGGACTGGTGCTTTTGGTCGGGACAGTTCTGTTCGGGAACAAGCTTCCAGGAATCGCCCGCAGCGTCGGCAGCAGCTTTGTCCAATTCAAGAAGGGACTGAGCGGCGTTGAAGACGAAGTCAAGACGACTGTCAGCGAAGTCAATAAAGCCATCAAGTCCTAGTGACGAAGAAATTCTATTATTGGGTGCTGAGAGTTAATTGCGACTGCGCATCCTACTACTGGGGGCGTTCTCCAGTTCCCAAAAATAGATTCCCGCGTTGCCGCTATTGCCGCAAACAACTTGGCGACATGAGCTATTCCGTAAAGTGGACTGGAATGGCTAATAGCGAAAGCGAAGCAATAAGCAAAGCTAAACCGTAAAAAGTGTGCATGTTAATAGTGTGCAGGCGTAAGAAACGGACATGCATAGGCCGATAGTTGCACAGGGGTCGGAGACGGTTTAGTTATCCATAGGAAATAGCCAATGAGCTGCGACATTCACGTTCACGTTGAGATTAAAGTTAATGGAACATGGCACCATTATAATCATCCTCGTGTTGAACAGAGTTATTCTCTATTTTCTAAAATGGCTGGAGTACGAGGAAAGCTGGAACCCATTGCCCCTCCAAGGGGGTTGCCTGCTGACCTTAGTTTTACAACTAAGTTTGATGCCGATCTTAAAGCAATAGATTATCACGACCATTCTTGGCTGTCATCTAAAGAAGCCGGGGAAATAGAAGATTGGTACGAAAACTTTAAAGAATACCGAAATTATCCACCTTTGTTTGGTTACTTATTCGGAAATAGAATTGACTATTACCCGCAATATCCTGATGATGCGGAAGACCTTGCGGAGATGGGCTACGAAGACTCTCGCATTGTCTTCTGGTTTGATAACTAAGAAATAAATCATGAACCTCAAACAATTCATTGCCGAACTTAAGAATGCCAATAAGCATTGGCATGTTTCTAAAGTTAAAAGTATTCTTAGAGACGATGATAATTTTTCTTGTCCGATTACATCACTACAGGGTGCGGACTGCCAGCAATTTGATGAAGTCGGCATTTCCGTTGGATTGCCAAACGTATTAATCACAGCGATTGTTCACGCTGCTGACAATATGGTATTGGAGTGTCATCATACTAGCAACATGTTTGAACTCCGTAAACTTTTACTAGATGCCTGTGGAGTAAATGAAAATGCATAAGACCAGATTCAAACAACTCATTCGCTTTGTTGAGAATATAATTCTTGACAAGCACTTTGATATGAATTATGTGCTGAGTGTTCCTTACCGTGGAACACATGATCCTTTTTGCGATTTGTTAAATCCTGAAGGTTGTGGCACAACTGGGTGCGTTGGAGGACATTTGCCTATAGCGTTTCCTGATCTATGTAAATATGAATCACATCCTACTCAGAGCCAGCCATTCGTTATTCCAATCGGTATGACTTTTGACGAAGCTATTAACGCTTCGCCTCGTAATACTGATCTTCCTTATCCTGATACGTGGAAAACAGCCAAGTATACACTGGCAAAAATTTTAAAATTAAGCTATGAAGACGTTGAATATTTATTCGGCGTAAGAATGTATGCTAAAAGACCTATTACAAGACAAATGGTTGTTGCTAGGATGAAAGACTTCCTGAAAAATCCGGCGGCAATGTATGCGGGAGCGGCGATATGAATCTTAAACAATTCATTGCCGCTTTAAGAAAGACTAAAAGGAATTGGCATGTCAGAGTGTCGTCCCTGAAATGGGGGGGCGTAGCCTTTCCTGAATTGGCCCCTATTAGAAATTCGCTCCAAGAAGGAGGCAGTTGTTGTCCGATAACTGCCTTGAAAGATCGGCCATGTAGCTCATACCAGTCCGTTGGTGAAAGATTAGGTATTCCCGATGTTCTAATATCTGCGATAGCAAATGCCGCCGATAATAAATGGATGTCATCTGGTATACACCACGAATCAAATATGATTGAGCTTCGTAAACTTCTTCTAAATGCTTGTGGAATTTCTTAATTAGGAAAACACCATGGACAGATGGACTAAAATAGATCCGGAAGAGCCTTATCTTCCGAAGAATCGTGATGATTTTATCCTGTCAACTTATAGACAACTAAGCTGGAGAGGCAATCCTTCGCCTGGGTCTGGATTAGGGTTTGTCGTTCAACATAAAAATCAAACGTGGCATTCGTTTATAATTGACCACCGCTATGTTGTTTGTGCAAACGGCCAGTATCCGTCTAAAAGATTAGCTATGAAAGCAACCAGGGACAAAGACACAAAAGAGGATGAAGAATAATGTTCGGCAAAAATTTCTTTGGCGGTCTTTTATATACACTGATTTACATTGTTCAGCTAACAACAAAACATGTAGTTGATGCATTCAGGAGTTTCTTCACTAGTTATCCATTTCGCTCACGAAAGGAATAATCATGCCCAATCCCAAATTGAATCTTGCCAGTATTGTTGAGGTCTGCAACAACGCGGACAATCAAGAATACTATAACAATGCTGCTGAATCTGTAAGTGGAATTCTTGCGGATATCATGCAAGACAGAGCAGATAAAAACCTCAAGGGAGCCGTGGTCCTTGGGCTGGACTTCACTACGATTCCAAAGGATCTGCACAAGACTGGCAATCCATTCTGGGATAAGCCTAAGAAGAAGTGGAATATCGTAAAGCAGACTCATTTGACGGCTATTGTTGATTTTAATTATGAAAATGCGGTCAACGGCAGGCTGAAGAAGGAAGGCAAGGAATCCGACTTTGAAGCTATGCCTCGTAGTTGGGGCGTGAGGATGGCGGGAACTCCTTATATGGTTGAGCATACCAATAAGGATGGCATTTACCGCAGATACCTTTCCATCTGTTGCTGTGGATATCCGAAGTCTAAATACTTTGCCGTCAGTCCTAATTTCCGAGAAGTGCCTAAGTCGGAAATTGAGGCTTTCATTCCTCCGGAGCCGGAAGGCAGGCAGGGTCTTGATAAGACTGTGATTTACCGAGATGTTGCTTGTGACAGCATCAATGAAATCTCTTACCTTGGGGTATTTGAAGTTCGGGACATCGTTCGTGAGATGAACGGCGAAAACGTGTTTGGTCATTCGGTTGAGGTTGCGTGATGCTTCGTAACAGAATTATTGATTTAAACAACGACAGTGATTTAGTTCATGTTGTTGTTGAGAATAGTATAATTCATATTTTAGTGTTATCTAGCGGCATGGAAGCAGTTTGCCTTGATATTAATCCGGTAATCCATGTCAATGGCTGCGATAGAGAAGATAGCGTAAAAAATTGCTATCATGCAGTTCAAATGCAAGTAGAAGAAAACCGCAAGATAAAGGTTGGTGGCAATGATTACTCTTAAGCCAATTCCAGGTGAAGAATATAGAGTTAAAATTGATGGCGATATTTCGGCTGCTGAGTTGCTGTCAATCGTCTTTGCTTTAAAAAATAGAAAAACAACATCGGCCACAGCGCTAGAAGCACAACTCCGAGTTGCTATCTCTGCTGCTAAGATTGACTGGATTTTAACGGGAGAACCGAAGTGAAAATTTCTGAATGTAGGGCTAACGATATAGTAACGATAAGAAACAATGAGTATCTCATTTTTCGTGATGGAGCCAAGGAGGCGAACGCTACTGGATACAACGCATTAAATATGACCACGCATATATTGGCATTGGTCGGCGAAGGCTTAGACGTAGAATTTATGGGAAATGCTTGTGGTATAAGTGGAATTGAATTATGATTAAAGTTCGCTCTATAACAATTCCGGTTGGCGTGCGCGTCGGCGTATCGGTAGATAACGGCTTTGATCCAGTCGGTAGCAGGCGAAAGTATCTTTGCGAAATGGACGTTATTGATTTGTTATTAGAATTCGCTGCAACTCAAGAAACGGATGTTCGGTGTGATGTTCAAACCTTGGCAAAAAATATTGCGAGCATGCAATGAAAAATGATTTTAGTTTTACTGTCCCATGAAGATATTGGATATTAAGAAATCCGACACAATAGATGAAGGGGTTTATCTTCTTAGAGAAGATGTGGTAAAATTAATTAATGAATTTGCAGGTTGTATAACATGTAATAATACGATGGCGCAATTATCTGACGTTAAAAAGGCAATTCGCCATTTAGCAGATAAAGTGCAGGGCATGCCAGGTAACCTATCTTGATTTAGTTATCCATAAGGAAATACTATGACATACCGACTCGCATCAACTGAAATGGTCTACACTCCAAACATTGTGAAATTTTGCATTGCCGGCTATTTCGGAAGCGGCAAAAAGACTATGATTAAAATCATGCGAGCATGGCCAGTGCCGGTTCCGGCTATTAAAAAGCTATTAAGTAAAGCAACATTATGGACAATCGGCGAAAACGATTCGGTCGTGTTTGATGCCTGAGTTTGATTACTATGCGGTTTTTAACAAGTGGGATGAGCATCCTCCTTGCGTTCGTGCATCGTCTGATTCTGATGCGATTATAAGATTAAAGTCCCAGTTTGGTGATAAGCTTATACTAGTTTATATGATTGACGATGAAGGTGGACATAGGGTTGTTTGGGATAAGGATGAATAATATGATTACAGAACAAGCGTTCAAGATCGGCGATATGACCGAAGAGCGTCATTGGAATTTTGAGAAATCAAAGCATCCTAAGTTTGATGCTACGATTTCGGTAGATGATTTGACAGCTCCAGATTTATTTATAGCCCATATTGATTTTAAAAACAGAATTGCTGCTTTCCCATTTCGTTCGGGCGATCAGCATGTATATGTTTCGGTTCCAGAAAATATTATCTACGAAATCAAAAATAGGCTTGCTGCGAAATGACCGCTAAAGAAAAGCAAGTAGAAAAAGAATTCAAGTGGGTTCTTAAACTCTTGGAAAAAGATCAGTCTCGCTGTGTATTTGTAAGAATTATACACATGAATACTCTTAAAAAATTAAAAGATATGCCGCTACGATGCTTTTGTACGAGTGGCACGGAGTTATACGAACAAGGCAATGAAGCTAAGAATTTCCTCAAAGGAATAACTGGCTATCCATACCAAATTAGTTATCCATAAATCATCATGAGAGCCTTCCCAATAGTCATTCTGTCATTTGAAGAAGCCAAGGAAGAACTCCTTGAGTGGAGAACTCAAACTTTATTAAATGATAGAAACTATCTCAAGGAATCTCTTAAAGACGGGACTATCGCTGGACTTGGTAACTTTAATAGTATTTCTCATAAAGAAGTTTGCGATCAATACGAAGACCTCAATCTCGCAGAAAAATATGGAATTCAATATAAAGCTGGAGCGGTTTATATTAGTCAGATTGGGACAGGAAGCGGGATGATAATGGTATGGCAATGGAAGCATCTAAGCGAAGAAGAACAAGAAAAGGTTAAGCATCTTTTTGGTGATATACAACTTAATAATGCACAAGAGTCCACTGTACCTGAAGTTGCGAATAAGGGTATGGGAGAAGTTGATTTAAATTTTGGGGTGACATAATCATGCCTGAAGTTTTTCCTATCGTCGTTCTGACGCTTGATGAGATGAGAGTTGCCTTAATAGACTGGCAATTTGATGCTCTTGTCAATGATCCTAGTCATTTGAAAAAATTAATTGCCGAAGGAACTATTGATTCTATTCCTCATTTTCCTAGTATGAGCTATGACGAAGCGTGTAATATGTATTCCGATATCGGAATTGGAATAGAAGTAGCTGCTAAATATGGGGCCAGAGCAGTCTATGGGTGTGCATCTAGCGATAACGAAGTCTTGCATTCTTTATGGTTTTATGATAATCTTAGTCCAGAAGAAAGAGATGCTTTTGATAAGTATAATGAATTTCATGGATTAGGCGACGACGATAAAACAGTTGCGCCGCTTAATGACGGGCCGATGCTACCTAAGAACAGTCCGTTGATGGCAATGCTTAGTAAGCATAATGAAGAAAGAATAGCCAAAAGAGCATCCGACGTAGCATATAGCCCATGGCGTAGCTATGATAGTGCTTTTAATGATCGTATGAATAAAGAAATTCAAGCCATTAATGAATTGGGTTGGTTAGACCCGCCTGGTTCAGTTAGTAGGCTAAGAGATTTTGAAAGAATGGCATTTCAAAAATATGGACTTCCAAACAGGATGCTTCCTTGTCGGAAAAGCCGAAGAACACTTGGCGAATTTGAGGAAAGATATTAATCATGGCAATTAAACAATCGGTCCTCGTCATAACGCTGGACGAAGCCAGAGAATTGCTTTACGACTTCTGGATCGGCAAACTTACCAATAGCCGAGAAGAACTTAAGAAGCTGTTATCTGGCAATAATCTTAATTTTGCGTCTTTAGATGTTGTTGCTGTTGGTGCTTTATTAAGGCCCGATGGAAGGGACCATGATATCACTTGGATAACAGCAGTCAAGCATGATGTTAAATCAATTTTTATGCCGGGCCAAACGGTGGGCATGTTTCGCAGACTGTTTGATTATAACTTGTTAGATACCGCACAAAAAGATATTTTTGATGACGATTGTGCAGCCGAAAAAACAAAGAAATTTGATCTTACCAATGAAGAATTAAAGGCACTTTCAGACGATAGCGTATTTGCCAAGGATTTTGGCGAAGTGGCGGCAGAACTTTCTGCGTCAGATAAAGATAAAAAAGAAGATGACGATGCAGATAGGCGCTATGCATCCGATAACAGAAGCCAGCAACAAATTGACCAAGACTGGCATGACGATCATGGGCCTTTTACTCATTAGTTATCCATAATGATGTATGGCTGAAACCTTTACAGTAAACTGCTACGATAACCGCAATAGAGGAATTCGCAGGGGATTCTGTGGTTATCGTAAAGAAGATGCTGAAAGAATTTTTGCAGAGCAGTATCTCCAGGATTGGCATGTTAAGATGTATGATTCAAATGGTCTTTTAATTATGGAGCGAAAGCCAGAAAGTGTCCGATATGCTTAAAATTATTACAATCCGCAATTCTAAAAAAGAAATTCAAGATTTTTGCAAGTTGATTTTAAGACACAAATTATATTATAAGCAAGGTATGATGAAGTCGCTTGCCTTAGATCAAATACATGTCTATGATCGAAAGAGAATATCTTTTATTGCCATGGCGTTTATTGGTAATATCCCAGTAGGGGCTTTGCTGTTGGGAAACTTCTATAACCACGATGCATTGGATATCGGCGTCTATGTTAAAACTAGACATCGGCGTAAGGGTATCGGCAGAAAATTATTTAAAAAAGCTGAGCCGTTTGGTGCGAAAAAATCATTCATTACAAATAGCGTGAGTAGGTATCGCAGCCCTCCGCACTTTATAGGGTACGCCAGAAGGTCTTTTGCTTTCTATGAAGCAGTCGGTCATATGGATGTCCCTGAATTGGCATAAGGAAAAAACTGATGTGGAAAGGTAAAGTATTAATTCGCACAAACGATCCAGATGGATTCATTTACCATGCATATGCCGTTAGCAGTGAAGGTGTGCATGATCGTGAAGGGCGTTATTGTAGCGAAGTCATAGCCTTAAAGGCTGCTGAGTCACTTGCTGGTGGTTATAATCTTAACTCTGTTGACGAAAACAAACCTTTCGGGCATCAAGTATTAAACAACGAACAAGGTAACAAGCCTTGGAGAATGAAAAGAGGAAAGAAGCATGCTTAATCGTCGTCAAATTCTCACTGGATTGTCTTCTTTAATTCCGGCAAGCCTGATTTCGTTTCCGAAGCTTTTCGCAGATATAAGGATAGATGATAAAATTGTTTATTTTAAACACGGAAAAGATGTTATCGGAACCAAAAATGGTTATGTGTGTCATACTATAAAAGATGCGGGATGTTCTGCGATTGAAGAGTCGTGGTTCAATGCTAATGGTGAATTGCATAGTGAAAATGATTTACCGGCAGTTATTACAAGATATAAAGATGAAATTACTCAAGAGTGGTATCAAAATGGACTCTTACATAGAGATAATGATCTTCCTGCCATAACCCATCCCAATGGGACAAAAGAATGGTATCAATTTAATCAACGGCATCGTGTCGGTGGTCCTGCTTACATTGCTAATTCTTGTTGGACGTATCATGAGGGTTGGTATTATAAAGATAACCGACATAGAACAGATGGTCCGGCCGAAACATCTGTTCTGCTTCCTGAATCTAATGGATGTTATGTATTTAGCGATGGCATGAAAGCTAAGGCAGAGTATCGGTATTATTTCGATGGTTATGTCTTAGGAAGATTTCCAAACGAAATTTCAATGACGGAATTAGCCAAGATCAAGGATGAACTATACAAAAACCATCCTGAGCTTGCATGAAACCACACATCAAACAAATCATTGTGACGGAAGTAATGGCCGCAGCATTGCTGGCTTGGCTTAGTCTTAATGGATTGCTTGGACTACTTGTGTCGGTCGGATTTGCTGTTCTGTTTGGAATGTTCATTGCGAACTTGCGCGAAATGGGAGTGGTGGCATGACATCTACATTTACTCTTGCAGAAATGGAACGAATCGCTAAGGTAACGCGACCATTTAAAACTTTATATAGCGAGTCGCTTCCAGTAGAATATACTGGCGAAGGATATTATGTTCTTAAGTACGGAACATTTATTAAGGAAGACCCTGTGCAACTTCCAGAACATGGATTCATCAAAATCACTTTTTAGTTATCCATAAGAATCAAACTTCCTGAAAGGAACACTGTGGCAAATCCAGCATTCTCAGGTTCGGCACCTCGTTCACTGACGAAGACAGATGTGTTTACGGTGCAAGGAGCGGCATTCAAAACGCTAGTTCTACTTGCTATCATGGCATGCACGTTTTCTTATACTTGGATTAAAACAACTGCTGGTTATTCGGCAGCGTTCAAGGATGCTCATATTCAAGCCGAAAAAACTCCGGCAGATGAGAACGGCAAAAAGCCGCTAGTTCAAATTGATCTTCCTCCGAATGTGATTGGATTGGCAATCGGTGGGTGCCTTGGAGCATTCGTCATTGCCTTGATTACTATTTTTTATCAACGCTCCGCTCCGATTACTGCTCCCATCTATGCTGCATTGGAAGGATTGGCGCTTGGTGCAATCTCAGCGGGATTTGAAACTCAATACCCCGGCATCGTTATGGAAGCTATGGCGGGCGTTGTGGGGACTGCGGGCGTAATGGGAGTATTATATACAAGCGGAATTCTGCGACCAACACAAGGATTTATGGTGGGGCTATTGTCTGCGATGGGTGGAATTTTGTTGTTATATTTTACTGATATCATTATGCAGGCGTTTGGGTGCGCTCCCGTTGAAATCGTCCACGGCAATTCTTGGTTGTCAATCGGAATTAGTGTGGTGATTGTGATTGTTGCGGCCCTCAATTTCATTGTGGACTTTGGAATAATCACGGATGCTGCTGAAAACAAATCTCCCAGATGGTATGAATGGTATGCGGCTTTCGGATTGATGCTAACGATTGTGTGGCTCTATCTGGAAATTCTTAAGCTGTTGGCTAAGCTTAGAAGTTCGGACGATTAATTATGCTAACTCATTGCCCTCAGTGCAAGCGACACATGGGAGAGCGCGAAGCAATCCGCCGTGGTGAGGTTTGCTCAAGGTGTGATCCAGATACGCCTCATGGGAAAGCAACTCCATTTGAGTTTGTGATACTCATGGTTTGTTATATTGCGTTTCTTGGATTTGTTGCTTGGCTTGTTTCGCATCTTCGCTGGCAATGGTGAACAATGGACGAAAATAATCCACTTTTTTGGCTCTTACTAATATTTGCGGGCATCGCAATTTATGAAATAGGATCATTTATTCTTAGTGGTGTATTGCATTTAATTTATCGCATCCGAAAAGGCAAGTGGTTAAACCCGGACGACTACAAATGAAACCATACGCTCTTGACGATTTGTCTAAGGTAGATATCGGGTGTTGCCCCGGGCATGATAATCCCGCCACAAGAAAATATAGCGGCTGGTACAGAAGTGCGGCACACAAAAGGGCGGCTAAGAAAAGATATGAGCGAGCCTGCCGAAGACGCCGCAGAATAAACAAACAGGATTTAAAGAATAGTAATCATGACAACGATTAACATATATCCTGACTGCCCTAAGCCAGAATGGATGGCGGTCGGTGCTTGGTGCTATTGCTTAGGGGAAGGTAGAGACAGATTCACAGTCGGCGTAATTTGCGATAAAGCTGCCGCTCTTATTAACGCACAAGGCGAAGAGCATGGATTAGAGTCATTCACAAAATTATATCAAGACGTAAGTGAGATAAAATGTTATACGGAGCGAAAGGAAAGCAAGCCATGACTAAAAATGAATTCATATTGCGATATATCAGAAGCGGTTTATTTACTCAAGAAGTTGCTATGAACAATGATACTGGCTTATCGCAAGATCAATTTTTTCAAGGTATGAAAAAGCATTATAAGGTTGACCCTCCTACAGGGGGTCTTCTTAGCCCATCTCATATCGCGTGGAGACATGCCGTAATAGACAGGTTGCAGCAAGATTGCTGTAAGGCATTTGATAAGGTTATATTAAAAGCATTCCCAAGAATTATCAAGATATGAAAACAACAAACGCAATCGGAATGAAGGTAGGTAAAGCCGAAAAGTATTTAGTTAAAATGGGTTATCTAACTGTTCGCAAAAAACCTAATGATAATTTGAATAACAAAGATTTGTATGAATATAAGAAACATGCCGAATGTTTAGTTTTGATATTAGATGAAAAAGACGTTGTTGTAGACATTATCGAAATTTAGTTATCCATACTAGTTCATAACAATTCAATAACCTTTTTTAAAGGAAATTAAAATGGCTGGCAAGGGCAACTTCGCTGAAGGGTTTTCCCTCGGAGATTGGAATAAAGAGAAGCGTAAGCGAGACGGATTTGAGCGTCGTCGTGAAGCGACTCAGAATGCTGCCGCAAGCAAAGCAGCGGAACACTTGAAGACGCTCATCAGCGGTTCAATGGTTTCCATTTCTTGCGACGATAAAGATTTGGTGTGGGCTATGAAGGGTCTGGTTCGCGGCGATTCCAGATTCGAATGGCATTACGACAACAGTAACCGAATTCATTTTTCGGCCAAGAAGAAAACCCCCGGCGCTGGATTGAAGAAGGCGTAAGATGAAAATCAGATTTATTATGCGTCGGGATGGAGACAAGTGGCGACTGTGGGACCGACTTCAGGGAAAATGGCGGGGTAAAGGGGTTGTGAATTCCGCAGATCTGAAGTGGCCGAAGCCAAAAAAGACATAAGACAATTGTTCGGTTAAGCTCTGTGAAACCAGGGTGGCAACACCGGGATACTTGCGGATTAGCCGAATGATTGTTTTTAAAATCAAACCTTAGTTATCCATAGAAAGACATGATGAAGAAAAAAGGTTCTGAAACCGCATCTGGTAGCCAGACAACCGAAAATGGCACCGAAGTTCATGTAAGGAAAACAATGAAGAAGAAAGCAGTTGAGGTGGCGGCTCCTGTCGCCGTTGAAGCGGAACCCAAGAAGGCTAACATTGAAGGGCTTTCTAAGTCTGCCCCTTGGCGAATTGAAACAAAATCCGGCAAGTATTTTGTTCTCCAGTGTGTGTCTAAGAAACATGCAAGAGATCGAATTACTGAAGAGCAGCCGGACGAAGAAATCCTCTTGGTAGAGGAAGTTAAGTGAGTTTTTGGCAATATTGCGAAGCTGTTGCCAAACAATCCAGTGATATCCTTGTGATGTACTGGATTGGCAAAGTACGGTCATGCTGGCATGATGATGATAGCATCGGCTATTGCTCTACTTGGATCAAACAAGCAGAAGAACAGCGCCCACAATGCCACTAGCAGTTGCAGCAATGATAGTATTTGCCTTTGTGGCGGCACTATTTGCTCTTACGGCATGGTATTATAAGTATAAGTTTGAAAATACTCTGAATTATATTAATGAAGACATGTACGCTTGGTGTCTAACCATTAGCCTTTTCTTTTTAATAATGGAAGGGCCGGCATTGGCTATATATTTAATCCATAATGTTCTGTGGGGATGGTGAATCGTGCCAATCATAAAACGCAAAAAGCGAAAACCAGCCCATAAGGGCGAGTGGATTTTAGTTTACGTTCCCGTCCTTTCGCGGAGAGAGCGGAAAGCGATGCTTATTAGGGGCAAGCGTGGAGTAGAAATCGGTGGACTGAACGATTACGCTTATGGGATGTAGTTAGGCGTGTAGCTGCCTTTGTCCCCAGAATTTTTATATTCCCAGTCCCTAAAAACGGCTCCGATAGATGACTGAATTGTACCGCTATTGCTGGCGATCTTGCCGAGGTTAAGGTATAAATAATCTAATACTTTCTTAATATCCCCCGGGGGAGCGACTGACCCAAATTTACTTTTGATCCGATCATTAATCAACCTTATGATTTGATCGTGGTCAACGTGAGTACTCCCTAATTTCATATTAAAATTAAGAGCGTGCGGGTTTGTAAATTCTTGTTTGAACTCTTCTTGAGAATTACACCTTGACCCATCGGCCTTAATAATTGATTGCCATAACTCATTATTAGAATAATCGGCTTTTGCGTGATAGTTGAGCTGGAAGCCCTTACTCAACCTATCATAATCTATGCCTGTCTTTGCTGAAGGTGCGCGGCCTCCCCATCTAGTAAGCAGCGGTATTTGGTCTTTGATTCTGTTTCTTAATTCTCTGATATTAGACTGTATCGGAAACTCTTTATTTTTAAAAACTAGAATTCCTGGACTGCCTGGTACATTTTCATTTATGTCTTTAAAGTAAACGCCAGATTCTATCGCCTTTTGCTGTAGGTCTGGCCTTAAATATCCATATCTGGCTAATATAACTTTAGCCGCAGCAACAGCATTAAACTTTGCTTTAGCCCATTGATATAATTGTTTATCGGTGTCATCAAATTGCAATAGCTGTTTGTGTTCATTTGGCACTACTCCAGTGCTGAACGCCATTTCATCTAAGAATTCGGAAAAACGCATATAATTATTTAGTTATCGTTCTAAGTAATATTAATAACTCAGTTTAAGCAATATAACCCTCTAGCTGCCGTTTTACGCAACTAGATTTTAATGGATTAACTACTTTTGGCCTTGCGACAAGGCTCCTATCCAGTTGAGCAAGAAATTCACTGTCCTGGATTACTTTTGTAGTAATTACACTTGTTATACAACTCCTTACTGAGCGTGCAAAGACGTATAATTTCAGGATTTTCTTTGATATGATGCCGCTCTACTTTGAACATACTATAAGATAGTATATAATTTTAGTTATCCATAGGCAAATATGCCTTCCAAGCAAATCTATGAGCAACTTTTGAAGTTAAAAAAGGCTAAAGTTGCCCTAATTAATAGTCAAGCACAGATATTGATGAAGGGTGAGCTGGCTGACCTTACTCTTGGCGGGTTTTCTGTAAACAACTTTGAGTTTAACCTATGGGAAGTCAAATGTATTGTCGGTTCCGTTATAGAGATTGATTGCGTAATATGAAAAACCCTAACTTTTCATATTACGGATTAGGAATGTTGCTTGCCTATTCTTTTGTAGCCATTATGATTTCTGTGTGGCTTCTGGCAATCGTCGCAGTCGGGATAGCTTTTTGTTTTTAGTTATCCATCACAATCCATAAAGGAAAAATCATCATGATGAATGTTGCACAGTTTTTCAAAGATACCTTGCTGGCTATTCTTGCCGGCGTAATTGGGGCCGTAATGGTCTTGGGATACCAAGATGTAAAAGTGGGCAAGGGTGATTATTTATGGTGTTCGGCTTTTATAATTATTGTTTTTTATGTGGTGAGGTGGTTTTTCAAACTATTGTTTGACAATTCTAAGTAAAAATAAATGGGGTAAGGAACGGTTGGATATCAGGGATACATTCCCGTTCGGCCCGCACCTTCCCCATCGTACACCAAAAGGAATGAAATCATGAGCAATCCTAATCCCGATGAACTTGATTTGCTCGTTAATGAAATTAACGAAGAAGACGAAGACTTCGGCGAAATTGACGAAGACGATATTGACTTTGACGATCAAGATGAAGACGATTTTGATGACGAAGACGACGACGAATTATTTGAAAGCGACGAGTTTGATGATGAAGACGATGAGTTTGACGACGACGATATTGATGAAGATAGCGAAGAATTTGATGAGGGGATTGGTATTGACGATGATGACGAAGAGTTGAGCGGTATGCGTCATCTTGAAGTCTTGACCGCTAGGTTCGCTTTCTAGTTATCCTTTAAATCTTATGAAAAAGAAAACTCCTAAGAGAAGAATATGTGCGGCCCCAGGCGGATGCCGTAGCACTGCTACAGTAATGTATGCGTGTGGCAAGCATTGTGTTTGGTATTGCGAGGCTCATGCCGAAATCATTTCTCGCAAGGATACGGTTTGTCCGGGCTGTAAGAAAGAATATTAATGAGAACTAAAAAACAAATTACCGCTGAGTTGCACAAAACTCTCTCTAGAACAGAAGAGTTATGGGATCGCCATTATGGATTCCGCAACGACCAAGGCACTTCAGCAACCATGGATACTCAGCTTATTCTTCTCTATCGCAAAGTTCGCAATCTTTATAAGGAGTTGGGCGGCACTGAATACCATATCTTAAAAGAGAAGGTGCCACAATGATGACCGCTATTATCGGAATGGTAGTGCTGGTTCTTCTCGCATTGACCGCTACTTTTTGGAAAATGCAGTACAACAGGCAGCAGCTTTCTAATAAATCGTATGATTCAACAGTAAAGCTGGACTGGCATAATGGAGTCTATAAATCAGCTACCGCTAAAAGCGGCACAGTTAAGTGGAATGAGTATCGTTCGCACGCTGAAAGTTATGGCTGTTTGGCTGGCAGTTGTTTTATATTAACTATAATTTTTGGCATGTTCTTCCTTGGTTCATTGGCAAATGACGTATCTCCCCCGCCTCGTGGTAAAGTATCGCCTGCTCCCACAAAGGCTCCTGGTAAGGAAAAGGATGATTATTACATTAGAACTTATGATAGCCATCCTGCTTCCAGAACTAAATGGGTGCCGTAATGATTATTAGGACAAGCGAAAAATACAAAAAGCTTTTCTTCCAAGAAAAGTTAATTCTTGATGTTACTGAAGTAATTTGTGAGATTATGCAAGAGAAACATATCACTAATTTACAGTTGGCCCAAAGAATTGGCCGCAGCGAAAGATGGGTAAAGAAGCTATTAGATGGTGGAGTAAATGTAAAAATAAGAATGCTATCAGATATCGGTGAAGCTATTTGAGTTGAGTTCGCAGTTGGCATTCTTTGTGGTGGAGAAATAAAATGAAGAAAATAATCTTTTGGATAATTGGCTTATTGTGCGTCGGCGGTTGCCTTCACATCCATCTTCGCGGGAGTCAAATTGAGGCAGAAAACAGAGCGGCCAAACAACAGGCTTATGTAAATTCTATTTTTGAATCTGGTAAGTTAGCTGGTCGTGCTGGCGCATCGTCGGAAGCAAATCCGTGGCAACGCGCATCTAGTGCATGGCACGGCGATAAGACGGCTGAGGCCGCTTTGTGGCTTAACGGCTGGTCGCAAGGAAAGATGGAAAAAGATTCAAAGTAGTTAGTTATCCATAGGCATTCACCTGACCGAAGCAAGCTACTGAAAAGTATGCTAGCCTAGCGTACAGACCCGGCAATAAACTCAATAGCAGCAGTAGTCTTTGTGGTTTCTAGTTCTCCGCTCTGGCTCGCTTTTGTGAATGTTTATTGTTGCAAAACTAGTTTAATAAATAACTGGAACAAATCATGAAAAGAACTATTAGAGATGTTGCACTGGCTCTTTTCTCTGCACAGTGCGGCGCTATCTGGATTACACACTATCATGATGCTCAAATCGGTAAACTTGAGTTTCTTATTACTTCAATCACAATGGTTGCTATATTTTTTGGCGTACGGTTTTGGTGGGATATTTCGCCGTTAGGGGAAAAGGATTAAGCGGACGAAACAGGCCGGAATGGCGTAATTGGCAGCCGCACGACACTTAAAATGTCGTATCCTTCGGGGTGTGTGGGTTCAAATCCCTCTTCCGGCACTTACAATAAAGGAAAACCATGATGCCTCCAGCTACTCCTGAACGAGTTGAACAAATCGATATCTGGTTCCGTATGTGGGCCGATGGCATTGGCCTCCCGAAAGAAATCTGGAATAACCAGAGTGTTCAGTGGGAATGCCTTGAAGGCAACGATGCTGCTGGTGCTTTGGCCGCATTGTCAACTGCTGCAATTAGTTTAGGTTGCGGCAATATTATGAATGATACAAAAAACAAGTTGGAATGTTTGTTGATGTTTGATAAATTTCAACTGAAAGATTGAATCATGACAACTGGATGCATTGGCTGGAAGACACTTTGGCAAGGTCTTGCTATGGGACTGATTGGCGGTCCCATCATGTGGTGCTTGCGCGGTGGAGAAGTCAACTTCTTTTGGGGTTGTTTTGCCATGTTTCTTGCTCCGTTCATCGTTGACGCAATCCGACCTGTTCGGTACATCTAATGCGACCTAAGTATCATATACGCGATGTTATTAGCTGGGACTCTATCAGAAGATTAGATAAACTGGTAGCATGCCTAAACAGTGCTGCTAATCAGATTGAAGACCTTGGCGTCAATATCTGTGATATGGGCGTACTGAACGACGCTCTTAGGCAACGAACTGGTATTAGTTTTTATAAACTCAGAGATTGCTGCGATAAGATTATGGAGATTAAATATGAGCAAATTAATATTGCGAGAGATTTTCAAGATGTGCTGGATGGCTCTATAAATAAGCAAACAGAAGTTTACGAACCCGATTTCTCAATATAAGAAACAAATCATGAAATGTTTTCTTCCACTGCTGCTGTTGGTTGTGGGATGTGTTTATGCTCCTCCTCATGTAGTAGACCAGTTTAATTTTGAGCGTCTTTTTATGCATGACGTACGTACATTTTCCGTTCTGGTGGCCGATGGCGACAAGCTAAAGCTTTACAGAATTGACCCGTATGATAGCGAACCGCCCATCACTTTCATACAAGATGTTCCAGAAGGCAAGTCAATGTGGTTTAAAGGAGAACGAGGAAATCACTATTATTATAATATGGAATTTCATATTCATTCAGTGCAAGATATTAATGGTGCAAACTGGAATCACGGCAAGCAAGGTCGGGGTCAAACACACGTAATTGAGTAGCGCTGATGCTGGCCTATATCATACTCATGTTGCTATGTGTCAGTATTGCTTTGAATGTATCATTTGGTAGGTCTGCCGAGAGGTTTTTTCGGGATGCAACTTATATTTGGTGCAAAGATAAAAAAAATGCAGTCCTAAAACATAAGTCATACCAAAAATTAAATGACTGGTTTTTTATGGCGTCCGCAGTTTTACTCCTTTTATTTGTGTTGAGTCTGCTTTATTAGTTATCCCTATCACATAAAAAGATCGTTGTTGAGTCTAGCAATCTTCTGTGTTCTCCGGCATGAATACAGACTGGGATTCAGCGACACTAAATACGCATGCCGGTATAGTTCGCTGTCGTGCTGTGGTTCAGCGAATGATAGATAAAACATAGTGTGGACAATTCTGTGCAGGGCTAATTGCGGTCCTGCACAGAATTCCTTTAACTTTCAGAAAGAAACAAAATGTTTTACCTTCCACTGGCTCTTTTCCTTCTTGCTTTTATTCTTTATATCATCGCAGAAATTGGAGCTGGATTCAGAGAAATTATTGAGTGGAAAGAAACAAATGATTCCATGCCAGGCAAGATAGCCTATTCTAAGAATTATTCTTGTTTGCTGGGAAGAGGCACCCAATGGTTTGGGGAGGATTTTTGGAATGCCATCACAGGCGCAGCTCAAATAGGGGTGTTTGCATGCATCTTACTTGGTGTCATAAGCAGCATTGTGGTGTGCATCGCCGCACAATGGTTTTTTGTGAAGTAAAATAATGAACAACGAACCATTCCCATACATTTTCATGATCGCCGCAACCGGCTGGATTCTCTCGGTTTCGTTATTTATGATGGCAGGTACGGCTACTTGGGGCAGATTTTATAACAGAGCAAGAAATGACCCTTGGTTAGACAAATTATACTTAAGTATGGGAATTGGTTTTTCATCTAAGCAAGAGCGACTTTTTTGGGTAGGAACAGTTTTAAGTGGTGCGTTCGGAACCGTAGTTTATATTTATTTTGTGTAGAACTTTGTGCAAAGTTTGTGCATCATGAAACTTCCACCGAATAACTTTGGCGGCATCTTGCATGGATGCCTTTCAATGTTTCTTTTAATTCTTGTTCTGTGCATTATCGGTTGGCTAGGACTTTTGATTTCTCTCATTAGCAAATACTGTGTGCCGCAATGAATGAATATCGTTGCACAAGAAATGTCATCGGCTACCGTGCGCTCCACCATTGGCGAAAAGTTGGTTATTATATCAAAGCTTTTTCTGTGCAACAAGCTATTGAGCAAATGGGAGAGTGGTTTGACGACGTTGATCCGCCGCATGTTGAGCTGTGGCGAAAATCGGTGTACCATGAATAACATTTTCTCCACACATAAAGTTTATAACCATACCGCAAATTGCAAGCCGCAATGTGTGCCGGTGTCCCTGCTGGAGTTTGCCGCGAGAGAAATCATGAGCGGCGTATCCGACTGGTTTCTAATTGTGGCAAAGCGAAACTGGCGCTGCACAATTATTCGTGGGAAGAGATGCGTGCTTTAAGGCCGAATCACATCTGCAAGCCAGCCACGTAGGTTATAGCTCCAATAAATAAAAAGCATATTTGACTCAATCCAGTAGTACCACACGAAACCACAAGCAGCAATAGCCCCTAGTATAAAATATTTCTTCATTTTCTTCTCCTCATATATGTGTAATATACTATCGTCAAAATGTAGCCTGCGAATGAGGGCCGTGGCATGATTTTTGGTGCAGATAAAGAAAACATCACAAATCGTAAATGGACAAAGCGTAGTGATCGCTTACGCTGGTTGTGTCAGCGGACCACAAATAAACTTCGTGAAGTGCCAGAAAACTTTTTAAGCCCGACGATTAATAAAAGATATCGCAGTTTAGTTAAAGCATTAATAGCAGCAGAGGACGCAGGACTATAGTTATCCATTGCGGCGTGGACTGAAACCGTGCAAACTCAAAACAAAACTATTTCTGTTATATGTAAGTGCCAATGCCATAAAGGCGGAATGCTGCATATTATAGCATGCTGCGAAGGCCAGTGCAGGAAGTGTAAGCAATGGTTTAAGAAGGGTTTAAGTGAACACTCTTCTAATTGCAAGTTCTTAACATCACCAAAAATTAAGGATTAAAATCATGCAAGCGTTTCTAATTTTTACGTCCATATCCATCGCATTAGGTGGAATGACGGTGGCATTTTTTAACTATATCGACCTTGGCAGTAAGCAAATGGCTTTTTGGGGATTGGTGGTTACGGTGTTGGGATTAATCGGTCTTGCTGCTGCCGCGAACCTAATGTAAGCCAATGAAAGATACAAGCAAACTATCTCGGCTTCTCTATATTATACTGTGGATGTTCGTATCGGCATTGGCAATGGATTTATGGTGGCAAATTGATTCTGTAAATAAAGGTCATGCCGAATGGGTGTCGGCCACTTCTACTAATAAGTTTCATTGGCGATGGAAACAGGAGAAATAAAATGCCTTGCTTAGCCGTAATACTTGGCTTACTTATGCCAAGATTGGTTTTATTGGTGCTGGCGGTTTTTACAAACGTTATTTCGCAATCAATGAGTTGCTTGTGGGCATTTATTGGTTTTCTCTTAGTTCCATATACTACACTCGCATATATCGCTGCGATGATTTACAATAATCATGAAGTCTCTGGAGGATGGACTTTACTAATTATTATTGCATTACTAATTGATTTAACATCAGATGCATCGTCATCTAAAAGTAACAATTAGTTATCACAACGCATCATGAATACCTATTTCATCATCGCAAAAAGTGGCATGAGATGGCAACATGCCAGTTCTGTTTTAGCTCTTGGCGTTGCAATCCATGCTGTAAGGTATTCGGAAGACCCCGAAGAAATTCAAATTATCGTTTCTAGAAACGATATCGTAGAAGCGGGTATCAACTTTGAAGTTAATTGGGATATACTGATGCTTGCTAAGTTTGCTCTTTATACTCTTAGAAAAGACGGCAAAAATGTCGTCGTTAGTTATCCGTAGGGTATCGGAAATCAAATTCAAAAGTTTCACTCTTAACAGGAGACGCGGCAACATGAGCAGCTAACTTAGTTTTGGCGGGATGGGAAGGATGGGTTGTTAAGAAATACTCTCTTAGTTATCCATCAACAGAAGAAGAGACAAGGGGGAGTTAATAAGAAGTCGTCCGACTTCGCTCCCAAAGATACATGGCAAACTCTCATACGGAGAAACAAGACGATGAGTACTCAGAAGCTGAAGCTGTCCAAGATCACTGGGTTCGCCCGCGACGACGGGAAGAATACCCGCGAACACTTTGAAAACTTGGGAATGGACGAAGTTCTGTTCAAGACGGAACTCGTTCCCACCTACGATCTGCCGCTGGCAGAGGGCGAAGTTCTTCCCGAAGGCGAATCGCCGAAGCAGGTTGTTGATAACCGACAGGTTCTCCGCGACCTCGCCTGGGGCGACACCGCCACCGAAGAGACGAAAGCTGATTTCGTCAAGCGTTTGCGTAAGGAGCCGGCGCTGTGGGCGTTCGCTCAGGAACTGCTGACTGACGGTCAGTTGCAGGCCATCGGCGTGGTTCATTCCACGAATGGCGAATACAACATTGTGTGGGGTGCTCGCCGCTTCATTGCGAAGACCGCCGCTCACATCATGTCGCCTGAGATTTCGGACGACGAGATTGAAGTCAAGGTGCTGACGGTGGATCAGGTCAAGGCCGAACAGTTTTCGGTCGCTGAAAACACCTTCCGCAAGGCATTGTCGCCTGTGGATTTGGGCCGACAGGCCGCACGGCTGAACAAGGTTGCGGGACTGTCCTACAAGGACATCGCCAGCAAACTTGGACTCTTCCAGAAGTCGGTGAAGGGTCAGCCGCCGAAGCCGAATCAGCAGCAGGCTCGCAACTTTGCGTTGCTGCATGACGACAAGGTTACGGATCAGGATCGCCAGGACATTGCTGACGGCAAGAAGGGATACACCGCTATCCTCGTCAAGCGTGGCCTCATCAAGAAGGTGGAAGCGACTGACGGTGCCGACGAAACCGAAGCTGGCAACAGCAAGGCTCGTGCCAAGGCAAAGACGCTCGGCGAAATGAAGGAATTGCTCCTCAATACCAGCAAGCTGACGAAGCTGGCTGAGAGCATGGACGCACTTGAAGGGATTGAGCGTGTTCGGTTCATCATCAGCAAGATGGCGAATCAGCGTTACAAGGCTCTGCCTGTGGCGACCGAAGACGACGCTGCCTAGTCTCGGCAGTGATGGTAGGATGTTTAAACTGCCGTGTGGGAATTCCCACACGGCAGTTTTTAGTTATCCATTAGAAACTATGAACATCATCGCACAAACATTGACTGACGAACAATCTATTCTCCGAGTTGTGAACGGGAAACGGCTCTGCTGTATCCTCAGAACAACGATTGTTAATGGAAAATTAAATGTGCAAGTTTGGTCGGGGAACGGCGTGCAACTTACGGATACTTCTTCTGATTTGAAGGATTGTCTTGCCCACGACATCGGAATGTTCGGCGAATAGTTATCCCTTTTCATTTGTCAATTAACAAAAGGAACCGAACCATGCACTTTACTGGCAAAGATTTCACAACCGCTTTTGAATCGGCTTTTGGATTTTCGGTGAAGGATGCTACTGCTGAACAACTCTGGTTCCTCACCAAGTTTGCAAAGCACGTTCGTATGCGATGCCGAAACAACACGGCATTTAATAATTATATGAACAGCAATTTTGCTCCAGCGAAATTCAAAACGGTCCAGAAAATCGGCAGAGACGGATCGCCGTTTCCCGGACTTGAAATCACGGCCAACAACAAAACCATTTCCGACGAAGAATAACGACGGATTGCCAAGGGTGAAGATCAGGTCATAAAACTCCCAGATCTGACAATCAACATTCGGAGAATTAGTAAGTTTAGTCGACTGACTGAAAATTCAATGAGGACGGATTGGGCAACCTTAGTTATCCCTTATAAAATATGCGACCGTCAATCATAATCGCTGGCGTGTTAGTTTTTGGATTTGCGGGGTTCGCATTTTCCGATTACGCAAGGTTTATGCAAGCGAGAAAATCAGTGTTGGTTAAGATTGAGGAAGACGCCTACTCTACTAAAATGAGTGGAGAGCAATTCAAAAATCCTTATAAGAAAAGTGATATTTACGACCGAATGCTTTATGCAGATGAAGCGTCAGCGTGGGAAAGAGGATGGAGTAAGTAGTTATCCCTTACCAGATAAGAAAGAAAATCCAATGCCTAAAAGCAATCCTCAAATCTGGAACAGCTACAACGATACGTTTGATGTTCCTAGTGGTGAAGTGTGTCAATATGTGTTGGCATACTTAGACCACGAACTTTATTTCTACTTTTCAACAACCCGCGATTTGATGCTGGCAGGTTTTTGAAATGAAAGAACTACTCAAAGATATTAATCAAGTCTTTTGCGAAACATGGATTGAGGTTGAAATGTTTCTCCTCCCATTCGCTCTTTTGTTCGCCTACTGGCGACTTACAGATATCATTCAAAAATGGTAGTCCTATCTTACGATGATAAAGTCCAGCTATACAGAGCTGGCAAATATCTATTTTCTCCCCCGCCAGTGTATACGGGAAATTGGAATGAACACGACTGGATTAATTACATAACAATTCATGGCCGATGGATGTGGAATTTATGAAAACACTTAATCCACTCTGGCGTCAGCCTACGCCTAAAATGCAACTCACTGCAATCCTCATGGGCCTTGAGGGCAATGTATCTAATGCTGCCGCTGGCGTCATTACGCCGCAACAGCTAGAGGAAAAAATTGCACCATTTATCAAAATGATTAAAGATTTAGGAGAATGGCTTCCTGAAAACTTCTAATTAGTTATCCGTTATCAAATATGAAAACGCTCGTCAAACATTTCTTGCTGTTCCTGTTCCTTCAATCAATGGACGTTGTTATGACTGTTGCGACGGTCATTAACAAAGGGAATACGTTCTACGAAGCCAATCCTCTCGCCGAAGCACACATCAACAATAACGGCATAATGGGTTTGATCGGCGTAAAAATTAAATTGTCCTTTATTGTCATCGCGGCAATGGCCATCGTCTACAACAGGAAACGGGTAGAGACTGCCTGCAAAACCATGAAGGGACTAAACATATTTCAATTTTGCATCATGCTCTATAGCATGTTTATATTTGTGGTAGACCCTTTGATTTTTCCGACAATGGTTTTCGTTTTGGAAACCATTTCTGATATCAAGCATATCCTCTCTTAGTTATCCTTTAACAATCATCTTGAACCTCACTTACAGAAAGATCGCTATGAAGAATCGCAAGGCGTTTACTGTGGTTGAGCTAATCATTGTGATTAGCGTAATTCTTGTTCTCATGGGCCTCCTTGTCCCCGCTGTCAACGGCGTGCGGATAAGAGCGATGATCGCCGCATCTCGCATTGAAGTTGCTCAGCTTGACAATGCAATTTCAATTTTCAAAATCCGCTATGGTGTCCAGCCTCCAAGCGGGATTACGCTCTGCGAAAATGCTTCTGATTGGGCATCCTATCCATCGGCAAAATACCAGATTACTCAAATGTGGCCGATGTTTGATTTCACTGTTAATAACGATATTAACAGGAATGGAACGATTGACCAGCCGACATTTCTTGACGGTGCTGAATGTCTCGTGTTCTTTTTGGGCGGCACATTTGACAACGGCAAGACTCCAAGCGGGTTCGCCTCAATGATAACGAATCCGTTCGCCGTATCCACAAATCGCCAGCAGATCATCTACGAATTTATGCCGAGTCGGCTACGCGACTATGACGGCGATGGGTTCCGCGAATACACAATGAGCGGCACCGAAGATACCGATCCGATTGTTTATTATAGTTCGTATGACGGCTCTGTTTATAACTACAATGATTTTTATGTATCTAAGCGGAACTTCGATTCAAACTCAAAAGCCGCCATGCAAGCAATGTTTGGCGTGAGCGTTCCCGATGGATCGGTCATCCCTTACATGCTTCCCAACATTGACCCATTCAAAACGCCTACGCCATTCAAGCCGCAAGGTTTCCAGATCATCGCTCCGGGACTTGACGGAGTTCTCGGGGATGGCGGATTGTATGACTCTAACGCTAAGATGCCTCCACCGGCGGTTGTGGCGACTTATACGCCGCAGCAGTTAAAGATCGTGACTAAGGCAGTCATAACGAAATTCCTTTCCATGTATCGGCCTGTAGTTCAACCTACTGATCCGAACATTGTGCCGATGGATTTTGAAGGCAAGGCGGAAAACGATAACATCACGAATTTCCAGACAACGACGTTGACCCCCCGCTAGTTATCCTTTAACAAATCAACACTCATAAAGGAACATACGCATGATGCCAGATATGATTGAAATGTGCGGCACCCGATACTATGCCGACACGATTGCTCGCGTCATGTGCGGTCAACCGCATTTGCAGAGTAATCCCTACGGTAAGTCGGGATGGTTGCGGGCGCGTAGTCCCATTTCTAAGAACGAAAGATTCCGTCGCAACCGAATCAAGCGGCTTGCCTCTGCATCACGTATGCGAAACAGGCCCCGCTAGTTATCCCTTAATAATCAACTGGAGAAATCACATGCCTTTGTTTCGTGTCATCATTCGTCAAGATATGCGGGCAGTCTATGAAATTGAAGCTGATTGCATTGACGACGTAGAGGAAGAAGTTCGTGAAGCGGGAAGCGACAATCTCGCAAAGTGTCGGAGAAATACCCTTGACCGCACGGTTGAGGTGCTGGAAGTTGAACCGATTGGTTGATGTTCTAGTAACAATAAGGCGACACCATGACCAGCGTCTCAGGCATCCTTCATCGTTACCACGTAAATAGTTTTCGCCATTTGTCTAATGGGTTGCTGGCGATACGCAAAGATGGTATGTGGCTTTATTTTAAATCTGAAAACGGAACATACGTTCAGACAGGCTCTACTCTCTTTTTGCGAAAGTAGTTATCCGTAATCAATCATGAATAACGACGAACAAATCCTCATTCCGATCAGTTTGCTTCGCCAGTTGCATTCTGCTTTTAGCGAAGACGGCAAGGTTAAACATAGGCCGATGCTTGAAGTATCGGCTAGAACCTTAACTGAATATCTTCCCGAAGTTATTACGGCACACGATATCACCGATGATACACAAGCAACCATCGGTGATAAAGTTAATTTTTTCGTAAGCGGCGTTGAGGGGCATGGCGAAATCATCGGCTACGATGAAGGCCAGCATATCATTAAAGTTTCATGTCTATTAGGGAGAGGAGATATTCCTTTGGAGTTGGTTCATACCATTGCCTGTAACTCTGCCGACGTAGCTCCGCTCCCATGATTACACTCGCCGAACCAACATACTTAGATCAGGGACCGCTTAATCGGTTCAACTTCGCAATCCTTGCTACTCACGGATTGCGAAATATGTTTAACTTTATGCGATATAACAGAGCATTTTTCGCTCGCCAGTCTGACGTTGCTCGCATCTGCGAAATGGTCAGACAACCATCATACGCTCATTTTATCACAGAGCCTCATACTATTGTTCTGTGCAAGTATGATTGGCTTAGTAGCAAGAAAACAAACTGGCAAGATGGGATGCTGTCGTCAAGACAATCTATTCAATCTATCAATGACCTAAATTTATTGTATCTTCTTAAGACGCAGCATACCAGACTTGCTCCTGTTAAAAAATTAACTGTGCATGTTACTCAGCCCGTCACAGGAAATTTTTATGAAGTTATTCAGTGGATGTTTGACAATATGGCGATGCCAGAAACAGAGGAAGACGCAAACGAAATGGAATCTTGTTTTTACGGTCCTGATTCGGTGATTGCTATTGATACGTGTAAGTATGTTGATAAGCAATCACTTCCGAATTACAAGCTGAAAGGAAGACCATGACAAGCTACGAAATTCTCATGGCACTGTATAGAATTCAAGGTGCGTCCGATCCTAATCAATCGCCTGAAACGCTGGCAGAACGCATGGCTGAAATTTATGCGGCGGCTTGTGATGTTATGGACGGAACTGGATTTGAGCCTTAGTTATCCATTATAAGTTATAAACCCCAAACTTAATGGAGCATGCTTTGTCTGATACGGTTGAGACAATCACATCTGGAAACGATACAGTAGAAATTCATCCTACTCGCTCATCGGCATTGTCCAGAGTAGGACGAATGCATCTTAGTTTGGCTGCTGCATTAGTTGGTATGCCTTATATGGGAGTGCTGGGTTATGGCGGTGGAGGCAGAAGTAAACCAGTTTATCCTGCGAAGCCTTGTATTAATTGCGGTGAAATGAAAAAACATCCAAACGCATTCTGTTCAGCAAAGTGCTGCAACGAACATAAGAATAAGAAAAATGCAATCACTCCCACCAATTAAAGCTAACTCTCGCCAACGTGGTGACGAAGTTAGAGTGTTCTACGCTGATACCAATACTGGATTATACGGCGGGGATTGGGACGGCAAGGTTGCTACAGTTACAAAAAAACTTATCAAGGTTGATATCTGCGAAACGATTCTTGTTTTTAATCGCAAGACTGGCAAGATTGTTAGTGGCGCTCCCCACACAAAACCTCTTTGCATCCGACCAGAAGCGGAAGTGTAAGCATGCCTCGCATTCAAGCAGTTGAGTTAAAGCTGACGGTTAAGTTTCGCAGCGAAACGACAACTCATCCCGATCCGACCGAATGCGAGCAGGTTTTGAGAGACCTCGTAAAAACCGCAGCACATCGCGGGATGCTTACCTCCGATCATCCTAACTTAACGGTTGACGATTATAAATTTACTGTAGAAGCGAAGTAGTTATCCTTTAACAATTATGAATACAACCGAACCGCTCACGGCAGTCATCTTCCGAAAAGATAAAGACGGCGAAATCTTCGCTCTGTTCCCTGAATTGCCGGGAACTAACGAATCTCATACTTGCCAGTCATATCAGCATATCGGCCAGCATGGAAGTGCTGATTATACTCACTGCATTCGTGCAACGTCGCCAGCAAAGCTGGAAGAATATAACGAATTGCATAAAGAATTAACTCGCATCGGATATCGTTTGCAAACCTTTCGTCGTGAACAGTCTATTCATCGGATAAGGCGATACGATGCCCTGGCGCAACACTGGAAACTCAGATGAATCTTAAACTCATTGCCCATATTGAAAGTTGCCCGACCTGTTCCGCCGATATCGTGGCTGAATCGTGTCGGAGCGTGCATACTTGCGGGGATGGATTTGAGGAACGTGAGTTTGCTTGTGGCTGTATTGTTTCGTGGAGTCCTAATTTCAATCGTATAGAATGGAAACAGGATTGTCCTAACACTCAGGCCGCAAGAGATAAGAAGATTAAGCGAGCGAATCTTGTCAATCTTCTTAAAGAGCAAATCGCAAACTCAGACGTTGACGATGGATTCAAGAATCTGGTTACATCCTATATCCCATCGGTAAGATAAAATGCCAAAGCTAGGCGACGGAAATAAATTGCTTACGGATGTGCCGTGTAAATATGGCGCACCGAAGGGCCGTGCGCGAATCACAACGAATCAATCGGCCAAAGTCCAGTTATTCCGAGTCCGTTTTGTAAGCGGCGATTATGATCGTGGTGGTGCTTACTGGGGTGGTGGTGGATGTCCGTTGTATGCTGCAATAGGCGATGGCTTTCAAGATTTTGTGCGTGCATTTAGTCGGTGGGATGCTAAGGCAAAAATGCAATTTCAATACCCCAATCTAAGGTTCTACCGATGAACGATTTTTTCAAATCAATCGCAACGGTGTTGTTAATTGTTATAGGGCTAGTATGGATTAATACAATGTATGAGATTGATACAAGTCGCAATCATATACTTGCATCGTTATCTTTTGTTGCTTCTGTATGGTTGACTGTTAGAGGAATCTGGTTTATCTGGAAGCGACTTTAGTTATCCGTTAGATTACATCATGGCAGCAACATACAAAAACATCAGTCTAACCGAATTTGATTCTTATCTCAAGAATCTCGGTTTTGCTCCGATCACTGTTCCAAACTGCAAAGAGGCAGTTTACGGAAAGATTATCGGCCCGAGACTTTGCCTGAGAATCTTCAGCGGCATCGTGGGCGAAAGCAGTCGGGGATGTGGTGAGGATGCAATTCGCACCGCGATTGTTTATAAAGATGAAGATGGAGCAATTGTTCCTGTTGGGAAACAGAAACGGGTCCATCGGGTTGAGGGATGGAAAAAGAATCTTGCGAACCGCATTGATGAAGCGACTACCCGCACGCATGAAACTTGTCATTGCGGGAGGCCGATGGTCGTTCGCAAAAATGCAAAAACCGAATCAGAGTTTTGGGGGTGTATCGGTTTCTCATCTAAGAAATGCAGCGGCACGAAACCGATCAACTAGTTATCCATTAGAAAACAATCATGAGCAAATCATTTAAAATTCGCGTCACGGTTTATATGCTTACGAGCGCCGGGGCGTTAGAATGTGACCAAGTTGAATCGAAATCACACAAGCTAAAACTAGCCGATGAGATGTTTCATGATTATACGGAAACCGATTCGCCTGGCTACGTTCTCATCGGTTCCACAATACCGATGCCTAACCGCTTAGTTAGCAAGTTGAAAATTATCAAAGCAATGAATGGCGTTGCGAGCATTGACATTCGCGTAAGCTAGGAAACAATCATGAAACAAACCGCAGTTCTTTCAGTTACGGTTGAATACGACGACAGCATTACCGATGCTGATTTAGTGTGCGAAGCATTGGATACGTTGCTTGAAAATGCCCTAAGCACGGATGGCGTCTTAGATGAAGTTGGAACGCCAGAAGTCGGCAGTTTGCATGTGGTCGGCACCTAGTTATCCGTTATAAGTTATGAAACAAGCATTAGTTGTCATTGATATGCAAGGTTATTTTGAGTGGGGAGGTCCGACATGGGCGAAAGTCCGTAAAAATGTTCATCATGAAATTACGTTAGCAAAAAAGCGGAAGGCACCAATTATTATTGTGCGGTTGTCGCGTTGTGGGCCAGTAATGCCATGTATTCTAAAAAAAGTTGCGAATTACGAAAAGGCTGTGCAGATCACCAAGTACGATCAAGATGGTAGTCGGGGAGTAATTTCTGCTTTAAAAAAACTAAAAGTTAAAGTAGAGCATTTAAGGGTTTGCGGCATTTATCAAAGCATGTGTGTATTTGATACAGTATGCGGGTTATTAGAAAGAACAAAGGCGAGAATTTCGGTAGCCGTAGACGCCTGTGCCGATGATGTAGGAACAGAGTGGTGGGGCTATCAGATGCTTGCGGATCAATTTCCGTATCGGATAAGGTACATTTAGTTATGATACGCAGCGAGATTCAAGCTGGAAAATTCTACATGGCGAAAGTTAATAAAAAATTAACTGCCGTTAGAGTAGATGAAATCAATGAAACAATGCCGTTTGATCGTGGTCTAGTTTCTCCGATTTTTTTCCATGTAACAACTTGTTACGGCAAAGTGCCTCTCGTTTTCACAACCGTTCGCAAATTTATTTACGAATTGCCACAAGCATGAAAAATCAATTCTTCGCAGTGAGCTGGTGCGGGAACATTCGCTACTCTGACCGCGTTGCCGATGCTAATGCGGCAGCTAGAAATTGTTTCGGTATATCGTCGCCTACGATGAAGATTGAGGCGATTTCTAATCCGCGATACATGACTGCGAAAGCGAAAGCCGAATTACATGATCGGCTGAAAACTCCCGCTTAGTTATCCTTTAACAATTATAAATCGTTCCTATTGACTCCAACCTAGAAAGAAAATCATGAAGCGAACCGACATTATCAAAGGCCAGTGCTACAACGTCGTCATTGAAAAGAAGCAGCGGCTTGTCAAGGTGCTGGGCATTCGGCCTATCGCTCAGCCGCCTGTTCAGGATCATTTCGCACGCAAGCAAGCCGAAGTCTTTGACTTTCACTTGATGCTTCTCGCCGAAGGTCGTGCGGTCGTCATCAATGACGCCAGCAAGTTTCGTTCGGTCGCCTAGTTGTCAACAACTAACTCACGCCTATTAATTAATAGGCGTGAGTTATCCCTTTCGCTACAGAGAAAATCATGCCATCAAAACGCAAGTTTTACAAAACCGAAATCACGTTGACGGTTCTTTCCGAAGACCCAATCCGCGATGTGAATTTGGATAGTCTTGAGGTTATCGTAGACGAGTGTATCAACGGCGAATATTCTGGCGACGTAAAATCTGTAACGGAGGCGGTTGACGCGAAGCGAATGGCAGAACTATTGCGAGAGCAAGCGTCAGAGCCAGAATTCTTTCAAATCAACGATGACGGCGAAGACCTTGAGGATTAGTTATCCTTTAAACATCATGATCGAAACCGAACAAACCGCAGGATGGAATAAAGAAATCGCTTGCTACTTTTGCGATAACAGGGTGGCAAATGTTGACGCAGCTCAAGCCGCTGGGTGGACGCCTAGTTTTCTAGACGGCGAAAATGGAGGAGAAGAGGAGATTGATGAGCCTGTCTGTTTAAGTTGCCAGGAAAAATATTTTGGCGACAACGATTTCGTCAAGAAAATGTATCATTATTCAATTGTCGTTTCGGTTGTTTCCGACAAGCCTATTGTCGGAAAAATTCGTCCCGAAGATTTGGGGGTTATCGGCAATGAAATTTTAAGCAACGAATATGCCGGCGCTAACATTAAAATTAATGGTGGCGAAGTTGTGGCGGAAGTCGCGGCCCGCGTTGTAAATAAAATGGAATATAAGTAGTTATCCCTTCATAATTATGAAAACATACAAGAGATTTCATTGCCAGTATTTTGAGAATGGCTCTCTCAAGCATGAAAGCATGTTTGATGCTGCCGATTATTCTCACGCAAGAGAAATCGCTTTGGTAGCATACCCTGAAACCGTTATATACGGTTGGGCGGTCAAGGAAGCATGAAAACATCCCCGCAGAAACAAGGATGGCTGAATCGTCGTCGCAAGCTGAATAAGAGGCGACTGGCAGCATTCAAAGGGTGGGAGACTCGCCGTCGCAGGCTGGCGTTAGAAGATCTTGCATGGATTCTGTATCGTAAAAGGGGATACTAGTTATCCTTTAAATATTATGAATTTCCAAATCGGCCAACGCTACTACTCAACTCGCCACAATAAGATTTATATCTATCAAGGCGAAGCAGACGGTTATCAATACTTTCAGAACACGGAGAGCAGCGAACATTTGAAGTATATGAAGTATTTTGATACAACACATCACTTAATCAGCGTAGACAGTCCCGAATACAAACGAATTCTCGTTCAGAGGAATTAACGTGCCTAAAACTAATGTCATCGGTGGCCCGCAAGATGGTCTAGTATTAGACTTGTCTCATCAGCCGATGGAAGGGCATAGGATGAGACGCTATCCCGTTAAAGGATTGTCTCAGGTCGCTTACTATAGATGGCTGGAACAACGGCAAGCATGGGTTTTTGAGCGATTAGAAATTGCCATTGAGAAACAAATGCTAGTCACCTGTCAACCTATCTTCATTTAGTTATCCATAAACCAATCATGAAAAACTACAAACCGACTAGATTTTGCATCACGCAACGCAGAATCAACAAAAGCATGGAAAATCGCGGCATCCATGATCCCGTTGACCTTGCTATCCGCGAAAGAATTAAAGATGGTTATTTTGTTTGCGTGTTGGACGGCGAAGTTTTGATTTTTAAAACTGCCAATTCAGGCATACGCACAACTTGGCGTTTAGGCGTCGTTACTAAGTTAGCAACAATTGCCAAAAAATTCTACGCTCATTGTTTTGATCCCGGCCATTATCCCGAGCCAGTCACGCCTGCCCACTTCACGCTTGACTTTCCGCAATATGTGTTGAAATCAGCCTAATGCTTAAATTTGAAATCAATCAGATCGGTGCTGGCTGTTGGATGCTGAAGTGCTACCGCGACGGTGAATTGTCGTGGAGTACGGAAGTCCTGAGCCTTGATACGGCACTGTCAACAATCAGAGCGGAAACTAGGCTGCGATGATTGAGCGCATTAAGAATAAATTGATTACTATTATTGGTATCGCCATGTATTACGCATGGTTTGGAGTTTTGCCATTTTTGCTTTTTTATGTTCTTCCAGTTTGTTTAATAACTTGGTTTTTCATCTGGTTGACTCCATAAAAGTCGCCTAGTTATCCGTAATCAACCATGAAACTTAAATACGCCGATGCTTGCGAGTGGTGCCGACAAAGGCCGCATACTACGAAAATGGCTGACGGCTTGAATGTTTGTTCTGACTGTTCGGTCAAGGTTCAAGAATATTATCATTGCTGCATTTGTGGTGATGCGCTCAACATTGATACGGCGAGCTGGGCCAGAAGATCATTTGAGCGGAAAGCATGTGGAAGGGACCAGTGCAAAAAGAAATTAGAAGTTAAGCAAGGTCAAATCTGCTGCGAAAAAGCAGAGTATACTCAGTGCGTCTGCGCACGGTCATACATTTGTCCCGACCATTACCCTGATGGGATTCACATCGGCACCCACGATTAGTTATCCATTAACAACTATGAAAGCAGCCGAACAATTCGCTCATGAGCAAGCGACTGGAATGCACGAAAACCCGAGTGGTTTCGGCATCATCTATGATGATAATGGAAACGCTCTGAGGAGTAGGCCAGCAGCAGATTTGTTTAATAACGGTGAAAGTATTGAGCTGCCGAATGCTGGATCATCTAGTTATAAGAAATTATTTAAATTCTTAGGATACAGTGAGGTTAGAGTCATTGACTGGACTGCCAGTTGCGGTGATTGGACGTTTGCAATCAGGGATGAAGATGTTTGGTATGTTGCTTTTCAAAGTAACCGTCATCCTCGGTGCGGCTTTCGTTATACAAGAAACGAAATGTCGTTTGATAGTTTTGAACAGGCTTGCAAGGCAATGGAAGGGTGAGTTATCCGTATGACTTTCATGGACGAAACAAGACCATTCATTCCGTCAGTCGGAACGCCAGTTACAATTAACAACGAATGCCGAATTGAGTGGGCGCGTGGCCGACTTGGAACGGTTGTCTCAGGCGAAAAGGAATCAGGAACCATTGAGGTTCAACTTGACGGCATCGATCAAATTGATGTTTATCCTGAAAGCATGGATTTAAGATGAGCGACAAAAAAAGAGTTTATTTTTCCGTTAATGAGGAATTAATCGTTGACGGTGACGTATGCAGTTGCTCCACTTGCCCTGTTGCATTAGTGATCGGCCAGAAGCTATCCGAGAAAGTTAGATTGATTATGGTGATTGGGAGGGTTGCAGATGTTTATTTACATAATCAGGAAGTGCCGATCCAATTCTCGCTCCCTCTTAGAGTGCAAAAATTTATTGAAGATTTTGACAACTTCAGAGCGGTCAAGCCATTCCGATTCAGTCTGCGGTTGCCGAAAGCAATCCTGAAAGCCTAGTTATCCTTTATCAATCATGACAAACCTTGAAATACTGAAGCAGCATATCGGCAAGGGAGTCAGAGTCGCGGGCATCCACCGTGCGAGCGGCGAACGATTTTTTATCATGTATGGGCAACTTCTGGCTGGCAAGACAAACAACGAATTTGAGCGATTTGAATACGTTGTTTACCCTGATGGATTAGGTATTGCCAAGTTTAATCTTGAAGATGTGTCGCAAATCATTCCCCGTAAATCCGCCAAAGGCCACATTACAATAGAAGTCCTCTCATGATTACTTTCCCCGCCTTCATCCCCCAAACAATTCCCGCGCCTGGCATGGTTGTCAGAATTCGCCAGAACTGTCTCCTCCCGAAGTATCGCGGCAGGATGGGCCAGATCAAAGGCATCGGCAAGGATTGCATCCATGTTGGATTGGGCGGAAAGTTAGTTGTTAAGGTCCGCGAGAGCAGTCTAGACCTTCTCTAGTTATCCGTAATCAATTATGAAAAAGAACGAAGACCGAAAGATCGGAATCCACACTGGCGATTGCGGCGGTGATGTTCATTATTATTCAACTCCCAGCATGGGGATAAGGTATTGTAAAAAGTGTAAGCAGTCAAGTCATCAATTCTGGAACGATCCCAAAACAGGCGAGCGAAGACCGCCACTTGCACCGGAGTATACAAATGAAACTTAAAGAATGCAAAACATGGGACGTAATTGAAACGACAATCGGAGGCATGGATCATGCAATCAGATTGATTGTCGTCAATCCCACTTCCGAAAAATACAACATTGCTCACGCTGACGGGAGAATGGGATTCATTCATCCCGATTCCGACGTTGAGCGAATCGGCAAGATGATTTTCTCAGCCGCCTAGTTATCCGTTAAACATTATGCAAACAACAATCACTTTTCCCCGCCCCGGCGTCAGAGTTAAGATTAAAGAATCTTGCTCTATTGCTAATTGGCGTGGACATAAGGGATGTGTCTACTCTGTTTTCTCTAACGGTCGTAACGAAATCGTCGAAGTCAAAATGGACGCTGATTGCTTGGTGTCATTCTATCCTGAGAGCGTGGAGATAGACGAGTAGTTAATTATGACTCCAGTAATCATTAAAAACGGCATGGTTCAGAAGATCAATAGCTTCCACAACCAGCTCACCGATGGACAACGGAGTTGCCTTGAACGGGCAATCGTCAGGCATCGTCGGAACATTCCGCACGGCGTTGAAATTGACGGCAAGCAATGGCTCGGTGGACTTCAGATTGACGGCATCGTACGAATTGGCGACAAGAGAGAGTATACTGTAGGCTATTCGTGGGAGGACGACAACGATAAAGTAAGATTCGGTGTCGTCCGTATCTCTGCATTCTTTCACGAAAACATCGTTGAGGATATTGATATCCTCTAGTTATCCGTAATCAATTATGAATACTAAAATCCAAGTCGGCAGTATCATCAGGGTGCATGGTTGGGTATGGCTGGAGAAGTTGGAAGGCGGGAGAGATTATCGGATTAATAAGATTTATAAATCTTATGGACGAACCGCTTACCAGATTACCAGACCTCGTGGTAAGAAAACCATTGTCTGCCATCTTGCGGAAAATGTGGACCTTTGGATCAGAGATCCCCAGGGCGATTTGAATTACATTGAAATCGTGAAAGCATGATTAAAACAATCTCAGTCACTCAGCAAGACATTGACGCTGGCGAGCCGTGCCATTCTGGTAATTGTCCAGTGGCAAGAGCAATCATCGGGGTGATTGATACACATTATGATGTGATGGTCGGACTAGATTTAATCTGGTTTAGTTATAAAAACCATACCGCAAAGGTTTGTCCTCTTATGGAGACTCCGACAAAAGTCGCTAAGTTTATTGAGAATTTTGACGGTAATAATACGGTGAAACCGTTCACATTTGAGCTGGACATCCCCGACCACATCTTGCGTGCCGCCTAGTTATCCATAGAAAAATACAATGGAAGAATCATTCTCAATTGAGTATAAGGAAGAGACAAAATCCTGCAAGATTGAGTTGGTTCTTTCGCAAGCCAATGCTCTTGCCGTGCTGAAAACTCTCTGCACTGGAAATAATCCGCACGCTGCCGTAGTCTATCAGCATGTCAAGAATGCTGACGGCGACTTCAATGCTAAGTATCAGATCGGCGTAAATTTCGCACCATGAAAACCTTGCGGAAGTGCGAGTAGTTATCCGTTAAACATTATGATAAAGCCATTCGCGTCATTAGTGGTATCACACTCCCGTAGAGCCGCCGACAATTTCATGGCAAAGCTGGAAGGCAATGCTAAGGATACTGTTGCGACTTACATTGATTATAATGGCAAGAATGGTATTAAGATTTGGGTAGCGGGGCTGAGTAGTGACGAAGCAATCATCAGGGAAGCAGCAGAGACAAGCGGGGTCAGACTCCACGAAAACGTGAATCAGGTATGATTAAAACAATCGCCGTAACGCAAGAGTGTATTAACAACGGAGTTGCCTGTTCGGGCGGGGAATGCCCGATTGCTTTGGCAATTATTCCGTTAATTTCTGAAGAGTATCAACTCCATGTTGAGAAAGGCGAGTAGCGTTCTACAGCGTAAAATCGCCAAGGCGACTTGGCGGAAAAGAAGTATATTCCAGCCACTTGCCCGATACAGCGAGTTTTTTCATTATGCGGTTTGATGAGAAGGATTACGATCAAAAGCCGAGTCCGCTTACTTTCCTGATGGATATTCCTGAATTCCTGTTGAAAGCCACTTAATGTTCTACGTAACGAATCCGAATGAAGGTGCCGAATCGTTTTCGGACTTCGCAATCGCCTATCACCGTTGGCTGGCATTGAAAACCGCCCACGTCCTTCTCAAGATTGATTTTTATTACTCTGACGAAAACGGAAGGGTGAACATCCGATGACGAAAGTTAAAGCGCAAGCATTATGGGATGGATTCGTGGAGTATATGCGGAAGGTGGAGCATATCATTGCTACGGATAGCGTCAGCGTAAACCCTGATTACTATACCAGACGAATGACCATTGGTCGGTATATGGATCATTTTGAGGAAGCAACGGGATGGAGTCCTGAGTTTATCAAGGTGGAAAACGATCAGGAAATTTGGAAGATGCGGAAGTGTAAGTAGTTATCCATGAATATCTATGAGCAAATATAACGTCTATACCCGACCGTATAATCTAGGCGCTGGGTTCAACATGTTCAGGAGCGTTAAGGCAGACTCCCCGAAGGATGCTTGCGATAAGGTATTCAAAAAGGAAGGGGAGCGGCCTCCATCCGACAACGGCTACAACCGATTCAACGACGGCACGCCAGAAAAACCATTCGTGTTCAATGGCGGTGCAAGCGAATGTTGTGCTGAGGAAACGATCAGGTAGTTATCCATGAAAATTAAAATCGCTCTTATTGCTATCTGCCTGAAAGCGTTCTCTATCATTCTCAAATCTTCCTCTAATGAGGGGGAGATGATAGTGTGGGCAATAGTTGCGTTTCTTGCCTGTTGTGCTATTCTTTTGTGGGAGAAAGAACAACCGCGCCACTCCCGTATCTGGCTGTTGAGGATGTAATTATGAAAACACGATTCGTAGTAATGCAGGAGCAAATCCAACATGGAATTGCTAGTGATTGTATGCTTTGTCCCGCCGCTTTGGTGATTAATGCGAGGCTGGCGTGGCCTTATTACGCTCATGTAATCGCTGGCAGTATTGAAATTTATAATTTTACTAAGACAAGAGGAGTCTTTCGCCGCTTAAAGATGCCGACAAGTGTGAAGAAATTTATCAAGGCATTTGATAATGGCAGAACAGTCAAGCCGTTCTGTTTTACACTGAACATTCCCAAAATTGCATTGAAAGGTGCTGCCTAAGTTATCCCTATGTCTATGACAATCAACGACGCAATCAAGAGCCTCCAAAAGATGGCTAAGTCTAACCCGCTGAAGGGTAACGCGGTATTGTATCTGTGTCTTGACGGTTCGGAGTTGGAGTATCAGGAAATTCTCAAAATTGATCTTGATCCAAGTCAGACGGAACCTGGCACTGGTTTGGGTCTAGTGCATGTCAATATGCCTTCCTATCATGGATATCCGAGATATGAACCATGAGTCTTTATCATTTTGATATCCGAATCAAAGGCGAAGAGCCGATGATTATTCAGGTCACCGGCACTTGTGCTGCCTTTGCCCGCAGTGATGCAACGAAATGGGTTGGGCAGAATTACCCTCAGGCAGAATATGTTATGAATTATCTGCCTGAGTTTACTACGTCGCTGGACGACAGTAAGGTTGTTCACATTTACCCAAACAAGAAACCGCTATGAAAAAATACTGGGATATCTGGCTTCTGGCATTGCTCATCGTTCTGACTGGCGTTTCTTTCTACGTCGCTGGTATTAATAATATCGGCTATGGTGGATGGGCAACTCCCCGCCCCGGCAGTGTGGAGTATGAAAACAATGCGGCCCATCGCAAATTCTGGCATGATATGTTTCGTTAGTTATCCGTAATCAACCATGATTATCAACTGTAGAAAATTCAATGTGACTTCGCTGGGAGTCGTCTGCCGTCCTGAAGATAAGGAAGGTGTTATTACTGTTATGAAGACTCAAGGATTAGAATTTAAGCAAGAGTTTCCCATTGGTGAAAATGTTCTCTTATCTTTTGAGAAACCATGAAAAAATCCGCCAAAGTCACGATGTACGTGGAATACGATGATGAAGTAACGAATCATTTTATCATTCGTGAGGCGCTCCAAGATGTATTTGAAGCCCTCCCGCCGTTAGTCAAGGGACTGGAGTCTACGTTGTTCGGGATTCCAACGGTTGTTGAACCAACGAAACCAGTGGATGCAGGCTGATATGAAAATTCAATTCTACGTCACCCAGAAGCGTATTGACGCTGGCATTTTGAAGGATTGTAGGAAATGTCCCGTCGCTCGGGCAATCAATGCCAGACTCAAATCGTCTTTAATGGCAAAGGCCGCGTTTGGCATTTTGATGATTTGTAAACGATACCCGCAACCATTCACGGTTGAGCTGGCAAATATGCCGCTTCCGCGTAAGGTTAAGGATTTCATTTGGAACTTTGACTATGACAATGGTTTGGCGAAACCTTTCCGCTTCACGATGGACATTCCCAAAAAGTATCTCGCCTAGTTATCCCTAATCAATCATGAAAAAATACTTTGCAATTCTAGCTGTGGTCATCGCCGTGATATGGGGGATGTGTTTCATGGTGAAGGAAGCATCTAAAGGTCGTGATGCCTACCTTGCATCCATCGTTGAATCTGGCAAGCAAGCTAAAAGGGCAGGCGTTCCCGCCAATGCAAATCCTTACATTGGTAGTAGAGATGGTGCAAGGTGGCTGAACGGCTGGATGGAAGAGGCGGAAAAACAGTAATGAATTTCATCGTCAAAGCAAGAATCGCAAACCTCCCGCCAGAAGTGGTGAAGCAGATATTTGAGGATGCAGTTTCTTATTATATTGAGGAGCATATCGTTGAAGTTCATCCTGAATTCAAAGCATTGACGGACGACGAAAGCACAGACTGGCAGTTTCAAATGGATTTACTGGAGGGACCATAAGATGAAAGTTGACGGCACGCTCAGACAGTTGCTCAAACAACATGGCTTTATGTGGATCAAGGATAGTTGCACCGATAAGGTGGCCGCCGAAGATATCAAGAATATCCTTCCTGCCGCCAATGGTTTCACGGTGGAGTATAATCTTGCTTCCCTTGAGGTCGTGCTGGAACTGACGACGGCAGAGGTCAAGCGTATTGAGTTGCCCGAAGACTTGGATGAAACGTGGATTGCTGTCCATTGGGAAACCCTTGTAGATCAGAGGAAGTAAGTTATCCCTATGACATTAGTTAAAATCACAGAAGAGCATATCAAAAATGGAATGCAGGGAAATTGTGCGGCCTGCCCTGGTGCTGCTGCAATCAACGCGGTTCTTAATCCCAAGTTTCGTGCCGAAGTCTTTCGTGAGCGTTTTACTATTTCTCAAAAATCTCTGTGGGGCAAAAAGGTCTGGCGAGGGGATATCCCGCACGAATTGTTTATATTTATGTATACGTTTGACAGGATGCCGCTAGGTCAGAATACTCTTAATGATCGGCTTTTGTGGGTTTGTCCTGTTGAGTTTGAGCTGGACCTCCCGCAAAATTTGTTGAGATAGTTATCCCTGTTAGAAACGAAGTGTTTTTGAGGATTTAAGAATGCAACTCATGAATCTTTACCATTTTGTTGTTAGATATGATGGTTGGCCGACAACGCTTATTCAGGTCGCTGATACCAATGTAGCCTTTGCCAGAAGCAAGGTAGAGGATTGGAACCGCAAGCAACCGCTTCCAGCAAAGTTTATATTATACTTGCCTAAGAAAACTATCATTCTTGATAGTTGTGGCATTACGAACATCTGTCTGGCAGATTTCAAAACGAATTCTGCGGCGGAACAGTTAGTTATCCATTAGACATTATGAAAACCGAAATCAAAAGAACGAAGACTGCGGTTTGCTTTACGGTTCAAGGATCAAAGCAGCATTATTGGTGTAGTATTCTCCAGTGGGAGTTGTATGAATCCAAACAGGCGATTCTTAATGGGGATTTCTCTGCTGAAGCAGTCAACCGTTTTGAAAATGCGTTGCGGGAAGACGAAAGCGAAGGAAGGGACTGGTAATGAAAACTGAATCGGTCACGGTCAAGCATAAGGCGAAAAAGAAGTTTCTTAAATTGAAACTGACTCTTTCGCGGCGAAACTCTCTTTTAGTGCTGAAGGCATTGCAGTCGCAGCAACCAAGCGGACAAGCGGAAATTGTTTGCAGGATGATTGAGGAGTCCATTGCGAAAAAGTGGCCGAGTAATTTCAAATCGCATTATAGGATTCCGCCGTATCGTCAAGGGGAACACCCGCAGGAAATGCGGTAGTTATCCATAATTAGGAATAATTCAGAGTTATCAAATTAAATCTATAGTTCGGGGAACGCCAAACTGGCCGATGCAGAGTAGCTGCCCACCAGAGCAAACTCCCCTGAATTATAGATATTTCAAGTGTTTTGATTAATTATAGAATGATCGGTGGGGATCGGTGGGGGAAAATGGGGGGAATTGGGCGTCCTCGGAAACGGAGAAGAGTTAAAACATGCAAATGATTTCTATGTTCATCGCGGTTGTAGTTAATCCTTGCGGCTTACTATTCTTGGCATGGCAGGCCAGTCGGGGAAAGTAGTTATCCGTAGTATGAAATAAATCAGAGTGCGAGTGTGATCCTGGGGCATGACCCGTTAAACTGCCACCGACATAAAAGAAGTGCGGTAAAAATCCCCGAAATCAGGGAAAAGACGCCAATGCGGTAGGGTTTGATTTGAGTGGGGCTTGGCACCCATCCTAACTCCTTTCATAGCAACGACTTACGGCGAATTGTTTTCAGGAACTCTAAGGGGTTCCACTGCAACGACTTACGGCAAATGCGATTTTAGAGCCTCCCGAGAGCATAAAAGGGATTCAGAGCAATGCCCAAACGCACAAAATTTGTCCGATTTGAATATGACCTCACCTACTACGGTGGTAATTATAGCGACGTAGGGACATTCGTATTGGTCAACCATGAGCACTGTAAGCGACTAGGGTATTACAAAGCCTTTCAGGAGCATACGGGACACAATGCAATTCACGTAATTCATTACAGCGAAGATGAATTATATGATTGCGACGGCAATGAGATTGAGTAGTTATCCATCCTCTTATATCCTCACTTAAAGGAAACTTATGCCCACCTATACACGCAAGTATAAAATTAAAGGCGTCTTCCCCGAGAAACAGTTTAACGCCCTGCCTTTCGGTCGCCAGATTGACACACTAAGAGTCTTTGAAAACTTCAAGATGGACTCTATGTGCATCTGGTTAAGCCAGAAGCGTCAGACTTATACAAAGGCAATTCGTGAAGCAGTCGCCTTGCTTGGAGTTACCGAGTATTATACTTGTTTTCACGCTGAACCGCACTACTACGACGATTCATTCCAATTCTGGTACAAAACATCATGATGAAAGAAGTCCTGCTTATCTCTGTTGCTGCTGGATTCATAGTTGCTGGCCTTGGTGCATACATTAACGCACCGATTGGCTGGTATGTTGGTGCGGCAGTTGGCGTTGTCGTATCGGGGATTGGAATGTATCTTATTGAGAAAAATTCTTAGTTATCCATAGGTAGTTATGAAAAAGCCATTCCCCTTCATCATTGCAATCAGCTTCCTGCTGGCGGCTGACGGTGTATGTTATCTAATGTTTGGAGATAATACTAACGCCTACGTTACCGCGTGCATTGTGATCGGTGTATTGGCTGCGATTTTGGAAGGTTGCTTGGAAGAGGTCTAGTTATCCATAAGGAAGGGAATCATGGCAAAGCGATCAACAATTATCAGTGTCCGAGTTGAGTATGACGACGTAGAGACTCATCCGAGAGCATTGGCTGAGGCTCTTGATAACTTGATTATCAACGAAATCGTCAGTGGAGACAGCCTCAATTACTGTTTGGGCTACCCCGATTTCTCCAAAGCTACGGCGAGCAAGCCTAAGAAAGTTCACAAAGTTAAACCCTCCCGCCAGGATGAAATGGAAGCGGCTTAATGGCTACAGTCACTCTCACCGTATCAATTGATTACAATACTGAAGTGACTACAGCAGGGGATATTGTTGATGCCGTTGACAATGCTCTTACCGATCATTGCTTGTGGAAAGACGGCCATCTACGTGTGCTAGGTATTCGTCCTGTTGACGTTTCCGACGTAAAGATTGATTAGTTATCCGTAGGAAATCATGATGATGCGAGAAATGATGTGGGTTTGGCTGATCTTCATTGCTCAGGACAATCTTAAAGTATCGCCCCTTACTTACGGTGTCGGGACGGTGATTGTAGCGGTTGTCTTCATCAGATTGTTTCGTGGTCTTACGGCTTGGCTGGAAGATTTGCAGACTAAGCCTGTTGTTCCCACTGGATTAGATAGGACAATGTAGGCTGGTAACTGTTATTCCCTGATTTTGTGCAAATTATATTTGTGCAGTTTTTCGCCGAAATGATTTGACTTGTCCCGGAGCGGATTCTTCCCGATATTCTGTAATAGATACTATCCAATTCATCCACTAAGCTAGTGATGCTGCCCCAAAAATTCCTAGTTATCCATAGGTAAATATGAAAATTTCTATCGCCGATGTCAAACGTCGTCTGCCAGTTGGCACTAAGTTTGCTGCCGAGTTCATTGGGCGTAATGCCGTTCATTGTCGGCCCGGCATGCAGTTTACCAGTCGCCAAGTAAAGAGGCAGACTTCTCAGTATATGGAGTCCGAATTTCTTGACGGACCTACGGTCGGTGAAACGATTGATCTTATCTGGAAAGGCAAAGAAGCCAAACAGGTAGGTGAAGCAATCGTATTTACGAACACCAGCGTCAATCCACCTGAAGAATTCCTCAAGATTAGAGTTATCCCTTCATAATTATGAAATTCACCCCCGCACAACTTGAACGTATCAGCCGAGTCTTTGATGATATCGGCAAGACAACTGGTCATAGTGACTTTGAATCTGTTATGTCAGAGATTGAGACTTATGCTCATGACCTCTGGGATGAGCATGGGGGTGACGAAGAAGATCTGGACGATAGGGACGATGACCCAGAAAGCGATAACGACGACGAAGTTGAAGATGATTTTATGGACGCCGACGAAAACTAGTTATCCATAGGTCACTATGAAAAAAGCACTTGTTGCTATCGCCAAACAGTTGATCGGCATTCATCATGATGACCTAATGCCGGCCGAAAAGCGCATTCTTGATATCCTTGAAAATCAAGGTATCGTTGAACGCAAAGACAACGGGTACGTCGCCCTCACCGAGAAAGCCGTAGCATGATTATGTTCATCGGGATTAGCTTAGGTGTGATGCTTGGTGCATTGGCCCTCTGGTTGATGTATTAGTTATCCGTGCAACTTCCGTGCAATCAATTTTTGTGGAGGTTTTCGTGCAAGAGTCAGTTAAGATGAAATACGTTGATGACAATCAGCTTGTGAAAGTTGAGTTGGTTATCACCCGTGGCAAGCTACTTTGCTTGTTCAATTCTATCGAGTATTATATGGAGAATACCAAGTCACTCGTTGCTCCCGATCTTCATTCCATGCTGTGCAAAGCACAACGGGACTTAATTTAGTTATCCGTGAGGAATCATGACAGTTGAACGATCCTACCATAACGGCCACTGGAAGATATCCACGATTCACGGTGGGTACCTGGTGAGAATGTCATACATCGGCTACACTCGCCGGGAAGCGATTAGCCTGTTTCGTGCATACCTGAGGACATTGTGAAAGAAATAATGGTGGGGGAACTCAAGGTGACGTATTCGCCTGAGTTGCAACTTACTACTGTTCAGGAGAAAGGGTTGCTGCTTTGGGTAGCAATTCATTCGGAGAACGGTGGGGAAGACGCTTACAGCAGGTGTATTCATTGGGCAATAGCTAAACAAGGCGGGCAACGTTAGTTATCCATACACTTTCGGTCATTCTTGAAAGGACTTAATGAAATACCGAAAACTTTCGCGTGGTGCGGCATCGGCAATACTTGATTTCTGCGAACATAGGCAGATTGCCGTTGATGTCCTCAATATCGGGGACTGTCTGGTTGACGATGAAACGGAACCAGATATCGGAATGAGCGAGGAATCGTGGGAAACTTGCCGAGAGGTTATCTCCTAGTTATCCCTTAACAATTGTAAGTTTCTTTTACCCAAACAGGAGACATGATGAGTCGTAAGTTCATTTTCAATGCAGTTGCTTTTCAGGGTATGATTAACGCCTGCTACGATGCGGCCTCAGCCGATGCGTTGTCGGAGTTGATTTTCGCTGCGAACCCCGTTGAAACCGCCGAAAATAAGGGCATCCGTGCATGCGGCTACGCCCTCAAGAATTCGGCAAAGGAGGCCCGTAACTTCATCGCAAACGGCAAGAAATTGCGTGAAGGGGTCGTGCATGACTCTGGCGACGGTGAATTCCGCGACGACAGCGACGACAACGATTACCTGTCCCGCGAACCTGTCTAAAGGCTTTCGCTTGGCGCGCCGGGGAGGGTTGCCAAGACCCTCCCCGGCAATTTTTAGTTATCCCTATTCATTTAACTAATTCGTTCTGGTCGTTAGGAGACCGTGGGGCGAAAGCCTCCAGCTCTAGGATTTGGCTCGCCCGATCAGCGGGCTTTCGGTGAAAATCGGGAATCTGAATAACGGCTAGAACAAATTAGTTATCCATTGTTCCTCGAGAGATAGGCGTATCCGACGAATCTTGCCGCGAAGAGCAGAACTCTTCAGTAAAAATCGTAGCCCGAAGACGTAGCAAGCGAATAGGGCATCTCTCTTAGTTATCCCTGATCCATCAGGAAAACCATGAAAAAACGAACTCCATCAGGAAAACCATGAAAAAACGAACGGTGAATCTGCTGGTTAAGGTTGACGCTCCCGTTCGTATGAGTAAGAAGCGGGTTGCTGAGCTGGTTAATCAGCTAGTCGATATCGGTTTGTCTGATGCCGCCGACACGTTTTATCTAGAAGAGGGTGACTTGGAAGGGGCAAGAGCCGCCCTCAACATCGATATCACGAAACCAGTAGTTATCCGTAATCAAGAAATTGCGGATTTGCTGAATTCCTAGAATTGTTGTAAGTCTATGGAAGCTGTGGCTTGGCCTATGCGACCATTACAAGCTAAATATTCTTGACTGAGGTCGCTTCATTTGACTTGCAGGAGAATAAGAGGCATTACAACAATCCTAAAAATTCAGACACGGCATAAGTGGACGCCGGTAGGATGTCGCTCATTACGACGTAACACCTCGGAGGGTCGCTTATGCCACGTTACAGGTCGGGGAGTTATCCCTGCCTAATGTGCGGAGGCCGACGCAAAACGGGGGAGAGGCAAAGCGTAGAGTTAGAACGCCTCTCCCCCATAGTTATCCGTATCTAAGATACGAGATACGGAATTGCCATTGGGTAGCAATAGTTATCCACAATACGGCAACTGGATTTGAATTCCCTTGCTGAAAGATTATGATGAGCGAATATTTCTGCCCTAAGTGCGACAAAACGCTGGTTGCTCGGAAAAGTAGTTTCGGCAAGTTTTATGGTTGCCCGGGCTACTATGAAAAGTCGGCCCGTAATCCTGAGGGGTTTGATAAGGCCGCCGGTGAAGTCCAGTGCAAACATACTCAGAAAGCCAAGTATGTTAAGGAGGTGATTACGAAAATTCCTCTCCCCACCTTTAAGGGGTCGGATCAGCAGATTGCGATATGGGAAGAAATGGAGAATGGGACTTCCCACCTGATTATCAAAGCACTGGCGGGAACGGGCAAGACGACAACGATTGTCATGGGTGCCGCCCGCCTCACTGGTAGCGTCATCGCTCTGGCGTTTAATAACAAAATCGCCCGAGAGTTGAAAGCACGCATGCCTGAGGGAACGGCCACTAGCACGTTCCATGCTTTCGGCTGGAGTGCAATTCGGGCATTCTATAAGGGTGCCGAATTGAAGGAATACAAAACGCATAATTGCGTTGATGCAATGCTCCCTGAGGGGATGGACGACAACGATAAAAACCGTATCAAGTATGCGGTCGTCAAGTTGGTTTCCCTCTGCAAAAACAAATTGCTGGCACCGACAACCGAAAATCTGACGCAACTCTGCGAATATCATAGCGTTGAAATTGGCGACGAAGTAGAGCGGATTTTTGAATTGGTTCCAAAGGTTTTGGATGCCGCACGCAAGAATACGCGGGAATTTGATTTTGACGATCAAATTTGGATTCCGATTGTCAATAAGATTACGTTGCCGACTTATGATAACGTGCTGGTTGACGAAGTTCAAGACCTGAATATGTGCCGAATTGAAATGGCGTTCACGGTCGCGGGCAAGAATGGCAGGATTATCGCGGTGGGCGATGAGAATCAGGCTATCTACGGCTTTTGCGGAGCAGCGGAAGATTCTATGCAATTGTTTGAGCGTCGTCTATCCGCCTAGTTATCCTTTAACTTCCATCAACTCCGCACACTTTTAAAGGATAACAAGTATGTCTCGCGGCTTGACTCTCTTGACGCTGACGAAGACGCGACGGTGCCCGAAGTCGCACGTTGAAATTGCTCAGGCGTTCGTTCCTGCCTTTGAAGCAATGGCATCAGCCCCTCAGGGGGAAGTCAATACGATGCCTCTGGCAGCGGCGATTGATTTGATTGCCCCAGGGGATATGGTTCAATGTCGGAACAATGCTCCCCTTGCAACGCTTGTCTGGAAACTTCTGAGGCGTCATCTCAAAGTCCAGATTGCAGGCCGCAACGATTTTGGGGAGGGCCTCATCAATCTGATTGATCGGATGAAGACCGACGATATCCCGACTCTCATTGAACGGATTGAAACATATCGCGGTCGGGAGTTGACGAAACTGGAAAAGCGGAAAAATGCGGGTCGTGCGGCGGAAACTCTTAATGATAAATGCGATACTCTCATCGCTCTGACTGAGGGGACCGATACTGCGAAAGCGTTGAAGGAATTAATTAGCAGTATCTTCGCGGAAGTCAATGACGCCGGCGACGTAAAGCACGCGGTATTGTTGACGACGACGCATAAAGCTAAGGGATTGGAGGCCGAAACCGTTTGGGTATTGGACCCCTCCCTCTACCCGTCGTCATACGCCAAGCTACCGCACGAATTACAACAGGAGCGAAACCTAGAGTATGTCCGCGATACGCGGTCTATGCGTGTCCTGAATTATATTACGGTAGAAAAGACAGCGGCACCGGGGCGGAGCACGGCAACGGCTGAAGTTGCTCGGGATGAAGAATGGGAAGAGAGCGACGAATAGTTATCCATAGTTAGACTCAACTGGCCCGCCTGATTGGCGGACCTCCACGATTGCGGGCATAATGTCCCGCCTTAGTTAGTCCCCTCAGCCTTGATTGGCTGAGGGGCATTTTTTATTTCGACTGGCCCCAGCTATGTTCGGCCGGACCTAAGCTATGGATAACTAACGGGGGCATCCTAGTATTGTTCCGTACCTTAGCTATGGATAACTAGCAGGGGAATCTAAATGATAGTCCGTACCTTAGCTATGGATAACTATGGGGGCAGCTAGTTATCCATCGTCCTGCATCTGGGGGTTATCGCGGCGGGTTCGACAGTCGCCATGATGTAAATCCCCCTTACAAATCACCGGAGTATTCAATGTCTATCCTCTCTGGATCTTGTGGCCCGGCGATTACATACGCCGACAACTATGAGTTGATTGAGCGGCCTGTTCCTCGCCGTGGTATGCTTCAGTTAGCCCCAGGGCAAGGGGAAGACGGCTACGGTAGCAAAATCAGCACTGACAAAATGCTCCGCTTCAACGGCGATACGAAGCTGTATCGCGTTTACTGTATCTGCTACAGCAACGCCGGCAGTTGCTACGTCATCGTGAAGGGTGAACGGCTGTATCTTCGCGGCTGAGTTATCCTTTAGTAATTAAAGGAACCGATTATGAATCCTGAAGTACTCAGAGCCTCTGGCTACGTTTACCGCAACGCCAGCCGCACGCTTGAACAATTTCAGACGTTCTTCAATTTCAATCCTCTGAAATACCCGAAATACTTCTACGTCACTCGCACCGATCTGGTAGTCGCTACGCCAGCGTTGAGCATTGATTACGAAACCTATGCGGCACCACGGCGGGCGATGATGGGCATGCTGACTGGTCGCATCACTGTCCCCGCAATGTTGGTTGAGGGGCAAGAGGACAATCGCGGCTGAGTTATCCATTGTCAATCAGACAAATCAATTTCCATTCTGGAGAATAGAGTCATGGCGAAAAGTTGCAAGCCGACAAAATCGGAACAGGGCCGTCAGCTCATTCAAGCGGTGGCTCAGGTGTGTCGCGTTCATGGCGTGAAACTCGGATTTGAGGACCGCACGCTGTTGAACGTCGGTCGCCGGAAGCGCAAGTAGTTATCCATGATACAGTGTTGAAGTCGTGAGGTATCGCAATGCGATGAAGCGGCTTTAACATTGGGCGTCTAGAGCCAGTGAATCCGAATAGCTCTCGCGGAGCGGGTGAAATCTAGAGGCAGTTGGAGTCCTGTAAGTCCATCGTCGTAGGTGCCGATGGCTAAATCCAAGGTTGGAGCCTTGCTAAATTGTGATGACAGTTGGATAATAGGCTTGTCGTAATGACTGCAACGCTATTGGATAACGTATCCCCGTTGCGATGAAAGCAAGAGATAAAACCAGCGGACACAGTTATCCCTTAACCTTGCATGCTAAGCGGTCCATATAATACGACCCATTCTGCCTAAACCCTCAGGTGCTCATTGTGAGTTTACAGGGAGTGGCGGGTGGTCTTTTCTTTTGGAGTAATTGCCGTGCTTAAAACCGTCAACGTGATTTGGGTGAGCGATAAGTCAGTTGTAGACAAGCTGGCATCCTTCCCCGACGATAAGGATGGGAATAGCCAAGCGGAAGAGCTATTCCTGAAGTGGGCGAAAGAATCGTCCCCCGGCATTGAAAACGTGATGACTCCCGACGAATTTGAGGACTGCCTGATGGACGGGCAATTTTACGTTGCTGGTTCATCGCCGGAAGAGAGTCAGAGCTATATCCTGATTGTTCATTCCACCGAATCCTGAGTTATCCCTTAACAGGCATCAAGTCCACAACTCTACAGGAGCAACGATTATGAAGTCTGTTGGCTATCGTGCGGAATTCGTTCCCGAGCATAATGTCGGTGACCCGGTGCTCTATGAGCGAACCAACAAGGTTGGTCGCGTGAAGAGCAAGAAAATGATGTCAAATCGTGCTCATTACTTAGTGGCTTTTCCTGACGGTTCATCCGTATCGTGTTTCGGTGGCGAACTGGACTGGATCAGACACGGAAAAGTTGTCGCTTGAATTTCAGGTAAGGATAACTCAGGAACTCCTGAGTTATCCATTGTTGTCTGTCAGTTGCTCTCGTAGCTCAGCAGATAGAGCATCGGGTTTCTAACCCGGGGGTCGAAAGTGCGAATCTTTCCGGGAGTATTTCTTCGTCAAGCTGCTTATTGTCTAACTCCCAATGATGGGTCGGACATAAAGCAACGAGATTTGTCAGATCGTTGATAACGATTAACTTCGTCTCATCGGGGAATGTTGTAATCCCCTGAACATGGCAAATTTCAATATGCTTAGAATACCCGCATACTAGGCAGCACTTAGGTTTGTCTGACGCAAGGTATGTTCGCCTAGCATTTTTCCGTATCGTTGCGAACCTACTGGACGTGGAACAGTGGTTTAGTACTTCGCCTTTTCTCATACCACTAACCTGATCCGCCTTTTTTTTGTTATTAGCATCACAGCAACATTTCTGGCTACAGTAAAAAATGCCAGTTAAACATTTTTTGATTCTCCAAGTCGGTCGATAAACTTCTTTTCCACAAGTCCCGCAGTTAAACTTTTGCATGCTTTAGTATAGTGTGCAACTGCCAAAAACCTCGGAATCATTATGTTTATTTTTCTTCCACTGCTGATTTTGCTATGCTTTGCTCCACTAGCCCGGAGCCTACTATGTAGCATAGATCAATCATCATTCTCCCTAGTGCCGTCGCGCCGGCAGAGCGGCCTGCCATACTATACATCGGGGTTTGTTTAGATAGGTTAGAACCTTGAGGGCTAGAATTTGATAACGCTGGCGGGAATCACCCGCTGGCGTTTTTTTATTTCATTATAAGAATTAAAAATTGCTCTGTACCTAAGATATGGATAACTATGAGGCCAGCTAGTTATCCATTACTGATCTCACGGCGGGGAACGGCTTGCTAGTAGGTTAGGGAACGCCCGATAATACTGAACGCAAGCTGGCCCGCCAATTTTTCAGTTATCCCTTGATGCTCATTATGAAAACAAACAATCAGGCCGTTATGCAGATTCATAACAATACCACGTTGAGCATGGAAGAAATCGTACAGCTTCCGCTCATCGGAGCCACCGTCAACAAGTGGCGGCAGCGTAATATTACTCTGCTGGCCCTTCCGACAAATCCTGATAGACTGATTTCTGTCGGGGTCACGTTTGACGGCAAGACAACGATCATTTGCGAAGAGCCGCGATGCGATTGGGCGACGGCACTGGACTACATCGCTCACGGCAAAGTCTACGTGAGCGAATAGTTATCCTTTAACTTTCGTCAACATTACTCAGGAGTATCCCATGGAATTCGCACCGCTCCCGCAAACGATTGCAGCCGAAAAGAATCTTCGCCGTGCTCGCCTCGTGGCAGAGGTTGAAAGTTTCCTCCTCGGGATTCTCATCGGCACCCTGAACCGTATCAAGCATCGTGTTCGTGTGGATAACGTGCTGGTCCGCGAATTCAAGGCCGATTTGGCGAAATCAGACAACCCATTCGCCAAGGGGTGGAGCGTCATTCTGGAGAATGAGAACTACAACGTCCGCGTCAAAATTTGGGGCGGTGAAGTTTACTATCCCGCCGAATTGCTGTCGAATAAAATGCTCAAACAGATTGAGCGAAGCAAGGGCGACGGTCCTCAGTATTACTTGCGTGAGGCGGTCATCGGTTGCGACGATAGGCTTTCTACCTACTTGTCTAAGGATTGGGACAATCCCGATTGGCGAAGCTACAACGGCATTTTTGCTGAAGTGGTGAAGCAACTCACCGAGAAAGAGGAATACATCAAGGCGATTGACCGCGACCTGTTGAATCTGGTTGAAGTCAATCATCAGCTTGTGGAAATTTCCGCCGCGTTCGCCGAATACTGCCAGCCCCGAGTCAACACGATCAGGGACTTGAAACTTACCCGCTTCACAAACAATGCCGTCGCCGAATTGCTGCTGTCTCTTGTAGGTGGTGAAAAATGATTACGGCGATTTACGTGCAAGCGAATGATTATAGAGGGTATGACATTTTCGGCAATGCTCCCCGCGACGAAGGGGGCGTAATGCTTGGAATCGCTTCTAATCATAACTTACTAGAGGCGATTGAGGAAGCCCGAAGATTTGCCCGCCAGCACGTAACGATTGAATTCATTCACGTTCCCGTCTGAGTTATCCCTTAACAATTAAAGGAGTCCTGATTATGCAAGAGTTGGAAATGGAAGACGGCGGTTGTCTTCAGCTTGACCTTACTGGCGTGATTCGTTACATTGACGAACACGGCAACTGCGAAAATACCTGGGGGCCGGAAGATGACGGCTATCAGGCAAAGCGGGATTTGTTTGACTGAGTTATCCCTTACACCTTGCTGTCGTCGCTCGCGGCTAATGAGCGTCAGCGTTCCCCCGGCTAAACGGGGGCTAATTTTTTGGCCTGTAGTCCTGGCCAGTTATCCATAACTAGAGTACAACATTAGAAAATCCTAGTACAACAATATCTGCTACGTACCTAAGATATGGATAACTAGGCGGCGATGAGTTATCCATTGGCAAATATGAATTACGAACAAGCATACGACGGAATGCCGGTGAGCTTTGGCCGCGAAAATGGTCAAAGGACTATCGCTAAAATTTTCAAGCGTAACCGCGTCAAAGCGAAAGTTCGCATATTGGAGCAACGCGGGTACGGGCGTGGCAGCGAAGTAGGGTCAATTTGGGTTGTCCCTTATGAAATGCTTACTCCCGCAACAGAGGCAGACGTTGCTCGGGTTACTTCGCAGAAGACCGAAACTCCCCGCGAAAAGGTGACGCTGACCGCCGCTGACGTTGCGACGGTTGACGCAATGAAGTTGCTCGGGGTCGGTCGCGTTCAACCAGCAAATTCGGTTTTCCATCCGATTCTGCAATCCAATATTGATAAGGCTATCATGGCGGCAATCGTTGCTTGCTATGCGGCACTTGAACCCGAGACTCTGCATTGCGACGGTGAGGCAAATCCTGCCGTTGTTCGTCGGCATGCTGCTGAATACAATCGCAAGCTGAATGCAATGTTCAATGCAATCGGCGGCACGGTCACGGCAGAAGAGGCGTATGCGTGGGAAGACGCCTATCTTCGTGCCAAGGCAAAGAGACACTGAGTTATCCCTTAAACTCCATGCCCAACTACGACCTAGGCAAGACGATTTCCAGAAGCATACGGAATTCTGACGCCAATTATTATAGCTTTGTCGGTTCATACGATGGAGCGGTTAAGATCGGCGGGCAATGGGTACGGGCGGTTGAGTTAAACCGTATCGACAAATCACATTGGAGGCGATGGACTGGCCCGCCGTCAAGAGCAATTTTACGAGCGGTCAAATTCGGCCAACCGACACAAGCGACTGAGTTGTTTCCCGAGTTGGTAAAATTCAAAAAACCTGAGTTATCCGTAGAGGGGGTATGATGGATGAATTTCTTGAGGCTCTCATTCTCAGATTTAATCGCGGCAATGTGACCCGCCGTGCTTTGGGAAAATTGATTCAAGAGCGGTATCGTGATAGTGCCGCTGCCGTAAGTGTGACCGATGCCTGCCGCGAAGTCATCACCGAGATGGAAGCGGCTTGCGAAGATTTCAGCCACGAATGGCAGCAAGCAACGTGGCAGGACGAAGTAAAAAATCAGGGACCGCCGAAATAGTGGATAACTTTCGCTAGTGTAGTTATCCATTCTCATTCGTCAAGGCAATTCTTAAACAGGAGTAGAAGTTATGGCGAAGACCGAAAAGACGCTTCATATTCGCATGACTCAGCCGAAGTCGGCCAAACAGCAGTCAAAGGCAGCGGCGAATGTCGCAATGGCTCAGGTTCGTCTGGACTTGCTGAAGGACAAACAGAATCGGGCGAATGAGGCCCGCGCCTTGGGATTCGGCGGGCGGTCGGATGATGAAGTCATCCTCAACCGCAAGGTTTCCCCCTTCAATCACGTTGCCCTTTCGCTCTGCGGAAAGTATAGCACGGCGATTCGGGGATACGTCGGGGAATTCGTCGGAGTTGCTCCGTTCATCGTCAACAAGAAAATTCTGGAGTATCTTTCGGTTGATACGGAAGCCGCTGCCTACGTCAACGAAGTCGCTCGGTTGCGGTCGTCGTCGGTTGCGTGATGTTTTGGACTCTGACGCGGTAAGGCCCGCCCATGGGAACTACTGCCGCGTAGAGTCTTTTAGTTATCCCTACCCTTCTGTCAATTATAAAACAGGAGTGTATGATGATTACAAAAGAATTCGTCCTCGCTGGCAAGGCAATTTTTACTCTTGAGTTGCCCGCTGAATTCGCGGCGAAACACGGCTGCAAGCCTCATTATACGTATCGCGTGAACTATTCGGAAGCAACGGCAGAATTTCCGGAGGCTTGGTGGGTCGGCAAGTTGACTGGTCCCGAAAATATACGGGATTACAGCGACGTAGGCAAGGTCAATGCTTTCACCGGCGAAGTCACGATTACGAAGCTGTCAAAATTCACAAAGGATTCAATGACGTTCAAATTGATTAATCGCGTGCTGGCTCGCGTATGGGCGGGCGATACGGCTGCGATTGAGGCGGCTGGTTTCAAGTTGCATAACGCTGGCAGGTGCGGGCGTTGCCTCAAGACGTTGACGGTTCCCGAGAGTATTGAATCAGGTTTCGGTCCCGAGTGTCGGGGTAAGGTCGCGGGAGCGGCGTAAATCACCGGGGGTGTAGCTCAGTTGGTCAGAGCAGAAAACTCATAATTTTTTGGTCCTAGGTTCGAGTCCTAGCATCCCCAATTTTAGTAAAGGATAACTCACAATGCTTGTCGCCGTTTATCACTGTCGGAATCACGACGCAATGGTTGAGTTGCTTGGCAATCTTGACCCTGGCGAAAGCATGCAAGTGATTGACCTGCCTCACGATAGTATGACTGGCGAACCGCGATACGTCGTCATCTACACTACCCGACTTCTGACGGGCGTTGCGACCGCACAGGAAAATCAGGACATCATACTTAAGTCCCAGACTCACATCCATTGAAACCTAGCTATGGATAACTAGCGGGCAACTAGTTATCCATTAGCAATCATTATGAGCAAGCAAGTCCGAGTATACGGATGGGTTGAACAAAACTGCTGTGCCATCGGCCTCTGTTATAAAGACATTCTCATTGACGACGATCAAGAGATTGTAGTTTTTGACAACGGCCAGATAGCTCATGCAGAGGGTGCCGGCACTGGCTACTGGTTTTTGACGGCAGAGAATGCCAAGCGGCAAGTCCTCAAATTCTGGCGAAACGAACGGGACAACGCGATTGACGCCTTGAAACTTTGCCGCAATTATCTGATTGACGAAGAGATTCCATCTTACGAATGAAAGGTCAAAATGTCGAAAAGTAAACTCCCCGATTTCTCTGCTGCTGAGTTGCTCCCGAAGGGCAGCATTGACGGCAAAGTCCGAAATCTTCCCAAAGCGGATCATCGGCCAACTATCAACTTGTTTCATGGTTGTCGGCCTCAGCTCACGATTGTTCGTAATGGCAATGTCGGAGCGCTGCGGATTTCCCGGCGCGTGGCCGAAGAGTTGATTGCTATGGGCCTTGCTTACGGCAACTGACACAAGCTACGGATAACTAGCTAACAACTAAGTTATCCGTTTGATAGTATTATGATTGATTGCAGCAAAATGAACCTTGATTCGTTTCTGGTATGTACCAGATACGATTTCGGTTGCCCCGACCATATCCCCCCCGAACGCTGGAAGGGAATGCTGCAATGGCTGCGAAGTCGGGCGATTTTTCAGGATGGCCTGACGATGCCGCCGAAGCCTCAGGACGAACGAAAATCCAGCTTCTAGTTATCCATTCATTGTTGTAACTAACCGAGACGCACGCGGGCCTGTTGAAATCGCCTGCGACCGTCCATGCACCCGCGAAGTCCTATAGAGTGCGAGGTAGTCCAGTTGACCGAAGTGGCACCTAACTGGCGTTAGTTATCCCTTAACAATCAACAATCCCCCTTCTCTAAGGAGTATGCGATGCGTATGGAAGTTGAGGAACAGGAAAAGCCCCGCGAAGTGGTGGTAGAACCGCAGTTGAAGTTTCGTGACCGAAAGGATACCACGATCACCGGCGTTGAGTTGTCCCGCGACCATAAGGGCCGACTGAATCTCTTCCGCCTGGCCGCCGCTGTCTGGATGGGCATTCAGTGCAAGGTGCTGGAAGTCTATCACGATACCGATTGTGTCCGCGTGCAACTGGACTGCGAAAAGATCATCCCGACCGTTGGCGAATCCGTCGCCCTTCCGACCGCCCCGCGTCAACGCAAGCGAAAGCCTGCCGTTGTGGTGGACGACGCCCCGACCGTTGAACCGCTCGCCCCTGAACCGCCGGCACCTGTCGCCGAAACCCCGAAACCCGCCAAACCCCGCAAGCCGCGTGCCGCGAAGACGAAAGCCGTCGCTGCGAAGAAACCCGCGAAGAAGAAGACCGACAAGTCCGCTGCCTGATGCGTTCGTCCCTCCGACCCTCCCTAGTGATACCTAGGGAGGGTCATTCTAGTTATCCGTAATCGGTTGTAAGTTTCACCCGATTAAAAGGATAACCGGTATGATTGAATTCACTGCGGAGCAATTTGCTCGCGGGGAACACCGAAATCTCACCCCCCGCTATTACGATTTTTTCTGGAACCACGATTTCACGACCTGCCGTGCGGTCAAGCTGACTTGGCACGATGAGAAGAGCTACGCCGCTTATCAGGGGGATAACCTGCAAGGTGAATAGGACAAGGCCCGGAAAACCCGGGCCAATTTTTTTGGCCTAGCTGATAGGTCTAGTTATCCATAGCTAGAGTACCTACTAGTTAAATCCTAGTACAACAAAACTCTCTGCGTACCTAAGATATGGATAACTAGGCGGCGATGAGTTATCCATTAAATCGTATGCTCCAGTATACCGCCAAACACCTGAACTACGAATGCACAATCTGGCAGCAACCGATTGCTACGCCTGGCATTGTTCCATTTTGGAGTTACAAAGTCGGGACTAATCGGCAGGACTGGGCACCTACGCTTGCCTCTGCAAAAAGTCAGGCATCGGGCGATTTACGAATCCTTTGCTTCCGTGATAAAAAACCATTCCCCAAACGTCTGACTTGGGTTCCGTCTGATCTCGTCCGAAACGAATATGATAAGGGCGAATGTCCCGACTGTCAAGAGCCGATTCCTGAGTCCGCGTTGCATGGTGAATCATGCGAAAATTGCGGGCATATCTGGAATCAACTTCAGCCAAGCGACGATTTGAGTTACTCAAACGAATAAAGGAGCGTCATGCTGAAATCCCGCGTTTACTTTGTCGTCGCGGTTGACATTGAACACCCGCACGTATTTTCACCTGAAGTCGCGGGCGATATGGCAGCGACCGATTGTGACTACAATTTCACTTTGGATTGTCCGAACAATCATATCAAGATCGTTGACACGGAAATCAAGGGCAGCACGGTTTCAATGCCGATCATCTAGTTATCCATATCCGACCGTAAGACAACAGGCTCCTAAACCTGGCCCGTGGAAGTAGAACGTCGTGTGTTCTAGACCACGGATTACCCGGCAACGGTCGGTGAGGCAGTTGGCGGCATTGCGGTGCTGTCGCGGACGAAAACACGGGCAGTCTTATAATTTTCTCTCACAGGAGATACCATGAAGAAAGGGCAAAAGCTAGGACTGACGAAAACTAAGGGACTAATCAAGGGAGCGTACGACCTTTACGAAATTACTGGCCTGTCGCTCGGAAAACTTGCCTTGATCGCCGGCGGGTTGAAACTCAGAGCTGACGCCGGCAATGTGCTTGCGGAGGAAATTCTCCAATCATTAGGGGAAATCCCCTACACGCAAACAATCAGCGAATAGTTATCCATTTCTCCCTGTCTTAACAGGAGATTATCATGGGACGATCAAGAGCGATTCCTTTCACGGTTGAGATTAAGGTTCCCGGCTTCATCTACACGCCTTGCGAATGGCGACTGCGAAAATCGCCGCAAGAGCAAGTCCCTGGCGACGGTCAACCGACTGCGGATAACTTGCGGAAATACGTCGCTGCTTTTGAGGAATCAACTCGCACCGGCGGCAACAAACATCTCGGCCCGACGACAGTTTCCGCTGCCCGTATCGTTCGCCAGAGTGATAAGGCGGTCATGGCGGAATACACCCGACCGCTGTTCACTGTCGGCTAGTTATCCTTTAACTCTCATCAGTCACCCCTTACAGGAGAGTATCGTGGCGAAACGTAGGACGAAAGCCGAAAAGCAGTTGGACGACAGCATTGACAACGCCTACAGCCGCCTTGGGAACGGCGTTGAGGTGATGATGTTTGACCTCAGCAAAATCTTCAGCGAAACCCGCGAAGCAGTAGCCGCTGGCAGCACCGTTGACGACGCGATGGCCTCGGCGATTGCGAAGTATCGCCAGAACTAAGCTACGGATAACTAGGCAAGAGACATAGCCAGATCGGCAATCTTCCGAAAGGGACAAAACGATTTTGGCGTCCTCACTTGCTTAGTTATCCATTCGTTTTTATAACTAGGCGTTCGGCGTATAGACTGGGAGCGGGACCACCTAGCCCGGTGGGCAATACTGACTCCACACGACATGCCGCACGTTTAGTTATCCGTAATCCAGAGTGAGTCCATTTTCCTCAAGAGGATAACTCAGATGGATAAACTTAGCTTTCGTCGGATCGGTCGTTCGTTCCTGTTCAATCACCCGCTGGGAGCAATTCGCTTCGCCGAATTTTTGGATCGGCACGGCATTCGCTTCGCGTGGCATGACATTCGCAACGGTGGGGCCTTGGTGCGGGTCAGCTAGTTATCCATTCCCCATTGTCAACCTTACTCAGGAGTATACAATGGATGCCGCCGAATTGCAGCGACATGCCGACGAACAGGCCGCGACCTTTCAGAAGCGACTGACGGAATGGGTTGCGGATAACCAGAAGAAAATTGATGAATACATGGCGGCTCACTTCCCGACCCTGGAGCGGGAGGAGTTGATCCAAGATCCCGGCAACAAATACGTCCGCATCTGGAAATCGCGGGCCAGCGAACGGGCCAGAGATTGCAGGGGTTCAGCTTTCGCTTTCATCGTCAAGGCCAACGGCGACATTCTGAAACCCGCAACGTGGAAAGCCCCCGCGAAGCACGCCAGAGGAAACATCTACGACGTCAGCAAGGGCATGGGACGGATGAACGAATACGGTCCCGAGTATCTGCGATAGACCAAAGCTAAGGATAACTAACGCTCCCCGAAACGGGAGCGTTTTTTCTTTTCGCCACGTACCGCCAGAGTTATCCATATCTTAGGTACCTACTAGTTAAATCCTAGTACAACAAAACTCTCCCCGTACCTAAGATATGGATAACTAGCCCACCCCGCAGTTATCCATTAACAACCATGAACCCATATACCGATTACGGCTACCGCCGCTCATGGTCCCCGCCGCCAAAGCCAGCTCCTCCCAAATCAATCGCCGTTGACTACTTCGTCGTCAATCCAAGCCTTGCCGATTTCAGTTTCGCCGATTGCCGCGACCATGCGTTCACCCATGCCAGCCACATTGACCGCTCCGCAGTCATTGAATATCGGAACGGCCAGTATAGGTATTGGCTGATCGGTCGGGGGGAAGCGGTCTAAGTTATCCGTTAGTTCCTGAAAGGGTACAACGATTATGAGAGCCGACAACCAAATCACTAACGACAATCGCATTATCCGCCTTACTGAAATCGGCGGGCGGTATGGCGAAAGTCTGGACATTGTTTGTAACTACCCGACAGACGTTGAAAGTCGCTGCGATTCAGCATGTCTTTTGGATAACGATGTCATCCCGAAAATCGTCAAGCTGATTAACGACGACGGCAACAAACCGACCCCCGGCAATCTGACAAACGGCCAGCTCATGGCAAAGCTGTCTGAGGGCGGGCTCTTCTACTACAACAAGCATCGCGGTTTTATTGACTCCATTCGCGGCGTGCGGCACAACGAATTTCTCGTGACCTTGCTCCCGTTCAACGGCAAGCGACGTAAGACGATCACCGTCAACACCGTCAGTTAGTTATCCTTTGAGGGGCATGATGGACCGCTTCGTTGACAAGTGGATTGTCCCATTCGCCGAAATGGCCGTTTTCTGCGGCGTATTCGGCAGCTTGATTTTCGGATTCTTCGCGTTCGTTTACTATGTTCTCACTTTTCTGGGTAATCCCTAGGAACGCTGATTGTAGTTTCTCCCGCCATTGGGTAAGCGCTGCAACGCTGGACTCCAACGTGGGGGGAATTAAAGTAGATGGGGCGTAAACGTCTCGCTACGACCAGCACCCTCGGAGCAAATATGCAATACGTTTTTGAAGTCGGCCAACGGGTAACGGATTATTACGGAACAAAGCGGGGCGAAATTGTAGCCAGAGTGCCGGGAAATTTCATCGGCATTTACGCTGTCCAATGGGATAACGGCGACGAAGAGGGCTGCGTTGCTGAAGAATTGCGTGCCGCCTGAGTTATCCTTTAACTCTTGTCTCTTACAGGAGTATACAATGGATGTAAAAAAGGGTGACCGCCTCCAAAACGAGAAGGGCCTCAAGGGCACCGTGGTGCATGAACTCAACGGTGAGTGTATCATTCACTGGGACAACGGCCACACGGATGCCATGAAAAACGCTTATCTCGAATCCAATTACATCAAGAAAGTTGACGCCTAAGACAATCCGCACCGGCAAACGGGTCGGGAATAATAGGACAACAATTCATGGGGTTAACCAATCCCACGCGGGGTTGCCGTGAATGCCTGGCTCTCCTTCAGGCCACCTAAACGTGATAATTCCTTTAGCCGCAAAATGTGCGGACTGTCTTAGTTATCCGTTAGAAATTATGCACACCCCCGCACAGAAGTCAACCCGTAAGATGATCGTAAAAATCGGCTACCTTGACGTAGCTATCGGTCATCAAACCCGCACCGCTCATCACGTTCACGATACCCGCCCGCGTAGGCAGAGAACTAGAAAGGCCGCTGCAATCGCAGCGATGCAAGAATGAGGGATCAGATTGACCTCTTGCGGGCATTGACTCAGGTAACGTCAATCGCCCGCCGATACAAAAATCAAATGTCAGCCGCCGACAATGCCCGCATATCGGGAATCGCCGCTGAAACAAAGGCCGACCTCGAAGAAATCCAGCAAACGACACACAACCCCTTTACGCGATTTCTCGCGGGGAGCATTAGCCGTTAGTTATCCGTAGTCGGTTGTAAGTTTCACCCGATTTTTGAAAGGATAACGAATTATGAAACTCACCGTCGTGGGCCATCGCAAAATTTCGCCGGGCAAGCCGTCAATCTCGTTTCTGCCCGCCGAAAGCATGGAACAGGCCCGTCGTATCCTCGCCGAATTCCAGAATCGCCCGAACATGGATTACGGCTATATCTGGGACCACGAAACCCGCAAGACCGCCGGGGAATTTGAAACGACGCTCGGAGCCGGTTTCGCCAAATCGTAGTTATCCATCTCCTGTTATATTCAGCACCCCCCTTACAGGAGACAGGACTATGCCAGTTGTCGTCTGTCGCACGCAAAATGCCAGCCATGAGCACGTTGTCGCCACGGAAGAGGAAGCGGTCAAGCTGGTACGGGCATACGCTGCCACTGGCCTGTTCCTCTCTGTCGGAATTCTGGAAGACGAAGAGCAGACCGACGACGACCACATTCCCGGCGAAGATATGGATGGCGACCACGATTCGGCCATGACCAGCGCCGGAATGGGGACCGACGAAGACTACGGATTCTTCGACGAATACTAATCAGGGATAACTAGGGGGGAAAGTCCCCCCTGTTTTCGTTACCCGGAGATCCTCTAAGTTATCCATAGCTAAAGTACTGATACTATAATTATTAACTCTTATAGTTTCCCCTGTACCTAAGATATGGATAACTAGCCGGGGAGCAGTTATCCATTACCCCGCATGGCACGACAACTAAGTATCCCTGAAAAGCACCAGCTCCGCGTTGCCCGCAAAACGCTGAACATGCCCGATGGCATTCTCGGAATGATCGGCGGCATGACAAAGGCAGAGGCGAAGGAAGTTATCCATCGTCTTACTGGCACGCCAGCCGTTTTGCGAGCCGCCGAAAATCGTATCAAGTCAAGTCCCTGGGCGTAGTTATGGAACACGATTCGTCAGCCAACGTCTGGTATTCCCGCAACGATCATATTGGCATGCGACAATTTCGCTACCACTGGATTCGGTACAACGGCAACGGCAACCATGACGGAGAGAAGACCGTTTACTGTTACAATCGGCAAGATTTCCTGAAGCTGATTGACCGTTGGAATAGTCGGCCCGATTCAGGCTGGGTTTATACCGCCCTCTAAGGAGTCATCGTGATTTATTCTTACGTCGTCCTCAAAATGGTTCGCCAGATTGTTCAAGGGATTGTCGTCTTCAACGATGCTACGCCTGGGCACGCTCTACACGCCGCTGAGACTCACTTCAAGCAATGGGTAAAGGAATTCCTTCCCGCCTATCAGAACGCGGGAGAAGCGACCCTGGCGGAACTGACGGTTAACCGCAAAGCCGACGACGGCAACCACGATAAGAAAGTCCAGATTCTCCAGACGTTCGCGGACGGAACCTTTACGACCTGAGTTATCCCTACCCTTCTGTATCCCCGACCTCTTACAGGAGAGTAACATGACGGAAGCAACCCCCTACTACTTTGCGGGCGTCATCGCGGTCATTCAGGGAATGAGGAAGTAGAGCTGCTACCGCCCCCCGCGTGCGTTTCAATCTACGCCGCGGGTGGGCCTTTCTATACACCTGTTCACCTGTTTGTTTATTATTAAGGGGGTTGCCCATGATGCGGATAACGTCGCAACTTGCCTTGCGTAAGGTGCCCGGCGGGGTTGAGTTAGTTCGCCTGTTCAATCGGCAGCAGGCGGCTGAGTTCCAGCGGGAAGCCAGCAAGAGGCTGCCATTCGTTTCGCTGGGGCAAGTCGTCTATGCGGCCCGATGCTGGGAGGCTTACCGGGCATCGGGCGGGACAGGCACGCTGAACACGTTCACGGATCAGTTAGTTATCCTTTAATGGTTGTAAGGAGAGCCAAGTATGATGCTGACTGCCGAGCTGCTGCCGAATGGTCTGGTCTACGTGCGGGACAGGGAGAGCGGGCTGACCTGCTGCCACCACTGGAGTGTGGGACTGCGGGATACCAAGCGGGTGCTGGTAGGGGGCAAGGTTCATGGGGACTTGACGGTGAGTGCGGGAGAGGTAGCGGTTGCGTTGGATAGACAGAGCGGGTATCAGGAGTTCATCCCTACCGCAGCGTAGGACATGCTCTAGGGATAACTGGTAGCAGAACCTTGCTGCTATAAATTATCTTCCGGAACATGTGGGGGGTCTGAGTAAGATGGGGGGCTACGCCACCAGGACAGCCATCCTCATTCCCCTCATCTTTTATTTTCCCGGTACCCCGCCCCTTTAGAAACATAAGGGGTATTTAAAGGTTCCATATTCATCCGGCACCCTGCCATTTTAATAAACATTCAGGGACATTTTCCGCATTCGGCCATTTCAAAAAAATCCAGGAAATACCCTTTATCGCCACAAGGGGTTTTCCCAAAAATACCAGGAAAAAATCCTATTGACTCTACAGGGGTTTTATGGTATTGTGGTGAAATCATGAAAGCGTCCGTAATTATCTCTGTTCTAAAACATCCATATAAATGGGCTTATGATGGACCTCGCAGAATAGAGTTTAGAAATAATGAAAATAAATTAGTCGGCAAATATTTCGCCAGAATTTCAGTTGCGCATGCTTGCTTTGGAGAAAGTAAGGCCGTAGCGATATTTAAGACTAAAACGCAAGATACAATAGATGACGTTGGCAGAGCGATTTATTTCATCCGGCTGAAAAAAGGATTGGAATGAAAGCTGAAGTAAAAATAACAATTGGTAAAAAACATCCGTACGGTTTACTTCAATATTCCGAATTCCAAACCTGGTTTACGTCACCGAACGGAAACAAGGTATTCGGCAAGCTCTTTTGGGGCAGTAAAATAGTGATATGTCCTCCAAAAGGAGGAGGCATCATTGTTTCTACTATGTGTACGGACGTAGAATATGCAGGAAATTTGATTCATCGCTACAGAGTAGAGCAGGGATGGGAGCAACCATGAAGGCATCTGTAGAAATCACCGTTATTAATAACAAGCATCCTTATAAGAAGTACCATTACTCTGATAAACAAGTTTGGTTTACTAACGGCGATGTCGTATTCGGTAAATTCTTGCTCGGAGTCAAAATGGTAATGTTTTCGCCTGTTGGAAATGAAATTACCATTGGTACATCAAGCGTAGACATAGATGAAATAGGAAACTACCTATACAACTATCGCGTAGCGCAAGGGTGGGAAGGTTAATGAAAGCTGAAATCAAAATTTTTATTAATAAAAAACATCCGTATATGGCACATTATGTTGCAGAAGGCCAAGTTTGGTTCGCGCCACCTGATGGATCTTCTATATACGGTAAATTGTTTTTAGGCAGTAGACTATTGATATTCCCTCCAAATGGAAAGAATATTACTGTCGGGTGGTCGAATACTAACGTAGATGAAGCGGGGATTTGGCTACACAGTTATAGAACAGTGCAAGGATGGGAATTATGAAAGCAACCGTAAAAATCACTGTTAATAACAAGCCTCCGTATAATATTACTGATTTCCCACAGTTGTATTGGTTCACTAATAAAAATAACAACAACTTAGCGGCAAAGTTTGACACGAATAAAAAAAGAATAGAGATCTACCGATCAAATGGGTCCACGTTCTTTGTTCCTACTAAGTCAAAAGACGTAAATGAAGTTGCTAGATGGGTGTATTCGTACAGGTTTAATCAAGGGTGGGAAGATTAATGAAAGCTGAAGTAAAAGTTTTTCTTGAAAAAAAAAGAACCGCGATATTGGTATTATCAATATGATGGCGGAACTTATTTCTGCAAACCTGGTGGACATCATGTTGTTGCCATGTATAAAAAAGAAAACAACTCACTACAGGTTGACGTTGGAATGGGGGAGACGGTGTATTTGTCTCCTCATATGAGTGATTTAGATGAAATAGCTGAGTTCATTTATGAGTTTCGTATGAAAAAGGGATTAGAATGAAAGCTTCGGTTAAAATATCCATTGTTAACAATGATAATCCATATGTAATTTATCATCTTAAAAATAACGAGAAATGGTTTATATCTCAAGATGGTATGGCAATAGTTGGCAAGTATTACGTGAATAAGAAAATGTTGGCTGTTATTCAATCAGATAATAGCCTTCCGATTTATCTTAGTATAAAAGGTGATGATTTAGAAGCAGTAGGAGCTAAGCTACATGAATACAGAATCTCGGTTGGATTGGAGAAACCATGAAAGCCGAAGTTAAAATAGAAGTAAACAAGATATTTGATTATTGTGCTCAGGATGTGCTTCCTTTAGAGACACATGTTCACGTAGGTCAACCTCCTTGGGTAATGGGTAATCTAGTAGCAGTTCATTTATGTGGTTCGGAACAAATCTGTTTATATGGCTCAACTGATCCTAATAATATGCAGTATATAGTAATCAACGGAATTCCTAAATTTGCGAATCATGATCATTTAATTCACTATGTTCATAATGAATTATTAAAGAGAGATTGGTTAAAACAATGAAGGCAGAAGTTAAACTTAGTCTTGGTAGCCGATACGGTTATGTCTTTAGGGATAGTCCAACTTTAGGAAGAATAGCCGCTTATCTTGAGAGCACTAACGAATTGGTATGTGGTTATCAAAAGCCAAACAGTACAGGATATATCCGTGACTTAAGAGTATATGCCAATAAAGGAGTTGGATCTAAAACGTTATCTATAAGTGATTATAAGGCTATGAGTAAAGAAGAAATAGAAGAGCATATTTACAAAAAACGTAAGGCATTTGGGTGTAAACATGAAAGCCAATGTTAGTATTGATGTTGTATTTAAATTTCCAAAATATATTGAATACGATGTTATCAGTTCGTCAAAATATCATCCTTTTATAATGTATAAACATCTTAATAAGAAGTTTTATTCATTTGCTAGGATTACTGAAGAAGGCGCTTATTATAGCATTGGTGCCTGTGATGGAAATAGTAATGTAATGAGAGTGTTTGATGATCAAGTTAATACAATTTGGGAAGGGGAATATTTGCCAAATGAGTATGAGTCTTTTACATTTATTCTTGCTAAAAGAATGATGGAATTAGGACATATATGAAAGCAATATTATCAGATTGGAAGATTAATCACCAGCCTTTGTATTATGCGGTATACATTGGCAATGGTTATTATAATGTTTTCTCTGGTTTTAGCGAGAAGAAGGGAAGGATTAGAGATAATAATCTTGGTGTCTATATCCTTGAACGGTACGATGTATCTTTATCAGGATTGCAAATAATTGTTGGTACTTATAGTCAAAAATATTGGGACGCTAATGACTTAGCCGCAGAACTACAAAGAATAAATGGTGATGCGTGAAAGCTGAAGTAAAATTATCTGTGAATAAACCAGAAGGTGATCATCCATATAGCATTCACATGACGGCGCTTGACTGGGATTTTAATTATAGGGTTTATAGTTATAAATTACTTCGTGATGTAGGCGCAATGAGCTATGACAGTAAGTCTAAATCATGTAAGAAATTTGTTGTTTATGATAATAAATGTAGTCCTTTATTTACTTTTAGTTGTCATGAGAATATGACCAGGGATCAGGTTGCCGAACAAATTTGGTCTTCCCGAAAACAGTTTTTTGGGACGGAATGATTTTTCTAAAGGATATTAAGGGATTCCTATGAAGGCATTATCTTCTATAATTGTTTATAGTATGATTGGGGACTATCGTATTATGCATTGTTATGGATGGGATTATTTTTATGACCATTATACGATGGTTGCTAGGTTTTTGACCGAGAGCGGTACGTTAGAAATATTTGATAAAAAGGGAATGCAGGTATTTAATGCTGTTTATGAGACGAAAAATTTGAAAAAGGTAGCATCAGTAATTGCCAGTTATGTGGAAAATCACGACCTATGAAAGCAGAAGTTAAAATTACAGTTGGTGGGCATCCTTACTATTTCTCTAAAGGATTTGGGTATACTTATATTATGGTTAAGCTTAAAGGAGTATATCCATCGAAGGTTGTAGGAAGATGGGCTAAGGATGAAAAGTATGTGTCCGTTTATAATAAGAGTTTTAACGGAGTGCATCATCATGACTGGATAGATGGAAAAGCTACACCGGAATCTTTAGAAAATGCTGCTAAGAGAATTTATGAATTTCGCTTGTATAGTGGATGGGAAACATGAAAGCTGAAGTTAAAATAACTGTTGGCGGGCATCCTTATTGGATTGGGACTATGGATGGTAGATATTATATTTTTTGGGAGAAACCTTTTACAGGGAATGTAGTTGTTGGAAAGATGAATGTTGGTGACTCTTACATGAATATTTATAATAAAGCCTTTAATGGTATAGACCACTTAACTACAGTAGAATCGGGTAAAGACGAGGAGATGTTAGAAGAAGTGGCTAAGAGAATCTATGAATTTCGTTTAAGTAAAGGGTGGCCTACGTGAAAGCAACTGTTAAAATCTCTTTGGGGCCTGAGAAAAAAAATAATAGCCACCCTTATAGCATGTCTGAAGGCACTCAGAGTACATTTGTAATAGACCAGCATGGTTTTGAGAAAACGGTTGGTGTGATAGATCGCTCAAATCACACTGTATTTGTTTATAATAATGGTGTTGTTCTTGCTAGTTTTCCTCTCTCTCTTTACGAGTCTAATAACGAAGCAGCCTGTAGGATTTATGAGATTAGGAAAGAACAGGGATACGAATGAAGGCTAGTGTTAAAATTACTGTAGGGTCTAGGTCTAACAAGCACCCTTACACGCTTCATTCTACGGCATATGGAATGGACTTTCGTAATGCTAATGGTTTTGTTGGGTATGTAAATCGTCCTCAAAATACGATAGTGGCGTTTGATCTACACGGTCAGACTGCTTCTAAGTTTATGACTTTGGTAAATGAGACGAATGATGAAGTAGCTCATAGGATTTATGAGTTTAGAAAAGAACAAGGGTACGAATGAAAGCAACTGTTAAGGTATCTGTTTGTAGTAACCCATATAAGATTGAGAAAACGCACCACGATAATGGTTCGTTATATTATACGCTTTATATCTGTGGTAATAATCATAAAGCCGCTCTTAGGTTTGCGGAGAGTAATGATAATGCTAAAAGTTTTGCTGTCTATAATAAAAATGGAAATACTTTTGACTATGGTGAATTAAATCTACCTATTAATCAATACACTAGTGATGATGAATTTGGCCAGATAGTACACGAATATCGTAAATCAAAGGGATGGGAATGAAAGCTGAAGTCAAAATATCAATGGTTGAAGATTCGCCTTATCGGATACACTGGAACTCCACTGCAACCAAAGGTGCTGTTTATTTATTGATTCCTTTCGCCAAAAACCTTGGAAGAGTTGCTGCTATTAATTTAACCGATTGCACAATTTCAATATATGATGAAGTAGCGGAGAAGCGTGTAACTACTATTGATCTTCCTGATGGGATTACGCCAGAAGCATGTTTGTTTAAGGTAAATCTTTATCGCAAGTATTATTTGGGGAGAAACTAATGAAAGCTGAAGTTACCGTAAGAGAGTTAGCAAATAACATCATTTACAAAACAGAAAAAGTTTATGTTTTGGGCGGTAATCATTATACGGTTTGGAAAGATAACAACGATAACCCTATAGGCGTTAGATTTCATGGTGACGGTAGCGTGATGTTCTACAATCATAATGATATAACTTCTGAAGCAATAGGCTTTAACAAACATTATGATAGTAATAATGCTTTCGGCATTGCTCTACACGAATATCGTAAATCAAAGGGGTTGGAATGAAAGCTGAAGTTAAAATTACTTTAGGGTCTGAGGAAAAAAATAATAGTCATCCTTATACTCTTAAAAAGACATTCTATGGATCGGACTTAAGGAATAGCGATAATACATTTTTTGTTGGGTATATTAATCGTAGGCGCGATGAGGCTAGTGTTTTTAATAACAATTCTCAGAATACTTGTGATATTGGTATTAGTAAAAATGAAACCGACGATCAGATTGCCATTAGGATTCACGAACTAAGAAAGTTGATGGGATACGAATGACTAAGCCTTACTCATTTGAATTGGAAGTGTTGCCGGATATGTTCGGCTATAGACTGAAATATATTTCATATCAGATGATTAGAGTATCTTTACAGGATGGTGGATTGGCAGGTTTGATTAACTGGTCTGACAACACTGTTCGCGTTCATGCTTGTTTAAATCATCATCGTGATATACTGCGTACTATTGACCCTAATGAGGCTTTGTATGAAATAGTGAAATATGTTCATGAAACTCGTTTCAGAGAATTGGGGCATGTATGAAGGCTGAAGTAATTATAAAAGAAGTAAATATCGAACATCCATATGCGATAAAAAAAGTATGTTATGGTAGTGGCATGCCATATTGTACGATTTACCGTGATGATAATAATCATAAAGTAGGCGTGAGGTTTGATCTTGACGGCTTAGTTGTTGTTTATGGCGAAACAGGAGATGGATTTGCGGTAAACAAAGGTGTTTTTAAAAAATGGTATTCTAGCGATGATGCCTTTGGTATTGCGTTACATGAATATCGGACTGGCAAGGGAATGGAATGAAGGCCATTGTTGATTATAAGATTCGTTTTAAAGAACACCCATATCATTTTATACCCAGCGGTGATTTGTATAGCATTGTATACATTTACACTCCAGGCAATTACTGTGTTGGGTATGTTGTTTATTCCCAGAAAAGATTGTATATTTATCAGGATAATTCTGGCGCGTCATACTCATATCGTCCATTTAAGTATGAAATGTCTGATGAATCTAATGATATCGCTGGACATGAAGTATATTATTATCGTAACGCATATGGATTAAACAAATGAAAGCTGAAGTTAAAATTACTGTAGGGCCTGAGAAAAAAAAGAATACATACGAATATTCGCTTTCTTTTTATATGGTTAACAATAGGCTGGAAAAGCGTTTTTATAAAGACCTTATATTAGTCGGTAGAGTGGTGCCGCCTAATGGAGGAGGAATGACCAGCAGTGTTTTGACTATTTTTAAAGACGATGGAAGTGTAATTTGTAGTGGTAAGATGAAGGATTTTGGTGCGGCGTTTTTTAAGGAATACACTTTGACGGAAATGCGCTCAACTATTTACCGTTACCGAAAAGTATACAAGGACGATTATGAAAGCTAAAGTAAGGACGTTGATCTTCCGATATAAATGTAAGAAGCATAATATAACATGCCGAACTATGATTATAGACGGACATGAATTGATATACGATTGTGGTCTGTGTCGGGCAGGAAATAGAAGTAACTCCAGATATGTCATGTTAATGTTTGGAGTAATGTGCTTCATAGGCGTTGGGGTAGCCGTGATTGCTATTGAAGTTTTAAAATTTATTAATACCTGAAAGAAAAAAATAACAAGGAGAAAAAAATGAGTAAAAATAATTTAATGCGTGTGTTGTTTTTGCTTTTGCTGGGGTTTGGGTCATACCTAATCTGGACAAAAGTTGTACGTGGAGAAGATTTTGTATCTCGCCCCGCGATTGATGGAGTTGCTCGGGGTTTCGCTAATGTTCCACGGTATAAGACTGATTCAAATGGCAACACTGAACGTTGGTTTGACGAGTATGGATCATATCATAGAGATTCTGGTCCAGCAATCGTTTACCAAGATAATTGGTATACGGCCGAATGGTTCCAACATGGTCTTCTCCATCGGGAAGATGGTCCGGCGATGATTTTTAGTAATGGCGATCAATGCTGGTATAAACAAGGAAGATTACATAGAGACGGTGGGCCTGCCATTATTCGTAATAATGGAGACCAAGAATGGTTTTCTGAAGGGGAGAGACATAGAGTAGATGGTCCAGCAAGAATTATTTTTGAAGAGGTTCATGGTTCCACGCCTGAAAAAGAATATAAATCAAGAAAAGAATGGTGGGTTAATGGAAAATATCACCGAGTAGGAAAGCCGGCTGTAATGGCACCAGACGGTAGTCAATTATGGTATTTAGACGGGAAGCTACATCGCAATAATGGTCCTGCCATACAAACATCGGACGGAAGTCAATACTGGTATAAAGATGGAATACAGCACCGTGATAATGGCCCTGCTGTTATTACGTCAGATGCAGAAATGTTCTGGTTTAGGGAAGGTAAGCTGCATAGAGAAGAAGGCCCGGCTATTGTTTTCGCCAGCGGAAATGTGCAGTGGTGGATTAATGGCGAGCGAATGTATAAGAGTACTGATAAGAAAGACGAGTAATTATGAAAGCTAGCGTTAGTATAAATGTATCAGGGGAAAGATGCTGGAAAGATGCTTACGATCAGGTCGCTTACCTAGATTCAGAAACGTTCTGGCCGCTTCACGTAATTAAAACAAAAGACGGCTCTACCGAAGCTGGGAGAGTTAGCCTTACCATTAATGGCTCTTTTATTACAGTTTATGGAGCCAGTACGGCACAAGTGCTGTATTCTGAAAGTGTAACTGCGCCAAATGGTGTAGGAAGCACCAGCATAGACAAGGCTTGTGAGTTTATTTTTAAGTACAGAGAACAAGTTGGTTTTAATGATTAACAAGGAAAATAAAAAATGAAAAACACGACTGAAGAAAAGAATAAAGTATTACCTGCTGGATGGGTTATACTAGCTATGTTTATCGGATGGGGAATATTTTTCTGGACAATGGTTTTGAAAGGTTAAAGCGATGTTAGATTTAATACTAGTTTTTTTTGGATGTATGGTGGTTGCCTTAGGTGTAATGGTTGGAGGCATCATTATCGGTGCGGTAGCAGGTAAGGTTGCTAAGTGGACAGATACTTGGTAGCAGACTCATAAATAATGAATGCAGTCCTTCAGTTTATGGTTAGAGAATCTAAATCCTAAAAATCTTTATCATGGGAGCCGAAAGGAATTCCCTAATGGATTTATTTTAACTCCACAAAATGATGGATATACTAGTTATCCAGAAGTGCAGTTCTCTGAAAATATTCTTGAGCTAGTTCGTCCAAAAGATAAGCTAAGCCGCAAAAAATCAGTATATATGGTAGCAGATATTGACGAAATTGATTCTGCTGGCGGATATTTAGATTTTGTATACCTTGTTAGGCCACTTGGTAGGGTTGAGGCGTCAGATGAGGGATGGTATTCAGAAATTGATGAGTGGATAGATAACCCTGATCAAGCCAAAGAATGTGCAATTAATTATTGGAATGGCACTCCATATAAGGGAGTTGGCAGTTTATTTGAATATCGCACACCTAAGGCAATGGTGCTACGACTGGTTCATTCTGAGTGACGCCTTGATGGGCAAAGTTAATCCATTCTTGCATTGATCCAAGATGTGATTGTAGCATTTTAAGTGCCTGGACAGTTTTATGAAACTGTCGTCTACCTAAAGATACTGCTGCTATTTGCGCTAGCTTCTGCGCTCTATTATAAGTAGGTAATTTAGCATGCTCATCGGCATATACATCCATAGCGCGATATATTTTGCTACGTAGTTGTTCTGCTGGGATTCCCATTGAACTAGCATTGTTGGCTATATTTTCGCTGAATTCTTTGGCAAACCCATACCCATTTGTAAGCCACCTAAGAGTTTTTTCTACTTTATTTTTTACATACTCATATCCCGCATAGCTCCAAGTAGGGCGCTCTGTCATTCTGTGAATTAAATCGCCGACATGTTCTATGACAGGATTCATAACTCCGCCTCCCATAGCATATTGAACTTGAAGCATGGCGTGCTCTGGTCTATCTCTTTGAAGATTGCCTAGTTCCCAGAAATCTTCCTTAGTAGCTTCTGTTAAATGTTTGCCTTCCAACCATTGTTTAAATGACAATGACTCTGGAATATTTTTAGGTGTTACTTTAAGCCATTTTTCGCAATTCCATTTTGGGTCATGTGCTGCGAAGCATGCTTTGATTTGTCTTTTATTTTTAAATGGCATTATCCTATAGCCTTTCTAACACCTAAAACTGCACTAGGCGGCGCTCTATACTCTTCCATAGATGTGAGATAATCTTTCACTTGGCTCATATCAACCTTACAAGCTAGTACGCCAATTTGTCGTTCATCTACATTTTTCAAATCATCTAAAGATACGTCGAAGAATAACGGGTCATAATGCTTGTTATCAAAATGTGCCTGTGCTAAAAAGCTTCTGAATAACTCATAGGTCATCTTTGGATCATCTGTCTTATGGCGAGCATAACTACGGGGAGCGTCAAATCTACTAATGTCAACATTATCGTCTGCGGCCATTTTTAGTATTTCTTCTGGTTTAATTAATCCTTTGGCTATTCTGACTACAATTCTTAGGTTCTTGCTTATTTCTTTAGCTATTCTTAGGTCGGCGGTAAAACTTACTACATCACTCGGCCCACCACCTAAGGCTCCGTTATGGCCTAATTCTGCTCTTGTTTTAAATCCGCCGTTTATAATAGCATCTGCGGCAATTGTAGCATGATATAATGTTTCTGTGCCTTCGTGTTTCGGCTTGATATCTTCTCCGGTGCTGTTCCACTGTCTCTCTTTATTAAGTTGTATTCTTTCCATATACGCTTTTAATTTATGTTCAAGATCAAAAACTTCTTTTAGCAACTTCATTATATTTTGATATCCATTGGCAATGTAATTCACGTACCCTACTGCCTCTGCTAAAGTCGGCGCTCCTGGCTCGGCTTGATTTCCACCCTGCAAATATTCAGCAACACTTTTTATTTCATTAACTAAATCAGGCGCAGCTTTTATAAATTGAGTCATTTTCCTCAATGTCTTTTGATGCTTTGTAATAAAAGCTTGATATCCTTCTTCTCCGAACGGAAGAATGTTTGGCAGAAATTTTTCCCAACCGTGAGGATTATCAAACTCTAAATATTGAAATAGTCTTCTTATCGGCTCTGAAAATGAATCTTTATATGATGTATTTTTGCCTAATTTTTCTCCAATTTCCCATGGTAAGCGGATTCTGTAATAGTTGGAAGTACCATTGAAATCATATAAAATATCTTGAAATTTTTCATAGTTTAAAACAAATTCACTCAGATTTTGCTCTATAGCAGAAATGCTGGCCAGCTTATCTCTGAAATACTTCAGAGGCATATGTGGAGGAGTCCTAATTTCTGTCAAGAATTGAGAAAATCGCATACTAATATATATTAGTGGATTTTTAATAAGAGATTTACCAGATGAAACTATTTGACTTCAGCGGAGTTGGACTTTACGATTATCATATTAGATGGACCTCCGGTGAATGGGATAGTGAAATTATAAGCATTATTAGATCATTTGGCCCGAGCTGTGGGGAAGAAAGTCCAATTATGGTAAGCTGCTTCTGGAATTATGAAGAAGTATCTAGGCTATTATCTAAGTGGGCCTATGATGCTGACGTTATAATTGATCCTATGGACGGCGATTATTCCGAAGATTACGGATATTAACTTCTAAATAGTATATGAAGTTTAAACTATTTGTTGAGCATAGCCAATCATTATCTAATTTAGCCAATGATTTTAAGCAAGCTTTTTCCAAACATATAGCCGGTAATTGGACTATGGATTGGAAAGAAGTAAACTTTGATCCAAAATATAGCTTTCATAATCGCCTATCTTTTACTGGAAGAGGTATTCATAAGAATGACGTATTTCTTGCCACTGTAGATGTTGTGGTTGATAAGGCCGCTGGCGATGATGTGGATAATTTACAATATGACCACGCTACTGGTAATAAGTTCCTTAAGTTTTTCGTAAATCTAAGAATGCAGAGAGATAATTTATCTCATTCCATAGCAGACAATTTACATCCTCAAACTCCATTGAAATCGCCGGCGCAAGTTGTGCATTTTATTGAGAATGCTATTTATGGCTTTTATAATGGCCATGATAACGATAATGGCGGCGATGATGATAGGAATCCACCTTCGCCATTACCTCCGCCAGGCGGGGTAGGCAAGCAGATTCAAAGAACTCACTTAATGTCAGTCTAATGGCAACGCCGTAATAGTTTTTATTTCTCGGCATAGATCGTCCATGTCCATCTTTTTAGCATGTAGAAGTTTAGCTAAGGCAATTACCCTATCCATTGAATCGTAGTTGTTTAAATAGATATACCTCTTTTCGCCCCGAGTATCAGTGCCGCATAGCCTACTGTCAGTTAGCATCTTAATTATACTTTCCGATTCTGGCGACATGTTAGGCGGCAGGGTGATGTCTTTTAAGCTGTATATGCATCCTTGATAGCCATTGTTTAAATCAGTACTAATCGCCCTAGCAGTGTTTGCCCACCCACCATTTTTAAGTAATTTGCGTAACTCTTCGTCGCTTACTTCTCTAGTTTGAACGTCGTTTTCAGATGGCCAGCCACTAGTAGGGTTTCTTGTTTTTTCTCTTTTAATAATTCCCGCATCCCTCAAAATATAGTATTCTGGATCATTGCTGTATGGCGTCATTCCAGATTTTAAACGTGCGGTTAATGGATGTTCGGCAACTGGAACGTCTTTAAATTTTTCCCATTTAGTATAAAGCCGACTATTTTTTTCATATTCATTACCAAGTAAAAATGGCTCTATGGCCGATGGAGGTACTCGCCCTTCATATCCTACAGTTGACATTTTAACGATTGACTTTTGGGCATTTGGTTGCCTTGAATCTTCATCTGGTACTAATTTATCCTTGAATATCCCAGAACTATTGATTTTCAGTATCAGCGGCACTCCACCATGTTTGTTTGCCGCCTGTTCTGCTGCGGTTCTTGTGGCCGCGTCGGGATGAGTAGAAAGATAAACTATACCTTTTTTGCTTAAAGAACTTGCGTTTTGTGAACCATACCCTCCGGCAGATCCGGTAATATTTCTTGGTAGTAAGCCATTTTTCTTAATGCCTTCATACCACTGATTGGTGGATGTTCCGTGATAAAAGAATTCGGGCAAGGTATCGTTAATATTAACAGTATGTTTAAGCCAGTAATCTACTGTACGATAATATTTTTCATTACCGGTTACTAAATGGCTTGCCATAAAGAAATACTCAACTTGCCAATTTCCTATATCATGGAACTTTGGCTTTAATGCTTTTATAATTTTAGCAAAATCAGGCGATTGAGGGCTTATCTTGTGCAAAGATATTGAGTGATTCGGCTGTATTTGTATATATGGAGTGCCCCGTTCCCAATCGTCTTGGGTTAAGGATGTGACGCGACCATTAGTATCTAGTTTAAGATAAGCTCCCCTACCAAGGCGTGGCTTTTTATCGCCGTAATCGTTAGGGTATTTACCTAAGTATTTTACATTTGGGTCTAGTATTGCTTCTAGCCACACCTTGAAGTTCATATAGTATTTATATCAGTTGTAGAAAGATTGTCTTCCAAAGTAAATAAGGTATGAATTTCAAAGAGTGGCTCCTGTTATCAGAAAGCATCGTCATCCAAGATGGGATAGGCGAATCCACTCTTCATGTCGTTGAGCCACATTTCATTAAAGAGTTCAACTATCAGACGGATACCGAATGGTCTACTTATTTTATTGCACCGTATCAAGCAAGAAGAGTAGGATATGTTTCTATAAGTCAGAGGCCGACACACGTTGGCATTACCAAAACTAATCCTATTGAGGCAGGAAAAGGCGTAGACATTAGCTTTATCAAAACTTTAGCGCCGTTATTACAATCTAAGGCCGGTAAGCCGGTTCCATATAAAGAAGGCGAATCAGACTGGTCTAATATTGTTAAGAACATTAAAAGCGATGAGTTTGAACCTGAAAAACAGGATTTATTAAATAAGTTTAAGAATGCGCAGGACACTCAGCATAAAGTTTCGGCAGTCCCAGACATTAAGGCTGGCGCATCCAATGCACAAAAAATCACTACTGGCATTTCTGTATCAAAAGCATCTGGTTCTTGGTCTTACTTTTTTAGAAACGAACACCCGCAACATGCTATTGATGGCGTTCTTGACATGATGAAGCAGGCTGCTAAACCGTTGATCGATAATGATTTAATGGAGTTTTATGAAATTAGAGATAGGATGAGTGGACGTACTATAGAAACCGTCCATAGCAAAACTGGTCATGAGGCGAAAGACAAATGGCAAAATGAATATAACAATAATGTAGCTTACTTAAAGTTTTTAGCAGATACAATGTTAAAAGGATATCCTAATGCACACGAAATGGTAATGCATAGAATCAATGGTGTCGGCACAACGGTTTCTGGAGGGAGAAAGCATCCTGCTCTAGACATTAAGCCAGCCAATACCAGAGTGCCTTTAAATGATGTAAGTAAATTTATAAAAGCCAGTTATGCCGATGATGAAATACTACATTTCTTTATTCGGGCTGTTAGTAAAGATAACAAGTATCTGTATGATATTATGAACAAGGCTGCGGCAGACAAAACCAATAGAGGCTCTGTAATCTTTTACATAGCCAAATTTTTAGACGATAACGTAAATGATGTTATAGAAAATATACGTGAACAGAGTTATTACGATGCAATAAATATTTTTAAACACTCTGCCGCCCTAGAGTCTCTTATTCCATCACAATTTAACAAATTTAAGCAAGAGTATACGCAAGAACTAAATTCATATTTAGAGAATCCTGGCGAGCCACTGGAAAAGCATGCTGTAACAAACATAAAAGAGCTTTCTAAGTATCTCCAGATTGATCCTAGAATAATGGCTCATATAGATGATGCCCATGCCCAACATACTAAGGCAGACGAAGACAGAAAGGAAGCTGCGCGACAAAAAACCGAAAACAATAAGTTTATTATAGGCGAGCTTGCGTGGAAATACCTAGTGCTTAAGGATGGCATGAAAACATGGGAAGACGTACCAGATAAATACGTTTCCTACAGAGGCGACAGCATAGATGAAGAAGATTTTATCTCAAATGAAATAGTTGATTTTGACGAAGTACACGATGACGCATATGAAGCTGCTATGGAGAAAGCTCAGGGAAACGTTGAATCTAAGCCATCGGAATCTTACGGAGAAGATAAAGAAGAAGTAATGAATGATATTGGATATGACATGGATGATTTTGCTAGCGATGAATCGCTTGATGTACCAGATGATATTTCAAATGAAGACCTTGAGCAACTAATAAAAACAAAGTATTATAATGAGTATGTTGAGTGGAAGATTAAGCAACTAAAACAAGAGGAAGAAGAAGAAAGTTGGAAATATGAGGCAGAGCCAGATAACGAAGACATATATGCCGCCGCATCCGAGATATCTGTTGGTGTTGCATATGATGAAAAGGGATTGGTGATATTGCATTCGGACGAACATAATAATGTAAGCGTAGAGTATAATTCTAAATTTGAATCTGAAATGATGCCAATTCTAAAAAAGGCAATTCAAACATCGGTAAGGACAAAAGATCCAGAGTTCCAAGAGCCGATGATGAAAATCCACGCAAAAATTGTTTTAGAACCGAGAGACAAAACGGCAAATAAAAACTTTACGGCCTATCAGCTTTCGCAAACTGTTTAATTTTTAAAACACTTAATAAAAAATACTAACAGTATGACCGTGCTTCATATAGATACAATATGAAAAGAATCTTCTATGGTGTTGCTGGCGAAGGTCTAGGTCATATCACAAGAACTCTCTCTGTTGTAGAGCACATGCCAGAATATGAATTTCATATTTTTACATTTGGCAAAGCTTACGAATTTTTAAAAACTATAAAATACCAGAATAGACATAACATTGCCGGCATTTTGTTTTCTTACAGACATAATCACGTTAATTATCTAAAGACTGGATTAACTACTTATAATTTCTTTAAACATGAGATTAAAAAGAACTTAGATTACATAAAGACCAAAGCAGATGAATTAAACCCATGCCTATTCATGACGGATTTTGAGCCATCTATGCCGAGAGTTGCCAATCTGTTAAATAAAAAATTTATATCCGTTGATAATCAGCATCGCTTTCTTGATTGCGATTTATCAGATCTTCCTGCCTTTTTAAAGCTATATTGCCGAATGGCGAAACTTACCGTAGAGTATATGGTGCCCAATCCATATAAAACTATTATTTCTACTTTCAACTTTGATAACTTAACTCCAAACAATCCAAATGTTTCGCTTACATACGGTCTACTAAGGAAGGGAATGGACCAAATTACCCCTAGTAATAAAGGCTTTGTCCTAGTGTATCTTCGTGGAACCGTAAGCGATATAATACTTGATTCTCTTAGAAATCTAAATATACCGCTCCATGTTTATGGGCATATAGATAACAAAAACAAAAACTACTTCTTTGATAAAGAAAACTTTAGTTTTCATGGCTTGTCTCCGTTCTTTATCAAAGACTTGGCAAATTGTCAATGTGTAATATCTACAGCAGGTAATCAGTTGATAACAGAGGCTAGATTCTACAACAAACCAATGCTGGTTGTTCCAGAACCAGGCCAGTATGAACAGCATATAAATGCATTCTATGTTGACAAATTAAAGATTGGACAAAGTTGCAGCGCCAGTAAGTTAAATGAAAAAGTGGTTATTAATTTCGTCAATAATTTTAAGCCATCAGAAAGTAAAATGGTAAATGGAGTTCAAAAGGTCATAAATATAGTAAATGAAAATACGTAGCCTATTTATTAGCGATATACATCTTGGATCTAGGCATGCTCACACAAAAGAGCTAATTGATTTTTTAACATCCGTCAAAAAGGACGAGCCAGAATTTATCTATATCGTTGGCGATTTTATTGACGGATGGAAATTAAAAAGAAATTGGTATTGGGACGATAACGCTACGCTTCTTATTAGAAAGATTTTTGGCTTCATAAAACGAGGCACTAAGGTTTATTTAATCGCTGGAAACCACGATGAGTTTATTAGAAAATTTATCGATCAATATCATATTTTAAGTTTTGGAAATATAACAATTACTAACGAAGTCATACACGAAAGCGCTGCCGGCAAAAAAATGATGGTTATTCATGGCGATGCATTTGATTTAGTTACAAAACACGCTAAGTGGCTGTGTGTTTTAGGTGACATAGGGTATGAGTTTTTACTTAGGCTAAATCACCTGGTGAATAAAATAAGGCAGATATTTAGATTTAAAAAGTGGTCTTTAAGCAAGGCGGTCAAGTATAATGTAAAAAGCGCAGTTAATTATATGTCTGATTTTGAGGATTGTCTTGTCTCATACGGCATTAAAAATGGATGTGATGGAGTTATATGCGGACATATTCATCATGCTGAAATCAAAGACATCAATGGGTTTAAATACATGAATTGTGGCGATTTTGTTGAAAGTTGTTCTGCTATCATTGAAGATAATGACGGTAATTTTAGCTTATATTATCATAACAATAACTAATTTAAATATATGTCAAATATTAGTGCCTGCATTATCACCAGTCAAAGACAAAGCGTGGCTAATTTGGTCAATTTGCTAGAACTACAAACGATTCGTCCTGATATTATTATCTTATATACTGGAGAAAAGCTAGGGGACTTTTATTACTTAAAAGAAATTAAAAGCAAGAATATCATTGTCCAATGGATATCGCCAAACTATCAGATCAATCAATCTGACGCATTTGTTTGTGCATTAGAATTTGCTATTAGTATAAGCAAATCAGATTATGTTTACATAACAGACATGACCTGTCTACCAAAAGCGACATGCTCTCTTGAATATATGATGTCATTATGCAGCAAAAAAAACGTATGTGGATATAGTTTAATTGACAAAACTTATCCAGGACATAAGTCAATGGTGGGATTTAAAAGCCTTATGGTAAAAAAAGACTTATTCGCCAAGCACAATATTAGTTTTAATCTTAGAAAACTAAGTAAAAGATTAGGGTTGCGGAATCAAGCGCCTACTGGAGCATCTAAGGATTACTTGAGTAGGGAAGTTATGTTTAATTTGAATTTAAAAGACAATAAAATTAGCCCATTTATACTGGGAGAAGAAGGCTATAGTAAGAGCGACAAAGTATTTGGGTTTTACGACGATAAAGATAAGATGCAACATGATTCTGATTTAATGTTATCTTATGCCGATACAACATCGCCTCAGTGGGATCATAATAGCAAAATACAAATGTTCTGCATGTATTCTCAATCCCATGAGAAATTGTATCATAATGTTTACATGAAGTCATTGAACGAAATTAATGATCCAGATATAGAGCTAAAGCCTTTATTTATAGATCATTATAGTAATGGTGACTTTACCAGCCAAGGATTTGCCGACATGGATTTGTATAAAACGCAAATTATCATTAACTTGATCAAATCAAATTATGGCAAAGTCATAGTCTTCTCTGACGCGGACATCTATTGGTTCAAGCCGTTTTCGCATACGATTAAATTTTTAATGATGCAAAATTATGATTGTCTGTACACCAAAGAATCAAATAACGAAGAGGCAGAGGATAAGGCCAATATAGGAATATCGGTTATTAAGTGTTCGGAAAAAACTGAAAAGTTTTATAAGGACATATATGATTTTTACGAAAAAGTATATTGTTCGCTGAAGGAAAAAAACTTAAGGTTCCAGGGCATTGTTAATACTTTGCTGCCAAAGTCCAATCTTAAATGGTGCATGTTGCCAAGCGTATTCGCCAATAGCTCGCTAGAGTATGATATCAATGACGATAGATTGATCTGTTATCATTCAATAGGGACATTCCCAGTAAAAAATAAAAGTAGTGTTGAGTTAAAATTAGAACAATTTCAAAAAATTAAAAAAAGATGAAAATTTATCCTTGGGATTATCCGATAACCGTATGTTTAATCATACAAAATGAGAAAAAAATTGACAGCATTGTTAATGAGTTAAGGTTACAATCCGACAATCCGTATATCGCAATAGTTTACAATGGTTCAAATGTTGATTATATCAAGTACATTTATGATTTTAAATCTCCGGATGTAGAGATTCATTTTGCTGAAATAAACAGCATCAATTCCGTTATGAACCTATGCTGTAACTTGCTGTATTCAAAATATATCTGTTTTATCGACGAAGATTTCCTATTAAACAGCCGGGACATGCTAGCCAAAATGTCTTTTGAGTGTTCTAAGCATGAAATAATTCGCTTGGGTTCTGGCGGAGGCTTCAGCGGCACTATGGTATCATCTAGTTTATTAGATACATCAGATACTAGATGTTTTACAGAATGGATAAACGAAAAAAATCCAGTTAAGGTAGATATTGCAAAAAACCACCAAAAGCTAATCCCGTATAATGAGCCGATTAACATATACACGGTGGGCGCAGGAAATTATAAGGATATGGAGCATTCTGTATTTTTAAATTCTTTAAAGATTACCAACGATCCAAACATTAGAGTTGGGGCGATATCAGTTGAGGTACCGGGAAACGCAAATTGGAATAGTTATGGGTACATGTCTACTATAATCAAAAGAACCAAGATAGCTTTAAATTTAATCAAAAATAATTACGGTAAAATAGTAATATTTTCAGATTCCGATATCTTATGGATTCGTCCGTTTTATGATATTGTGCAAAAACTTATGATAAATAAAGACGTTCTTTTTATGAAAGAAACGGATCACTGTGATTATTACTGTGTAAACGGAGGGTTGGCGGTGGTGAGATGCTCCGAAATTACAGAGAAGCTTTATGCCGATGTTTTGGATCGCGTGGAGCAAAATCCCGAACATGATGACCAGTATTATATATCAGAGTTATTTAAGGTGTCAGCAAAATATCCGATAAGATGGGCCAGGCTTCCAAATACGTTTAGTAATACTGCTATTATCAAGGATAAATTTTCTCTTATATGCTACCATACCACAGGAACTTATCCTAGCGAAAATAAAACTAGCATGGAAAAAAAATATGAGCAATTTACAGATTTTAAAGAATATTATGTAGTTAATGAAAGCTTAGATGGTATTGAAATTGTGGTGGCAAAATATAAAGAAGATATTGATTGGCTTCACGATTTAAACTGCAAGAAAAAAGTGTATGATAAATCAGAAAGTAAGCTAACGCCTGCTATTGCTTTGCCTAATATCGGCAGAGAGGCCCATACTTACTTTCATCATATTATAGAAAACTACGATAACTTGTCTGATGTTACGATTTTTTGTCAAGGCAACACAATGGCCCATTGTCGTAAATTTATGAGCAATATAATAAAGATACCTCGCAATATTTCTTTTATTAATTTGTGCGACGTAAACTTGGACTGTTACTTAAACGGTAGGCCGAACCATGATGGTCTGAAAATACAAGAGCTGCTTTCTACCATGTTTCCAGACGATAAATTACCAGATACGTTGTGCTTTGGGGCTGGGGCCATAATGGCTATAGGAAGAGATACAATTAGGCAATATACCAAAGAACAATATCAAAAATGGCTTGATTTATCTATTAACTTCCCAGAAGCGCCTTGGTGTTTTGAGAGGATATATGAATGGATGTATACCCGCAAAGTAATATAAATTTCCTATATAAAGTATGGCAATAACTGGAGAATACTGGATTATCGGAGGCGAAGTAGATTTCGCAGATGGCGACACAGGCGATAAGAATCATGATTTTATAGCCACAGATTTCGTTATGCGCCAAGTAATTGGCGCATATGGACTTGATGAGTTCATTAATAATGAGTATGTGGACTGGGACGAATTTGTAGAGAAGATTATTGATGACGAAGAAGGCGAATTAAATCAGTATGAAATTAGCGCTCTGAAAATACTTAATGATAATCAAAGACGAAAAAAACTTATCGACAAATCATTAGCCAAGCATAAAATTCCGGCAGATATGTTCGCCATTGCTGAGGGTCGCGGAGATTCTAGAGAATATGTCATAAAGCAATACGGATGGAAAGCGGTTAGAAACGATCATGTGGAAACATGGACTCTCATGCCGAAAGACATAAAAGAAATAGCCGATGGATTAGGGGAAATTATTGAACAAGAGGGTGGGAGCGAAGAATTTGATGAGAACGAAGAGTTCTATGTTTATGTTTACTCCACAAAAAAAAATTATACTTTTACTCTTCCAGAATTAGAAAACGGCGGAAAGCCATCACAATCACCGTCTACTCAATACGGTAATGTTGCCAACCAACAAGTTAAGGACATAGAAACGCAAAAGCTACACCCTTACTATCAGCAAAAATCTTTTCAGTTCGGCGATAGTGTTAGTTTTAAGGGATGGTTGTTAAAAGAGCGTTCTTGATATTATTAAATACAGAATGCCAGTTCCCGACACTTTCTTGTCGGAATATTCGAATAGAATCATACCAATGCGAAGTTTCTCCCAGCCCCCATCTTGAGTCCGGAGAATATGGTAAGCATAGCCATGTAGAAACACCTAATGCGCCAGCCAAATGCGCCGTTGCAGTATCGCATGAAATGAATAAATCTAATCCCATCAAAAATTGAGCGGTGTCAGAAAAATCATTAATTTTATCTGCCAAGTTAATATAAAAATCTCCATCTTGTGATGGCACTTGTAAGCTATAAAGTTGAATCTTATCGTTGTTAAAGCGGAAAAAGTCTTGCGGAATAGAACGCTCTTTATCCATTTTATACTGACTGTTTCCAGCCCACACAAACCCCACCTTAAATTTATTGCTTTTTAAATCTGATTTTTGAGATTTAAGATACGGCCTACCGCATATGGATGTTACTTTCATCACATACGGTAGGCTGTCTGACAAAATATGATAGTCATGCTCAGGAGATGGTTCTGGATCTGACATATTAGACGCGATGATTTCAAAATTACTTTCTTGGTTGTATAAAAGGGTTTTAAGCTTATTGGGGCAGTTAAATATTACCTTAGTGTTCTCAAGATAAGATGCAAATCTATAGTGTTGAATGACATCGCCGAAACCCTGTTCACCATAAATTATAATTGTTTTATTATCAAGAGATTGCCCGGCCCACAGCTTGTCTGCTGGATACTTGTTAAAATACACTTTGTAATCGTCAAACTGCTTCACTCGCCATTCTTTTTCTTTAATTGCAGACTTCCAATCACCACGAAAATCGTATAAATCGATAAGATTAAGGTGAGCCGCAGGATTATCTGGATTAATTTTTAGAGATTCTTTTGTTGCCAGTTCTGCTGTTTGTAAGTCTAGAAAATTAATCGCAAAATTAGCTAGATTGTCCCAATCATCGCATGTTTTATAGCTATGACTAGAATTTTTTAGTAATTTAATAGAATCCTCGTACTTGCCAATATTCCAAAGCTTACTAGCAATATGGTTTTGTACTTTGATATCATCTGGTTTTTGATTTAATAACTTATATAAAATGCTTATAGATTCGTCATGTTTCCCTAGATTCGTATAGATGCCTGCCATAATAAAGTAATCATCATATCTTCGCTCTTTTTGCACTAAGTTGACGAATATAGGTTCTGCATCTTTAAACTTTTTTAGCTGAATTTTACACATACCAAGCATTCGGCCTAGTTGTCTATCAGACGAATACTGTTTATATAAATCTACCAGCATTGGCTCTGCCTTTTCTGGATTTACCCTAACTAAGTCTAATGCTTTCTTTATCTTTTCTAGTTTTAACATCGTGAATCTATTATAGGATGCCATTTCCATAAATAATTCATGCGATTTAGAGAATGGCTAATTCAAACTGAGGGTCTTATGAACAGCAGGCTTCGTAAAATAGCAAGTCCATTAGTAATCGGCACAGCCATGATGGGTATAATGCCAAAGGTATCTCGGATTCATCCTGATAAGGCAACAGAAGTTGAGAGAAAGGCCGACTTAATTCAATATGTTAAAAAAACATATGGGTATAATTTAAACCCAGATCAAATTGCTTTTTATAAACCACTAGATGTAATACATGGTTTTTATGGTGATAAAACTGATAGTGCAATAAGCAATGCAGTTAAGGCTCAAAAACCCGCAGATGCCAAAAGCGGCATGGTGTTTAACCAGATTAGAATGATGCAGTACGTTCCAGTTATAAACGTAAGTCCAGATGAGCTAAAGGGTAAGTTAACGGGCAATGTAGCCTTTTGCTCCAACGACGCAATCGGCAATCCTTTCTGCGTAGTTGCTAAAAAAGATGAAGAAGAAGCACTGGCACACGAGCTAACGCACGCTGCCCAAAATACTTTTAAAGAGCGACTTATTAGACAATTTACTGATGCCGATATTGATAATTCAGACCTTGACAGAGATGAAAAAAATACTGTTAAATATTATTTAATGCCGCATGAATTTGGCGTAAGAGTAGCCCAATTTAAAAGAGATTACTTTGCTCTCACAAAGCATGTACTGGGCGATTCCGAAGATGAAATGCTAAAAGCCATACAGCACCTTCTGGCCAATAGATACTCATACCATCCAGATGCTAGAAACTTAGCAGATTTATTCATATACCTAGAAAAGGTTGACGATGGGCAGGTTAAACTTATAGAAGCCATACTAGACGCCTTGCCTAAAGTGGTTGTCAATAATAAACCGGTTAATGTATCCTAAATATCTTGGAGGCAAATCATTATGTTTCATATTATTTATGTTGTTTTAATGGGATTCACAATCGGTCAGATTGCTAAACTAATTCATCCTGGCGAAGAGCCAGAAGGTTTCTGGGCAACTACAGCAGTGGGGGTATTTGGATCAGTACTAGGCCACTTAGTTGCGTCTTTATTCGGTTGTCATGAAAGCATCTTCTTTTCGGTAGCCGGTGGTATTGGGGTTTGTGTTATATGGCGAGCCTACAAGCATTTAAGCTAATGAAATTCAAAAACTATTTAGAATCCCGATATTGGGGAAGCAAGGGAGTTGGGATATTGCCCATTTCTTTTACTACGAAGAGAATTCTAATAGCATTGCGCTCTATTCATGTGAATGAGCCAAATACCTATGGAACTATCGGCGGTAAGGTAGACGATAATACGATAAGCCTAAAAGCAGAAGCCAATAGAGAGTTTCATGAAGAAACTGGTTATCGTGGAATGATAAACCTAATTCCCGCTTATGTGTTTAAAGATAAGGATTTTGAGTATCATAATTTCATCGGTTTAGTACCCGAAGAATTTCAGCCGACCAGCAACTGTGAAACGCAGGAGTTTAAGTGGGTAGATTTAAATGAGCTTCTGAAAATACAACCGAAGCACTTCGGGCTTAGCGCTTTAATTAATCATTCTATTTCATTAATTAAAAGATACGCTAATTAGCGCGGACTAGTTTCCCGTCTTCAACACTCCAAACTTCGCTGCTCTCAAATTTCCATTTATTAATATCAAATACGGTGCCAGAACTAATGATGTACGCCCTTGCTGCTCTGTTCCAGATTAGGCATTGTCCTATAATGCATATCTTCGGGAAAGATAGATTTTCTATAAGATAACACTTGCCATTCCCTAAAACGGTTGTGGTTCCCCGGTAGTCAATGCATAAAGCCGTGTCTTCATCTATTCCGATTCCTTTAATATTTTCTATATGCCTATCATTTAATATTCTCGCCATGAAGACCAAGTGTCTGCCTTGTCGCCCTCTTTCTGCGTAATGAGAGTCAGTAATTATATTTTCCATAAATGGTAATTTAAGAAAGTTATTATCAATATCAGACATAAACTCATTATACGGGTTGAATAGCGCTTCATCGCTAATCACCGTATTGTTTTTTGCTGAATAGTAAAATTCACCCATAATAGCTAGTCCGGCACTTGACCCACCAACGGGAATTTTATAAGCCATTTTGCTTATTGCTGCCGCAAGCTTGGTTCCTTTCCATAACTTAATGTAATCGTTCTGATAGCCTCCGGATATCAGAATGGATTTAGCTCTATAGATTTTATCAATTACTTGATCTGAGTTAGCGGCATCCCTAGATGGTATTATTAAGAAGTCTATCTTAGTATTGGCCTGAAGTCTGTATAGCCAGCTCATCCATACGTCATCTGACGATAGCACGAGCATCTCTCTACTTTCGGCCTTATTTAACAGCCACTCAATGCCCTCTGCACAATATCCGCCGCCTATTAAGACAACGGCACCGTTTTTATATTTGTCTTGCGGGAGCGATGAGAAGAGTATGGCAAATAGAATTATGAAAAACAAACATCGTTTGAGATTTTTTGCCATCAATTAATATTTAGATAAAGTACAAACAATAAATACTATATGCCACTATTTGACTTGAATAACTTAGAACACACTAGTTGCCTTCATGGTGGCTGCGGCGCTCCTGCCGGAAATACTCAGATCATTTATTTCGCTGAAGAGATGCTTCCGGCTAAACTCCCTCCACCCGTAAAAGAAATTATCGTATCTAAACTAACCAGGGGTGACTTTACAAGTCAAGATTGATTTTTTGACTTCTTACAAAACAGCCTTTCTCCAAAGACTTAATAACTGGTAAATGAATAAATTTTGTTGTTTTAATATCATACATGCGCACTTCTTTTTTACCGATTGTGTGGTTGCCTTCATTTCCGGTTGCATTGCTCCATACCCTATATCTGATTAAATCATTGGCTATCTGCGTAACGTCTACGGTATACCAGCGCCCTTCTTTTAAAGCGATTCCAGGGGCATTAGGCTCTCCTGCGCCTGTTTTATTGGTTAGAACATAAATTTTTTTCTTCATCTTCTTTCATCTTCTGCCATACGAACAATTTTTGGATCAAAACGAGCCACTACATCTACCAGGTCTTCCTGTTGTTTCATAACTTGCTCAATGTCCTTATACACATAAGGTGCTTCTTCGGCAGATGCACCAATTACGGTTATACCTTTTTTGTCTAAATCACCTTTAATAGATTTCCAATTAAACTTCTCATTAGCTTGTCTACGGCTCATTACTCGTCCTGCGCCATGAGACGCAGAGTTAATTGATTCTTTATTACCCTTTCCGCAAACCACAAACGCTGGCGAAGCCATAGAACCAGGGATAATTCCCATAACTCCATTTCCGGCGGGAGTTGCTCCTTTTCTGTGAACGTACATTTCCTTGCCGTCCACTTCCTCTAGCCAAGCAAAATTATGTTTATTTTCTAATGAGAACAAGACATTTGCTCCTATGTTTTTTACTAGCAACCTATGTATAACTTCATGATTAGCAGATGCATATTCTCCCATGAAGTTCATTGCTTCCCAGTATTCATAAAACTCTTGGGTGCCTTTATCCAGCCAGGACAGCCGCCCAAGGTAATCATATCGTCTAGGTCGCTTTCTGCCAGCGATACTGTCATAAGTATCGCATACAGCCGCACCAGGGCCTCTGGAACCGCTGTGAGACAGAATAGCCACATATTCGCCGGCAGTTAATCCAAATGCATTAGAATTTAGCGTAACTATTCCTATATCACAAAAATGATTCCCGTTACCAGAACTACCTAATTGCTTCCATGCCCTATCTTTAATCTCTCTAGTTACTCTAGTGATGCTCCAGTGCTGGTCCATTATAGGGTGATGCTGCGGCTTATCGTGCAATGCTTCAGGCCCCATTCCGAACCTAGTGCTGGTATTAATCGCTTCTTTATAAAGATTAAGCTTGGTTTTAATAGACAAAACGGGCATGTCAAGGATAGACATTTTCATCATACATGAAATGTCAGATCCTACTAGAGATGGAGAAATGGCGTCCGACATAGCGACGACTGCTCCTACGGGTATCGGCGTGCAATAATGACTATCTGCCATTAAAGATACTTTTTCCACATTAGGAACAGAGCAAACGTTTTGCATTTGACCCTTTACATTTTCGTCCACCACTCCCCAATAAGAATAAGGAACAGGTTCTTTGGCGACAAAACTCTTATCTTTTATAATTTCCTTAGCCAAATCCCCGAAATATAGATCATTCACGCCAGATTCTGGGTTATCTGCTATTCCCTTTATTTTGGCCTTAACGTTCATTGTTCTAAGAACGCCATCTTTTGCCGCCTTCTGTATTCCAGCAATAGCAGTAGACATACAGTCCGGGGTAATGCCGATTTTTTCTAGTTGTCTAGGATTCATGATTTTTCTCCAACCGTGCATTATATCATAAAAACAAAAAAATGCAACTAAATATATCATGCCAATTCAAAATATTACACCCAGGAACTTGAGCCAAATTGCTGATATTTCTAGAAACTACACGCCTGCTTTAGAGAAAAAAATTTCTACTAACACTGGAGTCGTATCGTTTGATGGCGCTGGAAACGTCAATGCTTTCGCCTTATATAGGACCAACTACAAAAGAGGCATCTTTATTTTTGAAATAGACGGAGCAGAAAGTGGCGTAATGGATATTGTTAATTATTTTATGGATAGAATGTCTAGAGGAAACATAGCTAGAGACAATTTGTTCATTGAAGTGCCAATCAATAGATCAGATATGCTCAATGTGCTCAAAAAAATTAAGCACGGAACCGAACAAATGTTTGGCTTTAGCGCGCATGGAGATAATGTAATCGCCACTTATCCACCAAAAAATGAATTGCCTCCTGGTTATTCATTTAAACAATTTATGGATAAAAGTCAAAAAAAATCAACACCACAAGAGCCAACGGGCGGCAACGATGATGAATATGGGTTATTTAAAGATATGCCTTGGAAGGACAAGTAATGAAGTCCTTTAAGCAGTTTTTAGAAGCAGTCGCCACTATTAAAGGCTCTGATATAGGAAATATAAACAACACTGACAACAATGATTATGACGGCGGTGGGGGCGGGGGCGGCGATGATGACTGGCCTAGTTTTAGAAAAAAAGTGCTTACGTGGGCCAAAAGAAAAGACGCAGATAGCAAAGCTGTTCTTAGTATAATTAAAGATTTCCTGTTCAATAAAGAACAGGGCTATAAAGCAGATAAGACGTATTACAGCGTCAGGCCAGATAGCAAAGATGCCGATTTAGATTTTATATGGTTTTTAGAATTTAACACACCTAAATTTAACGAAATGAAGCAAAAGGTATCCGATATACTAAAACGTTCATGGACTTTTCAAAAAGCTACTGGATTTGACGCGGCAAAACTAGATGTATATCTATCAAGCAACAATGCCAGTATGCATCCTCATGCTGTAATTAGTTCTATACTTGGTGTATCAGGAGGTCCGATATTCTTTAACGTATTTTATAATGTATTTATTCATGCTTCGCAAGATGAGCTAAGAAACGAGGCCAAAGTGTCGGCATACCATCTTTATAAAAATGAAAAAACTAAAACGAAAGATGCGGGTCTTATCTCTTACTCCGATTTAATTAAACGACAATATGATGCAGAGGCTGAATCGCTGCGGCTTTATCCGAGTAAAGGCAACAACGCCGATAAAGACTATGGCTCAAGCGCAAATATGAAAATAAAGTTCGCCAACGGCTATATTAGCATTACGGATTCTGCCAGCGAAGTCAAGATGACTGGACTTATGAACTTTATATTCTAATGGCTTCCGCAGCCACCTGTTGAGCAACTACCGCATCCACCAGCACTACTATTGTTTATGGTTTGAAGCGGGTTCTTGAAAACAAACCCCTTCTTCTCAATGTTGTAATCAATAGTTGTTGACTTAAGGAGTGGCTCCTCTGCTTCATTAATTAAAACTTTAATGCCTTGAACTTCTAGCGTAATATCGTCGGCATCCACCGTATCCACAAAGCCAAGTCCAAAGCTAGTTCCAGAACAGCTTTGACTTTGGATAAAGGGCTTTAAGTAAGTGTTATCAGGCACATTGTTTTGCTTCATAACGCTCTTAATCTCTTGCGCAGCGACATCAGTGATTTGTAGCATGGTTTTTCCTTAATTTAGGTTTTGATTGTAGTTATAATAAATATAGCGTATGCTAATACGATACGAAGAATATAATCTATGCGAAAGTAAAAAAGCAGAAGATTCAGAAAACGTAAATCAAATTCTTATTGATTTTTGCAAAAATCGCAAAGAAGGCGCAGAAAAAATAGCTCGCAAGTCAAAAGAAAAAGGCGGTTTAGCGATGTTGACTGCTTGGCATTTCTTCGCTAAGTTGCCCGCGTATAACGAAGCAATTTCCCATATTAAAAAAAATGATATTCATGGATTCTTAGAAGGCAAATTCAATAAATTAAAGGCCAAAGTCAAGCTACAAAAAGTATCACAGAAACAATTCCAAGAACTAATGGGTAAAATGGAAGTGTTCGGCGAAGTTGCGTGCCGATTTCATGAACTTAAGGGCAAATGATTAGATAGTCATCACTAACCGGCATGCCAAAATACCAACAGCAAAATACGCTTGCTGCCATAAACAAAACTATTCCGGCCATAAATGTGTACCAAATTAGATCATCTTTTTTCATTTTTATCTTTCCTTTTACACAGTGCATGTTAATAGCGTAGGTGACGCCCTAACAACTCTTTTTTCACAGTAATTATACTCTGCATCTACTTCTATTTGTGGGTTTTTTGGCCAGCCATAAACATTTGTAGATTTTGTTTTTTCTGCTTGCGACATTTCAACCTGATACTTGCCCATTTTTTTATCATATTCAGACATAAGGGTCATATCAAGAATGTTATCATTGCGCCACTTCATAAAGTAGCACAATGAATTGGTCATGTTGGCCGAATGACATATGGATAAGCCATTGTCAAATTTTATATCATAAAAATGAATATCGATATCAGGAACAGCCTTGACAGAATTTATGCTGAAGAACCCGACCATTGCTATTTTCTTTTTGTCAGGCGATAAAAGCATATCTATGAAATGAGTATTATTAGGAGGATCTAGTTGCTTCCCTTCCGAGCCAGTGTCTAAGCATATACTATACAAAGATGTATTTCTGTTCTGGTTGAAGCTTTGGTATACGAAATAATCATGTCCATCTTCGCAATCTTCAAGCCAACAAAAAGTTATAAAATCTAATCCTATATTTGATATAGGAAATGTCAAGTTGTCTGCGAATATCCGCCCAAATGATGATGGAGATTTCTTTTTTCCGCCACCACTACTTTGATTCCATGTAATTAGCTTATATTTCCCAGATGGCGATTCATAAAACTTTTCACTACCACTAATAATATCATTCGTTATTTTAATAGTTTTACTATTCTGGACAACTGTGGAGCTGGTCGGACCAGATGTGCCTAATGATAAGTCAAACGTACTATCCCCCTCAACGCATGATTTAGCTATGAATAAAACTAAAAAATAGATCATTAGACCAACAAAAAGCAGCCCGAATAATGTTTCGCCTGTAATCATTTTGGCTTCTCAGGATTTTCCAAAGTCATTAAAAATGACACTATGATAGACGCTATACCCCCAAAGATACATCCGCCGCTTATGGGATTACATCCCATACTAGACGCAATTCCATAAGACAGAAAGTAAAAACCAGAAATAAAAAGAAAAACTTTTAAGGTCTTCCATAAAAAAGTAAAAATCATAAAACATCCTTTACAAATTTAAATTATAGCACTTCGTCTAAATCTGAACCATAATCAGACTCTACTTCATCAATCTCATCATAAGTAACATCAAGTGTGGGGCCATCCGCTGCTGTAGGGAGTGTAGGAGTAGTTAATGTTCCATAAGGATTTGATACATATTGTGGCGAGGCGCCAGGAGTGCTCCATCCGGGTTCGGAACCGTCACCGCCGTCAAAAGTCCAGTTTTGCAGGCTTCCCGGGTTTCCCGTGGCTGGATTGGTGTTCGCAATACTAAATCCCGAAATAGTGTGAGGCACTGATTGGACAGCAAAACTCGGCTGACTTTCTTGAACTAATTCTTGTTTTTTAGTTGCTCTAAGAAACCCCTTCCCTGCCCTACTTACAGACCCCAACTTTTTTATAGTTTCTAAAGTTCCAGGCGCACAACTAAATCCACGAGCGATATACTTTTCCATCCGGCGCTCTATGGTATCTTTGTTCACAGATCTGAGCGATGGGTTAATTCTTAACAAGTTCTTTCTTAAATCGGAGAAGGCAACATCTGGTCCAGAAATGCATGGAATATACCTAGAGATACTAAATTGGCAAATAGTTAAATCAAATGCGGAAATAGCGCCTTGAAGGCTGTCAACGACTATTATTTGTATTTTTTGATCATTTGCAACAATGTCCCAGTTTCCATAGGTGGGATTGGTGTTTGCGATGGCCTTATATTTATCTTGTAGCAACTTAACAATACTGGCTTCTTGTTTATGCGAGCAATAAATATCCCAGTCGCCTTCCCATCCCCCACCAAGAATGGCTCTTAAGGCACCGCCACCAGATAAATACCCACCACCAACTGTGATGCACTCTGACACAGCATCAGGTATATTTTTTAATACCTTATCAATGTTAAGAAGATTTTTTAAATTCCCAAGTCTTTTGAAGATCATTCGCGACATGCTAGACGCATACTCTTCCGCTAAAACAGCATCGCCATAATATCCTGATGTAAAACACTCACGCAAATGAACGGCAAATAATTTTCTCATGTACGAAATTTTAGTAATACAGTCAAGCTTCTGCTGAACTATATCATCTATAGAATCCATGGGACTTTCTAGTCCCTGTAAATAGACATCTTTTAAAATATCTTCTAACTTCATGATCGTTCTCTCTTAATAGCCGTATAAAAATGACATAAATGACTTACTTACATCCTCAATATTTTTTTCTGCTGGCACAGATAGCACTGGGTGTATTTTAGCAAAAAATTCCAAAACTGGCAAGGTGTCTTGTTGATAAATTTTCATGCGATTAACAAATATATCCTCGGTATCGTCGCCACGATGCCTGTCTAAAATGTGCTGTTTTGCAACATCATCAGATACGTTTAGATGAATAACAATACAGTGATCATTTTTCTTTTTAAGAATATGATTATTAAAAAACTCCGCTTGCTTAATATTTCTTGGGTAACCATCTAAGACAAAGGAACTGGGGCCGACTTCTTTTACTGTGTCCACGGCCATTGCGTTAATTAATTCATCTGGCGCTAAGTTGCCTTTATCTATGTATCCATAAACCTTGCGGCCCAACTCTGTCCTATTTTGAATATTGTGTCGTAAAATGTTGCCGACATCGATATGTCTAATTTTTAATCTTTCGCTCAGTACCTTAGACTGCGTACCTTTTCCTGAACCAGGTTTTCCGAAAAGAATGAAGATCATTCGTGCCTCATAAGTTCTTTGAGAATTCCCATTCGTATGTACATGCCATTTTTTACTTGCCGAAAATAGACGGCTCTCTTGTCAGAGTCCAGCGTTCTGGGAATTTCATTATTACGTGGTAATGGATGCATGATAATAGCATCTTTTGCCAATAAAGCAAGTTCTTTTTCACCAAAAACGTATTTATTTTTAACTTCTTCGTACAGCCCTTCTGGGTATAGCTCTTTTTGCGGGCGCGTGATGTAGACGACATCTATTTTAGGAAGTAACTTTGTAAGATCCTGTTCCTCAACAAAGATGATGTTTTCATAGAAAAATTCTTTGGGGAGCCTTAGTTCAGCGGGTGAATAAAGATGAATTCTAATATGCGAATACATCTTTAGCATGTTAATTAGTGAAAAAATGGCTCTGTTATATTTCAAGTCACCCATAAGTAAAATATTCGTTCCATGTATTTTGCCGATTTCTTTTTTAATTGTATATAAATCATTTATTGCTTGAGTAGGGTGTTCTGAGCTACCGGCATTTATAATAGGTATTTCTGATGTTTTGGCAAACGTCTCAAGTAGCGAATGATTTCTTTCTCTAATAACAAGAGCGTCAGAATATTGCTCCAAGACCTTTATTGTATCTTGTAAGCTTTCGCCCTTTTGAATTGACGACTGTTGTACTCCGAAATCAAATGTATGACATCCTAACCGTTTCGCTGCAACCTTAAAAGATATCTTGGTTCTTGTACTATTTTCTAAGAAAACAAGTCCTACGACCTTACCACGCAACATATAAATGGGGTCGGCCTTTTTCCATGGATTCGCCATTAAATCGGCGTGAGCAAAAAAAGGCTCTAAATCTTTTGGTTCATGAAACTGACTTGTGCTAATTAGATGGTTTGACAATTTTTTTACTCCGTATAAAAGAATTACTACCTGCGGCGGCTAATGATAAGATACTGTCATGCGCAATAAATTTGAGATGGCTTATTAATGATTTGGCTCTGACTGGAGGAAATGCAGTGCTATAATATTTATATCCTTCATGGAGGCAAATGCTTGGAATTGAGCTTACTATATAAGGCATGAGTAATCAAGAGTCTAATAATCAAAAAAAGGCGATAGACGACATAGCTAAAGCCTTAGAGACCGCATTTAAAAAGTACACTCTCTCAACTCGCCGAAACGCATGGAGTAAAGTGAAAAGCCAAGAGGGCAATAAAGCAGTTAACAAGATTATACTAGATCCATCTAGAGAAGTCAAGGGACTTTTTGAGCCAATTACCTTCAAAAAGTTTGTTAACAAAGGCCGCTAATTACGACCAAGCGCCGTCAGCCCTAAATTTATCTGCTCCACCAACTGGTGGCGTCATAATTTGTGGCTTGTCCGTTTTATCTTTGTCAAATTGTGCATATGGAGAATATAGTTCGGCATTTTTCTTGAAAAAGAAGCGCACGTCTTCTGCTATTGCCTTAGCAACCATTTCTCCAATTTTATCGCCTTCTTCATCATCTTCTAGATAGTCTTCAAATATTCCTTCAACGTCAATATTAAATGCTTTGCCGTAAGGATGTGTTTTTTCTTCGTTTTGGGCGCGATAAGCAATCGTGCTTTCAATCTTGTATATTCTAATGCCGCCAAATGGAGTATCAGCATTTGACGCTACGAAGATATAAGGATCAAACTTGTCTTCAAAAAACTTCTTGACCTTGAACCCGGCCATAGTGAGAACTTCATCTATGGTTTTTAACTCTTTAATTGCTTTTCTGTGTTTTCTGTCAACAAAACTATGAAAATACTGCATTAGCATCTCCTTAATAGCAATTCAGTCATTGACGGAATGCATCTGGTTAAATTTTTAAACTCTACTGGACTACCTGTATATGGCTTGTTTTGGAAAGACATGCCAGCTAAATTTCCGCCCATAGAATTCATGGTGTCCATATCAGCGACAAAGTAAAGTGTGCCGCTTCTATTTTCAATAAACGGAACCGTTTTTTCTTCTGTTTCTCCATTATCGCCTATTTCGCTGTCTGGCATTTTAGCGTAAATGCCTAAATTCTTAAGAGGAACTAATTCACCGGCTTCGTTAATGGAAACATCTGCGTCATCAGAATCATCGCTCTTAACTATAAGTTTTCCTTCTTTATATGCGCTCTGTAAACTATCGCCTAAGTCCCATCCAATACTATAAACATTTCCAGTTTCAGACACTACATGTATTAAAAAGGCGCGTTTCTTAAACTTCTCTGCGATACTTGACATAACAACACGATGAATCAGTGCTTTGCGCTCTTCGGGGCTACCTTCTTGTAATCGTGCGACCTCTGGTTCGGCAAGGAACTTATGCGTATCGTCATCTTGTAACGACCACTTACCTAAATTAATTTCGCCAAAATCACTGGCCATTCTAGTGGAGATATTGATTGAGAAATCTTTATCGTTAAAAACTATATCTTCTTTGCTTGCGCCACCACCTACTTGAACAGATCCGGTTAATGCAGCAAGAAACTTACGATGTAGCTCACCTTTTAATCCATGGAATCCGAATAGCTTAACTAATATTTCGCTTAATACTGGATTAGGGTCTAGTTCTTGTGATATAATCTGCATCATTGATACGCCAGGATGGTCTTTATCAACGTCAGTCTTAATAGACCTTCTTATACTTTTAGAAACCTTGTCAAAGTTAGCGTCCTGTCTCAAAAGCAGTATTTGAAAATTATCTTCTACGAACTTAGTTTGCGATGCTTTTAGGTCATGATTTCTGATAGTATCAATAGAATCAAGCATTTTATCAGTATCGCCCTGAACGGCTAACTTAAAGTATTCATTTTTCCAGCTATTAAATTCAACTTCGTCATTTTCTTCTGGCATATCAGGAGAATTAGGATCTAACTGACCTTGATCTGGAGCCTTATCATTATCGCTCATAGATTTTTGATCACCAGGATTAGCCTGAGGAATTTTTTGCTGATTAGGATCAGACATAGACGCCTGTTGTGCATTAGGCATTGTTGGGACGGGCTGTTGTTGCATATTTTGAGCGGGTTGGCCGGGATTAGCGTCCAGTCCTTCTTCTTCTAGCCACATCATCTTATTTATTTTTGTGCTCATCTTCAGTTATTTCCTCTAATAGTTTCTTTTTGTCCATACCATTAACGATAGTATTTTTTTGATTATTAACAAGATATTTAGGGAAAGTGTCTCTTTCTCTTAATTTAACTCGCATATACAAATCCATTACCTTTATCTTTTTATCTGACATTTCTGATTTAACTTTTAGCAAGTTAACAATAGCCTCTTTGCTAGCAGATGATGCATCGCCTTCATTCATCACCATATCAAAGAATCTTTCATAAGCGTCTTTTATTGAAGTAGCGTCATCTCTAATATCTTGTAAGATTTCATCGGCAAGACCTAATACCTGTTCATCCGTAATTAATTCTTTGACTTCTTCTTTCGGCGGCGATGAAATAGACATAGATGTGCCATTAGACTCAATCTTAATCATCTCTGTGGGATTCTGCATATTGTATTTATGTCGCTATATATATTATTGTCCCTTTCTGGTAGGAATTATATGGCCCGCAAGGTTAAGGAAACTAAAAAGAAGCAGCCTTCCGCTAAAAGTGAGCAAGAACTAAGCGAAAAAATTCAAGTTCTTGAGACTATCAAGGAAGAAATTAAGAACATTAAGGAAAGGGTAAGCCATTTGGCCATTGTAGATGATCCCGTTCCGCAGAATCTATAGTACAACCGTACAAAAGGGAAGTTTAATTAACTTTCAATATCTGTTCCACAGAAACGATCCGAGTCCGCTAGTCCTGGTAACAAGTATCTATTCAGACGGACGGATTGCGGGTATAAACTTACATTATTTAACCTTTGTTTATGTCCGAAAATTACTTAAGAATTTTTGCGATGATAAGACGTTTGGCTACTATAAAATTAAAGGCGATAGGTTTTTATATAATTCTTTTAGGACTTACAAAAAAACTGGCATTAGAAATATGCATATGATGGACTGCGAAGTCCTAAACAAAACACTTGGGGTCATTAGATCATTCCGATTCAATCCTAACGAAATTGCCGCTATCCAGAATCAAATCAAGCAGCAAATGCAGGATATACAGAATCCTAATGCACAAGACATGGCCGGGCAATTACAGAATATGATTACGCCGCATCAACACGATATGTTTTCTATGGATAAACGAATTGGCCCTCAAATTCCGCAGATGCCAGCAGGACCGCCACCTTTTCCTGGGATGTAAGGAATACATAGAGTATGCAATTATTCAAAGAGTTTCTAATCCAAAAAAATATAGAAGATATCTCTGGGCTATCGTTTGACGAATTTTATGAAGTAGCCATGTATCTGGCTAGAAAAAATGCATTATCAGAAGAGCAAATTTATAACGAGTTGCTTGGCGGCATCGGCCAAGCAATCGGCAATGGAGTTAACGCCGTAGGACAAGCGGTTAAATCTGGCATACAGTCTTTCGGTCAAAATGTATCCAATAATTTTCAACAAGGCCAACAACGCAATCAAGTGATGCAGACAACTAGAAAAATCACTGATTTACAAGGAGATTTAAAAAAGGTTGGTCTAACCGATCCAAAGGTTCAAAACTTCCTCACCAACGTAGGCCGAGCATTACAAGCAGGCAACGGTAAACAATTAAGTTTTAATGGACAAACCTATAAGGCAAATGCTACCCAACCAGGCCAACAGCCTGATTATAATGCCGCTTTACAAGGCATGAGGAATATGGTGCGACAGGGCCGCGCCGTTCAACCAGGAGATGGGAGCGGCATTTGATCACTTTTATAGAATGGTTAAACGAGAACTATCCGTATGGATTAGACCCTGAAAATGTTCTTGATGACGAAGAACTTAAAAGGTTAGGTTATGGCTCTGATATTATTCAAAAGTCAAATATTGGAACAGGAAGCGGAGCGATATCAACCGTAAAAAATAAGCGTCCTCCAGTAAACATGACAAACCAAACAACCGTTAAGCGACTTGCGGCAGATCTAGCAAATCAAAAAACGGTTATAGGTCTAACTCAGCCAAATGCTGGAAACAGCAAGTTCCCTAGTTGGCCGACACGCCACGGTTAAGCTGATCGCCGTATTGCTCCCAAAGCGATGGCTCATCTCTCCGAATATGCGCAACAAATTTATTCCAGTGTAGTTTTTCCCATTCTGTCCGCTTGGAGTTGTATTCTGAGCATCTTGAAATCATGATGCTGTCAATGTATTTCGGTTTTTCATGCCTGTGCCAACTTACGCACAAACATAAGGTGGCAAGACAGAATGATGAAATCAAAATAAAGACGAATAGTGCTACGCATGTTCTCATGATGATGCTCCAGGCAACCAAGGCACGCTGCAATTTGTTATGTAATTAAACATTACCAAAAACCCACAGTAATGCCAAAAGGCATACAGAGAGTTAGTGAATAGATTTTCGTGTTTCAAAACAATCATGTTGTAGAAGTATACCAATCCATATAACAACCAGCATATCAACACTGGTATCGGCAAGACATAGTAAAATATTGCTCCGATAAATGAAAGAGATGGAAACAAATGGGTCCATAGGCACAAGAAGGCTAAAGACGCACACCCAATATTGAACATATTTAATCTCAGGGAAACGGCAATATTTCTAGAAAAGAAATATACCCATACTCCGCTTACCCATTGCATAACACAAAGGGCAGTAATAAAGACAATGCTATTCCAAAGAGAAACATTACTTTGGAAGAATCCGAAGCTAACAGCTAAAGTGTCGTGAACATCTTTTAACAACAAAGCATATCTTGGCATTACTTCGCCTTCATTTTTAGCTGCGGCGAGTTCTTGCCTGTAAGACGAATCAATTACGTCTATCACAGCCTTATCGTATTCCGTATGATCGCTGATTACTGGATACGGTTTTTTGGCTCCGTATTTTTCAAATGACGGCAATACGGTACAATTTTCTTCTGCGTGGAACTGGCCGACGACCATAAACGGAAGTGCCGCGCCAAAGAAAGACATCACAAACAAGGCGATGATTCGGCTATTCCAGTCTGATTCTTGAGTGTTCATACTACAATAATACAGCAAAATTTGAAAAAGGGAAGTACAAAATAGAAAAAATTTGCAGTAAATAGAGAATAACCCATGCCTCAAGATTCTCTCGGTAATAACGTTCCTTTTCAGGGCGGCGGCGGCGATTTTGCGAAAGCGCTCATTGCTTCGCTAAAAAGCCCTGTACAAAATACCAGCAATAAAACGGACATGGATTTTCTTCGTCAGTCCATGCTTGAGCTAAGCCACAACCAAACGAAGATGCAAAAGGCTCTTGAGCGTCTTTCTCAAGAAAATAAGAAGATAATCAGTAGCAATGCCAAAGAACTGCATAAGATAGCCGAACGATTAAACACTAGCCTTAAAAACAGCAAGAAAGAAAAAAAGAGTAAAGAACACATAGAGTTGGCAAAGCTAGCACACGCTGGGCTTAAGAAGGGGAGTATTTATACTCATGATATCAGGACTGATAAGCATCTAAATAATATCACCAAAATACTCAAGTCTATTCATCAAAGAATGAAAGCTAAGGATAAATTAATCTTAGATTCATATGATGAAATTGGGAGAATGGCAGAACGCCAATCAAAATCCGGAATAGGCGGGGATGTTGGGTCTGGAAATAACAAACAGTATACAGGTTTAAAAGATGTATACAAAGATGCTGTGGCTAGTTTACAAAATGCCGTCTTTGGTAAAACACATGATTTGATCGTAGGAGCCATTGGCGCTATCGGAGCCGGCGACTTAAGTACACTGGGGCCGGCATTTGGCGAGGGCATTAAATTCTACGATGCGATGGCTCAAACGGCCTTACAAGTACAGGATATAAGTGCAAAATTCGGCGGAATTGAAAGAATTGAGAAAAATATCAAGGTAATTCAAGACGCCCAGAATAAAACCGGGCTTAATCGATTAGTTTTGATGAAAAATTATGTTAAGTTAACCAGAATGGGCATGAAGGACAGCCAACAAGCAGAAAAAGCGTTAACGGCATCTGGAAGAGCTGCGTTTGAGCTTGGCATGGATGCAGATTCTACTGCCGAATTATTTGGACAATGGACACAAGAGCTTGGTTTGGGCGATAGGCAAATCACAGCAATGACTCGCTCTATGAGAGATACTGCTAGAACTACTGGATTGATGGGGGATAGCTTAGCCAAAGCCGTTCATTCGTCAAAAGTTATGATGGACTATTTAAGAAATATCAATAGCTTAACATCTAGTTCAGCAGATAATGTTTTAAAATTAACTGCTGCTGGTCAAAAATTTGGCGTTGGGGAACAAGTAGGCGAGTTCCAAAAACTACTAGCTGGAGGTCCAGCAAGAGCTGCGATGGGTGGGTCTAAATACTTTACTTTATTCCAAAGAATACTTGACAAATCAGGATTAAGAGGCAAGTTTAATGCTGGCGAAGATATACTGGGTGATGAAAAATTAGTAGCGCAATTTGGCAAGGGACTAGAGAAAGAATTTGCAGCTTTTGAAAAAATGAGCAAACAAGGACAGGCGGTCTTTGCTCATAGCATGGGAATGGAAATAGGTGAATTAAAACAGGTCGTCAAAGCATGGAAGGAAAGTATCAGCGGAAAAAACATGGAAGACATTGAGAAAAAAATTAAGGCTCAAAAAGACGTGTTGGCTAATGCCGAAAAATTAGGCAATAAATTACAAATTAATGCAGCAAAAGATCAATTATTTGGTCTACAAAGTCAACATGTTGACAAAATATTAAGAGATCAAACAACGGCATTTGATAAGAGGGGGGCAAAGGGAGTTTCTGATGCCGAATTGCAAAAAGCCGCCGATGAAATTAATGAAATGGCAAAAGGCGCGGGGCTTGGCACTCAACTAGAGCCAGGTGCTTTAGCCGGAAAGTCAGCAGAGGAAAAATTACAATTATTAGAAAACACCAATGAGCAGGTTAGGGCTGAAATTTCTAAAATGAGATCGCCGCAACAACAGGCTAATCAATGGCTAGAAAAAATTTATGATTGGCTGGCTAAATTTGGAACTGGGGCCGCGCCGAATATACATCCTGCTGTCGCTTTTGGCGCGGGTATTTTTGGCAAACAACTTGCAAGTTGGGGATTAAACGCGGGTAGAGCGTTATGGAATGGACGCGCCGGTGCTGCTGGAGCAGAAGCCGCAGGGGCGGGGGGTGCTGGTGTTCGGGGAGCGGCTGGTGGTGTAAGAGGTGCTGCTGGTGCAGGTGGCGTTCGTGGCGCTGCTGCTGGTGCAGGTGGCATTCGTGGCGCGGGCGGGGCGGCGGGAGCTGGAAGCAGATTCGGAAGGGCTGGCGCAGCATTAGGACGAGGATTAGGCGCTGCTGGAAGAGGCTTAGGTGGAGTGGGGAGAGTCGCAATGGGTGCTGGTAAGCTTGCTGGTAGATTGGCAACTCCTGTGGCTATGGCCTTAGGGGCATATGAAGGGGCCGCTACTAGTACTAATGATTGGGATGCTAGAAGACCAGAAAACCTTAAGGATTGGGGAGGATGGGATTACGCGAGCAAGGCTGGTGATATCGCATCTATGAGCACCGGAGACTTTGTTCAAATCGGAAAAAGACAATATGAGTCTTATCAATCAAACGCAGCAGTTCGCAAAACAGAATCGGAAAGAAAAATAGATAAAATGGGTATGGCTGATCGGCAGAAGCAATTAGCTGGCCTAGATGATCCTAAAAAATTAGAAGAGCTACAAAATCAAAAAGCAAACCTAACAAGACTAAGAGGCGGTGCAGAGAATAATATTAAGCAATTGGAAAAGAATAAAGGATCATGGTTCAATCCACTTAACTGGTGGGCCAATAATAGCGATAATGCCATGATTGAGGGCGATAAAGGCCGAATCACAGCATATGATAAAGAACTAAAAGATATAGATGATCAGTTAGGCAAGATGAGCGCTGCCACCAGTGGTGCGTCAATCGATACTCTAAGAGAAGAGCGCGCTGCGCAAGCGAAAGCAGACGTAGAATCCGAAAGCACAAAACAATTAACGGATGTAGCATCTAATACCGGAAGCGCTGTTGATGCATTAACGTCTATGCAAACTACGCTTTCTGAAATTTTAGAAGAACTAAGAACGTCAAACACTTCTCCAGACACAAGTCCAAATGCCAAAGGTTCAGTAGCTCCGGATTACGGCAGACAAGTTAGCAACACTAGGTCTGGCAGCATAAACAGAAACATGTCATACACTCAACAAACTTAATCAGCAGCCTTCATAACTAAATAACTATAATACTACAATGACACTAGCAACATCACCCACAGGGGCACTTACCGCAACAGGATGTACTTTAACAATAGGTACATTTGTTATACCGCTAAAAATATTACCTGATATTTCAGACAGTAAGGCTGCTCAGTATAATGACGAGCCGGTCATGGGTAGATCATTTCCTGTTAAAACATATGCGTATAGCGAAAATAGAACCATAGGAATGACTGCATACTTTTATTCAGATACATCAGATGCAATTAATTGTAATTTGGGTTATTGCAGATTAATCCAAAGTGCTACATATCCTAGAGCCGGATTCCTCGCAACAGCGTTACCATATCGCCCACCACAGTTATGTCAGTTATATTGCGGACAACTTTTATCTAAAGATCCTTTATGCGTAGTTATAAAAAGATACTCATTAAAATTACCAAGAGATGTTCCTTGGGAGCCAACTAAATTAATCCCATATTACTTTACTATGGATATAGAAATGGACGTTGTCTATAACACCACTGATTTGCCTGGACAAGAGAGAATATTAAGCGATGTTCAACTTTCGCAGAGTTGCTTTAAATGATAACTATACAACCCACTAATATACCGGCCAGCCAATATGTTGACGGTTCAAGTAGATACATTAATTCAAATGTAATTTATTATAATACCAACATAGAAAAATACATTACATTTGAGACGTACAAAAAGGTCGCAATTCCAGTTTCACCAAACGATATTTTCACAGTACTTAATAAAAAATACGAATATAGACCAGATTTACTTGCGAATGATGTTTATCAAGATCCTAGATTGTGGTGGAAAATACTCCAAGCCAACAATATAATGGATATATATAACTTCAAAGCAGGTCTAAACATTCGTATCCCAGCATTGGTCTTTTAATAATGGCAGTAATACCTTGTGATTGCAAAATTCCAGATTTTCTTATAGATCCGGTTGGCGGAAATCTATTAGATTTTCCACAAAACCAACCGCCTCCATTTGCTGTTCTTATTCCTTGGGTAAAAATAGCCATCAATGGCGATATAGACAACCCTAATGCTCAAGTTATTACCGTAGGAAACGAATCACAAGGCGGACAAACCGCATATGCTGCGATTAAATCATTTCAATATGGATCAAGCGATGGATTTACTGTTAAGTTTGAAATAGTTGATGTACAAGGTGGTAATTTCTGTAGTTTTGTTAACAAGTTAGCGCAAGATTTAAAAGAAGATAATTTTGACGAAGATCATAAGATTATTTTTAGATGGGGATGGAGTGGCGATGAGTGTGGCTCAAATGGCGAAGGTTCGCTTGCATCGATTGATGCAAGATTAATTAGCGGGTCTCACACTGCCATTATCAGACATATAGTTCCAGTTTTAGAAAATGGCATGTTTAGGTTTACGATAACATGCGTAGATCCTTCTGACATATATCATGAGCAGGTGGTAGATGCAGAAGTTCCAGAAATACCTCTTGTTCATGCGATCACTACGTTATTTGTAGCATATGCCGTTCCATCGGTAGACTCTGTCATATATCAGATGAGAGATGCCAAAGGCAACATAGTTTCAATGCCAGATGAGCCAGATAGACCATTTTTTGCATCAAATAATGGAATTAATGAACAAACGCTCGGACCAAAAGTTAAATGGAATACTTTAGGAAGAACTCCTTTGTCTATATTACGCGACTGGCTCGGCGTTGTTGAAAGTATCAATGGACAAGGCTTTAAAGTAATGTTTGAGAGTGGGGCGAAAGGTATTAATTTAATAATTAGAGAGAATGACAAGCCCGGCTGCGAAAAATTTCCCCAAATTCCAGATATCGATCCACTTGAGAAAAGAGTTTATATTGTAAACGGTGGTGTTCAGAGTAAAGTTTTAAGTTTTACCCCAAATATAAAATGGATATATGTTCCATCACTAAAAGCTGGTGCCGTGCAGGATAAAAATCAACAAAAAGATGTTAAGCAAGACGATCAAAAACTAGAAGACTGCCAAGACGGAGATAAGCCTAAAAACACAAAGCCTGGGATAACAACAATGCAGTCTCCGTCGCATCCGATTGACGATTCTCGTGGAAGCGATGCTATGGTTGATAGAATGCGCGCTGACCGAAAACAGTTCTTAGCAGAAAATGCGTTTGAGGCGATTACGGCGGAACTTAGAATACAAGGCGATCCATCTTATCAGTATATTCAAGACATCGGGCAACTAATAACAGTGGTAGTCATCAATTCATTTATACCATCTGGCACGACTACTACTTGTGACTGGACTATACAAACAATGAGCAGCAGCAGTAACTTAGCATTGTGCAATTCGGTTTTGTCTAATAAATCTTGGATGATAAAAAGCTTTTTTCATGACATTAAGGAAGGATCTTATACCACTACATTAGAATTAGTGCTGGCACAACCTGGTATAGATACAGACATAAATAACGGTATAGGAGATTAAGATGTCGTCGCTGCAACAAAAAGTTCAAGATTTAGAATCATATATTTTTTCACTAGGTGGAAAAGTAGATAAAATTCTTACTTCTGATTTCGTCAAGAACTGGCGCGTTGCTTATCACAGCGAAACGCTAAATGGTATTTACTTAGCGCTATGCGTTAATACCCTAGACCCACTAAAACGAAATAGAATACAATTTTTTACTGGCATTTTAAATAATAAAGATGCAGATATTAAAAGCTTGCCTTGGGCAGATCCTATATCTACGTTTGGCGGATTTGATGCAAGCGGAGTATCGTGGGTTCCACCGGCTGGGTCAACAGTTATAGTCTCTTTCGTAAATGGAAACAGAAATGCTCCATATTATTTCGGAACCACTTATCCCGTTAGCAGAGGACAAGCACCATATGAATGGGGATATGAAATTGAAGAATATTATAACATATGGTATGGGAAAAGAAAGGGTTATCTGGTCGGCCCAGACGATGAATCGCAGTTGCTTCCTCCATGGACAAGCGAAAATTATAACGCAATTGACTCAACGCAATTTGAAACATTTGACGAAGATCCGAACGCATATCAAAAAATTACATATCCACATATTTATGGGTTTAAAACAAACAACAAACATACTTTAAAGTTTGACGACGGCGACCACAAATGCAACGAGAGATACTCAAGAGTTGAATTGTTTTCAGGTCGTGGAAACTGGTTATTGTTTAAGGATGATCATTTAAATCCTAGTGGACAATGGGCGCATCCACAATGCGGCCAAGCTGGGGATGACTTGAGCGAATGCAGCACCAAGATGGTAAACTGTTCCAATACGGTAGCTCCAGACGTAGAAAATTTAAACAAAGGATCTAATCCTTATTATAAGCATAAAGAAGAATGTCGGTTATATGCTGGCGCACCTACGCCACAAAATGCCGCATCGGCATTACCCCAATCAGGAGTACAATTACAGTCTATCGCAGGATACCAATTAGTTTTCGATGATTCAGTAGAACAACCTAGCGGTAATCCAGATTGGCGATTAGATTTTGATTTTGGTTGCACTGATAAGTTTATAGGAAAAGCATTTCTTAAAAGTGTCACCGGCCATTCTATTACCATGAAGGACATTGAGTCGTCTAAAGGCGTGCGTGATGACGGTAATGGTATTGTTTTAGAAACCGCCTGTGGTATTAAAGTTGAATTAAACGATCATACTGTTGGCAATGCGGGGAACGCTGAAGAAGGGGAAGAAAATGCACAAGATGCCGCCTGCCCCCCTAATTCTGCTGGAAAAAATAGAGGATATAAGGTCACTACCACTTCCAATCACGTATTTGCTATGATTGACGAAGGGAATCAACAGTGCTCTCCAATGCGCATGTCTGGCGGACTTCCCATTGCCAAGGCATCTGCTGGAAAAGTTTATATTAAAACTGGATATGGCTTAGAATTTGTAATGGATGATTCTACAAGCCAAGAAAATACCAAGGCTCAAAGCGTACAAATACTATGCCCTCAAAAAGATAATCAAGAAGCTGGTCCGCACGTTTTTTTAATGCAGGAAAGCGCAGATGCGGCAACGTCAGACTCATTTACATCTTTTGTATTCCTAAGAGCTGGTGGACAATTAAATATTGAGACATACGGAGACAGCGTAGAAGTAGTTGGATCAGAAAGTAACCCGAGCAATAAGATCTTTTCCGTGTCAGATCAGTTTGTAGTTGAATGTAAGAACGTGTATTTTGCGGCTGATGAAAGCATATTACATTATGCTAAAGAAAATATCTATTTACTAGCAGGACAGGATTGCCCTGATACATCGGTAGAAGGCCAGCTTGACCCATGTGTCGCCCCCGTTATTGTGTTCAAAGACGGATTGCTACAAATTTCAGATAGGGTTTTTGCAGCCGCTGGCAGTGGCGCTCAAAAGGTTCAGCTACAAATGGTAATGGGCGGTAAGTCCGGCGGAAGCTCACAAACTAATTAACTAACTAGATAATTTCTAATATCTGCGCCATCTATATCATGGCCGATGGAATCCCATCCATTACGGGTATTTCTAGCGAACAATTCTATTCGGGAAACATCGCCGAACAAACCTTCTATTCTAGAATATTGTTCTTCTGGCTTTGATGAGTGGAAAAAAACTTTGGTAGACTGGTGTGGCCTATTTGTAAGAATTAAAGATGACACATAATTACTGGCTACTGTAAGCTTGGTTTTTGGATCTGATGTTTGTCCTTTTATAAGACGACCCACTTTACCGCGAACACCCATTAAGCATAGCTCTACATTGCTTTTGGCGTACGCCCCTACTCCAAAGAAAGGTTTTCCATTTTTGTTAAATTTAGCCCAAGAAAAACCTATGGTTTTGTATTTAAATCCCCAAGCTTCCATTGTATCAATACCCTCTTTTAGCAATGGCATCGTGACCCAAAGAAACAATACCGCATTGTCTTCCGCTATACTGGATACATTTAGTTTTTTAATTTCATTTATATTCATGCACGTATAATGTTTAGATGCTCCGAAGTTGCTTCTGACTGTTCCGGCAACCTTTTTATCGTTGTAGCTCCATGGTGGATCGGCCAGAATAATGTGATATTTTTTACCCATAGCACTAATTTAGTATTAATTCTTCTATAAATAAACTAAATGCCCAACTTCCTCGGTCTCAAATACCCTATACAAAAAAATAGTCAAGGTTATTTCGCAAAAATAGCTGATACTTCCACTATTAAAAGTGATTTATTGATACTTTTGCTTACTAATTTTGGCGAAAGAGTGATGTTGCCGTCCTTCGGGACTGGACTAAGTTCGGCTCTATTCCAGCAAAATAACGCCGCTTTAGAGGCGCAGGTGGTTTCATTAATTAAAAGCGCTATAAGTAAATGGGAGCCAAGAGTATCTATTACACAAATAACAGCAGTATCATCGGAAACGGCAAATGCGCAGAACCCAAATAATCTTTCCGAAAGCGACCAGCACCTAATGACTATTACTATACAATTCGCACAATTTGACAATTTAACGGCAGTAGACACATTAGTTCTACAACTGCCCGTAGGCTAAACCATTATGACAACAAACTGTACCTTTGAACAAACCCCATTAGACCAATCATCCTTGGCTCCAAACAATAGCCTAACGAACATTAATTATACCAACCAAGACTTTTACTCTTTAAAGTTTAGATTAAGAAATCTAATCAAAGAACAGTTTCCGTCTGACTTTAATGATTTTATTGAGTCATCCTTAGCATTTTTACTTATCGAACCTCAGGCATTTTTATTTGACACACTGTCATTTAAGCAAGATCAAATTATACAGGAAGTTTTTATTGGCACGGTCACGGAAACAGAAAATGCTTTTCGTATAGCAGAATCAGTCGGTTTTAAGCCAACCCCACCAATTCCAGCAGTAGCAATGTTTGCTGCCACCATCAACACGGTCCTGCCTGGTGATCTGATTATCCCGTCTGGTGTTGCGGTTACTGCGGTGTCTAACAACAATTCGGTAGTATATGAGTTATTTGTTGCCGACTCTAATAATAACCCAATATTTAACCAAGACATAATTATACCTGCTGGGAATCTGTCAAATACTTCTATAGTTGGGGTGCAAGGACAAACATTTATTGATACCTTCCTCGGCACCGGATTAGCTAATCAAAATTTTCAGCTATCAAATCATCCTGTTATTTTTGACAGCGTGACTGTAATAGTAGATGGCTCAACATGGAATGAGGTTGATTACTTTACCGACTCCAATCCTAGAAAAGAATACCGCCTTGAATTTGATTCAAATTATAATGCGTTCATTATATTCGGCAATACACAATCTGGCCTATTCCCTACGTCAGGAGCAAATATTGTTGTACAATATAGAGTGGGTGGCGGGACAAGCAGCAACATTGTTTCTGGGGCTATTTCTACTTATAGAACTTTTACTTTAGACGGATTCGGTATTGCCGCAGCAGTTAATTTTTCTAATTACACAGCTAGCAACTTTGGATACGACGGCGATACGATTGATGATGTTAAGAGTAAACTGCCAAGGTATGTTAAAATGCAGGGTAGAATTGTTTCCGATACTGATTACCAGACTTTCGCTGACCAGTTCGCTACTCCATACAACGGGCAAATCGGCAAATCTGTAGCGGTTTTAAGGAACTATGGCTGCGCAGCTAACATTGTAGATGTTTATGTGCTTGCTTTAAGTGGGACTAGCGGCTTACAAGTTGCCAATGACTCTCTTAAGAGCGCATTATTAGATGCTATCAACGCACAGTCTATGATGGGAGTTTCGGTTTGCTTGAGAGATGGCGTGGTTATTAATACAGATGTTTCTGTAGATCTAATAGTTGATAAGTTTTATAGAAACGCTCAGTCTAATATAGAAAGCGCAGTAAATTCAGCTATAAATAACTTCTTCGCCCTAGCCAACTGGGAATATGGACAAACACTTAACGCCTCTGATTTAGTAAAATCTTTATCTTCTATACAACAAATTATTAGTTTTTCAACGACATTCACCACAAATGACCCAGGTAATTCTGGAGAAACGGTTGTGGCAAAATACTATGAAATTATAAGGCCAGATACTATAAGTGTCTCATTTAGCTTCCAATGACAATAACAATCGATCAAAACCCAACAATCTCTGATGAGATTTTATTTACTATAACCACAACAGATAACGACGGTAATCTAGTTGACCCGGACACTATTGACTTAGTGACCATCAACTACGTTGAAAGAAGTTTCTTTAATGGTAATTTCAAAGAAGTAATTGAAGTTGAGCCGGAAATGAGTTATGATACCTTCTTTAGCAAAACCATTCCAACCACCGTATTGGGCAGTGATGGCATTGCTGCCTGGAATTCTTCTAGCCCAAGTGCTTCAACCATACGGCATGTTTCTACCGGAACCTTTACATTTACTTGGCAACCGAATTATCGCGAAGGCGATTATTACATCTGTTGGACATGGACTCTGAACACAAGCGATCAACTTTCTAATTTTTATCAATTTTTTATTTCTGGTGACACTAAAGAAACCACTAGCATTCCTACGCATCATACAAATCCTGAAAAGTATACGACTCTATTAAGCCGATATATGCCAGATTTTATGAGTAATCAAATGTCGGAAAGTGATTTGTCTCCAGATGTAATTTCTAGGTACAATACAGCAGTAGCAAAGCTGTTCACGTTTATTGAGGACATGGTCAATCAGACAGTAGATTTGATCGATGCTAATGCTACTCCGCAAACCTTGTTGCCTTACCTTGCGGGATTGTTCGGTCTAAAACTAAGATCACAAGATGTGACTCTATGGAGAAGACAGATAAAACAAGCTATTCCGTTATACAAGCAAAAAGGCACTCTGATCGGATTAACGAACGCGCTTGCCAATGCTGGAATCACGCTTAATAGCTTTTCTATGTTATGGCAAATAGTATCGCCGTCTACGTGGCAAGAAGGAATTAAAGTTTCCGAAGATAGCCAGACAATCTTTGTTTTAGCTAAACTAGCAATTCTTCCAGAAGATGGAAGTAATTTTTCTATATCAATTAGACCAGCAAATACATCATCGTACATGTCGTTAATTCTAAATGATTATGTGACATTTTCTAACAGCGATGGCATTACGACCATGACATGGATTGGAGAAAGCGCTACATCTCCAATTGTTTTGGCCGAGGGCGATTTCCTAGATGTTATTTATAAGATTAGTCCTGTAGTCAGTCAGCCTATAGAAAATTACATAAGATCTTTACCGCTAGCCGACCTAAGAGATGAAGTTACGGTTGCGTATCCTCCTAAAAACTGGAACGTAAGGCTTATCACTGAAGCAGATTCGATGTTTGATGTAATTTGCAGCGTTAAGCATCCTTTCGTAGATCCAATTATATTTGGGCAAGTGAGAACAGAGTTTCCATATAGCGAAAACATTTATAATATGGATGAATACAATGGTTCCAAACGAGATTCTACGAACCCATGTGATTTAGATAAGTCATTTTTAGATACTTGCAGTTGTTGCAGAAGTAGCAAGTTTAATATTGATGTTACAATTAATGACCTATCTGATGATAGGCTGTCTGAAACAAATGATATAATTAGAGAATATAAACCATTCCACCTTGTGCCACAAAACCTAAGTTATTCAAGTTCATTTTATGATATAATCATTCCACCAGTAGAGAGCGTAGATTTTCTAATACAATACACTCCCAGCGATAACGTGTTGGCCGGTGCCGAAGCAAGATTCAACAGGGCAATGCCGATTTCCGGTGGAATTGATAGTAGTTTCAATGCATTAAACAGAATCTCATTAGCAACACGGACTACTGTTATTAATTCTGTTTCGGGCAATGGTTTTAATCAAGAGTACGTTTTATATGCTCCGCTTATCCGTTTTGATGAAATTGGGTTAAATGGCGGGAGCAACTTATTGGAAATTCTTTCCGGAACAGCGGCAGGCAACTATACATGTAGTGTATCAGAAAAATATAGAGTACATATAAACCAAGGCAGCCCAGATACATTATCGTATCCATTAGAGGTTGGAGAACATCATTTTCGCCTTAGCAATATTGTTTATACAGATATTTCCGCAAGCATTTTTCAGGACAATCTTTTTATCTTTAGTGATTCAAATATTGATTTTACGCAATATGCAGTCACATCTTCGTGGAACGTGGTAATTTCTAATGGCACAAATCCTGGCACATACGCTATTAATGAAATACTTCCAAACAATACATTATTAATTAATGCGTGGCCAGGCGCAAATATTAGCGGGTTAAGCTATCAGCTTAAAGACAATCTTAGCAATACAATAACTAGCAGCACTACTGGAAGTATCAACATTCAAAACAGAGGTAGAGTTGAGCTTCTGGATGATATCGTAAATGGGTTTGAAGTTAACATTGGTTATTATGTTCTTTATAAGTCTAACCAATATCCGATATCAGGGTTTAATGCGTCTAACAAAGCATACGTTGACGCATACTCGGCCGGGACAGCAGTTGGGACTGCTAATATTAGAATATTAAAGCGACTTGTTGACAATACTCGCGGATACCTAGACACAGGAGGAATGCGTATTGTGTCCGGAGTGGATTACGAAGCTGGACTAGGAATTGCAAACGGACATGGCCAATCTACAGATGGAGTGGCGGACACCGATAGTAAATTTAAAGAGAATTATCTAATACTTTTTAACGGAAACTATTATAAAGTATCACAATGGACTGGAACTAATATTTATATTAGTGGATACAAGGTAAATTGGGGGCTAGCAGGTACCCCTATCACATACTCAATCGTGCAGTATAACAAAACACAAAACGTAAATATAGAAGACCATGTATTCAGAAAAATAGATAGAAGCGGGAATGATGTGGTGACGATTACTTCGGAAAGTGTCGGAGCCATGCTTTCATATGAAGGAATACCTGGATTCAGCGATAACGTAAGACAGAGTGAAAAAGTATCATTTATAATTGAGAAGGTAGAAGCATGACAAATATTATTGACAGCACAAAGTGTAATGGATTCGTCAAGATGGTGATTGATAATCTTGATACGGGCGAACAAACTATAATTTCTCGCAGCAATACTGTTTTAAATGGCGGAAAGTCTGCTCTTGCTGCGTGCTTAGCAAACGCTATCGACACCGTTTTTAGTTTTTACATTACAACTTTATTAGTAGGAACTAATGGGGTTTCTGGCTCAACACCTAAAACAATAGACCCATCAAGAACTGGGTTGTTCGGAGCAACGTTGCTAAGTAAGCCGGTATCAGTTAGTATTGATTCAGTTAACACCAATTTACTTCACATAACGGCAGTTTTAAGTTCTTCTGACGGGAACGGCAGTTCTCTTAGTGAAATTGCGCTACAGATGGCTAATGGTGATTTATTTTCAATGTTTACATTCCCCGTCATAACAAAAACCTCGGCTATTCAAATTACGATTGTCTGGGATCTAGAATTGGTTTAATAGAGAGAAACAACAATGCCCGATTTAACAAACATACCTATTCGTTTTTTTACTGGCCTAGAGCCATACGAGGTTTCTACTGACAATATTCCGCTACAGGACATATCCGTACAAGCTGTTGTTATAAATGATGCCGTGGACAACAGCACTGGTATTCTTGAGTTAGCTCAAGGCACATCTGGAAGCCTAGCAACAAGACTAAACGTTAGTTTGAATGCTGATGGAACGCTCAAAACAACTGCTGTTAATAATTCAATGCATCTTATAGATGATCATACTGATTCTGGTAGCTTTGTTAGAATGGAATTTGGCGAAAGAATTAAGCTAAACACTGTTGCTAGCAATGCGAATAGCTTAACTATCCAAGTTGACACAATGTCAAATACTACAGATTTTTCCACAGGACAAATATCTTTAATCGGCAGCGATACAATCGAGTGGAACTATACAGCCGGTAAGTTGTCCGCTGACGTAATTTACGCTCCAGTATCGCATTTTTACTCAGTAGTCCCATACACAACCAATCATCTAAATTATAAGACAACAAGCGGTGGCACTCCATATGTTTCAGGAACCCTGCGCGTATATGTCAATGGGATTAGATTAAGTGAAACTACCACCACAAGCGTACCTAGAGTTGGAGTTTCAACTACTTGGGTTAGTTTAATGTACACAGAAATATTGAGTTCAGCCGGAACATTTCAGTTTAATGCAACTTTATTAAACACTGATGTTGTTCAGATTGATTTTGACTTTGCCTTAATTTAATGAACCAAATATATCATGATGATTTATTCAATGTATTGCCAGCAGTACAAGAAAAATCAATCGATTTAATTTTATGTGACTTGCCGTACGGAACAACGCAATGCAAGTGGGATTGCCGCATTGACCTAACTAAGTTATGGGAACAACTATGGAGAGTTGCTAAAGCAAATTGTCCGATAATTATGTTTTCATCTCAACCATTTACGTCTACTTTACTAGTATCGCAGATTGATAAATTTAAATATGAATGGATATGGGAAAAAAGCAAGGCGAGCAATTTCTTGGATGCTAAGAAGAAGCCACTGAAATCACACGAATCTTTACTTGTTTTTTGTAATGGAAAAACTCCTTACTATCCACAAATGACTAATGGAAGTAGCTATAAGGCAAAGCCTGGTAAAAAAATTACAGAAGTGTATGGCGCTGTTAGAGACAGTCAATTTAGAAATGATAATAATGGCGTAAGATATCCAAGGTCTATTATCTACTTTAAAACAGCAGAGAGTGAAGGCAAACCAGTTCATCCAACACAGAAGCCGATTGATCTTTGCCGATATATTATAAGAACATACACAAAAGAAGGCGACTTAGTATTAGACCCATGTATCGGCAGCGGAACAACAGCCATCGCATGCTTAAGAGAAAACAGAAATTATATAGGAGTGGAAAAAGATGACGCTTACTTCAATGCTTGCGGCGAGAGAATCAAAGCAGAAAATAGAACCAGAAGCCAAACAGGATTATAAGTTTGGATTTATAGTGCTTTTGCCGATTTTTAATATCAAGCAAATTCAAGATACCCTTAGGAGCATCAGAATTTATTATCCTAATCACCCAATGGTTATTGCGTGTTCATCACAGCTTACAAAAGAACAAATAAAAATAGTTCAATCGATAGATCTGCAAAACAAAATTGCCGCTAAACGCGACCAGACCATATGTGGAATTATAAACTCTGGAGTAAAATCAACAACCGTAGACTGGAATTTTATATTTGTGGCCGGAGCGAAGATAAAAACAAAGATAGAAAGAAAGTACTTGTCTTTCGCAAAAAGTGATAAAGATATACTGTATGCAGTTATAAACAGAAAAACGCTTTTCTACGAATCGTCTTTGAATGGCCTGTTCTTTCATAAAAGAGCATTAAACGAGATAGGAGATATGCCTACTGAGTTTAATGATATAGAAGGCAGTAAAATCGTTTGGTTTTGCGAGAATATAGTTAATAATAAACAATTTACCTTTAAAGGCGTAATTAACGTGCCTATAATTGGCTAATTATATCATTTATAACTTTATTTAATTCTTGCTTAGATATAGACCTTGGACCAACAGTGTTATTATGTTGCCATTGATGTCGGTTTAAAGCATCTACAATATTGGCATCTGTTTTTATAAAATAATGTGATTGATCTGATTTATCGGTATCGTAAAACGCTTTTCCTGCATTTACCCCCACTCTTCTAACCGACAAGTTTGCCGTGCTTTTCTTCGTATACTGAAACCCTTCTGGATATACCTTATCTTCTTGATGTCTGTCTACATATTCGTTTTTCCATATCTGGAAAACCACAGGAACAGAACAAGACATTCCATTTATTAAAAATGAACCTTCGGGTATATCCACCTCGTTGAATAGGTGATAGCTTTTAGGTATTTTATTTTGTATACTAGACTTTTTAAAAGAAAGAGGAAGAATAAACGCTATAGTATCAGAAAACTCAGAGCACTTTTTAATAAACTTTAGGGCCAAAGAGCACTGTTTGCCAAATGGCGGGTTGCCTATGCAAAGAATCTTACTACTAGTAATTTTTCCATTATATTCATACAACAAAAAATCTTGCTCAACGATTGATGGGTGTTCCGGACAAATATCAAAAGCCAAACAATTATCTATCTGTGAAGAAAAAGCCCCATTGCCAGCAGATGGCTCAATGATTAGATCAAAATCAGATAAATTTAATTTACTGATAAGGAATTTAGCCACTTCTGGCTTTGTATAAAATTTATCTAATGGACTTTTCTTCACTCATTAAACTAGTTATCGTTTCTAGATTTCGTGATTATGGTGCGTCGTTAGCCAACGAATTGTTCCGGATTTACTTCTCATGAATACCGAGTTAGTTATACATCCATCTTCTGTAAATCTTACGCCACGGAGCATTGAGCCGTTAAGAACACCTGTAGCTACAAAAACACAATCTCCTCTAATTAAAGCATTCTCGTCCATCACATCACCAGATTGCTTAAAATTACTGTCTACTTCATATGATTGAAATCCTCCTCTGAGGGATTTAATCGCCGCGGTTGCTATGATGGATTCAGGCGCTCCACCGAATCCAAAAAATAAATCAATATCACTTTCTGGCAAACATGTTCCTATACATCCAGACACATCACAATCTTGTAGAAGCTTTAGTCTAACTCCCATCTTTCTTAATCTTGTTATTATGTCATTATGCCTTTGGCGGTTTAACAACCCAACCATTAGATTATTAATTTTTTTATCTAATGCAAAAGCGGATAGCTCAACATTTCTCTCAATAGGATCTAAGATATTCAACCTTACTTTTGACCGTATTTTTGCACCATAAGCCAGTTTATTCATGTAGAAGTTTTGAGGAACATACATGCAATCTTCATTAGCAACTGCTAAGACGCTCATTGCTTCAGCTCCATTAATTGATGTGGGAGTGGTGCCATCAACTGAATCCAGTGCGATTTCATAAGTATTAGGCTTACTGTCTTGTATATTTTTATATTCGGATACACTAGCAGCAGAAGAATTTTCGGCGAACTGTCGTCCTAGCAAGCCAACATATTCGCCCTCTAGATGCGCTGCTCCGTCCTTCTTTCCTTCACTAACCACTACCTTGGCGGCGAACCGTATTTCATTTAACCTCTTGCGCATAGCGTCTGTGGCGACTCGGTCAATTTCTAGTTTATCTCCACTGCCAACAAGCTTGCCTGCTTCTATAGCGGCTGCTTCACAAACTCTAATTAGATCTAAACTAATGTTCTTCATACATCAATCTTTCTTAATAAAATACCGGCTTCTTCAAACATTATATCTGCGTATGCGATACTTTCTCGCCACCTATCATAATACCCATTAGAATTGTCGTTAGTAAAAATCACTTCATCTATACCAGATTGTATAATCCCACGGCAGCACTCGTGACAAGGATGAAGGGGTATGAATATCTTGCAGCCAACCACAGAAATTCCAAGGCGGGCAGCATAAAAAATAGCGTTTTTTTCTGCATGTTCTGTAAAATATAATTTTTGATTTCTGTCAGTATATCTTTCTTCGTAGTCAATGACCTTAGACGGAAATCCATTGTATCCGGTTGCCTTAATGCGGTTTTCCTTATCAACTATCAAGCACCCGATTTTAGTACTAGGATCTTTGCTTTTCTTTCCGATGTCATTAACTATGTTTAAAAAATAACTATCCCAAGAAATGCTACTTTGTATAATCTTATTCATTAGTTCCAAACACCATACTGAAATCAAAAAATTTCCATTTACGATATGAAGGCACAATTGCTCCGCTGTCAATCTTATCTAAATATTCACAAACTCCACCAACTGAATCAAACATTGTTTCAATGTCAATAATTCCATATAGCCAATTAGGAATAAATTCTACACCCTTTCTGCATAATATAATAATCGGCTTGTGTTCCATGATTCCATAATTGGATTCGTGATAACTTCCGCACATATGCACATCTGGCTCAATGTTTAAAATCATAAAATCGCACTTGTCTACCATTCTTAGATCAGTGTAAACAATTTCTCTCATGATTTCTTTAATTTCGGCGAATCTTTTTTCTTTCTTAAGCTGACTAATGTTTTCCCGAACTTTCCCATCTTCCACTGCCGATGTCATCGGCTTATGGCATGGATTAAACACTCCCACGCCCTTGCTTTTTAAGAATGGAGTTATTTCATCACGCCAATCGTTTCCGCCGGTCGGATCGTTGTCCATACTTCCAGCAAGATAGGTGATGTTTCCTCGCAATTTACCCATATATTCTTAGTCCCTATACTATACTAAACTGTACTTACTTTATCGGAAATTAACATCATGATCATTAATCAAATCGATGAAATTGTTAAAAATAAACTGACCAATAGACATAGCGATTTCCAACTTGAGCATTTCGTTATAGGAAACGAACCAAATCATCAGGCCAAAATTCACCAATGTCTTGTAGAATTACAGTCAAGAAGGAAGGTATTAGAAAACTTGGACATGGAAATATTAGAAGTTAATGATAAAAAGGAGCTTTTAAAAATAGACAAAGAACTGGCCCCCCATAGAAATTCTCATGAAAAAGAAATCAAAGATAGAATTGCTGATAGAAAAATGCTTTATCTTGATAAGAGAATCGGCGAGCTAAATGAAATTAAAAAGTCTACTGAAGAAGAGTCTCAGCTAATCATTAAAATGTATAATTTTTTGACCGAAAAAGAAGATGCAAAGGATTGGGGAAGTCCAGAAGTCCAGAAGGATTACTGGAATGCTAAATTACTGGCAGATCTTCGTATGAGAGCGATACTTGGCAGGCCCATTGATGTTGAGCTACTCAAAACTATATTTGCTCTGCCGGACGGAACACAGGTTAAATCAGAAATTATTCAGATGATTCAAAATAAGGCAAATTTAGAAAGCAACAGAAAAAATCTAAATAATAATACAAATGACAAGCCGAATTAGTTCACTAGATTCCGGATACATAGCCGGAGATTTAAGTATTTACCCTAAAGCATTGGATTCAGAGGATACACTCTACCAAGTGGCTAACAATGCATCTACAGTAACCACTCAGGGCATTAGTTATACTACTAAGTTTATCGTTGTTCAAGATGCGTCTTCATTCCCTTCTTCTGGACTTATAAAAGTGGGGGAAGAAACTGTTTATTATGCAAGTAGAACGGATACTACGTTTAAAGAGTTGGCAAGAGGCTTTTCTGGCTCTAGACAAGGACCATGGCCCAAAAACACTCCAGTTCTTGGCTGTGTTTTTGCAGAAGTTCACAATGCCGAAAAAGACGCCATTATTAACATTGAGGCGAATATAGGGGTAAGCGACAAGCCAACCGATGCATCGTTAAATGGCATTTTGAAGAAACAAGAAAGTAGATGGTTGGCACCTGCTCCTCTGTTCAGAGCATTTCCAGCGTCAGGACCAGCGCCACTAGAAGTATCATTTCAAAACTTTTCTAGTGGAAATGCCGTAAGTTTTCTATGGGATTTCGGGGACGGAAATACGAGCGTTGAAGTAAGCCCAATGCATACTTACGCTAGTATAGGGACTTATACGGTTCAGTTGAGCATGACAACATCATTGGGTGCTCAAGGTATAATAACAAAGAAATCTTATATTACCGTAAACAATAACCAGGCACAAGCCTTTTTTTATGTCACACCGGTAATTGGTATTGCAAATACCACAAATATAACCTTTATCGATCAAACAGATGGGGATATAGCAAGTAGATATTGGATTTTTGACGACGGAACATTCTTTACCGCATCTGATCCAGACGTTCATACCGCAACTCACATATATACCGTAGCAGGCTCCTATCAACCATCCTTATTAGTTGTATTCACTGACGGAACTAAGAAGAAGCTCAGTTTAGGCGACAAAATCATCATACAATGACAATTCCTAGTTCATCATTATATCCATCTGTCTTAGATACTGATAATAATCTATTTTTAGTACACGATTCGCTTCGTGTTTCTTTATCTGAAGACTATAGTCCAGGCGATACATCTATTACCGTTAGTGGTGATACATCGCGATTTCCACCGACTGGAATTATTACATTGACTGATCAATGTAGCGAAATTGACCTAAGGGCTGTCTCGTTTTACTATGGCGTCGTTACTAGCGATACGTTTTCAGAATTAGAGATTTTACCAGGATTTACAGACGCCACTAAGTCTAAGTTGTCAACAAATGTCACAGAAAACGTAATGGCCGAACATCACGGCAGTATAAAAAATGCTATTATAGCTATTGAGAATTTTGCTGGAGTAAAAGGAACTACAGACCTAAATCCTTTAGGGGATACATTAGAGGGTAGAACTAATTTTTTGCAGAACCTTGTCCTTCAGCCAAAAGCATGGTTTACTGCAAATAAACAAGTTGGCGTAGTCCCATTAACAATCACTTTTGATGATCTTAGTTTCAGAAGTCCAACTTACTGGAAGTGGTGTTTCGGGGATGGCGGATCAGTCTCTGTTTCTGCTGGAATACCATCTGTATCTGAGTTTGTGCCAAGTGGAGTATCATGCGTTGTGGATCTTGACGGCAAAACAATAGAAAAAACATATTACACTCCTGCCTTTTATAATGTAAGCCTAACCGTTAGCAATGCCTTTGGAACTGATGAGTTAGTATTTGAAAAGATGATTAACGCTAGGGCACAGGCCCCAGACCCCGCAGAAATGGATTTCTTTGACATATCCCCTACTAATCAGGTTTTTGAGCCGGACGTGTCTATGGCCACCGGAGGCGTCTTAAAATCAAAAATAAACACCTTAGTAAACATAGAAGTAACCGATAATGGGGAAAGACCAGAAGATCCTGTATTACAATATATTTGGAAACTAGGGGATGACTTGCAGCATTTTAATTCTGCTCAAACCCAAGCGCTCTATAGTACTGGCGGTTTATATGACGTAAGAATTAGGGTTAACACATCATTTGGGGCATACAGAACTACAATAGTTCCAGATGCTATTGATGTTATAGAAGATACTAATTTATGGTTTGCCGTTTTCCCGGACACAACCTATCAGGCCACAAAAACCGCCAATACATATGAATTTAACACCTTAGGCAGCGTTTTTAAAACTAATAATAGAAACGCTTCCCCAAATATAACTAGAGACTACAGCTTTTTGACTGGTGAACCTCAGGAAAATCAACAAAAAAAAGAGTTTCTTAGAAATTCTGGCTTTGTTGCTAAAGATACAACAGATTCAGGAGATAGAGGTACTGCCTATTTCTATTGGGCAACTGGATATAATGTATCGTCTGGCAGTTGGACTGATCAAACAATTGATGTAACAGAATACGAAGGATTTAGCGATTGTTATACAGGCGGTAGCTGCAATGCAGCGCTAAGTGGTAGTTTTTCGCGCGCCTGGAATTGGGTATCTCTTAATTCCCCGCAATCAGTTTACTTTTTGCTAGGCAATACTGACGCAATGCCAGATGTTTCGTCATCTACCAATCAAGACAATACAAACATGAGTCTGGTAGACTTAAGTACCGCTACAACAGTCTTTACGCCAAGTAGCTACACTAACGGCGCAGTTGAATTAATGAACAATGTAGACAGCGGTGCGAGCGGAGATTTTAGCGTATACAGATCGGCGTGGTTTAACTCAACTGGGTTTATTGCTAGAAATGATGCAAACGGCACTTATTTTAGAATTAAAAGCTTTTATCAAACACAGGGCGTTCTTTCTGATTTAGTTCAAGGGATACAAAAACTAAACGATATGCCGGGTTCTACGAAACTAGAAGGTCAACTAGTCCCCTTAATCGGTGGTTTATATTTCTTTAATAATACAGGCGAAGTCCTAGCATATAATCCCACATCAGCCACATGGTCGGTCGGCGGGCCTGGCATTAACTCAATGGCTTGGTCTGCTCTTTATGACTCGTCTGTTGTAGCTTATCAAGATCCAACTATACCTGGTATGGCGAACATGTCGTTTGACGACCCATCACAAAAACTACTGGCTACATCAGATGGCAATCATTTAGCGTATATATCTTTTGATTATTCGGTGAATACATTTATTAAGTTCAATGCATCATCGGCAACGTTTAGCTCACTTCCGGCAAGACCTGCTGGAGAACAATGGGTTTTAGGAGTTTATTAATATGAGAGGATTTCCTCCACAACCAGTATATCCTAACGCAATTGACAATGACAGCACTCTTTATGCTGTTTACAACACATCAGAATCTATAACCGTTGGCGATAATCAAGCATGGAGCGAAGAAATTACGATTGTTCCAGTTGGCATTGACGCTGATGAGATATGGGCTGAAAACGGTTTTGCAAACATATCTGGCGAACTGTTTTATTATGATCTAGTAGAAAAAGACGTAAATGGTAAAATATTTAAATTTAAAAGATGTTTAAGAAACTTCGGGGGAGATCATACAAGGTTTAATGCATCTGGAACTTCAGTTAGAGGATTCGTAATTGCAGAACATCATAAGCAACTTGCCGATGCAATTATTGATATCGAAGATTTCGTAGGTGAAAATTTTAGTCCTGATACGTCTACCTTAGATTGGCGCATTAGAAATCTACAAAATACACCGCCGATATTTGACGATTCTGGTTGCCCTACGGTTGTCTTAACTATTGAATTTCTTAGTTCTGACCCTGCCAGCGGCACGGTAATGAGCTATACTGTTGATATAACAGGCACCATACAAACTTTTTTATTGCAGTTTGGCGACGGCTTCCAAACAACATCTACTCAGCCCGGAACACATACATATGCCCCCAATGGCAATATTGACCCCGTAGTCACCGTGACGAACGGCAATTGTACAATAACCCAAACAGCTATTCGGAGAACAAGTTCAAATGAACCAGTGGTTAATAGCGGCGGGGGAGGCATTGTCGTTGGAGTGCCTGTTATTAGTCCATTTCCTGGCATTAATGTTAGTATAGCATCTACAGATTTTGATTTACCGATAATCCCTATTAACTTTCCATGTCTAACATTAGGAATTAGCGGAATTAGCTCATTTAATATACCCAGTATAATAGATGTTCACGGAAATATTCCAAGCGTCATAGACATTCATGGAAGTATTCCAAGTGTAATAACATTATCTGGAATTAGCATTCCAGATACAATCATTATTAGTGGACCGAGTATTCCTACTCATATTTCAATTACGCCACCTATTATTTCTTTTACAAATCCAGCCATACCATCTGTAATTGTAATTAATAATCCGGGTATACCTGCTACAATTAATTTTGGTCCGCTCCCAAACTTTCCAACGATACAATTTGCTCAGCCGTTTTTCCCAATCGTACAATTTGGTCCGGTTCAATTTCCTGCTGTTCAATTTATGGTTCCTGATTTCCCTAATGTAAATTTCGGAGATCCGCCAACAGTATCAGTAGACTGGGGTACTCCTCCAGTAATTAGCTGCGCTTGTTCTATCACCTGCCCAGGTGCCGCATCAGTGGCCGCGTGGCAGCAAACATACGTAGAAGACTTAGGCTTTGAAGAAACTGAGGAATCGCCAAATGTTGAGTATAACTTTGCTGGTATCCCATCTGAAATTAAGATTGTTCCTGCAAATATTCCTCAATACATCGCATTGAAGCACAACTTCAAAGATACGATTAATGTAGTTGTTCCTTCTATTCCATCTATATCGATAGATGCCAGCAATGTTCCTAAAGAAATCAGAGTAATCGCTCCGGAAATAAAAGATATTCGCTTAATTGCTGATGATGTGCCAAGAGTAATCAAAATTGAACATGATATTCCAAGTTTGATTAAAATAGAAAACCCTGGCATACCAGATGTTATTTCCATTGATTCTAGCAAAATGATTAGTGAAATCAAAATTACCGGTTGTCCAGATTTCATTACCTTGAAGCATGACTTGCCAGCGTTTATTTCACTAATTCTGCCAGATAATAAACCAATGATTGAGGTTAAGCCATTAGACGTAAATATTAGCGTCCATCTTGACATGAAGAAAATTATGACGGAAAACGGCAATGAGCCGGATTGTTTCTACTTTGTTCCTTGCGGAAAGTAGTTTTTATCGCTATTTTATTTCATGGCAATCAAGCGTATTAAAAAGTATAAAAATAACGAGTATGCTTTAACAGAGCATAACATATGGGTAAGAAACTCTAGTATACGCTTACACCCGATAGATATTAATAATCTAACATCTGAAAAAGACTACAAATTATTCATTGATAATGAAACATATATCAGACCATTAAATTTAATGGCTGTTAACGAAATTAAGAATAAATACAAAAATTGTGTTATCGTATCTGACGGACTTAATTTTCTAAATGCTCAGAGCATATTAAAACAAATAAAGGGTCCGTATATCGTAATTGGTATTAACGGAGCTTTAAAAAAATGGAATGCATCATTAGGGAAGATGGATTTTTATTTAGTCAACAATCCATATCAAGAATGTTGTTCCTTCCTGCCTAAAAATAAATACTTCCCTCCATGCATTGTTGCGTCAAGAACTAGTTCGGAATTTGTTAAAAAATATAAAGGGATAATGTATAAGTATTATCCTACCTACGAGAGTAAGTTTTCTATGTTCAATAACACAACTGGATTTAGAATTGACGATTACAGAAGTCCTTTATGTGCTGCTTTAAATATAGCTAATTTTTTTCAGTCATCAAATATACTTTTGCTATCTTGCGATAATGCATTTGCCGATGAAAGACCTGGATCTGAAAAACTAGAAAACAACATGTATTCTTATCCGCAACACAAGATTAGTCAGGAAATAGTAGATACAATGGCCTTCTTTATGAAAAGAGAAAACCCCGAAATTAAGATCGGCGATTGCTCAAACGGATGGAAATACGATAATATTTCTAACATTAGTAACGTGAGTGAATTCTTTATTTAGCCATCTCTATTAGGCGGCCGATGTCAAAATCATCTGAAAGATTAAGCGATTTGTGCTGGATATATTTAACCGTAGGATAATACTGGCACATAATTTTTCCTGATGTCCAACTGAATAATCCGATAGTGTTTTTATTTAGTCCTCCAGCAAGGTGTAGTATAGATGTATCTACAGAAACCACCAGCGAAGCACTCGCCACTAATTCTGCTAAATGAATGAATGTATCAAAAATAATTCCATCTTTACATAATCCTTCTACTAAACAATTGTGTACTAGCCGTATGTCGTACTTACCATCAAAATGTTGAATAATATCATTGGCTTGTGAAGCACTTAGACTACGCTTTTTATCCGACGCAAATGGAGCTAAAATTAATAATGGCAAAGAAGAATCGGTATGGCTAGCGTCCACATGAAGGTGCATATGATGATTCGCTAACTTGATACCTAGTTTCTCTGCCCATGTGTCACTTTTATGTTGATGATGGTTCTGTTCTTCACAAGAGTTGGCGGTGTTGTAGACATATAAAAAATCGCCAACATTCACTTTACCAGAGTCCATAAGATTATCGATATAAGGATGATTCATTGCTGCATCATGATATCTTTTCGGGCAGGCAAAAGTTATATGGGAATCTGGGATTAAGGCTTTTATATCTTCAAATAACATTCTATGCATCAAGATATCGCCAAAGTGACCCTCATCACGAATGATAAGAATTTTGTCTTTCTTATCATTAAACTCTTTAATAGAGATTTGATTCTTCATTACTTAAAATCAGAGACAACAGAAATTAATACCTGCATTTTAATGTTATGATCAGTATTATTAATAAAATCGATATTGGATATATTAAAATCATCTTTTCCAAACGTTTGTGTTTCTCCGGCCATAATCTCAAGAATGGCGCTGTTGCTCTTGTTAAATTTTACGTTTATGTCTTCGCCAGACCCAGTTGCGCAACGATTAGTGATTTGGGCCGCTACGATAGTTCCATGACAATCTCTTTTGGCGTCAATAGTATACTCTGGCAAACAGTTAGAGTGTGCATTAATTACTTTAGTAAAAATAACAGGATGCTTGCTGTTTGGGGCATATTCTCTACCATCATCTTCTAATATTTGTAGCTTAGCATCTTCTGGTTTACAGGCAGGAAGGCAATAACACTTGTAAAAATTAGATTCTTCAAATACTTGTCCATCTACATACTCTTTATTAACTCCATCTGGTCCAGAAATGTGAACGGTTCTTTGAAAACTAACTCCGGCTACCGCGCTTGTATCTAAGCGCCCTGCACGACCTTGACGAAGATTAACTTTAAATTTACTCATATATCTTTCCTAAAAATATTTACGGGATTTTCGCCTTTTGGCACCTCAGATAGCTCGTGGGTATACGCATACCTCTCCTTAGTATAGTTGGATATACATATATTTTTATCATTTTCGCCTAATAAATAAAGTAATTCATCTCTACAACAAAGAAAAAGGTTAATGCTTGTATACTTTTGTTCAATTAAATGTCTCAGAGACTTCATTTGAACAACAATATCTTGATTAAACCCCTTATAGCAAAGGCAATAGTTATTTTTAATGGCAGCTAATTCAGATAAAGGTATCATTTCGGATGTGGAAAAGTTAAAACAAACAGAAGAAGGATTAAAGTCTCTTTTCTCAAGCCTAGATGGAGACAATGACATTAATAAGTTAGTGTTTATAGATGTCTTATTTGAAGAACTCTATAAAAAAAATAACTTTTTACTATATTGAAATATGGCACATTTAACCAAACCAGTTAGCGTAATCACTAAGACGCAGCAAGGCGAAATAACAATAAACCTTAATCTTACAATTACGCTAGATCAAGATGGAAAAATTGGCATCAATGTTGAGAATAAAGAAGTCCCTTGGGACTTAGAGATTCCAGATATTGAAATAGGCAAAGTTGTAGAATTAAAGAAGGAATGAATTGAATGAATAATTGTATTGGACTAGATGTTGGAACTTACACGTTAGTTTGCGCAAAGAGAAATGCAAATAATGAAATTGAGTATACCAAAGATATTAACGCATTCGTAGAATTACCGCTTAATAACAGGTATATGTTTAATATGTTAAAGAAGTCAGGGGTTCCTCTGATTGAGAAGGAAAAAGTTGCCTTTGCAATCGGGGAGGCTAGCTTAAACTTAGCCTATTCTATGAGCGAGATTCAGTTAAAGCGACCAATGCAAGGCGGATGTCTTAACCCTAAGGAAAAAGAAGCATTTTTTATATTAGGCGCAATGTTGCATCGTCTTATCGGCGAGGTAAATGAAGATAAGGCCACCTTAGCCTATACTGTTCCGGCCAACGCCGTTAATTCTTTTTCCGATGCCGATTACCATCAGAAGATACTAGATTCAATTTTTAAGAAATATAATGTTAACAACAAAGTGGTTCTTCCACAGGCCGTTAATGAGGCGCTTTGCATTATATTTGCTGAATTAGAAGATAAGAAGTTTACTGGTCTAGCCAGTAGTCATGGTGCCGGAATGTCCAATGTTTGTTATGCGGTATATGGGACGCCTGTCTTTAGCTTCTCTATATCAAATTCTGGCGACTGGATTGACGAAATGTCTGCCAAGGCAACAAATGAAAGCCCAATCGTTATTAACAGAGAAAAGACAAAAATTGACTTAACCAAGTCGCCTACAACTAGTGTGGAAAGGTCTATCATGACGCAATATCGTATTATGATAGAAAAGACAGTGGCCGGAATTAAAAAGGGAATTGCTGATAACAATGGTAAATTTAACATGGATGAACCAGTTGATATTGTGCTTAGCGGTGGAACTAGTTCGCCTAACGGTTTTGAAGATTGGTTTAAGGAAATTTTAATTGAGAACAAGGTTCCAATGAACATTGGGGCGATTAAAAAGCCTAAAGACACCTTACTTACTGTTGCCAAGGGCGCTTTAATTGCTGCCGAAAATAGTGTTTTATAAAGAGAAAGAAAGAAAATGACAGATACAGAAAAGCAAGTTAGAAAACAAATATCCGATTTAGGTATTGCCGCATGGCTCAATATGCACGGATATAAATTTGTGGGCAAGAAGGGCCGAACGGTTTACTTTGACATCAAAGAAACAGAAGTTAAAGAATTTGAAAAGCTATACTTTGAATACTTTGATTCACTTTGCTCTAAGTTTGACATGTGTTTACTAAACATTAAGAAGTTTGGCGAGTACGCTCCACCAGAAAATCTTAACGTTTAAGAAGCATATCGTTTAAGGAGTCAATGGACAGCGGTTGTGGTACAGGCTTAGGTATTTCCTGCTTTTGCACTACTTCTTCTTCTAATATTCCAACGATGTGATCGCGGAAAAATAATGACTTTTTTCCATTCATTGCTCGCATTAAAACACCATAATCGCTCACATCTTCAACTATTCCAGTAAAGATATTTGCGACTTGCATTTTAGATAGATTGTCTAAATTTACTGATACTGTAAGGATGGTACAAATTTTGTTAACAAAATAGTTCAGGTTCATGATTAAATATCATAGTACCAGGAGAACTGATTTGAACAATAACAGATTTAGTCTCGGAAAGTCAAGCGGCGAGAAACAAATACGAAAAATTAATAGATTTTTTTTAGCATGTGAATTAAAACCTGGGACACGTCTTTTTAAAACTGAGCTATCAGATTTCTCTTATGATATAAAGCCAGCATTTATATTCGGCAAATTAGGCGTAATTTCGTATACCCCCAATAGTTACTCTTTAATTAAAGTATCCGGCAAAGATATAGTAGTCGGTTACATGTTAACCATAACCAATCCTGATGCTATTTTGCTTTTAGATAAACTAAAGTCGTTTTACGGTAGAGGAAGCTTTAATTACCATGTACGCAAGCTAGTACATGCTTATACTGATCCTGCTACGGTTGAAACAGCATGGGCATACATTCTAAGTGAACAAACAATGAGATATTTTGAATCAATTGAAGGCGTGCCCAATTCTGGCTTTTGGGATTATACCGATGAACCGCTCTTTAATTTTCTTGACGGATTAAAGAAGATCTAACAAAAATCCATATAGTAATCTACTTTGAAGTACCCCTCGCTAAATCTTTTTTCATTAGATAAAATATAATTTTTAACTAATTCTAGATTGCCGTCCTTCAGCATATCATTCCAGTCGTTGACATCTTTAGGCGGAAGCACATAGTTTACTTGCCTGCCGAATCTATCTGATATCAGCTCTTTCGCGACCTTACATGTGCCGATACGGCCAGGCTTATCATTATCGTAACAAACCACTACATCATAATTTTTCAGTAGTCTTATTTGCTTTTCTGTCGCTTGTTTTCCGCCAGTTGACGCCGAAAAAAATCCCATCTGCGAAAGTGTAATTGCGTTAAACTCACCTTCTGTAATATAAATCTTGCTTTCGTTTTTATGAACGGGGAAATAAAGAAAATCTCCTTTGCCTGTTCCGTCATTAAGCGGGAACATGTATTTCTGCGGATGCCCAACAATTGTTCTGGCATTCCAGTAAAGCAGCGCTCCGTTCTTGTTATAATATGGAATAATAATACGGTCTGTCGCTGGGCCGAAGCACCCGATATACAAATCCCCGCAATCAATCTTTCTGGTGCTAAGATACTTTATGGCTTTTATCTTAAAAGGGTTGTCGTTAGATAAATCCGAAATTTTAGAAGCGCCATCTGGTAAGCCTATTTGTTTTACTACTTGGTCAATAGGAGTCTCTTTTTTCTTTTTATATAGCTCTTTGACTTTTTCATGTAGGTTATGAATTTCAGATTCAACCCCCAAAATTTGCATTGCTTCTTTATATGAGCATTTTTCTACTATAGACACAAGTTTAAAAAGAGATCCGGACTCACTAGACAACCAACAATGATAGCAGTTCTTGTCTGTATTACAATAAAGTTTGAAGTTTTTATCTTCATGAAAAAAGGAATTAACTTGAAGTTGTGGACCTCGTTCCTTGATAACATCGAAGTGCTTCTCCAACCAGGATACAAACGTATTATGATTAACAGATTTCATTAAATCTTAATTTCCATTAATTCAAGAATCATATCTGGATGTTTCTCTAAATTGGACTTAGCGATATCAACCCAAAGTTGTCCGCTCATTTTCTGAACAATACCCATATTGATATTTAAATCATTCGTGTAAGTATGAAATCCTTTAATCACGCCGTCTGCATCTCTTTCTTCTTTCCACTTGAATTTTTTTGGATTTAAATAATGAGGATTAATAAGATAAATCTTGTAGTAATCAGGCAGCGGGTTTTTGCCGGTATGCATTCTTGCGAATACAAACATCATGTGAAGATTGGCATCTAATTTTTCAATTAAGTCTAGTTTTTGTTCCAGTAGTTCTGCTGAAGTCGTACGATAACTGCTAAAAGATATTCTAGTGCGACTCTCTTTACATCCTTTTTGGGATACGTTAACTTTGTTTTCGCCTATTTCAAAAACCATATCTTTTTCTTGTGCATGACTCATAGGAGTCCACGATGTTTTAACGCCTACGCCACCAAGAGCATTATGCAAGAGTCCTTCGGCGGGACTACCGGTGACCGGCTGTGAGCATAGAGCATGGAATGCCTTAATGCGTGACTCTAGCTCGCTCTGAAGGCTCAATGACTTTAAATAATCAAATACTTCTTTTATCTTCATGCTTCACCAATAATAGGTCCAGATGATAATTTATCGTATAAATGCTAATTTCTATTGAGGCTTAAATTATTTTTTCTTATTAACCGATAAATCAATATGAATATAGAACATATCAGCGTCAGCAGAGTTGGGACTATTGAACAATGTAAATACAAATACAAGTTAAAATATCACCTCAAGACACCTAGCCCAATTCCCGAACAAATCTGGTTTAGATATGGAAAAATAGTTCATAAGGTCATTGAACTTTATACCAAGCATAAAGGTATGATGAATATTAATGATATTTCAAAAGAAGTAATGACTACCGAGAATCCACTGCCGTATCATTATGCCCAACAATTGCCAAAGGACTTAAAGCAATTCATGGTGCTGTCAAAAAAGATAGGTACAGATGCTGAGATTGAAGTGCCATTTAAAAAGGACTTAGACGCCCCGCACAATAAATTTGTTGTCGGCTTTATGGATATGATTATTAAGAGAAATGACGAATACTGGATTTTAGATTTTAAAACCACCAAAGAAGGCAAGTTTCGCAAAACTATGCAGACGGTGGTAAATGACCTACAACTAATGTGTTATACATGGGTGGTTTCAGAGATGTATAATGTAGATCCAAGTAAGATTAAAGCAGGACTTTATTATCTGCAAGGTGGAAGCCTTATTTCTGCTAAGTTTAGTAAACAAACACTAGAGAATGTGCCCAAGAAACTGCTTAAGGTTTACAACGAAGTTATGGAGTCCAATCCAGATACAGTTGTAGGAACAGTTGGGGATCATTGCGGATTGTGCGAGTATAAAAGTTTATGTTCTTACTTCCAGAACTCACCCTTAAATGTTCTTTAGGGAACCGGAATATAATCCGAACCAGGCACTTCTCCGTTTTTAGTTTGGACGGTTGACTCTCTTAAGGTTTTAGTTTTGCCATCCAGCACAAATTCTAATCCTAGCTTCTTGGCATAATCATGAATATCTGCCACCTTAATACTTCCGCCGTTACCTGTGCCGAACTCAATTTCAGACCCTCTACTGCAAACGCCAATCATATAGCCTTCTTTGCTAAAACTTCCGCCTCCAGAACGACCATGACGATATCCTGGTGCAGAAATAATAAATAAACTTTTTTCATAAGAATGGACTTGCCCGCATTTATCACACTTAAACTGCCCCATATTCCAAACTTCATATTTATCAAAATACGTATTGTAGGCTGCTAGCTTCCCTTCTCTCTGGTCAAAGCCGCAAGAAACAATTAAATCACCTTTATCAGCAGTCCAATCCCTAGGCGCTATTCTAAAGTGAGGAATATCATAGTCCGCCTTAAACCTTATAAAGCATAAATCTTCCTTATGGCTCATTCCAAGTATTTCTGCTTTATAAATTAATGATTTATCAAGCTTCGCTCCATTTTTGTAGAAGAATCGTATGCCACACTCTTTTTGATTTGCATCATCAAATAAATGAGCGCAAGTTAAAACATATGCCCAATCCATGTCTTGATATAAGACAGTACCACTTCCCATCCATCCCTGCTGTAGATTGTCTGTTTTTAATATCATCACAGACGCTTCCAAATATTTAATGACAGTATCATCGGTTAAAGCTACAGGCTTAGCTCCAGCGGGAGCCTGTGCAGTTGCGGCTGGCTTATCTGTCGTACTTCTTCCGTATACCGGAGTGGGTGCAAGCGATGCAAAGCTGAATAGAGCAATTAACGCTAAAGCAATGGATAGATGTAGTTTTTTCATGTAATTGCCTAAAATAAGGGTCTTATTTATTTATGGAATTTAATACAGGATAATTTTTATAGCCGTTAATTTCAGGCCGTTTGCTTAATTACACCTTCTACGTTGTACGTTACGCTGCCAAAGGTGCCAGTAGTAGCTATAGTAATGGCTGTTGCAGCCTTGCATCTGATATGCTGAGTAATTCCCATATATGGAACTGTTCCGTTTGCGTTTGCGACAGACGTAACCAAAGTTCCGCCAGCCACCAATGTAAAGCACATGGTTAGCGTTCTAGAAGTGCTTCCTTCATCAGTATATGCGCAGGTAATGGTAAAGGCATGGCTACTTGATGCCGTCACCAAAACGTTTGCAGATACTTCAAAAGATCCATCCGCCGACCCAACGGTATATGTTGCTACGGATGCTTGTGAGCTAGTTTTTGCAGTTAAACGGCCTGCGGCCTGTACTGATGGAGCATTAGGCGACCCAACGATTAATGTTGCCTGATTATTGCTAAATGATACTGACATTGATATTCTGACTCCTTGTTAAAGCATCAGATATATCTAGATTTTTGACGCAATCATTTCATCATAGTCATTAATTATGATATAATGAGTAGAATCGTAGTTTTCATTCACTTCTTTATAAGCAAATTGAAATCCTTTAAACCCTCCGTCTTTTGGATTGAGTAATCCTGCCCTAGACTCATAATCAGGCAATGCAATTTTATAATTTTCGCCGTCAACTTGTAAAATGGGCCTAGAAATGTTGTTTGTTATTTTATACTTACACTCTACCGCCTCTGCTGGCTCATTTGTTTTAGTGCCCTTTTTCCATACGCCCAGACTACTTCCGCTAACTTCAAGGGTGGTGTCATCTTCGGATAAGCTATACCTTTGTTTTTGCGTCAAAAACATATGATGACTAATGACTAATTCTTTTCTTTCCATATACTAATAATATCGTGCCAAACTCTAAATATGTTTATGGCATTAAGGTTTAAAGAGTGGAGCAATCAGTACGATGAAGCTGGATTCTTATCTGGTGTGAATCAATTCGCACAAGGAATGATGCAGGGAATTACACAAGGCAAGCCTACAGATGCAGATTTTAATAAAGCGGCGGATGAGTTTATAAAGTTTTTGCAAAGTGAGCATAATGTTAAGTGGAACAAAGCCGACCTATTTGCTAAGAAAAATCTTACTAATGTCGTAAAGTCCTTGGCTTTAAATCAAATTATTCCAGATAAAACCCTAATTGACTTAACAAATAGTATCAATAAAGTAAATCAGCATCAATTTAATCCAAGAGAATTAATTGGATTGTATGTACAAGCACATGATTTAAATCCAAAGATATACCGATTCCCTCCCGGAGTTCATGATCCGCAGGTTATTAACAATACTTTAGATGATAACTGGGAACAGCATCGTCAAGTTCCAACACCGCCTAAGACCCATACTCCGCATGCATCAAGCAAGGATAAAGCGGAGCATCAGTTCATAATTGATGGATTTGAAAAAAGGGCTAGATGGAAGCCAAAAGACAAGGCAATTAGAGATTTGCTGTCAATATTTATCATCTCTCTATATTTGCGTAAATCCGCTCCTTGGCAAAGCATGCTTAAAAAATTATATGCAACCTATAGAGCGGAAATGGGAGCAATGGGAGGCAGACCAGAAAGCGCCCTAGACTTTGTTCAGCATCTTACGCATCATTATGATATAGGTAATAATGCAATAGTAGAACAAGAAGCTCAAAGAATAGACGATGAAATAGCAAAAGGGGCAACTCCAACAGGCCCGGCTCCGCCCCCAGCGCCAGGCACAATGACGCCAAAAGAAGCAATAATTAATAAGTACATTGTTCATATAGCAAAAAGATACATTGATCCAAAGGCCCCCCGTGGGACTATGATGACGATTGATGACTGGAGAGCGCTGCCTAAAGGAAGCCCTGAATGGATGACGGTTCTTAGAGCAGTAGCATCTCAGTTTAAAAAGCCCGCCCAAATTGCGGAATTTACTGCTGCTACAAGTTAATTAAGACTTGATTGAATAAATATTCTATAATACACTTATGGAAAAAATAATATGCAATTCTTTAAATTCTTAGGCAATTTTTTTAACCGACAATCAAATGTAAAATCAATGAATCCAACAATTGGTTCGGACTTTGATTATATTCTAGATGATCCATCGGTTCCAGAAAAAGTTAAGATTAATATTCCTAACCTTCCTAATCCGTGCCCAGTCTTTACGCTCGTCGGTGATAAAAATGACCCACAAGTTATGCAGGTATATTCTACTCTAGCCTTTACTCTTGGATTTGTTCAACCTAATTTAATGCACGCTCTGCATCGTTGGTCGTCTATAAATAACTTGAGTGTATTCCCTCGCGCAGGCGTTCAATTTAATGCTTATTATGATCGTCAAGCTTTAAAGTTTTTCTATGATAAAGACAAAGACGGCAAAACAGTCTATACTTGTGAGTCACCTGACATTGTCGCGCACGAGCTTGGCCATGCTATATTAGACGGAGTTCGTCCAGACCTATGGAATGTTCAATGTTTAGAAACTGCGGCGTTTCACGAAGCATTTGGCGATACCATGGCAATCCTTAGCGCGCTACAACACGAAGAACTAATAAAAGATGCTTTGGTTGAAACTGGAGATGACTTAAGTAAAAGTAATCTTATTTCTCGTCTTGCGGAACAAATGGGCGTAGCGATTAATCGTATGACCGATGGGAGAGCAGGGTTATCTGACGCGCTTAGAAATGCAGTCAATGATTTTATGTATACAATACCAGAATCTCTACCATATAATACATCTGGCGACGGGAAACTCGGTGGAGAATGCCATAGTTTCAGCAGAGTGTTTACCGGAGCCTGGTACGAAGCATTTGTTGGAATGTATAATCTAGACCGTAAAAACGGCGTGACCGCTCATGATGCTCTTGTTTCTGCCAGGGATGCAATGGCGTCTATATATTTTAAGTGCCTAACACTAGCTCCATTGACCAATAGATTTTATGCAGCTATTGCTAATGCAATGGTGGTTTCTGCTAGAAGCTACTTTCCAAAATACGAGGCTGTAATTAAAAGCGCCTTCGTTCGTCGTAAAATACTAAAGCCTGCTATTAAAATGTTAAGTGAAAAAAACATTGATGATATTGAAATTAACGACATGGACACAGTTTGGCAGCTAAATGATACAACTATTGTCAGAAAAAAGGGCGTTTGTAGCTTTAAAATTCCAGAGGCGCATGGTCTTGTGGCTCTTAATGCTAGTATGGCTGGCGTTGAGATTGAAATTGCCAGCGAGCATTATATGGAATTTAATAAAGTTGGATGTATGATACAGGAGCTAAGCGTAGATCAAGACAGCGCTATGGATTCAGCTATGTTTATGGTCAATAAATTGGTTGCTGAAAATGATGTTGAATTTGTTGATTCAATCGATTATTCAAAATTCCACACCAAAACCCATGCCGTGTCTGGCGGAAAGCTTCATAGGCTATACTTTAATGAATTTTAAGTTATTCTTAGAAGAAAACGCAGAGCTGGAGGCTCTGCGTCAACAGCTAATAGCTAAATACACTGGATTAGATCTATGGGTATTCCAGTCACAAGATGGGGTGATACATATTTCCAATATTGAGACCCCTCGTCACGGCGAAGGTATAGGCACTGCTGTAATGCAGCAAATCCAAAACTTCGCCAAGAGAATCAACCAGCCGATAGTTTTGAGTCCTGAACCAGGACCAGGTAAAAAAGCGGCACTACTTAGATTTTATACTAAATTAGGGTTTGTGCACAATAAGGGCAGAAATAAGGACTATAGATTATCAAGTATGTTTGGGCCAACTATGATATGGCGACCTAGGTTTTCGGAAAATTAATCACATATATTTCTTTAGATATAGTGCCAAAAATTAACTCAGCGTAATCATGATCGCCCATAAAATTAACTCTTATCTTAACGCAAGTTATGTGAATATTTTTATTTGTTATATTAATCTTAAACTTATCGCCATGGCCCGCAACTAAATTATAAGTTCCAGGTCGTACGGCTTCATCTTTCAGTATGGGTATACCTAATTTTATGAGACTACTCTTAGTAGCTTTGTAGATTGCTTCGGAACTAGCATTATAGTATCTGTCCGCTTCCCCATCTTTCCAAGCAACAATAGCATCCCCTGCTGGGCCTAAAAAAGGACTGATGGCGCAGCCCGAAAGGCACATTAAGAATAATAAGATGAGTTTCTTCATATGGTTCTAACTAGTATATATTATCATGATACTGGCTCTTGAATATGTGCTCAGAACAGGCGTCCTAAAAACCTGTGTTAATTTTCCCACTTCTATCTTTATAGAGCATAGAAGGTGGAATGATAAAATAGTAATTACTATAGCTAAAAGACCAGACGGCACTTTCTGCATTAAGCATTGGTTTGTATCCAGGTGCAAAGGCCAATACCTACCAAACTTTTTAGAATTTAACGTAAGCGATATATTCAATGATGATCGTGTAATATTAAGTGATTATTATATTTTAAAATTTACACCAAATCCATACCTGTATGGTAGGAAGCAATACTCTGACGCCGGATATGGACTAGTGCAAGCAGAAGAATATCAGGATTATATGACTACATTCTTTAATCCAGTGGCGCATGTGGTCAAGAAAACAAACTGGTTATGGGAGGCATTTGCTGCTGTTCATAAAAGTGAAATGAAGCAATATGATAATCCATATTCTTATCCATACTTTGGATATAATAACATTTCCGATTTGTTAGAAACCCAACGCGCAAAAGTAAAAGAAAAGTCCAAACACTTATGGGCCAACTGGGGCATATGGAAAAAATATATGTTAGACTTTCAGGACGTTGTAGCTACAGAACTTGTATTTCAAAAAGCGTATTCGGATAAGAACGATAAAGAGGACGACGATGACATTAAGCGCATCCTACTTTAACCACTTGAATGAAGGGAATAGATTCATTTACATCTACTCTGCCTATTTTATCCTTTGATACAATACCAACACAATATTCTTTATCACTTAATTTCCCTCCACCACATTTTATTCCACCGCCATATGTTGCTAATTTAATATTAGTCGTGTCTAAAGATAGGTCTGCTGCATCAGGCATCCAATGCGGCTCTATAAAAGAGAATGACTCCAATCTTACATAAACATCACAAGACACCATTGTTCCTCTATTTAAAATATCGCTAATCATAATCTCAATTTCATTTCCGTCAAACCTTGCGTAAAACTGCAAGCTACTTGGACGGCAAGCGCCAGCCTTAATTCCTATAAATTCCTTTTTTAAAGGGTATTTCCACCATCGATTAGATAGGTTATGGACAAATGCTCCGGCGTAGTATTTATTTTTTAATTCATTTGACAAAATCAATTGGTTTTGGTTTATTTCTTTAATAATAGCATAATCAACCACCTTGCCATCTAGATCGCTTAGAATCGCCACTGGGCATCCCACAAACGCTTTTAGATGCTTGGCGTCAAATATGCTTATGGTAGCCCCACCATCATAAATATCAGTTAAATATGTTTGACTGCACCCAATAGGCGGTGATGTTCTTTTAGCATCTACAAGATACATTAAATATTCATCAGGATTAAGATAAACAGTATCTTCTCCTTCTTTATCATTAGTGTATGCTATTAATGCTGGAGCGCTAGTAATAGATATCGCATCTTCCATCCTGCGCTCTTCTAGGCATAATGTAATGTCTTTTCTTTTAATTGCTCGGGTTATCGGATCAGTGTATCTTTGAAATATGCGAAACATGCACTAATATAGTTAATATACGTTAATTCATAGATAAATCATGAGCCACCACCACGTCCAACACGCATTTGACCCTGAAAAAATAAAGGATGAAATCAAGCAGTATCGTGAATTTGCTCTTAAGAAAAACATGTTAGAAATTTCTGTTGCCTTAATGTTGGCAACATCCTTTAATAAAATGGTAACGGCGTTATCAGAAAACATTCTAATGCCGGTAATAGGCTTTTTAACCAATAGCTCGATAGAACGAAATTGGAGAAATCTAGAGTTCAAAATTTACGATGGTCTAACCATAGAAGCCGGCAAATTTGTTGGGTCTACTTTAGATTTTTTGATTATTTCTGTGTGCTTATATGTTTTTTACATGAAGCTTTTCACCCCTCTATTAAACAAAATATGCCCTAAGTCAGATATAGAGAAAACGTGCCAGTATTGTCAGATGATCATTAATGTTCGCGCCACACGTTGTCCATATTGCATAAAGGATTTAACAGATGGATAGTACAAAGATTAATCAGATTATTCAAAAGCGGCGGGAAGAAGCAACGCAGAAAAAAATTTCTATAAAGGCAAGAAGTATTGTTAAGCACATCGGGAAGCCAATTATTGACCAAGGCGAATACACTCATGCAGAATGGGAATTGATGACGCAAGAAATTTTTGAGTCTGACGAATCATCCCGGCAAATGGGATGGTTGTTTCAGGCGTATCCATACGGAAAAGAGTTTGAAATAATGTATTTGTCCGACGCAGAGACATTGACAGTAACTTGGTTTTCTGATAAAGTGTACGTAGAAAGCGACGGTATCGCCACAACTTTCGTCCCAGGCGACGAATGGGAGGCTTTCATGGAAAAGATGTATGCTATTGCGGCTAAGGCGGAAATCAGGTATTTAGAAACACAGAAGCAAGAAGAAGGAAAAGAAGTGCAAGGATGGGTAAAGAGAACAGTGGAGTTTTTGCAGAAAAACTGGGGCCTCTGATAATCGTAAACAGATTTTTGTTTCTTAACAAGGTGTGCCATGAATGAACTTGACGACTTTTTCAGTAAAATGGAAAGATACCAAAGTACCGAGGACAGGGGTGATGATAGTGCGATAGCTCATAAGGTACCCGAAATTGCTGCGGTTAAACCGAAATACGACGTTGCATTCTGGCAAGATATTAACAATAAAGGGTTTTTGGTTTACGAACACGAAGGCAACTTCTTTTTACAAAAGTATGCCACACCCATGAATTCAAAAACATTTGACGTAGAAGAGTATTCGTCTATGATAGATGTAGAAGATCGCATAGACACATTTATGAGCTTCGTGCCGAAAAAGAAATTCGTCGCGACAGCTATGTACAATCGCGGCCTTGGCGAAGAATACCAAACCTGCGAAGTAGACTCTGTAGATGATGTGCAAGCAAAAATTGACGCCATGGATGTTTTTTATAATGAACATAAGTTGAGCGGCATAGAGCTACAGATCAAAATTCGCCCCCGCAAATAGAGCGCTCATGAACATTGCTATCCAACAAGACGCTCTTTACTTAATTGGCGACTACTTCAAGGTCACCAAAGAGTTTAGTACAGGGAAAAAGCACAAATTTTTACCTGGCGATGTTCTATACGTAGATGAAGTAAGAATCAAAAGTGATGCTATTAAAGCGCTTGTATATCGCAACCATGAGACATACTGTCCCACAACAATCCCATATAGGGTATTTGACGAAAATACAGAGGGGATTCCCGAAATAGAGTGTGAATACGTAGGCAAGTCTTATAAAATAATTCATGATACTATATGCTCTAGACGGTTACCTCCTAAAAATAGTTCAAAAATATTATCTGTAGACGATCATAAAGATTCCACATTTAGCGTAATAGAGCAATGTCAAGGAAAGTGGTCAAAATATCTAAAGCTTACAAAACGCGGCAAAGATACTATCCACAATATCTTTGTAGATAAAAGTGAATTTACTAAAAACTTCGCTTTAATATCAGGCAAAAAGAAATCTGCTCTGAAAGTCGGGCAAGTTTATATAACAAACAAGACCATCAACGCAATAGACGGAATTGTTCAAGCAAATAGCATGGTGGAAATACATGCTATTGGGTCCAATAAAGATGCCAGAATATCAACAAGATGTTATTTAACCAGCGAAAGGGATCGGTATATTTCTTTCGCATGGCGTGATGAAGATGAATTTTGGGAACACCATCACAAGTCATCGCCGAAATCCAAAAACAAAGCCGCTCCCAAAGGCAACGATGTAAAGCCAGACCATGAACATTTGGTTGGCAGTGAATTTTTAGTAATTCCAAAAAGTGGCATAGGACTAAATGGACTCGGCGCTGATTCAGGCCGCAATCTGTTAGCTAGCTGTCTTGATACAATCACAGTTTTAAAAATAAAAAACAACTTAATTGCGTCCGTGTCAAGTAATAAAAGAGACGAAAACTCTAGATTCTTTCTTGATGCTTCGTTAGGTAGTTTACTGTCGGCTATAAAAGACGGTCATCTGCAAGAAATGCATACTGTTATGCTTCCTCCATTGGCCAAACGCTTAATAGTAGGCCAAACTTATGCTTTAACTAAGAGCATAAGCGATATCCAAAGTGGCTTAACCACACAAGTAGGAAACTTGCTGCGCATAGAAAGCGTTGACGATTACAATGTTGTGACATATATGCTTTCTGATGACGGTAGCAATAAAAAGGGCCGTGTTTTAGTTTTTGAAAAGAAAATATTTTTAGCGTCATCTGCTCTACAAACAATCCAGTATGATAGTAGCGTAATGGTCGGAGACAAATACCAGGTTATAAAAGAGATGGCGCTGTGTGATAATAACTATGTCATCGCTGGAGTTATACTAGAAGTTATAAAAATACAAAATAGTTTTGTTCTGGTGCAATCTGTATCATCTAAAATTACGCCTATTAGCGTAGCTACGGCAGTTTTACATGCACACTCAGTAAAAATAGATAAATCAAAAGTAAAACCAAATCATGAAATAAAAATAGGAGAACTATACCGGGTCGCTAAGGTAATAGTTTTAAAAAATAAGCCGTATGAGTGCATTGAACTTGGGACAGTACTAGATGTTGTAGAAATAAAAAATAATTTGGTGGCAGTTCAATATGTAACATGGCTGAATGTTATAAATAAAAAAGTTCTACGAAGCGATATAGAAAAGGACGTTTTATTAGCGCATACAACGAAAGCATGGCAAGTAAAAACAAAAAAACAAAGTAAATTTTCAGAAGGAAGCGTTTATAATATAAATGAATTTGGCGCTAGATATTTTGGATTCCCGCACAAAGAAAATAGAACGCTTACAGTAATTAAATATCATTCATCTGGGTATGATGTTTCATGCGATTATCCAACACTGAAATCGCCGTTTTTTGTTACCAAGTCTCTTTTTTCTAGAATAATTGAGAAGAAAGAAATAAAAACGAATACCGAAACAGTTATCGAAATTGGCCGAGAGTATAAGTTAAAAACCCAATTACCGACATTGAACGGAGCGATTCTGCATCCTGCTGGATCATTGATACTAGTTCATGAAGTTTATGATACTTGTGCAGTAAAAATTTCTACACATGATTTTGAAAATAGACTTTTTTATCAGTGGGTGAGTAAAAACGAATTTTTAAAAGCAATATACGGCTCCACCACGGAAGAGCCGCCGTTTGATTATGAAGATATAGTCGTTGGGCGCAGTTATCTTGTCACTCACAAATTCCAATATTGGAAGTATTTAGACGGGATTCGTCGGACCCCTACAAATTATACATCTCCGCTGACTTTTGCCGAAATCGGCGACATAATATTTGTAAGCTTTAGGCATCAGTCAAAAGACATTCTAGGTATCACGGTACCTTCATTCCCTACTCCGGTATATTGTTATGCTGATGATTTTAATTGGTGCACAGAATATCACGCAACAGACCAAAAATTTGACGTTGTAATTGACAAAATAGATGGTAAAATATCTGAAGGGTGTAAAACAGTAAAAATCAAACTAGAAGATGGAAATGTAGCAGAAGATGAATTTATTCATTGCCCATTGGGGCGTCCGATATTAGAAGATGTTGTCTTGCTGGAAGACACGCCTTCATACAGCAGAGAAGATGACCTTATAATGCACTTAAAACATCCTATTAAAAAAGGAACTATGGTTGACATATTTGCGACAAATTCTGACTCTTGGAGTGCTGCTTTCTGGAGAAATGGCAACGGCGAAAAATCAAAATGGGCCTTTGTCAAAACCAAAGAAATCTTTGATGCCATCCCGAAAAGATACAGGAATGTCAAGACACGAGACTAAACTTCCGAAGGTTGGCGCTTACTACATAGCCACGCTCAAATCCCATTGTATGGGACATACTGTTGAGCGCAATGATGTTCTATATGTTAGAAAAATAAGAAACGAGCAGTCTGGCATTAAGGTTGTTTGCTCTCTTAACTACGATACTGAAATTCTCCCCCCTATGCCCGTAGATAATTTTTTCAGTTTTACAAAAAAAACAAATGAACACAGCGAATGCGTTAATACAGGCAAAGTGTATAAAGTTAAAAAACCATTAGATGTTGTGTGGGCTGGAGCAGGAGTAGTAAAGTCCATTGCTGAGCCTGGTTTATATCGTGTTATTTGTAAAGGAATAGGGAAATTTAAAGATAAGATTATTATTGAAGATTATAAAAATGCATTTGTCATAAGAAGGTTCCTCTTATGGGAATGTTATTTTCACTCCAATGCAGTATTTCAGGAATTTGTTCCTCTCAAAGTCGTTGCCAGCGACGATGAAAAACCAGAAGAATGCGAAGAAGAAAAAACTGTTTCTGTATCTATAGAAAAAATCACTTTACCAAATATATCTGATGGATGCCAGGTCAAAAAGATTAATCGATCAAGCAGTGAGTCTTATCCAGAAAATGCTACTACTAAGGTAGACCAATATGTCTTTATGCTTGCCAAAGATATAAAGGCATATGATTTTGTTATTACTCATCACGATAAGCGCGAAAAAGCGCAAATCCATTTTAACGGTGATTACATCACCATGTTAAAGGGAGCGGAAATAGCAATACCCAATATTAAAGCGGTTAAAGTATCAAATGTTCTATGCGTTCTTGTTAAAACTCAACCAACAGGAGCAGAGTGGTACGCTAAATTAGATGAATTAAAAGATGCGTTCGTTGGCAGCAATTTTGACGAAAGGCATAGTAATGCCATACAAGCGGGAACAATATATGTTTCTATGACTAAGCTCAACCTTATGTGCACCAATGGGGGATATGGAGTTGTCGCTCATAAAGGCACTAAGTTCTACGTTAAAAAAGTCACCGGCCATACCGTAATAATGAAAGACATTAGTAAAAAATACGGCGATGAAGTATTGGGATCTGTAGAATACCTAAAAGGAAAAATGAGAGCTGCAAATAAAGAATTGAGACAATTACTCAATCTTTAAAAATTATGCAGCTCATGCCATTCGCTAGTTAGACAACTACTGTGTATACAATGTAGCCCACTAGTCCAAGTATAATGGCAATCAATCCGATATTCATTCCTTTTTTTGACATAGAATCGGATACACGATCCTGCATATCTGCAAGTCCCTTAAATTTTTCTTTCTTGCCTTCGCATACCTTGACCATGCCAGTAAGTGACTCTTGCTTAGAGTCAACCATCTTGCCGTCTTCATAGACTTCAAGTTTGGTTTCTAGAACAACTGGAACAGCAGAGATTTTCTCCACAACTCGGTTCTTAAGTTCCATTGGAACTTTTTCTACCCAAGTTTCAGTAATCCGTTCAATGACATTTCCTTGTTCGTCTTTAACTTCTCTAACTCTTGTTTCTACTTCTTTGTCTGTCATTGTATTGTTCCTTAAGGAATAATTAAATCGCTTGTTATTAACGTATAAGGCTCTTCAGTAATCTGACTCGGATTAGTGTTGCTGCCTGAATATATATATGTGGTTCGTTTAGCAAAATCCCCGGCAACTGCGCCAGCAGGATATTCAATGATCTGAGTAATTCTATTAGATCCATCAATAGTAATTTTCTGGAAATTAAATATTCCAGAACGACCCTTAAACATCTGATAATCGCTTAGTAAGTTGGCGGTCGTCCAACTTTGGTTATTAATCGCATTTCTTATGATAGCAAGGTCAGCAGGAACGCTACCGTCCAACTGTATTAGTGTTGCGGCAGAATCGGGGTAAGCATTAGCGTTGGCTACCGTATGTCTGGCAAAATAAGTAGGAATTTCGGCTACGCCAGCGTAGGTGTTGAACTTAAGCGCAATTTCGGCCCCAGTATTGGAAATATAAGTTCTTATTATGGTTTCCATATGCTGATTTGCAACTTGAATTCGAACGGCGTTAGCATTTGTTACTGCCGCAGTAAAATATGTCGCAAAAGTGGCATTGGCTGTTAGGGCGCTAACAATTTCTTTGGCCTGTGCTGCCGCTGCGCTTGCCGCAGTTGTAGACACATCTATGGCCAAGGTTACATAGTTTTTGGTGTCAAATGAATAATTGATGGTAAGAGTCTTGTTAGACGATACATTGTATGTCTGGGTGTTCCAGCTTACGAAATCGTGACGATTATTTCTATTACCAGGAACATTAAAATTTAAAAGTAAGTTCCTATCCCCGAGTACCATGACTCCGGTATAATCAGCATTAAACACATTTTGAAAAAACGGCATTTCTATAGATTCCTTAAGCGGTATAGTTTATTTATTACTATAGTAAGGATTTCATACAAATTACTTCATCATCTGCTGCATATGAGTAGAATCATTCTTAGAATCTAAAAGTTGATTCTCTAAGAATATTTCCAGATATTTCCCGTCCGATCCGCCTAGTTGTTCGGCATCCTTTATTCTCTGGGTATAATTTGCCACAACCTGTTCTTCCATGCCTATGGCATATTTTAATAATGACGTAACATCAGTTAATGTAGTGGCTTCTATATAATCTGCCGCCTGTTGATCTGGCGGAACGGCCATATACCCTAATGTAAGCAATGCATTATAAAATTCCCTAACATGACTCATTTCGCTTTTAGCCGCTTCGGAGAAAAATTCAGAAAATTCTTCCCTATGTAGTCCAGAAACCGCGACCGACGCCCACAAGTAAAAATTCATGTGATGGTATTCGTTTTTTAAATCACCGATTAGTAAATTTATCATTTGAGATTGATTCATTTTAATTTCCTAAAGTAGAAGTATAACCGGCATGCTGGCAATAACCCGTAATTGATACTGGCGCATAATATGCGTTTGTCGTACAAGTTGGCGTTAGGGTAGCCGAAGTAGATGAAGTGGATCCCCATCCCGTGCCGATTGTGTAAGAGTTTACATTAACCGTATAAATATTCGCATTTGAATTTACTTTTTTGACAGGCTTATTGCTTGTATAGCCAACTGGATATGGATATGGCGTTGATATAGTCGGTATATCTAAATAATCATACAATATATCTGACGCATATCCACCTATGGCATTTCGCCTAGGCACCTTGACATCTATCTTTGTTCGGCTCCTAATCCACGACGTACCGCTATTCGCTAGTGATTTTATTAAGTCAAGATTGATTATCTTCATTTAATTCCCCGGCGTCAATATCCTCAGAGTCCATTTCACGAGCATAATTCGATATATGCATGTTATACTTAACTATATCGTCATCTGAAGGCTCGGGCAATAGTGACATTTGGCCTTGTTGTGGATTTTGTTCGCCTTGGGATTCTTGTCCCATTTCTTGCCCCTGTCCCTGTGCTTCGGCACCGCTCTCTGGAGATAAGTCTGTCATCGGACCTCCTGCTTCTGTGCCGATTTCATTAGTCGGAGATTCTTCCGCAAGTCCCAAAAATCTAGGATTAGCAGCCATTGCAGCAAGCTTCATTTCATCCAGTTTTTGCATCTTGAGTCTGGACACTAGTTCTTTTGATTTTTCTGGTTCTATTTTTAGAACTTCAACCAAAATATCGTAGTCGCTCATTAATCCTGCGCCTTTTATGGCAGACGCTCTATTGAATCTTGCTTCAGTAACTTCATTTCTGCTAATTTCGCGCCAGTCAGAAGATGGGGTAATCTTAATTCTTAAGTCAGAAAATTCATGAGCAGGAAAACCTAGTAACTCCAAGTGTCTCTTGCATAACTGTCGGATACCCTGCGCGACGACCATTTGATGTCGCTCAATTCGCTTAGCAAATCTAATGTCCTGTGATGATAAATTTAATCGTGTTAACGCAGGATCTTCTTGTGCCAAATAACTCTTGGGCAATCCTAGCGCAATCAAAAGTTTATTTCTAAAATATAGAATATCATCAATCTGATTCCAGGAAACGCCTTCGTTTAATGTATCAATTCTGGTATTGTCTCCGGTCTTTAGTGGAATCCAAAAATCTTCATCAAATGAAACCGGATTCCAGCGTTCTTCTACGCCAGATGAATTAAGACCAGATGCTGTTCTATTATTAAATACTTTCTTTTTACGAAATTGCGCCATGACTCTTTCAATGGCAGATTCTTGTTTTGCCGGTGGCATTTGACCAACATCAATATAGAAAATACGTCTGGATGGGCTGCGGGTAAGCCTATAAACGGTCATTGCATCTTCCATTAATCGCAGTTGGTGCGCTGCTGATTTAGCTGATTCTAGAATAGATTCTCCATATGGATAAAACATTCTTCTATCGCCGCCTAAACGAAAATGTACAATCTGTTGCGGAGTGAATCTAATCGCTCCGCTTGTGCTTTGTGCCAAGTCTGGATTGGCTAATGCCTGAATATCTGCGCCAGTTCCACTCTGCTGAAACTCTAGAAGCTTTCCTCTAATGGTTTCAATTCTATACATTGTTGCTGCTGGTAAGGACTGTACTTTGAGAATACCGTCTTTTGGTGATGTTGGGTCAATAACTAGTTCCCAGAATTCATCGCCATATAAGCATAGATTGCGATGCGATCCCCACAAAGCATCGTCCATTTCTAAATCTTCATGACATAATCTTTCGCAAAGTCTTTTAACATCCTTATTCGCCGTGTGTATTTCTAAGCAGCGACCGTTCTCGCCTAACTGACAGTTATGCATAATACCACCATTGGTGCAAAAATTTTCATGCTCTTGCACAGATAGATCATATACATCCATCACATCATGTGGTATAACTTTAGCTACCCTTAGTTTGTCTGGATAAGTATCGTTAAGTCTACGAATTTCTTGTAGCGAAATATTCTTATTGCGAACTTGTTCTCTAAGTCCTCTTACATGAATTCCTATAGAATCTGCAACTTCCTGCAACGACATTCCTTTAGTAAGCCCTTGCGTAATCTGATGCTCTCTGATAAATTCCTGAGGCACACCTCCTGCTTCCCACTCTGCCACTAGTAATTTTTCTGTCTGCCATCCAAATCTAGCGCTCTTAATTCTTGGAAATCTATTTTGAGTCAACTTCTTCATACTAACAAATGGTTGGACTCTGTTGAATTGCATCGTCTCATCGCCGAACTGCAAATCTCCTGCCATGCACCACGTTCCATCTGTTTTTAATATACGATGATCTGGTGTTAGAACGACTTTTCTGCCATTACTAAAAATTACTTGGACTGTTTCGGCTCTCTTAACAAGTCTTGGATGAAATGCCCATCCAAGAGTATAATCCTTCTTCTTAAAATCATAGCAATATACAAGGAACAGTTCATCTGGCTGTTTTTCCTGTGCCAGTTGTTTAATTTTAATCTTTCCAAATGGAGTATAAACCTTTGTGTCCCCAGATACACAACATTCATCAGCATATATGGCTAAGGCAGTTTCAATTTCTACCATATTTCTAAGACGCTCAAGTTCCATATACCTGCCGTTGCGTGCCTGATTACTTACAGATAGATCCACTAGGTCGGTTGTGTCTCTAAGGGCAATAAAGCGATTGCCCTGTAGGGCAGAATTATCTTTTAAAGACAATGCATCGGGCTGAGTAATACCAGCGGGTTGTATTCTGTCTAAACTTGTGATCTGCGCAACAGGTGGTTCTGTAAAAGAACCGCTGAATGCTTTAAATGGTTGTAGCCAATCTGCCATAAAATTATTCTCCGAACTAACTTAGTTATAAGTTATATATTTGTTGAAAAATATCCTTGAAAACCTACTGTTTTATCTTATCTCATGAAGGAGCTGGATCTCATTTGCTCGCTCGTATATTAAACTCAACTAAAAAAGTTGCTTGTTTGACTGATAGCCACATAGCCTATGCTGGGCCTGAATCCCTAGAAACGTTAAATTATGTAATAAAAAATCATCCCTGTATCAATGATGATCTCCCGATTTATTGCGATACACTTAATCACAATACTGATTTATACTACAACAATTTATTTGATTTTTGTAAAATTATATTTCTCACACGACAACCAGAACCAACTTTAAAAGCAATCGCAACTAAGAATGCATATAATTATTACAGGTTTCGTTTACGAAGATTATATGAGTATTCTAAAAAAGCAAAAAACTCAATATGCATTACTTATGATGAAATTGTCAACAGACAATGTTTTCCATTAATAGAGTCATTCCTTAATATAAAAGACCCAATTAGTGATTATTATGAAGCTTGGCCAACAGATGGCGGTGAGTTATCAGAAGGCAAGATATTAAGAAATATAAAACAGCCAAATGTTTATGTGCCAGTAATTCAATCTAACAAATATGAAAGATACCTAAACGCTATCAGGCGGAACTCCGGGAATTTTATGTAATTCTGTGATGGCCTTTAACTGCGCCTGCCATTCTTCATTCTTCTTTTTACCAGCTTCTTGCATTTTTTGATGTGCAGCAGTAATATTGTTGTTTTTCTTAATTAGTTTAAGTAATGAACCGGCGGCCATTGCAAGATATGACTTAGCTTCTATTGAGGCAATATCTCCAGATAGCATGCGGGCCGCTTGGTTAATAACATCGATAGTTTTTTCGTAATTCATTAGATTAATCTCTAGGCTAGTCCACTAACCGAATTTGTTAATACTTCACAAGCAGTAAAAATAAACGGCAAAACGGCCCATCCAAATTCTTTTAAGACATCATTTCCAAAGCGCGCGGCCTGATGTTGTTTAAACATTGCTTCATTTATATCTTTACCAAATATTTCTTCATTTGGATCTATAATTGGCGGAGGTCCATCTTTGTAAGATGGGTAGCTTGAGCTAAATAAAGTTTCTAACTCTGCTTTGATTGCGCTTATAGATAAGGCATTCGGAGCAATATCCTTAATATGTTCGGCTGATGGAGTATACCTAGCTATGTTAGCATATAACTCACTGCGCACTTGCAGCGCAATCGCTAAGGCCATGATTAAATCATCATGAGTTCCCTTTGCGGCTTCAGGACGTTTCTTAGATGCATTAAAAATAAATGTATTGAACTCTTTGATCAATCTTGTGCTTTTTAACACAACTGTTTTATTCATAAGCGCTGCTTGGAGCGTATCAAACATTGCGACTCTATTTGTGCCACCTGTTAAATATCCTGGCTTAAAACCGTCTCTAACTCTTTTTCCATATAGATGTGTATAAAATAATTTGCTTGTTAATTCAGCCAGCGTAGCAATACCAGGACCGTTGCCTTCAACCACTAAATTTGCGTAATTATAAGATGTAGCAATCTGACTAAGGATTTGGGCATACGTATATGGTGGAATAGAGTTGCTATAAAATTCAGCAACTTGTTCACATTCCGCAACGTCAAAAACTTGGAAGGCACTAAAGTCTCCCTCTTCGCCTACGCCTTCACCGCTATCCGCAGCAATAATATAATCTTTGCCTTCAACAGGCGCTTTCCATATCCATAAAGCGCCTTTTTCCCCATCTCTAGTGGTCGTGTCCCACAGCGGAAATCTTCTAGCCATCGGTGGCGTTCCCCTAGTGGCAAGATCTAAGTCATTAATTAAACTATTGGAAAGAAATGTTTCGCCTGGAGCCAAGAATTGGCGTAAAACTTCTTGACCGAATCTTTTTTCTCCTAGAGCAGATTTTTGTTCTGCTATCCACTTTGGGTTATTGTAATCTGGATGTTCTGATACGTCAATATCAATTACATGAAACTGATTTTCATTGTTAAGAGCCTTATGATATTCAACAGCATACCAATTACCTTTTCCCTTAGGCGTAGAAATTACAATGCATCTACCGCCACCAGAAAGAGCAGGCTGTAAGTCAGCCCAGTTTTCTTCCATATCTGAAATGAATGCCGCTTCGTCTATAATTAATAATGCCAATGAACGACCGCGAACCGCCTTAACAGTAGAAAATATTATAGATCCACCAGTTTCCATGAATTTCTTTTCATGTGCTGCTGGACGCGCTTCCATTTCTGGTTTTAACCAATCCGGCAACTCATGAAGAAAAAATGTAACGATACGAGCAGAAATTTTTGCTTCGCGATCAGTTCTAGACACGAAAGAGATTTGATTCTGCTTTGTGTTAAACATTGCCTTCCAAGCGGCCCATATAACGGCAAGCGTAGTTAAACCGCCCTGTCTAAATTTTAATACTATGTTGTACCTATGATTTTCAAAATCTTCAAGAGTGCGCTTTTGGTAATCATATAGCTTAAAAGGCACCTTGCCTTTAGTGCTATGCCGAATTTTAACATAGGTTTCACAAAAGTAAACAAAGTCTTTTGCGCACTTTTTATATTCAGCGGCGTAGTCTATCCCACCCATTACTAAACTTTCTGGCCTTGTTTCCTTTGTGAGTTCCAAAGGGCCTTTAGCTTTTCTCGCATTTGAAGTTCTTGATAAATTATCTCAAAATCGCGGCGTTCTTGTTCTTTGCGTAATTTTTCTAATTCTTCTTCTCTTTTTATCAAATCAATCCAATAATTGCTCATAATTCTATATACTCCCTATAACCTTAATGTATGTTAAATTAGTGTTTAGTCAAAATAATTACTATATCAGACTAAATAATTTTGCGAAGAATATAATACATATTTTAATAATACTCCAGGAGTGAACTATGCAAAGAAAACTCGTTAGTTTTGATGTCTTTGAAACAATTGAAAAGAATTCTTTATTTAACGCCCTAAAAGAGCTTGATGAAGCTACAGGGATTTTAGGAAAGGCACTGGACATTGATTTAGTTTCTGTGCATTGTTATGATGGTAGTTCTGTTGTTTATGAATGTGCTGATGGCACGTTCGTAAAGGCCAACTACAATTTTAATGATAAAGAAGTTAAATTTACTAATATTGAAGAGCTGGTTGTTGACGCAGAGTCAGAAACCGAAGCTCGCAAAGTAGCTATCGCCGAAATGGTTGATGCTCTTGCTAGTAATGATACAGATTCAGCCGATCTAAGCTGGGACAAGGTTAAGCTAATGCTTGAACGAGTCATGAAGCGTGGCCGCGCTAAGAAGAGTATGGTTGACAAGTTTGACGACAACTTTAAGAAGATGGGCAAAATGCAGGAAGCTGCTGGCGGTGTCTTCGTTCGTCGTGGCGCTAAGAACATGGGCAAATCACTCGCCGCGAAACGCGGTTGGGGCAAGAGACGCCATAAAGAGCCAGGTATTCGCGCTAAGATGTCCAGCAAGCTAGACTTCTATCGCAGCAATCGTAAGCGTCAGTCTGCTCTAGGTAGCAAGGCCAAGACCCTTAAGAAATCAGGTCTATCCGCTCGCGCTTATTTCACCCGCGCTCCAAAAGCTAAGGTAAATGAGTGGGCATCAGTTCTTGATAACTTTTATAATTATGTCGGCGGAATTTATCTTAACGAATCAAACGTTGTTCATAATGAACAGGGTGATGTAGTTAGCGTTGTTATTCCTACACGACAAGTTCGTAATGAAGGTAAGGTAATACAAATTAAGTTGGACGTTCTGAAAGCAGACGTTAAAGTGTTGCGTGAAGCGGCTCACCGAGTCGTTAATAGCCCAGAATTCTGCAAGGCAGTCGCCCAACTCAAGAGATTAAACAACATTTCTGACAATGACGGCCTAGAAGAGTGCCTTGGAAACATCGTTGGTCGTTTCCCAAGCCTAATCGCTCTTTCTCAGACCGAACTAGCGGAAGCCGTTTCAAAGGCTCTTAAGTTTGCTGGCGAAGTCAACTTTGACGACGCTACTTGCGGATTTATGAGTGAAGGTATTCTACGCACTGCTTTTGAATCTTTCCCAGAGAAAGTTGAAGCAATCCTAAGACTATCCGAAACAAGCAAGTCAGACAATGAAGATTCTTATCTTGACTTCCAATCACGCATCGCTGGCTTCTATAGCAAAATTGATGAATCAATCGCTAAGGAAGTTAAGCTAACTGCTGATGTTTACAATGCGATTTCTGATGTTGCTCAGATGGCCGAAAGCCTTCAGGACAATGAACTAAAATCAGAAGCCGGTGTAATTCTTTACGAACTAGAGCCATCACTTGAAAGCGGTTCTATTAATCTTAACGATGTTGAAATCGCCGCAGAGTGGCTAGTCAACTTCTTTGAGAGCAATCTAGATTCCGAAAACGGATGGGGTTATGTTGACAATCCAGAAGAAACTGCTAATGGCGAAACAAGCAAGGTTCGCGCCAACAGTGGCTTCGGATACTCTCCTAAGTCTGACCTTGAAGCTGGAACTCGCTCACACGAGATTACTCCAGATTCAATGAAGCTGGACGGCGAGAAAATTGATCAAGGCTCTCCTGGCTTCGGCTGGCAGAACTTCCATAGTGATATTTGGCCACAGACGAAGAATCCATACCTCCCATCAAGCATTAAGTATGTTGGCCCCAAGGGCGAGTCTGATGATGTGAATTCTGATGCTGGAATGGCCAGTAAGAATGTTAGCGGAGAAACGTGGAACGATGAGGAGAGTGGCTTGAAAAATGTCTACCTCCCACGAAACCTAATTCCTGGTCGTCCAGAAATGGGTTCCGACCACTGGAGCAAGTAATTTTTAAGATAAAGTAAGATTTAAAACCCTGTATAATTAATTATACAGGGTTTTTTCTTTTAATTTTACGAAAAGGAGTTAGTACAGCATCTTCTACAGACCAGCCGGATTGAATTCTTGACCTTAGGCAAGATCTGGACATTCCCGTAATTTCACACCATTCAACAAGCGGTTTGGTTTCGCCATTAACTGTAAGCATGATAGTATCGCTTTTATTTCTTTGTTGCTGCTCATCGGTAGCCCACCTACAATTTCCTTTGTAATAACCTAAGTTATTATTAATTCTATCTAGACTACATTTATAATGAGGCGACATCCCCATGTCGGCAAGAAAGTTATCAAAACCATCTAGCCATCTTGGACAAACAGTAACGTTTTTATTAATATAATCTATGTCATTTTTACATCTCTCAATCATACGACACCATGTGCCATACTCTTTGGGATTAGTAATCTTGGCAAACCTTGGTGAATTACATCTTTCGCATAGGCGGCCTCTGCATATATAATTAATTTTATCTCCGCACTCACATGTAAAAAGCCATACCACTTGTCCGTAGCAATTAATTCCAAGCGGCTTAATCGCAGTCAAAGTGCCGATTTTTTTGCCAGATATATCTTTAAAATTACATTTATTTTTAAAATCTTCAAGTGTTTTTTCTTTAATAATTATTACCTCTTTAGATGAAGATTTTTTCTTTTTAACTTCATTGCCATCCTTCTTGTTATAGGTAATTTTAGGCGTATTAATAGCATCTTCAATGCTCCACCCGTTGCGAAACCTATTACTTAAACATTTATAAGATAATCCAGTTTCTTCACACCATCCAGTAAGCGTTTTGGTCATGCCATTAACGGTATATTTTTTAACATTTCTTCTATTATTAAGTTGTTCTTTATTGCTTGACCATCTACAATTTTCAGGACAATAATTGCCATTACAATCAATCCTATCTAAAGATAAATTTACTGGTCTTAGTCCCATGTCTTCTAAAAAGTTTAAAAAATCATGCCACCTTTCACAAACCATAATACCTCGTGCTCCATAGTCCAAATAATGATGATGGTTTTTATTATAACATCTGCTCATCATTCTATGCCACGTTTGATATTCTACGGTATGACTTAAGCCATGGTCTTTTTTGGTTTGTATGACTTGTATCCGCCCACATTCGGGACACCCGCCAACAATGCTAGATAAATGTCCATCGGGTCTTTGTTCAAAAATACCGTGTAATGGACAAATTATCTGCACCATCACCTTATTGCTAATATACTCCACCAAACTATAATCGTACCGCTCCCCATGCACTTTTATAGCTTTTTCAACGAACTGTTCAGTAGTAAGTTTTTTAGGCACTTCTATAATCCTGCTCTAGTTATCATATTGACGCACTCAAGGGCAGTATTCTGAGTGGAGCAAGGAATGTCAATCTGTGTCTTTTGTATAAATTTCCCTGTCCAGTCATAACCTTTTGTAAGACCGCACCGTATTTTTTTACGACTATAGTCTACTCCGGTAAGCCAACAAGATAAGCCGTATCCGTTCTCGCAAAATGAATGTCTAATTGTTGATATTTTATAGTTATAGGTTTGCTCAACAAAATTGAACATATCCCAATCACTAAACTTATTATTATGGTCAAACCAATACGAAAAAGGACACCAGCATTCAGTTTTTTGCCCGTCAAAAGATTTATAAGTATAATCTACATGAGCTATGCCTAAATCTTTTCTGCACCGTACGGCTCGCACGTCTGTAGACAAGTCAATCAAATCGCATTCGCAGATTATCTGATCTTTGTGCTTCTTGATTCCTTTTTCTAGTTCTAATAATCTAGACCAATAACTCATTCATCACCAACGTTAGGATTCATCAGACAAAAGAAGGCTCCATAGACAGTATAAACTACACTCATTATCACAAATATATAAGCAAGTGCCATCGTAGCGCCAGATGTGTATTCTCCGATACACTGCCAAATACTTATATGCGGGCATACAGGGCAATCTCCCCATACCATGCCCTTAAGACAATCGCCAGTTCTAAATGGCCAGTATATCGAACAAAGTCCGGAACCTAAAGTACAAAATAACGACAAGATCGGTTGACTTTTTCTAACAATCATTCCTACGCTAGATAAAAAGTAAACTCCAATCGCAGTTAACATAATACTAGCCATAACAGCGGCTTCTATCATTTTATATCTCCTATGCTATCAATCACTTGTTCCATTATTTTCTTCATTGATACGGGCAAATCAAATGTGCTATCGACAATTACGGCTTTACCAACAGCATCCGGGTGAAGGGTAATAACCATTTGCATCTTCTTGTAATCAAAAGTATGAATTTTACAAAGACAATCTCCTGCGTCTTTAGCGATAGCATGATTTACTTCTGCTAATTTATGGAGATATGCAAAATGACAGATATTACTAAGTTCCTGTTCATTAATGGTTCGTCCAAGGACACTAAAAATCATGTAATTGAAAAGAATAGGGTTGTCAACGTGATTGCGCCAGTAACTTGTTAGAAATACTATATCCTTACCTATCATTGCTAATGTTGGATATGTGATAAAGTCACATTCACGCACAATTCTATCCTTGTGCTTCTCTAATTGTTTCTCAAGTTTTATAAAATTCGTCCAAAGATTCATGCAATTCTCCGTTTACATGAATCTTTATCGGCATCAACCGTAAAAGTAATGAATATCTTTTTCATCATCGTAAATCCAAGCAATATCTCGGTCTTTATTAATGAAAAAATGATATCGGCTCGGGGAATTAGAAACCTGATATAAAACTTGAGGTTCTACAGAGCATTCTTTGGAAAAATGCTGTAAACTTACCTCTTCCCCACCCCCTACTAACTGAGCCATGTCTGTAGCATCATATGCTATGTGATTGCAGAAACGGTCGTCATCTAAGCCATTAATGCAATCGCCGATGAAATGCTTGGACTCTAGATAATGATAAAAATTATTCATTTACCCATTTTCTATAAGCATCTTTATTGTCCCACAAAGCACAGCAGTTTCTATCTGTGACCTTTTGTAGGACTTGCTTATTTTCGCAGAATCCATTTTTAACAAAACGACAGTTAAAACAGTTGGTTCCTTTTACATCTTCAGGAAGAGTTACCAGGTCTACTTTCTTGTAAATCTTAGCTTCTTCTGGTGTATGAGGGTCTGTACCGCCCAGTTTGTTTAGCTTATGTTCGGAATATTTTTTAAGCATGATATATTTACAATATTAAACCATAAATATGTCAGACCCTTTTTGTAAAGATCAAAAACATATGAGCGATTATCTCCTTCTAGACAACGGCGGCTATGCCACACTGAATTTAAATGAGTCCCACAAGGGTGGACCAACCGTCTTTACAGGCATTTTTAGTGTCGCCGAGACCGTTAATCAGAATAAGCGTAAGTATAAGAAATCAATTCTAGAACAGAATGTAAATCGTCTACAGAAATTCATAGATCAGAGAGCTTTAATCTCTAGTCTTGACCATCCAGATACAAGTGTAGTTAAGCTTGAAACAGCTTGCGCGGTTGTAACCAAGCTATGGTGGGAGGGGAATGAACTTTGGGGCAATGCTGAAGTTCTAAATACTCCAAACGGTAAGGTTCTTAAGGCTTTACTAGAATCAAATATTACGGTTGGTGTGAGCACAAGAGGTGTAGGTTCGGGAACTACTAATGCAGACGGAGTTCTTGAAATCAACGACAATTATAACCTAGTAACCTTTGATATTGTCAACAACCCATCTGAAATTCGTGCTATTGCACGTAAAGTTGAGTCAGTTTCAACCATTAATTCAGAGAATATACAAATAAAAAATGAGACAGCATCCCTAAATAAAGTAAATGTTAATACTTTAATTTCCTTTATGGGACATATGATTAACAAGGAATCACAATTAATTAGAGAGAACCTAAACAATGACTAAGAATACAGACGCAAAAAGCAAAGTTTTCCAGGCTCTAGAAGCCCTAGTACCAGAAGGTGATCGCGCCAAGCTTACTGAAGCTGTCAGCGAATTCCTAGACGGAGCGAGAGCTGAACTAGAAACCGAATATAATGCTAATCTTGAATCAGCCTATAAGACAGTTGAAGCTGAGAAGCTTGAAGCTGAGAAGGTTGCCCTAAAGGGATATAACGAAGCTTATGAAATTATCGTTGACTTCAAGAATCGTCTTGAAACACAGCGCGAAGAGTTTGAAGTACAGCTAGAAGAGGCTCATGAACAAGCCAAAGATCTAATTCTTGCCGAACGCAAGAAGAACGAAGAGCTTGAGCTAACCATCAACGAAGCCAAAGAACGTGAACTACACGCAGTTAAGACTGACCTAGTTGACAAGATTGACCAGTTCCTAAGCGTCAAGGAAGAAGAGCTACACGAAATGGCCAAAGCACAGATTCTTAATGACCCATACATGCTTGAGCACAAACTAGCTTGGGACAAAGTTCTCAATCTAGCATCTGATTGGCTCAGCGACGAAGATTACGCCAGCGTAACAGCTAGCAAAGCCGAAGAGCTAGGCCGTCAGGTAACTGAAGCCAAGCAACAGGTCAAGGTATTAGAAGCCAGAGCTAACCGCCTAACAGCGGAACGCGATAAGCTAAATGAACAAGTTCGTGCCTCAGCACAGGTTATTTCCGAAGGCACTGAAAAGGTAAGAAGCGAAAAGAAGAAGACAGTAGAGGGTAAGGGCGTTGTTGTTAACGATAAGAGCCGACAAGAAGTTGTCGTTCTTAAAGAAGCGGTAGCGACAGAAGAACCAACCAGAATTGATGAAGATACAACTTCTATTGAAGCTCAATGGCGCAAACTCGCTTACGATAATAAATAGAACCAATTTTTATAACTCTAAAGCTTGTTGCTGATAAGTTATAGAAATTAACAACTAAAAATAATTAAACAAAGGATAAAGAAATATTATGTCAAATTTTGGTACAGCCAAAGGGGAATTTTTACACGAAGGTGCCAAGTGCGAAAAAACTTGGGGCGACCGTGGTCTCCTGAACGACATTAAGGATAAGACAGTTCGTCAGAACACTGCCATCCTAATGGAAAATCAGGAACTATCATGCAACCTCAACGAATCTTCAAGCACGACCGCAGGCGATGTCGCTAACTTCAAACGTATTAGTATCCCCCTCGTTCGTCGTATTTTCCCACAGCTAATCGCTAACAAGATCGTTTCTGTTCAGCCATTACTCGGTCCAGTCGGTCTAGTTTATTACCTCCGCTTTCGCTATGCGACTGACAAGGGTGCTACACTAGGTGCGACTAACAAGTCTAGTTTCCCAACAGACGATGCTCTTTCACTACAACAGCTCTCAAGCGGTCTAGTAAATCTTGATATTTTCTATTCTAGCCAGACTGTCAGTCTTGAAACCGTCACCAACGCTGGTGGTACAACTACTCTTACTTACACTCTAAAGCACACGCCAATTCTTGCTGGAACTGAATCAGGTACTATCTACCAGGGTAGCACTGCCATTCAGACCTTCACCATTGATGCGTCGGGTACCTTTACTATTAGTTCTACGAGCAATTCACCAAACGTTACCGCTGGTAGCATCAATCTCACGACTGGTGCCATCACTCTAACTTGGTCAAGCGATCCTAGCACTAACAGCATCGTCGTCACTTACGACTATAACATGGAATGCAATACTGATCAGCCCGAAGTTAATCTAACGGTTGAACAGGAAACCATTACCGCCGTTACCCGTAAGCTACGCGCTGTCTGGAGCTTTGAAGCTCAACAGGACTTACGTTCACAGTATTCGCTAGATGCGGAACAGGAATTGACGACCGTTCTTGCTCAAGAAATCAATCTTGAAATTGACCGTGAAATCATCACCAACCTCCGTAACAACGCTGGTACTAACGTCACTTGGGATTACAACACTGCCCTAGGTGATACCGTTAAGGAAAAGTACGAAGCCCTATTCGTTAAGGTTTCACAGGTTAGCAACATCATCCATAAGAAAACGCTACGTAGCGGTGCAAACTGGATTATCTGCTCACCTGAAGTTGCCTCAATCTTTGAGACAGCCACAGCAGGTTTCGCTCCAGCACCTTCAGAATCGTTCACTAGCTCGCTAGGCGTTCAGTATGTCGGTACTGTCAGCAACCGTTGGAAGCTTTATAAGGATCCACAGTTCCCAACCAATAACCTACTCATGGGTTATAAGGGTGATACTTATATGGATTCAGGGTTCTTCTATTGCCCATACGTTCCTTTAATGCAGACTCCACTGGTACTTGACCCTAATAGCTTCTGCCCACGTAGAGGCTTGATGACAAGATACGGACTTAAATTACTAAATAACGGTGCACGCTTCTACGCTACCATCGCTATCAACAATTTCAGCATCTAATTTTAATAATTAGACTTGGAAGACGACTAAACCCCCGAGAAATCGGGGGTTTTTTATTCGACTAATATTACTTAAGAACAAACCGCATTTGTCCTGCATCCCAAACTCTATCATATCCATTTAACATCATAATTTCTTCTTCGGTTAATTTTTCATCATAATAAGGCATATCTTTAAGCTTATACTTTTGAAATTTTAGACGATTATGAAATGCATGTGTAGAAACATTATAATAATGATAACTAGGCTCTGTAACTTTATCTAAGTTAAATCCTAATATGTAATACAACTTTCCTTGTGACCATCTCCTGTCAGCGTAAGAAATAATTGTTCCTGGATAAATTTTTCTAAAGTGAGACAACAGCTTGCTAGCTCCGCCCACTATATGGGTATACAAAATAGAACTAAACCTAAGCATTTCCCAGTTATAGTTTTTATTAAATCTTGGGTGCCCAAATGTCATGCATGAAACAATCTGATCCTTATATTTTAAGCCGAAATAAATACTGGAATTATCTTTTCCTTGTATATGCGTTTCCTGTAAAAATTTATCTTTTTCGTATTTATGTAATTGAACTATCTCTGTGTTTTTAGCATATATCGTCTTATTTTTCCCCAATATGCCAGATATCCTAGATTTAACAATTTCTTTTTGCTCTTTCCATTCCTTGTCAAACAAATGAATTAAAAATATATTTTTTTCATCTGCTAAATTAGTTTTAATATTATGGTTAAATTTATATGTCTGCATGCCTTCCCTATGGTAATAAAGGCCACAATATTCAATTCCAACCTTTTGATCGGGTAAGTAAATATCTATTTCTTTTGACTTCCCAAGAAAAGTATTGTCATTTCTAATAATATTAATGCCTAAATTGGCGATATAATCCGCTACCTCGTTTTCGCCAGCGGATTGCCCTAATTCAGCAGCACACTTCTGGCAAGCATGGATTGACTGAAGATGGACATAGGCCAACTGTTCAAATACACCGTGCTTAGAGCACTCTATCGTAATTGGATCATGTGATCTAGTATATTTTGATAGATATTTGAATTTATTATTATGCTTTTTATTTGCCTTTTCTAAGAAGTCATTATGTGTATAAAAAACACCACCATTACATTTTGAGCATCCTCGTCCTTCTGTAAGATGATTAGCCGCTACAACTTTAAACCACCCATGCGTTGGACATCCTAGTTCTATAACAGAGTTTAATCCACTAAAATTATCTAATACTTTAGAGTAATCATAAATATATCCATTAATTTGTATCGCCCTTTTAATAAAGCTATATCTGTCATGCTTGCCAATACCACGGCCGCTACAATGATGGCATCCATTTTCTACATGATTATTCGGTTTCTGTTTTATCCACCCATGATAAATACAATAAATATCAATATAGGTTTCTTTATTTACATAAACCGATTTGTCATAATTACACGTTTGGCCCCATTTAAGTTTTGCTTCAGATATCCATTCTTCTGTTGTTTTTTTATTAGCAATTCCCCTAGCTTCATTGGCACAGCTACGGCATGGATGCACCGCATTAAAATGGTCTTCAATTTTGATTTTAAAGAATCCATGTTTAGGGCAACCTATTTCTACAATAGTATTGACTCCGAATTCTAATTCATCGGGTATTTTAGAATAGTCGCAAAAATACCCATGTATTTGGAGCATTTTGGCTTTTGCCGTTGCCCCAGTGTGCTTAAAATATCCATTACATTTGTTACAACCAGAATCTAGATGTGCTCTAGCCGTCATTGTCATAGCGCCATGTACTGGACACTCAAATTCAATTTTGCCAAACCGGCCAATAAAAATAGTATTCGGATATGTAAAATATCCATTCCATTTATTTTTGGCCTTGGCAATATATTCTATCGTTGTTCTTACTCGTTCTTTTCCCATAGTATCACCGCGCTATAGTACTTTATCGGCTTAAAACCCACATATCATAAGAGAAACCCATCATTTCCCCCTATATACACTACCCCCCCCACAACAACTAATCATGAACAATTACACATTGGAGCTTACGTTCCCTAATGGCCTAGAATGCCACATAGACAACTTCCAAGTCATTAACCCAGAAATTCTTGAGAACAACTCTGGAGAAAGCCTAAAGACCAAATTCCACGATGATGGTGATCAAATGGGCGAACCTAAGTGCATATTTGAGATTATGTCTCACTGCTATCATTATAACGGAGAGAAGACGACTGGCACCGGCGTCCTATCATTCGGAGAAAAGTCCTACACACTAGAAGGCATCTGGCCAAGTAGAATGGACTTCGGCTACCTTGATTATAGTTCAAGTCCCGATTTTGATTTCTTCATTGACTGGAGCTACGCTAGGATTGTCGCCACATCCCATTAAATAATCTAATTGTTTTTCCATTTCTTCTGCGCTTCTAGATGTTCCCCATGATGCATCTTCGTCCTTTAGTAGATTGCGCAATAAATCCCGCCGTGTATTATCTGGAATCTCTTTCATTTCTTCGCAAAATTTCCAAGTTGTTTTTAGCTTCATAATATCATACGATCAATCATAGCCATGTTCATAAGCGCTATCTATCGTTCTAATAACATAATCTCCTCTAATACTGAAAAGATCACTTCTCATGTCAATTAAACTAGGATAAATCCTTCTTATCAAAGGAATGCTAATTCTTTTAAATTCAGCCATAGGTTGGCTAATAGGTATTTCCTTATACTCAGCACTAATTACAATCATTCCCCCAACCACCTTTCAACCCAAGGTTTTTCTGAATCTAATAAAGATTCGCATTTCAATTTAAAAATCATAAGACGACTACTAAGTCTTACAATCCAAGATGGACTATTAGACTGATCCCTGAGCCTTTCAACCAAAGACTTTCGCTCCACTACAGGCGTCAATGTCATTATCTGCATAACTGTATTGCAATTATATGGATACCTGAATGTGCCATCCTCTTGCGGATAAACTGGTGTCCAAGCACCTTTAAGAAAGTAATAAATCACACCAGTGTGCAGACATTGCTTGCTGACAATCACTTCCTTATTGAAGTCGTCGGTACACTTTATTTCTTCTACTGATTTAACTTCCTTCATGTTATTCCTTAATCTCCTTTAACTTCTCTTTCCATGCTTCAACTTTTTCTTTGCCGCCCCGATACCATTCTTCTTCCACTGGATGAGCAAATGCTCCATTGATCCTATCCAGCATCAAACAAGATAACGCTAGAACGCCTTCACGGACCAAATCGTTGTATACTGCTTTCTTAACCATTTTATTAGTTTTAAACTGAGCATCTTTAATGTTAGTTCTAGCTGTGTCAATTATAAATTGAACTTGCTCATCATCTATCTCTAATTTTATAATCGGTTCGCCTAACATCAACCGCGCCCAATCAATAAGTTCTTTATCGGTCATTCCAGCATCTCCTTTTCATAACAATAATCTATCGTCATTAAGATTGATTTGCATGAGAGCCGATAAAATATCAGGAGAACAATTATGTACGCAGGACTATTAAACGGTCACAAAGAATTATCAAACGCTGATTATCGCAGAGTAAATTTAGTGAAAGATGATGACGGCAAGATGTATGCCATATTCAACCCAAAATCTGCTTGGAGTGCTACATCTCTATTTGTAAGTAAGTATTGTTCTTTGCCGCTTGCAGGATGCGGAGATATAACAATATCATATTTTGCCAGTACGGTCTACGTCATGGCTGGTGATACTCTTAAAATACACGTTGGAACAATTCATCCTTTAAAGAAAACTAAGTACTTAGATTTAAACCTCATTAAATCCTTATCTTATAGCGAAAATCAATCTTTCATTAAAACTACAACTAAGGCTTTCCGATGACATTAGCCGCTGCCATTATCGCTTATATACTCATAGAAGCTGCTCTTTGGTTTTTTATTGTATGCTCTCCAACTAAGGACGAAAAGTTAAGTAACAAGGATATGATCTTTGTTGAGGACGCCCTTTTGCTGCTACTAGGTACTTGTAAGTATCCCAGCAAAAAATTAGATGAAGTTACAGATTGTCTGGAAAAGATTAAAAAGCTAAATAACCGTTAAGTTAAAATCTCGCTTAAGCTGCTGAATCTGTGGCATTGTAAGAACTAGATTAGACGCATCCCTATTGGTTTGTATTTGTAGTATATTGCCAACTACCCTTACGCTTACTGGCCCCAAGTTTGTTAGACCATTAAAGAGTCCTGGCATAAAAATTGCTGGTGCTGGTGTGCCTACAGCCTCTAGATATTGAGTCCAAGTTTTCATATTATCTACCTAATCCTGATCCTACTTCTTTTTGTATCTGCTGAACCTGTTGTGATGTTAGCGGAAGCCTTATGCTGTGAGTTCCGCTATCTATCTGCAATGCTTGCCCAACTAATTGTAAGTTAGCCTGCCCTAGGTTAACTGTTCCATTAAATCCACCTGCCGTCATCGGACGAGCAGAGGTAGCATAATTTGGCATATTTTCGCAGTATTGGGTCCAGGTTTTCATATAAGTTATTTAGTAAACTAACTTAAAATATGCAATTTCCTGATGTAGAGTTTCGCACAATAGTGGTTGACCCGCCTTGGACACCAGAAATGTCAATTATTAATGGAAAAGCGCCCAAGGGCAGTCCACAATCTCATTATAACACATTAAGCTTAGACGAAATCTGTTCTATCAAGCCGCCGATTGCCAAACAGGCACACTTATACATATGGTGCCTTGCACAACACGTAGATTGGGCCTATACGGTCGCTGGCGCATGGAAGGCTAAACCAATCATACTTTGGACTTGGAAGAAGCCAGGGCTTGGCGTAGGACGTTTTAGATGTAATACAGAACATATACTTGTGTCTCGGGTAGGAAGTAGACACGGAAATCCTTTTGGAATGGGTGGACGGCATTCACAGGCTACTAGTGGAACATGCTTTTCATGGGATAGAGGCAGGCATAGCGAGAAACCAGATGATTTCTATAAGCTAGTAGAAAAGCTATCGCCAGAACCACGATTAGACATGTATGCTAGAGCTAAAAGAGAAGGCTGGTATTGCTGGGGTAATGAAGCTTAGCGAACCGCTAATATTGAGCTAACATTTCCGCCATCTTCAACTAACTTTTCACAGTAATCTACTAAACTCTTAATAACTTCATCGTCATAATTTGTTTCACCGGCTATTCTGTCTTTTATTCCTGATCTATGGCCATATGGATCTTCTAAATTTTTTTGTATTTCGTATATTAAATCTTTAGTCATAAGCACCTTAACATGACCAAAGTTACCAGTTTCTATATTTCTGCAATTTTGATACTCTTGCTGAAAGAACTGTTTAATTTTTTGACTGTCTAATGGGACTCTAATTTTAGACTTAGCTAATTCAATGATTCTAAAGTCAATTCTACGCACTTTATAAGCAGCTAAAATTCCCCTAAGAGTTCTAGCCATTTTTAGTTCAGGAATACCTGCATCATATATTCCTTGATTTTCGTCAAATTCCTTTTTAATTAAGTCATCAAACCCAGCTCCTGGGATCTGTGTTTTAAATGTATCAGCCTTCATTTTATCTTCTAATGTTTGGCCATACTTTAACTTTATGGCAGGCAAGGCTATTTGTGTCATTGCTGGAGAAATATCGTCAATGATTTGCATCGGAGAAGTAATTCTAGCTTTTTTATTAAGGGCATTACTGAGCCATGTAAATTGCCCGTTCTTTAAAAAGTGATTGCTCTTGTCAAGAATGTTCCCTGTATTGTGCTCTATATCGTACATATGATCAATCGCTATAATGTCTGAATCTTCTGATTTAGAATTATACAGTTGGAGCCATGCATCACAAGCCTGTTCCCATGAAGGACCACCGTAATCTTTGTCCCAATCCCCCTCCCCAAAAACAAATTTAGCCATTTCTACAAAGTCTTTTTCATTATGGGTACTTTTTTCCATCGATGAATAAGATGCCAATCTTCTACTGTTATAGATAGGAGTACTGTTAATAGTGTTTTTCATCAATTGAGAATTTGCTTGAATTTTTGGCCTAAACGATGCATCAAAAGAAGAGTCTAAATGGTTAAAAAAATCGCTAAATATTCTAGAATATTTAGCGCCCATTTGTCTACGAATCATATCTGTCATATGGCTCATTGGTATTTCTTGCGTATCTCGGTCGCCACCATGTCTAAATTCTGCCGTTATACTAAAAAGAACCGCTTCTAATAAATCTGATTTAAGTTTTGGTATAAGAACTTTTGCCACTTCATCCAGCATGTAGTCTACTTTATCTTCATGATTCATTTCGCCGCCGTACTCTGGCTTCTTAGGCATTATGGTTAAGCCATGTTGATTAGCCTTGTTATAAAGCGAATTTCTGCCTCTTAGCAAATTCAACATATAGAAGTCATATAATTGTTCTTCTGGATCATCGGGAACACGATAATTAAATGAACCAAAAGATTCTATAAATTGAGAGAATCTCATGGCTCTACGACCTCATCTATACTTCTTTGTTTACCGACTAATGATGCGCAGTAGCCATATAAGTATTTTGATGCTGCATATCCATAATGAGTTTCACTGTCTATTTTTTTAACTACTGCTTCATATAGCCAGGTGTCTTTTAGCCTTATAAATTTGTCTATTTCCCGTATTAAATCACTACTTAATTTAACCTTTACATATTTAAAGTTACCAGTTTCTATGTTTCTTTTATTATTGTATTCAGATGTAAGCACTTTCTTTATCCGCGCGTCATCTAACTGAGGAACTTTTAAAGTATTTTTTAACCTTTCAATATCCTTTAATGTAACCTTTTTAGGCGACCAACCAAGATATAGCCCAAGTCGCACTAACTTTAATTCAGGAATTGAAGAACTATGATAAGCTCCTTCGTAGGCACTCCAGTCATGGCCAGTCAAAAAATATTGGTTTTCATAAGAGCCTTTATATGGTGAAATTTCCGCAGATGCCTTGTCTTGATACGTTGTTCCAAATTTTAATTTTATGGCCGGCAAAGCTAGTTCTCTCATGCTTGACGATACTTTATCCACTATATCCATCGGACCATTAGACTGCGCCTTATCATCCAAAGCAGTTTTGAGCCATGTAGTATTTCCCCCCTTAATATACTTAGCTACTTTATTTAAAACAGAACCATTATTATGCTGTAGATCATAAATGTGATCAATGGCGACTATATCAGAATTTTCACCTTTTGAATCATATAATTGCAGCCATCCATCACAAGCATTTGCCCATGGTTGGCCACCATAGCTAGCCTGCCAACTACCGTTCGCAAACGTAAATTTAGCCATTTCTACGAAATCTCTCTCAGTAGAGCCGCCTTTTAACATACTGCGATAAGCGGCCATTCTACCGGTCATATTATAATGAAGAAAATCGGCATTATGCGGATCTACGAAATTTTTAACATTTCTAAACATTCTGTCTTTTACAGGAACAGATTTATTAAATTCTGCCATTTTGTCTTTAAAATTATCATAATTATAATAACTAAAAAAATCATTGTATATTTTTGCGTATCTCTCGCCGACGCCGTCTGCTATATTAGCCGAAAAATTTTTATAATCTCCCATTTCACGAGGCACATGCCGCATTTCCGCAGTAATGCCGAATAGCACTGCCTTAAGGAAGTCGGATTTAAGCTTGGGGATTAGAGTATGTGCGACTTCATCTAACATATAATCTATTTTGTCTTCATGGCCCATGTCACCGCCATATTCTGGCTTTTTAGGTGAGATAGCCAACCCATGTTGATTAGCTTTGTTATAAAGCGAATTTCTGCCCCTAAGCCAATTAAGCATATAGAAGTCGTATAATTGCTCTTCTGGGTCATTGGGAACCCTATAATTAAACGAGCCGAACGACTCTAGGTAGGCACGAAATCGCATATACTATTTATGTGTCTTAAAGCATAATACGATAAGTATATTATGATATGCGATTACTGTGGAAATAAATCCGATAAACTGGTTCCATTAAATGAACATCAGGTATGCGCAAAGTGTAGCGGGAAAAATATTAACATGTTTTCTCATATGTCTATTCCCCTATTTAAAAATTTAAATACGGCATCCATAGCCAATAAGCTTGTAAGTGTGCAGCCATTACTTGGTCCAACGGGATTGATTTACTACTTGCGCTGTCGCTATTCTGCATCTAAGGGCCTTGACAAGTAAAGTTTTTAGTGTAAAATGGGGTTTTCAGGAGAAGAAACATGGTGTGTCTTTGGTGATAAATTGTGCGGGTTCAGGCCAACAGGCAAATTGCATCTTGGTCACTATTTCTCGGTAATACTGCCAGGAAAAGCTGGAGCTAGCGTTTTAGTTGCTAACTATCATGCGCCTGGGCAGGAAATCAAGAATAGCATTGAGCTACTGAACAAATTTGGCGTTTCTAAAATCATAATTCAAAAGGATGTTTTTAATGCCGAATTTTACTTCAAACTTCTTTCAATATCCGCAATGGGCGATTTAGAAAGAATGACACAATACAAGTCGTCGTCTAATCCAAGCGCCCATTTATTAACGTATCCAGTTTTGATGACGCACGACGTAGCAGGATTTAAAAAAGTACTTGTTGGGGAAGATCAAACACAGCATCTTCAGTATGCATCTAAGCTACTAAAAAAATATAACAGAGTTTTCAGCGAAGATTTTGTTATACCTGAACCAGAGATTGTAGTGGGAAGAATTAAGGATTTAAAAAATCCATCTGTTAAAATGTCAAAATCAAATCCAGGCGGTTGTTTGTTTTTAGACGACAGTTATGAAGAAATTAGTTTAAAGTTAAAGAAGGCAACCACCGATAAAAACGGTATGGATAATTTGTGTTATTTATACTCTTGCTTTGTGGGCGGCGAGATTCCGTCTATGAACCTAGAGTTAAAAGAACGATTAAGCGAATCAATTTTTAATAAACTCAGGAGCTAAAAATGAAATTGAAGTATTATATAAAACTTAAGTATTACCCAAACATTAAAGGGGGAGAATGTGTGCCTGATTTTGTGGAATTTGCCGATGGAGAGGAGCCGGTAGAGCCAGAAAATTTTCAACATTGGATTGACCTTAGCAGCCAGAGAGACAAAAGCTGGCACGAAAGACATCTAGAGCCTCATAGAAAACAAAGATTAGCAGAAATAAAGGAGCGATCATGAAGTGCGATTACTGTGGACAACCTATGTCAAACGCAAATACCGTTGAAGATGTTGCGTGTAACTATGACATATGCGACAAATGCTTTCGTAACCGAAACGATCCAAGAAAAGCATTCGTGGGATTAAAGCCGTTGTCTGCCTTTGATTTCGCGCCAGTGAAAAAAATAACTGCTAAGAAAGCAAAGAATAAGAAGAAGGCAAAAGATGTGCCGGTGTCAGGAATGAAATGGACTGAAATTCCCGCGGGCTATTATGGCGATGAGTTAACATAGGTTGAGAAAGAAATTAGAACATGTACGATTTATATGGAGTCAAAAAAGTGTCTGTCGGATTTGATGATGAAGCCGACATGGACATATATGAAGAAGTTAGGACTTTGTTGGCTCACTTCACGACAAAGCACAAAGCAGAAAAGTATGTAAAAAATTCTACTCTAAATACAAAATATGGAACTCCCTATTTTAGTAATAAATCTCTTTTATTGGACTATAAAAAAGCAGTTATCGTTAAACAACCGGAAACAGATCCTGTCATATAATAATACGTTCGTCGCTATTATAAATATGCTATGTATGTCGCCGCTCATCCGGTTTTAGTTCTCAATAAGTCATGGATGCCTATTGGCATTAATCCTCTAGAGTCGGCTATTTCCAAGCTGTTCAGCACCTATAAGAACAATGAGCCAAAAGCAAGAATAGTTGACGCGATTAACGGTTTTTCCACCTATACATGGAATGATTGGTCGCAAATTCGTCCTAACGATAATGAAAGTGTTATTAAAACTAGAAGTACCGCATATAGAATTCCAGAGGTCATACTCTTAACCAGATACGATGGCTTTCCCAATAGACAGGTGCCGTTTAATCGTAGAGCTATCTACAACAGAGATAACAATCAATGTCAATATTGTGGGGCTACACCTGGGACCAAAGAGCTGTCTATAGATCACATTATACCGGTATCAAGAAATGGAAAAACTAATTGGTTTAATTGCGTAATCGCTTGCACCAAATGCAATAGGTACAAGGCCAACAATACGCCTGATGAAATCGGGATGAAGCTTATTAGACAACCATTTAAACCAAAATTTAGTATATTTAACATTGATCGTAGAGTTATGCCGAAGTCATGGGATGCATTCCTGTCTGAACTTTACTGGAACACCGAACTAGAAAATAGTAATAAATCCTAAAGTTTAACAAATCATTTACCGAATAACATATTATGAATACACTAATATTGGCGTTAGCATTTCTATGCTTTAATGACGGCCCGCGCCTTTGGTCACCGGAATCGCAACTAGAGACAACAATAAAATTTACAATACCTGAAGATACATCATCCACAACGGTAAAGATAGACGATGATTTGTGGGTGGCTATGTACTATGGCCCTAAAAACACAAGAAGGGTTATTTCAGAAAAAACAAAATGTAAATTAACATTGCGTCGGAATGGCAGCACTTATGCCGGAAATGTTTCTATTAACACACCAGAAAAAACATCTACATTATTTCTAACAAGCGAAAAAGGCACGGCATTTAGCATTACTTTTTATGCTGGTGAATGGAGTCTTGAAAAGAACATACTAAGACCAACTACAAATAGCAGAAAAACGCAAGAAGACGACATATTAAAAGTATTTAATTATCTTAGTGATGGCAAAGTAGAGGAGTTCTAATGAGCGAATGTAAGCATAGTTTTGTAATTGCGGCTTGCTATGATAAAGGCAAGTACTTTGAACAATGCACTATTTGCAAATTTTGGAATATAACAAACGAAAATAATCATTGTGGTATTGTCGGCTTACCAATACCCGCAAAGTTAATGGTGAATTTAGATGGTTTAGAAATTAAGAAAGAATAAATTATGAAATGTCATACAATGCATGTTTGTTGTAGCGATCCTCAGTGCCCGACATTTAAAGCCATGTCAGACTTTTTAAACTCTTATGAAACGAACGCTAAGTCATCTGCGATTTTTTACTTTAATGCTCCTAAAGATGAAAGTAAAAAGCAAGAATTTTACTTTGAGTTGACCAAAAGGTCGGGGCTACCCATTTGTAAATGTGGAATGTGCCTTGGTAATGAATGGGTAACTGATAACAATTATACTATGGAAGTAAAAAACGATCATACTGAAGAATTGCTTAAAGTATGCAAAGTTTGTTTTGAGAATGGAACATTAACATCTACCGATATAACATTAGCAAATGAATTCCGCAGATTTTCAGATGCTCAAGAACATACGCCTTAGTGGCCTATTTTTTCTGATGGATTATTGCCCAGAAATGTTTTAAAGGACGATACTTTTCTTTTTTGGTCCATCGGCGGATACTCCGCTATTATTTCGCGCCCCTCTTGTCTAGTCCCAAATCCTTTCCTGGCTAATACAGACAATATCTGCGATTCGTTGGCCTGGTTTTCTTGAATTCTTACAAAGATCTTATTTCTGCCATTCGGACGTAATGTAGATATTAATTTATCCACCAGCTCATTAGTGGATATTGGATCATTTGAGTATAGCATTTTTACATCTAGATAACTTTGATTTAATTCGTATATCATAACTCCATTTATATGAAACGACGGATTTTCTGCCACATATCCGATATAATTACGTTGTCTAAGAGCATCTTTAATGTCTTTCTCGCTCCATGTTACCAGTCCCATGTCGGTGCGGGCAACATCTATCGCGTTTTCAATATCCCTTGAGATTAACCATCTAATAGACATGCTTTATTTACTCATATGACTACTCTAATTTGCCGATTAATATATGGAGAATAATTATGCCATACAACACCGAATTTTATAAAATGTACGACGAATACTTACATGAGCCTACAGTTAGAAAGGCGCATGACTGGATTTTTGATATTATTAAATTCAATTCTTGTTTTGAGTATACGGTTGATTTGGGGTGTGGGCTGGGAGAATTCAAGAGGTATACCCGCCCTAGAGCATATCTAGGACTAGACAAAAATTTTGAGGGCGTCAACGTCAAAAAAATAGATTATAGAAATTGTGATTTAAAGCAAGTTTTAGGAGGGTTTAAACCGCTTTCATTCGTAAGCCTATTTTCATCAGAAATAACGGCTACGGTAAAAGAAAATTATGAATTATATGAAAGAATATTTAAAGAAATCAGAGTGAAGGCAGCATTAGTTGCTGGCTTTTATTATTATGGCAAGATCAACGAAAGCATTGTTCAAGAAAACGGCGGATTGACGAGCTATCAAACAATTGAGCCTATTGAGTCCGTGATTTCAGATGTATTCACCGAAAAACGTGTAGTCTTGCCCGTTCCATCTAAGCTATTTGGCCCAGATGTTTATGAAGTATGGAAGATACTGGAAGAAAGATAACTATTACCACTCAAGTATCTTTAGCTCTGCTCTAATAGAGCACTTATCGCCTATAGCGTGATTGATTTTATCGTTTACGCTACCCTTATTAATAAGTTCGCCACGATAAAAAGTGTTGCATCCTACAATAATACCAGCGATAGGCATAACAAAGTCATAATTCAGTATAATTGGCTTGGAGCTTTTGTTATCGTAGTTGGCCTGTGATTGCGCATCCATTTTTATATTATATCCTGTAATAAGATGCTTTTCCCCACCACCATTTGGCTGGACCATAACCTGAACAGAAAAATCGCTATAGTAATTTTTAGTTTTAATATAGCCCTTCCCACCATAACTGAGGGATGCGATTAGATTTGCGTTGATGAGCTTCATTTTTTTCTTTCTTATATTTTAAGGTTTAGTCTTTTAATAAAGAACTAATAGAACCGCCCTGATTCGTTCTGCGAATAGCTTTGGCGAACATTTCCGTAGTTGACACAATTTCAATTTTCTCAAGTATACTTTTATCTAAATCATCAAAATGATTTATCGTATCAGTAATGATTATCTTATTTACGCCAGCAAGATAATCATTAACTTTTCCAACAAATAAACCATGAGTGGCGCAAATTGCCCAAACTGTACCGCCGTGTGATTTGACTGTATCAACACACTGCTTAATTGTTTTGCCGCTTGAAATCATGTCGTCAATAATCACTACTTGCTTGTCTTTAACATCACCAACGATATGATTTCCGCTTACGTCACCCGCCTGACTTCTACTTTTATCTAAATAAGCAAGTCCAACATTTTCCTTTAAAATATTGTTCAGTGCATTACGGAATCTAGACGCTCTTGACATTCCGCCTGAATCAGGGCTAAGAACAGCAATGTTTTTGTGGTTTTTTATTGTTGCAGCTACGTGTTTAGCAAATAAATTTTTGGCTTCTAGATTGTCTGTATTAATACGAAAACTGCACTGGAAAGAACTTAAGTTGTGAATATCACAGCAGATAATACGATTTGTGCCTACAGATTCTAAGAGTTGGGCGACATACTTTGTGGCGATTGGTTCTCTCGGCTGTGTTTTCCTATCCATCCTTGAAAAGGCCATAAACGGCACGACCACGTTTATCTTGCCGGCGGAGGCATCCCTCAATGAACCGATAAACATCAATAACTGCATGAATTTTTCTGACGGAGTAAAATCTTTAGTAAAACAAAGAGAGCTAATGATATAAACATCCATATTCCGTACATTCTCGTCAGACCGAATGTACGGCTCTTTGTCGTCAAAAAGCTTGTAGGTGTATCTGCCTAGCGATAAATCCAGTTGTGCGGCGACTTTTTCCGCAAAAGGGATCGTCCCAGGCATTCCGAATAATTTGATTTCATTCATACTACGACCTTTTTATCACAAAACATTCGCCTGGTCAAGACCAAAACTCACATTGACGTAACCTTATTTTTATGCTATTATCTCGCTTATGTACATTATTGAGAAATCCCTTACGCTGGCACAGAATTTACTGCCTAAAATTTACGATACGTCCCTAAACCGGAATTGGCATTTTGCGTTTACCTATCGCAAAAACAAACTTTTGACGATTGGATATAATGACATGAGCACCGAATCTGCTCGTGTTTTGAAATTTGCCAAGAGGTTTAACACAAAACCCAAATATCTTTTCACTCACGCTGAAATTGACGCGATAAGTCGTCTATGGGGACACACTTATATAAACCATCGCATAAAGTTTGTTATTATTCGCTTAAACCGCTTCTTGGAACTTGGGGATAGCAAGCCGTGTGATGACTGCCAACAGATTTTAGATGCTCTCGGTATAACTGAAGTTTACTGGAGCAATTCTGATAAAAGTTTTAGAAATAAATATGAAAAAGTCTATGAAGTTCATTGATTCTAATCTTATTGCGTCTGTTTCACGCGGAAATGGCTGGATCAGAAGTAAAAGTATACGAAAATCGGGTTATTCCAAACCCAAAATTCCGTATACTTATGTTTCCCATAATCCACCATACCGAAGTGGCAAATACGCAGCAGCAATCGTAGCGTCTATAGCGATTATCGTTTCTCTGCCCATGATTATCGGCACTGTTTTAAGAATTTATCTTTAAAAGAAAGCAAAATTATGCTTAAACTTTTATTGGGGCTGGGGATCATCATTACAATTATGGTCTTGGGATCGCCGTTGTATTCGTCGTCTGCAATGAAATACTGGAAAAGCTTAGGGAACAAAAAATGAAAGCTGAAATATCTGTAAAAGAAAAAACGCTTTACGGAATTGGCGGTACCCCGCATCACATATTCTGCAACTTCTCCAGAACAAACGGAGAATGCAGACAATGTGAAAGATTGTACAAAACGCATCCTGTGAATGAAGAAAGACCAAATAATGCAAATGAACCATCTTAACGAAGTAAAAATGACATACTTCCAGCACCTTATCTTTGCCTTTAAGATAGTAGTTGTGCTGGTTATAACAGCAGTCATTTTAATGGTTCACGCTATTTTGCCCTTCGTGCTCGTAGACACTGCATCTACTATCATTTATCATTTAAACAAAATTTTAAATGATAGTAAGAGCAAGCCTAAGGCTTGAGGTATAATATGAGCGACAGCAATACACTAATCTTAGAAATCGCCATGTTAATATACTTCATCATAGCTATGATTGACGTAATTAATTCTCCGGCTCCACGATGCTGATGTTCTGGGTGACAAAATGAAATGGGCAAAAAAATACTCAGACTTTGTCTCGCCGAAACATACTCACTACCATAATGGAGAAAAAATAACCGCGAATAGAATGGAGGATGAGGATTGGTATCCTGCTTGGCAGCATTGCTGTACCCTTAAAACAAGCGGACCTATCAATCGGGAACGCCCATCTTTCTATGAGAGAGTTCCAAACGGATTCTCTAAGTTAATAAAGATATGTAAAAAGCGTTTAGCCGAATGGCAAGAAAATCCGATAGAAGATGTGCGGCTAAAGAGATGGATCAAGGCTATGTGGATGACAACCAGCCAAATCTCTGAAATAGAAAAGTTATACAATTCAGAATCGAATAAGGAATAACAATGGAATTTAAGCTTGACTTTGATGACGTTCTCATGGTACCAAAAAGGTCAACATTAAATAGTAGAAGTGATGTATCGTTGGAGCGCAAGCTTAGGTTTTACCACTCGCCAAGAGAGCTAACCTGTATTCCAATTATGTCATCTAATATGGTTCCCATTGCGACTATTGACATGGCAAGGGAGCTTTCTAAAAACAAAATTATTACAGTTCTACACAAGTATTATAATCCTGAAGTTCTAGCAGATTATATCAACGAAATCGGGACCGATTACCTATGGATGTCTATAGGCAAAGAACAAGAAGGACTTGACAAGTTAATCACATATCGTAAGTTAACTGGGGTCCAACCAAATATTGTAATTGATGTCCCCAATGGATATATGGAAAGTTTTGTTGGGTTCTGTAGAGATGTGAGAAATCATTTTCCAGAATCTATTATATGCGCAGGAAATATCACAACTCCCGAAATGGTCCAAGAGTTAATTATTCATGGTGGTGTTGATATAGTAAAAATACAAATAGGCCCTGGGGCGGCATGTCGCACTCGGTTAGTTACCGGCGTAGGATATGGAACATTCAGTGCAGTACAAGAATGTTCGCAAGTTGCTCATGGCCTTAAGTCTGGTGAAAAAAGACTAGGACTAGTATGCAGTGACGGAGGATGCAAGTATCCCGGCGATATATGCAAGGTGTTTGGCGGGAACGGCGACTTCGTAATGGTCGGAACTATGCTTTCCGGAACAGACGAATGTTCATCCGCTGACTGGATACTTAATCCTGATGGTTCTAAAAAAGAAATGACATGGTATGGCATGTCAACGCATTATGCGCAATCTAAATATGGTTCAATTAAAGACTACCGGGCATCAGAGGGCGCAGTAATGAATATAAAGTATAAAGGTTCTGTTAATAAAATTATACAAGAAGTTTTAGGTGGACTTCGTTCATCTTGCGCTTATATAGGCTCTACGTCAATTAAAGATATGGGCAAGTGTGCAACATTTGTCCAAGTGAGTAAGATACACCAAAATACAAGTTCTGGAGAAAATTATGATTACTAGAAGAAATGCTATTTTAACTGGCTTGGCTGCATTACCACTAGTATCTGGACTAGATGCCAAAACATTTAATCCAGATAATCCGAATAACTTACCCGAAATTGAGTACAGTGAATATGGGACTATAACCAATCTTAGATATCTTTTGTCTCATGCAAAACAGTTTCAATCCTTTAAGCAGTTGGAAGATTTGGTTCCGTATTTTAGCATAAATATAATTAAATTTAATGAAACAGATGCTCTCGCAATTTTCAAAGATCTTTGGTATTTAAATGCATACTCAACCTTATGGCACGAAAACTCTAAAAATCACGATCTAATTTCTGGTGAAATAGGAATTACTGCTCGCGAATACAAGGGAGATACTAGAAGATTTCACCGTATCGAATCTTGTAAATTAGCTAAATCTAAAGTAATGCCTTTTAATTCACGCTCATCTATGGCCCAACTACACTAAATTTAAGCAACTTTAAACTTCTGTCGCAATCTCTGTAGGACAGAAGATGGCTGAGTTGCCGCTGGCTGATTAGATGCAGCTAGATTGCGCACCTTACCCAAAAATTCTTGTCGGCGTGCGGCCATTTCTTCTGGCGATGCGCGTTCAATGTCATCTTTGGGCATTTCTGGCTTAGCGGCTCCATACAAGTCCTTGGTTCGCTTATTTTCTTTTTCTGCGGCCATATCTGCCGCTATTTGATCAGGTTGATCAGGACTTCTATGAGATGCTTTATAAGTTCTAATATTTTGAGGACGAGGTTCGTAAGGAACTTCAGCTTCCTTATCAGCGCCTTGAACTGGCTCACCTTGATATTCAGGAGTTCTTAGATCAAGTCTCTTCTTAAGATCATCAGTAGAAACCATCTTGCCTTTAAACTTGCCGGTTTCCTGATCTTCTTCGCCTTCAATGCTTCCTGCCTTCATCTGATATTTTTTACCGTGAGTCAAGTCTTCCCCGGCTTTTCTACCATGTCCCGATGCTTCTCTCGCATCATGGATCGCAATAGGAATTAAAGAATTAATCATCTTTTCAGCATTTTCATAATTTTCAAATTCACCATACTTATTGCGAACCTGCATTGCGAATGCTGACAAAACGTCTTGTGGATCTACATTCTTTAGATTTTGTCTGCGGATAGCATTCTTGATCATTCCCAATACCTGCTTATTGGTTAATTCATTCCCTTCAGAGTCATTCATTTCAGACGGCATTTCAGTTGGGTTGAAGAGAACATTATCAACGTAGTTATTACCGGCAGCGGTTAATTTCTTAACTCTAGTTCGCTCCTCTTCATCGCCCATTTCTGGCGATTGCGATGTGTCTACAGAACTAGGCTTTTCCGCATACTTTTCTTCCTCTGGAGTCATTTTATTAGCCTTAACACCAGTTCTGTGATAAGCGATTGACCAACCTACTTCTGATGGATGACCAGAAATACCTAATGTTGCCTTATTAATACCATTGGTCTGCTTGCCCTTTGTAGGATTACCTTCTGTGTCTCGTGGCGAAATCTTACCCTGAACAGTAGGATGCGTAAACCTAGGTAATTCCTTTTTAACATTGCCGGTTTCGGTATCGGAAACGGGGTAGTTTTCTAATTTATGCTTCAATGATTCAAACCCGATGTTAATATTAGGAATTTCATTGCTTCCAACAACTAGAGTTGCTGTTTCGCCGCTTGGCTGTGTGAAATATACATTATGTTCTGATGCATCTTTCTGTAATTGCGGGTTAGCGCCTGCGCCGTGCGCCGCTGCGACTGCATATCTGGCCCTCACGACTTTCGCGGCCAACTGAGTTGACGGCTTCAATCCCATGCTCTCTAATTGTTGTCTTGCCTTCTGATTACGCCCTTCATCTGGGAAAGATGCAGAAAATCGCATAAACAATTCTCGGTCAGTATTGTCCGGAACTAGCTTAACTCTTAAAGCTTTGTCGGTGACGCCCTTACGTGGGTTCGCCTCTAACAAAAATTCCGAATCTGTCTCTTGTATAAAATCAGTAAAGTTCATGCAATTTACCCTATGATATGTTGTACCTTATATATAATGCAAATAATTAAAGATTACACATCGGAAAGCCCCATACAGCCTAATTCTTTATGCTTAGGCGATTGTCTCAATGTTATGCATTATATACAGGAAAAAAGCATAGATTTCATCTTATGTGATCTTCCATACGGCACCACCTGGGTAAAATGGGATGAAAATATACCTATGCATAGCTTATGGGAGCATTATAACAGATTGATTAAACCAAATGGGGTTATGGCATTTACTGCATCGCAACCGTTTACGACTAAGCTAATTAATAGTAATATTGAGAATTTCAAATATGAACTAATATGGCAAAAAACTAAATGTGGTTCATTCCAATTAGCTAAGTATATGCCAATGAAAATGCATGAAAATATCTGTATATTTTATAAGCAAAGCCCAACATATAACCCACAAATGTTGCCGGCATCAGAGCAAACTATTAAAAGATATAAGAGAAAATTTAAGGATAAACAAGTCGGTGAATTTAACAATATGTCTACCGGAGTCTACAAAATGACTACGGACAAAGATACGTCTTTAAAAAACCCAATCAGCGTACTTCCGTTTAAATCTGAAGCAAGGCCAACTGTTCCAACACAAAAACCAGTAGAATTATTTGAGTGGTTAATTAAAACCTATACTAACGAAGGTGATTTAGTTCTAGATAATACTGCTGGCTCTATGACAACCGCCGTAGCTTGTATAGGCACTAAAAGAAACTTTATCTGCATAGAAAAAAACGAAGAATACTTTAACAAAGGAATAGAACGAATAAATGCTTTCTCATCTACCATATAAGCCACATCTTCATAAATTCATAAAAGAAATTCTAAAAGATAAGTATCCGGCGCACGCTGAACTAATAGAACGAATGGCAACGCAATTCGTGACTGAAAAAGATGTGACAAATTTATGCCAAATGATAGCAGACCTCTACGGCGCGGCTTATCTAGCTTGCATAGAACAAAATAAAGCAGAACTAGCAAGACTAGGAATAAAAGCGGACGTTTCTATGCCTCAAAGTAAGGCGTAATTGAAGAAGGTATACAGGAATAAAAATACCATCCCTCTTGCTCGCCTATTTCTTTTACCATCCACCAGCGCCTTTCCCTAGCTTGATGAATTATAGAATCTTTTCCTATTTGCGTTTTGCTCCAGCACTGAAATAAAATATCATCTACCTTAGATATAAAAAAACTAATTTTAGATGGCTTGTCGTATTGAACCTTTACTTTTACTTCATCGTATAGATCATCTTTTACTTGGATCGTTTTTGCCGGCAGGCAATTCAACATAGTTAACTGGTACTCGGGTGGTGTAGCAGGGTCAATTTTTTCAATTATAACCTGTCTTACTTCATGTTTAATTTGTGTTTTTTTAGGCATTTCTTTTACATTAAAGTTATGTAATTCATACTTTTCATCTGATAAGTTTTGGTCAAGCATCAGTTGATTAGGATGAGTTAATCTATATGGGGTTCCGTCTTTATTTATAATAGCCATGACTTAATCAATATTAAAAGTAGTAGTAGTTTGGTTTGCCAAAGATGGAGAGCCGCTAGCATCCGTAACCGTTTCCTGGAATCTCTGACAAATTAAATTTATACCAAATTGATTCCATAGAGCAAAGTTTTCGTTCTGTGCGGCAGTTAAGACAAACCATTCACGCTTAAGTGGTAAAAATATTTTAGATCCTATTCTTGGCGCTTGTCCCAATGCAGCGATTAAAGATTGGTTGTGAGTTTCAAGAACCAAATCCATCGGCCCATCAATACCAAATTGGCCTTGTTGAAACACTGCTGGGAGTGGCGTATATAGAACAAATATTTCTATGCCTGGTGCCCAAAGCTTAGTTCTATCTTCAATCCAAAGCTTGTCTACGTTATCAACATTAATTAAAATAGGAAAGAATAAAGCCGGGCTACCATATATGCGATATAGCTCGGCATTTATAGAGTGAAGCATGGCCAAATCAGGATTATTCTGATCAAACATCTGAAGCGAACCAGATAACTGATATGGTTTTCCACAAGCGTCTCGTATCATATTGATATATAGTGTATGAGCTGTTGCGACCCAAATCAAAGTAATCAAAATGTGCCTGATGCACCAGAATTTCAACGGCCTTATAACTTTATTCCGTCTTGTAATTCATGCGGAGATATGTTTACTTGGATAGACAAACCAGTAGTTGTTCCAGAAATAGTGGAGCAGCCAGTTATCTTGATTGAAAGAAATACAAGATGACTTTAGTTCCCCCGGGTTGTTGCGGCTTATCTATTAACCAAAGGCTTTCTAGTCAGCCAGAATTTCAAAAACCATATGATCCTACAGCGGCAGGGAATTGCTCAACTTGTCGTTCATTTGGAGCTATTAACGATATAGGCGCTTTACCAGAAATTGCTCTTGGATCTGAGAATGTCGTTGTAGCACGACTGACTAGAAGTGATTTTTCTTAATGTTTTGGCTTTGATTTGACGATTAATACGTATAAGGTGAAATATGTATGACTTTAATCAAAACAGAAGAACAAATCGGCTTTACAAATCCTGGATTGGCGCTAAGGGAAATGTTGGCGTTTGTCCGGAATGGCTAGATTTTAAGATTTTTGAAAAATGGGCGATTGACGGTGGATGGGAAGACGGCCAAATTATCAAAAGAAAAGATAATAGTAAGCCTTTTTCGCCAGATAATTGCTATCATTTTATTAAGGCAACTAGAGAAAAAGATCCTCTGTATAAGTGCTGGAATGCAATGCGCAGTGAATACAAGGAAAATGTATGTTCGGAGTGGACAAGCTTTGATGTATTTAAGGATTGGGCAATTAAAGCAGGATGGCAAAAAAGTTACAGGATGTATCGTAAAGATAATAATAAGCCGTATTCACCAGAAAATTGCTATTATGAAGAATGTACACATAATAATAGAGTGGATGCTGTAGTATCCTATAAAGGCAAAGAATATACGTTAAAAGAACTATCGCAACACCCAAATTGCGAAGTAGGTTATGACATTTTGTCTAATAGGATATTTCAATATGGAATGAGTCCAGAAAAGTCATTGTCTAAAGACTACGCTCCCGAAGCATTTAGGAACTTAAATAAAGAGATTACTGCATTCGGTGAAACTAAGACTGCAAAAGAGTGGTCACTAGATTTTCGGTGTAAAGTGAGTTATTATAAATTAGTGGATAGAGTGTTTAGAAATTTTACTGATCCAGAAATGGCAATGGCTACTAATAATCATTTGACGTATCGTAAATCTTCTTGCGAACTTACTTTAAAACAAATTAAAGATAAGTGTAATGAATTATTGGGTGGCACGTACGCAGTAGTCGGAGAATTCAGTGAATTTTATGGCGTGAGCGGAATTTACGGAATCTTTAATACTATTAGCGGTAAAATATATGTAGGGCAAGCAATAAGTAAGGACGGCATAGGCGGAAGATTGAGCGAACATCAATGGGATCTAGAAAAAAACCAACATGATAATATTCATTTACAGCGATCATGGAATAAACGAGGAGATCATGCTTTTGCATTTTTAATGTTAGAAACTTTTAAAGAAGTAACTCCAGATACGGCAACCCAAAGAGAGTGCTTCTGGATCAATTACTTCGGCAGCAAAAATGACGACCTAGGATATAATATAAATGATCCAAAAAACGGAAGATTAGGAATTACAAATAGGAAAATTACAACTGAACAAGTAAAAAGTTGGATTAAAATGTTTATTAATGATAATGATAAACTGCCGTCTTGTATTGACACATCCTCAATAATATATGATGAATTAGGAATATCTTGGAAAAACTTAGATCAAAATTTACGGCGAGGATTTAACGGATTTCCTGGACAACAAACATTAAAACAAATAACGCACGAAGTAATCAGTAAAAAGCATATAAATAAAAATAAAATTAGCAAAAGAAAAAGTAATGGAAATAAAGAACAGCAATGATAATGATAGTATGAAAGCAAGTTAATCAAAATAAAAAACCCACGTCAAATTTTGACGTGGGTTTGGATAAAACAATATAATAAAAAGTTAGCTAAACGAAACCGTCAAGCCTGATGATGCGAAGGAGAAAGTATCGTTCGCACTGAGAACTTTATTTTGTGCAAGCGTCGAAAAAAAGAACATTTGCCCGGTATTATAAGTAATGTTATCGCATATAGCGAGTGACGTTACTGTCCCCCAGTTACCCGTAGCTGACGCCCAAGTAATAGAGCTTGAGTTGCTAGTTGTACCATTGCTGGCAACAGCCCAGTTAGCGTCAAGTGGATTGTAGGTGACTCGGGTATAGCCATTACTGTTTGCTACTTCAATACCAGTTGAACCTGCACCGCTTAGCGTTCCTGAATCGCTTGCAATCGGGGTCGTAGTACAAAGAGCTAGGGCCAATACTGTCGGTTTAGTAAATGTTCCAGTGCGGAACACATGGGTAATAAACTGACCTTCAAGATAAGTAGACATTGCTGCCATTGTGAATTTTCCTTTTAGTTAACTAATTTATATAGGCTTCAAGCTAAGAATTTTAGGAGACAATTATGCCTATAGTAGATGGTGGAAAAGTCCACATTACGCTTCCGAGAAAGTTATTCTTTCCTGACAGTCCAGCCGATATTCAAGATAATTCTGATGCGCACATCCAGATTAATAATCTCTTTACAAAGTTAAAAAACAATAAACTAATAACCAACTTTACCTTAACTTTAGATAATGGAAAGGTTATAGTTTCTGCCGAACTTGCTCCCAAACCTGAAGCCAAGACGATTCCTGCCGAAAAATCTGAACAGTCGGATACCAAGGTGAGCTAGATCCCTTATCAAACCAACGAAAGTCATTAGATTTTCCAAGAGCCAAGTAAACTGGCTTACCCATAGCCGCCGCTAAATGAGCCACCGACGTATCAACAGTAGCCACAGCATCTAATTTAGATATTATTTTAGCAGTATCATTGAAATCATTAATTCTTGGCGCTAGATCTGTATACTTAACATCAGATCCATCCATTAAATCAACTGGACCAGTATTGTTCCATACTCTCTGCATACTGCCTTTTTGTAAGGAGTATAACTTAAGACCATCTAATGGCTTTAAATCTCTCAAATAGCAGCTTCTTATATGATCATGGTCGTGTACGGTGCTTCCTGCCCAAACTATGCCTATTCCGCCATTAATATCATCAAACCCATCTTTAACAGTAATATAAGGTACGTCACTAGGAATTGTTTCTGTAGTTGTTTTGAAAATGTATGGCAAACTGCACCAAGATGCAATACAGTCAAATTCAGGTAATTTACAATCATCCTCGCCATATTTGCGTATTGCTACAAATTCATCAATATAAGGGTAATCTTTAAATAAATCTTTTACATCATCCCACATTTCGCTAATAACATAGCAGCCTCTTTCTTTTAGAAGCTTGGCGTATCTAACGAATTGTATAAAATCACCAACACCCTGCTCAATAAACAAAAGAACTTTTTTATTTGGCGAACCTTCCCATATAGGCTTTGAACCAAACCTTTCCATATAAGCAGACGATTTAGGCAATAGAAGCCTCCACTCATACTCTCGGAAGCCTTCTTTAAAATCTCCAGATTTTATCATATCCAAAGACATATTAAAATGAACCTGTGCATCATTTTCTTTATGCATTAAATATTCTCGGAAACACTCTATGGCTTCTTTCGGGCGATTTAAAAACCCTAGCGTCAGTCCTTTGGAGTTTAAATTAGCCAAAGAATGCTCTAGCGACAATGATTTATCAAGGTATGTCAAAGCTCTGGAGAAGTCCGTTTTCTTATACATCAAAGCCGCTAGTCCAGTATAAACAGCATGTTCATCATCTTTAATTTTTAAAGCAATATTCAGGTACTCTTCTGCTTTTTCATATTCATGAATATTTGAACATTTTTGAGCAGATTCAAGAAGATAATTTATAGAATCGCAACGAATAATACTCATAGCATTTGCTGAACTAGACTTGTCATTATCGTCAAATACTCCGTCAAATGGCTTAAAATCTGACGCCGCTTCAAATTGGTCCGCCATGTGATTTGGTATACAAATCAAATTTAAACATCCCACAAAGCCAAAAACGTTATTCTGATTTTTATGAAAGTTGTTTTTGTTAAACAACAATGACTTATAAATATATGTTTTATATCCTAATTTGATTATGTATTCAGTTAGATCTTTGGCCATGTCCAACCTATCGTTTTCAACGAATAGGATTGGCTGAAATTTAATGATAGTGTTTCTGGCCCCAGCCAACACGTTCATTTCCATTCCCTCTACATCTATTTTAATGAAATTACATCTCTTTAATTTCATTAAATCAATAGTGGTCATTCTTGCCATGGTGTTTGGCTTGTTCGGCGCATACTTTTTATGCAACTCTAAGCCGCCGAAATTGCCTGGAACTTTAAAATCAAGTTCTGGTATTTTCATTTGCCCATCTTTGTTGCTAACCACTTGTTGAAATGCGTACACATTACTCAAATTGTTAATTGCTATATTGCCACAAAGAGCATAATATACCTGTCTTTGTGGTTCAAATGCCCATACCGCACCATTGCCAACTAACTTAGAAAAAGCTATGGTATGCGTGCCAATATTGGCCCCAATATCTAATACCCAATCGCCTTCTTTGATTACGCTTTCAAAAAACCTAACCTCTTCTTCTTCATATTCGCCATAATTAGTGAGTGATCTACCAATATATTCATCATTCGGATTGTATATGAATTGGCCGTGTTTACATGTTTTTATTACGTTCATTTTAAATCAGTTAATCCAAAAGCGTGAAGAACAAGATTGTTGGCTCCGTACAAAAAATCAAAATTTGTTTTAGGATAATAATATATGTGCTTGTAGCGATAACAGTGAGAGTTTAAACTTTTAATTCTTATATTATCAAATAACTTGGCTGCTAATACCGACATAAAAGAGTCAATACCATAATATCCGTGGCACTGTTTTAATATTTCAATCGATTGCAAAATAGAAGTTTGATTAAGCAAATTAATAATTCTGCCGTGATTTGGAACATAAAGATTACCAGTTCCTAAAACTACACCTATCTGGTTATTTTCAGTTAGTAATGATAAAATAGTGCTCCAGTCGTCATCATTAAAATTTCTTTCTGGAGGACTGCCAAAACTACTTGTTACTGGCGCGATTGCCACTGCATTTAGCGGCGGGCTAGGCGCATCACATAGCTTATGTTTTATTAAACTGGAATATGTATAATCTGTAAAATCTTCTTGTTTAATTAACGTCTTTGAAAGTTCCCAGTAGTTAAAGACATTTGTTTCATTAACTGCCTTAAACCTGATGGCGATACTCCAATCTTCAACCTCATTCCAATCACCTGGAAGTGGATCGCCATTATGATTTTTAGAAAATCCCTCAAAGTGATTCTTGTGAAAGAAGCAATATGGCGCTGGGTTATTAAACTCTTTCCATATGATTACTTGTTCTTTAAGATTCGGATAATTAGGTAGCGCTGAAACGATCTGAATAATTTCTTTTTGCGCTGGAGTTGCGTAATATATCTTGGTAATGCTTTTCCTCAAATCTTCGGGAAAAAAGCATTCAGATGCTATAAAATCACCGATTCCTGCGGTGACGAATATCTTAGTCATAAGATTAAATTAGTGGAGATTAATAAATAATGTATAATGGCAACAATCAGCACTAATTGGGATTCAACGTGGACAGCGACAAGCATCGCAAGTTCCACTATTACTAATACAAGTAGTTCCACTACAGCATCAATTTCAAATTCTGGTAAAGTAGGAACTGAAGTTTCTGTTACGATTGCTTACGGTGGAACGGCAACACAGGGAGTTATTGTTAATGTATTAAGAATGGTGGACGACACTCCAACCTACGAATCTGCTACCAATGATGCCCCTTGGGGATTCACGATGCCATATGCGATTAGCACAACCTACCATAGAACATTTAATGTTCCAGGCGACAGGGTTAGCAAATTTGAAGTTTATATTAGTAATAATTCTGGCGCAAGCGTTACGGCGACGGTAGATACAAAGCAATTTACAGTCTCAATTTCTTAATATTTGATAATTTTCTTCATTATCTAAATTCACCATAAATAGTATATGGTGATAACTCCGTTAGCTACAATAAGAAAGCTACCTACATTCAGCGATGTAGATCCAACGTTATCATATTCTATCGACGGTAGCCTAGTTTCTATCCAGTCATTCTCTGGCTCAGTACCTGACGTTCGTCCATGTATTACAAATACAGAATGGGGAGGACTCTGGTGTCCTGGCATTAACGAAGGTAGCTCGCAGTATACGCCAACACTTGTGTTGGCTATGCCGTTGAATGATGGTTCTGGAGATTCAAATGGTACGGGAGGATCTGGTTTCTATCCAGTTAGGGACGTAGGACCAAACCACTTTAACGGCGCACTAACAGGTCATCTAACAGGACAGTGGATATATGACTCTTACTTCGGCATGGTGTTTAACAGGATAGCAGGCGATAATTATATTACTGTACCTACCCAGTGCTCTATTCCGCAAATTGTAAATTCAGAATCAGTCGGCTGGACAATGTCTATCTGGTTTATGATACCGCCTGACCAAGTCGCCGGTGGTTTTACCTATGTTATTGTTGGCAATCATGTTCCTCATGATAGTGGGCCAGCGACCATTCAAGGATGGTACCTCTGGTATGATCCTCATACTCGTGAATTACACTGGATCGATAACATTTATGCTGGTAATGACTTTGTTATTAGGATTGACGATAATCCTGGCGAATGGATTCATGCTTGCGTAGTAAGCCGGTTTAATCCTTTTCCGGCAACACGGCCGCAGTACTTTTATATTAACGGACAGTTAATTGCCACAAGTACCTCCGCCAGCGCAAACGCTGCCGGAGTGTTATCGTGCGCTAATCAAGCCATTACCATCGGCGGGCAGGTTGCCACTAGCGGAGCTAGTGCAAGCCATAATTTTATAGGACCGATACGTGACTTTAGGTTATATGCTGAACCTTTTACGGCAGGACAGGTTTTTGAACTTTGGCGTTATCCTGACGAACTTTATTCTCAGCCTTCGCTTATACCTTACTTTGCATTACAGAACTTTGTTTTTGGTATTTGTGATGTTAAGTGTAATTCTAGCATTACGACGCCTAATTGTAGGGTTACGCATGTTGCCACTTGTGGGGTAAGATGTAATAGTAGTATTGTAGCGGCAGGAAGAGATGCCACAAAAGCCACTACCAGCATAATATGCAGCAGTAATTCTACTGTTAACAATGCCAAAGTCGCCCATTTGTTAGTGTCTTCTTTTATCACCCAATTTGCTGGGTTTGCTCCGAACATAAATAAAATTTTTACTACGTCTGCCAATAATCAAAGATTTAGTAATCGTATAAATTTAAAGCATCCATTATCCAAAGGACTAGTATTATGGTATCTAGCAGAAGCGCAAACTAGTAAAGCATCAAAAATATATGATTTAACTAGTAGAAGAAATTCGGGTACTTTAACAAACATGAGTTCGGCTGTTGATGGCTTCAAGCCATCAAGCCACAAGGGCGGTTTTGGTAGCTTTCATTTTACTGGAGCTAGTACTTCTTACATATTAGGACCAGCTACGTCGCTTACCAGTACTGGGGCGTTCACAGTTAGTTTTTGGACGTATATTTCTGTATCGGTGACCACAACTCTTATTTATAAAACAGATAATGACGTTCAGCGTGGTTGGTATGTTAGCTATAATTCTGGTGGACTATCGTTATCTGTCGTTTTTAACAGTTCAGATTGCACCAGGTCTTCTGTGGTGCCTCCAGTTAACACCTGGGTGCACATAACATTAACATGGAATGGTTCTAGTTTAGGCTCAGGTATTCACATTTATTATAATGGTGCAGAACAAGGATATCAGAACACATCCGATGGAACCGGCACACACTTTGACGATATAACATCGCCATTGGTCATAGGATCATATAACCAATCAGTTCAAGGCTTAACTGGTTATATGGATGATATTAGAGTTTATAACCGAGCCTTGTCTAGAGGCGAAGCAAGTTTACTTTACCAAAATAGCATTACTTCATATCCTGGATTACTAAACAGATCTAACAAATACATAAACTTTAGCACGGTTAACTCACCAAGTACATGGGTAATAACGTGTACTAGTAATATTAGTCCAAATGCAAAAGTTGCTCACTTAGACACATGTGCAATTATTTGTTCTTCCGCAATAGTGGCAACAGGGAAAATTACCCGTAATTCAGTTTGCTCTATAGTTTGTACTTCTAATATTATAGCTAATGTTAAAGTAGCGCACGTTGAATCTACAAATCATTTAACTTGCACTTCTAATATTACGGCTAATGCTAAGGTTGCACATGTAGGGACTTGCTTAATATCATGTAGCTCAAACATTATAGCCAGCGCCAGAGTTGACCATGTTGAATCTGTAAATCATATAGTTTGTAATTCAAGTATTATTGCCAGCGCTAAGGTCGTCCATGTTGAGTCTACGAATAACTTAACTTGTGCGTCTAATATTACCGCCAGTGCTAAGGTTGCACATGTAGGGACTTGCTTAATATCATGTACTTCTAATATTATAGCTAATGCTAAAGTTGCACACGTAGGCACTTGTTTAGTATCATGCAGTTCTAACATTATAGCTAGTGCTAAGGTTGCACATGTAGGGACTTGCTTAATATCATGTACTTCTAATATTATAGCTAATGCTAAAGTTGCACACGTAGGCACTTGTTTAGTATCATGTAGCTCAAACATTACGGCTAATTCTAAAGTAGCACACGTTGAATCTACGAATAGCCTAAATTGTACTTCAAGTATCAGCGGTAGTGCCAAAGTTACACATGTAGGCACCTGTTTAATATTGAATACTTCAAGTATTCTAGCTAGTGCTAAGGTTGCGCATGTAGGAACAGTTGGGGTATTGTGCGGCTCTAATATTATAGCCAATGCCAAAGTAGCACACGTAGGCGCCTGCTTATTGTCATGCAGTTCTAATATTACTGCCAGCGTTAAGGCTGCTCATATAGGAGCCATCAACATATCATGTAGTTCAAACATTACGGCTAATTCTAAAGTAGCACACGTTGAATCTACGAATAGCCTAAATTGTACTTCAAGTATCAGCGGTAGTGCTAAGGTTGCTCATATTGCGACTACTAACATATCTTGTGTATGTAACATAAGAGCTGTTTTGGGCGCTACTTCTGTAGTATCATGTAGCTCTAATATTATAGCCAATGCTAAAGTAGCACACGTAGGCACCTGCTTGTTGTCATGCTCTTCAAGTATTATCCCTAATTCTAAAGTAGCGCATATTGAGTCTACAAATAACCTAAATTGTAGTTCAGGCATTGTGGCTAGCTCTAGGGTTGCGCATGTAGGAACAGTTGGCGTATTATGCGGTTCTAATATTATAGCTAACGCCAAAGTTGCCCATGTAGGCACTTGTTTAGTATCATGTAGCTCAAGTATTATAGCTAACGCCAGAATAGCACACGTAGGCACTTGCCTAGCGTCATGTAGCTCAAGTATTATAGCTAATTCTAAAGTTGCACATGTTGAATCTACGAATCATATAACTTGTAGCTCAAGTATTGGCGGCAATGCTAATGTGACGCATATTGAGATTACTAGTATCTTAGCTTGTGCATCAAGCATTATAGCTAGTGCCAGAGTAGCACATGTAGGCGTGGTCGGTGTATTATGCGGTTCTAATATTACAGCTAGTTCTAGAGTCGCGCATGTAGGTACCTGCCTAGCATCATGTAACTCTAATATTATAGCCAGTACTAAAGTTGCTCATGTAGGTACTTGCTTAATATCGTGTAATTCAAGTATCATAGCTAGCGCCAAAGTGGCGCATGTTGAGTCTGTGAATCACTTAACTTGTACTTCTAATATTAACGCATCAGTACATGGAACCACTACAGGCAATAGTGACATTATATGCTCGTCTTCAGTTTCCGCTAATTGCCGAGTGGCTCATAAATCCATATTCATATCGGCAAATAGCGGCATATTAATTGTTACCAATATTCAAGTCGCCCACGTTGCCACAACACTAATCGCAAATACTAGTAGTTCAACAGTTAGCAATACAAAAGTAGCGCATGTAGGCACTTACTTAGCATCATGCACTTCTAATATTAATCCTAGTGCCAAGGTCGTCCATGTTGAGTCTACGAATAACTTAACTTGTGCGTCTAATATTACCGCCAATGCTAAAGTAGTGCACGTAGGTACTTGCTTAGCATTATGTAGCTCAAGTATTATAGCTAGCACTAAAGTAGTGCACGCAGGTACTTGCTTGGCATTATGTAACTCAAGTATTATAGCTAACGCCAGAGTAGCACACGTAGGCACTTGCCTAACGTCATGTAACTCAAGTATTATAGCTAGCGCTAAAACCACTCATGTTGAATCTACGAATAATCTAAATTGTACTTCAAGTATCGGCAGTAATTCTGGCATCGTGCACAAAGATATATGTGGCGTAATATGCCAAACATTATTTAACTCTTCATCTAAAGTGGCTCATGTAGCGACTTGTTTAACATCATGTACCTCTAATATTAACCCTAGCGCTAAAGTGGCGCACGTTGAATCTATAAATCATCTATCTTGTAATTCAAGCATAGCTGGTTTGGGTAGAAATTTAAACAAAGATAGCATCAACATACTTTGTAATTCACTGATTAGTGCTTCAAGCAAAATTTCCCATTCTGAACAAGCAATAGTTGTAGCATCAGTAAATCTTGCATCTAATTCTAAAGTATCTCATACTGCCTCTTGTGCGGTAGCATGCAGTACCTTCATGAGATCTGTGACCGGATCAATTACTCACTTTACATGCACAGCATCGCAAAATGCTTCAGCAGGCGTTGGTCATATCGCCACAGAATCTATATCGCTATCTTCTAGTATCGTGGCAAGAGCTAATTTAAATACTAAGGCAAACATTGGCATAAAATGTAATTCGGCTTTCGGAGCCAACAGCGACAAAAACACTGCTTCCACAAGTTCCGTATTAAATGCATCTTCTTTATTATCATTAATCTCCAAAGTCTCTCACAAAGCCACATCTAACGTATCGCCTATATGTGTGGTAAACGCTAATTCACGAATATCCGCTCATATTACATCATCTATAATTTGTTCGTCTAGCCTAATGGCCAGTTCTAAAAATAGCACTAAGTCAACTTCACTAGTGTTAGATGCATCGTTGGTAAGAGCTACATCTACATCTGTCACAACATCAACTGCACATATAGCTTCGTCTGTCGGTCTGGCATCTGTAGCTAAAATCCAACATCTGGAAGTAGGCAGCATAATCCTCCAAAACGCCGGATATATTAATCGCGCTTTCCCGATAACTTCTAATAATATTAGATTTAATTATGCGGTCAATAGGAAAAGTTGTTTATCCAAATCTTTAAATCTATGGCTATTAGCATTACCCCAGACTAGTCGTGGATTAAAATGGTATGATTTAACCGGACGAAATAATCATGGTTCTCTGACCAACATGTCGTCCGGGTCTGATGGATGGAGCTTCTCAAGCCATAAGGGTGGACTTGGTAGCATGCATTTTACTGCTGCCAAAAGTTCTAGTGTCAATGGAAAAATTAGTAATTTAACAGGCATCAATCCTTTTACTGTCAGTTTTTGGATTAATCCGACATCAACAGGAACAATAGTTTATAAAACAGATCAAGACACTACGGCCGGATGGTATTGCCAGCTTGGCGGCAGCAATTTGTCCTTCTTAGTTGTTCATAGTACTACAGACTGTACTAGAACTTGCGCATCTCCAAAAATTGGATATTGGACACACGTAGCATGTTCATGGGGCGGAAGCAGTTCTGGAACAAGTATTAAAATTTACTATAACGGAGTTGAGCAAGTTTATTCGGCCACGGCATCTGGATCAGGATCACATAAATCAGACGACGGGCAACCGTTAATTTTAGGTAGTTTTAATAATCAATCAGGAACGTTCTTTAGCGGATACCTCAACGACGTAAAAGTGTATGGACGAGCGCTGGGCGCAGAAGAAACATCGCTTCTTTATCAAGACAGTATTAATGGATACAATACACTTCTAGCTAGAGACTATAAGACACTTAGTTTTGATACAATTATCCAACAAAGTAACTGGCCATTAGCGGCTGTAGCAAATATCGCATCGGTATCAAAGGTCGCTCATATCGCTGAAGCTATCGCGCTTCCTTTTGCTGCAATGTTGCCTTCATCAAAGGTTGCCCATGTTGAAAATACAATTCATATTACTGGCATATCTTCATGCTCGGCAGCGGCAACAGCTAGTCATTTAACAACATCCACAAATAGCGCTGCTTCAAACTTATCAGCGATCAGTAAGGTTCTTGCGACTAATACCTCTTCTTTTAACACAGTAGCACACATCAGCGCAGGCGCTCAAGTTTTACACAAATCATCTGTTCAAGAATTATCAATTAGTAACATTGTTGCTGCATCCAGAGTATTAAATAACTCTAGCTATCAAGCATCAAGTAATTCTATTATATTAATTAATGCGAGAAATGCCGAGCGCTCAACATATGCAGCTACATGCCAAGCATTTGTAAGCGCTAATGCTAAAACAACTCACTTATCTAATGCTCTAAACATAGGTTCTACTAATTTTAATTCAACTGCAAAAATATTGCACCTTTCCACAAGCCTTATGTCTGTTGTAAGTGCGATACGATTACTACCTCGCATAATAAGCAAAGCAATAAGCAGTCTCCTTAATTCATCTAATTTGACTGCTTCTGTTAGTAACACAGATAAGGCCGTATGCTCAGTCAAAAATGCATCATCGGTTAACGCAAATGCTAGAGTAGCGCATGTGTCTACCTGCCGATTATCATCATCATCAAATATGTCTGCTAACGGCAAAGCGTCTGCTAAGGCAGCATCAAGCATTTCTAATAACATCAACGTATCTGTGTCTCAAACTAAGGTCGCCCACGTATCTTCTATAAGAACTATTAATAACTGTAATTTAGCATTATCTGCTAAAGCATTACACCTTAATTCAACATCGGCAAAGATAATAAGCACGGCTATATCAAGCGGGAGTGTTTCTCATAGAACAAACAGTAATTTAATCTGTCTAGTCAACGTGCCGCTACATGCCAAAACCGATCATCGCGCCAGCGATTCGTTAAATGGTCAATCTACATTGTCTGTGGTAGGAAAATCAAGCCATCGCTCAGCATGCTCCTTAAAACCTAACTCGTCCGTCTCATCAAACGGGAAGGTTGTCCATATCAGCAATACTAGCTTACGGACAGATATGTCGGAGTTGGCGATAGCTAAGGCTGACCATATGGCTAATTCTATAATAGCCGCTACTTCTAGAATGGCCAATATAGATCGCCTAAGCAATAACCATATTAAATGCGACTCATCAATCGTGCTTAGCGAAACGGTAATTAGAGGAATTCACACAAATCTTAATTCAATATCTAATATAACTGCTATTCCAAAAAATGATATAAAGGCGTCATGGAAAGCAATATGTGCGGCCCATATTATAGGAAATGCATCTTTCTTTAAAGCGCCTACGCCAAATATCCCCATAGGGTTTATGCCAGATAGTATCTCGGAAGAAAACAGATTAAATCCAAATAGTCCAGAATACGGAAGACCATGGAATGTTCAAAGATCAGAGAGTTGGGGCGCTTACCAAAACGGACTAAATATTCCTGAGTTCTTAGATGATCAGATATTTGTACCTGCGCCATTAGGTGGGGAAAAAATTGTTGTAGAGAGAAATGAAAGACCGCAGTAAATATAGTAGATTATGTGGCAAACCAATAGCTTTAAAATGTTTGTGGAAAGTGAAAATAGTTTACTTAAAATGTTAAGTAAGGTTAATGCGGAGGACTTCTATCAAGACCCACACACCACATCTTTCATATACCTAGAAAATGGCGATAAGCTATTTTGTGGTATCGGGAAAGAAACGCATGCAGACATGCTACGAGAACAATTAGGTTATATGACATGGGGGGAAGTGTTAAGGCCCATAACTTATAATAAAACAGAGTTAGCGCAAAATAGTCCAGATGAAACTAGAGCAACATTCGGCAGAATAGGGTATTTAGATAAACATAGGTACAACAATGATAATGAAATATTATCAAACATACGAGATGAATACCCCGATATAGGTATAGTTGCCATGTGGGATCATTGGAGTAATCTGGTCAACACGCCAGAATTAATACACAAAACAGTAAAAAAACTTTTAAATGCAACAAAAGGGACATATAAAGGATTTTCGCCTATTATGCTACCTATTAATAAAAATTACTACGTTGTTTCTATGGGAGTTTTGTCGCCGTTCCAGATAAGCGGAAAACAAGGCGAAAATGACATTAATACTAATGAATTAAACAGAATGGCTGGCGAACTACACTTCCTGCCGCATGGAAGTCCAAGAATTCGCGAAATAGAAAATATGGCACTTAAGTTAAAATCTATGCCTGATTCAGCAAAATATAAATGGTTCATTGACAAGGTTTTGAGCAGAAACATCTCTACAAAACATCCTTTACAGCAAAGCATGGAAAAAGAAAAGATAATAAATCCGGGCCAAAAGTTCTGGTCTATTCATGGAGAAAATTTCATGAACTAAAACTACCTTAGTTCATGAATATATTCTTCTACGCATGCAATGCTTTTGAACCTTGGGACTTTCGTAATCCAGATACTGTAGGAATTGGCGGCTCTGAAACCGCACAAATTGAGCTAGCTAAACGATTGGCAAAAAGAGGGCACAATGTTGTTTCTTATGCTCCAGTAGCGGATGATTGTCCAAAAATTCACGATGGCGTAAAGTGGAGCCATTATAAAAATGCAGATTTAACTCAGCCGGGGCTGTGGATTATATTCAGATCACCTGGTGCTGCGGATAAATTTAATTTGCCGATTGAAGTCCCGAATCATAGCCATATAGCATTTGACTGGGGCGGTTCATTAGAATGTAATGAAGAGCTTAGGCAAATGGCAAGAAATGCCTATGCCGCTGGAAAGGGAGTTCACATTATTGCCGCCGCTGGCGAAAAAGAAGTCCCGCCAAATGAACAATATGAAAAGATGTTAAAAGAAGCAAATGTTCCTTATACGAGCATTAACGTTGTTTTGTTCGGGAAAAGCTGGGATGAAGCTGCTACTAGAAAAGTAGAAAAAATGAAAGAGCTAGGATGCGCTATCATTTATGACGACCAGCCAGCAATTTTAAACGCTGTTAAAGAAGCGGGATTTGATGCCATTCTTTCCTATAGCACAGATAAAGATTTAAAAGAACAAAGAAACCAAACTTTGTGGATGGTGGCACAGGACGTTGTTTATTGGGATGGAGCAGGTGGCGCTTATCGGCCAGAGCGAACTAATAAGCTAAGCAAAGTTCTTGCACTGTGTCCGGTTCACATGGATTATTTAAAAACATCTTTCCCATTTATGGCTGATAGAGTTTTTCTAAGTTCTAATGGAATTAAGACAGATGCTATAGATGAAAGTTTTCCCGTGGACAATATGCCTAATAGAGATCCATATAGGATTATATGGATGAGTTCACCAGACAGAGGGTTGGAAGCACTACTTCATATTTTTAACAGAGCGAAAGAATACGAACCAAAACTAAGCCTTCATATTTATTATGGTTTTGATAACTGGAACAAAGTTATAGGTGGCGAACAGAAAAAAACTAAAAAAGCAATTTCTACAGAAACCGTAGCGATGGATGAGTTTTTAGACACAGATTTACTTGAATTTAAATTTGGTAAGCCATCTTGTGTTCAAGAAACAATGAAGAAAACAATTGTTGACTTGTCAAAGCAAGGCGGCGTTTACTTTCACGGAAGAACTAATCAGCCAACCCTTTGGGGCGAAATAGCGAAGAGTGGAATTTGGTGCTATAGTTCAACCTTTACGGAGACATCGTGTATTTCGTGCATGGAAGTACAAGCTTTAGGAGCAATCCCGGTTACAAATAATTTATGGGCTTTAGAAGCTAACATTGCTAACGGCATAATTATTGAGGGCGATCCTATGTCAGATATGTTAGTTCGTTTAAGATATGCTCATGCTATTGTGAATTTAGCAAATAATCCGCAAATGCAAGAAGCAATCAGACAGAAGTCAATGCCTTGGGCAAGAAAATACTTTGATTGGGAAAAGTTTGTAGATGAATATGAAGCTTGGATCGGAGAAATCGCTGTTTCTAACGAAGACCTAAAAGAAAAATTTAAAAAAATACGCTAAACCACTAGTAAGAAATTACTTTTAATTTAAGGATAATTAATTAATGCTATTTAAAAATAAATGTCTGGGAACTTGTGCTTATATGGGCGGCGTACCCGCTGTTCTAGAGGATTTCTGCTATTCATGGGGAAATCTAATTCAATATAATCAAGAAATGCTTTGCAGGCAAGGCGAGTATGTCAATTATATGAGAACCAGAATGAGCTATCATTGCGCCGCGCGAAATGAAATAGCAAAAAACTTTAAAGGAGATTGGTTGTTCTTCACTGACTGCGATCATGCGTTTGATCCAGATCTTTGTGCTAGATTATTGCATCGTATGGACTCACATAAAGTTGACGTAATCGTTGGCGTTTATACTTATAAAAGTCCACCACATTCTCCATTATTGTACTTAGAAGATCCAACAAATCATCTTTATCAACCCGTAGGTGGCTGGGATGGCGATGCAGAAATTATGGAAATCGGATCTGCTGGAGCGGGTGCCTTAATGGTTAGGCGATGCGTGTTTGATAAAATCAAGAAAGAACTAGATGAAGAGCCTTTTTCAATTCTTCATCCATTATCAGAGGACCATTCTTTCTTTAGGCGTTGCAAACAGGTCGGCGTAAAAGCTTACTTTGATCCTAGGATTGAAACGCACCATCTGGCTATTAAAAAACTATCTCTGAAAGACTACGATCAATCGGCGATAAAGCTAAGCGAAAAAACAGAAGTTTGTGGACTTTCATTAGGATAAAATGCCAAAAATTAAAATCGCAGTTAAGCAATATGGTGGAAAATCCACTCTAGCAAAATGGATTGTGAGTCATTTTCCAGAACACAGAACGTACTGTGAGCCATTCGTAGGATCTTGTTCAGTATTATTTGAGAAACCAAGGTCATTTATAGAAATTATAAATGATATGGACGGTCAAATTATTAATGTGTTTAAAAAAATAAGAGAAGAGCCAGAAAAGTTAGCTGCAATGTTATGGGCTACACCATACTGTAATACTAATTGGAGAGACTTTGTTGATCCGGAGACCTTAGAAGATGCTAGATTATTCATGGCCAAAAGCGTTCAGTTTTACTGTGGCAATGGTAACACGTCTACGTGGGCTGTAGACAAATCTCCTTGCCCACATAAGCCTAAACAAGAGGTTTGGGCGGATTGGTTTCTAAGGGTGCTTCCTGCCGCTGCTAGATTAAGATCTTGTGAGATATTACAAGAAGATGCAATAAAAACTATACTTAGAGTTTACCAGCAAGAAAAAACATTAATTTACGTAGACCCTCCGTATTTGGGCCATGAAAAAGAGTACAAATTTGGCGTAAATTATCAGCAAATGGTCGCTGTTTTAATGGATGCAACATCTAATGTTATTTTATCAGAATACCCAGAAGCGGATAAATATTTTTCTAAATGGAGAAGAGTAGAGCGGGAATGTGTCGGCACATGCAGAACTGGCGCTCATAATACTAAGGCTAAGAAAAAAACTGAGGTGTTATATATGAATTTTTAAGATTCATATATAAAGTATGGCAGTTAGCGCAAATACAGCATGGGAAGTACGCCCTGTTACAGGAAGCGACATAAATGGCGGGGGTTTCGTTGCTGGAGCTACCGGAACTGATTGGAGCCAGCAAACAAACCCACAATACAATGTAGTGGATGGAGTTACGGCAGGAACTACTACTATTACTAGTGGCACAGCTAATTTCGGCACAGATGTAGTCGGAAACATAATGTATGTTACCGGAGGCACCGGAAACGTTGTTGCCGCGTGGTATCAAATAACCGTACGAAATTCGGCCACATCTATTACTGTAGACAGGTCAACAGGACTAACTACAGGAACCGGAGTTACACTCAGAATCGGCGGTGCACTTCGTACAATAACTCAAGCAGCCACAAACTATGTCGCTTCTAATAAAATATTTGTCAAGGCAGAGGGAGCAATCACCACCACTGCCAGTTTTACTTTTGCTACATCTACTACACCGACAAACGCCGCGCCAGCAGCAAAAGTAATAGGATATACTTCTGCTCGTAACGACAAGGGCATAGTGTCAATTGTTTTATCCACAAGCTCAGGATTAACAGGATTAAATGCAACAGGTACCGGTGTATGGTTTGATAATTTTAATGTTAACTGCTCATCTCTTGCGACTTCTGTCGGAATAACTTTAAATGCTTACTGCCGAGCAAGAAATTGCAAAGTTTCTAATTTTATTAATACTGGAATTAATATGACTAGTTCTGATGCTAGTTGTAGCGATTGCGAGGTGACAGGAGGAACTTCAGGAGGTGGTAGAGCCATTCTTCTCGGTGGAACAGCGAATACTTGTATGAACTGCTATGTACACGACAACGTTTGCGCGGGTATACGAGTGGCGTCAGCCCGCGGGCGAGTAATAGGTAATCTTGTTACAAATAATACTGGATCACCTACAGATGGAATACAGATTGCCGACACCGACAATACTTTAATTATAGGAAATACGGTTTACGGAAGCGGACAAGACGGAATTAATTATGGCTCTACTGATACCGGAATCGGAACAATTATAAAAAACAATATTCTTGCAAACAACGGTCGTTATGGTCTTAATTTCTCAATCGGAGCAGGCACTTCGGCAGACAGGGGCTGGGACGGCAATGCTTATTATAGCAATACAACCGCTAATAGAAATAACGTTGACGATACAACAACCAATACAATAAATGGAGTTTCACCATACACTAATACTCTTGACATTGTAATTACAGCAGGGACACCATTTACTAGTGCGTCTACAGGCGACTTTACGCTAAACAATATAGTTAATCAAGGGACCGCAATTCGTGGACATGGTATACCGGGATCTATGCCTGGTCTAACTCAAACTGGTTTTCCAGATATGGGCGTATTTCAACATTCTAATCCATCTATAAATCGCGGCATACTAACTGGCGGTAACCTATAATACATACTGTATGCCATTAATTAGCTCACAGTTGTTTTCTATATCTGCTAATAATATTGATTACCCTAATCCAGTCAATCGTAAGCATAATCTTGCAAATGGGTTGCTCGCCTGGTGGCTCTGCCTGCCTACCAGAATGGGCAGCGTGAAATGGTATGACATAGTAGGAACTAATCACGGCACCCTCACCAGCATGGCTCAGGCCACTAATGGATTTCGTGGCAGTAGTCGTAAGGGTGGATTTGGCTCAATGTTACTGGATGGAACGGCTGGTTACGTATACGAATCAATCGCTAACTTTGGCGGAACTACGCTTACCGGCACAATAACGGCATGGATCAATACTTCCACGGCATCAGGATATATCTGCGGAACGGCAGATGAGGGGGGAAACGCAAACTATCTCTACATGCTTGCTGTTACGGGTGTCAGTACCACTAATATAACAGTTGAGGCGGAAAGCACGCTAAATGGATACAGGCGAGTAAGAGGCGGAACAAATATAGGCGATGGCAAATGGCACCACGTTGCAGTTATGTCTAACGGTTCTGCGTATTTATTATTTGTAGACGGCAAGCAAGAAATAGCGACAGCAGTCACAAACTCTAATGATGGGCTATGGTTAAGCGGTCCTATTAATCGGGACAATGTAACAATTGGAGCAAGGCAAAGAGGTGGAGTTATCGCAGATTCCTTCTTAGCCGGCAATGTTGACGATGTGCGGTTTTACAATCGCGCACTGTCTGCTAATGAAATAAATCAACTGTATCAAAATAGCCAACAAGGCTATCCTAATTTAATTAATCGCACAACAAAGCGAATCTGGAATGGATCAGTTAACATTGTGAATTATCCGAATGGTCCTAACACCAGCCAGCCAATAATCAGGAATAACCTAAAGCAGAATCAGTTAGTCAATCGGCGTAGCAGTCTGAATAATGGATTGCTCGCCTGGTGGTTATGTGTGCCCGGCAGAATGGGCGCAGGCAAATGGTTTGACTTACTCAATACGTTTCATGGCAAATTCGGAGATCCTGCTTTAGTATTCAAACCTAACACTAGACAAGGCGGCTTTGGCTCTGTGCAATTTGACGCAACAGTATTGCACGATGTTTTAATCGGCGGAAATATGGCGAAGCTATCGCCAGCTAATAATACAAACGGCAATATCACCGCAATGGCTTGGTTTAATTCAAGTGCTATAGGTGCAGGACAATGTATATTTGCAATGGCGAGCGCTGGTGGAACCGCACGATTAGATCTTGGCTTAGGCCAGAGCGGCGGGGGTTTTAATAAATTATCTGCTGTGCTGCGAGACGGTTCTGGCAACTCAACTGTACCTCAGTCTCAAACGATCATTAATCCGAATACTTGGTATCACGTTGCATTAATCAAGCGGGGGACTAGCGGCGAGTTATATATCAATGGTGTATTCAACGCGAGTAACTCTAATGCATCAATGGGAGCAATAGACACAACATCGGGAAATATCAGAATCGGTGCGTTTGCTTTCAATGAAGCTAGTACATTCAGCGGAAGAATTGACGACGTTAGAATTTACGGGAGGGATCTGGTACCTAAAGAGATTCAGCAGGTTTATCTAGACAGCTTATCTGGCTATCAGAAGACGTTAGGCAAAATCAGCACAAGATTAAATACATACGCAAATTCAGGATTTATTTCACCCCCGATTAACCTAGGTATCAAGGGCATAGATGTCAAGCAAACATCTAAACAATTAGTAATACGAACACTCTTAGTGGATCTAAATGGCAATCAGGTCACATCAGGCAATACCTTGATGTCTATTTATGAGGTTCAATCAGATGGATCTATCAAAACTTTTGACTTTAATAATAATGCATTTACCACTGGATCAGTAGTTAAATCACAAGCTAATATGGTTCATAGGACCACTAATAATAGAACATTTAACACGGGTATCTGGACATATTCTTTGGCTCAGCTACAAGGATTTAATGTAGGGTCTGTTTATATTTCGCAGATCACAAATACAAACGCCTTTCCTGCTGTACAAGCAAAAGAATTCCAATACGGCGATGCTCAGGGCGATGACGGAGCATTCGTAAAATTTATTATTACTCCAGGCTCAACCAATTTAACTATTAAGACAAACCGATCAGAAGCGACAAGTTTTTGGAACAACTCTTTAATAGCATTTTCTACCGGATCTTTAAGAGGCATATCGGCAAGAGTACTATCTTACACAAGCGGGTCGTTTACTTTAAAAACAAGTCTTCCAAGCACTCCATCTATCGGCGATAGCGGCGTCATAATAGGTAGTCAATAAAATACATATAATATGCCGATAACGATATCTAATCCTTTTGCCGTTGCTCAAAACAACGTCAATCAATCCGATCCAGTTAATCGCAAGCATCCTCTAGCAAAGGGTCTTGTGGGATGGTGGTTATGTTTGCCACACAGAATGGGAAGTGCTAAGTGGCATGATATTTCTGGATATAGAAATAATGGAGCGCTTACTGGTGTGTTTCCATCTTCTAACGGATTCCGTGGTAGTAGTCGCCCTGGCGGTTTTGGCTCACTACTATTTGACGGTGTAACTACGGCAGCAGATCTTGGTAGTCCTGCCATTCTTAATATTACTGGAGCACCATTAACTATATCTGCATGGATTTATCAAACAGTAATAGTCGCTAGAAACAATAATATTATTTCCGGGCCTGCTAATGGTTATGAATTTTACGTTGCCGGATCTGACTCAAAACTACATTTCGGCAAAGTAAACGTCGCTGATGATATAATATCAAATACAGTTTTCGTTTTAAATCAATGGTATCATGTCGCCGTTACATATTTATCTACAACCATGACTTTGTATGTAAACGGAAAACAAGATACCTCTGTTACTATTACACGAACCTACTCTAGTGGATTAGACTATCAGCTTGGTTATTTCCAGGGAGGGAGTGCCACTAATCATTTTAATGGCAATATGGATGATGTACGAGTTTATAATCGCGGATTAAGCGCAATAGAAATTGCTCAAATGTATCACAACAGCCAACAGGGATACCCCGGATTGATCAATCGTACGATTCGCAAAATGAACATTGGGCCTCTTGCCGTTGTCCAATCACCGAATGGCCCTAGCACTAGTCAACCAACAATCAAGAATAATCTAAGGCATACACAATTAGTAAACCGAAAACATGCTTTGGCAAATGGCTTATCGGCTTGGTGGCTAGCCTTACCGAGTAAACTGGGCAGCAGCGCATTCTTAGATATAGTAGGACAGAATCATGCTGCATTAGTGAGAGTTAATTCTACCGCTAATGGATTTAGACCTACTACACATCAAGGTGGATTTGGTTCATTACTATTTGACAACACTGCGTTCAATGCTAATGCTGGAAATGTTCTACATCCCAGTGGAGCATTCACAGTATCGGCATGGGTCAATGCCAGCTCTTTTAATACTACTGGCGGAGCACCTACCATTCTTGCAAAATATAAAGATAGCGTTGGCGTGGCAAAAGAGTATATTTTTAACTTCAATGCAAATAATGGTTCACAACTGGCATTGATCTGCTACGACGATGCTAATGGAGCATTTATAGGACGTTACTACAGCGGCACTCTACCGACAAACAAATGGCATCATGTTGCGGCATCCTACAACGGAGGAACTACAACAGCAGCGATTCAAGTATATTTAAATGGCGCTCGTGTAGACGATTCAAATGTGACTGCTGGAACATTCGCAAATATTAATAGTTTTACAACACCAACCATGATCGGGGCAGCACAAAGTTCAGGTAATGCAAACTATTTCTTTAAAGGCAATATTAATGACGTTCGCTTTTATAATCGTAAGCTAAATATAAGCGAAATTCAGGCAATGTACCTTAATTCATTACAAGGCTATCCAGGTTTACTAAACCATACATCTAGGTTTGGCTATTTTCCTGCGAACAAAAATTCAGGATTCAAAGGCATTGATATTGTTCAAACTAATACTGAACTTGTTTTAAGATCATGTATGCTAAACAATAGTGGTGCGGCCGTCACAACAGGATCAACACAAATTTATCTTTTTGAAATTCAATCTGATGGCGATTTAAAACAATATGATTGGTCTACCAACACTTTTTCTTACGGAACATTAAGTAGTCCATCGATAACGGCAAAGCAACAAGGCAATACTGGCATGTGGACCTATGCTTTATTTAATACACAAGCGTTTACAAATGGAGCCATGTACATAGCTGAGTTTAACAATTCTAATGCGTCCCCAATGTGGCAGGCACAAGAATTTCAATTCGGAAACCAACCGGGTGACGATGGATTCTTTCAAGAGTTTGTCGCCAAACCAAACAATAGCTTGACGGTATTAAACACTAATCGCACCGAAGCATCAGGCTACTGGAATAGTGCTGAAATAGCATTTACTACAGGAAGCCTTAAAGGTAAAAGTGCAAAAGTATCTTCATATTCAGGGGGATCATTTACATTATCGGCTAGTTTGCCAAGTACACCAAATGTAGGGGATAGAGGGATTATCATAAGCGTGCAGTAAATACTATATGCTGTTAAAAAATTCTAAACCATTCGTTGTATCCAGCAACAATATAAATCAAACTAGCTTAATTAACAGCAAGAATCCCCTTATGTCTGGCCTAGTGGCCTGGTACCTTTGTCTACCAAGTAAGGCGGGCAGCGTGAAATGGTATGACATAGTAGGAGCTAATCACGGCACCCTCACCAGCATGGCAACTGGGGCAAGTGGCTTTCGCGGCTCTACTCGCCGCGGTGCATTCGGTGCCGTTCAGTTTGACGGCGTAGATGACGCAATAAATGTTACATTTCCAGCATTGTCTATCTATACGCTATGCTGTTGGGTTAAGCGTTCGGTAGTTCCTGAGGCAACAATACAATCGTGGTTTTGCGCGGCAGATAGTATCGGTGACGCGGGAATGGAGTTTGGGAATAACGGCGGCGGTGGCAGCAATTCAGCTTTTATTTCACTGGGCCGATCAGGCGATTACAATCCAGTTGGCATTAGCAGAACGGCAATAACGGTAGGTATCTGGTACCACGTTGCTGTAACAATGGACGCTGGATTAAATGTAATCTATTACCTGAATGGCAAAAGCGACAGTGGCATATTTAGTTATGCTGGAAAAAATGTAACGCTACAAACGGCTGGAGCATTCGGCAGAAATTCAAACCTCAGGAATTTCGGTGGACAATTAGACGATTGTCGCATCTATAACCGTGCGTTGATGGCGAGGGAAATAAGTCAAGTCTATCAGAATTCAATACAGGGTTATCCTAATCTAATTAATCGCACAACTAAGAAAATCAATATCGGAAACAACAACATTGTTAACTATCCTAACGGCCCTAACACTAGCCAGCCAAGCATTATAAATAATTTACGCCAAACACAGTTAATAAATCAACGTAATCCGCTAAACAAAGGACTAATAGCATGGTGGTTATGTTTACCCAACAAAATAGGTGGGCCAAAGTGGCTTGACCTACTTAACCAGAACCACGGAACGCTCTCTGGAGTGGCGCAAGCTACAACTGGATTTAAATCCAATATGAGACAGGGCGGATTTGGGTATATTCAACTAGACGGCAGTGCGACATACGTTGAAATAGCAGATAAAGCATCGCTTAACCTTACGCACGTTGGATCTTTATCAATATGGGCTAAACCACTATCGACAACAGGAGGCGTAGTATTTGCTAAGGGAAATATCTGGAATGACATAAATTGTTTCGGCATTATTTCTAATGCTTCACGGTGGCAAGTAGAATTGAATAATACCGGATCGGCTAACCACACACAGTTTCCCGATGGATGGGCAGTAGGTAAATGGGCGCATATCGGTATGGTATGGGATGGACTCAATCTATACCTCTATGTAAATGGGAACCAAATAGCATCAACTCCGCAATCGGTAGATCCGACAGCAGCAGGTCTACCGATACGCATTGGCGCGAATGCTAGCGGCACTGCATCTAACTTTTTTAATGGCTTAGTAGATGACGCAAGAATATGGAATCGTCCATTAACTGCACAAGAAATTAAGCAGATTTATCTTGATTCTTTGCTTGGCTATCAGAAGACATTAAACCGTGTTGTGGAAAAAAGAAATTTTCCCTTTTATATTTCATCTAACTCTGGAGTTAAGGGGATTGACGTTAGACAAACAAGCAAAGCAATTATATTCCGTAACTTTTTTATAGACAGTGGGAATCCAGCTTCTTCAGGCACAACTACAATTTCTATATTTGAGCTACAAAGCGATGGATCTTTAAGAAATTATGATTTTAGTACAAATGCCTTTATTGTCGGAACCCCTGTTAAATCCACAGATAATATGAAGCATCAGACCATTAATAATGCAACGACGGCTACTGGAATTTGGACCTATGCTATCAATCAGCTTTCGGCATTTACGGTTGGATCAATCTATATCAGCCAAGTATCTAATTCCGTTACTGGGGGTATTCCACAGACTAGAGAATTTCAGTTTGGAAATGCACAAGGTGATGATGGTGCATTTACAGAGTTTGTAGTGGGGCTAGGGAGTAGCACAACGTCAATAACGACCAACAGAACTGATGCTACATCTTTCTGGGTAGGATCGGTTATAGGGTTTACTTCGGGAGCGTGTAAAGGGTTGTCTGCTCATGTTTCTGCCTTTAGCAATGGCACATTTACGGTAAGTTCGGCTTTGCCAGTTGCTCCGTCTAGAAACGATACTGGATTAATTTTTGGATTTTAGGAAGTTATCGATTACATTAGGGATAATATTAAATTCCCAAAATGGGATTATCAGTAGTGGAATTTTGTTATCCCGACAGTATTTTTCTTTAGCTTCGTCTCTTTTTTGGCCCGCTTCAAACATTAATTCCGCCGCATTTTCTTGTTTAGATCCGAAGGCCGATGGTTCATAATGTTGTCTTCCATGGTATTCAATTAAGATATTGAAATCAGGTAAATAAAAATCAAATGGAAGGCATTTAATAAGTTTACATTCTTTAATTCTATATCCCACTTCATATTTAATTTTTAGAAAATCTAAGTGCTTGGCAACGGCCTTTTCACCATGCGACTGATTGCACTTAGGACAACCGTCTCCTCTCCTTGTTCTCCTGTCTATTTGAGCACTCCATTCATATCCACATTTGTCTTTTGGACATGCCCACCAAGCCTTTTTGCCACTAGCATAAGTAAAATGTTCTGGTTTACTGTCTCCATTTAAAATAGGATGCCATTCTTTAGCTACGTCTGGATATAGTGCTGCGAGCGAATTTGTATTATCTACTTTTTTACCACCACATATCCCGCAACCATGTCCTTGTACTACAGAATTAATTGTGGCTTCCCAAGCATGGTCTTTATCAGGACATTTCCACCATATTAACTTATCTGAACCATTTGTTATGTCTTTAGCAGACGTATTTCCATTAAGTGTAGGATGTAACATTTTTGATACTTCGGGATGCGTAGTTGCCAAACAATTTGACAAAACTATTTTATTACCCGTACAACAAGGACACCAATATCCGGCTCTTAAATCGCATGGAGTACTTATCCATTCATGATCATCTGCATATGATCCGTCTGGCCAAGTTCCAGCATTACACTTACAATGTATTTTTTGACCTGAACCATATGTAAAATCAAATGGTGTTTTACCTTCATTCTTATTAACATCAAAAAATACTGCTGCTTCTGGACAACATTCCCCAAAAGAGTTAGATTTACAAACTCGTTTACCACAGCAATATGGACAACCGTATCCAGATGTTAGTTTTTGTACTTCCATGTCAAATACGTGATCGTCGGCAGGAGTGCCATCTGGCCACTTCCCTTCTTTACATTGACACCATACTTTAGTTCTAGTGCCTGACGTAAAGTCTTCTGGTTTATTTGTGCCATTCTTAAATGGATGCCAATATTTAGCCACAACTTCTGGAAAGTCGGCTAAAGACTTTAGGCCATTTTGCTGTTTCCCTTCTGCCCTTCTTTTAGCGGCTCCCCAATTTTTTCTGTATTCGTTTTGCTTTTCTTTATTCTTAAGTTCGTATAATCGGTTGTATTCTTTACGTTTATCTGGGTCTTTAAATGGCATGATTTTCTTTCTGTTTTAAAATACTAATTGCTTTTACATATTGTAACAGTACTTATCGGCAAACAGCAGAATAACATGAGTAAAATATTGAAAAGTATGCATAAATGCAAAAAGCCCACAATTTGTGGGCTTTTTGATGAATTTATAATAAATAACTTACTGGTTAAGCACGCCGGTAATGACTTGGGCAGTCAAGCAACCGCAACTGCTGGTGTTTGGGCCACCACTACACAAGGCGAAGAGGTATAAGCCAGTGTCCAAACGAATAATTTGAGTGTCGTTCCCTGAGCTTCGGAAGGGAATCGGGAACACAAGTGGCAAAGTCGTCCACAAAGGTGCCGCACCTGACGCGCCCGCAACCGCTTCGTAGACCCATAGTTCTGGTCCAGCAGAAACGTTTGATGCCTGAACTCCCTGAAACGGTACTCTAATTTCCCAGGCAGCAGTCGCGTTGACCAATGTGGCTGTAATTGCGCTTGAACCAGCAATGCCGGTTAAAGCTTGAATTGTTGAAATATAAGCAATCTGTGGTGTACTATTAGTAGCCATTAAATATCATTCCTATAAGACTATGTTCTAAACTATTTAGTAACTATAAAGGTAAATTTGAAACAACGATAAATACAAAAATATATATGTTCGGCAATTATTGATATAAACATTAAATAAAGTATGCCCCTAATTAGCTCACAGTTATTCTCCATATCTAATAATAATATTGACTTCCCAAACCCAGTCAATCGCAAGCATTCTCTTGCCAATGGATTAATTAGCTGGTGGTTAGTGTTGCCTAGCAGGTCGGGGAGCGTGAAATGGTATGACTTAATAGGAAGTAATCACGGAACCCTTACTACAATGCCACAAGCCACAAATGGATTTCGTGGTAGTAGCCGTAAGGGCGGATTCGGCTCAATGTTACTGGATGGTATCGCTGGAAGCGTTTCGGTGGGGGCAAAGCCAAACCTAGATTTAGCTGGACCATTCACAATTAGTTGCTGGTGTAACCTTACTGGAACTGGAGCAAACTTAGTGCCATTCAGCAAAGTAGTAGCTGGTACAAATGGCTATATGATTTACTTCGGCAGTCAAAGCCTGGCACCGCAATTCTTTTGCTATGGGCTTACGCCGGCTAACATCACATGGGGTAGTTCTGGATTAAATAACGGATGGCATTTTATTGCCGCTGGATTTGACGGTGGCAATACCTTTATTTCCGTAGACGGAAAGACGCCAGTTAAATCCAGTACTACTGGTAGTCCATCGCCAGCAGTGGGAACGCCATTTAACATAGGTATCTATGGGGCAAGTAACGCCTGGTTTCCTGGATACGTTGACGATGTTCGTGTTTATAATCGTGCATTAAATGCTAATGAAATTAATCAAATGTATCAAAACAGCCAGCAGGGCTATCCAAACTTAATCAATCGCACAACAAAGCGAATCTGGAATGGATCAGTTAACATTGTCAATTACCCTAACGGCCCAAACACCAGCCAACCGACCATAAAAAATAACTTAAAGCAAACACAATTAGTAAATCCACGAAGTACTCTTAATAAGGGGCTAGTGAGCTGGTGGCTTTGTGTGCCGAGCAGAATGTCTGGACCCCTATGGCAAGACATCGCCGGAAAAAATCATGGAACACTAGTATCAGCCGGAGCAGGTTTAGTCAATGCAGGATTCAGACCTAACATACGACAAGGTGGCTTTGGATCTATGTTATTTAATTCTAACTTTACCAGTTATGTAACGGTGCCATTTTCTCAAAGTTTTAACATAGGAATTTATACAATTTCTGTATGGTTTAAAACAAATGGAAATAATATGTTTATTACAGATTCTAATGGAGCAACTGTTGATAAATTTCGCTTGATTATTGGTGTCGTCGGCGGGAAAGGCACATCTCAAAAGTTAACTGCTGAAATTTTTTCTACAGCAGGCTCAAACTATACCGATGTAACTAGTCAAAATACCGTTAATGATAATAAATGGCACAACGCCGTTACTGTTATGGATGGAGCCAAACTTAGCTTATTCATTGATGGGGTACTCGCATCAACGCCACTTAATGTACAGCCAGGAGTGATTACTGGAGAGGCGGATAACTTTTTCATAGGAGAAGGCGGCAATGGAGTGAACCCTACTGGAGGCAATTTCTTCAACGGCTACATTGATGACGTAAGAATCTGGAATCGCCCCCTCGTTGCTCAAGAAATTCAGCAGGTGTACTTAGACGCCCTATCTGGCTACCAAAAAACATTAAACCGACGAATAACAGATCCTCTTAATTTCGGTGTCGCTATATCGGAAATTGTTAAATATACAAACGGACCTAACACAAGCCAAACTTCTATTAGAAACAATCTACGTCAGACACAATTAATTAATCAAAGAAACCCCCTTAATAAAGGCTTACTAGCATGGTACCTTTGCACACCAAGTAGAGCAGGTAGCATTAATTGGTTTGACATATCAGGCAATAATAAGCATGGCACATTTACTAATATGTCTAGGATAGATGATGGGTTCAGATCTAACACTAGACAAGGTGGCTTTGGAAGAATGAGGCTGGGTAGTGCTGCTGGCTATATCACTAGTACGATAAATACTGGCCTATCAAACTCCTTCACTATGTCTGTCTGGGTGAATCCTATTGCTATAGCTAACAATATGATTCTAATTGCGTCAAATGTGGCTGCATTAAGTGATTACTGGGCCACCATATCATCGCTTAATAACAATAAATGGAGAGCGTCACTATATGACGGCACACAAAATCCGTCAGTTCAATCTGCGGCACCTAATATAATAACAGGACAATGGCAGCAAGTGGTATTTGTAAGAGATAGAGCAACCAATAAACTGTTACTTTATTACAACGGCAAGTCTGCGGCAACACCAGTTACAGATCAAACAACTGTTGTACCTGTCTACTCAGCATTTAATATCGGATTTGAAACTGGTGGCAATGTTATACAGGCAAGCGTAGATGACGTAAGAATCTGGAATAGGGCTTTATCTGCACAAGAGATTCAGCAGGTTTACCTAGATTCATTGTCTGGCTACCAGAAGACGTTGAATGAAGAAAATAAAAGATTAAGTAATTATGCTCAATTTGGAATTACCCCGAATCCTACGAATACCAATCTTAAGGGAGTTGATGTTAGGCAAACAGCCAATCAGATTGTATTCAGGCAAATGCTTACTGACAGTAGCGGAAACATCGTAACGGCAGGCCCAACTAGCATTTACCTATACGAACTACAAAATGACGGGGGAATTAGAGCGTATGATTTTACCAGAAATCAATTTACGGTTAATTCACTAGTATCTCCATCGGCAACTATGTCACAACAAATGGCGGCTGGGGGAACGCTAGCAACCGGCTTATGGACTTATGCCTTAACAAATCCAACTGCACTAACACCAGGAACAGTATATTTAACGCAAATTAATAACAGTAACGCTAGTCCATCTTGGGTTGTGAAAGAATTTCAATTCGGAAACGCACAAGGAGATGACGGAGCATTTACAGAATTTATTGTCACGGCTGGCAGCACAACAAATACCGTTAACACAAATAGAACTGAAACATCTGGGTTCTGGAATAAATCAGTACTCGCATTTACAACAGGATCGCTAAAAGGCATTTCTATTAAACTAAATTCCTATACAGGAGGAGGAGCCTTTGCAACTAATATTTCTCTACCTACTGCCCCTGTGGCTGGAGATAGAGGATTGATTGTAGGTACAGAATAATGTTAGGTTACCGTTATCAATTTTTCTTTAAGAATGGCTTACTTCAAGCTGGAAACACCAACTTAGTCTGTTCATCTAATATTAATGCTAGTGCTAAACTAACGTGCATTACGACCACAAATGAAATAAGCGCTTCTAATGTTACATCATCTTGTGCCGTTGTGCATAATGCAACTTGCCACATAGTTTGCAGCTCTAACATAACTCTATCTACAAAAGTTGTTTACATAGTTAGCCTTAATGTACGGTGTGACTCTACAATAATCGCTAATGCAAAAGTAGCTCATCTAGATTCAACTAATGCTATATGTACTTCTAATATTAGCGGAAATAGCAGAATATTGCGCGGCTTAACATCCAATATACCTTGTTCCTCAATTATCGCGTCATCTTCAAGAGTATCACACATAGGCACTGACCATATAGTTTGTATCTCTAATATCAATGCATCGGGTAAAAATACAAATAATGATACATGTAGATTGTTGTGTAATTCTAATATCGCGACATCTTCAGGCGTGGCTCATGTTGCGGCAAATAGTATAAATTGTAATTCCAACATTGTGGCATTAGGAAAAAATGCAAATAATGATACATGTAGGGTATTATGTAATTCTAATATCACAACATCTTCAAAAGTGTCACACATAGGCACTAATCATATTATATGCTTGTCTAATTTTAGTTCTTCCGGTAGAAACATAAGTAAAAGTACTTGCCATTTATCAGAATCTTCGTTCATAGAAGTTTCCGCAAAAATAGTGTACAGAGCATCGCTTAATATTAGCTGCTTCTGTGTTTTGCGTCTTCATGAAAATATAGCCCATCATTTGGTTTACGTACGGTTCCACATCGGAGAAACAGTTTATATCAAGGGAACTGGACCAGTAAAGCATTTAATTACCGAATATCTTGGCGATAATATACATTATATCTTAGATAAAAAAATTACTGTCACTTCAAACGAAATAAGTAGAATTCCAACAATTAAAGTTCCTTTAGATAGATTGAATCGCATACTAAATACTACTGTAGAGCCTGATCCGCAGTCTACGGTAATTTATAAAGAGGTATATAAAAAGTTTAAATAATAAAACATGACATCGCCTCAAGTTAATCAATTTCTTGTCCGACTGGCAACACAGCCAAATTTGCCGCGCTCAACTGCTTACGCAAAGTTAATAGACGCTTTGTACTATGCTGGTGTATGGCAAAAATTAGATGCTCTTTATGTATTTTCTGCCGCAGACGAAGCTACCGCATTAACGAATTTAGTTCAAAACTCTTACGGAGCAACTAAAGTAGGGTCACCTACATTTGCTACCGATGCTGGTTATACTGGCACAAACTCAGCGACAACTCCAGTTGATTACATTAATTCTAATTTTGATCCTACAGTTGGCTCGCCTAATTTCAAAACAAGTAGTGCATCATTATTTGTTTGGAAAAATACAATCCCGGTTAGCGATAACGGTGGATTAATAGGCATCCCCCCAAGCAACACCTACATTGGCACCCCAACCTCAAGTCATAGATTTAATTATGGAATAGCGAATGTCGCCGATAATACCGGCACATTTAACATGGCGTCTAATATAGGTTTATTTGGAGTAAACCTTGAGGACTCAACGCATGGTCACGCTTACTTAAATGGAGTAGCCTCAAATCAGTTTACGGGAACAAATACTGGTTTTACTTCCGGTCAAACCGTAAAAATTCTATCGGATAATGGTGCCGGTACTAGCAGTCAGGTATCTGTTGCTGGTTGCGGTAGTAGCTTAACTGGTGCAGATTGGAGAAATCTGTATTCTGCTGTTAACAATTATATGGCAGATATTATCGGTTGCGGTACGATACCTCAGCGTGGATTTAGTTCTGACATTATTAATGACGGAGCTAACAATGAATCCCCTGGTATGTGCCGCTTAGCCGCTCCTGATAACAGATTGTTCATGGCTTATTCAACTGGCGGATCTGGCGGGCTGGACGCATATGTCGCATATCGTACTTCGTCAGATAACGGAGTAACATGGTCTGGGCCAATAACGATCATGACACCGGCATCCGGCAGAACATTAATTGATATAGAAGTCATGGTTAGTACGGCTAAAACAGTTTTGCTGACATTTAATGATCAGCCAAATAGTGGAGCTACGGCTACTCCATACGTCATACGAGGCACGGTTCACGGCGATCTATCCATTACCTGGGGATCTAGAATTGCTATTAGCTCAGGGACTAACAAAGATACAACATCAGTAATTTTGCAACTAGCAAATGGAACTCTGATGTGCCCCTACTATGTGTTTACCGGGTCTACTGGAACATATGTAGCCTTCAGCGCTGACGATGGACTAACATGGGGTGGCGATGTTCAGATTACATCGAACGGAACTGGTGATGACTGGAGTGAATCAAATTTTATACAATTTTCAAATGGTATAATTTACGGAATTATTCGCAATGATAACGGAGGTACTCCATCTCGTAAGGGATACTGGAGGACATCATCTAAAGATAATGGAGCCACCTGGGCAATACCAGTTCAAATTTTCAATAATACTATCGCCCCAGAGCCAGCTAGGCCGGCATTATTAAGAGAGCCAAATGGCGACTTGTTTTTTGTAAGTCGTTTTGCGAGTGTTTCAAATACGCCAAATACATCAGTCGGGTATGTCTATTCTCACGACGGTGGAATTACATGGTCCACTCCAATCACCATTTATACAATAGGGCAATTTTTCACTGGGTCTTACGTATATTCTCAAGGATTTTACGACGCATCTACGCAGACCCTGATGTATGCTATAGCCGTTGGCGATTTTAATGCGGCTCAAATTGTGTTCCAACAATTTATTCCTCTTAGCATTAGTGCTACTTTACCATCCCCGCAATCTTTACAATTTCTTAATCGTCTTGCCACTTATCCAGATACCAATCGTGCAGCAGCATATAGTACACTTATAGATGGACTATATGCCGATGGTGTTTGGTCTAAAATAGATATTTTAAATATCTACGCCGCCGCAGATACGGCAACTGCTTTGACAAACCTAATACAAAGTTCTTTCAATTCAAGCGTTGTAGGAAGTTTGACGTTCACTACTAATTCAGGATACGTTGGCAGTGGTACAAATAGCTCATATATTAATACAACATTTAATCCAACCGTAGGCACGCCAAATTTTGCCTTAAACAGCGCGTCAGTTTTTGCATGGCGTGCCACGGCCCCCGGTGGTGATAACGGGCTTCTTCTAGGCACATCATTAGATGATAAAAATTATATCCAAGTATACACTCCTGGGCCGAGGTATCAATGGGCTTGTAATGCTGGCGATAGTTCAACATCATCATTAGAGCCAACTGGATTAGTAACAAAAACAGGACTTTTCGGAGCAACTAGAGTAGCTAGCAATAGTGTTTATGGCTATTATGCGGGCATACCACTTCTACATAGCACTGGCGCAGCATCAATGCCATCAGAAGTATTCCGCACAGTGGGTTCCGGGGCTTCGGCTAGTTCCGTAACAACATCTACTGTATCGGCGATATCCATTGGAAGGGGTATGACTGGGGCTGATGTTCGCAACTTAAACGTCTATATACAAAATTATCTTAATGATATCTTTAGTATCAGGCCAGAAATTAGATTCGGATATACATCAGATGCTGTTAATGACGGAGCGAATAATTATGGCGCTGGCCTGGGCCGACTATTAGATGGGCGATTACTTTGCACCTATCATATCGGTGACGGCACTGGAATTAGTGCAAATCTAGTATTTAGAACGTCGTCAGACAATGGTCTAACGTGGTCAGCAGCCACCACAATTTTAACGCCTACAACCGGCCGTAGCTTTGACTACGGCAGAGTGGCGGTCTTAACTGATGGCACCATTCTTGTTTCATATGTGGATCAGTTAAATTCTGGTTCCAATAACACCGCAAAGATCGTTAAGGGCATTGTCAATAATGATCTTTCTATAACATGGTCAGCTCTAGCTACTATAACTAGTGGTGTATTTGCTGATGCCGCACCATGTGGTCCGGCATTAAGGCTGCAAAACGGCAATCTATTGATCGGCCTAACAGCTCTTAACGATGCAATTACTGTCGTTACCAGCTCGGATAACGGAGCCACCTGGGGGAATGAACATATTGTTACTTCTGCTAGTGGCAAAAGATTTGGATTCATGGCTTTCGTTCAGAAGGCTAATGGAAATATCTTCGGCGTTCTTAGAGGCGATTCGTTAACTACGGCAGACAAGGGCTACTGGACAACCGTGTCAACTGACAATGGAGCAACATGGTCGTCGCCCATTCAAATCTTTAATAATACTCATGTTCCGTTACCAAGCGAAGCATCATTAATTATTACGCCTACTGGCCGACTGATGTTTTTTGGGAGATTTGGTGCACAACAGCCGGCATTTAGCTATTCAAATGACGGAGGTACAACATGGTCAACTGAATCCTTTTATTACAGCTACAACAGCACATTTACATATGGTGAAATAATTGAGACTCAGGGAATTTATGACACTACAACTAACAGCGTATTGTTTGGCTTAGGGTTAGGATCGTTCGTTCCATCGGGCCAAATCACTTTACAACAATTTCTTCCCTTGGTTGAAACCGCAACATTTACGAATGTTTGTTCATTCAATGCGACAGGTCACGTTGACCATAAGATTGCTCTTGTTTTGCCTTGCTCGTCCGCTGTTGCAATATCTTTTAATGTTCAACATATGGCAACTTGTCATGTTACATGTACTTGTGGCTTATCTGCATCAGGTAAAGAAGGCGAATTAGACCAATGTAGCATAATTTGTGCATCTAATATTCATTCATCTGGACAAATTGTCCGTAATGCTTTTTGCGATATGACATGCGAGTGTATTCTAATCGTTCTTAGATTAGTTAATGGAACTGGTGGATTAATTTTCGGTGGGTGTGCTGACATAGATGTTTTCTATGGATACTTCGCCAAATACATGGTTGGCTCTGTTGTTTACGATTGCCGGCAGGCCAGAGTTGGAGTTCTAGACAAAGTGGCAATTAAAAAAGTAAGAATCGTCAACGATGCAGGGTTAATTATGTATGTCGATACGTTTAACAGAAATTGGAATGAGTACGATCTATGCACACCATCTAATGCGCTAGCCATTGCAACCGCATATCTAGAGGAACAAGTTGTTGATGCCGAACGTCGGGCCGGCAGGTGTTCTTTTACAGACCCGCTTCCCAATATAGAATGCGGCAAACAAGTTTAAGATATTCTTACGAAATGACGATATAGTTAATATGAAGCTTGACCGGTCTGATATAATCATGACATCGATAGCAGTAGGATTTTGGGCAGTCCAAGTAATTATGCTAATATATTTTTGCTTTTTTAATAATTAAAAATTAGCAGTGGTCTGCTGAAGTTATACGTGGACCAACAACTATGGCTCCGCCGCCCGACGGTATTACAAAGCTACTAGAGAAGTTCTCTGATATTACAGGAATGACGTCTTGAAGGATGTAATATCCGTAAGCGGTTTCCCCTGCGCTATAACTAAATGTAACGGCTGGATAAGTCGCCGTAACGGTCCCGCTGATATTCGAAATTGTCCAGGACGTGCCTGTCAACGTAATTTGGCTGTATCCGGCTGCACTGCTTTCCGTATAAGACGCCAGTGTATCTGCATCTGCAACAGTATGATTGTTAGTAAACAAATGGCAGGTAAGGTTGCTGCCTGCTTGATAATTCAAAGCAGTTTGCATAAGAGCAATTTGGCCTTGGAAAGGACTCACTAACGTCATCGTAATTTCCTAATAAGAATATAAACTATTTAGTAAGTATTTGTCTATATTTAACCGATAAATATATATGGACAGTAAATTAACCGAATCGCAGCTTAATAGAATTACTGGACATATGTTAGGCGATGGAATGTTAGAAAAAGTCCTAAATTCAAAATGGAACTCTCATTTTAGCTTTAAACAATGTATACAACACGAAGAATATGTTTTGAACGCACAGCTTGCTTTTTCTGATTTTAATGGTAAACTGTCCTACGAAACTGTACCGGGCGTTTTAAATAAACCTGGATTAGGAATAATAGGAAAAGACTATAGCAAATCATTCTATTCTGTGCGATTTAGAACTAAATGCCACGAAGAATTTACTAAATTAGAGAAAAAATGGTACTTACGAAATTCAGATGGAAATTACGCTTATAATAAACAGGGTCGCAGAATAAAAATAGTACCCGCTGATATTCCGATGAACTGGGAAGTTTTATCTTACTGGTATATGGATGATGGAACGAATAATCCAAGGAAAAAAGCGATTAGAATATCAACCAATGGCTTTCAGGTTTCCGAGGTAAAATTTCTATCGGAAAAATTGAAATCATCCTTAAATTTAACTTTTACGATACACATAGATAAATTAGGCCACCCAACACTCAACATATCACAAAAAGATTACTTGGCATTTATTTCTGGAATCCATCCATTTATCTGCAAAATTCAATGTTTCAGCCGTAAGCTAAGCATAGAAAATGCTGGGGTCATAAATAAAGATAAGTACGATCCCATTACTTTAAAACAAGAGCAAATTGCTTTTATTGTTGACGCATATAATAAAAAATCTATGCTATGCAAGGATCTGGCTCAAAAGTTTTCTATTAGTAGAACAACGATTCATCGGATTGTTCGTAGTAAGAACAATAACCCTAATAGTAAGTTAAAAACAAAAAGAAAATTTACAAAAGATAATATTATACAGGTAATCAATTTATGGAATGAAGGCAATTCGGCAAGAAAAATAGCAAAAATTACCGGGATGGATCGTAGCGGCATTAGCAGAATAGTGAATAGAAAACAATGTCTTGAGACAACCCAAAACCTTTATATCAGGAAATAAATATGAAAAGATCACCAACCGAGCGGCAGCTTAAAAATTACATAAAAGCATACTTCAACAAAGATGATGATACTAACCTTAGAAAAGCCATAAAAGAAATAGCAGAATCCATGGTGGAATATAAGAGAATGATCATTGGCCGAGATGATTATGAAAAAATTATTAATGTATGCATGGAAAAAATAGAGTATTATGAATCTAAATCTCTAAGAGGAAAAGCTACGCCATTCTTTGCTTATTCATTTATAGCGCATATCGCGCTTTGCCAGTTGTGTCAGGTAAGAAGAAAGCAGAAAAATGAGAGCTATACAGAGTTAAAGGAGCGGTATCGTCAGCATCTAGAAAACAAAAGCAAACAATAACTCTAAGGTAGCTTATTTTTCTTCCTTTTCTTTAACTGGCAATAACACTAGAGGAACTTTAACTTTTTCCTTTTCCTCGGCTAAAGGTGGCGAAACAAATACGTAGTCCTTCTTTTTTGAAGATGTTGCCTTAATTAATTTTTGTGGTTTCATTTATTTCCTTCCATTCACACTGCATAATTTTAAGTTCATATTCACTTAGTTCAACATTGTCGATATAAAGTGGTTTTCTTGCGGATACCGCGGCGTCTACCATGCGCGCTAATCTAACTTGATTAACGTGTAATTTAATATCGTTGATCAAAGAAACTCTTTCATTTCCAATTCTTACTAACATGTTTCGCCCAATCTTTCTTTTGCTACTGTGCAATATTCTTCACAAGTATCAATACCATAATATTCCCTATAAAGACCTTTAGCGGCCATACATGCTGCTCCGGTGCCACAAAATGGATCTAAAACAATGTCGCCTGGGTTTGTGCTGACTAAAATACACCTACGGCATAATTCCATTGGGAAGCTACAGGGATGAATTGTCTTTTCTGGATGATTATGCTTCACGTTACAAATACTCCAGACATCAGATGGATTTTTACCAAGGGGATTTCCTGATAGTTGACCCTTTTTTTCTCCCTTATAGTGCTTTTTATTAGGATACTTAGACGGAATCCTTACTGAGTCCAAATTAAAAATGTAATTATCTGACTTAGTAAAAAACAAAATGGTTTCGTATCTACCACTAAACCTATGTTTGCAGTGCAATCCGTGTCCAAAATGCCAGATGATTCTATTTCTTAGCTGAAAACCTTCTGCTTTAAACATATTATAAAAATAAATATCTAAAGGGAATATCTCGCCATTTTCTACAAAGTTCCCGACTTGCCAAAATATACTTCCAGTTTCATGTAATATCCTTTTAAGCTGCTTTATTATCGGAGGATAAAAAGAAAGGTACTCATCTAAAGTTTGTTTGACCTCATATTTTTTACCTGTGCAATATGGCGGTGATGTAATCACGCACTGCACTGCTTTATCTTTAAAAATAGGAAATGCTTTTTCGCACGAAGTATTGAGTATCATAGCACTATATTATCGTCAAATAGCAGTAAATACATTATGCCTGATAATCCTTGTCAATTTCCTTCAGATATCCCATCATTTATAACTGATCCGCTTCGTAATAAATGTAGTCCTGCTGATCCTTTAAACAGACCAAATCTAAATAACGTTCCATTCTTAGATTCAACTGAAGATGATTCATTAGGCAAAAGAGCAAATTGCTCGCCAATGCAGTCTGGTAAAATTATCAACGATACAAGTGACCCTGACCGTGGTGTGATTAATCGCTATCCTCAATCATTACGCGGTACAGATATGGCAATGAAGGATTTATTCTCCAGTATTATAGTTTTAGATGTAGAAGGCAAAGATCATACGGTGCCGATAATTTGGGGAACGCAAGAAAAGGCAGTGGCGGCAATTCTGCAAGCAAGTGTAAGAAAAGATAATTCTCTAATTGCCGATAGAATACCTTTGCCTATCATGTCAATTTATGCATCAGAGTATACCTTTGATGAAAAAAGATATACTTATGAAGAAGTTACTAGGTCATTTCCTAGGCCAGACGGCAAACCAGGGTCTACTGTTAATGAGCAGTTTGAGCGAGACACAGTTTTAAGTTTTTCTAGAGGTATTCCTCTTAACATCGGGTATACATTAACTGCTTGGACCACGTATATCGCTGATATGATGCAAATTTTAACACAAATTAAACTAATAATTCCTAAAATGACTTATATTAAGGTGTCTGGCGTACATTGGGAAATCCCGGTTACCATGACTAGTATAAGTAATAACTTAAACGTAGACGTGGGAGATACAGAGTTTCGTACAATTAAATACCAGTTTTCACTTATGGCAGAAACATACCTACCGCAACCTATTATTCGCAAGAAGGCAGTTCTTAAAACGGTAGTAGACATGGTAGATGCCGTAGATCCAAACGACATTAAGGCAGTAATTTCAACAGACATTAAATCAGTAGAGGAGCTAAAAAATTGCTAGAAATCACCAATAAAACCAAAGGGCCAATTCAAATTTTAGTTAAATCTACTCAAGGAAGTTATAATAAAAAGCAACAGGCGTGTGTTAATACTACTAGGGCCTTTAAATCACTTAACATCCCCGGCATAGGTGGTGGATTAAACGTTATTACTATTCCAGACGAAAAAATGACGGATCACATCAAGCAGCTTGAGGCCAAAAAATTAATTAAGATCAGGCATGTTTAGAATTTCATAGCACAAATCCTCTAAATACCTTTATCCCACATCAAGTTAATCTTCAACAAATTAAATAGCTCAAAACTACATACTCTATAGCACATTTATTGAGTTGGAGATAATATACACATGGCTCAAACAGGATTTCCAGATAGCAACACAATCAGTCCGCAAGTTATCGTGCGGGAAGTTGATAATTCTTTACTCCCGCCAACCACTAATCCTCATAACATTGGGTTGGTAGGCTTCGCATCCAAGGGTCCGATTAATCGGCCTACAGTTGTGACTTCGCGGGCTGACTTATACACAAAGTTTGGTCATCCTTACCCAGCGTCTGGCGACCCACACATGATTTATGCTGCCGAGATAGTTTTGCAAAACGCAAGCTCGGTAATATTAGTCAGAGTTGCAGATAACAACTCAGTATCGGGTGAATCAGCACAACTAGCTGGCGTAAGCGTTGACGCGGCCGGTGGCCAAGTCCAAATTCAGTCTAACACTGCTGGTTCATACGTTTTCGCAGTAGATTCATTTTTCAGATGGCGCTTAAACGGTATTCTGGCTTCTAAAACCATAGTTGCTCTAGCCGGAACTTATAATGTAAGTGAGCTAATGCTTAGCCTTAATTCACAACTAGTTCCACAAGACGGAATTGAATTTTATGTCAATGGCTCAAATAAAATTTCAGTTCAAACGACTTTCTCTTATGGGATAGGAGCATCACTAGAGTTAGTTTCTATTAAGAATTCAATGTATGGTCCAGCATCGGTTACCGGACTGGGAACCCTAATGACAGCAGCGTCACTTACTGGTACCGCAACAAAATACCCAAACAATGTTTACACAACTGATGGGGATTATGATTTTACAGGATTAACGGGTCTTAATCTACTGGTTGTAGTTGACGGAACAGACAGCACTGCTATTGACGGCATTGTTCAAGTAATTGATTTCTCTTCCATTGAAGGAATGGACAACGCTCTTACTGATATAGTTACGCTTATTAATGACGCAATAACCAACGGAGATATCCCAGGCGGCTTTACAGCAAGTGCCGTAAGCAACAGCTTAAAGCTAACTACTAATCATTCTGGTAGAGATGCTGCTATTCTCGTCAAATCTGCTAGCACAACCGATACAATTTTTGGTTTTTCTAACACAACTGCTTATGGAACCAGCCCAAGCGGAACATCCACAGATAACAACACTTATACTGATGGTATCGTCACTGGTAGCTCAAACTCCAGCGGTGATGTAACTTTCACGCTACAGGCTGACTCGCCAGGTATTGAGGGCAACCTAACATCCGTTACCATTGCGAACAACGCTAACGGTGACGGAACTTTCTCGTTTACAGTTTATACTAACGGAAATCAAGTTGAATCTTACGGCAATCTAACAAAAGATTCAACAAGTGATTTCTATATCGGCACATACCTTCCTCAGGTTAGTAATTATGTTACGGTCACGGACAATACGGCTGTCGCCGCGCTTCCACTACCAGGCACATATGATCTATCAGGCGGCACAGACGGTATTCCTGCTGATCCAGAAAATCAAGACCTTCTACTGATCGGGGACGCGGGAGCCGGAACAGGACTACAGTTATTCTCTGATGCAGATCAGGTTAACGTTGATCTTCTAGCAGTTCCTGGCCACACATCAACATCAATCGCGACCGCTCTTATTGCTGTTGCAGAGGGCAGAGATGACTGCATGGCCTTTGTTGATCCTCCATTCGGTCTATCACCAACAGAAATCGTCCAATGGCAAAACGGCGCTCACCCATTAAATGGTGACAGATTTGACAGCAAGTCTGCTGCATTGTTTTATCCTTGGTGCAAATACGCAGACTTAAGTAATGGCGTTGACGTATGGGTTCCCCCATCAGGTCCAGCACTTGGCACTTTTGCGTTTTCGGACAACGTCGGCAATGGTCCTTGGGACGCGGCTGCTGGTGAAACTAGAGGCCGAGTTGATTCCATTGAAGACGTGTTCTCATTCCCATCACTAACGGAACGAAACGCAATGTATGGCAATCAGAACGCGGTTAATCCAATCATCAACAGAAATGGTGTTGGCTTCGCTATCTGGGGAAACAAGACGCTACAGCGACTTCCAACAGCCTTGAACCGCATTAACGCGACCAGAATGTTGTTCTTCGCAAAGAAGCAAATACAAGCGCAAGCGGGCGTTCTACTGTTTGAACAGCATGACGCGAAACTTGAGACCAGATTTACAATAATTGCAACCGGAATTCTTACAAACATTCAGCTACAGTCAGGAATTAGCAAATTCTTCGTGCAGTGCGATAGTACGCTTAACACACCTGACGTAATTGACCGACATGAGTTACGTGCAAATATTGGAATTCAGCCAACCCCAACGGCAGAGTTTATTTTCACAACCATCACAGTAAATAGAACAGGTAGTTTTTAGTTTTAAAAATTTTTAAATTAGGAGAGTAAAATATGGCAGCACTAGGCGTGCCCGGTATGGGCATCGGTAGACTTGGTTCACCAGACGTAATCATTGCGAGGAAGTTTAGATTTGAAATGTCGGTCATTGCACCAGGTGGCGCAGTTGTTCCCCCGTCATTTGTTAGACTTGCTGGCTTACCCAATATTTCTATCGAACCCACGGAGCTTAATTACCTAAATGAAAAGACATGGATTTCAGGTAAGGCGAGCTGGGAACCAATTAGCGTAACTTACATTGACGCGGCTGTAAGCGATATGTTCCCCATGTTTTCGTGGCTTGCGTCGATCTATAATTTCACGAACGCTAGCAGAACGATGGGAAGCCGAGCATCTGACTATCAAGGCACCGCAATAATTTATCTTTACGATGGGTGCGGACAAATTTTACAGGAGTGGAGATTAGGTAATATGTGGCCAGAATCCATCAACTTTGGTGACGTAGATTATGCATCATCCGACACCGTAGACATTGAAATGACGATGAGATACAGCAACGTCGTATTCATATCTCATTGCCCAGGTTTTATTCCAGTTGGAACCTGTAGCCCATGTTCATGATGCGGCAACAAAAACTTTAGCAAATTTTGTGAAAAAGAGTAATAAATTTTTATATTTATTACTCTTTTTTTATTTGTATATTGCCGATTAGTACCTACATGGGTAGACGAAATACATACAATTTAGAACAAGTACAATCAATATTCAGCGATGCAGGATGTACTTTACTAGCTGACTTCTATGTAAACAGCTCTACGAATATGTGGTACATATGTACATGTGGCGAAGAATCTGAGATCACATTGAGGAATTTCTTAAGAGGCCAGCGTTGCTCAGAATGTGCTCAAAAGAAAAGAGAGACATCAAATAGAAGAACTTTAGAAGAAGCACAAAAAGTATTTTCTGATGGTGGCGGAAAACTACTCGCTACCGAATATGTTAATACTACAAAAAGCATGCCTTATATCTGCTCCTGCGGAAACCAATCATCCATAACACTTGGACATTTCCAACAAGGTCATAGGTGTAAAAAATGCGGGACTGAAAAAGGATCCGGCAAACAAAGATGTACTCTGGAGCACGCCCAACAATTTTTCTTAGACAACGGCTGCACTCTATTAGCTACGGAATATAAAAATTCCCAGACTAAAATGCCATACCTATGTTCTTGTGGCAATAAAGCCGAAATAAGACTAAATGATTTTAAACGAGGCTATCGTTGTAGAAAATGTGGTTTAAAAAGAGCCGGTGAAAAAACTAAAGGAGAAAATCACTGGACTTGGAACCCGGATAGAGAATCCGTAAAACTCAAAAGAACCATAATCAACCGTTACCGCAAGCTATTTCGCCACTTCTTTAATAAAATGAAGAATAGCGACAGTAGAAAAACCGCTGAAATTTTAGGATACACTAGACAAGATTTCGTGGATCATATAACCAATCATCCCAACTGGCCAAACGTCAAAAACGATAAATGGCACGTTGACCATATTTTTCCGGTTGTAGCATTTTTAGATATCGGTATATTTGATCCCAAAATAGTCAATGCCCTTGACAATATTCAGCCATTAAGCGCAAAAGATAACCTACTTAAACAAGATCATTATGATTACGATGCCTTCATAGATTATCTAAATAAGAACAATATTCAAATTCCCAAAGTAAAAATAGAAATCAACAAGATTACCGGCCCCATCACTCTGAAGTGTCAATAACGTCTTTAAATAGGATTTCCTGACACTTCATAAAAATATCTTCCAAGTCCTTGGACCTAAACGGCTTTTTAGAATGCTTAGACATCTCTCTTACGCAAGAGCTTTTATTGATTCTTCCCTTACGGGTATAGACAGCATGCTCTTGAAGAAGCATCATGTCTATAAAATCTTTCATACCATTATCAATCAACTTCTGAATTAACTCCTGAACTTCAATCTGGTTCAAATTCTTATCTATTCTTGGCATTCTTATCCTTCTTCGTTAGGATTATGGTCTTGTGGGTTGTACAGTCCGTCGCCTTTGTAATAATACTTCTGCTTGCCTTTAACATTTCTACTTATTATATTTTTATCTTTAGATTTCAAATGTTCTTGATACTTTAACTTTAGTTCATTGTATCCCTTGGCGCCTCTGAACAATTGTTTAAAATGGTTTAATATAATCTGTGTAAAAAAACTAAACGCTTTACCTTTGCTGCTGTCAAAATGATGTAATTTTTCAAATCCTATCATCACCCCTTCTTGCAAGGCATCGTCAACATCAATTAATTGAAATTTAAATCCTTTAAATAATCTTTCACTTAAAAGAAAAAAAGCTTTAGCAAGATTGGCTTTTGCCTCTTCAAATTCTTTCTTCTTTTTTTTCCTAGTTCTTGTTGCTGCACGAAATCTTTTTATAATTGCTTCAAATTCAGAATTCTTTAAGTACTCTACTGCCAAGTTATTATTCCTTAATTAGAGAAACCGTCAATTCTTTCGCTCAATTCTTACAATTACCAACTAGTATAGTACGGTTATGGAGCATAGAGTTAGATATTTATTAAAATACTGCAAATAATGAAAAAAATTACCTGTCAAATACTAACGCATAATAATGAAAAAACCATAGAAAGAGCAATAAAGTCCGTAAATATGGATGATATTGAAGTGTTGGTCGGAGATTTACGCAGCGAAGATGCCACTACGGAAATATGCAAAAATAATAATATTGCTGTTATAGATTTACATTTTCCTACTCGCAGCGATGCTAGAAACTACTTGGTATCACAATGCACTATGACTGATTGGCAAATGTATATTGAGCCTTATGAGTATGTAAAATCAGGAATAGAAAATATAAAATTAGAAAATGATTATGCTAGTTTTTTTATAGCTTATCAAAAAACATTTAGCAAGTCAGTTAGATTATGGAACAAGAAAAAAGATTATAAATTTATAAACCCTATATTTGAACATCTAGATGTTCCGGTTAAGAACACTATTGATTGTGTGGTTGCTGGCGGGGAAAGTGATTACTATGAATATAAAGATATAGCAAATGAATGGTGTCGTGAAAAACCATTGCTGCCTTCCGCTTATTATTATTCTGCGATGCTTTCACTATCGGATAAAAAATATAACGATTTTATCGCTATGTCGGATAAGTATTTATTTTTTGAGAAGGGCAAGCCGCTTTCTCTAGCAGTAATTCGGTATTGTAGAGCGCAAGTTTTTTATGATATGGATAGCCCCAAAAAGTCAGCCGAAGAAATTCAGGCATGTTTATCTTTAAAACAAGACATGGCCGAATACTGGTGCCACTTAGGAGATATATTTTACTTTAAGCTCTTTCGGTTTGAAAAAGCAAAAGAATGTTATGTTAATGCGATAACATATGGATCAAAAAGAGATATTAGAGACGAATATCCTATAGAAACATCAAAATATAAAGAATATCCAGCCGCGATGGTCGCTGCATGTGAATTAGATTTAGTTAATAAGAAAACTTATAACTACTGAGTAAACCCATTCTGGCAATTAGCGCCGGTTCTATAATCTAGGCACCCCTTACCAGCAGATACATATTGTCCATTTTCATTAAACGTTGTGACGTATGCTCTATCAAATCTTAGCTCCATGTCAATCGTAACAATTGCTGAGCTTTCCATATTTAACTCGCCAAAGTTAATTTCACGAGGCCATGCGCCATCTAACTGCCAACTTTCAAGGCAACACCCTTGTCCACTGTATAGGCTAAGATTAACTGTCTTCTTAAAATTTTGCGCAAACTGAGCAGAAACAAAGTTGTAGGATGCTTTTTGAGCATTATAAAATCTAACGACCCAATCAAAGACCATATTGTTCTTTAGATTGGTAGCTACATCATATACCTTAACTTTTAATGGCTTCCACTGAGCCTTAGTAGGCATGAAGATAGTTTCAGAAGTATGCTCAATCTCAATTTCTTTAAAACTTAAAGATGGTCTTTCAGATGCCAGTGGAGGAAGAACATTCACTGCGTTGCCTACAATGCCGCCAATTCCGCCCGAGTCATTGCCACCTTGTCCAACTTCAAGCATCCAGCGAAATTGTCGCTTTAATTCTATATCATTTCGATTTAATACAGGGCCAAGGCCCATTCCGGTACTCATACTATATTTAGGTTAGCGTGATTAGATTAATGTTTCTTAGTTCTTTTACTCAAAAATGACTTGGCCATAGCCACGTAATCGCCATTCATTTCAAAAGCGGTATAGTTTAATTTTAAATCATCACAAACCGCACCTTCAGACCCGCTTCCAAAGAACGGAATTAAAACGTTCCCGTCTTTAGGCATAGCGGCCTTTAATAATCGTTCTGTTAAATCATATGGTTTTTGAGTTGGATGTTGAATTATATCATCGGAAGTAAAATGCTTCATTTCTGTACCTGGAAAAGCCTCTTGTTTGCTCTTAGAGTAAAACCATCTTTCGCTTTTGCCCTTTCCTCCTGCTAACGCACCGCATTCAATCACGTCATCAATTCTTAGAACATCACGCGGCATTGCGCCTTTTTCATTGGCCGTGTAAATAGTTCCTTCTGATGTACCAAATCTCCCCTTAGTGTTTTTTCTAACTTTACCAGCAGCGTTTTTAAGAAATATATCTGTATATGGCTCGCGTACATTATCTAAATTAAAAACACGTTGGTCCTTGTCCTTCCAAAAACATATAATGCTTTCATGGCTTCTATTAAACCATTTGCAGCGGGGGACTGTCTTATTGGTGTAAAACCATGTTAGCCAACGGACATTGCTAACCGGCAGCATAACAGAAATATGAGCAAGGATTTCATCAAAGCCATAAATGTACATGGTGCCAGATTGCTTGAGACACCGCACGGATTCATCTAGCCATTTTTTACTCCATACCAAGTAATCTTCAAAGCTCAAATCATCCTTGTTGTTGCCAAAGTCTTTCCCAATATTGTACGGAGGATCTGTTAAAACAATATCAAAGGATTCATCGGCCAAATTCTTGAATCCTTTTAGTGCATCTATGTGTAGAATTTCACTCATACATATTAATCGGCTTAAACCGGCATAGAAATTAACATATTCACCACAACCGTTATTTGGTCTTCATATCTTGCCATTGTGAGTTGTTTGCGACCCGGTGGTAAGCGCCTTAGTTTTTCGTCTAGTTCTGAAACGCTACAATTAATTACATTCCATAATTCTTCTACTTTTGGCTGAACATTATTATATGCAACTATAATTTTACCAGGAAAGTATTTTTCCAGTCTGCCTTTTTCCTTCATGATCTTATCTAGTAATGGAGCATGACATGGGCAAGATGGATTGTGAATAAACTCATTAATCTCGCCTTGATATTCTTGGAACAGCTCTCTAAATCTAAAATCAGATTTAAGAGCTTGTTTTACATCTTGTGTAGTTAGATATTTCAGGGTTTTGCCCACCATTTCTCTAATTTATTAACAACATAAAATCCCACTACCGCACACAAAGATCCGGCCCATCCAGCAATAACAGACATAAAAAACATACCGCAGTAAGACAAATTATGGGGAACTATATCAAATCCCAAAGATAGCAAGGATATAATAAAACCAGACCAAAACCCGCTGCACTGATAGCAATTAGTCATGTAATCAATTTTAGCTATAATAACAGATTTTTCTGCTCTAGCATGAAGCCATGCCTTTAATCCACTAAACAATTCACTTTCCACAATAATGTTGGTAAGCCCGACTACGGCTAAGACAAATAATACTAGATTCATGCTACCTCCAAAAAGTTAAAAAAACTTGTTCTTTGTTTCTATACATAGCGAAATCTCGGGTCGGGAACTTATTTTCTGTGAAATAATCGCTCAAATCATCAATAGATACTTTATCGTCATAAGTCAAATTTTTACTTATTCGTTCCACATCCACCACATCATTAAAATAGTTAGATAGTATTTTTTTATGCTTGTCATTAAGCAGATTTAAAAACTGAATTAGAGACTCTTGTTTCTCTAAATTCTTATTATAAGTCCTGCTTAATTTCCATGTTTTAATTACTTTACTAAAGTCATCATCCAACAATTTCAATAATTCATGATTAAGTAAGATTTTTTCTTCTATGTTTGACAAATTAATAATCATTAACTAATTTAGTTTAAGAAAGATAAACTCATATGCCTATCGAAACATTTAAACCACAAATCCCATCAAGTAGCGTGCCTAACTTTGAGGCTATACAGAATTTTCAAAAGTCACTTTCATCAGTAGACAGTCATGCTGGGGGCATGCCAAAAATGTCGGGAAATATTCCCCCTCAGGTTCGTGAACTAATGGACATGGCTAATCAAGGCCAGCCACAGCCAACTTCTGGACTAAGTGTAGAGCAGGCTGCACAAGCTGGAATCAGTCCGCAAATGGCCGGAATGGTAGGAACAACTAAGCTTCAAGAACTACTGGCTGGTGCTCAAAAATATACACATAAATACGAAAAAATTACACTGCCGTCTCTAGGGCGATTTTATAATGGGACAGATGGTCCGACCGATGGCGTTCTAAACATTCGCTCTATGACCGGTGACGAAGAAGACATTCTAGCAAATCCAAGAATCGCACGAAAAGGATCAGCCTTATCAGAGATTTTCACAAGATGTCTTAGAGAAAAGTATAACACAGATAATTTCCTACAGGAAGATCGTTATTACTTGATGATATTCTTACGCGGTATTTCTTTAGGCGTGGACTGGGATGCAGAAATGACCTGTGCCGTTTGTAGTGAAAAATTTCCAACAACTATTGACCTTGATCAAGACGTTCAGCTTACAATGTGTCCAGATAATTTTACTGCCGCGTCTTTAAATGAAGTTCTGCCAGTAACTGGATATAAATTTACATATCGTTTTCCTAGAATTTCAGATGAACTATCTATTGCTAGCTATAAAAGCCGCAAAATGCAAGGATTCGGGAATGCTGCGGGAACCGATACAGTGACATTCAAGCTATCATTGTACATCCAAGATATTGAAGGTATAAATGATCAGGTTAGTATTCATACATTAATCAAAAATCTGCCCGCTAATGATTTTAATTTCATTAGAGATTTAGTGTTCACCCCCCCATTTGGAGTTAATACTAAGGTTAAAGTTCAATGCCCATTATGTACATCAGATTTTGAATCTGATTTGCCATTGGATTTAAGTTTTTTCTTCCCAAAGGGGAAGAAGATGACTCCGCTAGCATAAGCTTGATGTATGAGCTTCTTGATGAAATGCTATTCTTCTCCTCTAATTTACATATACAGCCGAGCGAAATGATGTTTTTGCCGATTTATAAGAGAAAATATCTAATCAAGAAATTCATTGACCAAGAAGAAAAGAAAATCGCAGCCATGAATAAGAAGTAACCATAGTAAATATGGTATGGCTACAAAAGAGCGTAATCAAAATCTGGTAATCGGCGACACAGTTGAATTAAGAATTTTTGTTTTCAACTCAAACCAATATACTAATCTTAAGTCAATTGAAGCGGTAAAGGTTTACTACTTAGACCCAACCGCTATTTCGGATATTAATCCGGATGGACGCACACTATTCGCATCTTTAGACGTTAATACCATATCTCTTGACGACACAGGAAAATACTCTATCCCTTTGGCCATCACCACACCACAATTCGTTATCGGTGATTACATTGATCAATGGAGCGTTATTTACGATGACACTAGTAATTGTCCTGCTACCATAGAAAACAACTTTACTGTTTATCCAAATTTATGGGTGGTTGCCGACAAACCTCTTGTCTATGATTTTGACTTCAGGTTTTCGCCTAATAGAATTACTAAAGGCTCAGTTAAGTATGTTACAGTAGAAATTAAGCCAAATGTCCCAAAAGGCACCATATTAGAGCAGTATTACGAAAATTTGGCAATCGTATCAGATATAACGATTACAATTGTACAAAGATGCGGAAAATGTATTCCAAGAGAAGAAGACTTAAGAACTGTAGTTGACAGCGCAGCTATGACATTCAAAGATAGAAATACAGGATATTACTTATTGGACACAACTGAAATGGATTGCGGCATTTATGATGTAAGTTTTACTATGGTTTTTGGTGATACTACTCAAAAAAGCAAGCGTGGACCACTAGAGATTTTCGTCTAATCTGCAATAATTCGCTTATTCCCGTCATAATCTACTTTTATCTGACTAATTGCAATGTCATTTTTAATCCAGTAGCATTCATCTGCCGCTTCGCACATAAGTTCTAAAACCACTCCTCTATGCACTACACTCACCTCGCAGGTCTTTTCTTTTTTGTTGTACAGAGGGCAATTTCCGCAAATTTGTTTCATGTGCTATAATAGTAATGACGATTATATTATCATGATTATCTCCATATCTGCCAGATGCAAAGCTGGCAAAACAACCCTCGCAGACCAGTTAGTCCCACTCGGCTATAAAAAAATTAGTTTCGCCGATAAACTAAAATCCTTAGTCAGTGAACTCTATAAGCTAAATCCTAAGGATTTAACAGATGTAGTGAAAAAGGAACAGAAGTTAGCTCAACCGTTAATATGGAACAAGGTAACGGCAGATAAATTAGCTAAAATGGTCAAAGCAACAAAATCCCTTTATCATGAAGATAAAACGTTTAATAGTATCAGAGATGCCATGCAAATTATAGGCACCGAAATACTCCGTAAATACGATAATAATTTTCATGTCAAGGAATTTGCCAAACAAATTAATGATAAAGACTTATGGACGTGTGATGATGCTAGATTTGTCAATGAACATGAAACGCTTAAAGAGCTAGGAGCCATGTGTTTATTCGTAATACGGCCGGATTTTGATATCTATTATAACCACGACAGCGAAACAAACTTAAAGCGAAGTCAATTTGAATACGTTATTGTCAATAACGGTACTAAAGGAAAATTTATTAAAACGTTTAATAAATTGATAAATGGAATAGGCAAATTTGATCTATGTCGCAAGGATATACTGACCGTCCTAGAAGCAACAAAATTTAATATAACCGCAGCGGCTAAGATACTTGGCTATTCGGTTAAGTACGTCAAAGCAATGAAAGATGCATATTTAATTAATGAACCAGATACAGAATATAACGGATTATTTCTAACAAAGACAGAAGAATCTACAAAATGGTTTCAGGAAGTAATTAAAGATGGCAAAATTACTAAATCACATGGCAAAAAACAATTTAGCATTGTTCTATCCGACAAAGTTAAAAAATTCAAAGACGCTATAGAATGTGAAAACTTAACAACAGATGAACTAGTCATTAGGTCTCCATACTTCATAGATGATCTAAAGCTTTGGGATTACGCCTGATTATCCGCAACTTCAATTAATAGGTTTGCGATACCTTTTTCTGTTTTTACAACAAACTTCCATCCCTTCACCAAGCAATAGGCTTCGCAGGCTTCCCATTTCGCCCTGTTTTGCTTTGAGCTGGTTTGCTTACTAGGCTTAACCTCCCATATCTCTGTGGAATTATCTGCAAAATTTACTTGTATGTCTGGATAATACTTCCTGTTCTTAGAGCCAAAAAAATAGCCGACATAAAATGGCTCTACTTGATAAGATACAACTCTGGGCAACTGTTCTAGGCATTCATATATCTTTTTTTCATAAGATGATCGGTAATGCATTGCAGCCCCATGATTCTTGATCGATATTAAATATCCCTCCTCAAACTGCATTTTCTTTCTCTTCTTGCTGCCAAAATCGCGCCATACCATAACTTTCATTTGCATATCATGTGGTATTTTATCAGCAGGATGACAAATTTTAAAGTGCGAACGAATATCTCTTACCGGTGCTCCGCACCGTGCCAGAGGGCATTTAATCCATTCTCGGCCTTCTTCATGCTCACTTATAATGTGTTCTTTATAATCAGCGAACTCATTAAAGTTAAATGCCACACCACAACAGAAGCAAGTATATTTTCTTTTACTATCATTCTCAAAGGGTAGCGTCATACAATATATATCATATGGGATTTAAACAGTTTTTATATGAGAGCATGCTTGGCACTTTTCAAAAAAAGCTACAAGTATCGCCATCTGACTTTTTAAGACAATTTATTGTAATCAACCCACCAATGAAACTTAAGAGCGCAAATGGAGAGATAGATGAAATTAAATCTCCTACTAGATTCAAAATAATTGGTTATGGTAAAAACTTTTTAAGAATTAAGGACTTAGGGTTTGGACATTTCCCATATGAAGAAAAGAGTTCAAATGCTGGAAAAATCTACACAATAACCGGCAGTAATATGGACTTATTCTTAAAGCCTCCACCAGGAATGTCAGATAGCGGAGGTGGTATGGGAGGTATGGGGGGTATGTCAAGTGGAGGATTAGGCGGATTAGGTGGAAATTCACCGCCACTACGATAAAATTTGATCTGATCACACTAAATAATTTAAGTCTAACATTTTATAGGAAATAAACAGAATGGCAAATACAATTCTAAGCAATCCTCGCGGCATGCTACCAAATAACATTCTCCATAACGGCGGATTTGATGTATGGCAGCGCGGAACTACACTAGGCGGCACGCAAACTGGTGTAACAACCGGTACTACAAGCACCGCAGTAAGCACTCTAACAAACGTCGTGGCGACCGTTCGTCCTGGCATGACAGTTACCGGAACTACTGTGAGCACTGGTAAAACAGTCTCATCCTTAACATCTAATACAGCTATCGTTCTAAACAGCTCTACTGGCACTACGCTGTCATCTGCTGCTGCCACAGTTGCATTCGGCAACCCAACAGACACTTACATTGCTGACCGTTGGTATGTTCTTACGCAGACAACCGGTGTTGCTGCTGCACGAACAACTGGAGATGCCGCAGAGTACGGCTGCTTAGTCACACAGAACGCAATCGGAACAGGCGCAAATCAGCGATTTGGTGTCGCTCAGATTGTTGAGAACAAAGATACCGTTGACATGCGCGGTAACTACGTTACGTTTCAGTGCCGCTTCCAAGCTACAAATCTTCAGCCAGTTCGCGCTGCCATCCTTGAGTGGACAGGCACTGCTGACGCGGCCACTTCTGCTTTCGTTAATACTTGGACTTCAGCTAGCTATACTTCCGGCGGATTTTTCTCTGGAACTACACTAACTGTCACCGCTGTTTCTGCCGCAGTAACCCCAACGGCCGTAAATACATGGACCGATCTAATCGTTGGTGGACAAGTCGGTGCAACAGCCAATAACCTAATGGTGTTCGTTTGGACACAGGACACTGCTGCAACTGGATTTGCCATGAAGGTTACTCAGGCTGGACTATTTAATTCACCGGTTGAAGTTAACTGGTATCCTCGCCCTCACTTCGCCGAACTATCAATGTGCAAGCGATTCTTTGAACGATTTGGTGTAACAGCCGCAAGCCAAGTGTATGCTGCCGGTTATGCTAACTCAACCACAGTTGCTAGAATTATACTACCATATTCGCATAAAATCGCCGCTGGAACGGTTGCGTTCCAAGGCTTAGTTGCTGATATGACAGTTCAAACAGATGCGTCAGCTTCGGCTGCTGCAACAGCAGTAAGCGGCTCGGCCGGCAGTCAAACTGCTGCGCTAATTGCCGTCACAGTAGCTTCCGGACTCACAACGGGTCACGGCGCTCATCTTGCTGACAGCGGTAACGCTACCAGCGCTGCCCTTGAAGTAAGTGCGGACCTATAATAAGTAAATTGTTAGAATTAAAACAGCCGTGTAAATTTACACGGCTGTTTTTTTATGTCTATATCCAAAATCCGAATCAACCGTTTCATATATACCTTGTATGAAGTTTTCTGAATGGTTAGATAAAAAGTTAAAAGAAGATGCAGGAGCTGCTCCTGCCGGCGTTTCTGCCGGGACAACTACTACGGCCGCGATTGCAACATTCCCAAGACCCGCAATGTTTGTCGCTAGGGGAGACTTTTTCCCTAGAAAACATAAAAAAAAAGTTTAAAGGAAGACGTTCTCCCAAACGCTCCTAGTATAACTACTTCTATTTCGGGCTCTAGAAATTCTACAAAAAAGACTCCATTAGATTTTACAACCGGCCCTATTAACGTTTATTTCGGCATGGACGGCAAGGCGATGGGAAGTGATGCAGACAAACTAGGGCCAATTCTTAGTAAAACTTCGGGACATCTTACGGTTAAAAAAATGATTGTTCCTACAAATTTAAGCATTGCTGGTAAAACGTCTGATGAAATTGACGCCTTACACGAATATCATGACAATGATAGAGTTAATCAAATTAGAAGTATCGTTGATAGCGAACAATTTGCTATGTTTTTTGTGTGGAAGGGCGATATTTACGGAGCTGGAGACAACAGTAGAGTAATTTACGCAAATATGATTAATCCTAGTCCAGATATGATGAAGTATAAGCACTTTTTTGCAGCTAATTTAAACGGACTATTTCACGGCAAAACATATCAAAGAATTTTTGATAAAGCTAGCCTAGATGATATCCAAATTGTTAGTAAAGAATACGTTCTAAAGAAGCTAATCAATGCAAGAGAATAAAAATTATATCGTCCATTGCCATTATTGTGGATTTAAAGAAGTGCATCAGAATATTGACAGCTTTACTAAAGCGGATGGATGCGAAACTTGTAATGGCAAAAAGGTCAAATGCCCTAAATGTGGCAGGCCATGTCCTGTTTATACAGTTTAAACCCCGCCCCAAGCATCTAAAGGGTCATCAAACATAGCTATTTTCTTGTTTAACAGCATGGCTTTAATATCCTGTTGAGTTAGCTGTTCTGTAACACCGCTCTCTACAAGGCGCTCTAGCGATTCTTTAACCGATATATACGAAGGACACACCAAGTTGTTATGCCAACAGTATTTGCTCATTTCAACATAAACAACTTCTAAATCCATTAGACTTTCAGTTTGGAGAATATCATACGTAAGTTTATGTAAATTATCAGTAGGAGCAATACTATTTTTGGTTTTGATGTAATGCGTGTTCATGCTGAATATATATTAGTAACATGCCCAACTGTACTGATAACTTATTTTACATTGCAATGCCATCTAGTAGTAATACGGCCAAATGCCCTAGTGATATAGAAATGGAGTTCGGACCAGGGTGCGTAGGTAGTCCAGTTCCTTGTCCTACAAATATTACAGCAAGACCAAACCGAGATAAGGTAAGGGAGCAAATTAAAGATTACGTGCTCTTAATGCTTGGAGCGCCAGTAATTCGTATTGAGTTGAGCGATCAGCAGTTAGATTTAGCTGTTGATGAGTCTCTAAGAATCGTAGAAGAATGGGCACCAAGAGAGTTTTTCCAATATTACGTCTTTCAGACGATGCCTGGCAAATCAGTATATGAGCTTCCAGCGGACATAGGATTTGTTAGAAATGTATTTTTTAGACAACTAAGCAATCCATCTAATACATCTACAGATTTGGGGGGATCGGTACCTTTAGAATTTATGTATGGATCTTATAGTACGTTCGGGTTTCTTACACCACAGTTCCCTGTTTGGGGTAATACTAGCGAATGGGTGTTATATAAGCAATACGAACAAATGTATAATAGAGTTAGCTCTTCTATAGGTTCTTGGGAATTTATAGGAGATCAAGGGCACCTCAAGATATATCCGATTCCTTGCCATACTCAACAAGTCATAGTTCATTACATTCAAAAATGTAAAGACTGGAGAGAAGTACAAATTTCTATGCAAGAAGGAGCACTGGCTTTTGCTCAGATTATGCTAGGAAGAATTTGGTCCAAGTTTCCAAGCCCACCAGGCCCTAATGGCGGCATGATGTTAAACGGACAATCTATGCTTCAAGAAGGTATAGAGGCGAAAAGAGCATGGGAAGAAAGATTGATGAATCGCTTCGGTGATATTATGGGCGTATTCGTGGGCTAAAGATTAAAAATCCATCTTTTCTTACCACAATCCCATATCCTGGCAAAGCCATTTTCCAAAGCAAACTCGTGCTCTGTTTTATCTTTAGGGCATCCAGTTAAAAGCTTTCTCTGCGATTGCTTGCTTGTTCTTCCAGGTCTAACATTGTGTAAGTTTACATAACTATAATCGGGAGGAAGCTTCTTATCTAAATCAAATCCCAAAATATCATACACCTTACCATCACTCCATCTATTGTCACTCCATGTGACAATAGATTTATAACTATTATTAACAGCCCATGTTGCGCACTGTTTAAATAACTTACTGGCTCCACCAACTACTTGAATGCCGTTCTTAAAACACATTCTGTCTAGTACAATAACATCCTTAATTGTATTTCGTGGGTGATAACCTAAAGACATAACGCCCATTAATTCTTGATCATAAAATAAGCCGAAGCAAACTATCGCCCTTTTGTTAGAGCCTTGTATGTGATTTGCTTCACAAAAATCTCTTAGTTGTTTTTTATCAATAAGAGATACAGAGCATTTTCTAGCATACAAGCGAATATCATAAATGCCAAGTATTCCTTTTAATATATCTTTGCATTTATTTTTATTAAGAGTCCACTCATCCTCAAAAATAGTAATCAAAGAAACTCCGTTTTCATTACATGCCTTATATTTACGATAATGATATCGGCTATCTCTCGGAGTAGGGGAAACTTCATTATGCCAAAATAATCCACAATATTCAATGCCCAATTTTAAATCATCATTAAATAAATCAATTTGCTTCTTCTTTAAGACACTGTAATCACTTTTAAAGACTAATCCCAGTGCTTGGAGCCAATCCTGTATTTCCTTTTGTGCTTTTCCATAAACTTGATTTTCTTCTAAACATAAAGGATTAGGAACGCCATACTTTTCCATACATGTTTTAATGTACCTTTGTTTAGATTCTTCGCTCATCGCATAATTAGTAAAACCATACCTTTCTAGACAGGTTTTCTTCATCTTCTCTTGTACTTCTGGAAGTTGGTGGGTATGCTCTACCCCATACTTTTCTAATGAACTGGCTTTTCTTTTTTCCCAATACTCATCGGTTTGAGTATAATTTTTCACCCCGTATTTTTCAATACATGTTTCGTCTCTTTTTGCCAGAACATCTGGGTGCTGCATAGGTGAGTCCGTGCCATATTTTTCTTGGCTTGATTCTTTAGACTTATTTTTAAATTCATCAGTCTGGAAATAATTTTCTGTACCATACTTCTCAAGGCAAGTTTTTTCAATCTTTTTTCTAATCTCTGGCGATTTAAGCGGACTATCTACACCAAAATTTTCTATTAGAGTTTCTTTCCTTTTTTCTTTAAATTTATCAGTTTCAAAATAAGATCCACAGCCAAATTTTTCTATGTTAGATTGTTTTATCCTATCTTTAACTTCTTGAGATTGGCCTGGGCTTTTAGTACCGTATCTAAACATAGATACGTCTTCTTTTTTCTTCTGCGTACACGGTTTGTCTCCGCAACTATCCTTATTTACATACGCAACTGAGCGCTCTCTATACTTCTTATCACGCTCAAATACCTTCCCGCAATAATCACACTCGTACTGAATATAATTACTGGCCTTATATTCAGCATATGGCTTACTTAATAAATCTTCTCTTATCATCCCTCACTCCCAACTAACTTTCAAACATGGCCAATAACGAACACGAACGTAATCATCGCCTTGTCCTCCATCGCCGTCAATCTTATAATCTTTGTAACTATAATTTCCCAAAATATTTTCAAACTTATATTCGGTTTCGGATTTAAACTCTTCTTTAACTAATTCGGCGACCAACTCACTATACTCCGTCCATCCTTTATCCGATTGATCTATAATTAATTCTACACTTTTATCGCCCTTAGCTGCCGCTGAAATAATTAAATCAGGCAACTTCGCTGCTCTAAGGGGAGCATCTTTACTGGCCGATATAATTATTTCCTGCCTTGCTAACTCAACCGCAAGTTTCTGCTCGTCTAATTTACGTTGTTTTTCTTCTGCTTCTTTGCGAATTGCATCTTGTCTAATCGTATCCAACTGTTCTTTTGTTGGTAGCGTCATATTATTACCTTTCTAATTCATCAATTTCATAACCAATTTCATAATACTTGATAACATATCTTCCCCGAGTTTTACTAAAAGCTATTTCTGTCCTAATTAACTGGCCATAATGGCCGCCGTACCGCTCAATATGCTCGGTAATTCTACTCATTTCAGTTTCAGGATATACCGCATCCGCTGCTATCTTCAGGCCCCATATGCTGCCGCCAATAACGGCTATAAGGGAAAGACGCACAAACCAGCCAAAGAAAAACTCCGTCCATGAGTTGGGTTTAGGCCATTTATTTCTCATACAGTACTTTATCGTCATAAAACCATAAATACATTATGAAAACATTCCAACAACACCTACAAGAAGCCGATTTTCAGATTCCTCCCCCGCCTAGGCCCCGTCAACCCAGTAACGACCAAGATTTTTGGAATGTCAATCTTATGTCCTCCCAAACCGGAATACAACTTAGGAAGAAAGCAAAAAACGCACTACAGGAACTTACTGACGCTTTACGTATTGCTGGTAGCAATGGGCATGTTAGCCCGGTTACAATCGCTTTACTACAGGAAATTATAGAAAAAATTAAGAGCAATAAAGAATTATCATGAATTTCCGAACGTTTTTAGAATCAGCTACGCCCTTCTATGTACATCTTCTAAAAATTAGAGGATTTACTTCTGGCCACCATGGATATGGAGACATGCCAGAAGTTCCTGCCAAAGACCCGCGTACAGTAGCTAAATGGGAATGGTATGTTAAAAATCCTAAAACATGGGAATTACTAAAGGGCAAGCAAATCATTCTTAGAGATACGTCTTGGGGCAGTTATCATGAAAGATCATGCCAAGTTGATCTATATGCAGAAATGGACTCGGACGCATACACGCAATTAGAAGAACTTGAAGCTGCAATCTATGGAATGGACACCAAAGAGGACCGGAATGACCCTGACATAAAATTTACGTTCACTAATTATCAAGATATGGTAAGAAGGGTCAAAGATGAAGTTGGAACCAGTAATCCGCTAGACTTCCAAGACCATGAATCTAGTGAAGATTACTGGAAACGAATGGTACAGGGAAAAACTATGGGAATGGACCGGGACTGGGACGGCGACTAGCCTTCTTCTAGTGTCATATTATCATCCTAATTTAGAAGCTGCCAACCAATGTTGCTTGCTATAGTAAACATGAGCGCGGCATAAAGGCCAAATAAGGCGGCAAAAATAATGATCATAACAGCAGCTAATTTTAAAAATGTTTTCATACGATGTCTCCTTAATAATACTTTATCGTATGATTAAGACAGGGACTTTAACTACATCTTTCCCATATCTACTTTTTTCTTCTTGTACGGCATTTTAAAATTATCGGCAGCAGCGTTTTCTTGCCACTTCCCAAAATCTATAGTCATGTTCTGATTTTCTTCCGTCCATTTAATGACTAGCTTTCTGGGTGTAATCCACTCGCTACTTATAAGCAAAGAGCCATCTGTAGCATAAATGTAAGTTCCAACTACGGATAATCTTGCTTTATCAATCATAACTGCTTTAACAACTTTACGATTTAAGTTAATTACTACGTCTTTATAAACCTTAATATACTTTTCATCTTCTTTAAATTTATCTCCACTAACTTCTTGATATCCTAGGGACTCCATAATCCAAATAGGGTTGAACGGAGTTTTTAATCTTGTCTTATTATAATCTTCGTGCTTGGCCCAATAAAGAGTATTTTTATCATACTGCTTACTCCAGAACCAAAAGTTATCTGCATTTGAGCCGATGTCTAAATTACAATTTACTATTCCGTAGAACAACATTCTAAAGTTGTTTTCTTTTTTATAAAACAATTCTGCTGAGACATTCATTCCATCAACCTGAACTTCAGCTTCGGCAACTATAGAATTAACTTGTTTACTTTTTTCATTTGTTGCTTTAATTATATCTTCGATATGAGTGTCAACAACCTGCTCAACTACTGGTTCTATAAAAGGAATTTCTGGAACTATGGCTTTTGGTTGTTCTGAATGAGTCCAAAACCAAATCCCCGCAAAAATTACAACTAACAAAATAAAGTATTTTATCATTTTCCTAATGATCTCCTGATTGCTTCTCTTTGTAACCTTTCAATTCTTCTTCTATCTGGCGTCATCTGATTGTCCGCAGACTGAGCGCTAACCTGTGGATTCGGTGGACGAGGAGGAGAAACAAAACTTTGGTTGCTCTGACTGGAGACAACTCTTTTGTTTAAATTAAAAGGCTTATTATTTTTATTACAACCGCAAATGGCACTAATCTCCTACAGAAATAACTTTCTAACTTTTGGTTTTGGCTCTTCCCCTGGTTTGTCTTCTTTCTTTTCTTGCTGTGAACGCACTATCCTAGGCTCAACTTCGGCTTGAGATTTTATTACTCTAACTGGATTTCCCCCTTTGCATCCGCACATACTATTATATACCGGCGAGATATAAGACAAATTATGCTTCAAGAATTAGTGGCGCAAGTTAATGATAAAGCGGTTGGATTCTTTAATTCTGAAGAATATGAAGATGCCTACCATTTATTCGGCGAAGTCCTAAAAGTAGAGCCAGAAAACCATATCGCTTTGCACTTTACTGCGATGCTCTTACACAAAGCCGCTAGGTATGATGAATCAATTAAAATATTTGATGATTTAATACAAAGGTTTCCAGATGATTTTCACCTTCACAATAACTTAGGGATGGTCTACTTGGATGCTTGCTGCACTGACGACGCTATTAAATGTTTTGAATTAGCAATTATAGCCAATCCTAAATCAGATGTACCTAAAGTTAACTTAGGATTGGCCTATGAAATTAAACAAGATTATGCTACGGCTATTAAGTATTTTAAAGAAGTAAAGCAAACTAGTATCGTACTTACAAGCATCGGCCATGCCTATAGTTGCTTGAATGATATAGATAACGCAATAAAATACTGCGGCGATGCGATAGCTGTTGACGACCTTCCAAAAGCGCACTTTAACTTAGGAATACTTTATGGGTTATTAGGTGAATGGAAAAAATGTTTTGCTGAAATGGAATGGAAGTGGAAATACTTTACTCATATTAGTCCGATAACAGGACGACCAAAATGGAATGGAGAAAGCCTAAATGGCAAAAGAATTCTCATTTATTCAGAGCAAGCGTCTGGAGATTTAATTCAATTCTGTAGATACGCAGCTAAGTTAAAAGAACTTGGCGCACATACCATCTTAGAATGCTCCGGCAATTTAATAGATTTGCTTAAAACCTGTGATGGAGTTGACGAGGTGCGAGACAAAAAAAACAGACAATACGATTTTGACTATCACGTATCAGCGCTATCCTTGCCGCATTATTTCGGCATAGACACAAAACAAAATTACCTGTCCGCACCGCCAAGTGTATTAGATTGGAATAAGTATAAAAACAATTTTAAAATAGGCTTAACATGGGCGGGTAGTCCAGCGCATCAAAATGATCATAATCGTTCTTTAAATTGTTTATATTTCAAAGAAATATGTAAAATCCCTAACGTAAAAGTCTTCAGTTTACAGAAAGACTTATACTCTCGCTTCTGGCCACGAAGAGGAATGGCCGAACTTAGCGCAGGCGTAGCGGATCTAAGCATCGTGAATGTTCAAGATCATATGAAAGATTTTTACACAACCGCAGGGGTAATACAAGAAATGGATTTAATCATTTCTTGTGATTCGGCTGTAGCTCATGTAGCAGGAGCACTAGGAAAGCCAACCTGGCTATTGCTACCTTTCCATCCAGACTGGCGATGGAGCCTTGGTAAGGATCGCACTATATGGTACGATTCTTTTAAATTGTTTAGGCAACGAAGTATAGGTGTATGGGATGATGTAGTGAATGAATTATCACAAAACCTGATTGATCTTCTCAAGCATAGCGTTTAATTCATTCTTGTTTTGCTCATCTTTTTGTTGTTCTGATTTTATTTTCTTTATTTCATTATCATACCATTCTTTACTCCCGCAATTACCATAAAGGCACCAAACGCCAGCACCGCCAGGAAACTCTATCGCACGACCGCCCTCTCTGTGTAGTCTTCCATTAAAATAATACTCAGTGGCACCAGTAGATGCAATTCTGCTGAAGAATCCCACTTGCGGAACTTCTTTTTTACAAGGATTAAGAGTTAAATTAAACTCTTCCTCTGATAATTGCTGACCATTAATATACCATTCATGAAATCCCTGTGTGCACTCTAATGCAGGCCCATCTTCACGATGAAGCTTCCCATGTCGCCACCAACTTTTAGTACCGTCTAACTGCTCTATCGCAGGACCGTCTTCACGATGAAGCACATTGCGCAATCGCCACTCTTTATTGCCTAACGCAGAAATTTTCAATGTAGGCTTTTCTTCACTAACTATTAGCGGTCCATTACTTTTTCTTTTCGGCCTTGTTTTAATTCTTGCTCTAAACTGATCTTCTGTTAACAACTTACCATTTAAATACCAATTTTTGGTTACAATGACATTGTTCCAAGTGGACTGAATAGCTGGGCCGTCTTCTCTATGAAGCACTCCATATTGGTACCAACTTTTAGTGCCATCAATCTTTTCAACCGCTGGACCATCTACCCTATGCATAAGACCTTTGACCCACCACTGTTTATCCCCACAAACAAATATAACAGCAGGGCCGTCTTCTCTATGCCTTAACCCTTTTTGCCACCATTCTTCGTGGCCTGCTTTACTGATAAATGCGGGGCCGTTTATCCTATGAAGTTCATCATGCAACCGCCATTCCCTAGTTCCATCTATTTTTAAAATATGCGTTGGAGTCAAAGTCCAGTCTAAATATTTGGGTTCCTTTTTTCTTAACTTAAACTCTGACTCGGTTAACTTCTCTCCGTTTATCCACCACTCTTTAGCGCATCCATTACGCTCAATAGCGGGACCGTCTAGCCTGTGCTCTCTGCCAAATGACCACCACTCTTTTCCTCCATCGGCATAAATTAAGGCTGGCCCATCTAGCCTGTGAAGACTGCCATGTAAGTACCATGATTGCTCGCCATTCGCTAATAAAACAGCAGGACCACGTTTTCTATGAAGTTGTCCATTTAAAAACCATCTTTTTTCACCGCTCTTAGATGCATAGCATATCGGCATCTTCTGAATTACTTTTTTAATCTCTTCAACTGCTATCCTTTGGACAAGCAGTTGGCTACTACTATGGGCGAAATAGCTATCTACATCCTTAGACAATTTTGCGTGCTTTGCAAGGATAATATTATCTTTAATAGCTTGTACCATCGCACGAACATCGGCTAGCTTACCTTTTATGGACATGATTTTGCCTCTGTGATAACTTTGCTTGTTAATACATTAAATTCATTTTCTTGGAACTGTTTTCCACTGACCCACCATTCTTTATATCCATCTGGCTGCTCTATAGCTGGACCAGATAAATTATGAAAAAATCCATCCATATACCATGCCTTATAGCCATTTTCTCGTTCTATCGCAGGGCCACCTTCTCGGTGCAACCTACCATGGTAGAACCATTGTGTTTCATTACTAGAAGTAATTCGTGCAGGGCCACCTACTCTATGTAATTTGTTACCATAATACCATTCCTGCGCACCGTCAGCAAATATAACTGCTGGGCCTTCTACTCTGTGCAATCTGCCATTAATCCACCATTCTTTATGTCCATCTACAGTGGTAACAGCAGGCCATCCATCACCCCTATGCCTTTTGTTGTTTATAAGCCATTCACAGCTCCCATCGGACCTTATAATTGCCGGACCATTATCTCGGTGTCTCTCGCCATGAAACCACCACTCCTGATGGCCATCAGGATTCTCAACAGCAGGTCCATTATCTCTGTGCAAAACATCATTAAGAGTCCACTCAATTCCATTCTGGTCATTATGCACAACTTTTTTACTAGACTTATCCGTCTTATCTTTTAAAGCCTGTACATATTTAAGTAATGATGTTCTTGCAAACGCAATATGAAAATGACACTGTTTGGCTCTTTGTATTTTAGTTAAAGAGCTTGTTAATTTACTATTATTTTTAACAAGCCTCTGTGCAGTATAAACCTGTTCTTTGCAGGTAGTTATCGTATTTGTAATGCTAATCACAAAAGACCTTTGTTTTCTTCCCATTAAGCCAGTATTCTTTTTGCCCGTCGCCCCAATCTATAGCAGGACCATCTGTACGATGTAATAATCCATGAAAATACCATTTTTTCACTCCGTTTGCTGTGATCAATGCTGGGCCATTAACCCTATGTAATACACCATCATTAAACCACTCCTCTCTACCGCTAGAATAAAGAATAGCTGGACCACCTACTCTATGTAGCGCCCCATTATCCCACCATTCTTCATCTTGATTATAAAATATAACAGCAGGATTATTTGTCCTATGCCTCTTGTCGTTAGCCCACCATTCTTTAGTGCCATTTAAAAACGTAACAGCGGGACCATCTAATCTATGTTTTTGGCCGCATTTATTACGCCAAATAATCGTACCACCGTTCTCTTGATTTGGAGTACTTTGAGGTATACTTTCATTTATCTTCTTCATAAGAGTTCGCAAAATACTTCTGGACAAAGCAATCTGGCCACGACAAAAAGTATGAGTACTTAAAATACTAAAGCCTATCTGCGACTTATAATGTTCCCTAACATGCTTAAGACTATTATGAGCACGTTCAGAATGATGCTTGGCACTCTGTATTAATTCAATTACCTCGGTGGATTTAATCATTTAAACTTATCCATAGGAATTAAATTTTGAGCAGAAAAACCCCTAGTATCTTCTAAGGTCACCTTAGCCTCAGTAGAAAAAATAGTCCCGCACTTTATTAGCGTAGGAGAAAGTATTCGCTTGTCTGCTGGCCTAGAACGCTTAGAGTAAAACTCTAAAATAGCATCATGAAATTTTTGATATAGTGGATATCCCTGTAAATCAGGATAGTATTTGTACAAATTAAAAGATGCCAATATTTCCGCTGTTGTGGCTAAAACGTACTTAAGAGACAGCTCTTTCTTATGCCGACCGACCTTTGAGAAATCTATAAACCAGCAATAGCTCTCAGGATCATATAAAAACAAGGGATTATTAGATCCAAGTCTTTCGTGCAGCTCAATATATTCCTTTAATTCACTTAAGTACATCTTAGTAGGCGTACTGCGATATAAACAATAGTAATACTGTGCAATTATGCCCCTAAAACTCATGCCAAGTATGTGCTTGCTTTGTCGTGTATAAAAATTATGCTTGACGCAAAAAGAGCAGTGAAATCCGCGTCCTGATGTTATTATGTCATGAACCGTCTTTTTTTCATGACATATGGCAACATGCTTGTCACAAAAACTGCATCTGCATTTTAGCCTAGTTTTATTATCTAGCAAATCACCTTTAATCTTGGTGATTTCTATCTTGGTATCGTTCGGCGGGTAGGCAAGTTGCGTAGGCATTTTTGATTGCCAGATTGATATATAATTTGTAAACCACCATATTACAGGAACTATATAAAGATGATTACATTCAGTCAGTGGGCAGAAACAGAGAACAAAGATATCGCTCTTCCAGAACTAACAGAGAAGTCCATTAGAACCGTTTCGTCTTTTCCTGGAATTAAAGGCTACCCGCCCGAAACTGCCGCTCCAAATGGAGACGACAGTATTTACCCACCACTCTACTCCGCAGCTAGATCTCCAACGGGATCACTCGCTGTTGAACTAGGCAGGAAGAAGAGTAAGAAGAAGTAAATTAGGGAACAGCAGCGGGAACAGGTGCCGCAACCGGAGCAGGAGCAACGGCACCACCAGCAGTTGGGCTACCAGCAGGGCCACCCTGAACAGCCGCACCGGGGGTAGCTCCACCATGCTTGTTTGCCGATGACTTCAATGTCGTGCCACCGGCCTTCTTAACGCGGTCTTCTTTATCAGTGTCGCCGATGGACTTCGGCACTTCAATCGCTTCCACGTTTTCCCAGTAACCCCACTGTTCTGGGTTTTTGGGATTGTTAACAACTATACCAGAAGGTTGATATTTCTGGATAATTTCCTCAACCTGCTTTGTGGTCAACCCAGACTCACTGGCAAGCATCTTGATGCTTCGGAAGGTCAAAGTCTTGCCTTCGCCCGACTTACCTCTTACAAGGCCACTCTTAGAGTCCGAGCCAACGAAAAACGCTCGTTCTCTAGAATTACTGAAGACCTTGTGCCACTTCGGGGGATTGTTTACGCCAAATGGTTTCATCGTGTTTTTCCTTATCTTGGGGTTTCCGAATTTTTACTTAACAAAATCTTCGTCTAGAAGTCTTTCTGTAAGTTCAACGGCATAAGCGAATCCTGGACTTGAATCCTGCATCATTTCTGGATGATACTGGACGCCAGCAGCATTAATCGCCGGGAAATAAGCAGCTTCATATTCATATGGAACTTCAATAAACTCGTCGTTCCCGCCGACATAACATTTAGATAGCCGTGGTTCTGAATGAGCCAAAACAATGTGCTCAATATCGCCAGGAAGCATCATCTGGTGGTGCAAAGTATTTACTATAATACTTCTGCCGTCATTTGTCAAGGCATTATGCTTCCCAAAACCATGCCCATCCAAATGCTGGCAAACCTTACCGCCAGCCATTGCACATAAAAACTGTAAGCCTCTACAAATGCCGAACATAGGGATGTTTAGCTCCCGCAATTTCGTAAATGCAGCCAGTTCTTCTCTGTCTCTCTGCGGCGATGAATACGTCGGGGACGATTTCTTTTCTCCGTAAAAATGCGGGTCTACGTCCTGCCCGCCTGTGAAAATCGCCATCTGAACCTGTTCAGGGTGATAATTCAATATCTTGATATTTGACTCAGCTTTACCAAATTTTTCAAATGGCTCGTAATAGCTCATTGAGCCGCCTACAACAAGTACTTTGGACTTCATGCTTTGTTCTCCGTGTTTAGTTTGGAGTCGCATTTTAGCAAAAATACAAAATCAAATCAAGGCAGAACTTCAACTTTTTTAGCAAAAAACTGGAATAGAAGCCAGCCGCCGACACCAAGCCACGTTAAAATCACAGGACTATTAGTAGCTACAATATTCCAAAACCGTTCAGTTTTCTTGGCTTCATGCGCTCTTTTGTCATCTGACGCGGCCAAAAATTGAGTTTTGATCGATAAAATATTGTCTTCTATCTGCTCTACGATATATTCTAGTTTTTCAATTTTACTCACCAACGAATGGCCATTCCCTTCAATCACTACTTCTTGAATGGTTTCTAATGAATCTTCTAAATTAGAGAGCGATTGGTCTACTTTTCCACGAAAACTTGCGTTAATGACCATTTCTTCTTGTAGCATCTTAACAAACATGTTGGTTATGTCAAGTGTATTCTCCAAATGATTGGTGAGAGATGCTATGGCCGCACTTTCATTATTCTTGACATTTGTCATAGTAAAATATTATCTCCTGATATATTAAATATCCAAAATTCGCACTATTTTAGTTAAGAACCCTAAATAATACAGGAGATCTATATGAATCAACACGAAAAGGCTATGGCTATGAAAGCAAGAACAATTGGAACAGGAATGTATCTTATGAAGAACACAACTAAGGCAGACATTATGCTACCGAAAATTTCGGCAGACGGAAAGAGCATTATTGGTCCAGGCCAGTGCTTCCGTGGGGACAGTTACCTACGCGAACAAATGAGAGGCTCTATTTCGGTAATTGAAGATTTGAGTAACGCTGGTAAGGAATCACTTATCCTTGAGCAGCCTCCAACAATTACATCTACTGGTGAAGTTAAGAGCCAAGTTAAGCAAAATGAGCAAATGTCTGGAAAAGATGTTCTATTAGTAGAAGCACCTGTTTCTGGCGTTACAATTCTATAGTTAATTCCATGGCCCATGATGGCCAGTTTTAATCATAGTTCTTAACGCTTCATTACCAGTGTAACGCTTGATTTCTGTAGGATTGTATTCCTTATAGAAATCAGCGACAGGTATAGAATACGTTTTAGTCTGACGCATTTGCCAATCCCAGCACTTGCCCCTAGATTCTATCCATGCATGAGGATATGGATTTCCGCCCCATCTAGGGTGTACTATAGCATGAACTACAACTATATCTTTTGGCGGTATAATGCCATCGCCGATCATTTCAACTGCCCGCATAGTGGCAAACCTAAAACAATCTCCTAAAGGAATTGTTTTAACTTCATTTACCCAGTGTTTAAAGTCCATGTTAGCTTAGATATGCGACAACTTCCCAATTACCAGACGGCATTTTATACCAAGTTAAAATTAGCATAGAGTTAGATACGGGCATACCATTATATATAAGCTCAAAGCTGTCCCGACTATCTCTTCCCGTTAAAAAGAAACCATCGTCCTGATACGTGATGCCCTGCTGCTTTAATATAGCATCTATCTCTTTCATAGGAATAGACTTCCAATACTTAGTACCAATCTGATGAAGCTGATCATTTACAATCTTCTTTACACCAGATGGTATGTTGTTTTCTTTTGCTTCTGTAATGGAAATATAGTCAGAAAATTGCATTGTTTAATCCTATAGTTATACATATTATATACAATGAAATTTAGCGAATTCTTAAACGAAGACTCAAATAGGTATAGTATCAATATTAATTACCGTACTGCCCTTCCGGAAGTTTTAGAAGGCTATGCCAAGTTAACTCTAGGGTATGTATCTGCGGCGCTGAAGTCGGCAGGATTTCACATTAAACAGGTATTTGATGAGAAGCCACAAAGAATTATAATTGCCACTAGACACTTTGACGACGGAGAATGGGCGGGAATCCTATCTTATCACGCAGGAACTGGTAAATTCGTAATCTCTAAAGGACTCTATAATCGCGGCAATAAATCTGTCGCGGTACATGGAACAAAGGCTATTACTGGAACTTCAGCATCTGAAATTGCTAAAGAAGTAGTTCCATTTATGAGAAACCTAGAAAAAGAGCCTGCTAAATTACCGATGTTAAATCCGCCAAAACAGAAAACTGGACCAAAAAGCTAACTACTTGTTCCTTTTTGAATAATTTGTCTGCCGATTAACATTAGCTTTTCTTTCTCAAGACTAGTCTCTACTAATGAAATATACTTCTCAACAATCTCACCTTCAGACAATATCTTTTTAGCTTTATCCAGATCTGTCTTTAATTCATTGTGCTTATTGGACTTGATTTCTTTAAATTCCAGCGTTGACACAACTCCGCTTAGGCTATTTTTAATATCAATTATTTTAGATGAACTTAGGTTATCAGATTCAATTCTAACAAAATTACCTTTTAGCTTATAGTTTCCAATTTCGCTTTCTTTAACGATTAGGTGTCGCGGGGAGAAGGTGTTTTCAATATATTCGCAGAACAGGTTGTCCAAGTCCATCGCAATAATGTGTTTCTTCTGAAACACTTCATTAAAGTTTAACTGAAGTGGGGAGCCGATGTATTCTACTATCTCATTAACTTTTTGTGCGCCGTGGTAATGACCAAGTAAAACTTTCTTCCAACCATTAAATACGCCGACATCTACCTTAACCATATCCCCCTCATATTCAACAGATACTTCTGACACGGTATTATAAAAGGTATTTAAGTATGCTCCGTCAATCGCCAAATGGCCGAATAAAACGTCTGACTTTTCTTTAAAGTTATTTTCCACACATTCTTTGGGATTCTTGGTGTATGGAAGAAAGTCTACGTTAACGCCCTTAATATTAAGACAACACGGCTGATCTATAATTTTTACCTTTGGTAAGGCGCGCAATGGAAAAATACTAGATATTTCTCTACTCTCAGAGTTCCACATATCGTGGTTGCCGATTAAAAGATACAGGTTAATGTCTTTGTGTTTTTCAAGTATCTCAAATGTCTTTTGATATGCTATAACCTGTATTTTCTGCCTGTCTTGAAACAAATCACCAACAAAAATAACTGTGTCAATATTTTTTTGCTTAGCGGTTGTGAACACCCACTCCAGCGCGTTCAGACAGTCTTGCATTCTGTCCAAAGAACCTTTGTGTAAAGAAATATGAGCATCGCTGAAGATTAAAACTTGTTTCATATTATGTACTAGTTTATCGTGCCGGGAACAGTAAATAATTATATGAATTTTAGAAAATGGCTTGTTTCCGAATCTCCGATTGATTTATCAATCGTTCATGATCCATTTGATAAGCCTGAATTTAAGAAATCACTAGGCAACAAAAAAATTGTTGTTTATCACGGAACAAGCACAAAGTTTTTCTGGGAAATTGTTCAGGGTGGCCTAAAATTTGACAAGACAAGAATGAATTATAAAAATACAAGCCCTGGAATATTTTTTACTTTTTCATCTGGCCGAGCTGACATGTACTCTCACAAAGCAGTAATGAATTTCGGTGGAAAAGAAATAATTTTTATTTTAGAAGTTCCTGCATCTTTGCTAGAACCAGATGTAGACGATAGAGAAAAATGGGATAGAGAAAGTCATTTGCAAACAATGGTAAAGCGCGACATTCCCCCAAAGTATATTACTGGAGTAATATATCCAGTAGAAAGCCATGCAGAGATTCCCATTAGGAAATTTATTAATCTAGCAAATAGAGGCAAGGTTCCCGACATCAGCCCATCAGGAAATAAAACATCAACTAGATTTCAAAGACAATCACAGCCAAATGTAGAGCACATAATATTAAATTACCTACATGACTTAATGCAACATAGTAGTTTCGGAATTCTTGACGGCGAAGAAGGGTACAAGTTTAATCAAAAGGTAATACAAGAATTACAAAAACCAGAGTATTCTTGGGGTAGAGTTTATTCTTGGAACGGGGATAAATGGATTGAGTTTTTAGAAATGATAACTGGTGAAAAAAATACCGAAGATTATTATAAATCGCAAGTAGAATTCCAAGTGCCAATTAGTAGAGTTGCCGACCGATACAGAGATTAAAAATTACATCACAAATATTTTGCCAATCATACTCCCAAACGTCTGATCAAGATAATATTCATAATCCCTTGACATAGTTTTAAGACGTTGATTCCAGCCATCCATGTCTTGTTCGGTTATTCCAGAGCTAGCCTTATATCTCTCTTTACCCCAAAGTCTTCCTGTAAAAACTTCCTTTGGCAAAGGATTAAATTTGACGTGACCAGTTATAACATATTGTGCTACTAATTCATAGCAAAATTCATAAAACGTATTAATTTTCTTTTCTCTTGCAGACCTCATTGTTGCCACGGATTGTGCAAGTAAAATTATGTCATCTTGTATTTTTTGTTCCATTCTATTCCGAGCAGAATAATCCCGGGTATTTTCTACGTCATATTTTCTGTTATAAATACATTCTAAAATATCCCGGAAATCTCTTTTTACGTTTTCTACAAAATGCTCTGCAAAAACTTCATGAGTCGTCTTTCTTCCCATAAGAGCCTGGCCAACACGATGTGCTATAATCCAAGCGCTCATAGGCATAGCATTTGTGCCGCCAACATTTCCGGTAAATATAACTGTAATAGCGTCTTCTGATGGAGCTAAGTGTAATCCCAAATTATCTTTTACCCATTGCAGATCAACTTCGCCTATCTGCTCGTATTTTGATGCATCTTTAGACCTAACAAAATATAATTCAAAATTATCTTTGGTATTTGACCATTTCTTATGTATTTTTTCTACGCCTTTTAAACTTGTCAATATTCCTATGTCAGCCCTCTTAAATTTTCTAGTAGGCGCATTATCACTCCAATCTCCAGCCAACTGGAACTTGGTTATAGGCATTTCGGTCAATAACCAGCTCTTAAAGTTCATGGCTTAGCTTTCTTACCCTTGCTATTTTTAACAAACTTGTCTAAAACGCTCCAGGCGTCCATTGTAGGCACTTCTACATCAGGAACTGGCTGATCTTGCCCATCTGGTGGTGGCTCTGTGCCTGGCGGTCCTGGTGGCTCTGGTGGGGGTGCTCCTGCTTGCGGTGGCTGACCTGGTGGAGCGGCTGGCATTGGTCCAGCATTAGGCATTGGCCCAGGTGCGCCACCTGCTGGAGGCATGGGAGCAGGAGCCTCTATTAAACTAAGAAACTTGTAAAAGTCCATAAGTTATATATCGTTTTTTGGCGATATAATAAGTGTATGCATATCAAATCTATTAAAGCTAAGAATTTCTTCTCTATCGGAGAAGAGCCTGTTTTCGTTGACTTCACTAAACACGGTAATATTATCTTGCTAAAGGGTAAAAATTACGATGTAGACAAAGATGAGCCTACCAGCAATGGTTCGTGTAAATCCGGTATCTTTGAGGCTATCGTTTACGCCTTATACGGCAAAACTATTCGCAATCTATCTCATTCAGATATAATCAACAAAAAAAACAAAAAGGGATTAGAAGTTGAACTGTGTTTTGATGATTATAAAATTCTAAGAACTAGAAAGCCCGATATTCTTAGGCTGTGGAAAGAAGACAAGGAGCTTACTCTAGGCGGTATTCCTGCTACGCAAGAACTCTTAGAGAACATTATAAAATTAAGCTATAATGCATTTGTTAATATCGCTTGCTTTGGGCAGCACAATAACTATGACTTTCTTTCTGCTCCACCTAGCACTAAAAGAAAAATTGTAGAAAACATCCTTGCTTTGGACAAGTATAATAAATTTTACGAAATCAGTAAGGAAGAATACAAAAATGTAAGCACATCAATCAAAGAGCAGCGCATTCATTATGAAAACCTACTCGGTAATGAAAAGTCGTACCAGAACAAGTTAACTCAACTTACTAACCAAGAATCAATATGGAATACCAAAAAAACACAAGAATTAAGTGAATTAGAAAAGCTATTAGATAATAAGAAGCAGCAGATATTACAAACAGATGATGGAAATCAGATTCTGTTATACGAAAACGCTCAAATAAAAATCAAGGAATATAGCCAATTACTTTCCGATGCCGAAGCCAGTAAGGAAAAATGTTTAACTGCTATAAATGCAATTTATGACAAATTAGAAATTATGAGAGGCAAAGAAAATGACATCAATAATCATGTAAAAACCATTGAAGCATCTATTGAGCGAAACAGAAAAGAAATTGCAAAGATTAATAAAGACGCTTATATGTTAGAAAACCTTCAAGTAGGGGCCACTTGCTCTATATGCTTTGGCACTGTGGCTAAAGAAAATTACGAAAAGGTTCTAAACCATAAAAAAGAAGGCATAAAAGACTTAGAAAATGAAAATGACTCACTCGGCATAGCTCTATCTGGAAGCCAAGCAACGTTCCAAGGCGCAAAAAATAATACTCAAAAAGCATTGGCGATGCAGGTAGAAATAAAGAATAAAGTTAAGGCAACAGAAGGTAAAATTTTACTTATTAAACAAAGAATCAAAGAATTGATTTCAATAGAAAAGCCTGATACAAGTCATCAAAATCGTTTAATCCAAGAACAAATATCATCACTAGAGGATAAAGTTTTTTCTATCAAGCATGAGCTAAATGGCGGGAATCCGTATAAGTCAATTATTAAGACTATAGGAAATGAACTAAGCGAATGTCAGAAAAAGCTAGCGGGTATTAGTCAGAACATAGATGACGCGACCAAAGAGTTAACTTACTATAATTTCTGGATAGACGGATTTAGTGAAGATGGAATTAGAAAGGTTCTTCTAGATGATATTATCCCAACTCTTAATAATAAGATTGCATATTATCTGCACTTTTTAATTAATGATAAGTTAAAAGTTGTATTTGATAATAACCTAAATGAAGTTATTGAACGGTGCCCACCAGACGGCGATGCATTTGCTTATAACGCTACGTCGGGGGGAGAAAAAAAGAGGATTGACCTAAGTATATCGCAAGCATTCAGCTATATTATGTCAATATCTTCTGGAACTTCGCCTAGTATTGTTATGCTAGATGAGGTTGGGGCGTTCTTTGATAAAGACGGCATTGAGGGAGTGTATAGGCTAATATGCGAACTGGCCACGGAAAGACAGGTAATTGTCGTCACTCACGACCAAGTCTTATTAGATTTATTAGAAAATTGTGAAACCATAACTATTGCTAAGAAAGATGGCTTTAGTACATTAGAGGAATAGAATATGCTGATTATAAAAATAAATGGAGTAGAATCTGTGGTTGCTGATTTACCCGAACTAGACAAGTATAAAAATTGGCTTCCAGTCACCGTCAATGACCTTAATCTATGGAAGGGAATGAAAAATATAGAGGTAATTGATTACGACAATAAACGTAAGGCTATAGCAAAGCATACTTTAAAAAATGCTACCATGCAAGAGCATAGAATTTATTACGAAGATGTAATTTTTGAGGACTTGAAGAATGCGAAGTGAAATAAAGTACAACGAAGGACTAAAACCAGGATGGCTTAAAGAACAAATGGACTTAGTCAAAAAGGAAGTAGAAGCATGGCCCGAATGGATGAAGCGTGAAGCAGATCGCTATGCTGAACTAAAAAAACAATATCCAGATTATTACGGCTAATTCAAAAATTATTTTTCACTTCAAGTAAGATCTAATTTTAAATGAACCTTGCCCCATATGATACCATACAATTACCAACTTTGAATTAACAACTGGAAGTCCTGAATACAGTATGTCTAAATCAACTTCTCCATCTAATGACCTAGTAATATTTCTAGGATCAAATGATATTTCATACTTTCCCAAAATTTCGGCTATCATAAGGAAGGGGATTTTAGGCCATAACTTTGATGATAAATGATCTAATTCCTTATTAGCAGATGTCTTTTGATCCGCGTGTAATCGGGCCGAGATAGACTCTTTTATAAATAACTTAAACGGAATCATGCGATATATATGCTTAACCTTGGACTAATATATGAAGATGGCAAGCCGGTAGCTCACAGGACTTTACTAAAAATACTCTTAAACCCTATTTTAAGAAAATGCTTCGGAATAGCAATAGTAAGTGTAATAGAAAACGATAAGTTTATAAAATACAGAATAATCAAACAATCTACTGTATTTTCTTAACTGTTGCATGGCCTCTTTCAACCATCTTTTTCAGATCGCTGGCCAGTTGCCCAGTTTTGAACTTGTTCTTACGAACAGAAGCTAAAACCACTGGACCATAATCAGTTTCGTATTCATATACGCCAGTAGGATACACAATTCTAATCGTATTGCCGTTGCCACTAAGCCATGATATACGAATGTCGCTATCTTCTGTTAACCATAACTTAAACATCTTCGTTACCTTTAATCATTTCAATTACCCTACTTGTTTCGCCTTCATGGGTAATATCAAAGTCATGATATTTTCCGTTAACTTTAATTCTAAATGTTCTTTCTTTTCCAGCCTTGTCTAGAACACTTGCCATTTGTATAGGGTCAGCAGGATCAAACTTTAACTGTCTAGTCCCAGATGCACCAGAATAAAGCTTAATATCCGGCCTTGACTGTAGAGCGGAAGCAAGTAGTTCAAGATTCCATTTAGCGGTACTTCTTTCTGCTCCACTCATGCTCTGCTGAACTTTAACGCCTTGCGAAATTTGATTTTGAATACTTTTTCCTACATTGCGAATATTCTTAGAAGCATTTGTAGAAACTCTGCGGCCAACTTTCTCAACTGAACCGGCAACATTACTAACTTTCTGAACTAGTACTTCGTCTCTTAAACTATGCAGTATTTTAATTACTTCGGCCTGCATCGCATTTAACATACGGTCCACTGTAACGGTGCGATTCTGCCCCACCATACCTTGCATCCAATCTGGAATTGCGCCGCCTTCAAGCAAAACAATGCTTTCTTTGACTGCCATTTTTGCGGCATCACATGCTTCGGTTTTATTTACTTTTCCTTTAAGCTTGTCAATAACGTTTTGTAGCTCACCGATTACCTTGTTTTTTAATTGATCATCCCACGATGGAGCCTGTTTTCCCCACGTATTCATCATAACCTTGTGTAGGTATGCGAATATACTTTTTACCTTACTTTCGGCATCACCGAAAGCCATCTGCACATCATTTGATGTGTCTTCATATAGTTGAAAATATTCTAAAAAAGTTTTCATGCGTTGTCCTATAATCCACGATATATGTATGTCGGGCAAGAGTATAAAATTTGAGTATGTTATACTTACATACCTTATCTAAAAATAAGAAGGATTGAGAATAAATGTCGGGAAAAATTAATGTAAGGAAGAGGAATGGGCGGCTGGAAGAGTTAGATATTGAGAAAATTCATAAGGTTTTAAGTTGGGGGTGTGATGGTTATCCAGATACTTCTGTGTCGGAAATTGAGGTCGGGGCGAAGTTGGAATTAGTGGATGGCATTTCGACTAAAGAAATTCACAATTTGCTCATTCGATCAGCGAATAATTTGATATCAGAAGATGCTCCCTCATATCAATATGTGGCAGCTCGTTTACTTTTATTCTGGGTAAGGAAAGAAGTTTGGGGCGGCGAAGAACCTCCCCGATTATTAGAGCAAATTCAAGAAAATGTAAATAAGGGAATTTACGACAAGTTTATTTTAGAAAAGTATACCGAAACAGAAATTCATAAAATTAATCGCTTTGTAAATCATGATAGGGATTATGATTTCACTTATGCGGGACTACAGCAGTTAGTCGATAAATATTTGTGCCAAGACCGACTTACCGGAACATTACACGAAACTCCGCAGTTTGCGAACATATTAATTGCTATGACTTTATTCGCAAATTATCCAGAAGATTGCCGTCTACATTATGTCCGTAAGTGCTATGATTATATCAGTAAGTTTAAAATTAATTTACCAACTCCAATAATGGCTGGTGTTAGAACACTAGTTCGGCAGTACAGTTCATGCTGCTTAATCGATATTGATGATTCAATGGAAGGAATCATGAGTGCGGCAACGTCTGTCGCTTACTACTCCAGTAAACGAGCGGGGATTGGCATCAATCTTGGGAGAATTCGCCCAATAGGATCTCCCATTCGCAAATCTGAAGTAGTGCACACTGGAGTAATACCTTACGCTAAAATTTTTGAGGCAACGGTTAAGTCATGCAGCCAGAATGGAATTAGAGGAGCAAACGCAACCGTCACATTTCCATTCTGGCACTACGAATCCATGGAAATGATAACACTAAAAAATAATTCTAAAACTGCTGAATTCTCTGTCAGACAATTAGACTACTGCGTTTCATTTAGTAAATTATTTTATGAAAGATTAATTGCGGATGATTATATTACCTTATTTTCTCCGCATGAGGCAAAAGGGCTTTATTCTGCATTTGGTCTTCCTGAATTTGACGATTTGTATAAGAAGTACGAAAAAGACGAAAGTTTACAATTTAGAAAAAAAGTCAAGGCAAAAGAGTTCATGGAAGCATATGTACGCGAACGATTGGAAACTGGGAGAATTTATGCCCTAAACGTTGATCATGCTAATTCACACAATAGTTTCAAGGACAAAATCAATGTTACAAACTTGTGTTGTGAGATTCTCCAGCCTCTAGTGCCCCAAAAACATATAGATGATCCAGATGCAGAAATTGGAGTATGCATACTATCAGCAGTTAATTTATTAAAAATAAAAGATTTTGACGAACTAGAATCAGTTTGCGATATTATCGTACGATTACTTGACGCTGTTATTGATCATCAGCAATACCCAGTTAAGGCGGCAGAAAATTTTGCCGTTAATAGAAGATCTCTAGGTGTGGGAATAACAAATCTGGCGGCATTTCTTGCTGTAAATAAGTTAAAATACGAAGATCCAAAAGCATGTTACCTTATAGATGAATGGATGGAAGCAATTCAATACAATCTACTTAAGGCATCTTGTAATCTTGCTAAGGAAAAAGGAGCATGCAAAAAATTTAATCTCACTAAGTATTCGCAAGGTATCCTGCCAATAGATACATACACAAAGTTTGTAGACACTATCGTGGATAGAAAACTTTCATTCAACTGGGAAGCACTTCGTGCCGATATAATAAAATACGGACTAAGACATAGTACGCTAACGGCAATTATGCCAGTAGAAAGTTCTTCGGTCATTCAAAATAGTACAAATGGAATTGAGGCACCGAGACAACTTTTATCGATTAAAAAATCTAAAAAAGGGAACTTAAAGCAAATTGTACCAGAATTTAATCGTTATAAAAATCATTACACTAAAGCATTTGACATGCGAAGCAATATCGGAATGCTTAACATCGCTGCCACTTGCCAGAAGTACGTAGATATGTCCATTTCAACCAACGTGTACTATAATTATGATCACTTTGAGACCAAAGAAATTCCAATGAGTTTGATCATAAAAGAGCAATTATATGCATGGAAAGTTGGAATTAAAACACTTTATTACCTCAACTCAAACGATGGTTATGTCGATAGTACTGATGAATCTCAAATAAGAGGATGCGAGTCAGGAGCATGCAGCTTGTAACATGAAAACAGTTTTAAATAATATAACAGTAGATACCACAAAAGAACCAATGTTTCTCGGAGCAAAACTCTCGTTGCAAAGATACGATGCGTTTCGATATCCAGTATTTTACAAGTTGGCTAGAGAACAAATTCAAAATTTTTGGACGCCTGAAGAAGTATCCGTAGAATTAGACAAAGCGTCATTTGACAGTCTAAGTAAGAATGAACAATTTATTTTTACATCTAATCTTAAATATCAAACTTTACTAGATTCAATTATTTCCAGATATATCAATACGCTCACAGAGCATGTGAGTTTACCAGAACTAGAGTTTGCGATGAATACGTGGATGTTCTTCGAAAATATACATTCATATAGCTATACGTACGTGATCAAAGGCATTTTTAATGACCCTAATGAAATATTTAATAGTATTTTAGAAGATAAAGAAATTGTTAGTAGAGCACAATCTACAAAGGAAAAATATGACAATCTTCTAAATTCTACCAAAGATAACATTAAAGATAATATTTTCTTAAGCTTAATAGCGACTAATATCATGGAAAGTATTAAGTTTTACGTCTCGTTTGCTTGCAGCTTCGCATTCGGCCAGAATCGTAAGCTAATTGGGAATGCCGATATTTTAAAGCTTATAAACAGAGATGAAAATAAACACGTAATTATCACTCAGCAAATTATTAAACTGCTAACCAATGTAGATGATGAAGGATTTACTGAAACCGTTAAGAAAAATAAAGATATAGCAATGGATATGTTTAAGGATGCCGTTGAATCCGAAAAGCAATGGGCTGAATATTTATTTAAAGATGGCTCTATCCTTGGGCTGAATGAAAAAATACTCGCTCAGTACATAGAATGGTTATGTAATATTAGAACTAAATCTCTCGGATTACCACAACTTTTTGGCAATGTTAAGAATCCTATCGGATGGCTCTCAAACTGGAACAATACATCGGCAGTTCAAGTTGCTCCTCAAGAGCATACCTTGACTAACTACAAAATTAATGCTATGGTCAATGATGTTCAAAGTATGGATTTAAGTGGGTTTGAACTATGACGATGAGCGGGTCGGACAAAATATGCTTATGCTGTGGTTCTAAATTTTTTGTTATTCCGTCACAAGAAAATAAAAGAAAATGCTGCTCCGCAGATTGCGCGGCTAAACATAAATCTGCTCAACATGCAGCATTATACCCAAATGTTCTAACCGCCATACAAACAGAATATATAACTGGAAATTTACTGGGCGACGGCTCTCTTGAGAAGCCTAAGGGCAATTACTCTCAAAGTAGATTCACTCTTAAGCAAATGAGCAATAATACTGAATATGTGTCTTTCATAAAAAGTATATTATCTCCTTTTTCATTAGAATTAAAAGAAATCAAACGAAGAAAACCATCATCTGTTAACGGATGTATTAATCATGAAATATCTAACTGGGGTGGGGAATACTCGTATTCGGTATCATTTAGAACTGTACAGCATCCTATTTTTTTAGAACTTAGAAATAAATGGTATCCAAGTGGTATAAAATCCATACCTCAAGAAATTAATCTATCGTGGGTAGCGGCGGCAGTATGGTTTTGCGATGATGGACATAATAATATAGACGGCAGATACCTCGTACTTCACACCGATGGATTTACGTTACACGATGCTGAATTTTTGAATTATGTACTACAAAGAGATCTAGGAGTATCTGGGAAAATATACTTAAGAAATAGGCATGATAACAATCACCCAATCATTAGATTATCGGGGGATAACTGGTTTAACTTCATCGCCGGAGTCAAGCCTTTTATACCATGGAAATGCTTTGCGCGTAAGTGCGAGAATCGTGAAAGTAAGTCGCTAGAAATAGTCGCTCATAGTAAGCAGGTATTAAAAGAAAAATTAGATAAACTTAAGTGGAACTTAATGTCTGATTACCAGTCAACAGATATTCATGTAGTGTTAAAATGTTGTCATGGAGTTACCTTTACTAAAACTCCGCACTCAATAAACGAAAAATCTTTATGTCCGTGTGATCTTCTCCCTAAATCAGGCCACAAATATATAAACTATTTAAAATCAGGACATTATTTAGTTACTGCTCCAGTTAACGGAAAACGAAAAACAATAGGTAAATTTAAGGTACTTAATGATGCAATTCAGGCAAGAAATAAGTATTGCGATCCAGATTCATTATTATCATGATTTCCCGCGACGACTTCATACTAGCAGCCAAGCTATTTCCAATCCTATGCACGCAACAATATAATGCCGACATAGCCGCCAGAAAACTACATCCATTCTATCCATTCTCGCTACCACCGCAAGAAATATTAGATAATCTCAAAAAATGGTCCGAATCCAAACGCCAGTAGCTTATCAAGGCGGCAAATCTAGAATATCCAAACAGATAACTGATATTATAGGAACCGACCACAAAAACTTTTATGATCTTTGTTGTGGCTCCGGTTCAATTAGTATTGAGTTAATAAATCGCGGATACAATCCAAGTAAAATTCATATGCTTGATGCTGGCCCTTGGGGAATTGTCTGGCAAAGTATCGCCGACAAAACCTTTAGCCTAGATATTTTCAAAAGCGAATTAGGTAAGATACCAAAAAGTATTTCTGAAATACAAAGTTATATTAAAAATCTATCCCAACAACCCGCCGACATATTAACTCCATATGTTTACTTAATTCTACAAGCAGGTTCCTTTGGATCTAAAGCAATATGGATCAATGATAATAAATGGAAGAATACTAGCTTTCGTAGCTACTGGCTTCCGACCGAGACTTCAAACCGCCGAAGTCCAGTTAATCCAATGATGCCAATGAAAGATACGCTGTATGAGCGTATGTCGGCTATCGTAGAACATATGTCAGGAATTAAAGCATATCACCAAGATATTACAACATTTATTCCAACAAATGGAGTTGTATACATTGACCCACCTTATTCTGGCACTACTGGATACGGACATTCATTTGATGTAGTGAAGTATGCCGCTGGATTAAAATGCAAATGCTATGTGTCTGAAGCTATTCCGTTATCAGACAATTATGTGGCTATTAACTGCGCCAGAAGCAAGGGCGGTATTTCTGGAATTCGCGGAAAAGCGAATCAGGAAGTATTATCATGGTGGAACTGATTTATATTAATTCCCTCTTTCGCTTTGAATTCTTTTAACTACTTTTGCGGCATATTCTGACCAATGTTTAGACGCTTCTGTAGTCGCTTTTCTTTCAGGAGTGCTTTCCTGCAACTTCCGAATCTCATTTGCGAGTATTCGTCGTAATTCTGGGTCTTCTGGATAATTAATTCCGTTTGGGTCAGCCGCCATTTTATTTCTCCACTTATATACTAAACCGTATCGCTCAATTCTTCGGACTGCTTCTTAAAATAATCCCAAGCTTTTATCAACACATCGTCTTCTATTTTTGCTAAGGCGTTCACCCCAGCCGCAAAGGTGACATTAAACACCTTCTTCATTTCAGAAATGAAATGCGAATTATCGTAAGGAGCGTTCGGATACCCCGCTAACTTGCCGAAATCCTTATACTTGGTCGGCAGTGTTGTCTTAAAAATAGACTCATTATATGGACGAGTGTATCCGAATCCTTCCGCCCATGTGCCTCCAGAAATTCGTAGAGGCTTCTGTCCAGCTAGCCTACGCGGATCACCGGCGGTCGTCTTGGTTAAGAGAATTTCCGCTCTCGGATCGCGTTTAGAGCTAGCTCCATGGTGATATGCAAATCCACCCAACCTCATTAAAGAATAGAAAACCGTTGGATCGGTATTCATATCCGTAAGGACAAAGTAGTTGTCTTTAAATATTATTGACTCTTTCTTGCCAAAGGCAGACACCCATGGCGACTCTGGAGAGAAAATGAATTCGTAATATGGAGTACTCTTAAAAACATCTTTGGTGTTTTGGCGGGCGCAACCAATAAAGACAGTATCTCCGTCTGGATAAGCAACACGAATATCTCTCGGGAAATACGGATTCATGAAATGCCGTGAACCATGTGAATCTCGGTATTTCACAAGCCCGCCAAGACATGGCATTGAATGCCGGTAGTAAGTAAAATATTCGCCATCACGAATAACTGTGATGGTATATGTCAAGCCACTCGGTTTTGTTAACAAAAAATCAGTGGCGGCAAGAGCATCTTCGGCTGTCTTAGTGCGTACAAATTCGTCGTCGCGGTAAACGCTCTTTTGCTGTACCTCTTTGGCCCACTTCCACTTGACTTTTTCAATCTTTAATTCAGGCATTTGGTCGTCCTGCTCAACGGTTTTTTACGTGCTAAAAACAGCTTCGGGTACTCTAGCAGAAAAGAAATTATGATCAAGCGGGAAATGGCCAAAATCTGTTTTAGCAGATAAAAATCAGCAGCGGCCCACTGAACATATGTGTATTACCATGCCTAAAAATCCCAATACCAAAGCAATAAGCACTGCATACATAAACTTCATATGACGGTCAAAACTTTTTTGATTCTCTTCATAAAATGCAGCGGGAGCAGAGCCATCCTTCCATACAAAATCATGTGTATGAAGCATTCCACCTATGTCATCCCAATATGGCTTTATTTCAGCCCACTTGTAATATGCCTTCTTCTCTACGCCGTTTTCAGTATAAGCATACTCTGACCATTCTTCGTTTTTCATAGACGACTAAACCTTCTTAAGCACTTCTGCTGCAAAAGCAAATTGCTGAAATAGTTGTATCGGATCATTCCAGTACTGACACCATACTGGTGTTGCGCTAATTTCTGTAAAAACTACAACCATCTTTGGCCCTTTTCCCGACTTATGCTTCACTACGTCCCCAGCTACAAAATTCATAATCATTTCCTTTTTTAAAAATTCTATTAATTAGATCGTCAACGTCTTATTGCGTCATTAATCTTTCCATAGCTAATTTACAATATTCTGCGCAGCAGTCTATCCCGATATAGCTACGCCCAAGGTTTTTGGCCGCAACTGCCGTCGTGCCTCCACCGATGAACGGATCTAAAACAATATCGCTCTCATTTTTACTATAAACTTTAATAGCCCACTCTGGTAGTTCAACTGGGAATCCAGAACAATGCTCGCCTATCTTAGCCGCTGATTTCCAAGATTCCCCCAGCACTCCACGCTGAGATAACTTTCTATCGTTTACAAACTCTTCTTTACTTCCATTCTTTTTTCTAAACGTCCAAATATGTTCATAATCATAAATTCCACGAGGCGCTTTGTTGCAAACAAACGGGATTCCCATTTTTGCAAATTTCTTTCTCCATATTCTTGTTGCTTGCAAGTCCATTCCGGCTTTTGTGACGCCCCAGTTAAAATAGTTTAACGCTGCTGGGTAACATGCAGGAACATCAGACGTATAAAACCGATTACCAGAATTAAAGTAATCTCCAAAGTTTACAACCAAATATCCGCCGCCAATTAAAGCTCGTTGCGATTCTTTAAAGAAAGACTCCATCATCGCACAATAATCATCGTAAGTAGTTTTTTTCTCATAGTCCTTTTGGATGTGATACGGCGGTGAAGTAACAATTAAATGAATTGTATTGTCTTCTATGCATCCAGACATAACGTCAACACAATTTCCATAATAAATCTTATTTAACCCTAGCATATACTTTCCTTTAAAAATTCAAAATTAGTTTGCGGCGCATAATAAATGTGTTTAGCATTATAGCAATGTGGATTGATACTTTTAACTTTTAGATTAGGGTATTCAAATAACTTAGCGGCAAGCACTGATAAGAATGAATCAATGCCGATATACCCGGATGCGCCCTTTAATATTTCAATAGACTCTGGTATTGTCGTTTTTACATTAAAGGCTAAAGGCGGGATTGGCTGATTAAAAAGGTTTCCGAGTACAATAGCCTTTTTATTTACAGTTTTTACGTATTTCCAGTCTATGTCATTAAAATTTCTACCTGCGGAAGTAGTAGGGGTGCCAGTATAAGGAAAAATAACTACGTAATCATTAAGCAAAGTATCTCTACTTCTATTACTCCATCTTCTTATAAAATCATTATAACAATCTAACTTTTCAGGTAAATTACACAATCTATTCTTCAAAAAACTAGAGCCATTATATTCTGAAAGTAATTTATTTTTTCTCTGAAACTCATGCAATATTTCTAATGGAGACTGGCCTGGAATACTCATTCTAGTAATTTCACCTAGATTGAACTTGGCCATTATGCTCCAATCTTCTACATCATCAGAAATACTTCCACCAGCTAATTTAAAATCATCTATGCTAAAGAAACAAGGAAATTTAGTAAAGTCACTCCACACAATTTCACATTTAACATTAGGATAAACGGCATTAATGAGTTCGGCTATTTCTTTATTGGCCCTGCTAGCAAGGTATACTGTCTTTAATTCACTCCGCATCTCATCGGAAAAATGAGACTCTAATGCTATGAAATCGCCTATGCCGCCTGATATAAAAATGTTCACGAACTATTATAGTACATGCTAGAAACTAACAAAATTATATGCGGAGATTCCCTAGAAATATTAAAGAAAATGCCCAATGAATGTGTGAACATGGTGATTACTAGTCCTCCATATTTTATACAGACATTAGACTACCATCAAGGTGGCGATGCCAAAAGCAAAGATGTCGTTGGTGAATGGAACATTTATATCTCATGGCTTTGTTCAATTTTTGATGAATGCGTCAGAATATTAAAGCCAGCAGGAAAATTAGTAATTAACATTGACGACAGACATACAAGCTTAAAAAACTTAGGGAAAAATATAGTCTTGCCGTCTCATGCACATTTAATTATGCATTTACGCAATGCTTTAGATTACAAAGAAATTGTCTTGTGGAAAAAGATTAGAGGATCGCATGCATCAGGTGGTTCTAACCGTCTACTCGGGTCATATGGCCGCTTCCATTCACCCGGCGAAATCCCTCTAGTGCAAGAAGTAGAGTATATCTTATGGTTCCGCAAATCAGGAACAAGAAAAGATGTAACTGATGATTTACGAAAGCAATCTGCGCTAACTCCAGAAGAATTCAAGTCTTATGGAATGCAAATTTGGGCCGTACCACCAGCTATGGGAAAAAACAAATTTGGGCATCCTGCACCGTTTCCATTAGAGATACCTCATAGATGTATAAAATTAGCATCTTTCATCGGCGATATTATTTTAGACCCATTTTGCGGATCGGGAACTACATGCGTTGCTGCAAAAAATGCTGGCAGACAATACATCGGAATTGACTTGGAACAAAAATACTGCGATATAGCTGAAAGTAGATTATTAGAAACTAATCTTAGCCATCAAACTAATTAGCGGCGATGACATCATTCCTTGTTTATTGTTACCAACAAAATACATCGGAGTCTCCGCGTTAAAACACATTCCAGTAATTTTTCCAGCTAATTTGTTTATTGCATAAAATAGCCAGTATCTCCAGCCGCCACCCATAATGTCTTTTATTAACATGGGTTTCATTAAAGGCAAACCAGCATCTTCATAAACCTTTGCCACAAACTCTGTGCAATAAAATTTACCATTTTCATTACCGAACGAAAAATCATAATCTGGATCGCTGGCAATAAGAGTCTTGACAGACTCCTGCAATTTTGCTATATTGGCGTCAGTATCCAGTCCGGTCTTTAGTCTGTAAACGGAAAAAGTGGAAGCAAAAACATAATCTGCCCAATCTACAAGGCGAAACAAAGTACATCCCTGGTCACTTATTTCTACCACCATCGGAATTTCGTTTTCTACGTAAACTACGGCAGCATGATCAAAATTTGATTTTGTTAAAGTGCATACAGTTTCGCTAAAATTGAACAATCCCCAAAACACGTATCCATCCAGCCGAAACAAAATGTCGCCAGTTTTTACCGGTAAATCCTTGAGCATTTTTTCAATTTTAAGCCTGTAAGGATGCAAAGGTCCAGCTCTGAATAAAGCCATTTCAATGTGGTCTTGATTTTTTTCGTTTTCCATGCTACCATATATATCGTATGACACGCTTCAAAAAGTTCGTCTTGAACGAACAAAAGAAAATCTTAAACGACCGTATCGGTCCAATCGTAAATGCGATAGATTCTTTGCAAAATGATGCTGCTCAAATGGGCAGTAGGCAGATTATCAAAACAGCTACAAATATCGCCAATGAGATTCGTAAAATATTAAACGACGATTGGGACGATTCTGATACCAGCACGCTTAAAGAGCTTCAAAAGGTTGCCGTTTTTATACTAAAATCTATCGATACCAGCGAAGATTTGAAAGGTGCTATTGACCAAACTGCTGAAACAATGCATAATCTAGCCGGCAAAGACACAATTCAAACGAATTCCCTGTAAACGAAGAGAGAAACGACATGTGCGGAATCGCAGGATACATAGGGGTCAGCAAGAATCCCAAAATCACCTATGAGATTATGTCTGCCCTTCTTGTCCGAACCGAATCTCGTGGCCTAGACGCCACTGGCTTTTGGTGCTGCCAAAAAGATGACGGCGAAACCAAGGGTAAAATCTCTTGGGATAAAAAGCCTATCAAGGCAACTGATTATATTAAAACCAATGTGTGGAAAAACACAAAGGATATGAATCCATCCCTTATGATCGCCCACTGTCGCCAGCCAACGAAGATGGGTGATGAAAAAGTTAATAAAAATAATCATCCACACGTATCCGATGATCAGACCATAGCACTGGTTCACAACGGCAAAATTGCTGAGTATGAAAATCTGAAACAAGAGTATGAAACGGATTCTGGATGCGACAGCGAAATATTGCTGCGAATGTTTGAGCATTCCTCTGAAAAAGCGGCGTATAATTTCGCCACAGATACCGAAAAACATATCCTTGACAGAATCACTGGCATTGAAGACATCTTTGCCAACGTTCATTATGGTGCGATGGCAGTTGCAGTTGGTGAATACATGACTAACGGCGACCGGTATCTCTGGTTGTTCCGTGATGGAAATACCCGTCCTATTCATGTGATTGATGCTACTGAAACTCTCGGGCAATTCTTTTTCTGTTCAACAGATAAAATCTGGGAGCAAACGTCACAGGACGTAAGCGAAGAAGCGCGAAAGTGTATTCCTGAAAGCGTTATTATATTCCCTGATTTCCAGACATGGGTCTTAAAGTTGGCGGGTACTAGTGACTTGCCAACTTATGAGAGGTTCCAGATTAAGAAGGTCCAGTCAACTACTCCGGCGGGTAAGTCAAAACAAAAGAAAGAGAAAAAAACTGGGAAGGCTCCCACAACCGTTATTAATGATACAGAAAAAACGACAAAGACACCGTTGTCCATTATTAAGCAGGACAAGACATCAGAGGTGCTGGTTGACGAGCATTTGATAAATTCACAAGATATGATTGACCAACAGAACGACCCTGATGAAGACACTACTTTAGAAGTGTCCACTGGTGATGATACCCTTGCGAATATAAACAAGGAATCTCTTGTTGAGAGCATTCAGAGCATAGAAAATAAACTTGAAGCAGCAGATAGCATCGTGACCATTCTTGCTCAAAACGATGAAGAAGACAAATATGAAGAAAATTGTAGTCTTGTGATTGACACGTTGCAGGACGTTTATGGTGACCTAGTGAACCTTGAATCTAAAGTGCAGGAGAACTAAAATGAGTCTAATTAATAGATTCTTACCAGACAAAACGACAATCTCAGTGCCCGCAAAAAAAGAAGATGGGAATACCGAGATTCTCGTCAAGAAAAATAACTTTCCCATCAGCCTTGATCGCAAGAAGGAACTGAAGGTGTGCGGGAAAAAGTTCGCCGTTGACCCGCGTCAATTAATCAGAATGATTAAAAATATTACGCAAACAATAGGCGAGTATAAAAATCAAGAGAATCCAAGTGCTCTATACGTTGTTGCTGCTCTGCGTAGCGCAAGAGCTAACGTAGCTGCCGATTTAGAAAATACATTTAATATTCACTGGCAGATTGACGAGAACACTGGTAAGTCAATCTTTACTCTCTAAAATAGCTGCTCCATTCTCTAGAAAAGAATGCGTCATTCTAAATGTTTCTACCAGGTGACATAGTTCGGGCTAAAAAAAGCTGTATCACGCCTGGCCTTAGTGGTAATGGTTATTACATAATAACAGCAGTTAATCATCCTCCTGAATACTGTGTCTTAAAAAGATCGGACGACTCTAAATCTAATCCAGTATTATTAGAATCTACATTAAAAAAATCCTGCGACCACTTCGTTCCGATTACCGCAAGCACTGATGGTAAGGTGCATGTATCAAATTACTTATGTGATACGATACTTTATCATGACAAGGGAGAAGAGCGAAGCCATAAGATATTTATTATAACTAAGGTTGGTGCAGGTGTTTTTAATATCACCTGCACCATATCCGATAAGTTATTCTGTGGAGTGACGCTAGAAAGCCTACAGAATAACTTTTCATTATTCAAATTATGGGACAATAAAGCAGTAGATAAGGCAATCGATAAATACGAAAATTACGAAAACGAAGAGTGGCAGGATTATTATGACATATCACACAACCCCTGGAAGAGCACAGAGCCAAATATAATCGTCGGTACTGAGTATATTGTATCTAAGCCATTTGTTTTGTACACGTTTAAGTTTGAGCCTGGAGAAATATTTAAAGTAACTGGTAAGTCACATTATTATCATAAAACAACAAATCTCCTCGGAGAGTCAAAAGAAGCTACTGCCTATCAAATAAATAATAGCTGCGAACTTTATGAAAACGCAAAGTTTTCTATCCAAATAGACAAGCTAAACGCTTCTAGCATATCTGATCAATGTGAAATTAAAAAAATATCTAAGCATACTAATAATAAAAGATCTGCTATATGGAGAGTAAGAAAGAATTTTTGTCTTCGTGAACAACTACAAGGAAGATCACTTAATCATGAAGATTTCTTTAAGGTTGTTGAGCTAAGGGCGTCAGAAGGTATTTACTTATGTCGTTTATGTGACCAAAGTCTTATTGGACTAAACGAAAGTCAAATGAAATCATGTGAAGTCTTCACAACATAAGACTATATCGTAAAGAAAAAATCATCAGGTAATTTTAAAAAATCGTTTAACGACACTATTGCCCATTGATTATATTTCATATAAAACTTAATTTTTTTTATGTGACTTCCTAAGTCGGACATTTTAATTATAGCCAAAGAAGGTTTTCTGGTCTTTTGCCACATAACCATAGGTTTTTTACCACTGCGTTGAGCATCATCTTCGGCTTGTTTAATAAAGGCATCTATTTCCCTGTTACCGTTAAAAGCTCCATTTAAATCAATGTGATTATATCCACCCTTACACTCTATCGTAAATTTAAAATTTTTCCCTGGAGTCACTAAGTCCCCAGTATAAAGACTTTTAATATCTTCGGACAAAACAACGTGCTGCGCCCACCGATTGCCAGATCCTACCGTCCTAGAGAACTTGCCCCACGAAGGATTTTGTGATAAAATATCTACGAAACGTTCGTTAAGCGTATCTACTAACTGTCGTTCAATTCGCTTACCCTTGCTGCAAGAATTTATAGCCATAACCTACTATAGTCAGGAAAACATGAAAACGTACAAAATCAACGGCTGGACGGTTCTGTTTAAAGACAACAGTAGCCCAATTACAAACATTAAGTTTGTAGTAAACACCGGATCTTCTATGGAAAAAGTAGAAAAAGAATATGGCGCGGCTCACTTTTTAGAGCATATGTTTTTTAAGGGGACCAAATTTAAAGATTATAAAGAAATCAATAAAACTACAGCGAGGCTAGGATCTATCAACGCTAGCACAAGCTATAATGAAACCATGTATTTCATTACGGCGTTGTCCAAAAATTTCAAAGACGCATTTGCTATTCTGGCTGAAATGTTTTTCCATTCGTCTTTTCCGGCAGACGAGTTTGAAATAGAAAAGGGGACTATCCTTGCAGAAGAGCAGTCTTGCGTTGACAACCCTTCTCATTATTTCTTTTACAATATGACATCTAATATTTACGGTGCGCCTGGCCACGATATTATCGGAACCAAGAAAAGCATCGCTGAAATGAATATACAGACGCTTTTAGATTTTAAATCTAAATATTACAATAAAGAAAATATCATCCTTTCGGTTGTCGGGGGAGTTCCGTCGTCGGAGTTCTTCCAGATACTAAGCGAAATTCTCCCGACAGAATTTCCAAGCGGAGATCTTAATACTTTTGAAAAACCTACTTTGAATTTAGATCCATACACGTTCCAGCACAACAGCGAACAATCATTCTTAGACATTTCTTATCCATGTCCATCACCAGGAAGCAACTTACAGCTAGAAATATTAACAGATTTACTGACGGTTGGATTGGGTGGTGGGATGTTTTCAATGCTCTTTGACAGACTGCGAGAAGAACTAGGTCTTTGCTACTCAGCTTCATCCTTCTGCGATTCCGTTAATGACGAATCATTGATACATTTATACGTACAGCTAAATAAGAAAAATGTCCAGCAGGCAACCGCTGAATCTCGTTTAATTGTTGAATCTGTCAAAAAACATGGCTTTAGCGATGATGTCTTGGACGTAGCTAAGCGTAATTTTTCGTATAAGATCGCGTCGGCTTTTGAGGGAAGCGCGTCATTGAACTCTATGATGGCTAATGATTGGTTCCAGAATGGAGGAATTACTCCTACGTTAACTGATTTTATTTCTTGTATTGACAATGTCAAAAATGATGATATAATATCCATCGCCAATCAGACATTTAATGCCAGTAAGCTGACGGTGATGAACGAATAATGCATCTTCCTTTAGGAACTATAATTCGGAATGCAATTCCGATGAAGTGGGGAAAAAAACATAAAGTCCCCGCAAACGTATACCTTGTTGTGTCTGAAATTCTAGACCCGACCAAGGGAGAATATATGGCAAAGGTTATCCAATATAAAAAGGATAAATCTGCTATAATAAGGCCAAGTATAGGCTATAAGATCAGGATTGATGACATTGATATCGGTCTGTTTTTTGACATAATTTCTAGAATAAAATCACAAATAATCATAGAAAAACTTGGCGGAAATATTTCTGATGGATGCGATATTAGCCAGATAATTAAAGTCGGTGAAACAACAATAGATATGCCACCGAGCCATCATTTTAAGCCAAGCGATATATCCGTAGCTGTAGATATTTACAATAACCTGTTTGCTGGCGACACCCTTATTTTGTCTCTCAGAAATCAATCGTTTCGCGTTGATGGCAGAGAGAAAGTTCAGGCAGGAGTTCTTTTCTGTAATATCTTTCTATCGGCTATAGATGGATCTCAAAAAGGCAAATGTTTTACTATGGAAGTTCGGGCAGATGAAGTCGTTATTTACGACTCAAATAACCAAGAGCGCTTTAAGACTAGAACAAAGCAATTTTTTCTTACATTCAAAGTAATCCACGCCCAAGATTAAATTAAAACTATGCAGTCCAACTGCCATGAAGAACAAAATAACCGATAGTAGATCTCAAATAGAGATTACAAAACTTACTCCGCAGCACCCAAAGCAAATTATATTAATCAACAAAAGGCATAATACAAACAAGCCAAAGCCGACGATTTCTAAAAAGATGAACCCACGGACATCTTTAAAATCGCCATATAATAAGAATCAAAAAAATACATTGGCGTCTTTTGATTATATCACAAAGGGAATAAAAATAAGATGCCCGCAAGTAGCCAAAATGCCTTTAAATGTAAATCTTACCTGCAAGACTACTGATCATGACAATAAACCCGTAATAGTTATTCACTGTTCATGCGATTCATGGCTAACGAAAGGCAAAATATTACGGTTCTCTTTACAGATAAGTGCTAAATACGCAATGATCTTCTTTATGAATGATGGCATCGGGAATGGAGTGCATGGAACTTCAGAATATCCTACAAAGTCATTTAAGCATAGTCAGGTTTTATAAATCAACGATAGATACCGAATATCCTTGCTTCTCTAATATCTTGATTCTATTTTTTGAATGATCGTTTAAATACTGATTGATTTCAAATAAGAAATCGTAATACTTTAAGTGTTGCTTGTCGCTTTTAACTCTAAGCCCTCTTCCTAATGCCTGTAGCAATATATGCTCTGCATTAGAGTCACATAAATTCACCAGTTGGTGAACGAATACGTTCACGCCTACAGATAATATGCCGGCTGTTGCGATGCCCACGGCCTGTTCATTAGCCGTCAGTTTATCTATCACAAATTGCCTGCTGTCAAGGTTATCTTTTCCTTGTATCCAATAAGCATGTGGAATTAATTCTTTCAGCCGGTCGCCGTGTTCGATCCTGTCAACTAGTATAAGCGTTCTACCAGACATTTCAGTAATTATTTTTTTAACCATATTATTCAAATAATCATTCTGGGCGATGCCCTTGGTGACGGCATCTATGTAAACCTCATATTTTAACTGAGGCTTATCAACTTTAAAAAATGTGCATTCTACGGTTGATAAAATATTCCTGTCCTGCAATTCTTTAGTCGTTAAGAATCCGGTATCAGTAGACTCTAGCACCTTAATAATCGGCCCAATCCACCCCTTGACCAAAAACTTCTGCGTCAAATCTTTGCCACCAAATTTAAACGGAGTAGCGCTTAAACCAACACGAACAGAACAATTTTTTAACTTCGCGTACAGCTTCTTTGCCTTACCACTGCTTAGCAAATGTAACTCATCAATAATGATAGCCTGAATTCCTGGAATCAATTTATCTATATGTTTACAACTTTGTATCGTGCTACAAGTAATTGTATTAGGCTCTTTATATTTGTCATATACTCTTCCGACACCCTCAATCCCAAACTCAATTAGCTCATTATAATTTTGTTCTACTAATGATTTCCTATTACAGAGAATTAGTACTTTAGTCCCCTTCGGCAAATTTTTAACAATACCAGCCATCATTAAGGTTTTACCCGAGCCAGTTTTAGAATCAATAATACCTCTTTTATACTTTGAAATATTCTCAATGTACTCCATCTGATAATCTCTTAACTTATACCCATTACCCAAAAAATCTTCATCTATCTTCTGGTGCAAAAAATCAAGCGATGTACGACGATCAGAAACTTCGTACTCAACACCTTTAAGTTTTAATATAGTTTTTACTTCAGGCAGTAGTCCTGTAAGAAACTTTCCGTTTTTCTTATTAAAGAAATCAACGAACCCGTCCCACTTTTTCATTTTATAGGCGCGATTATGAAAATAGTTCCTGTCTCTGAACCTTAGAGATGTCCAAAGCACATCTTTTAGCTTTTCATTATCGCTTAATAAGCATGAATAACTATTTTCAATTACAATGACATCCATATACATTTATCGTCAATTTCAAGAAAAATCTTGACGAGATAATCTTCCTACTACGACTTTTGGTGTATTATTTATCACTAGATCGGGCAATGGATATGCATTATCTGTAACCTGTGAATCGGCGCACCCACGGCAACTCTGATACGTAATCGGCGTATAGGGCCTCTGAAATTCTGGAAAAGTGGGGTCTTCAGAACTGATGATAGTAGGGCAAGCGGCCATATATAATATATATGCAAACTTTCCATGAGTGGATTAAAATTAAAGAAACTTCCTTAGACAATATGGCAGGAAGCGATGCCTGTTCATCCAACACTCAATCTATGCCGCAAAAAGATGAAACTTCTGAAACCGGATGTTGCGCCTGTGATATGCCAAATATAATTATTAAAAAGAAGAAGGTTAAAAAAGTAAAATAAACCACCTATAATAGATTCACTATAAGGAAAATCTATTATGACGCCAGAAGAAGCTGCCGCAAAACTAGAAGTCTGCCGCCAACTACATCAATATGTCTTCCAAAGAAAGTACCTTCAAAAAGGGCAAAGGATTCTTAATATCGGATGCGACATTGACTGCGGCTTATTAAAGTATGACTTTCAAGCTATCAACATTGATATAAATCAATGGTCTGGAGCCAATGATTGCCCAACTCAAGCCGATATTATTCACGATGCTAGATTACCATTCCCATTTAATGCGACCGCAGATGTCGCTGTTTTAGGAGATATACTAGAACACTTTAGTGATGAAGATGCTAAAACAATAATCACAAATACAAGAAACGTATTAAAACCAGGCGGAATTTTAATTATAACATGTCCAGAAGACAATCGTTCGTTAGATGCTCAAAATGAGTCGGCGGAACATGTATCCGGTGTGTCAAAGGCGCATGAGCGACCAATTACCATTGAAATTATCAATAGTTGGCTTAAGGCAACCAATATGCTTATGCTTGACGCGGAACGAATCACCTATGGCATATACTTAGGATGGGGCGTTAGAGCCTTGAGTCTCGGTAAACCATAAAAATTCATATTAAATGTTTGCGTAAAAAATAGTAAATATAGCATGAAAACATTTGAACAATGGCGTATGGAACAATGTGGTTGTGGCGGTGGGATGGCGGGAGCTGGCGGCACAGGAGGTATGTGCGGAGCCGGATCAAATGGTGGTGCCGGTGGGGGATTTGGACTGCCTATGGCAATGCCAGTATGGTCATGGGGTGGTTATTATACTAGCCATGAAAAAAAGCGAAAGCGAAGAAAGAAGCATAAATGAGTAGTTTTAAACTGTGGCTAGAGAATGACGGAAACGATGCTCCAATGTATACGGATGAAGAAATGTTTACTGGATTTATGATAAGTATCCTAAACTCAATCGGCGAGCCAATATTTATGACTAAAGAAATGCTGGATATGGCCAGCAAGGGAACTAGAGATATTCATTGGGCAGAAAGAATGTTGGGGCGATGTTACGAAGCAATACAGGATGGTATAGATAAAATGTCTGTAAGACCAAAATATGGCGCGACAATTAAAATATTAGATTTCCTAAAAGAACTTCAGAAAAAGGTTTTTGAATTAAAAGATGCCATTGATCAAAAGAATATATCGTTGTCAATTCAATTATGCGATGCCGCATGCAAAATGTTTGGGAAGTTTACTCCCATATAATAATTAAATTTCCAACACCATACAGGCGTTCCCGCCACCAGCCAAGTTAAACTGGCTTACATCGTTAAAAAATACTTTAATCCCTCTATCCATTAGCCATTCCGCAGTTTCTTCACATCCTTCAGATAAAATCACGCACCCTCCTACCTGTATTGCATTACAAGCAAATCCATGCGCTTCATCTTCTGATATTTGTAGTTTATCGCATGGTAATCCTTCAATTACCGCCACACTCTCTGGTGAAAAAGCGCCTGGGAAATAAATAATAGATGGAGTGGCTTGATTCAGAACAAAAAGACAAGTATCTAAATGATAAAAATGACCATTCGTCAACTCTACAGGCACAACTTCGGTTTCTAATAAGTCGCTTAATTTTTGATGAGATTCATAAGAACTACGAAATCCATGTCCCTGAATCAGTTTGTCTTGAAAGAATATCGCGTCTCCGTGCCCTTCAAAAGAAACTTCTGATGGTAGAGATTTTAACTCAAAACCATTTTCGGCAAACCATCTGTTATATATCAAAGATTCGCCTTGTCGTTCCTTATACTTGAAATTAGAAGGAATAAAAACCTTTCCCTTAACCGTTCCTGCATTAGCAGTAAAAACTAAATCAGGATAATCTTTATGGCCGTCTACAACGTCAACATTTGCCCCTAATGTAATAAGCAACTGATACAGTCTTCGCCACTGTTTATTGGCAAGAAAGTTATCAGGCTTGTTTTTTACGTCCATCCAAGTGTTGATTTCGTAATTTACGTCAAAAAACTCTGGATACGACATCAAAAATCTTTGTGGCATCAGATTTCTCCTGGATTTACCAATTTGTCTATGTAGCTTATTAGAGTACCGATTGTGAATTTGTTGTAGTCTACGGTAATAACTCTTTTGATTTCATCAAAATTTGGCAACTCTCTAATCGCCTGTGCGCGTAAAATCTCATTTCGGTTGCTGTAGTCAGAAAGATTATTGTTAAGATAGTCTTTTTCCTGCGCGCTGTCAATATTGATCCCAAGCGAGTTAAAGATAATTCGCTTAATGTCATCTGCGCCTAAAACCCGAGATTCCCAATACTGTTTAAAGGTTTGCATACAATATATATTGCATGAGTTCATTTAAGCTATTCCTAGAAGAATCTCGCAAGTGGAACCTAAAAACCGCCATTCTTCGTGGACTTGCCGCTGAAGCCATAAAGGCTCCATCTTTAAAAGATTTTTATCAAGATTATCAAATACAAATTAAGCATGGTTTGTATTGGCATTGGACAGATGATCCTAATTTTCAGATAGACCCAAACAAAGGCCCTAGAGATATGTCTAGCTTGGCTACAGGAGGGGTAGACGTTGGTAAATTTATGATCACATCTCATCTGGCTAACTGGTCAAGCTATGGAAATAGGCAATACGTAGCCTTAATTGACATGACTCAAGTTCCAAGAAATCAATATTTCCAATCTAGCCGGGGTTTCGGTAACGAATTTTTTGTTAACGACCCATCTAAAGCAAGAGTAATAAAGGTGTACGGACGAAAGGCTGCGCAGGATTTTGACCGTTCTCAAAATAAGTATCTTCCTAGGTCAAATGATGAACTAGCTGATTTTTATAATTTTGTGAAGGGTACTAATGAGCAGTTTTAATTTTAAATTCAACTAAATAAGGTATGGGAAGTTTCGCTAACTGGATGCAAGAAGACATGTTTGGATTTAAATCCAAAGAACGGCCTGTTATAGACCCAAATCTTCAAAAACTTCCCAAAAGAGCAGAGCCAGAAGAATACTTCGGGAAGCACAAAGATATTTTCGGCTTTGGAAAACTTAGTAAACTCCAACCAATATCTAAAAACAACCATGCTATTCAACCCGCAGAAGCGGGTGTAATTATTGATACTTTGTCTAAGCGAAAGTTAGGTGCGCTAAAACCAATAGAGATATGGAGTGATAGCATTATATGGGGTCACAAAAATAAAAATAGCAATAAAGATATTGCTCATGGCGAGTACAATGAAGGCGCAATAGAACTAGACTTAAGCCCACTCGGTTCTTGGAAGGCATTTGTATCGGTTTTAAGCCATAATTTTGAGGGCGAGTTAGTTTGGCAGTGTATATCTGCTATACCATTAATACAGTTTAAGCCAAAATCAGAAGATCCAGATGTAGAGAATAAAATTATAGATGTAATATGGGAAAATATGGAGCATTTAGTAAAAGAAAAACCATTAAACCCTGAAAAAGAATACGATCTACTGCCTTTGGTGAAGATGATAGACAGTTGGGTTCAAAATGAGAAGCCAGAATGGTTTATCTATGAGAAAACTAAAAGAATAAATAACAACAGATACATTACTTACTTTAGTGTTCGCGGCGGCGGCATGATGAGACCTGTTGATGGCGAACGACTGGAGCAATTCAATATTGACATGAGCTTCAATCCTAAAACAGGTTTAGTTAAGTGTATCGGACAAGAAATCTCATCGCCGATTAGAGTCCATAGATGGGTTCCAGATATTGTTTCGTGGGACGTACATCTATCACCATCCATGCATGTAAAGAAAATGGCTCATATTATCATGCATTTACTAGATTCCTACTAAAAAAACTAAATACTATAGGAGAAAAATTATGAAAAACTTTATATTTGTAACAGCAATTTTACTGGCCATCGCCGGTGGGTACCGTTTATTTGGGGTTGTTAATACATCTCAGTGCTCTTGCACCAAAAATTGCGGGTGCAAACCAGGCATGCCAACCGCTTGTTGCAAGGGAATGGGTTGCAGTTGTAATCCATGTATTTGTAAGTAATGAAGAGTTTCTTACAGTACATCAAAGAAAACTATGGTGTCCCACTATTCGGGCAGGAAGTCGCAGAAGAGCCACCCATGCTTCTTTTAGAAGGCAATGACCGCAAATACGTAATACGCCCGTTATACAATATGCCTTGGGAAGGTCCATACGCTGCCGAAAAACTGATGGATATGTTAAAACATGGGCAGATAAGTGTTGAGTGGACCGTCAAAAAAGACGGTCAATCTGACATGGAAGCTAAAAAAATTAGCCTAGATAGAGATCTGATCGGGGAGTTTAGTAAAATTAAAGATCGCAGAAACTTTCATCTGTCGCAAATGGCTTAATTTATAATCTCATAGCCAAATTCTTGTTTAAAAAACTCTTTAACTTCAGGCGTCAGGCCGTCTCTATACAATGACAAGTCAGGATAAAATTGGCTTTTCTTAGCAATTTCCGATAAGGCAAGATAGTAACCTGAAATTAAACCAACGGCATGCCATCTAAAAATAGCTCTGCCATTTACTGCTTTTTCTATAGATTCTTTATTTAAATCACCTAATTTAGCGGTCAGCACTTTTTTAGATCGTTTTAATTCATTAATAACGAAACTGTAATCATGCAAGCTTACCCCAACTTCTTTCGCAGACTTAAGCTGTAATTTTAAATCATACTGATGTTTGTAAAATACATATCTTTTCCACGCCTTTTCTCCTACTAAGCAACGTTCGGAAATCATGATATCTTTAGCGAGAACATCATGAACGTTCTTAATTACAGCTATTTGTGCTCTTAGGTATATTTCATAGTCGGTAGCGTTAAGTTTACCGCTTGTTTCATTTACAAGTTTATAGCAGTATTTAAAGAGAATGTTTTCTCTAGGGTCTTTCTTCCAAGAGAACCTAACCATGTTATTATTAGGAAAGAGTTTCTGTACGTATGAGTAGAAGAGATGAGATATGAATACTGATAGTTTCTCTTTATCATCAGTTATCTTATAATTAAAGATCAATTCTTCTATTAACATCATATGTTTATCGTACTCTCAATGATTAATCATTAATGTTTGTATTAATAAATCAGAAGTACTAATAATATTAGAAAAGTACAATAAAATCCTAGGTACTTAAAGTACTAAAAAGATCTAAATTGTGTCCTATCAATCATTAGCCACACATCCCTGTGTTTTTTTTCGAATACCACTAATGGAAAAATGCATTTGGCACGATGTACACTGTATGAAATACAGAATATTTGTTCCTAAAAATTTAATTTTAGAAAATATCATACCGGAAAAGTATAAACATTTGAAGTCTAAGAAGCATTTGCAGCGCATGTATTGGTTTGTTGAAATGGTGTGTGTGCGGGGTATGACGCATGGTAGAGACCATGATCTTTGGGCCAAGCTGCATTGGAAGTATCTTGAAAACATGTTTACTAGAAGGTACTTGGAATACAAAAAATTATTGATAGATTGCGATGTTATTTTAGTTAATAAAACCTATAGTGTTGGGAGATTTTCTCAAAATTATCGTATTGCTCCACTTTACGAACATGGATATAGAACTGTTTCCGTAGATGATGCGGTGCTTATTAAGAAGCTAAAGAAGCGAAATCGTCATAAATTAACTGCTAAAGGCAATATTTATGAATATTTATATGCGTGTTTAAAGCAAACTAGCATTGATGATAGTCATTTTGGCGAGTTAAATATACATCATGCCAAGGTGGTGGATTGGATTAAAAATAAAAAAGTATATCTGCATGTTGATACTTATGGCAGAACGCACACCAATATTACAACTCTTAAAAGATCTCATCGTAAGCAATTAATGATTAATGGCGAAAAGTTAACCCAAATTGATATAAAGAATTGTCAGCCTCTTTTATTGAATCTGCTTGTTGATAAATTGATTAATAAAAATTATATTAAAAATAATCAGGATGTTTTAGAATATAGAAAACTAACTGAGATGGGTGTATTCTACAATCATTGTTCTGAATTATATAAAATAAATGAAAGTGATAAAAAAAATATAAAAAATCGGTTATTTAAAAATGTTTTCTTTGGTAGAAAGACTGCAAAAAAATTTGCTAAGTATTTCCCAACGATTTCAGATGCTATCCAGTTCTACAAGAAAGATGATTATAAAAACTTAGCCAGAGAATTGCAGAAGATTGAGTCGGATATATTCATTCATAAGATTTGCAAAAGGATAATGAGTGAAAATCCAGATGTGCAGATATTGACAGTTCATGATTGTATCTTAGCACAAGACAAACACGCAGAATACATAGCATCCGTCATACAAGATGAGTTTTTTAAGTTGAATCTTAACGTCGCAGTGGAAATTTCACGATAACTGGTACACATGCTTTTATTTGATTTTGTGAGTCATATTAGTCATTTTAAGGATAGCGGCGTTCTTTTCTTTAGGACGATTCCAGAAATCGTTGATTTCACAGATACATTTTCTGGAAAACTAGAATTGAGTAATCAAAACTACTGTTTTAATTTTGAAATAGACGGTAGTTTTAGAAGTAATTTAACAGTTTTGCAAGAACTCTTTCATCAGAAAACGATTTTAGTATATGATTTTAAGAGATTTGTTTCGCATATAAAACATAGATTTGGAGATAACGGTTTTTCTAAATTTGATGGAAAGATTATAGATTTAAAGGTAATTGCCGCTTTTTGCGGCTTACCCGTTTCTTGCCCCGAGACGTTTTTAGATGCCGTTGGTATTTTTAAAGAGTTGCCGGATACATGGAAATCGGTCTATAAAAATGTTCATCTTCCTTTGATTACCGAAGTCATTCCGTCATTAGAGAATATGAAAATAATCGTCGGCAAAAATGTCCGGTATACTAATTATGAGATTGAAGGGCAGTCACAAGGCAGGATGTCGTGTAGCAAGGTAAATGAAAGATATATTGTCCCTCATACTTTGTCGCCGGAAATTAAAGAGAAGATAAAACCAAGTGGATATAATAAGGAAATTTGGACAGTTGATTACAAGCATATGGAAGTTTCTGTTCTACAGTGGTTGTCACAAGACAAAGAGTTGCTTAAACTTATTAACGGCTCTGATTTTTATTGTAACTTATACAAAGATTTGTTTAGGCAAGAATGCTCATCTGCATCTCGCAAGAAGATGAAGTTATTATTTTTACCATTTATTTATGGTGGTGGTCCAGACACGTTATCAGAAAATTCTGGTATAGGCAGGGAGCATGTTGTTAAGATTTTGTCTTTAATAAAAAATAGAATTCCCGATGTTTTTAAGTGGTTGGATAGCGTTAATAGCGACACGGTAGCGCAGAATTATTTTGGTAGAATTAAGAAGGTTGATCATAAATATCAGGTTGGGAATTTCCTGATACAGTCAGCCGCTGCAACAGTTTGCCAGCATAAACTAATTCAACTTTTCCACAAACACAAAAATATCATGTTTAATATTCATGACGGTTATGTCGTACAGCTTGACGCTGGAGATACAGATACTTTGAATAGTATAATTCATGTATTGGAGAAAGATGATGATTTTTACCCTGGGTTGAAACTAAATGTAGCCGAAACTAAAGGAGTATAAAGTTATTACCGATATATCTAGCATGAAGAATAAGTTTGCGATAACTAATGATGAGTATGCGTTATTAGATAAGAAGTATGGTCGTCTTTGTTATGATGCTTCTTGGAAGCTATTAAGACGCAATTACAACAGCGGAAGTTTCTTAGAAATTGAAGACGTAATTCAAGAAACAAAAATGGCCTTAACTAAGGCTGCTGTTTATTTTAAGCGGCAGACATATATTGAGGATTCATTAGAAATTGCTAAGGCATATTGTAAGGATAAGTTTATTTTTTGTATAGTTTGCGAACTAGAGCGGCTTTGGGAAAATCGTAGACACCATGGTGCGAACAAGCGTACCTTTGGGGATCATCAAGAGAATATGCTTGATTTAATTCTTAATAGATATGTTCCCAAAGAGCTTTTTCCAGATGTAAGCGCTAAACTATTGGTTAACAGGAAATTTGAAATTTATATTAAGTCAATTATTTGGAATGCCACTAAGCATATTGGTAAAAAAGTGACCAAGGATAGTGGAATTAGGATTGGATTAGTTTCTCTTAGCGATAAGGATTTCGTGATATAATGCAAACCAGGTTTGTAGTAAGAGATTCTGATTTGGTTTTATGGAATCCACCAGCTAAATTAGAAGATAGCTATAATAAGTTTTACATTAGTTCTGGTTTCTGGAACTGCCTCCCATTTAGCCGATGGGTATCAGGCTGCTATTCTGAAGATTTGAGAGCTATTCCCACTGAGTATAGTGCTCCTTCAGAATTCATAATAGACATATGGTTTAGTGACGATGGAATCAAATGGGCTAATGTAATTTCTAATAAGTTTAATAATGTTGTATGGCACGGTGAAGTTGTTCATTCTGATCCATGGAATGCAGATTGTTGTACTGGCTCCATATACTTTAATTGCAGCGGGATTACGCAAGTTAATGAGTGCAGCGGAATACTTACTGCCCCCAGAGCAAAGTTGGCTAATAGAGATTTTATTAAATTAGTTAAGGATTTCGTGATATAATGCAAAAAATAATTATTGATTATTATGATCGTAATCAGTTTTACTATGTAGTTTCGCCCGAAAGAGCAAACAATGGAGCGCTGTGTGAATTCAGTGATGAAGATGCAAATTTTATTGAAGACATGAGCATGAAGCTTGATAGGTATCAAAAGTTGCTTAAAGATGCCTATTCAAAAAAGAAAGAGCAGATTAAGTTAGACAGTAAGCCGACGACCTTCTGTCATAATGATTTAGAAACAGATTTTTCGTAGAAAGAAAGAATTATGAAAACCAAGTATGGCAAGAAATTAGAAGAAAAAGAGAAGGCGATTAGAGAAGCTGCATATTATAACTGGATTAATTCTGGTTGTGTAGATGGCAACGAATTAGAGAATTGGGCTAAGGCGGAACAGGAATATAAGCCAAAGCGTAATAGAAAGACCAAGACGCATAATATTACTTGTGGCATAGGCGAAATTGGCGACGATATGATATATCACTATCATTCACCACATGTTGTAAAGACTCCATGTATTATTGAGACGGAGAGTGAATCTACTACGATGATTGGGAGTAGCAAAGCATGGGTCAATCCTGCGCCTTGTCAGAATGATGTAATTATTGATTTGTCTAAGAAACCTACGTTTTAGGAGTTCAACATGACTGTTAAAGAATTGGTAGAAAAGTTAATGATGTGTGATGAAACAGCCGAAGTACTACTGTTGTCTAATTTTGATATAGTTAAGCTGAGGAGTGTTGAAGAAATGCATGGGGTTTCTAAGTTTTCTACCGGCATTAAGTTAATTGATGATTCTAAAAAAGGCATAGTGCTCTTAAATTAATATGAAAGAAGAAAATTGGATAAGCCTGAGCAAAAACTCTATGCTGAGTTGTGCAGTATGCGGAAACAGTAAAGATAAGACGGCTACGGTTTTTCTAAATCATTTATCTAGAAATAAGCCGTTAAGTGGATATTGGTTAGATAATATGTTTGTTATTTGCCCTAAGTGTGCCGAAAGAATAGCTGGTTGTTTTAAGAAATAAATTATGATAGAAGAAAAGTACGAGTTTGATGTTTATATGCAGCAAATGTTGCTAGGGGCAATGTTGAAAGATCCTTATTTTCTTAAGCAAAGCTCTAGCTTGGTGAAGCCGTTTTACTTTGAAGATAAATCTCATGAAGTAATTTGTGATATTATCTTGCAGTTTTTTGACAAATATCGTCAGGTTCCTAAGAAGGAATATATTGAGCAAGAGATTAAAGAAAAGATTCAGAATGATGATATAAAAAGGGACGCTTATATTTATGAATTAAGAACAGTAATGAGCTGTTATGAGGCTGGTATTGAAACCAGAGAATACCTTACTGATAAAGTAGCAGAGTTCACTAAAATTCAGACTATGCGACAAGCGATTGTTCACGCTACAGATATATTGGGGAAAAAAGTTGACGGCAAATGGGAGAAGATTTACAAGATTTTCAACGACGCCTTGACTGTTGAAAAGAACGATGATGATGGTATTGATTACTTTAATACAGTTCAGCAGCGTTATGAAAATATGATGAAGATGCAGGATAATAATGAAACATTTACTAGCGGATTTCCTACGATAGACAAGGGATTGCGTGCTGGCGGAATATGTCGTGGAGAATGCGCCGCAGTAATGGGGTCATCTGGCGTCGGCAAGTCATTAATACTCTCTAAGCAGGCGATAGCAAACTGCGCACAGGGGAAGAAAGTACTTTATATTACTCTAGAGCTTAGCGCGGAAAAAACGGCATTAAGAATGGATTCTCAGTTAAGCGGAGTAGGCGTAGGCAGTTTGGCTCAGGAAAGAGACATAGTAATTGATGCTGTTAATGAGTCGGCGAGTAGTGTTGGACCGATAGGTGAGCGAAGATTGATCATCAAGCAATTTGCGGCGGGTACTTTGACTGTTAAAAAGTTAAGATCATATCTGTCAATGCTACATATTGAAAAATTTGTTCCTGACTTGATTTGTTTAGACTATCTTGGAGAACTTAGCTTTGATCCAGCTATGCCTATGCATCAGTCTTATTATCTTGCTATCCGAGATCTAAGAGCATTGGCCATGGAAGAAAAAATAGTTATCTTCACTGGACTACAAGGAAATAGAAGCGCTAGGGATGCGCAGAATTCTGGGTCTGTTTTACAGGATAGTAATTTGTCCGGATCGTATGATGCTGTTAAGCCGCTGGATGCCCTGTGGTCAATTAATCAGTCAACTACAGAAAAGTCGGCTGGTGTCGGTAGAATTTGGGTAGCCAAACATAGAGACGGTAGGAGTGGATATTTAGTTCACTATAAGTGCACAGATAGCTTAGATATGGTTGAGATTTCTAACGAAGCATATGCAAATAGAATGAATGCTGTTGTCCAGAGCACTAATGAAAATGTTTCTCTCCCAAAGAATTTTAAACAAAACTCTAACTAATTTGAAGAAGATAAAATGACAAAAGTACATGTAGGCAAAACAGAAGTTGAATTAGATCCTGAACACCTTAAGTTTAGCGAAGCTACGTTAAATCAACGCCTCCAAGAAGAGGCGTCTTTGTATTCATATTATGCTGAGCAATTAACAAAGGCTAATTATATTCTTTCGCTTCTTGAGGATGAATATGATTCAGAATATCATAAAAAGTTTATAGAATGTAAGGGTACTTCTAGTGATAAGCTAGCTGAGGCAAGCGCCAAAGGCGACGAAAAGGTGCAGGAGTGTCTTAAGAAGGTTCGTCAGGCTAAGTACGCAAGAGATGCCATTCAAGCATATCTTCGTTCATTTGATCGCGCCCATGATTGCCTCGTGAACCTCGCCCAAAATATTCGAAAAGAATTGGATAAATTGTTCACTTCCATAAAATTTTCTCCTGGTACTTCTGATTGGCAACAAGCCGTTGCTGAAGCAGACAAGATTATCGGAAAGAAATAATGAACATACTTGTTCCTCAAGGCGTGGGCGATTCTGTATGGTGCTTAGTTAAAGCACAAGGTCTTGTTAAGAAGCACGGCGATAACAGGATTGATTTGAAGGTCGGCGTCTGGAATGCTAATAACATAGAAAGTCGTGCGATTGAGTTCTTAAGAAAATTTAAATTTGTTAATTCTGTAGAACCATATGTTATGCCACATGTCAATAGGCATGGTCCAGTTTTACTTGAAGGGCCTCTCGCTACAGAAGATGGTCTGTATAGATATATTCCTGATGGTAAAAATCCATCTTTAAAAAATATTGACTTCGTAATGATGCCGAATGCACCGCTGGAAAGAGGAATTAATCTTTCGGACTGGTTGCCAGACGTTGAATCTAATTTTGAAATATTCAATGAGTTTAATTGGTTAGATGCTGAAAAAGAGTACACAAATAAATTTAAAGATACTATGGGCGAGTATGTTATTTTCTTTATAGCCGGAGAGGGTGGAAATTGCTCTCATTCTGGTCATAATAGAGGGCTAATTTTTACTGCCCAAGAATGGGTAGATTTAGGCGATAGACTCCATGAGGCGTATGGAGTTAAAATTATTGTTGTGGGAGCAGATTGGGATTTAGAGTATTATAACAATAATATTAGACCTAAAACTAAAATGAAATTATGGTGGAAGAACTTCATTAGCCAATGGCCTATCGAGCATACTCTTGCTGTAATTAAAAATGCTAGATTTATGATTAGTTACCAGTCTGGACTTGGAGTTTGTGCTAATTATATGGGAACAAAAACGGCTATGTGGTGGAGACAAAAACGCACTCCTAAGAATCATGACGATAGCATAAGTTACGAACATTATATTGCTTTTCATGAGGATATGGCATTTGCTTGGACTAAGCCCGGTTCCGTTACAGGCAAGACATATTTTCCGTGCTACTATGGTCGGCATGGCGTGAATGAAATTTTAAATTTTATAAAGGATAATGGTTGGTAATATGTCTAAGCGCTATAAGACTGTTCTAAATGGACGTGATGTAGAAGCTATTAGGATATTAATAGAAGTGCACAGTTCCGTAGCAAATCCTAAAATATTAGACGTTACCTATAACTCTGGAAAGATGTGGATTGGATCATCCTATGCGCCGACTAGAATGGATATTAATCCAGATTTGTCTTTAGACGTTGTGGCCGATTTTACCGCTATACCATTTGCCGATGGCTCATATGATATTATTGTTTTTGACCCTCCACATCTTCCCACAAATGCGGCATCTGAGAACAGTTCTAAAATTTGGGAAAAATCATATGGCATAACATCTGACGGCGAAGGTAGAGAAGGAGATAATGTAAGCGGTATGTTTATTCCATTTTTAAAAGAAGCGAAAAGAGTTTTAAATAAGAATGGAATTGTTTTGGCTAAGATTGCAGATATTGTCCATAATCATAGATACCAATGGCAGCATGTGGATTTTGTTAATGCTACCCTAGAAGTTGGTATGACGCCTTGTGACCTGTTAATTAAATGCGACCCGTCAGCGGGAAATTTACAGTCTAGTAAATGGAATAATGTTAAGCACTTAAGAAAAAATCATTGTTACTGGATTGTGGTTAGAAATTCTAGTAGATGCGAGTCTTCTAAGATAAGGAGCTAGATAATGCCTGTAGATACAAAAGTATATCGCCCCGAAGATTTTGGGGTCCATAATGTAATTCAGTTTAGGTGCTGTGCCGGAATGGGAGATATACATTGGGCAATAGCCAAGATATTTAACCTTAAACAAAAGCTTGGTCGTGAAATTTTATTATCAGTAGCATCCAAGAATGAATTAAGGCGAGCAGAAGAATTTGTTCAGTTATTATCGCCTAATGTTCGTTGGGCTGGATATGATGATTCTGTTACAAGCTTTGAGGTTATGCAAAATTGTCTGGGGGATGATTGGGCCGATTGTAATGGCAAATACGATTATCTTTGTGGAAAACCTTGGAAGATTAATCTTTCATGTAATTTATGGCTTGAGCGGAGTAAGAAGCTTTCGGATTGGCTTCCTAAATTGCCGCTTGATTGGCATTATCCTATAAATATACCGCAAGAACATTATCATGAAGCAGATAGCATAATGCAAAGATTAGGTCCGAATACCTTTTTTTGCTTTGTTTCTAATAAAGAAAAAGATCGACAGGTAAGACCAGGATGGAACATTTGGAATACCGATGAGTGGGTTGAGTTTTTAACCGGTGTGCATAATATACCAGAGTGTAGGAATTATTCATTTTTATTTTCAGGAGCATCTTGGGATTACGACCGCACTAAGGATGTATATGAAATTATGAAGTCTAGAGGCTGCAAGACAGAAATGGTAGTAGGAAAACACTTAGGCATTACCCTAGCGTGTCTTAAAAGGTGTAAGTTTTCATTTCAATTTCCGGGTGGGGTAGGTCTTCTGGCGAACAATCTTAACGTCCCAACGATTTTTTTACTACCTAGAATTCTTAAAAGCATGCAAGATAATATTGCTGATCCCATGGATATGGCTTATGACAATTTTAAAACTATGGTAAGGCCAACTGTAAGTGAAGCTTTGACTTGGTTTATTCGTGAAGGGTATCCTGCTAATTTTGGCTAAAGTTGAATTACGTATAGCCCTCTATGGCACTCAATTACCATTGGTTTAATATCGCGCTCCCAGCAAAATTTATCTACGCCCCATCTCACTTCATCGCTATCTTTGCCATGTAGAACATCATCTACTAAGATAACCCCGTTTCTTTTCATAACCTTTGAAACAAGTATGCAATCGTGATAGACTCCGTCAAAGGTATGACATCCGTCAATATGCCCTAAGTCTATTTTCATATTGATGTTTAATGAATTGATCGCTTGTGTGTTTGCGTTGATTACATCTAAAGTCTCAAGTTCTACGTCTTTTAATTTATTGAATACGTATTCGCCAGATCCTAGGCAATCTTGCTCGTTGTCAAAGCAGAAAATGTGTTTGGTTTCACCACTTCCTCGCCTCATTGATTCTAGGGAATATCCATATCTTACCCCTATTTCTACTATGCTTTTTGGTCTTAAATATTGCCCTATGGCATAGTATGCTATGTAAGTTCCCTTTCCAAGCCAGTCCACGCCATCGTCTATTGGATTTTTAACCAAAGAAAGAATATCATCTTCTGTTTTGGCACAGGATTCTATTAATTTTTGTATTTCGGCTACCATTGCTATATTTAGATTAGTTCTTGATAGTAAATAACATATGGTATACCCGTATATTGAGCATCATAAAGTTTGGGATAATTGGTTTAAGCTTTGCATATCCAATGATCGTGATGAAAACTGGTATGGTCTAAAAACTATTTGCGATGATTTAAAATGTTCTTGGGATGATGCTGTTGAAGTTCAGAATAAAAGAAACCTTTTTTTAAGAGATTTGATTTCTCCTGGCGATGTTGTTATAGATGTAGGCGCCAACATAGGAAGCGTTGCCCTAAGCATGGTAATGCGGTCTAAGTCTAAAATTATAGTTATTGAAGCTAATCCAAGCAATATTCCTATTATAAAGCGTAATTTTCAGCTAAATGACGTTATAGATTATCAGATATACAGTAATATAGCAGATGAAAAAAGCGGGATGAAGAAGTTTATATCTGAAGAAATGGTTGATAGCCGTGGAACCGAAGTAGAAACTATAGCTTTAGATGATTTGGGGATTGCACCAGATGTTATTAAAATTGACGTTGAGGGATATGAAATAGCCGTATTGCGTGGAGCTAAAGAGATGCTTAAGAAGAAGCCGAAGCTGGAAATTGAAACACATCTTTTTGAAAAGGTCAGTATGGAGTATCACGGCTTTGATCCGCAGGAGCTGTTAGACATTTTGTATTCTAACGGATATGAAGTTTATCTAAATGGACAAAAATGTGAGCATAATTTTGAGCTAAAACACAATATGTTTTTGCATTGTAGGTAAAAATTATTGTAAAAAATAACTTTTCATTCATATAATAGACTATAGGGCATTCATCTTGTAGAGTTTGCTCGCAAAGATACTTAATAGGTCTTTTAATAATTAGGAAGAAACAAAATGAACAATTTAATGTCCCGTCGCGATGAGTTTTTTACCCCCATTGAACGCCAGTTTGATCAGTTTTTTAGCCAGTTTTTTGATGATGGCCGCAGAAACTATAAAAACATTCTTAAAGATGGCAGCTACCCAAAAGCTGACACAATAACCACCAATGATGGCAAGTATATTGTAGAGGCCGCCGTACCAGGGGTACAACATAAAGATATTCAAGTAGAAATTCTTCCATCTGGAATCCTGCAAATTTCCGGCAAGATGGAAAGTGATGTTTCGTATAGTCAGGCTACTTTTTATCAGAAAGAACTAAAGAGGTCTTCATTTACTAGAAATATTGTTTTGCCCGACAATCTAATTGGTGATCCAGAAGCCACTTTTGGAAACGGTATTTTAAAATTAACTTGGAATATTAAACAAACTCCACCCAAGGATGAAAATAGAAAAGTAATAGCAGTTAAAAATAATGATGCAGATTTACCTAAGTGTGAGCGTCAGGCCGAAGGCAAAGAGCCGTTTGATAAGTCTGGCATATTAAGGTATGAAATTTTTACCAGTGCTCCGATTAACTATAATCCGAAACACAAATTGACTAATGAAAAGATATACCCTATTTTATGCGAGGCATCAGATGACACAAGAATACTTTATACAACCATAGATGATTGCGGTAATACGATTGTCGTAGATGCGGCTAATTTTCAAGCGATTACCGAAGAAAGTTTAGCTAGACATAAGTCTGGAGTTGGTAAGAGCGAAAAGTGGTGCGAAGAAGTGCGTAAGTCTATCAATGAGTCGGTTTCTCATATTGGCTTTAATGGCAAGCATACCACATATCGGCTAGGGTATAAAAACATTAATCCGTCGTCGATTAAAGGTTCTGTTTACGTAGATGATGATGTTATTTGCTTGTTTACCGTTAACGATAGCAACGCCCTAATATTGGCCCCCTCGCGCGATCAGGATGAGTTTTATATTTTGCGCGGCAATGCTGACATTGATAATAGCACAATACATTTAGATTGGAATATTGTTCCTCCACAAACTAACGTTGTGGTTAGTTATGAATATCAGATGAATATATTTGGGGCTAAGCGTTCAACTGAATATGCTTCGAAGATTGATAAAAAATTTAGTAGTAATGGCGATATTGTTTTTTCTATTAAGGACGATAAATCTTTATCCGAATCCGAAGACATTAAGGTTAGTAGAGAGTTGTCCATGGAAGAAACCTGGAGAGCCTTAGCTGGAGTTAATGGGGTTGAATTAGATTTAGTTAAACAAAAAGCTGTTTAATACTTTGTTAGGTGGTGAGATCCGCCTTCGTGTTCACCTTCGGATTCATATCCAAACCTTGGATGTTGAAGTATTTTAGCTAATCGCGGGTTCACAACCCATGTTCTGGTGTATGATTTATGGCCATACATAATATCTAAATGCTTTCTTTCCTGTTCTGCGGCCTTTATTAGTTTTATTCCTACCATTTCATATCCTTGCCACCTAGGATCTACCACCACGTCAAAATCAAAATGGAACATTTCCTCGCCCGCATTTTCTGATGCGCTGTGGTCTTTTTCATATGAAGTATAGACTGCTCCTATTACTTCTTCCTGATCATTTAGCGCTACTAGGGTTAGGTTTTTATTTCTAGAAATGTGTATGTTGACTTTGTGAGCGATATTTTCTGCCTCTTGTCCCATTTCCCAGTCTTCTTCTGGGTCTACGTTTATAATTTTTAGACCTTCATTAAAAGTGAGCCATTCTGTGAAATTTAACATTATAGTATGCATATAACAATAAGAGCAGTGACCGTTGCTCCGAGGAATAATCCGCCCCAGAAATCACCTAATGCTGACTTGGCTTTCTTGCCGGTGTAAACCGATATAAGCTTAGCTAATTGATTTCCATTTTCATCATTGATTACGCATGGATTATATCCAGCCCCATCAAAGTGATGGCATAGTTGATGAAACGTTTTTTTGGCGTCCTTTTTTTGTTCTGATAAGTAAACAAATTCCACCTTTTCGTTTTTATGACGAACGGTTATGTGATTGAGTAGTTCCGGATTGTGCTTTTTGTTATTTTGCATTGGACGGTCCATCTATAGTGAATGGTGGAGTCTTGCGTCCATCCCAGTTTTGTCCATGTGGTTCGCCTTCTTTTATTTTAGTTTCAAGATGAATAGCAATACATTCTGGTAAGAATTGCCTTTTGTCTCTTGGAAACTTCATGCCGAATAGCATGTCGCCTCTTGCTGCGCTTGTATGTTCTTCATTATACTTAAGGTTTTTAGTACCTTGATGAAAACATTGAAAAAATCCAATAGCTATAATTCCGTCGCGGCTTAGGCTGGCCACTCTAGTCGCGGTAGGAAATGGGCCAGAGTGAACAAAAATATCATTTTCATGTTGCACTAATGGTTTTTGTAGAAAGCGAATCCAGTCGGCAAAATTACTACAATTCATTCTATCCATATGATAGATTGCATCTTTGTCTAATGTAATGGTTTCCATAGTTCGCTTGAAGTGCGGGGGTAGGTAGATGTCCGCATCCATATGAACAACCCAATCAGTTTGTTTTAGGTTTTCTAACCCGATATTGATTAGTTTTCCTTTTGGGAAACCTTCATCTTTATTGATTCTTACTTTTATACAACGAACATGCCAGTATTCGCAAATTTTTTGAGTTAAGGTATCTTCTACCGATGTGACAATTACCATATTATCAAACTGCATTCGGTTAAACGGCAGGGTCCAGGCTAAGAAATCTCCGTAATTCACACACACTTGGATGCATTCTATCATGCAATATTTAGCTGCTTTCGCTATGATAAATTTATGGACTGTGAAAAAATCCGCCAAAAACTTAAAAAAAATAATATTGCAAGTGTATTGTTGAATAAATTTAGCCTTAATAGCGAAAATGATTATAAAAGTTCAGAGCTTTCTGATCCGATGTACTTGCCGTTTTATTACTACTTAGGACAGGATATTACCCCGAGTAGCTGTGTAGAGTTTGGATTAGGACTAGGAATATGTAGTGGTAGTTTTTTGTGCGGATGTCCCAGTGTCAAGAGTTTTACAGCATTTCAAAATAAGACAAATGATTATTACCCAGATAACATGACTAGGCATAACATAAGACGTGTTTACAAGGACAAATTTTACTTTTATTATGGGCAATTAGATGAAGGGTTCAAGAAATTAGTCAAAGATCAACGGCCGCAAATTGTTTTTATAAGAGAAAAAGATAAGGAAAAAATGAGCGAATACTTGAATTTTGCTTGGGATGTACTAAATTATGATGTTATATTTGTAGTAGATTACATTGACGTTAATCCAGAAATATTTAATGTATTTTGTAAGGTTAGAAATAGAAATTTTGAAAAATTTAATACTCGGTATGGTGTCGGTATTATTACTAAATAAGGAAAAAGTATGTTTGAGCTAATATTTCATTACCATAAGAGATTGGAAAGCGGAAGGTATGACACAGAAGACCATACTATGCGCAAAACACTGGGAAAGAAAGAGGAAGAAGTCCCATTAGAGCAGGTTGCTAGTTTTGTTGCATCGCAGTTAGCTCGTAGAGATATTTTTATTGTTGACGTTGAGCCATATGAATATGTTAAGCGTAAGGTTTCGTTTAAAGAAACTAAAGATGGCATTGTGATTAAAAATCGTAAGTTTTCATTTAGTGTGAGTGGCGTAGTAGATGGCGGAATTACTGCGGAGGAAGACAAGCCGCAGCTTGTAACACATGTTGTTGACAAGCCAGTTCCGGTCGCTCCTCCAAAACCTAAAATTAAAGTTATTAGAGAAGAAGTATTTTCGCCTGATATAGCTGGAGCTAGTCCGATTAGAAATTTAACTCCTGGTAGAAAGTACGGAATTATTAGAGAAACTGATGCTGGAAATTACGTAGTAGTGAATGATGTAAACATGGAAATGGCTGTAAATGCCGCATATTTTAGTAGTATTGGAAAAGGCATTATATTTGATGGACCTATAGCGGAAAGCGCCGAGTACATCCAGGGTCGTGAAGCTGAAATGCGAAATCAGATGATGCAGGCGAATAAACTCCAGTATGGCGGTGAGATTATTCCTGAAACTCAAGATTCCATGCAGCCGCTCAGGAGACGGTAATGGCTGATCTCTATAAGATATTAGAGCTGTCATTATCGGCATCACAGGATGATATTAAGCGAGCATATAAAAAACTAGCAAAGAAATATCATCCTGATAGCAATAATGGTACGTCCACCGTAAAATTTAGAGAAGTGAGCGATGCATATGAAATATTGAGCGATTTAGAAAAAAAGAAGAAGTATGATTCAGGAATTAAGGTTGATGTTTTGCCTAAGACAAATAGGAAGCAGGCAAAAGTAATAAGAAGAGAGGTTTTTTTGCCGGAAGAGATAGGTAGAAGAAGTCCTATAAAAGGATTTACTATTGGCAAGTCATATCCTATTATACAAGATATGAGCAATGGTAATTATTTAGTTGTAAATGATTACGGGATTGCCATAGTTGCAGATCCTATTTATTTTGTTGCGGCGGTCCCTGGTTTGGACAAGGCGTTTAGTCCGACAGAAGATGGAAAAATTTATTATGACGGGCCAATTATTCCTGATTCTGGTAAGCCATTAAATCGCAGAAAATAAGGCTAATATATTTTCTTATATCTTCCGATAAATGTACACAAGGAGAAATAAATGATTAATTCTTTAGACCATATTGCTTTTCGTATCAACCGCAATAATCATGACGCAGCCTGCGATATGTTTGTTAATTTGTTTGGTTATGAGATAGCAGATAAATTTGAACCCGAGTTTCCTGATGGAAGCACGCAAAGTACGAAATGCACGGTCTTGATGCCTAAAGGACTAAAAGATAAAAAGGACGCTCCTAGAATTATTGAGCATGATGGAATTAGGTATCAGACTATGCCAGATTTGTTTATTTCTTCTAGTTCCGATCCAGAGTCCATCGTAGCAAAATATGTTGCTAATAGAGGTAACATTGGCGGGGTACATCATTGTGCATATTCTACAGAATCGGTTGAGAGCGAGATGCAGAAGTTTAAAGATGCTGGGTTTAAGTTTTTGACGGAAGATCCGCTTGTATGCGATGAATTAACTCAATCATTTACGGAACAAAATTTGCTAGTTAATGTAATTTTTGAATTAATTGAACGAAGACAGGCAAGTTTTTGCAAAGATTCTGTTGGTAAGCTAATGGCAAAAACACAAGATTGTAAATAATTCTCAGAATTATATAATGTGTTTTAAAAACCAGGACGATATAAGTACTATCAAGAAACAATTTTTTAACAATACGGAGAAGAAAATGGGTATTAATTTAGAAGCATTTAAGAGCGAGTTGGAGCGAGTTGAAGGTAATGGACAGAATAAGAATTTTCTTAAGGACTTTGTTCGCTTCCCGCCTGGCGAATGCAGCACAATAGTTCGCATTCTTCCTCCTAGCCATGATAACGATACAATTTATGTGGCTATTAGAAATCATACTATTAACGGTAAGCGATTTCAGTGCTCAAAGAATTTAGTCGGTGGAATGTGGCAGGGTCAGTGTCCAGTATGCGAATTTTATTCTTCGCTATGGAAGAAGTCAGAGAATCCTGATCTAAGTGAAAATCAAGTAAAAGAACTACAAGCACAGGCTCGTTCTATTAAGCCAGTTGAACGTTATTTCTATAATGTTGTTGTCCGCAAGGAAATTGACGAAAAGGGCGAAGCAAAGTACGATGTCTTTCATAAGATTTTGAGTGCAGGAAAAGAACTTCACACTTACATTATCAAGTCAATCGTAGGCAATCCACTTCTTAACAAGAAGGGCTTCGGCGATATTACGGATATTGAAACTGGCCGTGATCTAAATTGCGTCCGAGAACTTAAGGGTGAATATCCAAACTGGAAGAGTAGCGAATTTATGGACGCAAGTCCCTTGCATAAGGATAAGAAGGTTTGCAAGGAGTGGCTTGCTGAATGCCATGATCTAAATTCTTGGAAGAAGCCACAGCCGTTTGACGTTCTATTAAAAGAAGTAAATATTTTTCGCGGTCTAGAGGTTGATGAGTCTGTAAAAGTGGAGCGTGCTCCATTTGATAAAGCACCAGCTACAGTTACAAAGGTGGCCGCTTCTTCGTCTAAGAAGGAAGATTTTGCTACTGCTGACGTAGACATGGCTCTTACAGACGACGATTTTTTGAAGAATATTAATATTGACGACCTATAAAGTATTGGCTATTGAAATGATTTAAACAGGCTATAGACAGATGATAAAATTCACTATGCTTGTTATTTATAATGAATTACTTTAGTTAACATACTTTAAAAAACAAACTCGCCACTGATGCCCTGAGGAGGTGAATTTTTATAATAATTTCAGTGGCGAGTTCATAAAGGAAAGTTATCATGGCCACAAAGCTTGAAAAGCCGGTGAAGAGAGAGTTAGAGGTTTCTGATAACTTTGGAGTTAAAGGACCGGTTATTGTTACGATGTATCATGACCGAATAGAATTTAGGCGAAAAGGAAGTTCTAGAAAACTTTCAGTTGAGTGGGGCGATCTAAATAAAGTGCTTAAGATTCCCCACAATGCTCCGGCGAGGTTTTTTGGAAATCCCCTTGGTTGGCTCGTAGAGGTGCAAAAATGAATAGAATTAGAATTGTTGAAACAGAAGATGAACCTTGGTGTGAAAGTTGTTTAGAGATTTATTGTGCTGATAAGTGGCGATTTTTTGCTACAGGAAGCAATGACGAATGTCAGTCTATGCAGCAGATGCTATCTGATTTAATTAATGAAGTGCGGCAAGATAGAATTGATAGCGACATCAATGATTAAGAGTTTAGAATTTGTAAAGGAAGCCGACACTCCATTTGATATGGTCGCTGGACCAGTGTCAAAGAAAAATAAAGACGGCAAGATTGAAAAGCATCTTTTGTTAAGATTAGTTTATAATGAAGATAATTTTAATATAGATGATTTTTTTGATGAGTTTTGTGACAAGTTTATGGTTGAGATGAAAGTTTTTAGAGGCAAAGTTAAAAAAGGGAAAGCATCATGCTAGAGATGAAATTTGAAGGTCTTAACAAGCTGACTAACATTAATTCTATTATTAAAGAGGCAGAAGTAGATCCAGAGCACTGCCATGTTTCTAGAGTACGTTGTTCTATTTCACGATACCACAAGATATTTACCCAGTCTGGGCAGAGTATTAGCGGTATGGTTGATGTAGAGATTATTCGCGGCAAAGGAAAGAATGCGCATATTACGGTCATTAAGAATGACAAGACTCAAATTAGCTTTGAAGTAGATGATGGTTTAATTAAATTAAGATAAGGAATAGGTAATGGCAAAAAAGAAAATTGATAAAGGAAACGAAGTAGAAGTTGATTTTGAAGGATTGGCCGCTGATATTGGCGGAGATATTTTAGATAAGATTGATAGTGTATCTACATGGATTGATACAGGAAATCTTGCTCTTAATTTTGCGTGCTCTGGCCGATTTTGCGGCGGGGGAGTACCAAGCGGACGAATTATAGAGTTGTTTGGAATGTCGTCGTCATGCAAAACTTTATTTGCTACCAACATTCTGCGCGGTGTTCAAAAGTGTGGGGGAATTGGGGTCTTCATTGATGCAGAGAATTCTTTATCAAAAGAATTTGCCATTAAGGTTTCGGGATTGTCAGCGAAGCAAACAATTATAGTAAAAGTTGATTCTTTAGAAAAAGGATTTGCTAAGATTCATACTATTATTCGCGTATTACGAGAAAAGGTTGCTAAGGAAAAACCGATTGTTATAGTTTATGATTCAATCGCAGCTAGTCCTAGTGAGCGTGAAAGCGTGGAAGTGGATATGATGGACCTATCACTAGCGGCTCGTAAGGCCGCAGGCGGCGGGGTAACCCGTCCAGGGGAGCGCGCAAAAGTTATATCAGAGCAGCTTCGTGTATTAGGCGGTGTATTAGATAAAAATAATGTTAGTGTAATTTTTATTAACCAGCTAAGAAGTAAGATAGGCGTAATGTTTGGTCCGACAGAAAGTCCAACCGGCGGTACGTCAATTCCTTACTATGCGAGCCTAAGAATGCAAACTAGGGCATCAAAGCGCATTAAAGATTCGTTAGACAATGTTATAGGTATTAGAGTTAATGTCTCTAACGTTAAGAACAAATGCTTTAAGCCATTTCAAAATGTTGAATCTATGTTTTTGTTTTTTGATATGGGCATTGCTCCATTTTCAGGCATGCTAGATTCTTTAGTAAGATCAGGAAGAATAACTGGGTCAAAAGGAAACTATAAGGTTGGTTTAGAATATACGGGGGGAGAAGAAGTTAGCTTTAAATCTAGCCAAGAGAGAAATGATGTGCCCGCTGAAGTATTGCTACAATGCCCTAAGCTTGTAGATGCCGAAGATGTATCAGATGTGCAGTATTATATTGATATGTTTGGCAAGGCTACGTCTGCATCCCAGAGTACATTAGCAGAGCAAGATATTGTTGATGAACAAGAATTGGACGGATAATCAATGGAAAAATCTCATATAGATTGGTTGCTGCGGGCGGTTAATAATGCACAGAAAAGCCCTGATCCGTCCACTCAGAATGGATCAGTCTTAGTAACAAATTGTCCCGGCGGAATTGCTTGGTATGATGGCTATAATCGCCCTACCATTCCATGTGATGTGTCTAAGCTAACCAGAGATGAAAAAATGAATATAATGGAGCATGCTGAGAGAGTTGCTCTATATTCATCTGCTAAATGGGGAGAGTCTGGCTCTGAAGACTCTACGCTGTACTGCATTTGGTTTGCTTGTCCAGATTGCGCTCGCGCTATTGTAGAATGCGGAGTCCGAGAAGTGATTGGACTTAAAAGCATGTACGATAGTACACCAGAGCGATGGAAGATGCCGGTAGAGATTGGCCTAGACATCTTGCGCCGTGGTGGCGTAGAGCATTCTTTTATAGACCATCATTTTGGAGAAGAAATTCTTTTCAGCGGTGAGAAGAAGCTGATCTGAATTATTTCCATTTGCGAAATGAATTTATAAACGCAATAAGTAAACACGGTACGACTATCGCAAATAAAATTATTTGAATACGGTAAAAAGCTGAGTAATTCCACATAAATTGAACGGTGGAATAGTTTCCCGATAATAAATCAGTGATTAATTCCATGCTTATGCTTTCTTTGCGATGTAAATTCCCTTGCGAACACGCTCAATGGAGTAGCCTTCTTTTATTAGCGTGCTTTTAATTTTTATAAATTTGTTGTAAACCTTTTGGTAATCGCCGTCTTCTATGTCTTGCCATTTGGCGTAAAGTTCTGCGATTGCCAGCGGCTTGCCAGACCGCAGCAGTTTTTCCATTTCATCTTCCACGGTAGATTTGGATTGTTCTTTTTCTACTATGATTTTCTTTTTTGGAAGCAGTCTTGATTCTAAAACTTCTACATTGACTTCTGTTTTGGATGGGATATAATCTGGATTGCAGAGACATTCCGCGAGCGTTTGCAGATCAATGAGCAATTCGGCTTCATTTACCTTTACGACGGAAATTTCGGCGTCAAATTTCTTGCCGAATTCAATCAACATTGGGTAGTTTTTTTCATCCGTAAAATACTGTTTATTACCATGCTTCACCATCAGACATTTTTCGTTGCTGATAATTTTCGTCTTTTTTTCTCTTACACTCTTCTTTACTGGCTTCTTCATGCTATCTCCTTGTTGAATTTTGAGTATTTTACACGAAAAAAACTGTTTCAGCAAGAGCATTCGTTCGATAAATGTTATTGACACATTGATGCAAATGAAGTATATTGGCGTTATTGAATTTCAGGCACACAAAAAGGTAGGGTGAAATATGGGCGATACCAGGAAGAAGGAAATGGGACACGAACATGTGGCGTTTGTTTCCACCAGAAAATTCGGTATTGAAATAGAGCTGAACGCTTTTGATGGTAAAAATAAACCAGATGATGGTAATAGTAAGGTTGCCGGCATTGATTACGTGGCGTCAGTTGTGAATGCCAATAGTGAAGAAGGTGCCGAAGTACGTGGTTGGGAACATACTAATAACAATAATACATGGATTGTTAAACCAGACAGTAGTTGCGGTATGGAGGTTTGCACGCCTCCGTTCAGTGGATGGAAGGGCGTTCAGAAAGTGTGCCGTGTTATTGAGGCACTTTCTAAAGACGCAAAGATAAAGTCAGACAAGCGTTGTTCTGTTCATGTTCATATTGATTTTTCTGATTTAGAAAATGAACAGATTGCCAGAGTTTTATCGTGGTATATAAAGTGCGAACCTGTTATTTTGGACGCAGTGCCAGATTACCGAAAGGTTAATCGTTATTGCCAAGTTATAGGCATGACGAATAATTTATCGCACGATGAAAAGTATTCTCCTCAGGAAATCATCAATCGTGTAGGCGATGTTAAATATTATACGATGAATGCCAAGTCCTTAAAGAAGGATAGCGCCCGCCGGACTGTTGAGTTTCGGGTAATTGAGGGTGATGGCTGCAAGGACGCATATTTAATTAAGAACTGGATAAGATTCTTACTACATTTTATTGATAGAGCGCTTGCTCAACCTATTAATCCAGAATATAAGCCTGGCGATCCTTGGAGCCACTTGTGCTGGCTTGATCCTGAAGATACCATGAGATTTTTGGGATTTTCAGATAATCCTAAGGCATACGAACTCTCAAAGGGGCTTCAACAGACTAGAGATTGGTTTTTGGCCAGAATGATGAAGTTTATGTCTAACGACCCTTCGCGGCTGATTGCGAGTAAAGAATTGCAAAATATCCTCAGGAGATTCAAGGAAGCCGGACATGAAATTAGACCCGAAGAGCACTTGACTCCCAAGGAACTTTCATGGGCACTTTACGACGAAAGCTGTAAGTTCTAAAAAAATTGAGTCGCCGCATTATAATAAGGGATGCAAAGTGTTTTATTAGAAAAGCATATAAAGGAAATGCACGACGCATCTGCTGCTTTGATGGAGTATTCTTGGCCGGTTGTTAGCATGGACGATGAAAAGCAAATTATTTGCTTGAAAGAGAGAGATTTATATGTTGATGGATATGGCATCTGTGTTGTTTTAAGTAAGAACGATCACCAGGCGCATTATATGCAGACATTGCAGATATATGCGTCATTTGGTGCCTTCCTTCCATTCTCTTTAGTGTGCAAAGTAGCGGAGAGATTTTTAGGTAGTTTAGGACTATATTATGTTTCTATCATACAAAATGATAGAAAGGTTTACATTTGGACAGTTTGCTTTAATAAAAATAATCAGTCCATTGAAGACAAGAGCTATGGCGCAGTAAGACAAGATGAGTATAATGGTTTAAAGTTCCACCGAGTTTTAAATGTATCAAGTTCCAAGTTTTTTTAGTTAAGAGGTATTATCATGGTTATTAAGAATTTTGTTGAGCGTTTGGATCAGGATAGTTTGAAGTTTGTTTCTGATAGATTAGGCGATAAATTACACGGCGACATGTATGATGTTCTTCATTTTATTGAAAAAGAACATAAAGATATTGATAAATGGTTAGCGTCTGCTAAAAGTAGCGATGACTTCTATAAGATGGTTGACGAAATTGCTGATTCGGTAAAGACCGAGTTGAGTAAGCGCATCTAATTTTACATTGTCCAGAAATCCCATGCCCGAATGCAGTCATAATCCGGCACTATATTCATGGGATAAAGATGCCAAGATATGGTGGTTCGTTAAATGCGGTATTTGCCGCCATCGAGCCAAATTGTGCGATAACTCAATAGAGGCTATTGTTAGTTGGCATGAGCAGCCGCTGATGAGCGATTATGATGTATTTCCAGATTGTAAATTTTTAAGATTTTTGGAGAGTTATAATTTTTGTAAGCATGAAAAATTTACTATTAATTCTTGTGGTTCTTTGGGGTGGGTAGCAGGATGTATGGAGTGTCGTGTTCATACTCCTATAGCCCATACTTTAGATGAAGCTAGAGATCTTTGGACAAGAGGCGTAGTAATTAATCTTACTGAAGAAATTATTCACGAATATTTTGGGTTTAATAAGTTTTTTGATTTTGTGTCGCATCAGATTAATTATGTGAAGTCGTTTTGGTTTACGATTGTTAAGAAAAAAGAATTTAAACATAACAAGACTATAGCCGATATAACAAAGCGTATTCGTAGAATACACAGGGCTTGTAGAGGAATTAATTGGCTTGATATTAATTTAGATTTTGATAATATCCCAGACACTGTTTCAGATCCAGTTGTAATGGACATCAAAATTGATAAGTTAACTGGTTTAATAGCGGATGGGTGTAAGATTGTAAGTATTGCGCCTGATGATTATGGCGACGTTCTTTGTTAAAAGGTATTAAATTTGATTATTGAAATTGCGGAATCTAAAGATATTATTTCGACCGAACAGTTTAAGTTCGGTCGTTTTTCATTCGAGCATTTTAATCCTGTGCAGAGCGCAGTATTTTCTGTTTTTGATAAACCAGAAAATTGCTTGATATCTGCGAATACGAGTGCTGGTAAAACTGCCATAGCGGAAATGTATATCGCTAGCACGATAAGGCAGCATGGCGGTAAAGGAATATACTTATCGCCGATGAAGGCGCTCTCCCAAGAGAAGTTTGATGAATGGCGATCATCAGACCATCATTTTTCTGACTTAAAAGTGTCTATATGTACCGGAGACTATCAGATTACGTCTGATAGAAAAAAAGAGTTAGCGGAAGCCGATATTATTATCATGACATACGAAATTCTTAACTCCCTGTCAAGGGCGCGGTCAGATAAATCTGATTTTTTGAATGGCGATGTGACATTGGTGATTGATGAATTTCATATGTTGGGAGATGAGTCTCGTGGGAGTCACATTGAGGTTGGGCTATTGAATTTCTTGAAACTTAATCCTAAGGCAAGGATTGTGGCCTTATCTGCTGTTATGCCAAATCATAAAGAAATAGGGAATTGGATTAGCAATATAACGGGTAGAGATACTTATGTTTTAAGGTCTGATTATCGTCCGTGTAAATTGAATAAGTACTTTACTCCATATCGCGATAAAGGGAGATATGAAGAAAAAGAAGAGACCAAAATGAAGAAGGCTCTTGAGATAATCAAGAAAAACTTAAATGATAAATTCATTATATTTGTGCATGGTAAGAAAACAGGACTGGCAATGCTAAAGAAGCTAGCGTCCGAGGGGATAGTTGCCAAATATCACACTGCCGATTTAGCTAAAGCTGATAGGATTAAAATAGAAAATGAGTTTAGAGATAGTGATAGCTTGAAAGTTCTGGTTGCCACATCAACGTTATCCGCTGGAGTTAATACGCCTGCTAAGGGTGTTATAGTATTAGGAGTTCATCGGGGATTATCAGAAGTGGAAGTGAGCGCTATTTTAAATTCTATGGGTAGAGCTGGCCGAAAAGGATACGGGTCAGACGAAGGGGATGCTTACGTTCTATTGCCAGATAGTAAAATAGAAGATTGGAAATATAGAATTAATAATCCTCCTGATGTTATGTCATCCTTAGTTGGTAAGAACGAAACGTTTAAAAATTTAGCCTTTCATATTGTTAGCGAAATTCATCATGGTAACATAACAAATAGGACTGAGTTAAATAATTGGTTCAAAGAAACGCTTTCTCATCATCAGAACTTAAGACTAGATAGTAATTTTATATACAATATGCTGGATAGTTTAAAAAAGTGTAGTATATTGAAAGAAGAGAGTGGCACATATACTTTGACGCAGCTAGGCAAGATATCTAGCATGTATTACTATTCTCCATATGATGTTTCTAACTTATATTTTAATTTTGATCACCTTTTTAAAAACGAAAAAGAGCAAGATGATTATTGGCTAACTATTGCGCTATCAAATATTGATACCCACCGCTGCGGCATTGCTAGTAGAATGGAAGTAGATGAAGCTGATGGCTATGTTAATATATTGCGGCGAAAAAAGGTTAATTTTGATATGCACAATGCATCGGTAATTAAGGTAGGGTATTGTTACCATCTTTTATTACAGGGAAAAGAGAATCCTATATTGAGCGCTCCCATGAGAGGGTTGCAATATGATTTTAGCCGAACGCTAGAAGTTTTATCTGCTATAAATCGTATGCATGGTATGTGGAACCGGCATATGTGGCTAGAACAACTGAGAGCCAGGATAAATTATGGCGTGCCATTTGAAATGGTTGATATAGTCAAGCTAAGCGGAATAGGCAGGGTAAAGGCTAATAAACTGTGGACTGCTGGACTTAGGACTCTTAAAGATATTTCCACTAATATAAATAAGGTTAAGATTGCTTTGAATTGCTCTGATGAGATTGCCGCATCAGTTGTCAGCGAAGCTAAAAACTTGCATTATGCCATTTAACTTTAGTGAAAGAAATCAATATTTAATTAAAAGCCGTAATCAGCGGCTTATTAAAGAAAGAGTATTTAATGCTCCTGCCAGAGTATTTAAAGAATCGTCTGGTGGTATTTTACTGACGGGTGGAATTGGGGATGTTCTTGCTTTAGAAAGCTATTTTTCTCATTATGAAAGAGAAAATCTGGACACGATATATTATGCGACTAATAAAAGCAAGCATATTATGGAAGTTTTCAAAAGGCTTTCTAATTTTCCAAAGCTCAAAAATCATGTTATAGTTTATGATGATTTTTCTAAATTCTGGTGCTTCTTTACCAAAGATGAGGTTATGGTTCATTTAAAAACTAAGAAAATGAATATTCCTCAAGGGCTGTCTGATGCTGATGACTGGAGCATCAGTCCGAAGTTTTCCCGCATTACGTCCGGGTATCTCAAGTATAATGATTCAAGCATTTTAAGTAATCAGTTATGTAATGTTTCTGATTTTGGACTACCAGAAAAATACATGGTAATTTGCCCATATTCTAGTGATAAGAGAATTGCGTCTAGGGATTTTGATAAAGGTGACTGGGAAAATACTATTATATCGTTGCAAAGATTAGAGATGAGCGGGGTTGTTTTAAATCTTGGCCCTGATTTAATTCCTGCGGGCAGCAAAAACTTAATAGATTTATCAAATCAAACATCTATAGTTGAAGCCATGGAGATATTAAAAAAATCTAGCGGCTATATCGGCGTTAATTCTGTTCTATCAGTAGTTGCGGCTAAAATTTTTAGTTATCCTAGCCTAATGATAAAGAGCACAGACGATCATTGTTTTAAATACAAGCACATCTATTATGCTCCGCATAAATCGTATGAATTCCTGAAAAATAAAATTGAACTATGAACTATATTATCGCATGTTTGACTTATTGAAACGGGGCATATATGGCGATAAAGTAGTTTCTATTACAGACGGTATAGAAGGTATTCCTGAAATAGGGGTTGCTTGGCAAATTGATAGAAACAAAGTTATTGAATATTCAGATGCTTACTGGAAGCATTATGTAGACCTAGAGCACACTCCTACTGCCATTGCCTTAAATAAATATCGTTGTAGTTTAGTTGAAAAGTATATGTCAGATCAGGATTTGGTTTTAGATGTAGGGATTGGTTGCGGAGAATTTATTAAAAAGTTAAGAGTTAGGTCATTCGGGTATGATATTAACCCATGTGGCGTGAAGTGGCTAAAAGATAGAGGTATTTATAAAGAGCTAAGTAAAGATCAAACGCTTCTTGAATTTAATGGGATTACACTGTGGGATGTTTTTGAACACTTTCAAAAGCCAGAAGAGATATTGCGGCAAGTACGGAAAAATGGATATCTTTTTATAAGCATGCCTATTTTTAATGATATTCATGATATCGTGTCGTCAAAGCATAAGAAGCCAGGCGAGCACCTTCAGTACTTCACTCAAAATGGCTTGATTTATTGTGTAACCGAATATGGTTTTGAACTGATAGAAACGAGCGATGCAGAAACCCTTGCGGGCCGTGACGGTGTAATGAGTTTTGTTTTTAAGAAATCATGAGAATATTAATCACTGGTGCCACCGGATTTGTAGGATCATATTTGTCTAGAATACTATGTCAGAGACACGATGTAGTTGGCACAGGGCATTTGAATGAGCAGCCAAGTGCAGTTCCTATAATCCACTGGCAAGATGCGGGACAGGCAGATGTATTGATACATCTTGCGGCAAACAATGATACGCAGAGCCGAGATTATGACGCCATGATGAGAGCTAATTATTATTGGCCGATTGAAATGTTTGATTATTATTATGGCAAAGGATGTCGCAAGTTTATTTGGGCATCATCGGGCGCAGTTCATGATTGTTTAACCCCATATGCTCAGAGTAAAAAGAACTTTGAGGGATGGACATTATCTTGGACTAGAGACAAAGATGTTTCTTGTATTGGTTTTAGGTTTACCAATGTCTGGTCGCTTATTGGCGAAGAGCACAAGGGTAAAAGGGCATCCATGGTACATCAGATTAACAATATGATCAAGAATGGCCAACCGCCTATTTTATTTAAAGGCAATCCTAAGCGTGATTTTATTCATATTGATGATGTATGCGAGTGTATTAAGAGTGCTATAAGCGTGCAAACAAGTGGAGTATTTAATTTAGGTAGCGGAGTCAGCGTCCCTTTTGAAAATATAATAAATTACTGTAATAGATTGTATAATTCTAACATTATCCCAGACTATATTGATTGCCCATTCAAAGATACATATCAGTTTCATACCTGTGCTGATATCGCCAGGACTAAAGATATTTTTAACTGGTCGCCGACTATATTTATTGCATGATTGGCGCTGAAATTACTCTGGATGTTCCTCAAGGTATTGGGGATATATTTTGGATATATCAAAAGTTTGCCCCATATTTTGATAAGATTAATTTTAACATATTAACCATAGCCGATGATGCCGTACAGCACAGATCTGGGGAATTCGTCAAGCTTTTGCCACAGGTAGGAAAGTCTTGTTTTAAAAAGGTTTCTGAAGCAGATTATCACAGAGTGGCTGGCTTAAAGCCTGATATTAAAGGCATATTTGATTTATATCAAAAAGGGCGCTTTGCATTTGAATATTCGGCGAATCGGTGGCTTGAGTCCGGAACTAGGCTAGATGAAATAGATTTAGAATATCCTATTGATATTTGCGTTCCTATTAGAACGGATTGTTGCCCCACTCCTTATGGGCGGTATCTTACGGCTTTTGTTTCTGGAACTAATCGCTCTAGAACGGACCTTTGGAATACAGATCAATGGCACAAGTTGGTTAAGGGGATATATGACAGGTTTAATCTGCCTATTATATTAGTAGGTGCAGGGTATGATAAAAACGTCCTATCTGAAATAGGAGACAGATTGACTAGACAAGGCGTCCATAATACTGTTTATATTGACTCTTACATTAGTAATATTTGCTATATAATAAGAAATTCTGTCTTTTTTGTTGGGTTTCAGTCAGGCTTATCTTGTGTTGCAGATAACTTTAACGTTCGGCAGCTAATGATGTATTTTCCTTGTTTAGCCCCTATGACGACATCGTGGGTTAAGAGAACAAATATTAATAATCGCGTTTTCCAAGCGGACTATTTTAGTTCATCGCCTGAAAAAGTGTTATGTGAACTAAAATGCTGATTGTCTTTGATATATATTTCAGCACCTATATCGCAGGAAAAATATAATATGATAGATTTTAAATCTTGGAAGCTTTTACATGAAAGTCTTGGATCTTCTACTTTACTTGGACTTTCTTCTGGACCAAAGGCCATTGGCGTAATCGGTGCTCAATGGGCAAATGTTGACGCCACTGAAGATGTTACTACAGAAGCGCCTAAGCAACCTATTGCCCCAGAACCCGAAGACATGGACGATGATGATGTAGATGGTGACGAAGATGATGACATGGACGACGACGACATGGACGATGATGATGTAGATGGTGACGAAGATGATGATATGGATGACGACGACATGGACGATGATGATGATGACATGATGGATAAAGGTGGAAAGTCAAAGTGTAATTGTGATTGCGACAAATGCGAAGGTAAAGGTAGTCACGCTGCGCATGGCCATGATAAAAAAGAAGAAGCCAATTATTTTGGCAACGGTATGGACACTTATTTCTGTAATTGCGGCAGTAAAGACCCCAAAGACGGGATGTGCTCCAAGTGCTCAAAGTATGTTGTATCGGAAAGCTACTCAAGAGAAAAGATGGTAGACGATGCTCTTAAGTTTTATCGTGGGACTGAGTCTGCTCTTTATAGCTTTGCGTCTTATTTGAGCAAGGGTTATAACCCAGGAAAACAACTAACAGAAGCTACTATTGATGAGATTAATGATACTCTAGGTGATATGCAGGCAAAGAAATCCTTAGATGGATTTGCTGACTTGCTTAATCTAGGTTTTAAGATTGTTGATCTTAGTAAGTAGTTAGAGTTTTAGGACTCTTCGCTTTCTGCGGTAATTTTGAACTTCTCAGTTAGAAATGATTGCACATAGTCTACGACTTCGTTCGTAAATGAATCATGCCCATTTCCTCTGTCTATACATATTTCTGTATGATACTTGTTTGTTTTTAGAGCGTCATGCATTGGCACGAATCGTTCATCCCAAGAAAAGCAGTCATCATTAGTGTCGTGTTGAAGCAAAAATTGAGTGTCTATAGCGCATATCGGCATTTTTTCCGGCTCTAAAATAGCACCGGCAAGGGAAATAACCGCACGGAAATTGAAGTTTAGCGCAGTTTGAATTGAGACAACGCTACCAGCACTATGTCCAAGCAAGGCGATTTGGTTGTCCGACACTCCCCAAAAGTCTTTTATTTTATTAATTGTATTTGTTATTTCTTTTATAGCATTCTTCATGCTTTGCACAGCATCATATTGATCATTGGCTCCATTTGGAGATGCGTACCAAGCAAAATATCTAGATTGTAAGCATATAATCAATGTATCCGGCAACCTTATGGCACGACAAAGACTCATCATACTTTCAGCCGATCCTCCCCTTCCTGGGAAGGCGATGATGCACCGCTCTATGTTCTCAGGCGCATCAACTATCCATTTCCCGATTAGATTTTTTGGCACGTTTTTCTCCGTTGGTTGGTAGCCCAAACTGGCCGTATAAAAAAGATAAGGAAAGGAATAAACTTGCTAATTGCCAGTTTGGGCTATTTGCCTATTATTTTGACTAAGCCTTGATTCCCCAGCTCTCGTAGAACGACTTGTCTTCTCGCGGCTTAGAGAGTTGCTCAACGTTTTCCCATAGTTTTTTGGGCATTAGTCTTCGGCATATTTCCATAAAGGGTTTTGCCGCCTTTTTGTCCCAATTATTGATGCATTTCACGATATTGTCTTCATGAAGATTATAAATTTCTTCATGTTGCTCGTTAATGCAGACATCCAGCACAAAATCACAGATATCATATGTGAGTGCGACCAGTTGAGGAGTAGCTACCCAGAAATTGGATGGTGACCTGTACTCAACTCCGTAGACTTGCGGACGATGATCCCCTGCTCCACCATACAGCTTGCGTCTTACCATAGACGTTGGATCTTGGTCAATAAACAGTGACGGAACTCCAAAGAAGATATCCATCATTCTAATGACCCATATACGCCCCCAGTCGTCGTTTAAGGGGAAGAAATCGCCACCAAGGTGAATATGACCACCCCCGGTTCGGAAGCCATTACCGGGCTGACAGTCGGGCGGTGGATTTGGGGCGACGGTATAAGCATCAAAAGATTGATCGCAGCCAAACTTTAAGGCATCTTCGTGCTGAAGTTCTGATGCCGGATATGTGTGGGATGCTTTCGGCAGTAAAACACACGGCTTAATTGCATCTGCATATCGCTGAAAACATTCCTTGTTATTTGCTATAAAATCTTCTTTGGAATTGCTAACTTTTAAGTTACATTCTGCCAGCACATTGTCGTAGAAAGCCCGATGGCCGTCCCCGAGGTCATAAGGGCATTCCTTGCTGCCAGGAACTACCCCGATAGCACTTCTGATTTTCTTACTTTTCGGGTCAAAGACCGTAAATTCAACATCATGTCCGATTGTCCAAGATTTAGGCATTTGCCACCTCTGTTTTAATGGTTTCCGGTTTGGCGGTTTCTTTTTTGGTCAGTCCCATTTCGCAATCAATATAATAATCGTCTGGGTTAGCTGCCGCAGCTTCAGCGGTAGTGATTTTCTTTTTCTTAGATTTCCACCAGCCTGGAACCCATTGTTTGGGAGATTTGCTAGTGAACCCGACAATACCGAAGCTGTTGTGTAGCGTTCCAATGTCTACATTTTTTGGATAATTTCGCTTGATATCGCTGTAGAATATTTTTCTATACCCTTCTTCAAGAATCCTGTCAACACTTTTCTTGGCGCTTGAGAGGTAGCTGGTATCATTTTTTTGATATGGTTTAACCGATCCATTGATTAAAGCGTCCATAGTCTGGGTATAACTATCGCCCTTTTTATGGATAAACCCTATTCTAATAAGAAGAGTATATAAAGATAGCATTGGAGGCGCTTCTATCCACTTAGCTGAACCTCTTAAAACTATAATACCGTTTTTATATTGTTTTGGCGGGTTACTACAAAGGATTCCCCTAGACTTCTTGAGTTTTAATTTTACCTCACATTGGTTGATGAAGTCAACCATATTATCCATTTTACTGACAAAATTTTTGTCGGACGCATTGCTTAGCGCAATTTTTGTCCTAGAAAGCATGAGGGGAGGCATGCTCTTGGGGTCGTAAACGAAGTCATAAATGTCCGCGACTTTTTCGTACAAAAAAGCATGAACCGCGTCATGTAGGAAGTCTTTGCAGTAAACAAATTCATGGCACTGTTGATTTTCGCTGTTGATAAAGCAGTATTCAAGCCCTGTGGTGTAAATCTGGGATGGCTTCCCGCCTTTACGAGGCTGCCACGTAATTTTGAGTTCCTTTGTTTCTTCGTCTGGCATTTTCAACCTCTCAGGGTAAATAAGGTATGACGATTATGGCTTCGGATATTAGCATAGTGCTTTCAGGGGGTTCAAGCAATACTAATCCGGCTCTTTCTTTTGGTGGGCAACCTAGTTCGCATGCAGTCGGAACAACGCTGAATAACTTGTTCACTAATGTGACTGCCGCACAGGCTCAAAGCGGGTATACTGACTATCGCTGTATTTACGTATTTAATAACAATTCAACGGATGTATTCTACAATGTTTCTGTTTCTTTGCAATCCCAGATTGCTGGCGGTTCTACTATTACTATTGGAGTTTTAGCAAGAAATGAGGTTCAGCGAATTGCGATAAATGGGTCGCCAACAGGTGGAAATTTAGTGCTAAAATACGAAAACGCTTTATCTCCCCAGATCAACTGGGACAATACGCCGTCAGTTTTTGCCGTAAATTTGCAGGCTGGGTTGAATGGAACCGCTGGTTTGTCACAGGTTTCTTGTGCTCATTCAAGTGGCTCTAATTACACAATAACATTTACCGGTGATGACGGCAATAGAAATCAAAATCTTTTGGTGGTAGATACGAATGCTTTGACCCCATCTGTACCCAATCCAACTATGAGCACGATAACAGAAGGTGGTCCAAGAAATGATATTGCTCAGAGCACTGGAAATGTCGCAACTACCCCAACTGGGGTTGTATTTACCAGCGGATCTATTACAATAGCAACATTGAGGGCCGAAGAAGGATTTCCTCTTTGGCTAAAAAGAGTCACACCTGCGGGATCTGCGGCCCTGCCGTCTGATTCGGCCACTTTACAAATCCAAGGCACCGTGTTTCCGTAAAAATAATGAGCGCACGATTTATCAGCGACATTAAATATGATGGCGCTTTAATGGGCCAGTGGAAGTGTCTTCTTCCTGGCATTGTAGCCTGTAAATTGGATGCTCTGCATTCGTACTTTGCAAAATTGGATAAAAATTATCTCAACTTGCCGGTTCAGCTCCGGCATAGAATTACGGAACTTGATTTTTGTGATTTTATTATTAGAAAATTTCGGCAGATTGAAAATCAGGTAGATAGAAAGCAGTCTTGCTGTCTTGGCAGCATCCATAGATGTGCGCTAGCTTGGATGACGTTCAATTTTGATCCGCAATTTAGTGGATTAGCAGAATACCGATTTGATAATATCGGAGATTTGTTTGATCTTTATTCTAGGGATGCTGAAAAGGCGGCAGTATCAGATTGTTTTGTTTGGCATAGTCCGTATAGTGGTATGCGTGATTATGTTATGGAGTTGTCACGCAGGAATAAAGCAGACATAGGATTTACTTTGTCTGTGATAATATCTTTTGCCTATGATATTGCCAATAAGTGTGGAATTGATTGCATGTTAGTTAAGGACTTTTTCACCAATCAGGGATTCGGGGATTTTATTCTTAAAGACTATGAGTACGATTATTGGCAAGAGGCGTACCAACATGCCTTCTTAGATAAAAACATTATAGAAGAGCAGGAAAAGTTAAAAAAGGTTCATTTTTTTACTGGTTGTCCGGTTAAGCAAGTAAAAAGTAACAGTGAACCGCGGACTTCTTTAAGAAGTATTCAGAAAATTGAGATTAGTAAAATATCTAATGATGTTCTTCCCAAAGTTTTAACCTTACAGGAGATAAGAGATGCGAAAAATGATGATGATGACTCTGTTGTTTGTGGTTTCTATTGCTAGCTCCAATTACTTGGTCGCCTCTCCTACGCCGACCCCCGATCAAGCAGCAGCGCTTGATAAAGTTATTAAGCTTAGTGAGACTACATTGAAAGAAATGACCGAAGTACTGGGGGGTATTGATAATTTTGATACCTATAAGAATTATCAATCTGCTGACAAAAAACATAAATTTTCAGATATGGACGATTACGAAAAAATTGCTTATATCCTTAAGGTATTTGAGAAGTATTATGGGTTGTCATATAAGCAGTATCAAATACATTTACAGATGGCCAGCAAGTTACAGTCAGTAGATGGTGGAGATTTGAGTGCAGAATTTGTTGATTTGTCAGCACGATATTTAAGCTTGAGTAAAGATTTCGCTAGCAAGCATATTGCATTTTTAGATAAGGTTATCGCAGGCAATATAGCGTTTCTTTTAGAAGAGGATAAGAAAGAGTGTGTTGTTTACAGAAAACAAATGATTAAAGTTTACCAGAAGCTTCGATTGATTCCACAGGATGAAAAGCCGAAGGAAAAAGAATGAATTGCCCATTCACCGATGAGCCTTGCGATAAGCCGAGAATACTTTCTGTAGTTAAAATTATTGATGGCAAAAAAACTTCAGTTTCGGCTTGTCGTGATTGCGCCGTAAAATATGGCTTGAAAGATGAGCTTTTTAAACTAATAGATGCAGTTGGGTTTGAGCTGCCGCCGGTAGAAAGTGAGAAACCAGGATCAGAGTGCGTTTGTGGGATGACTTTATTTAATTTTACTAAAAATGGTAGGTTGGGGTGCCCGAAGTGCTATGAAGCGTTTAGTGATTTTATTATGCCATTTTTGCAGAAGCATTGTAAAAAAACTATTCATGTGGGTCGTCGTCCATTAAAGAAAGATAATAAGAAGACGATTCTATTACTAGAACAAAAAATGAAAGCTGCTGTCTTAGAAGAAAGATACGAAGAAGCAGCAAAAATAAGAGATGAAATTAGGAGAATGAAAAATGTTTAAGAAGTTTGATGTTAGTAATTTGCCCGAGCATTTGAAAAAAGATTATAAGTTTATTAATTTTTCATTTAGCAGTCCATCTATGGTGAATCCTACTCCTCCTAATGAGTCTTATGTAAAACTTGAAAGCGTTTATTCGTTTTATAGTGGAGAAGTATACATCACAAGCATTATTGAGTATATTAATAATAATCGTGATGATAAGGATATTAGCCATTATGCCCTAAATTCTAATTATGATGAATTGAACGGAACCGAAATTAATTTAATGTACATTAAGAATGTGAAAAGTCCACAGTATCAAACTCTGCTCAAGAAGTATCAGAAGGATAGCGAGATATATGAGGAAGAGAAAAAGATATTTCCGGCAGTGCTTGCGGCTTATAATAACTTTGTAGAAGAAGAACAGACCAAATCAGAGATTGCCCAGTTTAATAAATTAAAAAACAAATTAAAGGCAAAACAGTTAATTGATTGATTGGTGGAGAGTAAAAATGTTTGATAAAATTAAATTTCCTTCTTATGTGCCTGAAAAATTACGCAAACGATATTCGTATATTAATTTTCGTCCAGATAAATCTCCGTATTTAAGTATTCCATGGGGCCAGCCACTTCCGCCAGTTGAAGTGTTTAATAATTACCGATATATTCATACATTTTATGTAGGAAATGAGATATCCATGAATGATATCTCAAAGTATATTCATGAAAACTGTGAGTGTAAAGATATCTTAAGTTACGCTGTTGCAGTAGAGTATCCCGAAGATGATTGTTGCTCTATTATGCTCAAGTGTAATCAGCCAAAGGTTAATGTTAAATATAAGCAGGAATTGTCTGCTCATAATAAGAGAATAGCCGCCATTAGCAAAGAAAAAGAAATCTTTAAAGAAATCATGTCTTTATATGAGGCTTGGTATGATAAGGAGCGGACTAAAAAAAAGGTTGCCGAGTTTAAAAAATTAAAGGAAGAATTGATTGCAAAGAAAGTAAAAATAGACTAATGGCATCAGAACAGTACATAAAAAATTTGAAGTTGTGGCGACCACATGACTGGCAGAAATTTCTTACGCCAGATCGTCATGGCCGTTTGACTGAAGAGGATATTCAAAAGTATTGTTCGCCTAAAAAATTTGCGAACAAAATAGAAATTGATAAAATTGATCCTAAAACAAAATTAGGTGATTAGACCGGCTGTTTCTTAATCCACTCTAAAAATACATCTGGATTAAAGAACCCAAATCCCTGAGAGCAGTTATCGCTAATAGGCTTGCAGTATTGTTTTAGAATATCTCGGTAGTCCTCAACAGAATTTAATTTAATATCTGTTTGATAGTTTCTCTTATATGATAATATCAGAGCAGCGGCAGATGCCATTATCGGGCAGGCCATGCTTGTTCCAGACATAATCGTATAATCATTATTTAGATATGCTCCGAATAACGATGTCCCTGGCGCAAAGAAGTTAATATTTGGAGATACGTTGGCAAAATGCGCTCTGTGCATATTTTCATCATAAGCAGATACGCTTATTGTTTCTTTATAATTTGCGGGCCAGAATATATTGTTTAGGTTTCCAGAGTTTCCAGATGCGCAGAATATAGGTACGTTCTGGCTATAGGCATACATTACGGCTTTATATATTTCTGGAGTTTCATTAGGACATCCTAGTGACATAGAAATTATATCGGCCTTACTGTCTACCGCCCACCTGATAGCCTTGGCTACAGTCTGTAAATTTCCTATCCCGTTTCTGTCCAATGTTTTAATTACCATTACTTTGGCTTCTGGGGATTGTCCGATCAAACCTACTTCATTATTCTCGGCCGCGATCAAACTGGCGCAATGCGTACCGTGGCCACAGTCATCTTCTGGCAAGGATGTAGGGATAACGAAGTTAGGGCCTGGGATAAGGTTGTCTTTTAAATCTTCATGATCCATATCGCAGCCGCTATCAATAACGGCGACGACCACACCTTTGCCTCTTGTATATTTCCAAACGTCAGGGAAGTCAAATTTAGTAATTTGCCATCCTGCGCGTTGGGATGCTTCTAGCATACTAACCACTGGTTCTACGGTGAACTTTGGTAGGAAGCATGTATTTTTTTTGTATTTTTTCTTTGCCATATTATATTTATTATTTCTGGCTCGGAAAGTTATCTTATGTGATATTTAATGTTTTTTTGATTTTGGGTATAATTTTCATTAATCTATTATCATTTTTATCGCCTATCCATGATTTGATTTTGATCAACTCGCCGTTGTTTCCAAGTTGGCCCATCTTCTCAATGGTGTAGGGAAAATCGGCATAGCGATTGTCCACCAATACCCATTTTTGTTTGTCTAAGTTTAATTTTTTACATATATCATTATCGTCCCTGCTACTGAATATGTGGGCAAAGTACTCAGATAGCCCTAAGTTATGCATGATGGCATCTGCATATTTTTTGGGACTTCTTGTTAGAATACATAAGTTAGCGAATTTGTTGGCCGATTTTAAAAATTGCTCTAAATGCGGCCTTGCTATAATAGATTCTGCATCTGGATAATCCAAACAGTGAATTAGTGTTTCATCAAGATCAAGAAATACAAAAGGTTTTTCTAATTGCACTGTTTCTAGCCATGTTTTAAACATTAAATTAGCTCGCAGCTTGCATAGGTACGCCACCCATTTTATTATATTGCTTTACTACGAAATCAATCATAGAAGACGCTAATGTCATTATGATAAATGCCTTGATAGCGGAGTTAAATGGTTTTAGATAAAAAGGCATTAAAGGCGCAACAACAGAGTCATATGTTAACGAAATAGCGGTTAAAACAGCAACTTTTTTATCGCCGCCAGCCAGTATCATAGGTTCTACTGCAATAACGAACACATCTAAGGCGTTAAGCATAAATCCCGATACTGACTTCCACGCCGCCTTGGCTCCAGCGGCAACGGTTGGCTTTATGGCATTCCATTCAGCAATTACAGCTTGTGTTTCTTTTTCTAATATGTTCGTCATTTTGTTCTTTCTATCGTCTTGAGTTATTAAATCTGGCTTTAGGTTTTGTTGATTTAGATATGTTTAGCCAGCTAATAAATTGTCTTGCTGGTAGTCCTCCGACACCGCTTTTGATGATATTTTCATTTTCATCAATGATAATATAGGTTGGGAGTCCGTAAATTCCATATTTTTTAGCCATTGCCCTGTCAACGTCAGTATTACACATAAAGACAACGTAATCTAACATGGCGGTCTTTACATCTTTATTAGGATGCTTAGAGCCTGGAAAATAGTCTTTCATTGTTTCGCATGCTCCGCACCATGGAGCGTGAAAGAATACTAATATTTTTTTGTTTAATTCTTTAGATTTTTTAATAGCATCGGTCATGCTATACACAAAAACCACATCGTTACTCTTTGGTGGGGGTACTGTGTCGGGCACTGGGATTGGGGCAGGCACCGGCACCGGAGCAATTACCATAGGGGGACTGTCTGTTTTGACTTCTGTGTTGGGAGTTTCTGCTGGAGTCGGTTCGGTTACGACGTCTTCTTTCGGCACTGCTGGATCTAGGTTTACTTTTTCGCTTGTATTAGGCTGATGAACGCCAACTTCAATGGTGGTTCTGCTGTGTCTAAATATGATTACGGCCAATAATAATATGATTATTATAACTAAATACTTGTTTGTCATATAATATTTATTCAACCTTAGATATATTATTCTATCGTTTCATTAGGAGTATCATTTGAGCCGACTTGCATTAACCATCATTGTTGCCTGTAGTTTTTTCGTTTCTCCTATATTTTCTGCTAGTCCTAATATTAATTTACATTTAAAATGTCTATACCCCACTGTTAGAATAACAACAGCAGAGGGTCATATGGGAACTGGTACGGTTTTAAAAAGTTATAAAGTAGACGATGTTTATTATAATATAGCGCTAACATGTGCTCATGTTGTTGATACAGACTTAACTTGTAAAGTTGGCGTTAATCAGTATAAAAACTGGTCTGAATATGATAGTGCTAGCACATATGCGGCTCGGGTTTATTATGCTGATTTTGAAACTGATATGGCTCTTGTATTTTTTGTAACCCCTAAAAAGCTATGCACTGCAACGATAAGTTTTGGCGAAAAGCTTTATATCGGGACTAAGGTTTTTAGTTTTGGATTAGGTGATGGAACAGCCGTTCCTAGGCTGAACTCCGGAGAAGTCACCGGCGTGAATTATCGTAGTAAATCGCTATCCGAACGCACTTTTCATAGAATTAATGTGCCGACTATTTCCGGAGATAGCGGATCTGGTAGCTGGCTGGATTATGGTTTAGTTGGAATTCGGGCTTTTGTGATTGACAAAAGTGGCCGTCCTTTAGATCATGTTGCTTTTATGATGTCTATTGACTTATTAAAAGACATGTCTAAAGATGTTAGTGGAAATTTAGATTGGGTTTGGTCTAATAGTGACGATGATTTTTCTGAGCTTAGTATATTGTTGCTAACTTCCCCTGTAATGGAGAAGGCAGATCCATCTGAAGAAGAAGGATATTATTATGGGAATGTTCCGCCACCAGTTGATGATGATGGCTATATCCCTGATGCCCCACCACCGCCTGATGATGACTGCTAATTTTTAGATAGTATTGTTAAGAGCAAATTCAAGAACACCGAGAAATGTATTACATTCATTTCTAGACATGTTTAGGAACGGCCTTAATCGTATTGATTGTTTTCCGCAAGTTAGTATAAATAACTGTTTATTTAATTCCTTGGCAAGGGCATCTCTCATATCGGCGGTAGGTAGGTCAAACCCAATTAGAAATCCAATCCCTCGTATGTTTGTTATTGACTTGTATTTCTGGCTTAATTCGGTTATTTTGTTGACGATATATTCGCCTTGATTTTGTGCATTGGCAAGTAAATTTTCTTCTTGGATGATTTCTAATATAAATGTAGCTCTTAGCATGTCTGCCGTTGACCCGCAGAAGGTGCTAGATATTCTACTTTTTTCTACGAAGACGTTATTTGGTACTTCATTAATTTTTGAATTGACGGCAAATCCAGAAATTTGAAGCTTTTTACCAAAACATATGATGTCTGGTATAACCCCGTAATATTCTGACAGCCAGAATTTTTCTGTCATAGCGAATGTTTGAACTTCGTCAAAGATTAAAAATGTTCCATATCTCTCTGTCATGTCTCTGACTTTTTGGAGATATTCTTTTCTAAGTATGATATTTCCGCCTTCACTGAGTAGCGGCTCCATTATAACCGCTACAATGCCACCTGAAAATAGCGCGTTTTCTAGTTCGTTTAAGCTTATTGCTTCTAGTTGTTCAACTTTTCTGACATCTATTGGGTGGTGAACGCCAGGAGGGGTTATTTTTGTGAATTTATGTTTAGGGTATAGTTTTGTTTTATTTATATCGGTGCAGGTTAAACTAATAGGAATGCCGCATCTGCCATGAAATCCGTTTTGGAAGGATATGATATTTAAATTATTAATATCTTCTTCTTTAATATTATGTTTCTTGGCGTAGAAGTCAAAGCATGTTTTGAGTGCAGCATCAACAGCGTTAGTTCCGTTATCGACTAAAAAACATTTTTCAAATCCAGACGGCAATATTTGAAAAAGCTTCTTTATAAAGTTGGCCTGTATAGAGCTGTAAAGGTCTGCATTGGAAATTTTGTTGATAAATACTTCTGAATGTTCCATCATTTTTTCGCGTAGCTTGGGGTGATTATACCCGATAGATCCGGAGCCGAAAGATGTACATAGGTCTAGGTATTCAGTGCCGTCAGCATCTACTAGGAAAGAACCGTGTGATTTCTTGAAATCAATGGTTTTTGCTGAATCGTCAAATGGAATTTTAGTTTTTAGATAATCTTTGATTTCTATGTTGTTCATGATTTTTCCCTTGCTTGGTACTACATTATAGCACACAATTTCCTTTATTACTAGCTCAATATGACTGTTTTATCCAAATTTTTAGAGTTTAATCGTCAAAAAAAGATAGACGTTATTTGCCTTGGCGATACTATGGTAGACGAGTATTTGAATGTGAGCGTAAATAGAATTTCGCCAGAAGGCCCATTTCCGGTTCTTCATTCATTAGATGATGTTCCTGTTTGTAAGTTGGGTGGTTGCGCCAATGTTGCTGCGCAGTTTAAGTATTTTAATTCGTCGGTTAAGCTAGGATGTCTTTACGACCCGAGGTACAATTGGTTGTTTCGTGAAAATCAGATTGAATGTCTGTATCCATCAGATGAGTCGTTTTTTT